ATGACAATCTCTCGTAACATTATTCCATTCACGGTCAACATAGCAGAAATGTGGAATATCACATGCGATGTAGAAATAACCACAATGAGTCTTTCCGTTCTTCATAACGAACATAACGTTGCTCTTATCGGTAGGCATCTTTTCCTGAGTTGTATACCATTCAATCGTCGTCTTCAATGACATGTTAACCTCTTTTGTTATTCGTTACATCTATAATATAGTTAAATTCCGAAGATTTGTAAATATGAAATGACCGAGAAATTAATCTCGGTCATCTCATTCATCATCAGGAGGTTATGGAAAAACTTAGCCCCACCAGCGAGTGTTTTCAAATCCCATTACACTATACCAGCGGTCATAGTTGTATTTGGGCTTCGGAGCTTCTGCGTAGTAAACGAGTCCGCTGTAGTTGAATCGAATGACCGGATCGTTGAAATCCACACACTTGCAGAGAACATCAATCCAGTTTTCCTGCGGAACGTTGTTACGAATCAGATAGTTCGTGAACAGACAGAACATAGTTTCGTCGTGGGTAATCGTTCCGGCGTCGGTATTGTAGATATGGTTGTAGTGAGCTTCCATCAAATTGCTGATGAACATGCTGGACCAGAAACCACGAACACCGTAACGTTCCGCGAAATCCTTTGCATGACACCAGATGCCGACAATGGACTTTGCTCTGATCAGATTCTTATTGCGACTGTCAACCAGATAGCGGTCATAGTCAGTAAAATTCGGATTAATCAAACCTTCCGGAGTTCCGTGCCCACACATCACGAGCATTTCAGTTTCTTGAGCGATTGCTTCGTCAACCATACGACGTGCGTTTCTCGTGAACTTACCGATTTCAACGACCTTAACATCCGGCATTCCATTCCAGAGATTTCTCAGAACCGCAGTGTCAGTGTCGCCCATGTTAGAAAAAATGATTGTTGCCATATTTTAATCTCCTGTTGATTTACACTTATAATATAGCTTATTTCTGCGGTTTTGTAAATGGTTGGATTAAGAAATAAAAGATTCAGATTCTAATTAAAGGTCAGGGAACGCTTTACGTAGTTCATCCGGATGGACAACGTGCTTAGCACCAGACTTCATAACCACTTGATAATATGGAAACAAACCATACGGACGCTTGAAACTTTCAATGTGGTCAGATATGATTGTCTCATTATAACGGGATTTAATTAACATGTTTCCGTCCTACTTGTTTTGGTTTTGTGCGTTAATCACCTTAGCAGCAGCTACTACTTCATGATAGTTTTCAGCATAGTTATAGGCCATATAGCCACCAACAATCGAAATGATGATGACGAACAGAATTTCTTTCCAAGTCATGTCTTCCATGATTAACCTCTTCTTTATGTCTTAAATATAGTTAAATTCTGGACTTTTGTAAATGGTTGGATTAAGAAACAAAAGTTTCAAATATCTGTTCGAAATATTTAATCACCTCGGTATATTTCGGTACATGTTGACGTACACGATCGACTCCGAACGATACGAACACTCTTTTTCCACATACCTGACAGGTAATCAATGATGCTTCATATTTCAAATATTCGCTGAAACCATAATTATGGATAATATGGAATCCCATCTTCTTCGCCGGTTCCAACGAATTGAAATCGAGAATCATGGTATCATTTTCCATGTCAACGACATAACCAAAGGTCTTAGAACTACGTCTTTTTTCAATAATGGTTTCCATAATAACCTCTTCTTTATACTTTAAATATAGTTAAATTCTGAATATTTGTAAATAAGAAATGACTGGGATATTTCACCCAGTCATCTCGATCATCATCAGGAGGTTATGGAAAAACCTTTACTGTCGCAGAGGATTCAGTTCGATCACATCTTGGTAGTTGGTAATGTTATGGAACACACGACCATCATCACACACCAGCATCTTCGGCAACGGTTTGAATCCTTCTCGTTCCACATGACCCTTACATTCGACCACATTCGGAATGATAATGGTATGTGGTTTGTTTTTGGTCATGGCTTCGATTGGATCATCTTGACTACTACACCCTTGGAAAATCAATGCAAAACTGCAGAGAATCAAACAGATTTGGATAAACATAACCTTCTTCATTAGTTTTCCTCCGTACCATCGATGGCGTCGAACAATTCTTCTTCCAGACGTTTGGTGAATTCTTCGTATTCTTCTTGACTAATACCCATGTTTCAATCTCCGTTGTTGATATATCAAATATAGTTAAATTCGATATAATTGTAAATGTTGTGGTTGGTGAAAAAGAAATTCAGATTACTTCCAAACTCCATGCACGTGGTCAACAAACCGATTCCAGTCACGTTCCATCTTCTTGGGACTTTCAAAGTTCTCCCAATCACCTTCGTTGAGATAGTCCGCAATGATGTGCAAGGTTTCCATGTCACGTTCGTCAAGTTCAATGGTGATTTTCTTCTTTGCCATATTTAATTCTCCTTATTGGAAATCAATGTTACACCACTTGCCATACAGTTCTTCATTTGCACTGCCGACATACACTTTGGCATCTTTGAAAATACAATTTCCTCCGCCGAAACCGTCATCGACTTCAATCATGGCATCGCCATTTCCTTCTTCAATGAACTTTGCCAATTTGTCGTGCAATTCCTGAACGGTCATCGCCGACTTACGATAACCTGCCGTTCTCTTCTTAATCTTTTCAATTTCTTCTGCACTCATCATTGCTGTGTCTGCCATAATAACCTCTCTATTATATTCATAATATAGAAAAATCTAGAGTTTTTGTAACCCTAGATTCTGTATTTCTTCTTATTCAGTCAATCTCAGTCAAATCAAGTTCCGTTTGAATGTCATTACAGCAAATGTTTAGGTCACTGATATTACGTAAGTGATATGTCTTGCCATTAAATTCAACAAAATTAAATTCATCTGGCGAAATCATAACTGCTAGATCTGGTTGGTGACCCAAATACTCCGTTTTCTGGTCTGTACCCAGGACCAAATAATCATCATCACCGTTTGGTGTAGGTATGGTCAGAACGTACACGCGACAGACTGTTCTTTCGTATGTCGTTTCCATACCATTCTCGTCAAAGGAATGATACTTAACCTGTACACCCTTACCCATTTACCATTTCCAAGAACTGTTCAGGTGAAATCAGAGTGATACCAAGTTCGCGTGCCTTCTTTGCCTTGCCGGATGTGGAATTAGGATCCGCGATGACCAGGTAGGTTAGATTCTTCGTAACGGAATCGAGGTTCGTACCTCCTTGTGCTGTAACCATGTCCTGCAAGTCCTTACGCTTGTATTCCATAGCGCCAGTGAAACAGAAACTCTTACCCGTCAAACTACCTGTAGCTAATTCCTGCTTAATAATCCTAATATGCTTAATGGTTTCTTCCATGTCAGCTTTATTGACTTCGAGACCTTTACTCAATTTCTGACTTAATACAGAACCGATGCCATCACACACGAATCGTTGTGAGCTATCAGACCAGAAGAATCCCTCAAACTCCTTAATGGAGTAGAAATCGATTACCTTCTGTACCTGCTTCTCACCAATCCCTGCAATGTTATAACCAGCAATGAACTGGGCAAGGGACATCTCTCTGTGTGCACCAAACTCCTTTCTGATGTTGGCCCAGTTCTTACCCAGCAACGGAATCATGTACGCATCAATAGCTGTATCATCAAGTTCCTGATAAGCTTTGCCAATGCTGGAGAAGAATCCTTGCTCCTGTACCTTCTCAATCGTGGTCAGACCCAATTCCTTGATTCCGATTGTGGAACACCACTTCGCAATCGTACCTGATGCCCTGCTAGAACAGAACTCGTTGGTACAGGTCAAGTGCATGTGATTCGGAGAAAGCTCCAGTGCGGATCCACATACAGGACATACTGTAGGGAGATTCCAGTTATGTTGTGTTGCTAATTCTTGTAATGTACTCATCCAATAAATCCTTTGAGAAACGAACCACCCAGTACCAGAAACGGTGATGCCATACAGCAGAATGCAATGCCAATAATAGCGAATGTAACCGGTATCATAAGTATCTTTCCCATATTATTTCCTTTTGTTTTTACGGGTTGTAAGATAACAAATGTCATCATGTCCGTAAATGACAAAAAGAAACGTAATTAAAATTCATACCCCGTAATGAACTTCCCAGTTTCCAAATCCTGAATCACCTTGGGGATGATCATGTTAGCTTTGATTACGGTAATGCGGTGTCCAATCTCCAATCCCAGGTATTCCATCAAGGAGATGTTACCCAGACTGGCACGCTGTACTGTGGACCCTTCAATCTCAACCGGGTCAAAGATCGCAACAGGTGTTACCGTTCCGTTCTTCACACACCATTCGATGTCGCGCAGGACGGATTCCTTCGGGGTGAACTTCGGCTTTAGCGCGACCATGGTCTTCGGTCTGTATTCCGTCTGGATGTCATGCATGTCAATCTCATCCTTCTTGAACACGATACCATCGATGTCGTAATCCCTGTTACTGGAGTTGTATTCGCTGAATTCCGATCTGATGAGATCAATCGCTTCCTGACCGGGATCCTTCATCTTCCTGGTATCAAACCATACATACTCGGCAACAATGAATCCGTTATCGCGTAACCAGCTCTGCAGGAATTCCTGCGTTCCGAACGACTTGGTCTTATCGAGGTATTGCGCATCGTATACCCTGATGGTGAGCTTCTCGCAATCGCTTCCGTCCAGGTGTTTCATGATTCCTGATGCCGCGTTACGACAGTTCTTCATGTCGGGGAAATACTTTTCCTTGACGGACTTATCCAGGAGGACCTCACCACGAACTGTACCGGTGAATCTTTCCTTAAGCTGCTTCACCAGACCATTCATCCTGAGAACGTTACGGGTAATGTCATCACCTTCTGTACCGTCACCTCTGGTAGCGCCAGTCACGAACTTTCCATTCTCATAGTTCAGCGCGATCGAACACCCATCCAGCTTGTACTGCGCTAGGTACACCCCTTTTCCGTTCTTGAGGAAGTACGCGGTCATGTCCTCTGCTGTGTTAGCTTTTGCTTGGGAACCCATGATGATGGAGTGCTTGACTTTTGCAAAGCCATCGGTATGGTCCGCGCCTACACCAAACAATAGATTGGAGGTAGGGAATTTGGTTTGAAGTTCATCCCAGAGTTCATCGTATTCTAGGTCTGACATGATTGGTTCAGAACCGTTATAATACGCATCCTGGGCTTGTTTAAGCTTGTTTTCTAGTTCCTGCTGATTCATATATGTCTTTGATTAAAAACTCGTTTAAAACGCGATTATGGTTCCGATTACTGACCTACAGACATATCGCTACATGGGATATGTAATTCATATTCTGGATGGGATGGAGTTTGGTTATACTTTCCCTGATCGGAAACCATAGTACAGAACAGTACAAACACCACAACAGACCATATTACTGTCCACGGAAGAACGATCTCTTCATAGATCTTCATGTTCTTATCCTCTTCCTCTTCAGGTGTGTAATGTTCGATGATGTTCATATTCATAATATAGAAAAATAACCGGATTGTGTAAACCCGGTTATATTTATTTGGTTATTTTCTGACAATTACTTACGGAAGTACTGGTAACGTGTCCTTTCAATCTTTTCCATCTGGGCGGGAGTAGGTTCCAGATCCTTGAGATGTTCGGGGAGATTATGCCATTCCTCGATGTTACGTTCAACAGACTTTGGTCCATACGTATTCCATCCGTCATGCGGACCAGTCCAGTCATTGGTACTACGGTCCTTTTGGTATTTGATTGGAGTACATGTTTCTTCGTCGTAACCTTCTTCGTCAACCACGATTCCGTTCATCTGTTCCTTTTCACGAGCACGACGTCCACGACGAGAGTTTTCCTTCCACTTCTTGATTCCCTTATGACCAACACAACAGACAGGGAACTTGACAACCTTACGATAAGAACGACTCATATTATATCCTCTTGTAGATATTTATAAGATAGAAAATTCCGGGAATCTTGTCAACCCCCGGAATTAAATGGTTTTGTTTCGGATTACGGATCCAGACCCTGTTTCCGTGCCAGATCTATAAAATACTGTTTCGTTACCAGATCCCATTCATCGATTGCCTTATCGATACGTTCCACAAACCACCGAATCAGAGAATCACCGGGAACTCCACGAGCACAGACGATCACAGTTCCAGTTTCAACCGATTTAAACCACATTCCGTAGTCGTTCGACTTAAATTCACACTTGATGGGACAAACGTCAGTCTTGTTGAGATCTACAATCGTTCCAGATTTCATCGTCTTGATTTTCTGAAACATTTTTTCTTTTTGTTCTTTCGTATATGACATAATAACCTCTCGATACTCTAAAGATAGAAAAAATAATTAGAATTGTCAATAATAATTCTGTATATTCTTTCATTCAGCTGACAGATGTAGTCACAGTCAGTGAGTATCATGATCACTGACTTTACCCGAGCAGAATGAAAAAGAGGCAGTTAGCCTCTTAATTTTGATTGTGCCAGAATCCGAATCGTTTTAGAATCGGAGCCATGTCCACATCCGGATAGAACTTCTTCCACGTATCGTACGCGTCCAATGGTTTATCCGGTTTGGTGAATCTGGCGCATTCCCAGTCGAACATCGCTTCCACTTTATTCTTTATATCACCATCCTTATAATGGTGTTTAGACCAGTTCCGGTGGAGTTTATGGGTTAGTTTCTTACCTAGGATGGGGTAGAGAATCACCTTATCCAGGTCATGGAATGGAAAACTATATCCATAACCTTTCGCGAGATCGTTTAGTGCCTTACGATGTTTCAGTGTGTATACTACACAATTGAATCTCTCTTTTATTTCTTTCCAAATGCTCATACGTTTCTAAATATAGTAAATCCTTAACCGATTGTAACCGTCGTATTGAATGTAACTCTTAATACAGTTAATTCCTGACCTGGGAAGTTAGCTTTAAGGAATTCCATTCTACGCTTAGCAGAATCTTCCTCATCCCATTTCATTGCCCATTCAGGACTGGAACAGTAGATAATATGTTTTCTATCAGCGAATGACCAGTTCTGTACCGCCTTACCGTTCTTTGGACAAACAATAATGTATTTAGTCATTTAATCCCTCCAGGGTTTGCGTTTGTCGTGACCTTTTCCGCGCTTATAATTCCAACCATCGTTCGGGGAACCCCAAAGGTCACCATAACGAGTCTTTCCATAATGTCTTACCTGTTTGGTATCATCCTCGTCGGTAATGTCGATGAATTGTTTATTGTTACGGCGTTGAATCTGATTACAGTTGTGTTTCCAATTGTGTTGTGCACTCATATATTAACCTCTTGATTATAATATAGAAAAAACCCAGAGTCTTGTCAACCCTGGGTCATGTTTGTTTGGTTTCAGGTTATCCCTGGGCCGGACGAACCTGGAGCGCCTGGAGGAGCGCAGCAACCGCCGGGTTCTGTGCAATCGACGCAATCAGTTCCGGATTCACACCAGCAGTCGGAGCCGGAGCCGGTGCAGGAGTCGGGGACGGGGCAGGAGTAGCACCCGGGTTGTAGAACGCACCGAGATTGAGCAGACGAGACTGGATAGGCGGTTGATGTTCGGCATCCCATGCAGCGACGTGACGTTCAGCTTCAGCCTTGTAGGCTTCGAGCGCTTGCTTTGCAATAGCAATTTCGGGTACAGAGTTTGCGAATTCCGGTCCGGAAATGAGCTGGATCTGACGAGTGATCATCGGGATTTCCTGGCGGAGGGTTGCGATATGTTCTTGATTGAGGCTCATGTTTTATCTCCTTGATGAGTGATTTATTTGATTTACGATGTAAATATAGGTTTTTTCTCTGGATTTGTAAACCCAGAGATATTCTGGATTTTTTCTCAGCTAACCGATGTGGTCTTTGAAGAACTTATAGTAATTGTTCCATGTCTTCATGAACTTTGGTTTCGTGAGTGATTCCCAGGAGAGAACACGGTCTTCATGTTTGGTCGTTACTGACGGCATCTTTTCTTCGTCAAACGAGTAGTACTGAACCGTTCCGTCCATGAACTTCACTTCAACGGATTTGAAACCGTAACAGTCATTCATGATAATGGAATAGACGTGACCGATACCATCCAACGACGTGTTCGGGTAGAACGTCATTTCCGTTCCATACTTGTTCTTGGTAACGTTCACGATACCACTGTCAGTTTCAGATGCAAATGCGATTGCAACGACCATGAGAATTGCGATGATGATTTTCTTCATTTTTTCCTCTTTTGTTTTCTTCTTTGTTGTTTCGTTATGCTTATAATATAGTTAAATTCTGGTCTTTTGTCAATCGAAAAGATTTAGATGTTTTTATTCAGCAGTCTTGTTGTTAACGATCACGAGTTCATTACCCTTGATCTCCATCATAGGAGCAGAGAAATTAATCTTCGTTTCTTTCTTCGGTGGTGTCGGTTTCCACCATTTGGGAGGTATTTTATTCATTATGTAATTCTCCTTTAACCTTCAATGTGTTCGTTAAATCGGACAAAATTCGTTCGGAACCACAGGATATTCGAGCTTGATGTCAACAAGTGTATCGTAATCACCTGTTACTTCGCTTGCATTATCGAAAACGTTGTCACGATTGTAGAAATTGTCATTGATTTGAGAAACAATGCTATTTGCAATAGCCTGAGCCTGTTCAGAATCAATTTCGGTTGCAGTTTCGATTTCGACGGGAATATAAACTGTTTGTTTTGCCATGTTTTAACCTCTTCGTTATGCTTATAATATAGTTAATTCTGGATATTTCGTAAATAAAGAATGACCGGGATATTTCACCCAGTCATCTTATCATCAGGAGGTTACTAATCTTAGTTCAGAACGAGGTTGTTCCATTCAGGTGCGGAGAAATCAATCTCTTCTTCAGGTTCTTCCAGCATTCCGAGACCGCGGTAATGATCCATCATAGCTTGACGCCAGCTTTCCAAATAACCCATCGCATCACCTTCACGGTAAACGGCATCACTGTAGGATTCACCAGTGAACGGATTATATCGCGGAACATACCGATTCATACTTGCCAGTGTTTCATTCATTTTAAATCTCCCAGATGAACGATGTTAAACCGTGTGTTTGAGCGTCTCTCCATTCCTTACAGAGATCATCGTACTGATCCTCAGGAACTTCCTTTACCTTACCGACTTTACCCGTTTCCGGGTTCTTCACATACAATTCATACTTCTTTGCCATTCTTCAACTCCTTCTTTTCCTCATCAGTCCTATAGATGTCGGGATTTGTTACAGCCATTACTGTAGCAACAATTGCTAAACCAATAGAACCAATAACAATCATTATTAACCTCTCTGTTATATTCATAATATAGAAAAAACCCAGAGTTTTATCAACCCTGGGTCTGGATTTTCCTTAATTCAGTTAACTAGTGAATGCTTCTACGTAACAACCTTCTTTATAGAACTCCAATTCATAATCGTTCATTGGAAAATTCTTAACAGTTTCTACCAGCGATGGTTTGTTGTAATACAAATACGCGGTTAACTTATTGGAATATGTAACGGTGATTGTATTTAATACTTCCACGTCTGCACCGCCGGAGAGAGTACCACCACCTCGTTGAACATTCAGTGGATTGATGATATTGGCGATACCACACGGAGTCTTGTATACCACCGTCTCACCCTTCTTGACAATTACTTGTGATCCTTCTTCCCATCGGGACTTTGCCGATACGTCACAGGCACACAGAATGGTGAGAATGAGAATGAGAATGATTTTCTTCATTAGTCCTGACACTCCTTGTTGATGATGTATTTTGCTTTGATTTCTTCCGGTGCGTCAACGAGCTTGACACCAATGTCCGTACCACCATCAGCTTTGATTCCATCGACCACCGTATCTCGTGCGGCATCGTATTCTTCATCTGTCGCAGTATCGGGGATGGTAAACGTCTTCTTCATGGTGTAGGTGATTTCAAACTTCTTCATGTGATTGTCTCCTGTTTGTTTGTTTCGTTGATGATTAAAATATAGATTATTTCTGGGAATATTTAAATAGAAACAAAGAGTTTCTATTTAAACAGCTGTCTTTTTCATTTCTTTATACCAGATGATGAACGAGCCGACAGCCATGACAGTCCATACAACATTCAATCCGAGCAAATACAATGCCTGATCCGGGAGTAACCAGTATTCAACGCAGTATGCAATGTCATTTACGAACCAGATAATCCATGTATCAATACGGTGTCTTACCATTAAAACAGTTGCTACAAACGATGATACGGTTGTAAATGCATCCAATGCCGGTAACGGATCGTCTGTTCCTACTAACCATGCTCTTACAGCAATTGTTCCAATGATTATTACCGATAGATAGATGCAACATTCGGTCATGTTTGCCTTTTCAACCTTGGTTCCCGTGTCTTTTCCCCAGAGGAACCAACCGATCATGCCGATAATGATGTAGATGGAACTGTTTACCGTGTCACCGTAGAGATGATTCTGTACCGAGAAAACGACCATCAATGCCATCTGGATGACATAGAATATCCAGTTGCAACGCTTGTTGAGCATTACGAACAGACCCTGGAGCAAACCGAAAATGGTAGCGGAAATTTCAATCATATTATTACCTCTTGTTGATGCTTATAATATAGTTAAATTCTGAATCTTTTTAAATGCTTAATTAAATGGATTTTCCTTTCAGATATTCTATTTCTTTTGCGTAAATTTCCTTAGCAGAATATGCTACCTGGCCAGTGACTTCCTTTAAAAATTCCGGTGGGACAAACTGATCGAGATGGTCGCCAGACACTTCGATCAATGTCAAATCCGTTGTAATGTATTCGTCGATGTCGATATGGAAACCATTTTTCTCGTATGTAGTTCTTACTTTTGTAGATGCATGATTTCCGACGGAATGTAATGCGGTCATGTATTCTTCAACCGGGATTTCGGTTACATTCGTAATGTTTCCGTTCTTGATGTTCTTCGTATAACCAACGATTACCGTTGTTGTTTCTTCGTCATCCTCATCCGGTTCTTCCGTCATGATTTCACGATACTTTACACCATCCTTGTAAAACTGATTCATGGTGTAGGATTCAACCGGTTTTCCAAGTCTTGCTTCCCAATCCTGGAATTGGTATGTCTTGATCTTTTCAATGTCAATGATGAACTTTCTTTCGGTATTAACGATGTTGCCAGTTACTAATTCCATTCTTAAACCTCTTCGTTACATCTTTAATATAGAAAAAAGATTCAGAGTTGTAAACCCTGAACCTTAACAGAATAGGATGTCAGTTAATTAAAACTGTTCGATTGTCTCCTTTACTTTGTTGATTTGGTCAGCCATGGAGAGACCAGTCACGTCTACCATAAACAACTTTCCTTCAGTCTTGTCAGAACGATTCATGACTTCAAACGTTTCCCGATACATGTCGTTATACAACGGAGCATCGAGATCGAAATCAGAAATGGGTTTGTCTCGTGTTTTGATACGTCTCAACAGTTCTTCACCATCGTTGTTAATGAGAAACATCACCTTGACGTCATTGTCCTTGAGGAACTTGTGGTAAGCATCCACACGAGTTTCCATTGGAACATCCTTCAACATGTACTTGCAAATGGTGTCGTGATTCCGATCAGAGAACGTTGCCTTCGGAAACATTGTCTTCAATGCTTCGATGGTCGTTGTCTTACCGCATCCGTCAGTGCCTTCGATAATGATATTCATTGTTACTCCTTTACTTGATGTTTAAAATATAGTTAATTATTTCATTTTCGTCAGCGACTTTGTGGATATTAAAATTGGCGTTCATCTTCTTGAGAGTCAGTATCGGAAACCAGTATTCGCCAACGACTTCGAAAGACTTACCATCCTCCTTCATGAAAATTTCCATTCTCTTTCCTTTCGTTGCGGCATACATGATTTCAGCTACGCTACCAATTGCGGAATGTCCGATCAGATTCACCACCAACAGGTCAGCCCTGTCGATTTGTTCCAGTTCTGCATTCACTACTTTTTCTGTTACTGTCTTGCCTTCTCCTTTTTCGTAATAGAAACCGCCAATGTATGTTACGTTCGGATTCTTCGTTACCACACCATCATTGGCATAAATAACATCGTCGATATTGTCTACCAACTTGGAACGAATGTCATCCTTCAACATCTCCTTGACGTTTTCTTCGGTGATGAACTGATGTTGAACGCAATAGGTTCCAGAATAGAAAAGTTTTACCATGTTTTTATCCTCTTGACTTCTATAATATAGTAAATTCTGGGTTTCCCGTAAATAAGAAATGACCTATTCTGAGAAGTTGTTACCTCCAATCTTAGCAGTGAGCTCTTTGAGATCGATCTCTTTTTGTTCGATAATCCAGTCAGCGGAGATAGCGCCCACGCTGAGGACTTCATAAACGACCTTGACACGGTAACCGTTGTCCAGAGCAGCTTCACGACATTCAACTTCTTTGCGCTTGATCATGTCGAAGAACTTAGTGTTCGGATTCTTGCCCTCAGCGAGAAGCTTAGCTTCAGAGAAATCGAGATGAGAGTAGATCAATGCCCATTCGTTAAACTTGTTGCCAATGAGCTTTTTAGCGCCTTCAGGGGTAAGTTGAAGCTTCATGTGATTGTCTCCTGTTGTTTAGGTTATGTCTATAATATAGTAAATTCTGGGTTTCCCGTAAATAAGAAATGGCCGAGGTATTTCACTCAGCCATCTCTTATCATCATCAGGAGGTTATGGAAAGGTTAGATACCGCGTTGAGCCTTAGCCCATTGTTCGCGGAGTTCGTCCCAACTCATTCCGGGATTGAATAAATCCAGTTCGTGTGTTGGACGCTTAGTAGTTTCCGTCGACATAGGCTGCGTAGAATGCTTCGTACTCTGGGTCATAGTCTTTAATTTCCTCGTTAAACTGTTTCTTTAATGGTTTGATACCGTTCTTTGTAGATGCACGATGACAACGGCGTGCCCTGTCGTGCTTAGGGTTGATTCTTCCGATTGGTTTATGTACCACGTGGGACCAATAATACCCCATCTGTTCCCGGTTCTTCCAGTTGATACCGTACTCCTTCGCAAGAGCATCGATCTCCTGTTCACGCTGACGGAAGAACGACTTATCGTCATTAAGCGCCGGGTTCGCTTTGTACATCGCGTGATACCGTTGCATGAGTTCTTCCAGCTTCTTGTGGAATTCCGCAAGGTGATGCTGTTTCATTTCTTTCTTATGTCTGAGCATCGTACATCTCCTTACGACCAAACAGCAATGCTTGCCAATGCAACACAGAATGCAATTCCGAGAACAACTTCACCGATACTAGTGATTTTGTCAACTGTTTTCATAATCTTATTCATTTCATTTCCTCTTGATGCCTATAATATAGTAAAATACCGGTCTTTTGTAAACCGGTATTCTAAATTTTTTTGTTATTCAGACATTATATTTCATACATCATTTCATCGTCCAAGAGTCGAGCAGCTCGAGACATTGCTGAACGGATTTCATGACCTCCTGCGATATAATCCTTTATCTTCTCAATGTCAGCATCTTTGTTCTGTGTGGTGATTTCCCATTCCGTACCGTCTTCAAATGTAATGATCTGATGCATTTGTGGTTTGTAGAATAAACCCCACTGTCGCATCTCTGAGGAATGTTCTTCCGTTCTGGTATCGCTGCCCCATGTGAATCGGATGTAGTTAAACCTACCAGGATCATCTACACCATCACCGATATGGAATTCTGGGTAACAAGGTGTTCTAAAGGTGCATACAGGACCATTATCATGCCTGCGAAAATCATCATCATCATTATAATCAACAATCTTTTTTATTCCGTTTGCCATATATTATTTATTATGAGATGCACGCCACTCTGCGGAATATGCTGGCCAGTTGCGCCGGAACTCCTCTGCGTTCTCCTTGATCCACTGGAGAATGTACTCGTCACCGGGATCACGACCGATCTTCTCACCAAGTAACCACTTGGCGACCTCTATTGCCTCCTTCTGGGCAAGCATGAATTCTCTATGTTCTTCCGGTGTCATTTCCATATTATATTTATTTACCCCAATGTAATCTAAATATACTAAAGATATCGGAATCTGTAAGCCCATTTTAAAGCAAAAAGTTCATTAACCCTGTTACTTATACTATTAAAGTTAAAAACGAGTCCAGAATGCGAATATAAGCGAAAAACGACGCAATCCGGGGTAGGATCACGTCGTCTTTTCATCATCAGGAGGTCAAAATTCTATTTATTTCCGAGGAACCAATCTTCGCCACCATCGCATTCCAGATTGTTCTCTACAAACTCTAGACATTCATCACCATAGTCAGAGTTCTGTGCACATGTAATGAACGGAGAGAAATCCTTACTGGTCATCTGTCCATCCAACCACTTATTGATGGCAAGATCAGTGATAACATCATGTCTCTTTACCAACGAGTCATACTTCTTATCAATGTCGCCGAGTCTGGTAGAACGGAGGGTTCTCATCTTTTGGAGTTCCTTCACGTCCTTTATGTAGTTTTTAATCCTTGTCGACAGTTTCGCTCTTGCCATAATCATCTCCTTTGATATTACAAATATAGGTTATTTTCCTACATTTGTAAATACCGAAAGATTTGAAAGAAAAATTCAGATAATCCTAACAGTCTTCGTCATCAACTTCAACGAACTCCGTAGTGACACACATGTCTTTCACATCGCTTTCGGACATTTCGGAGAGACATTCACGACATACCTGTTCCCAGTCGAGTTCACCGGTTTCGAGTTTTTCGAGTAACTTGTTGGTATACTTTCTTACATCTGTGTACATATTAACCTCTCTTGTTGATACCAATAATATAGGAAATTCTAATCAATTTGGTAATGGATATTCTGTATTTTCTTTTAATCAGATATCCATGAATTCAACTTCAGAGGCAATTTCAAATTTCCGTGGTTTGTTACTATCAATATAATTCCTAAGAAACTCTATTTGACCATTACAGTCATTTGTAAAATCAATGGTCGTTCCATCGTCCATATAAAATCTAACTTCTTGTTGATAACCAATGGACCATTCCGGACCATCATGGATCATTATATAACTACAAAGACTACCAGTAAATGGGTTTAGGTATGGTTTTATTTCCGTTAAGTCACTTATCTTAAAGGTTGGGAGTCTTCCCCTAAAATTTTCACTAAAACCAATAAGCTTTGCCATAATAACCTCTTGTTCAATAATATAGAAAATTCCAGTCATTTTGATAACCAGAATTCTGCATTTTCTTTCAAGCAGATGACAGATGTAACCACGGTTTCTTTTCACTGTGGTTACTGTGATTACTTGTGTGTGATGAAAAAAGTCAGGTTCAGTGAACCCGACTGGAAAGAAAGACTACTTGTTGAGTCTATCAATAGTCTTTCTTATTCGTTCAACAGTATAACTATCAGACCATTCGAAATGTCTTCTGTAGTCACTGTTGTTACACTTACGATAACACATGTCTTTCAGTTTTTCGTACAGTTTAGTATCTGGTAGATCATAGTAGATCTTACCATAGACTCTTACAACATCAGTGACTCTTAGAATACAGTTACCATAGTAACTGACATTGTAACTTCCGGTGGTCGGACAAATAGAAACATGATGAGACATAATTTACTCTCTTGTTGATGATGATATATCAAATATAGTAAAAAATTTAAAGTTTATCAATCCTAATTCTATATTTTCTTTCATTCAGTCAACTAGATGTCCATGAATTCAACTTCATTACTAACTTCAAACTTCGACTGTGCTTCCAGTTCATTTCCATTCGCTACATATTCTTCTAACATCTGGAGACAATCGGTTACTTGTTGTCTTTTCGTGAGGTCATATTGTCTTTCCTCACCGTTTTTAAATTTAAATGTTAAAAGCACATAGTTATAATCACTGGTTCTGTCGGGATGATAACAATCCAATCGTTTTGACTTGTTTTCCATTTTACCATCATTACTGATGGCAGTAACATACAACATGTTACGGTCCATTCTGGGATTAATGAATTCTTTAAACCCCGAACCCCATTCATACCATCCTTCATCGGAACCACAGGAACAGTCATTGGAATTCTTGAGACCAATATATACAATCGGATTCATTATTAACCTCCGATATGAATCAAATCACAGAGTGGGAATGTTTCTTTAAATCGTCTTTCCAGTTTGTGTTTTGCCTGGTCAGAGTTATCGCCTTGGAGGGAAACGGTCATATCACGGACATTACCCATCTGATCACGGTATTGAATCTTGAAAGTGAACATCTTAATAGTTTTCCTTAATAGTTTTACCTTAATTCTTTTAATAGAATATAGAAAAACTTAATGGTTTCGTAAATAGAAAAATCTGGACTAAAAAATCCAGATTCCCTTAATAGTTTCTAAATGATATTATATTTCATATTGCATTTCATCATCCAATAACCTAGCAGCGCGGGACATCTCTGACTGGTATTCACCCGGTAACACCTCATATCCAGAATCAACGTAACGTTTTAAGGCATCGTATATCATCTTACGCCATTCGTCTTCAGCTTTTAACGCTGTGTCCCAAACATATCCATTACGGAAATAAAGCTTCATACGGCCATAAAAATTCCCGCCAAGATAGTTACCAGGATTCTCAGGTTTGTCAGCAGCTATTCGTGCACAGTATGCACCATTAATTCTTTGCCAATCAACAACAATCTTTCCAGTTTCTGGGGTTCTAATTGTTTCTGGTTCGTTTAAATGATCTTTCTGGTATAACTCTATCAAACTTACTAATACCATAATCTCTCCTTAAATCTCATATATCATGTCATCATCCAATAACCTTGCGGCACGAGACATTTCTGATTGGTGTTCACCTGGCAAGTCTTCATATCCGGAATCGATATACCTTTTTAACTCTTCATAAACCATCCTTCTCCAATCATCTTCTGGTTTCAATAACGTATCCCAGACATATCCATCATCGAAATAAAACTTCGCCCTTTTAAAGTATCTACCCGTGAAATAGAATCCTTCCGAGTGAGTATCATTTATTCTAACCTCTGCACACATAAGGTCTTCCTCATACGTTGCCCATTTGACATAAATATTTCCTGATGGACATTGTAGAGTACGGCTAAAATCTACTGGCTCACCACGACTATTGTTGGTAAATAATTCTACTTTAGTTACTTTTATCATAAGTACTCCTTAAATCTCATACATCATATCGTCATCAAGTAATCGTGCTGCACGAGACAATTCTGAGCGACCAGGAGCTACTTCATGGCGAGACTCAATGTAATCCTTTAAGTCGTGTAACATCTCAGCACCTTGTTCCGGAAGGTTATAAGGTATTACTGTACCATCAGAGAATTCAATGGTAATAGTATGATCACCATAATCGTTATTCCCTGGAAGAGGTATGCGTATTCCATCGCATCCTGTATCTTCCATAACATTACGAGATCCATCCCTAAAATAGTCTGTCTCCTTTAAATAACCATTCGCTTCCCAATTTATCTCAAAGGTACGGCTTTTAGGAATAATATTACTAACTATCATACCTTCTTCGTTTCCCCATTCCATAACGAATCGCGGGCAATCCTGACCATTACGGAGACGGGTATATTCGACATCAATTTTCTTAATTCCTATCATGTATTATTTATAATATGGTTACTGGACTTACTCTAGCCGACCGAGACAGTCGACTTGAGTAGATACAGATGATATAAAAGAAAAACCTGGAATTTCTTCCAGGTTCTTTCAGGACACATGATCTAGTTAGAATTCAAATTCAACGTTCGGATCGGGGACTTCATACATCATCTGTTTCTTGTCTTGGATCTCGTTGAACAATTCCCAGTCGGTTTCACCATCATCACATTCATCTTCGGGTTGGAATCCAAAATACATGAACTGGAATACAGATTCAGTAATATCATAGATGATCTGTTGACGATACGTTCTATCACCCAGATTTTTGTCACCAATGTCACGATGATAGTCATAAATCTTTCCATGTCGGTCAGTCGTGTTCAATCCAGTACACGTAATGTAACCACCATAGTTTCGGATGATATACATGTACAGTCCGATGGTTCCCTTGATGGACAACTTGATATAGTTTCCGTCATGGGTGACTTTGATCTGATCTTTGGTGGATTCAGAACCACACTTAACCAGTGTTTCGTCAATCTTGTTGATAATCTCTTCAATAGTCATGTCTTATCTCCTGTATGATAATTATAATATAGAAAAAATAATTAGAATTGTCAATAATAATTCTGTATATTCTTTCATTCAGACAACTCAGGTGGCTCCAGTCATTTTGGAGCCTTATAACTGTTTTTACCCTAGTTGTCTGAAGTTCTGGAGAAAAAATAAAAAAGGACTGGAATGAACCAGTCCTCAGGTATATAGGTCAGAAACCCTTAGCGGGCAACCGGTGCCGGAGCGGCAGCGTTCTGGAGCAGAGCCCCGAGAATGGACTGCAGAGCCGGGTTAGACTGGATTGCAGCGGTCAGAGCCGACAGATTGACCTGACCCGGAGCAACACCACCAGCGACCGGGGCGACAGTGGCCTGGGCGGGGCGGTTAGCAGCTTCGTATGCCGCAACCTGACGTTCGGCTTCAGCCTTATACTGTTCGAGCGCCATCTTAGCGTTTCCGATTTCCGGGACAGTGTCCGCAAATTCCGGACCCGAGAGAATCTGAATCTGACGGGTGACGTTGGTGATGTCCTGGCGGAGAGAGTTGATCTGTTCTTGAGTCATTTTATAACCTCGTGGTTAGATTGTTTAATTGTTTCTTGTTTACGATGTAAATATAGTTAAATTCGTGAGTTTCGTAAGTGGTAATCTTTAGAATTTTTTTCTTCAGATAACCTTGACTTAGGCAGTCGCGATGGTGTTAAGCATCGTCTGATACTGTTCACCATTCAACGATACCTCGTCTACTCGCGGTTCATGTCCCACCAATTCAACATACTTGTTGATAATAGTATTCATCTTCTGGCGAGAATACATCTTACAGAGAGTGCCGAAATTGAGACTGAACATTTAACCGTCCTTGTTGATTGTTTCGTTATGTCTATAATATAGTTAATTCTAATCAAACCGTTAATAGATATAATCAGAATTTTTATATTCAGATGACTTACTTAGAAGTAATCATCGTTTCCAGACTGTACATGTCTGATCCGAGACCTTCCGCGGTACATTGTTTAATGAACTTGTGAATGGTGTCGAACTTCTGATCGTGGTCACTATTCATGCTAATATCAAACCACAACATGAGTGTTCCATCACACGGAACATTCGCGAGCAAATCTCCCGCGTGGGTCAGATCATACGCATATGTTCCAGTTTCACTGTAATGTTCCATGGCGAGATCCCAGAGATTAGCGATCTTCCTGAACATAGTTTCCGCCAAATCCTGGGTTTCACACTGTACCATAAACGTGTTATGCTTCTTGTCGGCGATAATCTCGAGTGTATTGAACATTGTAACCTCACTGTTATAACCATAATATAGAAAAAACCGGTCACTCTGTAACCGGTTATATTCTGATTTTTCTTTTTCAGATGACCTAGGGATAGAAAAGGTTCATGCATTCATTAAAGAGTGCTGCTGCTTCCTTCCAGTCTTCATTAGTTAAATCCTTTCCCTGTTCAATCTTGTTGGCATTCTTCGCGATGAGAACGGAAACCTTATTCAATTTAACAAATAATTCATGTCTCTGTGCATCGTTCATCATATGCCTCCATTTCCTCAATCTTCATTGCGACTTTTTCCTTTTTATTTAATACATCCTTCTTCAATCCAATTCCGTCCCAGAAACATTTTCTCATGGGAATGGATCGAACGATTCGAAATGATCTTTGTACATCTTCTTCCGTAAACCCATACTTCTTCAACAATGCGGTACGTTTCGCGTCATGTTCACCAAACGGGGAGAACGGGATTCTATTCAATTCCTGTACAAACCGGTACAACTTATGGTCATATTCATCTTTCTTCGTGTTCTTCATTATTAAACCTCGTTGTTACATGCTTAATATAAAAAATTCTGGGTCTTTTGTAAACCCAGAACTTAATTCATTCTATATGCAGATTACTTATGATACAGTAATGCTCTGCATTCCCTTAGGCATTCACGACAAATGTTGTTGTAGTCTTTATAGTTCCGTTCCTTGAAATCGTCGTACACCTTCTTACCATACGTCTTCTTGGCATCGCCCAATCGTACCGTATCGGTGAACGGAACACCACATGCTCTACACGTTCCTACTCCCATAGTTACCACACCTTCAGCTGTTCTTCGAGCGGAGCTTCATGGTCAAACCCCGTTCCTTCCACCATCTTCGTGAGATACTTGCGGGCCTTTTCCTTGCTTTTGTTAGAACCCCAGGAAAATGATTTGAGCAAATCCTTGAATCTGAAAAACCGGAAATATTTGTCGTTTTCTTCTTTTTCTTTCGGCGATGGATTTTCACTGTAGATGTATTTTACCTTGAATATTCCCTGGTAAATATTATCAACAACGCGTTCAATGAGATTCGACGTTTCCAGCTGGAGAGCATACGAGTAACCCTTCATGAATGCATCGATCGCCAGGTCACGTTGTTCTTTGTCTTCAATACCAGCCGAATCAGCGAGATGCTTTGCATTCTCCTCTACATAGCTGAATACTTCGTTTGCTTCCCGTTTAGTCTTCGCAATCGGGAACAACCACTTTAAATCGTTATGTGTTCTTGTAAAATGTCTCATCTAATCTCCTGTCGTTTATGTTTATAATATAGTAAAAATCTCTGGTCATGTCAATTAGAGATTATCAGAATTATTCATTCAGATATCATATATCCATGAATTCAACTTCATTACTAATTGTGAATTTAGACTGATTAGCGACTTTGAGAGCTTTCTTTAATCCTTCAACAGCAGTCTTTAAAATTTCCTCATCAAATTTCCGTATTCCAGTATCATCATCAAATTCACAATCATGACCATGTATACCGTCAGGGTTAAAACATTTATATCCCCAATCCGGTTCGTCTGTTATACTATAACTATTAGTACCAAATTCCGGCATCTCACAATTAAACCCATGCTGGTTAATATAAGAGTAAATTGAATCCCTACAGAACAGATAGTCATGGAAATAAACCGCTTTACCGAGAAAATCATGATTCGCATGAATTATCACATTACTGTTATCATCAACACGTGCGACATCCATACCAACTTCATTATTGATATAACGGACAATTTCAACAGCATTCATTTTCTTCATCATATTCATAATATAGTAAAAATCCCTGGTCATGTTAACCAGAGATTATCAGAATTATTGTTGCAGTAGACTATGGAACATATAACACAGAAGGGTTATCCTTATGAATGTCGCATTGTTTCATCCAATACTTATTCTTGAGACAATGACCTTTCCAGTAGAAATCCAACATGTGAACATCCCAGTCTGAGAGAATCGGCATCTTAAATGAAATCTTATTCCTGTCTTTCTGATATGTTTCATGTTCTGGTAGGAATTGTTCAAATTCCTTTGAAATCGGTAAGTATGCATCAGTCAATTCAAATACCGTATACTTATTATCCGGGTCATTGAACATTCTGGGCAATGGCAATGTAACACCATTATCCTGGCAATACTGTTTCCATTTCTCACTAAATGTCTGAACGTTAAACGGTTTCGCAATAATATGCTTTCCGTGCTTCGTGGGGACGATTGGGGTCGAAACCTTTACATTCTGATAGGCAATCTTAAAAGCGTCTTCTGGGTCACGATATGACGAATTGATATAGACTTTAGAGAGTTCCTGAATACGTCTTACATAAGGTTCGCATTCAAACATCATTTTCATCATGTCGTCTTGATACGGAATATACTCTTCATCGAGATCAACGATCCAGGTCTTATCCTTACCAGCAGCACATGTTTCCCCAGCAGCGGAAGCTACCAGATGATATGGTGAATTAAAAGTCTCACCAGATGCACACTGCGTGGCGATATGCTTTAACATTTCCAGTGCGATACTTTTATATGTTCGCTTGTTAAGCCTGATATATGCTCTGACATTGAACATCTTGCACATGGCAATAATGTCTTCTTTAATCTTATCGAAATATTCCAGTGACGGAACGAGATAATCCTTTACGGACCTGGAATGCATGTTTCCATGATATCTGGGATCAGCTTTACCATCCGTATGTGGATCATCGGACTGTCGTCTCAGTAACTGCACGTAATAACAGTCACCATCATCTTCAAACTTCAATAAATCTCTGATTTGATCAAAATTATCAACCATTTCTTTTTCCTTTCCCGCCAGTTTTTATTTAAATATAGAAAAACCTGGAAGCTTTGTAAACCCCCTGGGTTATGTTTAATCTTCCCAGCCATCTTCGTCTCCGAATCCTTCAGCGAGTGCTACAATCAGTTCAAACCAGAATTCAAAAAACCGTTTTATCATTTATTATTCTCCTTTTTCCATTCCTTACGTTCTTCTACCCAGCGCTGAACGTTGTGATTAAATTCATTATGAGACGGTTCATGGTTCCAATAGGTTCGAATGATGAACGAACCCGGCGAATCCGGAACAATCTCGTAATCGCTCAATCCGTTGGCATCGTAGTAATTATCCATACGGCCAGCGACATAACCAGCATCAGTCTGATACACACCAGACAGAGTAATGTCCAAGTCGTTATTAACCGTTGCTTTCATTCTTAACCTCGTTGTTATATTCATAATATAGAAAAAACCGGTCACTTTGTAACCGGTTATATTCTGGTTTTTCTTTTTCAGATTACTGTTGCTGTTTCTTTTCACCTTCGGGATGGGCGTAATTGTGGATGATCGTGGACACGTCATTGATGATCTTTACCGTGTTATCATTGAGTGCTTTACCAACCTGTGTTTCCGTGGTAATATACTCTGCTGTCTTAGCGCCAGCCGCAATGTAACAGATTTTCTCGGACGGAATAAACATAGCGATGAGCAACGGGATGATCATGAACTTCCAGAACTTCTTTCCAGTTGCGGCGAATTCAATTCGCTGTGCTTTCTGTTTTTCATCATTGTAATTTTCATAGGCATAGCCCAGAATGGTAAACACTGCGGCAACGATTCCAAATATGGCTGCGAGCGCTACTGCAACACCGAAAACGGCGTTAACGACATCGGCAAGGTAAACGAGAGCGATGATATTAGACATTGTTTTTAACTCCTTATTGATTGTTCTTGTTGATATTCATAATATAGAAAGAATTGTCAGAATTGTAAAATAAAAAGTGGTCCAAACTTTCGTTCAGACCACTAATCTTGCTTGGATATAACATTTTGTCGCCTTGAAATACCATTATAAGCGGTACCGGTAGATTTGCACTACCCACTTATTATATCACGCCTCGATGGAAGCAAGAACATCCCAACCTGTCTTGAGGAAACCGGCGGCGTTACCACTGTTATATTTAAAGTCAGTAACAGCAAAGTGACTGCTTTTTGATGGGAATACTAAACCCAGGTTCGTTTAACGAGAAACCAGTCTCGGCATACTACTAGGATGTCGATGCTAGACGACTAGGCTCTATCAATAATAAAGTCGGGCAGTTTCGGCAGTCAGACCACCATCCAAGACTACGAGACCTTTCTTACTAATTCCGTAATTCTGACTATAGAACGCAGAAATGTCATCTGTAAGTAAGCCCATTTGCGGAAGCTTTCGCAAGTCCTTGAAAAACTTATGGTTACGGTATTTAGTTTCATACAGGTCTTTCACAGTTTTATTTCGGAACTTACAATTAGTCAATGCATGGGAAATCATGCTGTCTAATTGTCCTTTGGTACAGCCAAACAATTCCACAATCTTTTTGTTCGTTACCGGTGCCGCGTATTCCGCGATGATCCAATAACCTTTCTTGCTGCTGGAAACGTTCTTGTTAAATACCGAATTCTTAAGCTTGAAATAAGCCACTTCATTCAAGTTTTGAGCAATTCCAATGTCATTCATGGCCACTTTGATTACATAATCCTTATTGAGCCTGTATGTCGCTCTGGATGAGCCCTGGTTGATGTATTTGGCTTTGATTCCGTCTAATAGGTCATAAATCTTTTCTTCCATATCCTTATAGGCTGGAAGGTGATAGTCACCATCAGAAAAGGTTTCCATCCCTTTCATGACCTTAGTCAGTTTCTTTGTGAATTGCTCAAACATGCTTTATACCTTTATGTTCGGATCTTCGAACTTAATACCTTTTTTCCGGAGAAAATCCAGAACCTGTTCACGGTTATACTTGCTTAATTCAATCGTCCAACCGCCGATAGTCAGAGTCTGGAGAGACTTTTCGTTACAGAACAGAATCACACTGTCTTCACGCGGACTTGCCGGTTCCTGGATCGTCATGTTCGTACCGAGATGTTCCAGTACGATGCCAGTGGAAACGTAACGTACCGTTGGCCACACACGCGTTTCATGAGTCATTCCGTAATAGATTCGGGGTCCGCACACACCGAGATGTTCATTGTTCTGCTTCACAATGATGTCGAAACCATGTTCGATAAAATTGTCCTGCTGGAGTTTGGTGAAGTAAGCCTTGTCGTGATTCATGTATTAACCTCGTTGTTATGATTATAATATAGTTAATTTTGAATGAATTGTAAATGGTAATTCTATATATCTTATTAATCAGATATCCATGAATTCCACTTCATTTGCCACTTCTAATTGCGAACCATCAAACTTTCCAGCGTTAAACTCATCAATGAACTTCATTATATCCCTACCTACTTCGGCATTAGTATCGGAATGACTAATACCATCACCATCCGGTGTATCAAATCTAACTTCCCTACCATCGGAGAGCTTGAACACAAATGTCTTTTGGTAGGACATATTCCATCTACCGGTAAAATTATCAATGCCCGTCATGACAATACGCTCTAAATCATTATGATACCTATCGGTAATATACGAAATTTTCACAATCGGCCAATGTCTATACAGAACATCATAGAATCTATCCGAACCAACAGCGATTTCTTGTATCTCAGTAATAGTAACTTTTGCCATATTAAATATCCATGAACTCCACTTCATCGACTACTTGGAGGTTAGACTTGTTTTCATACTTACCGTTATGGTAATCTTCAACGAACTTGAGAAACTTATTGCCGAATTCCTCATCGTCTTCAACATCGCCAATTGTTCCCTTGATTTCTACTTCTTGACCATCAGCGAAACGGAACTTAAACGACCTTTGATAGGAGATGTAATAGGTTCCATAGGTCGGTCGCCTTTCCATATTCAAATAAACACTAACGATTTTACCATTATCGTTTACATTCGGGGTCATGTCCATTATTCTATCATAACCATAATTAGTTACGGTCTCGTCACCGTCTTCTTCAAAATAAACAATCGGATTATTCAAACTCATGATTATAATATAGTAAATTTTTCAGGATATAACACAAAAGGGATGTCCAGAATTTTCATCCAGACATCCCTAGTTTTGCGAGGTTAATCTTTTAACTAGCAGCGATAGTTTTCCCAATCGTCATCCCAGTCAGTTTCTAACTGCGGTGCAGATTTAGCAGCTTCCTTTTTCGGTTCTTCCTTCTTGGTTGCTCCTGCACCGTAGACACTACGGTAGTAGTCGACAGACGGACTGGAGAGCGACGGTTGAGTTGTAGTTGTGGTCTTCTTGGTTTCAGTCTTTTCGTCGTCATAGACGTAACGATTCAACTGATAGTCCCAGTGGCCAGATCGATATTTGCCAGTGCCAGTAGAACTTCCGTAACTGGATCCACCATAGGTGCTTCCGCTTCCGTAAAACCCACCGCTAGAATATCCCGAATACGTATACGCCCTGTAGCCGTATTCAGTATACTCTGGCACTTCTCCTTCAAATTTGGTGAGATATTTCAGACCGTCGTAGTTGAACTTCACGATGTCAATGGTCTTGTCAGCAGCTTCGTTGAGCATACCGACCCACTTTTTCATCGGGGTATACGTCTTGATGAGTTCATTCAGACGGAGTGCAAACAGGATTTCCTGTTCAGTGATGCACTTTGCGGACGCCTGATAGCAGTGGTTCATTTCCGCTTCGTTCTTGTTCGAAATAAACATGCTGGAGTAGAATCCCTTAAGGTGAACAGCTTCACCGAATTCAGATGCATGGCACCATACTCCGATGAATCGGTTTACCTTAATTTTCTTGTAGTTCTGGCGATTAACCAAAAACGAGTAGCCGGTTCCTGCAGGGTTGTACAAGCCCATCTGTGAACCATGACCACAGCAGATGAGTGTATCATGTTCAGCTTCAATCGCTTGTTCAACGATTTCCTTAGCGTTCACCGTCTGTTTGTTGACTTCAACCAACTTAACGTTGGGGAGCCCTCTCCAAATGAATTTCAGAACTGCGGTATCAGTATCACCCGCGTTCGAAAAGATAACAGTTGCCATTTTATTTTACCTCGCAATTTGTTTTGTTTACGATGTAAATATAGCTAATTGTTATCCACTCGTAAACAGATTAGATTTGAATTTTTTCTTTCAGATAACCCTCATTATCGTTGCGGCATGCAGACAGAATCCAGGAACATGCTGTGGGCCTTGCAATAGGCAAGACTCATGTCATGAGCTTCAGTGATGGACGTTGCATTGACACCGATTACGATCTCCGGACCGCAAACCGATTCCTTAACGATTGCAGGATATTCTCGAACTTTTGTATTTGCCATTTGTAACCTCTTCAATTATGTTTATAATATAGTTTTTTTCGCTAGACTTGTAACCCTTAAGATTGTAAATTCTTTTATTCAGATGTCCATGAATTCAATTTCATCAACTATTTTTAGTTCAGAATGCTTTGCCCAATTCAATATAGCATTCACAAATATTTCTTCCCAGTTGTCATAATTATTAAATTCTTCTGCAGAAATTCTAGTTCCATCCGGCATAACACAAATGGAATTAGAATATATACTACACCATTGACCACCACACATTCTTTCCGGAAATCCAACACCACGTTTACTAATAAACTTAATCTCAAAATCAAATTCGTGACACTGACCATGCCAATGAACCTTAATACTTTCAGGTAATTCAATTACATCGTTACCCAACATCGGTTTCATTTCTTCAAGTGTAAATTTACGACTCATAGACATACCTCATTCTTTATACATGAATAATATAAAAAATTCTGGTCATTTTGTTAACCAGAATTCTATATTTTCTTTTAATCAGATGTCCATGAATTCGACTTCATCAGATGCCAGATTCAGTATTGGTCCGTCCGTTGCACTACCTCTCGCGATCCATTCCAGAATCTTATGCATTGCTTCACGGGAACGTGCAATATCAGTCATGTCAAATTTATGAAATACACAATCTTCCGTTCTGAAACAGAACCAAGTATAATCACCCTGTCCAGCAATACCCCTACGATTTCTTGGGCCAAACCACCAAACACAACTATCATCTTCAGCTAAATAGAAAGAACCCGCACGGCGATCATCTTCCACAACAGTATTTAGATTATAACCACGAGATAAATCATCCAACGGAATGTCCTTGCGATGTTCAATAAAATCATCAACTTGAGCTTCGGTATAACCTTCAAATAAATCGTAAATCTTAAGCATATTTATAATATAGGAAATTCCGGGTCTTTTGTAAACCCGGAACTTAATACTTTATATATCAGATGTCCATGAATTCTGTATCATCAATCAGCCGTAGCTTCGGTCTCGCGTGGTTCTCCGCCCATTCGATTATCTTCTTAACAAATGTTTGGACCCTAATGGATTCTGTTTCGCCATAACTCCGATCACTAGCATTAAAAACTGTTCCGTCTGGCATCGTACACCTGGAACGTTCACTGATACTGACGTACTTACACCCATCCCATCGACGTGGAAAACCGGCGGCATACGTGCTAATAAACTTAATGGGAAAATCCCAATGTTCACCACTAGATTGCCAATGAACGTTTATTTCTTCGGGTAATTCAACGGTATTTTCACCCAAAGAATTCTTCATTGATTCTAAATCAAATTCTTCTACGCTTTTTTGCATAACTTATTTATTGTGTATGTGCCGGTCTTTGCAGTTAGGGTTAACGCAATGAGATGGCGCCGTTGACTTGTAATATACTCTTACACCCTGGTTATGTTCCGTTCCGGTAAAGTATGTCTTCTTCCTGATATATACCCTACCATAACGGTATTCAACCGGTTTCTCGATGTATACCGTGTCCACTCTCGGTTCAGGTTCATAATCCTCTTCAGAGTGGTAATAATCACCAGGCTTCACAGTATCGTCATTCTTTTTCTGAAAATTTCCTGCGAAAACTGTAATAGCCAAGCTTAACAGAATAAATAATACTTTTCTCATCCTTCCCTCTTAATAACATCATCAGCAGTTTCACATGGTTCAATGACTGGAACGTTTGCTAATCGATTGTCTAACGAATTGACCATGGAAATCACTACACAGATGAATCCTAGTCCATTGATACCGACTAGCACACCCTTTATGACAGTTGTATACCAGGTGACACCCAGAATGATCCATTCCTGATTGACCGCCAGCAACAATGCATTGACGTCCCAGAACACGGAATTTTTAAAGTTCTGCTTTGTCTTGCAGCGCAGGCTCATGACCTGACAGAACAGAATAGCGATGAATACGGCGACAATGAGAATTGTATCGGTAAGTGCTTGTGTCATAGTTTAATCTCCTTGATTGTTAATATAGAAAATTAGATGTGATATTTCAACCCAAGATAAATCTGATATTTTGATTGGTCAACCTTAGTCTCAACCAGATGAGTCGTAATATCCGCATATACCGACATGTGGTAGTTTAACCTTAATCCGACTTCAAGTAGATAATTAAATTCATCAATGGAATATGGTAGTTTCTTCTGTTCTATATCACCATCGGTACATGATAGATAGGTTGACTCATGGAATGTATCTACATGATAGATTGCCATATATGCCATATAGAACATCTCACCCATATAGACGATGCCGCCAAATGTTGAGGTCCATGTTCCGTATTCATCCACGATCACGTCATCATCGGCGGGGCCATCCTGTAGGTAGTTATCATAGTTTAGATTGGTCTTACCATTGACACCGAATGCGAAATTGTCGTTCACTACGTACAGAAATTCCGCACCAGCACCGACAGATGCCGCAAACCCGTCATAATGATGACCAATTCCACCATGGATGGATCCATTAAAATCCATGTATGGGGAGAACTCAAACTTCTTTTCCTGACCGAATGCCAGCTGACAACCAATAATCATTAGAAATATGATTGCCACGATAATAGAACCTGCGGGATTTGCATCGTATTTAAACATAATGTCCTCAACTTTATACCTATAATATAAAAAATTTCTGGTCGTTTGTCAACCAGAAATTATTAGAATTATTCTAGCAGATACCATTAGATATCCATGAATTCAACTTCACTAGCTACATCCAGCTTTACCTTAGACTCACCATAGACTTCCGGTGAAACGATATCTATAATGTCATGGACACGACAGAAATCTTTAATCTCATCATCAGTGAGTTCATCATACATCTGGAATGTCCATCCACCTTCTGGATCACGAATCCAGAGGGAACAATCTGTTCTCCAGGAACAGGCGCCGTTTATCTCGCCAATGGTCTTCTCGAATACTTCTGAAGTAGCTGGTTCGATATAGTCGCACCAGGATTCATAATCATTGTCTTCCGAGATACCACGATCGATCATCGCTCTTTGGATGATCTCTATACGTCTTCTAAATTCTTCGTATTCCATAATTAAATGTCCATGAATTCAACTTCGTCTTGCACCAGGTTGAACTGTGAGCCTTCCAATGTCTTGGCATACTCCAGCAGCTCCGGCACGTTCTTGCAACGGTAACCATCAATTTCAAACACGTATTTTTTACGGGTTGGAGACTGAGCGCCGAAAAATGAACATCCATCAGATGCATCTCCGGCATAGACAATATCATAGTCACCATTACTGAGCTTTGCGATAGCACCAAGCTTGAATGTCACAAACACTTCATTCGGATGGCCACCTTCCAGGTTATAGCATTTGATAAACGGTTCCTTTTCAAACACTGTGGTGGAAGGCTTATCGAAATAGTCGCGATTTTTAAGTTTTCTTTCTAAGTATTCATTCATGTTCCATAATATAGAAAAAACCCAGAGTTTTGTCAACCCTGGGCTCAACGAGGTTATTATTCAGATTTCTTTAATGGTTATAGATTACAGCATCAGCCAGTGAATCAACTTCGTCTTCTGTTAGTGGAATCTCTGAAACGATTTCTACTTCAATAGAATCTTCCATAGGTTCCGCCATGGTCAAATAGATCGTATCATGAACTTCCTGGAAGTGAACATGGTTGATCGTGTCATGTATTATTTCCGTTCGGACATATTCTACTGGATCCTTTGATTGTTCTTTGATATATTCATCGAACTTTCCAGCACCAAGCGCTATTAGAATAATTATTCCTAGCGCTATTGCACAAAACCCAGCGCCAATTTGATATTCCGAACCAATGTAATATATTCCCATGAAAATGGCCACAATGGCCATAAAAACTACTATAATTGCGCCCATTAGCTGAATACCCTCGCAATGCCACCCACGACAGTTGTGATACCCTTTGCTTCCGTTTTGACCAGATCAGTCGCTAAATTCACCGCGGATGTAATCGTATTACAGAGATGGGTGCCGCAATGGTAATTACCCGCAATCATTCCAATCACGAAAAATACTGCAGCAGCAATAATAAGAATCATGGTTGCTTTTTTCATTTTAAACCTCGTTGTTTGTTTGATTAATATAGGTTATTACCGACTGACAGTAAATGACGAATGGTCAGAACTTCCTAATCAGATATCCATGAATTCTGCTTCAGCACCAGACAATTCAAGCTTAAGTTCAGGTGCACCAAACGGTATATACTTGAACTTATTGTCAATGAGCCGTCTTAAATAGTCCATAACCTTCTTTTGAGCTTCTTTATCCTTCTTGAGCTTAACATTCCTATCCGCCCTGAGAATAACCACTTGACCGCCATCAACCCATGTGAGTTTAAGGGCATGTTGGCATCCAATCCACCATCCAAAATTAGTGGTGGCAAAATATGCGTCACCATCGCTGTCCGGTTCTCTTACATAATTGTTGTCACTTCTACTACGCCCGGTATAATGAATCTCACCGTATGCACAGGAACTGTTATTATCAAGAGCTTCAGCGGAGTTATAGTCACGAACTTCAATATCAATCGCCATTACTTTTCCTCTTTAGGTTCTACATGTTTCTTGTAACAGACGTCACAACATTCACCATTCTTAATCACAGGTTCCGCACTGAACGGTGTGCCACGAAACTTCTGACCACAGAAACAACAGGTAAACAATACTTCTTCCATTTTATCCTCCATTAAATGTCCATGAATTCGACTTCAGGAACAATCATATACTTTGATGGAGTGTCACAACCACCATTCTTGATATAATCTTTCAGAAATTTAACGAGTTCTTTGTATACTCCAATCGGTTCCTCGTCGTCATCATCCCATTCATCCCAGATGCTATCACCACTGCGGACTTTGAACTGTTTGGTCGTGCCATCATCAAACAGAAACGTTATCGAACTACTACCACAGATGTATTCATAGTCACGATAGTTTCCATTTTCAGCATCTTCTTCGTTACGATACCAATAGAGAGGAATATCGTTATCGCAGTCAAACCATGGAGTTTTTAGATTATATACATCTCGGTCATTGTCACCAAAACGGAGTACTATCGGTTCTCCGTCATTGAAAGTCAGACCCGATTCATCTTCGAACCATTCGTATTCTGGATGCTCAGGTGCTTCTTTGTCTCTGCTGAATGCTACAATCTGTTTCATACTTATAATATAGTTAAAATTCTGGTGATAGTAAATGGTAAATGGTCAGAATTCTTTAATCAGATGTCCATGAATTCTACTTCTTGCACAATTTGGAGATTAGAACCGTTACCGAAACCGTGAGCAATATATTCCTGGAAATAATTATATACTGCTACTTTATAGTCTCTTTTAGTGCTGTAGTTTTCCTGGTCAAAATCAACACGTGTGCCATCTTCAAACCAAATGGTTAACCGGTCTTGGCATCCAACATGCCATGTTGTCCATTCCTGTCTTCCGCGGTGGAGATAACCAATGCAGAGATCCAAATCAGAACCGCCACGTCCTAGACTGGATTCTACTTTAAATGTATTCATTTCCATTCGGTTACTAGGGAAACGAGATGCAATGCCCCAACCACGATCTGTAGCAGATGCACAATCCGTTGTTTTACTAAGGTCATCAAATAAGTTAAGAATTCTGTTCATGATTATAATATAGTAAAAAACCAGAGTCTTGTTAACCCTGGTCTTATGTTTTACTCCTTTCAGTCGTCCTTAGTCTTGGTAACCCCAAACTTCAGGCGGGAAATCGTCTTCAGCTGCGATTTCAGCTTCGAGCTTAGCCAAACGCAGTTTCTTTTGACGCTTAGACAGCTTTCGCTTAGAACGGGTTTTAACGACTTCAGCATCCTGGAGAGATGTCTTGCGGATTCCACCAAAACCTTTCGGTTCATAGGGAACAACATTTTTCCCTTTAGAGACACCATCGTAGACAGCGGGCCGATAACTTTTAGCATCTACGACGCCACCGACGTCTTCAACATACGTGATGCCATCATCAAAATCGTCTTCCGTCAAATCGACGCCCCAACGTTCGGATTCAGACTTCAGAATGGTTCCGTAGTTATACGAGTATCTCGGTTTCGGAGTCGGTGCAACCTTGTAGTAACGCAGACCGTCGTAATTGAACTTGACAACTTCGTTCGTGTAGTCAGCCTGTTCTTTCAGCTTGTCAATCCACGTCTTCATCGGTGCATAGTTCTTAATCAGTTCGTTGAGACGGATGCAGAACAGAATTTCCTGTTCAGTAATCGACTTACCAGAAACACTCTGAATACCGTTTGCAGATGCTTCACCACGATTGCTGATGAACATGCTGGACCAGAAACCCTTGACTCCGTAGGTTTCAGCAAAATCCTTTGCGTGGCACCAGACAGCAATCACTCGGTTGCATTTAATTCGCTGGTAGTTAGACTGGTCAACGAGATATGCACCACCCTTGAAACCCGGATTCATCAATCCACTCGGAGTTCCGTGCCCACACATAATCAGTGTGTCGTGTTCATTTTCAATCGCCTCGTTTACCAGTGCCTTCGGGTTGACTGTTTCGCGAGTGATTTCAACAACTTTCACTTTCGGCATACCCATCCAGATGTACTTGAGTACAGCAGTATCAGTATCGCCCATGTTAGAGAAAATCACTGTAGCCATGTTTTTGTTTCCTTATGTTTGTTTCGTTTATGTATATAATATAGTTAATTTTATGGCTTTTGTCAATAGAAAAGATTAGAATTAAATTATTCAGACAACCTCTATAAAATGGTCGAGGACTCACCCTGGATGGGCAAGTCCTCTTATTTGCACACCTTCCGATTGGAAACGATTTGCATAGACAGTGCATTTCGTGCCTGTGCTAGCCGGTCAAGAAACTCCACTCTGGAGTTTTTTAATTTTGAGAATGACATGCAGCAAGTGCGGCTAATGATGCCAGTTTATAACTCGGGCCTCTGCATATCGGCACTTTCGTGTGACCAGGTTTATGTTTTTCTGATTCTCTTAGACAAGTAGAGTAATCAGTTGGGTTTTTGTTTGTTTTTTCCTTGCGGAAAAACAAGAACCGGTTTTCAGAAGTCTTTTTTGACTAGTATTATTAGACTTACGAAACCTATAGCGTCACATGCTAGCCATTTCGTATATCAGTTACTCTTCACGGCCAAACCCGTCGGTTATCGTCTTGAAGAACTGAACTACTTGATTATTCGCATTAACGTTTTCGTTCTTGTTTAAATATAGTTAAATTGGGATCAAATGTAAACGTGATGGATGATTAAATTTTCTTTCAGATTACTTCCAGAGCTTCATCAGCTGACTGCCCTTGAGAGTTTCGACACCGTTTTCAATCAACTTGACACGGAACAGAGTCTTGCCAGAGGCGAACGACTTACGTTCACGGACAACCTGGATTTCGTTGTCGCCAATCTTACCCTTAATAACATCCGGAGTGGTTTCCCAGTTAGCCGGATTTTCCTTAATAGCCTTGGCAATTGCCTTGACCTTAGCCGGATCCTGGTCGATCTTGTGGAACACCTTGCCTTCCTGCAGGCAGTAGAGCAATGTGTAGAACAGCTTTTTCTTCCATTCACCCAGATTGAACACCTTAGTGGTTCCGTCTTCCTGGACCTTGTAGAAATTCGTCTTGTTGAATTCCCTTGCAGTCTTCGACGTGCGGTTGATGTTTTCTACCACGAACGTGCCAGTCGGCGCTTCGATAGTCCAGGAGTCCGTTCCTTCCGGAGTATTGGCAACCTTCGAGAAGCGGCCAGCCTTTGCGGCGGCAATCACGCTGCGGAGAGTTTCTTCAACGGTCATAGTGGGGGTTTCTTCTGCCATAGTTATGTTTCCTTTTGTTTTATTGTTTATATTCTAAATATAGTTAAACTTTTAGATTTTGTAAATGGTAATTTTTAGATATTTTTTGTTTCAGTCACCTAAATATCCATAAATTCCACTTCGGAACTTAATTCAAACTTTGACGGTGGAGCTATATTAAATTCATGATCAATAGCTTCACGTAATTCTTCTATAAACTCAGTATGACGGTGACAACGGTCATACTTTTTAGATGTATATAAAATTTGATTGGTTTCCTGGTCAACGATCAGAAAAACATCTTGGCAATGCAATGACCAACCAATTTCTCTACGGCCCGTGTTTTTATTATAAACATAAGCAGCAGGTTCGCCATCAATTTCGAATTTTAATTCAGAAATATCAGATTCTGAGTCATCAGAACAAAGGGAATGCCCATCAAAAATATCGCCAACGTTATAGCGCAAATTCTCGTCATTAGCATCAATAAATCTTATTTTCATGCCTATAATATAATAAAATTCTGTTCCTTTGTCAACCCAGAATAATTAGAAATATAATTTACAGATAACCGGGGTATATTCCGACTATAAATAATACATGGCAAGCTTTAAGGATTATATAGACAATCTGCTTTTACCTGCGGAACCTGAACCATTAACAGAAAAAATGTGGTTCGACTATAAAACCCGTAATGGTAAGAAGACTAAGAAATGGCATACAGATAGAAAGAACTTCCGTATCCAGATTAACAAAAAGACCGGGCAACCAAAAGAGGTCTATATCTCGCCATCGGAAAGACTTAAAAGAAAGATCGGCCAGCGCAAGGCTGCTTTAAAACGTAAGTCCAAACAGCGTAATATCACAGCTAAAAGACTTAAATCATTCGGTGTACGTTCCAAATGGGGTATGAAATATAATACCAAAGGTCACGTACAAAAACAAAGGAAAGGAAAAGGTGCTACGGACCCGTACCACGAACACAACGGATTGTACCCTAACATGTACGAACAGTTGTTACTAGAATTCCCGCATGTAGAGATTCTTCCAGATATATTCTGGGATTTCTATGAAGAACGTGCGCATGACGGTGGTCAATGGTTAATGCAGTTAGTTTCCCTTTATAAAGATCACCAAATGGTTTCGCTTAATAAAGGTAATCCTTCCGATAATAATAATTGTCCCGATGCTGGTACCAAGGATGGCTTTATACAATTACAGCCAAATGACCTGGAAAAGATCACTTACTCCCTTTGTGAGGATCCATGGTTCATTAAAACTGCTAAAGAAGGTTATAAAAATCTATCGGAAGAAGAAAGAGAATTGTTCGATCTATACGTAGACGAGCGATTGTTAATGAAATTGATTCCAGAAGACTTATTATAAAAAAGACCGGTTACTTAACCGGTTTTATTTTAATCTTAAAGAAAAGCGTCGCCAATGGGTCATACGTCGCCGTATAAGTTGGTTTATACGGGTTCTTCTTGTAAATGGATAATGGAAATACTTTTCTCTTACTCATTGATATATACCTTCTTTAAACTATCATATACTTCACCAATTTTAAAGTCATATATTGAATAACTGCGTCCGTCATCAACGGCAACATCTACGGTATAATCGCCTTTTCCTTCTTTTGCCAAGTTATTAAAGTAATTGGCAAAATCATTTACTGTTGCTAATTTAGACATAGTTTAGTCCTTGAATGCGAGTTTGTTGGCTTCACGTCTGTCATACTTCTTCTTAGACGGAACGACGCGAGTTCTCATAGTCATACCGTTTGAAGAATTAGCAATTCGTTCTGCTCTCTGTCGCTTGGACTCTTTTGCTTGTTCTTTCTTGTTGCTCATAATAACCTCTTGTTTATATTTATAATATAGAAAAAACCAGAGTTATTGTAAACCCTGGTTCTAATTCTTTTTGGTTCAGATACCAAGTAATGCATCCACTGCATCATCGACTTCATCCTTAGATGCAGATACTGGGGGTGGAGGTAACGGTTCTGTTTCCGTCGGATGTTCCAAAACCTGCTTATAGTGTTCTTCAAACTGATCAATACTCTTTCGCATGTCTTGAACTTGTTCCAACACCGTTTTAATGTTCTGTTCAATAATATCGAGTTTAAACCTCAGGACTGCAGTGTCCTTTGGTGGTCTCGGTGGTTCAGGTTTATATTCTTTTTCTTCAGCCATAATCTGTAATTACTTTTGTTTATTGTAAAAGGTGAAAGGATGTCGGAGAACTTCCCCGACACCCTAAGGTGAGGTTAACTAAACTTTCACAGTTCCCGTGAACGCCTTACCAGCGAACGTGCAACTGGATGCTCGGTCAGCATGAATCTTCAGAACCTTTGCGGCATACACCAGTTCATTGACCTTGCTTGCGGGAATCATCATACCTGCGGTTTCTTTCTTGAGTTCGATTGCAGCCTTCGTGGTCTTGGAGCTGAATCCCTTGATTGCCACTTTGGTAGACGTATCTTTAGTGGCAGACACATACGTGGCCTTCTTGCTGTAAACACCATCCGGACGCAGACCGAGCTGATACAGACGGTATTCTTCTTCTGTCATCTTCGGGAACGCAGTTCCAGGTGCAGCCTTCTGGAGACTACCCACAAAATCCTTGACCTTCTCCGAGAAAATCTCGTCGATGTTCACAGTGGTCTTGTCCGTGAGCGGATAGTCACCGAGATTGATAATGTTGTTCTTGATTTTGACAGTGGTCAGACGAGCCTGTTCAGTCTTGTCTTTTGTGACCTGCAGGAACTGCTGATAGAGTTCACCGTCGCGGACAACACAGATCTGGCGATACTGCTTGCAGTTATGAGTGGTGCCATCCGGTTCCGTGAGCACGCCTTCCTGTTCAAAACTGATGTTCAGATTGCCAGCAGACGTGATGCTGATGTTGTGGATGGGCCATTCAGTTTCATTCGGCTTGAAACTTACGCCGTTATCGGCATATTCTGCTTCGGTCACCTTGTCATAGTTGGTAAACGGCGAGACCTTGATGCCGGCTTCTTTGATTGCAGTGAGAACTTCGATAATAGTCATGTGTTAACCTCGTTTGTTTCGTTGATGATTATAATATAGTAAAATACAGAGTTATTGTAAATGATAGACTCTGTATTTTTCTTTTGCAGATAGCCTATACCATAGCGGCCAGAGCTTCGGCTTCAGCTTGCTTGCGAGCACGGTAACGCTTGAGACCTGCAGCCATCGCAGCATCACTGTATGCACCAGTTTCGTGCACAGCATCGTTGATATGCTGGCGGATGTTGGATGCGTTAATCAGACCACGACGACCATAGCGGGACTTCCAGTATTCGTGGCTGACACCGTGACCAATCTGACGGTATGCGAGATCTGCGATCTTGTCGAACAACTGCTTGTCGGCGAGATACGAGTAGATAGGGCCATAGGCCTGGAGAATTTCACGACAATTCATATTTAAACCTCACTGTTTTATTGTTTACATGTATAATATAGTAAAATCTAAGACTTTTGTAAATAAGAAATGACCGAGTGTATTCACTCAGTCATCCCTAATCAGGTTCGCAATCTATAATTTATTCAGTAATCTTTTTTTTCACTGTATCTACACCGTCGGCTGCGGCCTCCTTAGCTTTAATGAACCGTTCCTTAGATGCTTCGCGAACATCGCCAATACGTGCCTTTACCGTAGACTTCGCAGAATCAACAACTTCCGACGCTGACGATTTTACGGAATCCGCAACGACACTTGCCTTAGACTTGGCTTCCTTGGCGATTTCCTTTGCACCGTCCGAGAACGTATCAGCCACACTGGAAACGAGTTCCGATGCCTTATTTGCCACCTTCTCGGCATTGTCATTGTCACCCGTGAATCCCTTGTAGACAGCGTAACCGCCAACCGCGATAATCGCAGCGAGAATGAGTGCACCAATCAATTTAATCATATTTTGTTCCTCTTTGTTAGTTGTTTTACTTGTTTAAATATAGGTTATTTGGTTTGAATCGTAAAGCTTAATGCATCTGTTTCCACCATTCAGTAACCTGGTCTGGAGTCATATCACTTAATGGACACATAGGATTCGGACCCCAAGAACCACAGTTATGTTTCTCTTTATACAATCTGGCCATAGGTGACCAATGGTTAAACTTCTTTCCAGAGATTTGCCATTCCAACCAGAGTGGGATATATTCCTTAATAAGATTTAAACGCTTAATAAGATCCATTTCCCTACGGATAATGGTGCTCATGTGGGCGAGTTTTTCTGCGGTCTTGTAATAATCCTTAACATAATTATATTCAAGACGTTGTGCAGCAGAGAGAAGTTGTTCATGTGTTTTAGGCATGTTTATAATATAGAAAAAGCTCTGGTATTTTTCAACCAGAGCCTTAATTCAATTTTCTTTCAGATTACTGGATGTTGAAGGCCTTACGCAGTGCCGAGAAATCGACACCCTGACCTGCAACCAGTTCCTTGACCTTATCGACGTCAACACCGTTCACGACAGTGTGCTTGGCCGGAGCGACAGGTGCAGTCGGCTGGAATGCAGCACCGAGCAACGTGGCAATCAGCGAACCAACGTCACCGAGACCATTGACCTGAACTGCAGAGACAGATGCCTGGACAGGTGCTTCCGGTTCCGGTTCCGGTGCGGTTGCAGCATTCACGAGACCAGTGATAGTGGTTTCGCCAGAGTTTGCAGATGCAGCGAGCAACTTGCTCATAATCTGCTTTTCAGCGTTATCAGTCATTTCCTTGAGCTGCTTGAGAATTTCCTGCTTCTGGCTGTAGCTGAGCTTGCCGAGATTTTCGACGAGCGTCTTAGCCTGCGAGATGGTCGCAGAATCAACAACGTCATCGGTGACGAGCGAGCGGAGCTGGCCCTGATGATCGAACGCATCGAGAGCTGCAACTTGGACCTTGATTTCGTCGTCAATAGTTGCGGCGTTGACGGTCTTGGTGGAACGTGCACAGAACTGTGCGGCGAGATTTGCAATAGACATATTGTTTTTCCTTTTGAATGAATTGTTTATGCTTATAATATAGCTAAATTCTTTAGAGTTGTAAATACTAGACTTAATAATTTTTTATTTCAGACTCCCCATAAAAAAGCAAAACACCATAACTAAATCAGCTATGGTGTTACGATATTGTTTCCAACCCGAGGCCAATACCGTCAAGCCTCGTCGTATTGGATAAAAGGAGCCGACCAATACGAAATCCTATTTATCTACTATAGTTATTTTCTGTTCAATCAGATGACCGGCATTCATAATCTTATCATATTCTGAAATTTTCAGATTATGTTCATCCAGTATATCATTTAATTCACTAAGTGGATGAAAACCTACCCAATCAATAATCTCTTCAGGAATTCCTGATAAAGAAGAATTATTGATAATTGTCATCTTCATTGTGTCCATGATAATAATATAGCAAATAAAAATGTTTTTGTAAAGTAAAAAATTATTTACTGTATTTGGCCAACTCAGCAAGTTGTTCTTTTAAGCGACGATGATCACCGAATTGCCATGTTCCGCTGGCAATCCTCGCCTGAATCTTCTGAGTTGACTCTTTTAAATATCTTACGTAATTCTTATCCATCGCACAAGCTCCTTAATACATATCGGACACATAATTACAATATAATAAAAGTTATCTGTATTGTAAGCTTAATAGTTTTCTTTATATTTTTACAGATAACCTTAACACAAACATAGTAGCGGGTCCTGGACTCGAACCAGGGACTTCAAGGTTATGAGCCTTGCTTGCTAGCCACTGCATCAACCCGCGATAAATACAATTATTTAAACACACTGCAGGAATTCCGATTCGTCACCTGCTAGGGTCGGTTCACAGTCCTCGATATCTGTGAGTTAAGGATTTACCAACTACGACGCCCTATGTCAACTTAATTGATCGGCTAGACATTTCTATCGGGCATACAGGATTCGAACCTGTGACCTCTTGATCCCAAATCAAGCGCTCTACCAGACTGAGCTAATGCCCGCAAGTTTTTTAGGTGGTTCCACCACCGCTGGACTACCAGCATTGTTAGCGCATTTTAGGTTTCTCCCTTGTGGAGGCGTCCAAAACCCAAACTGGACGATGCGCTTAAACCTTTAGCTGTCCCTCCTGGACTCGAACCAGGGACCAAGCGATTAACAGTCGCTCGCTCTACCAACTGAGCTAAGGGACAATTATGTTAACAAATATAGCAAATTATGTTTTATTTGTCAACCCCTAAAATCTAATCGCCGGGAATCGCTCTATTTCCTTCTTCGGCTGCGGACATTGTATTGCCCGCCGCCTGGACCTGACCCATACTTAATAATACGGCAATTATAGCGCCTGCGGAGAGACTCGAACTCCCGACCCGCTGATTACAAATCAGCTGCTCTACCAAACTGAGCTACCCAGGCAATGGGCTGTATATGCGGCGATTAACCCGCTGACGGACTATAACAGCTTTATCCGGAAAAGGTATCTACTTACGCATACGTTACCTTAACTGAACCAATCGCTTCGTGATGTAAGGTGAATCAAAACCGGAACCCTTACACGCTTCTGGATAACCCCCACGAAGAATAAGTCTCCTGTGTCTGTTCGAGACCCGCGTCTCGACATTTACTGTTGTAGACTTTAAGACCAATTTTCGTAGCCAAGGTGGGACTCGAACCCACACGGAGATTCCTCCAACGAATTTTAAGTTCGCAGCGTCTACCCATTCCGCCACAAGGCCATAGATATAGATTAAACTAGGTTCTATATCGACCTGATAGTTTTTATATAGATAACTATCAACTCCCGCTTTAGATTGGCTTTAACTATTATTACTCTAAATAATGGTCCAAAGCAGTAAATACCATTTAAACCAAGGAAATTTTATATATTAAATCTCGAGCTTTAATATATCTTATATTACCTTAGTGGTTGAATTCAGCGTATCAACCAAACGCTTCGTGCTCAATGAAGGACTCGAACAACTTCAAGGTGATTGCTCACCATAGCTCCTTTTACGGTTGCTACGCGTTTACCAATTTCGCCAATTGAGCAATAGTGCGGTATGCAGGACTCGAACCATGCAAGCCTTTCGGCATCCCGGTCTTACGGCCAAAACGTGTTTACCAGTTTCACCAATACCGCAGTTATTTATTGTCGTGATGATTATCAGCGACAGGTTTTAATATAGAAAATTATGTTCTAATTGTCAACCCATCGTGATAGTTTCATTTCTTTCAGATGACCTTGCTAATCGTCGTCATCCTCATCATCCTCAACCGGTTCTTCATCGTCATAGACGGAATCATAACCGCATTCGGGGCATTGCCAACCTTCAACCAGGTCATGTGCAATGTGTGGATGGTCAGTAATCATTCGTTCTAGTTTTGAGTCACAGACTGGACATCTCATTTTAAAACTCCTTGTTACATGATATAATATAGTAATTTCGGGATAATATGTAAAAGAAAAACGACCCGAACTTTTTGTTCAGGTCGCATTAGGAAATCACAATATGGCTAACAGGTTTTAGTCAACAACATGAATCATGTGCACGCCGTAGTGCTTTGCGTCACCCAGCATCGACGCATCAGACTTCCAACCATACTTCACACCATCACCAGTGTGCCACTGACACGCCATCTTGCCGGTAATCATATTACCGTCCTGCATAAACTTCGCGAACTTCGAATCGCGGAGCGAACGGCCATCACCAAATGCCTTCTGGTGACGGGAGGCCTTGAGCATTGCGTGATCGAGAGAAACAGTCTTCTTCATGTTTTATTTTCCTTTTTTGTTATAAGTCAAAACTTTGGAGTAGGCTGGCTGAATTACCAGCCTACCTTTCACACGGCAGAGTCGTGCTCAATGCAGGAGTCGAACCAATGCAAGGTCACCAGAACTAATGTTCCAGCTAGGGAGGCATTACTCCCTTGACCGGACCGGCCTTTAACCAGTCTGTGTTTACCAATTTCACCAATTGAGCAAAAGTAGTGCGGTATGAGGGATTCGAACCAACTCAAGTCTTGCGACGTCCCGATCTTACGGTCGAAATGTGTTTACCAAGTTTCACCAATACCGCGAAAAATGTAATAGTGCGGTATGAGGGATTCGAACCAACTCAAGCCCGAGGGCATTCCGATCTTTCGGTCAAAACGTGTTTACCAGTTTCACCAATACCGCAGATATGTATAGTGCTCAGTGTAGGATTCGAACAACTACAAGGGGATTGCTCCCCAGGGCTCCTTTCGGTTTACCCTGCGTTTACCAGTTTCGCCAACTAAGCAAATTTGTGCGGTTTCACATGAAGGCACCGCACAGCCTTTCGGCTAACTCAAATTAGCGGACCTTGATTGCGTTGATGAGCGCGAGAACTGCGAGAGCAGCAACAGCGTCATTCGAGACCGAGACTGCAGTGAACTGCGGGACGGTGACAGCCGGCTTTTCCGGTTCGATAGCCGCAATAGAATCCTTGATTGCACCCGGAATCTTTGCGAGATAGTCATCAATGTCGTTGATGACGGTCTGAACGGACGGAACGGTGTCAGCGAACTTTTCACCCTGGAGAATTGCCTTCTGTTCCTTGAGCATCTTTTCTTCTGCAATGAGAGTCTTGCAACGTTCGATAGCTTCAGTATTCTTCATATTATGTTTCCTTTGTGTTTTGTGTTAATTGTTTTTGATTTACGTTGTTAATATAGTTAATTTTGAGTGGTTTGTAAACCCTGGTTGAAAGAGTTTTTTATTCAGTCAACCATTAAATGTCTTCAGGATCACCGGTTTCGTAGTCGAAATCGTTATCATTGTTCCAGATAACGTGTTCACCGTCATTATCCTTGCAGTCCTTGAGAGTCTGCTTGATAGACTTCAGCTTTTCAATGGCATCATCAACATTTTCGATTGCGTCATCAATATCGAGAGATGAACAACCACATGCGACGTCATCAAAATCGCAGGCGCCATAATCATTGGGATCATCACCAAAAACGATACGAGCAAAATCTTCGTCCCAGCAACGATCGTCGATGAACACGAGTTTACCACGCTGTTCAATATCGTCATGACCATCGTTGTAACAATCATAATCATGTTCATCACGATAATCTACACGATTTTCATCGTTATCGTCGTTGTCTTCGTTCTGAGCCGGAGCCGAAACACCGAGCTGAGCAGCGAGATCACGAATGAAATTTGCCTTTTCAGGGGTATTCGGTGCCGCCTGAATAATCTGAGCGAGCTGAGTGGCAAGCTGAGCCGCTGCGTTCTGGTCAATCTGACCGTTAACGTTAATGAGTGACATTTTAGTCTCCTTAAGTTCTTATTGATTTACGATGTAAATATAGCTTAATTCAATTAAAACGTCAACCATGAATCAAGCTTAATTCTTTTTCAGCTAACTTGATTAGTCATCGTCGCCCGAATCACCATCATAGTCATTGAAATCGATTGCAGCAAACTTTGTAGCACCCTGTGCCTTTGCACGTTCAACTACTTCAATCATTTCCTGCATTTTCTGAACATTATGCCTTGCACATTCCAGACAACGATCAATATCAAACTTACGTTGGATGTCAGTGTCGTCTTCGTAATCACCTTGTGCGAGAATTGCATCTTCTTCACATGTTTCAATATTACCGCGGTCATCTGTGGTATAACCATCGGTAAACAGGTCTACAAAATCACAGAGATCTGCTTCACCTTCCGGATGTTCGTCATTTTCATAGAATGCCGTTAAATCGATACATGCGATTTTCTTTTTCGGAATATAGACAATATCCGAACCCATCGGAACCCTACCCTTAGGGTCCACCAGCTTGATGACCATCTTGAGCTGTTCAATTGCCTTTTTCTTCTGTTCTTTCGTAAGACCAGTAAAATCCTGATGCGTCAACGATTGAATGTCCATCATTACAGGCACCTGCAAAATACCAGGGGCTGTTCGTGTTCTACCTGACATATAAGTCTCCTTTAAATTAACAAATTAAATATAGTTAAAAGAAACCGTCATGTAAACGGTTTCCTTTATAAAAAATACTTTACAGATTACTAGGCATCTTCGTAGCCTTCCACCGTATTGTAATGGAAATTATCAGCATTACAACGAACGATAACATTAGCACCACGACGTTTTGCTTCTTCTGCTGCCTTAATAAACGCATCGACATGTTTCTTAACAAATTTATATTGCTTGAGAACTTCATTGAGATCAGCACCGTCATCAGCATCATTTCCATAAAATCCATGGCTACAGATTTCATAGAGCCAGCTTTCGCCAAATTCATCAACGAGATCTTTACCTTCTTGTGGCAAATGGTTATAATCACCCGACGTGTGGTCTTCGGCGAACAACATCGCGTTTCCAATGACACGATAATCATCGCTAATCTTATAGCATGGATTCAGTGCTTCTTTTGCTTGCTTAATTAAATCCTTGAGTCCATCACGGTCCAGACCATCGAGACGGGGATTAGTGCGGACCAGTTCAGTGTTAATGAGAGACATGTTATACTCCTTGTTTGGTTGATTACAGTGTATAATATAGATAATTAACGGATTTATGTAAATGAAATAGCTTAATAAAGAAAAAAGCAGTAACCAATTATAGTTAAAAGAACTTATCCAGATGTTCTTTTACATAATCAAACTTTTCCAGCATTCTTTTACTAAAGCCGTATTCTTTAAGATTTTTTTCATGACGCTCCGGACGATGGAGCATATCGAATGCACCATTTTCCATACCACACATCCATTCAACCTTTTCAATCTCTTCGATACTGGACCACTTGACATTAAACTGGGAACAGTAACCCATCACAGGCATCACGATCTTGCACAAGTTGCTTGATCTAAAATCCGCATAGACCGTTTTTCCATCATGTGTGAACCTGAAAGAATTTTCACCCCATCCATCACAAAACTGTCCATCAAGTTCGTCATTCAGTTTATGAATGATTTTCTTAATCGCTTCAGTATTGTGCATATAGTCATAGTCAATGAAAAAATTGACACAGAGAACCAAACCATGTTCCTTGTCAAATGAGATGAAATGACTTGCAGGCTTTACACCATCCGGAATCTGATCATCTATTAATGGAAAAGACTTTCCCATGAAAGATGTTTGGAATGCGTTGAGAAGATCGAAGATATATTGCTTCTGTTCCTCTGGATCAGTTATTGGTTCAGTGAGAACTTCATCAGGTATAGGATCACTGATTTCAATCTTATAGAACAGCTGGATTTCATTGCTGTCATCACAATACATTTTTTCTTCACTCATGTTCTTAATATAGATAATTAACAGATTTATGTAAATGAAATAGCTTAATAAAGAAAAAAGCAGTAACCAATCATAGTTACTGCATTCTATTTCGTGGGCCTGCCGGGACTTGAACCCGGATCCGAAGATTAAAAGTCTCCTCGTCTAACCAATTGACATACAGACCCATTTAGTTTTATTAAAGTGAGTAGCTCTCTCACTTAATGGGTGGGGTGGGACTTGAACCCACGATCTCCGGCTTATTCAGCACCAGACCAGCGGATGCTGGATAAGGCCGCTGCTCTAACCGACTGAGCTACCCACCCATACTTGGGGTACCTGGATTCGAACCAGGGAATAGAGGCTTCAAAGGCCCCGGCCGTACCGCTTGGCTATACCCCAAAAGAGTACCCTGGACAGGATTCGAACCTGTGACCCGTTGCTTAGAAGGCAACTGCTCTATCCAGCTGAGCTACCAGGGCATAAAAAAAGATTCCAGCATATTGTATACTGGAACCTCAAAAAGTTAAACAAATAACATACGAAGTTAACTAGTATACAAACCCAAACCAAGGTTTTCTTATACCTTGTATTTGTTTTCTGGTTTGTCTTCTAATCATCTTCATATTTTTATTTATAAATTTTGTTTTCCGTTTTTCGCTAAATTGATGGCCGCGGGAAGTAGGTCCATAGTAAATTGTTAAGATTTAAATAGGAACTTCGTTTGCAGCCTTATTTTCTACACACTTAAATATAGTAAACTTTGGGGAGATTGTAAACCCCCAGGAATGAATTATTTATCTTCTTCCCAGTAAGAGTCAATCACCACATTGTTCTTTGATGGATCATAGACACTGAAGTAGTAGCCATGTTCCAATGCGTCCATAGCTACCAGTTCATTTGCCTGTTCCTGACACATATCCTGCAGGTTATCCATTAATTCACTGAAACCAGTGTTTTCAGAGGTTTCATCAGTATCAATGGTAATCACCAACTTTCTACGCATCTTTCACTCCTTACTGTCTGATGCCGCAGAGCATAGCGAGCTGCACAATAGCATCAGCAATTTGCTGTTCAGTGAACTGAGACAGATTGGGAATTCCAGGCTGTACAGGTGCCGCAGGCTGAGCAACAGTTTCAGCAACACTGACAGTCGTTTCTTCAACCGGTGCAGCAGGCATTTCCACAGCAGGTGCCGCTTCAACTGCAGGTGCTTCAGTTACAGGTGCTTCAGGAGCAGCTTCAGTAGCGGGTGCTTCTTCAACCATCTGGAATTCTACTGCGCAGGCATCACCTTCTTCCTGCAGAGACAGAGAATACTGTTCCGCAATTTCACGGATATTTTCGTCGATCTGGTGCAGACGACGGTTATACTGGCCGATTGCCATCGAGATACCAGCACACGGGATAATCGATTCCGACTGCAGAATTCGAATGGCCTGACGGACCTTACGCTGTTCAACCAGCAACAGTTCACGGGCGTTGATTGCTTCTTCTTGAGTCATTTTACTTCCTTTAGGCTACAATAGCCCTGATATATGCCTTGGTCAACTCGGCCGTGGCTTCTGGATGATTTTTAAGCTGAGACATGGGAATCTTATGTTTAAAGCAATAGTTTGCTTTCACAGATTCCATAAGTTCTACTTGTTCTCTTGTATTCATACTTTTTAACCTCTAATTTATGTCTATAATATAGTTAAAAATTGAACCAATGTAAATAACTAGAATGCGGTTTCATTTAATCAGACAACCGTCATGTAATCAGAGATTTCATCAAACGAACGGATAGTCTTAGGCCATTCCTTTACCCTTCGCTTCCAAACCTCTGGGTCACAACCATCAAAGTCATCACTATTTAAAACAGTTATGTAGTTTAACATGTTGACCAGATTCAAATCAAGTACAGTCCTATCATTTTCCGGAAACATATTATATAACCTGGCGTACTTTAAGGATCTATACCCTGCTTCATATTCAAAGTCAATGGTAAAATCCTGGTGATGAGCACCAGTTTTTGTCATTAACTTTTTGGGTCTATCTTTAATGGTAGGCGCCATAAAGTTTCCATGATCTTTAATTAGATGAAGATAATGAGATGCTTCATGCAGGAATAGGGCAAAACTGTGATCATCGACGAATCTGATACTACCTTTGGTTTCTGCACCAGAACCTTCAAGTTTAATTTCTGCAGAATCTTCAGGCATATATATCCTGTCTACTTGCAGTGACTGTCTTTGGAAGTAAGCAGCAGCCTTCTTAGGTTTTTCGTCAAATTGAATAAATGCAATTAACTGTTGTGACATGAAATCCTGCAGATCATGCCAAAAACGAGTACGCCCTGGAGCGTACTCGCTATCATCAACCAACACGATGTTCTTAATAAATGTTTCTGTTAAAACGGCTTTCATATCCTTATTAGAGAACCAGATCACCACTAAAATCGAATTCCTGCGTCATAATTTCTGCAGAATTCTTAGCCATGGCATTCAGATACGTGGTAACTGGAATTGTCGTATATTCCTTGTAGACCTGACACTTCGAGAAATCGACTCGAATGCCACTGTCAATAAACGCTTTGACACGACGTTTGAACTTGCTTAAATCAGTAATTTTGTTGAGCTGCAGAATAGCCTTCTTAGAACGTCTGTCTTCCACAACCGGATCAGTTGCATTACCCGGGAGGTCACAGATAATCTTTTCGACTCTCTCCATATCCTTTGCATCGGGGGTTGCAGCCTTAACTGCGTTAATGAATTCAATTTCTTCTCGTGTCATTTTTAATACTCCTTGTTGGTTAACGATTATAATATAGTTAATTATTTCTAGGTTGTAATCATTATTAACTAAATTATATCTATTCAGTTACTCAGGGAAATAGTTATTGACAACAGTTGCAAATTCATGCAATGCACGTTCGGTCATCAGTTTAACAGGGATGTTTTCGTAGCCGCCCATGAGCAACACTTTCCTACGGCCAATCTGAGCATTTCGAATCAGACCCGTCCTCACTGCAGGATTATGGCACATTCTATCAGACAACGAGTTAGAACCAGTCGAATAGATATATTCGTTCGGTGCATCAAGACTCATTGCTTGAATACCAAATGCAGGTTGACAGATTTCAGAAATTTGTGCAAACGTAACCAAGTGTGACGTATCAGTCTCCATCAGTTTACACACCATTCTGGTCTGGATTTCTTCACAGATATTCTTCAAATCACCATTACCATACATCTTCATGCAGATAATGCTATCTTCCGCATCGAGCGGATCTAACGTAATGATATTGCCTTTATTGACAATAATTCGTTTGCTTTCATCCAATCCGGTATATAAACTAGCGGTACCATCGCCATTATACTTAGCGCACCAAACTTCGGCTTCGCTACTATTTGTACCAACTGTTACTTTTACCTTAATCATATTTTTAATATAGTAAATTATTGTTTATGTGTAAATACCTTCTGACATAACCATTTTTATTCAGATAACCCTGTTGATGAATTGTTAATAGATTGTTTACAAGAATGTTAACAAAGCGTGTAAATTGTTAGCACTCTGTAATTTCTCTTAATGCTTTCTCGGTTCGTTCGTCGTTGAAATATGCTTTCAATAATGCATAATTCTCATTCTTAATGGAATCCTTAATAATTTTTAAAAACTTAATAAGTGATTCAATATCTAAAAACGTTTTCTCTTGAAAAAACATTTCATCGGCAACTACACATTCTTCAATAATTAAATCATAATACTTAATTAATTCCGGATATTTACTTCTAATATTAGATTTATTAAGTCTGGTTTTACTTGGAAATGAAATCAGATGAGAACTGTCACAAAATGTTGCATTGGGTTTGCCATCCTGTCCGACCTTTAACTGAATTCTAATATTAATCCCAAAATTATCTCTTTTAGACTGAAATGGAAAATCTACGTATAACCAGCTACCATTACACATTTGCGGTGTAAAATCACCTTCTGAAATATTATCATTTAATGCATTTATCCATGGTTCATATAACAGATAACCTGCCTTAATATCTTCATATTCCTTAATGGTTTTATTAAGCTCAGTATTAACGCATTCCACTAACTCCTTAAACTTTTCACACGCCATACTTAATACAATATAAAAAACCCACTTACTTTCGTAAGCGGGTAAAAGGAAAAAACTTTTTTACAGATACCTTACATCATCCCAGGCATTCCCATAGGCATTGGAGGCAATGCTGGTTTTTCTTCCTTCTTTTCAACAATGACACAATTGGTTGTGAGAATCATCGATGCAATGGAAGATGCATTCTTCAATGCGTTCTTGGTAACCTTGACCGGGTCAATGATTCCGTTTTCAACGAGATCATAGAACTTATCGGCACGGGCATCGTAACCTTGGTTCCCAGAAAGTTCTTTGACCTTACTGAGGATAACTGAAGGTTCCTTACCTGCATTCGCAACGATCTGACGTAACGGTTCTTCAATGGCGCGGAAAACGATCTTACCACCAGTAAGCTGATCCTCGTTATCAAACTTAACGGAATCCTTAATCATTTCTGCAGCACGTACCAATGCGGTACCACCACCAGCAACAATACCTTCTTCGACAGCAGCTTTAGTTGCATGGAGAGCATCGTCAACACGATCCTTCTTTTCATTCATCTCAACTTCAGTTGCAGCGCCAACCTTAATAACACCTACACCACCAGCAAGCTTAGCAATTCTTTCCTGGAGTTTTTCCTTCTCGTAGGCAGATTCAGTTTCACTTAACTGATTCTTAAGCTGGAGAACTAATGCTTCAATGTCTTCCTTCTTACCAGCACCTTCAATGATGGTAGTGGAATCCTTGGTGACCTTAACACTTTTTGCCGTACCCATGCACATCGGATCTGCATCAGAAAGCTTAATACCAAGTTCATCACTAATGAGTTCACCATTAACAACAGTAGCAATGTCCTTAAGGTTATTTGTACGTGAATCACCATAACCCGGTGCCTTGACTGCGCAGACCTTAATAGCGCCGCGCATCTTGTTGATGACGAGTGTACTTAATGCTTCCGAATCAACGTCTTCAGCGATAATGAGGATCGGGCGGCCATTTGCATTAGCGTATTCCAGGTGCGGAAGGATATCCTGCAACGTGGAGATCTTATGGTTATAAAGGAGGATCAATGGGTTATCGAGTACTGTTTCCATCTTCTCTGGGTTAGTAACGAAGTACGGGGAAAGATAACCATTGCCAAACTGCATACCTTCAACGACATCAAGCGTGGTATCAGCTGTTCTAGATTCCTCAACGGTGATAACACCATCCTGACCAACCTTATCCATGGCGTTAGCGATCATCTCACCAATTTCTGTATCACCATTGGCGGAAATGGTACCGACCTGCGCTACAGCTTCAGTGGTTGTTACCTTAATTGAAATCTCATCAAGCTTCTTGACGATAGCAGCTACAGTCTTATCAATACCGTTCTTAATTTCCATTGGATTAGCGCCGGCGGCGACGTTCTTCAATCCTTCACGTGCAATAGCCTGGGTTAAAACGGTAACGGTAGTCGTACCATCACCAGCAATGTCGTTAGTCTTCTGGGCGCCTTCCTTAAGCATCTGTACACCCTGGTTGGCAAAAGCATCTTCTACTTCAATAGACTTAGCGACAGTAACACCATCCTTCGTAACTGTTGGCGCGCTGGATCCGTTGGCGATCATAACATTCTTTCCGGACGGACCTAAGGTAACCTTAACTGAATCCGCGAGGATGTTAACACCCTGCATAATCTTTTCACGTGCCTGTACATCAAATAAAATTTCTTTAGACATATATTTTTCCTTTTGTGTATTTAAAACTAAAGCAAATATAGTAATTTTGCTTAATAATATTGAATATTTAATTATTTTCTGGATATTTTAATTGAAAAACCGGGTTTTGAGACCCGGTTATCAAATATATAAAGGAACAATTATGGATTAGCGCTTAGCAGCTTCGAGCTTAATCTGCTTCTTAGCAGCTTCGATCTTTTGACGGATCTTAGCACGGACTGCAGTCATAATTCCTTCTTCAAGCAAATCGTATCTGGAGTTCCAGAGCTTACCGATGATGTAATCGGACTTTTCGCTTAAATATTGGCCCTTCTTAGAGAACTTATTGAATGCTTCGGACTTAGTTTCGTCAGCCGGGGCTTCTTCTTCCTCACTAGAAGATTCTTCACCACCTTCGCTGGATTCACCTTCAGAAGATTCACCTTCACTGGATTCACCACCCTCAGAAGATTCACCTTCACCAGAAGATTCTTCACCACCTTCAGAAGATTCACTTTCTTCAGAGCTTTCGTCACCACCGAAATCATCAGTAGATTCTTCGCTACCAAAGTCGTCTCCACCGAAATCATCAGTAGATTCAGCTTCACCTTCACCGGATTCGCCACCTTCTTCCTTATCACTGTTAAGGTTATCAACCTTGTCAGTCAATGTCTGGATAGCAGTAGTAAGTGTTGCAAGGATGTCCTTAAGCTCGGAGGTACCTTCAGCTTCATCCTTCGTACCATCTTCTTCCTTCTTGTCGTCGCCTTCCTGGAAGTCCTCGGTATTCTCAGCCTTATCTTCCCCTTCGGAATCGTCATCGTCATCCGGGAAGTTATCTTCACCAAATGATTCGTCGTCACCACCTTCAGATGGTTCTTCGGAAATATCGATATCGTCAGACGGTTCTTCTACAGAAGCATCGACTTCTTCATTGTTTTCTTCCTTTGTTTCTTCCTGACCGGTAGTATCATCAGCTGTGACTGGCTTTTCTTCTTCCCCGTCAAGGAAACCTTCGTTAAGCTTGTGGCTCTTCTTCCACTTCTTGAATTGGATATCTTCTTTATTTTTCATAATTCTATTTTTCCTTTATATATCTTTATTATTTATAAAAATATTTTTTGAGCTCTTTTTTAGAGTGTATTTTTATAAATTTGATACTCCGGAGAGGTTAAAAGCTCATCAAATTTCTTACTGGTGTTGATTGCCTTAATGAAATTGGTCTCTTCATTGCATATGACAGACTTAAAATCGGCCATATAGTTATCAAACGTAGCTTTATAGTTCTTGGAAAGCTTAAAGACATCCATAACAGATGCTGGGCGGAATGCACCCTTCAAAACCTTAATGGTTTTGGCATCCAGGTTATCCTTAATGAACTTTTCCGTTACGCTGATGACGTTCTTAATGATCTCATCCTTCTTGATGACATCAATTTCACCGTTAAGTACCTTAGGGATTACCAAGGTATAGATTAATGGATTGTTTTCCATAGAGCTGAACTCTGAGGACTCGTTTACCATGTATTCTTTAAGATTCTGCATGATTTATTACCTTTTCTTCTGATTTTCCTTAAATTCTTTATACTGAACTGCTATTTCTGCAATAGAAACAGCAATTTGCTGAAGAGTACCTTTAATTTCTTTAATATCCTGCTTGATGCCACTGTTTTCCTGTACAAGGAATTCAATGTCCTTTTGCATCAAAAGCTTTTGGTTGTTAAGAGCATCTATGTCCTCTTTAAGCTTCGATATAGTATCGTCTCTGGTTGCAGCCGTATTCTTTCTTTGTAAAAACACAATCAAATATACGATCACCCCAGAGAGAATAGCGGTTGCGTTACCCGACTGAAATGCTGTTGTTAATAAATCTTCCATAAATAAGTTCTCCTTTTTAATTATTTATGACCTTAATTTTCTTCCCAATAAAAGAATTTCTCAGGGTAACGCGTAGAGTATTCCAATGAAACCGGACCCTCTTGCCATGCAGCAGAAAGGTCTTCCCAGTGCCATTCGCCGCTCAAATGATTAAGGATCCATTCAATAAGCTTCCTGTTTTCCGTTGTATTAGAGAAGTTTCTAGCTACACCCTGGTTTATAGCGCTGAGATCATCATATACACCATCAATAACCTTTCCATTTACCAATGGGTACTCAAAGTTATTGGTTGCCATTTGAACGATGGTCATTGCCTTTACCAGGTCTTTAGAGACACGTAATGGTCTTTCGAATGAACCTACACCAACAATGGTACCACCGTAATCCCCATATGCACCAGCTTCTCTAGCAGCCTTTTCCGAATCAGTCCAGATCTTAAGCTTACCCTTTTCATCATAGTATGCAGAAACAGCGCTTAAATCAGCCTTTTCATTGGTATAGTCATACAATGCAGAAAGGTTCTCATAAATGTTAGGTACATATGCAGCGGAATTCCATATAGCGGAATTAGCTGAGGTAACGTAATAAGCTTCACGTACTGCGCTGTAATCATACATGTCATCCAACGCAGAGAACGCAGCAGATAATGCCGATGGGTCAAACGCGGTTAAACCGCTAAGACCGGAATAACTGTTCCATAGGTTAACATCCGCGCTGGTTACACAAACACACGGGTTATCATATGGTTCACAACAATCCTGCCACCATGGTTGTACATTGGCAGGTTCACTATCGTTCCAGCGATGGAAACGCGTACGTGGCCAATCAGCGTACGGTACGTTAGGCCAATCCGGAAAGTGAGGGATATGACTCGGGTCTTCCCAGTGTGGCGGCATTGGTGGATTATTCTTATTCATCATATATTATTTATAATAGTAAAAAACTCTCAGATTTTGAGAGCTTTTTACCTTAAAAAATAGCTAAAAATTACAGATATTTAGCTGCCTGGCGTTCAGACCAAGAGTACCCGGCATACGGATCCTCTTTCTGCTGTGGCTGCGCTGGCTGTTCTTGCTTTGGCGGAATGTCCTGCTTCGGCGCCGGAGTCGGCGTATTACGTACAGGATTCGGGTTAGTATCAGGTGGGATGACCCTGTACCCGGCATCCTGTGCTACTTGCATAGCCATTTCCGTTGGATCCATCTTACGTACATTATATCCATTAGCCTGGGCAATGTTCTTTGCCTGTTCAATACGATCATCCGGTAAGGAAACGTTATAACCAGCTTCCTTAGCGACGCGCTTGGCCTGTAATATCTCTTCAACACTGTATTCACTCATTTTTGAACCTCTTATATATTTGATTTGAAATCTTTTTATTTATATCACTTGTTCGTTATATCTGATAGCACCTTCAGGGTTATGCTTCCAATCATTGATGAATTCATATAACGATCTACATTCTGCAATCATGCGCTGGTTCTCTTCACCTTCAGCATTGGTTGCAATACGGTAAGCAGCATCTGTAACAGATATGATCTCATCATTCCATACCATAGCATCATTATCTGCTGGCGCTGAAACCATACAATCGATAGTCTTTGGTGTATCTAGTAACGGCAAATAACTATCAAGCTTGACATAGTTACACCCATCCTTGACATATACTGATCCAGACTGATCAATATAAGTACCATCCATTAACTCCTTAAACGTGATGTCATCATCCGGTTTATAACCTTTCCATGCATTAATGAAGGATTCCTTCGTCAACTCGAACTTCTGTACGATGTGGTTATTATGCCAGCGTCCTTCCTTAATGTCATCATAAGACATACCACCAGGGAAAATGTTTTTAGAAAGGTTATAAGCTGCATTAGCCTTCTTAAGCTTACCAGGGTCAACACACTTAGCATATGCGGCATCGATCTCCTGCTTCAAATTACTGATCTGATTCTTGGTTCCGTCTAAGCTACCGTAGACGGAGTTCTTAAACTCGGTAGATACATCGTACCCGGATCCTTTCTTCTCAATCTTAAATACGGAAAGGGCTTCAGCGTAATAGTTCTGCGCTGTGGCGATCTCAGAACAAGAATAACTGTCATCAAATGCACAGGTAAAGAATGACATTAACGTATCGAGGTAATCAAACAAACCCCAGTCGATTAACATGTTAAGGTATTCATCAATCAACAATCTTAAACGCTTATAGTTACGTTCAATGAATCGGAGGTACTCATCCATTAACGATGCACACATTTCAAAAAGCTTCTTTATGTACGAGATGCCAAACTCGATCGTGAATCCAGCATCACATACCGTTTGCTGGAAAGCGCTAAAGTCCGTGATAGATTGGCTGATAAGATCCATTACATCCAGCGCTGCTGTACTGCGGCACTTCCTTTCCAATGCACGTCTTATCTTTTGGTTTAACCAGGAATCAGAGTTAAGGAGCTCAGCAAGTAAAGCAGCGCACTTCCATAGCTTGTTACACCAGAAGGTTTTATCTTCACCAAACAGTGCGTTATATAACATGTCAAACAGTTCTTTCTCATACTGTTTCACCAGGTTAATCACCGTTCTCATGGTGGTGTTAATCATGTAGGTAATAGTAGTCATAAGCGTAGAGACTAGTGTGTCAATACGCTTTAAAATACCTTTTGCTGCTTGTGTTAATCCTTCAATAGTAGCTTTTACTGCTATAAATGCACCATAAAGGTAAGTACATACTAAACTTGCATATCCCATATGTTCTATTTATAAAGAAAAAATCGGGGAAGTTTTTTAAAAGAGCATAGAATCCCTTTACCTGTTAAAAGACTTTTATTAACTGTTTTTACTCTAGTTATCTAAGTTTACTCTAGGGATCTGATAAAAGTCATTATTTAAAAGCTTGAAATATTTATCTATGTGCACGTTAAAAATACCTGCAGAGACATCAAGCCTATCCAGGAACGAATAGGCTTTGACAAAAACATGACCTGCTGTCAACTCTCGGGACTTACATATAGGCTTATGGATCGGTCATCCTGTATTCCAGCTACATCCTATACTGCCAATGGCGGCTTTTCTAATGAGATCGCTACTCTCATCGTCGATAATGGGCTTCGGGTATTCGTAATGTCTGCCATTTCCAACATTCCCGGCTGGACCCGTTAGGTGCCTCAGATAATATCCCATATCCTTTAGGAAGACCACTCTGGTTCCAGACTGCTTGCATCGGGCATCTCTCAGCCCCAGTTGCTGTCTATACTATATATAAACTTTTGAAATTCTGACTATTTCAACCAAATTTAATATAGAAACAAATATAAAAAATTAAGGTTATGTATTAAATAACCATAAAATTATTCTGTATTTTCTTGAAATTGTCAAAATATTTACAAAAGTTTACACAAACCATATAATTTTCTATATTTACTCTATATATGTTTGTAGAATTCAAAAAGTTGTCATTTTGCAATATCATGTCCTATGGAGCATCTGGTGCGGAAATAGATTTCCAAACCGGATTAAATACCATCAAGGCAGTTAATGGTTCAGGCAAGTCTTCTATCCTAGATGCATTAACCTTCGTTCTTTTCGGTAAACCATATCGTGATATAAAATTATCGGAATTAGTTAATACAACTAATGGTAAAGGTCTTGAGGTAACATGCGAGTTTAAGATCGGTACGGACATGTACATGATCCGCCGTGGATTAAAACCTGCTATCTTCGAGATCTATAAGAACGGAAAGGAAATGGATATGTTATCCACCAAGAAGCTTAACCAAGACGAAATTGATAAGCTTTTAGGTATTAACTTAAGACTTTTCAAGAACATCGTAGCAGTAGCAGTTACGAATAACAAACCGTTCTTAAGCTTACCAATCGGTGATAAACGTGCCTTAATTGAAAACATCTTTAATATTGACGTACTGGGATTAATGTGCAAGGACGTCAAGAAACGGAAAACGGTTAACAACACCGAGCTGGATCTTAAAACAACCGAGCGTCGTGGTATCATCAACTCCATTGAAGATAATGAATCCTATATAGAAAACATGCGACAGTATATAGCATCCTTCAATGAAGTAAAGGACACTAACCTTAAAACAATTCAGGACAATATTGATAAGTACCAAAAGGAAATTGATAAGCGTTCTAAGAACCTGGTCATCGCTGAATCAAAGATCAAGGAGCTTATGGAAGAAATTGGTACCATCCCAGATAGATCCGTCGGTGAATCACTTAACCTGGAAATTGGTAAGGTACAATCCATCATTGATAATATTAATAGTACTCTTTCCAAGCTTAAGAAATCCCGTCTATGTCCTGTATGTAATTCACCATTGGATGAAGGACATGCAAGGAAGCATATCGAAGGGATGCTCGCAGAAAAGAAGACAATGGAAAAGGAAACACTCCCTGGCTTAATGGAACAGTATCAAGCATACCGTGACACTGTTAATGCATACCAGGAAAAGCAATCCTTTATACAAACCATACGTGATAAAGCTCGTACTGAAGAAATAACAAGGTCAACGCTGGAGACAGAACTTAATAAAGCTAAACAGAACCTGGAAAAGGAATCTAGCAAGGTCTGCCCTGCATCAGTTGATTCATACGTGGAAAAGCTTAATACGCTACGTACGCAGTGTGAGGAGCTTAATAAAGATATTGACACCTTAACAGAAAAGATCTTAATTGATACCCAGCTTATCAAGATCCTGGGTGATGATGGTATTAAGTCCTATTTCTTTAAGAAGCTAGTAAAGGTACTTAATAAGTCCGTTAATGAATACCTTAATAAGTTCGAGCTAAAGAATACAACGATCGAGTTTGACGAGACCATGACGGAAACTATGATGACGAATCTAGTTCCGCGTACATACTCCAGTTACTCTTCCGGTGAACGTACTAGAATCGATATGTCCATCCTATTGGCATTCTTCGATATTAGCCGCCAGATCTCTAACTGGTCATGTAACATCCTGTTCATTGACGAGTTACTGGATCAGAACATTGACCAGTCTGGCATCGAACAGTTTGTCTCCACATTGTATAACTTAATCCAGCTTAATAAGAAAAAGCTTGGCATATATATCATATCGCATAAGCTTAATGAACTTAAGATTCAAATTTCGAGTACCATTGAGATTAGAAAGGTACACGATTACAGTATATTAGAGGTTAAATATGGGTAATAATTGGCAAGAAGTAAGTAGAACCGATGCTGTTCTCTATTGTGAGAAGTCAGGGTTCAGATGCAGGGAAATGGATCCGTTCGCTATGGAGGTAACAGAGTTCTTCCTTCCAAATACAAAAATCGAATTTAAATACAAGATGGTCTATAGTGATCCTGTTAAATTCTATATTTGGCCAAGGATAGATGGTAAAGATGTTACCATTGAGGAATTCAAGAACGCAGTTAAAGGCAATTAATGAAAATAGCAATGATCGCAGACCTGCACTTCGGAATCAAGAAGGCTGATCCTACCTTTATGGAATCCCAGTTACGTTTTTTCAGGGAACAATTCGTACCTGAACTTAATGCATCTGGAATCAAAACCATATGGATCCTGGGTGATGTCTTTGATACCAGGCAGACTATTAATACAATGACAATCAATAGGGTCATTGAATTGTTCCGCGATACCTTAAAGGATTTTGATATCAATATTATCGTCGGTAACCACGATATGTACCTTACCACAGACACGGAAATCAATTCTTTAAAGATCCTGGATCTGTTACCGAATGTCACCGTATATGAACAACAAGCATCGATTACAGTAGATGGAAAGAAGATCCTGGTACAACCGTGGATCGTGGATTATAAGCAGGAAAACCTTATTACTGGTAAGTATGACTATTGTTTCTGTCACGCGGACATAGTTGGTTTCGACATGGGTGGTGGTCGTCTTTCCGAATCAGGACTTGTAGCTAAAGAGATCCTTAAGCATGTAGATGCTGTCTACTCAGGTCATTACCATAACGGAATACATCGACAGTTTGAAAAGGGTAAGTCCATTACATACCTGGGCGCACCATACCAGCTTACTAGAATCGATCGTAACGGAATCAGAGGGTATCACATACTGGACATAGCATCTGGTGAACGTACCTTAATTGAAAACCATATGTCCATGAAGTTCACTCGTCATGTCTACCCGGACATTAATACATCTATGGTACCAGGTAATGTCGTCGATATAGACGTTCCAGCTGAATACGCTGATCAGACTAAAAGGATCGCGGATCTAGTTAATAAACTGGAAAAGATGAACCCAGCGTACCCGGTTAATATTAGCTATTTACCATCCGAAGAAGATGCTACTGAAGCTATCGATACGGAAAACCTTAATATAATCACTCTCTTCGGTAATTACCTGGAGCAGGTAGAATTAGATGCCAAGCATAAAGACATGCTTTATGATAGCTTTATAGAACTATATAATAATTATAAGGAACAAGGAAAATGAATTATGTAGTAATGGGTATCGACCGAATCGGGAAAGATACCTTTATAGAAAACAACTTTCCAGGTCATAAGAAGATTCACTTAACAAAACCTCCTAAGGATGTGGATCCACTTATATTCTCCAAGACGGAATACTGTGACTATTTCTGTAACCTCATGAAGAATGATAACCTGGTGTACAACCGTGGTCATATCGATGAATTCGTATACGCGCCAATCTACAGGAAGTATTCTACGTACTGGCTTACTATCATGGAAGAAGAATTCGCACAGTCTGTGGCAAACACTGTCTTCATCCTACTGTACACTGATAACTTCGATATGATGGTTGATGATGGATTATCTCATGATTTTAACCGTAAGGAAGAGGAACAGGAACTATTCCACAAGTACTTTGACCAATCCAAGATGATTAATAAGATTAAGATCAAGGTCAATGACGGTAATAAGTATCGTAATCCAGATGATATCAGGAATGATTTGGGTTTGGCATTACGTGAAACACCTATCATTAAAGGTGATAAGGAAATTCCAGTAGAAGTTCTAAAGTCAATGTTTAGTGGAAATTAATTACTATATTTGGTATATATGAAGCAATATCTTGATATATTAGATAGAATATTAAAGGAAGGAAAGCTTAAGCATAACCGTACTGGTGTCGATACGCTTTCCATTTCAGGATCCATGATCGAGTTCGACATGTCCACCGGGAAGTTTCCGTTACTAACTACCAAGAAGATGGGTCTCAAAAACATCTGCGCTGAACTTGAAATGTTTATCAAGGGCATCGCCAGCAAGGAATTCCTCCAGGAACGTAATTGCCATATTTGGGATGAATGGGCCAACCCGGCTAAGGTACCTTACGGTAACGATGACGAATCCAAACGGAAAATGTTTGAGGAAAAGGATCTAGGTAAGATCTATGGGTACCAATGGAACAACTTCAATGACTCTGGAATCAACCAGTTGAAGAACGTCATTGAGACGTTACAGAAGAATCCAAGCGATCGTAGAATGCTTGTTTCCGCGTGGAACCCACAGCAGCTGGGCGAAATGGCGCTGCCTCCTTGCCATTATTGTTTCCAGTTACTGTCCAATGATGGGTACGTGGATCTACTATGGAACCAAAGGTCAAGCGATTTTCCGTTAGGAGTACCATATGACCTGGCATCGTACGCCATGTTACTTACCCTTATCTGCCAACAGGTTAAGATGAAACCTGGCAAGGTTATTGGTTTCTTCGCTGATTCACATATCTATGTCAATCAGATTGAAGGTGTCAAGGAACAATTAACGCGTACTCCACTGGAACAACCTTCCGTTAAGATCCTTAACGCAGAGGATCCTAACTGGACCATATGGGATTGGAAGTATACCGACTTCGAGTTACTGGATTACCAGTCTCACCCGGCTATCAAATTCCCTGTTGCCGTTTAATATTATTTCTCCATAATAACCTGGGATGTCCTTTTAAGGGGCATCCTTTTTATTATAAATATCATATGGTAGAATTAGGTGAATATATAATGAAAGAATTAGGTGACCAGGTCTATGACGAATTGGAAATAGATCCTTCCGATTACAACAGGTTACCAGCATATGAATTCTATGATGAAGTCGTTTCCTCCTGCCGCGTAGTACATCCTGAGATCATCAAGCAGTATTACCAGGAGATGGAAGAATATAATAACCCGTCATCAGAAAAAGAATTCAGAGAATTTCAGAATTCAAAGATAAGAAGCAATTTCCCATTGGCTTTGCGGATAGCAGTAGACATTATGGTTCACACTGGTAAATACAGGTTATCGAAACCGGATTATGCTAATCTACGTTATTACACCGAAACACTATTGAATTTCATTAAAAATAAAAAACCAGGAGATATTGAACAATATCTTCTGGATCATTCCAAAGAAAAGTTACCAAGGTCTGGTATTAACTGTAACCAGATGAGACAATTTATTTTTTATCTAGCACAAAGATATAAGGGGCAATATGGTTCTTAACGAGTATACAAAAAAGATAATGGCAGAATACATCAAGGATATGTATGATGCCGGCATGGTTTTAAAATATGGCGCTTATTCAGATGCAGGAAACGCTATTAACCGTCGTGCACGTGGTAGAGGTTTCTGTGATTTCTTTGTAAATTGCGCATTAAATTTAGAAGACACTACTACTGCAGAAGGTATTGCTTATCATCTTGATGGCGGCAATGTTTGGGTTTGTAAATCAGAAGATGGTCATGATGGCAGCTGGTATTGGCATAGCAGATTACCAGAGATGAGTGATGAACAATTCCTAGAACTCATCAATAACAACAGAAAAATATACGGATTACAACCGTCTACTTATTCACAATCAGCAATGTCTAAAGCTGCTCGCCTACTGGATGATGAAATGCAGTATGAAATCTAACCCTACCCTAGGCTACTGATTGTACCCCAAGAACCGGAACCAAATTCCGGTTTTTCTTATAATACCAATGTTTCAGCTTCCTTATCTAGTTTCCGCTGATAGATGATATCCTGTAAGTTTTCGATAATACTTTTCATCTCGGCAATGGTTTTATCCTGTTCTTCAACACGCTTTTCCATTTCCTTATACTTATCGGATATCGCATCACTAATAGATAATTCCCATGTAGGTTCTACATTAGATATTGTAGTTATCCCAGTACCTGCTGCTAAAGAATCAGGACTAACGGAATCAGGATTAAATAAGAATGCTTCATTCAGCAACGTACCACCAGCATTAGTAATTTCACCGGTTTCAGAATCAAAACTTAAATTACGGTGACCGTCATTACTCTCGTTGTCTGTAGGACACCACATATGATGCATCGCCCGGGCTTCGGCTTCCCTATGTCGAAGTTCAGCTTCCCTACGTTCCGCCTCCAATCCCGCTGCATATCGATCAGCGGCTTCTTCTATTTCCCGAGTTCTTTGCTCGATATATTCCCGATTCCAATGGTTAGGAACTGGTGCCGGAAACTCCCTTCCCATATAGGTTATAGTTCTCGGCTCATCATGTGGTAACCCACCATAATCTTCAGTTATCGCCTGTACACGACCTTCCCTTAAACCTGCCATCCATTCAGAAAATCCACTCATATATCCATAAACTCAATCCCGTCATTCGTCAATTCCAAAGCTGGTCCTTTGAAAAATTCAGATTTAGCCAGATGTTTATAGTCCATCCATTTTGGATCTATCCAGTGCAGGAATTCCTCGGCATCTTCCATACTAAATTCTCTCTGTCCCCAAACTGCTCTACGGTATTTATCAGCAATAGGTACAGTTCCCTTATGAACGTCCGTAAACTCCCTGATATAATTATCAAAGAATCCTGGATTTATAATACATCCCTGTGAATCCGAGAAAGCCGGGTGACTATTCAGGTATTCAGCAACTTCTTTAGAGACATAACCATCAGCACAAATCATACTACTAATATAGCAATTTATAACCCGTTTGTAAACCCCTTAACTAAATACTCATAGGAATCTTCAATATTCCCTTCGGTACCTCAGGTAACTGTAACTTCCGATAATTCTCTTTAACAGTTTCCAGGAAATCATTACAGTAACCATGATCACCCAGTTCATTCATACGGCGTGTTATGTCGTCTTTACGACCGTATTTCATAAAGGTGTCCATGACAATCTTTCCATCCAAGGTCATTCCGATAACCTGATATTGATCGTCATTGAAAAAATGAACTGGAAGACTTCTAATACTGTAATTGTCAAAGGTATGTGAAAATTCTGTATCTTTTACCTTATCAAATTCTTTAGCAAGTTCAGTCAGACCACCACCGTCAATCCAGCTGGCTTCGATATAACCACCAGCTACATGCATCGATTTAAATGACAAACAACAAGAATGCCAAATTCTTGCTATTGAACGGATAAATAACCATTTACTTAACTGACTTAAATTTTCCTTATTAAGTCCAGATTCAGCCAACAAGTCATTCCACATTTTTACCACAGTCATGGTATTATCATACTCACAGCCGTCAAAACCCAGAAATATAATCCAATCTTCCCATTGCTTCATAAATAACCACCTTAACTAAATTTTATCCGGTATACTTAACAAACCTTTAGGTACAATAGGTAACGGATCTGGAGGGTCAAAAAATCCAGAACTCTGTACATCATGGTATTCACACCATAATTCTTCAACCTGGTCAAAAAACCAATCACAGTCGTCCATGGTTACATCAGTATAGTCACCAGTAAACCAGATAGCATTATCCATTTTCTGTAACCTGTCAGGGTCATCAGCGATATGTTCTAACTTATCAACCATGAAGAAATAAAATCGTTCTTCACAAATATCACCTGGTTTAGCTGTCTTAAACATAGGATGCCGATTCAAATAATCCGCAATCTTTTTATTATGTTCCCATTCATCTTTATTTAAACAATCATCATCGTCTAACATTACCATAATAACCACCTTAACAGATATTTGCTGGAATACTTAATAAACCCTTCGGAACCTCAGGTAACTGTGCTTCAAAAAATCCAGAACTTTTAACATTATAAAACTGACACCATAATGGTTCAATAATTTCTTTTAAAAACTTATCACAATCCTTTTTGGTTATACGACGGAAATCATAACTAAACCAAATAGCTCCGTCCATCTTTTCCCAAAATTCGGTATTTGGTCCTTTTCTCTTATGAAATTCATCATCATAATATTCAAAAAATTCATGAACAGCAATACCACGTTTGGTCTTAAACATAGGATGCGTATTCAAATACTTAGCAATTTTACTAGAACCATGAACCATTACTATATTCTCCTATTCTTAACAGATATTTGACGGAATACTTAATAAACCCTTCGGAACCACAGGTAACTCGTCAACCCAGTTAACCTCACGGTGCTCCTTAATACAATACGTCATCCATAATGCCTTAATAGCTTGTATAAACTGTCTAGCATCTTCCAATGTAAACTGTTCACTTAATGGTTTTATAGGAGCATCTTCCCCACAGTCATAATAACTGAAATACTGACTATTATCCGTACTATTCAGATACTTAACAAATATATCGCATTTGAACTTATTAGGTCCAAAACAATAATTATAGAATTCCCTAATGATGTAACAATGTTTCTCTTCCTTAAACATAGGAAACTGGTTAAGGTAATCTACAGCCGCAGCCGTAAATTCATTCTTAATAATACATTCACCCGGTCTATCTTGTAACATAACCTTAATATAATAAATTATAGGGCTTAATAAAACCCTATACTTAATATAATTTCCTTTCAGGTCACCTCGGGCGGTTATACGGTTACTGTAACCTTTATTTTACGCAAAGTTACCTTAACAAAAAGGTCGGGAGGAAAAATCAGAATTATGTAAAGGTAAGTTTACGCAAAGAATTGGTAACCTAAAAATTTCTGAAAAAATTTTTTTCGAAACCGTCAGAAAAATTGTCAACTCAGATCAGGTTATGGGTTCTGGTAGGTTTTATAGAAATAGAGGTTTTGTGGTTATGTTTATAGAGGTTAAATTAGCTTAATATAACCCTAGGCCCCCCTTAATAGATTGTTAATAATCTGTGTATATATCCCCACATAGACACATATTATTCACTATCTGTTAACGGGTTATTTTATGAAGAAAATATAGAAATTTATATAGAATTTTGGATTTTTTGGTTAGGGAATAGACAGAAGTGATGACCTTAATAGAGTTTATTGACCGGTTATTTCTAGGTAATAGCATTTATATATTCTATTAAGGGACCATGACCTATCTAGTGTTTTCCAGAAGAAAAACAGGAACCTTTTTTGAAATTTATATGAATATAATTCTCTTTTAGTATGGAATAGAAAGAAATCTTTACATTCTGATTGTGGATGTGGAATACATTTAATTCTGTAATTTGGTTCGAGCATTATAGACAGGTTCATATTAATTATCCTTTATAATAAAACCGTCGGGTAGGAGAGTTTGGTTTTGTTGTGGTAACGGGAATAGGATAGTTTTAGAAATCCAGAAAAAGAAGAGGAATCTTTCTTGAAGGATATTTCTGACCATTATCTTATTATTTTCTATAATGGTAGTTTCTTTTATTCTGTGTTTATTATCTATAGGGATAAATTTATCCATTGTTAACCTTATTGAGAATATCTCGGAATTTGGGGAAGAATCTGTCTATTTCTTCATCAGTTAGGTAGTTGTTGATTTTCTTAAGGGTTTCTGTTTCTTCATCTGTTAGAGTAATGACTTTATTCATGGTTATCTCCTTTTATGATTTTTTCCCATTCGGGGAAGTGTTTGAACAGGTTATCTATTTGTTCTTTAGAGAAGTTTTCATCGAGAATTTTATTCATTCGTTCTCTTTGTTCATCTGTTAGCTTAATAGAGTTATCCATATAATTACCTTAAATGATTACAGGAATTTTCAGAATACCCTTTGGAACAGGTTCATAGAAACCGTCAGAATATTCCTTAATAAAGTCTAATAGTTTTTCTTGGTTATTATCTTGTTTATATGCTCTATTTAAATCGAGAGTATGACCATCAATAGTATAATCCCATCCATGCAAGCAACCTAGAGAGAGGGAATAAGACATACCCCTATATATTCCGTCGAAATAGGCATTATATTTGGATATTGCCTTAATCTTTCTAAACGGTCTATCGCCTACCATATCATGAATTTCTACCCAGACTGGTTTATTAAGGATAATCAGATTTTCAGCCTTATCATTCTTTGGATCGGTTAGGTTTTGTTCACGGACTATATAATCCCAATCATATCTCTGAGTGAGCGAATTATAATAATCAAGATGTTCTTGCCATTCTCGAGAATAATTCATATAATACCTTAAATGATTGTAGGAATTTTCAGAATACCTTTAGGAACAGGCGGGATGAAAGCATCAGAATAGAGTTTGAGAAATTCTATTAGTTTTTCTTGGTTATTTTCTTCTACATGTGCATGATTGAGGTCTAGTCTATGACCATCTATAGTATAGTCCCATCCATGAATACATCCTAGTGCACAAGAGTTTGAGCGACCTTTGTAGGTTCCATCAAAATAAACATTATATTTAGAAATAGCCTTAATTTTTCTAAACGGATCATAACTGTACATAGTATGAATTTCTATCCAGACTGGATTATTAAGAAAAATCAGATTAGTCGCTTTTGAATTATTTAGATCTACATATTTTTTAGCAATAGTGGTTTCCCAGTCTAAAACTTGTGGTAGACTGTTATGTAAATTTAGTTTATCTTGCCATTCTTGAGAGTAATTCATATGATATAATATAGAAAAAGCAGGTCAAATAGTAAATGGCCTACTTTAAGATATTTTTATGCAGATTACTTTCTATTTTGTTTTATATACTCTTTGAGTTGTCTTTTAAGTCTGGATTTTTCAGGTTCTGCGGTTATCTTAATAGCTTCTTTATAACCTTGGCAAATCGCTGAAAACGCTTTTCTCGCTTCCTTCTTCTTGTTCATATGTTTCTTTCTTTTTGCTTAAATAGTTGTAGATTAAGAGGTAGATAATGCCAGTTATAATTCCCAGAAGATGACCGACATGAGATGTATTGTCATTATTGAACATTCCGGATATTTCTTGGAAGGCATAGATAGAGATTAACAGAATACCTGTGATTTTAAGTTTGCCTATATTGAGAACGATGAGAGCAAATATCCAGGCTGAGATACCGATAGCATTTACATGGAGTAAACCAGTATGGAAATAATGGACTGTGACTGTGGTTAGGGCAAAAGAGAGGAGATAGTTTACTTTTCCGAGTTTTTCTTCTACTGCTGGGGAGAGCAGGAGGAAGAGCATCATATTGTTTACGAAGTGGTCTTTAGAGCCGTGGATAAATGCAGAAGTTAACACATTATGAGGGAGGTAATCTTTAAAGATTACACCTACTGTGCAGAGAACAATAAAAATCAGAGTGATGATTTCTGTTTTAATCTGAAAATTTTTCATAATTAAACCTTTAGAATTCCTTTAGGGACAGCTGGTAATCTATTATCTAAAACACCAGCATAAGTGTTAATAAAGTCTAACAGAAGTTCTTGTTTAGTTTTTTCTGTATTTTCTAGTGGACGTCTTATATCTAGCTCATGACCGTCAATTTTGAAAATATGGTCAAGAGAACCCATAGCAATAGAGCCAGTGAAATCGCTACCGTCGAAATATACGTCATGCTCAGTAATACATCTGACTTTTTCAAAATGCCAACCGTCATTGAAGAGTCTGCTAATTTCCATCCAGACACCTTCATCAAGAATAACGGCTTTATGATGTTTCTTTATAGAGTCTTCGTCAAAACGATATCGCTTGCAAATTTCATTCCACGAATATCGTTGATAAAACTTACTGCTAGCTTTAATTTTGCCTAACCAAGAACTTGAATATCTCATATTTTTAAAATTCCTTTAGGGACAGGTGGTAATCTTGGATCAGGAATATGGGAGTAAGAGTAAACGAATTTTAGCAATTCTTCTTGTCTGTCTATCTTGTTATCTTTAGACTGACTGTAAAGATCGATAGAATGACCGTCGATTTTGAAAATATGATAGAGAGAACCCATGGATATAGTTCCATCCCTATCAGAACCATCGAAAAAGATATTATCGAAAGATACAGCTTTGACTTTTATAAAATCATAATAACTGCTATAATGTCTGGAAATTTCCATCCAAACACCTTCAGGGAAAATGACCAATTTCTGTTCATCTCTCAGTCGTGCATTATCGAAATGATAATATTCATAAATATCCTTCCATGACATGCGTTTTTCATAGAATGGAGTTGAACGAATTTTTGCTAACCAATCTTCTGAATATCTCATATTTTTAAAATTCCTTTAGGAACAGGAGGTAAGCGCTCGTCTGTAATTCCGCTATAATCTTTAATAAAGGCTAAGAGTTCATCTTGACGTCTATTAGGAGGGATATCGTTGAGATCTATTTTATGATCGTCAATTCTGAAAACATGACTAAGAGAACCGAGACCTAGACTATTATAGATTCCTTTATAGTCACCATCATAATAGACATCATTCTTAGTAATACCTCTGATTTTTCTTAATTTTGTGGCGGAGGAGAAGAGAACATCAATTTCTACCCAGACACCTTCAGAAAGAATAACCAGATTTTCATTTTTAACACGTTGTTCGTTGTCAAAATGAAAACAATTTACTGTATCTTCCCAAGTACGACCTTGAACGGCATTTAAATATGGGTTTAGTTTATCTTGCCATTCTATTGAATATCTGTTATAGTTCATAGTTTGAGAATTCCTTTAGGAACTGGAGGGAGAGCTGGTTCTGTATTTCTTCTGATAAATTCCAGGAGCATTTCTCTTCTTCTGGGATTTTCAACATGAATTAAATCGAGAGTTTCATTATCGAGTGCAAATTTATGGCTAAGAGAACCAAGTTGATAAGAGGTATAGGCGTTACGATAAGAGCCATCATAATAAACAGTAAAATCAGAGATTGCTTTGACTTTTCTGAATCTAAGTAAACCGCAGATGTCGATTTTCATCCAGACGCTTTCATCGAGAACAGTAATTTTACCGTTTTCAACCTCTTCTCTAATTCCGCGTTTTTCATAAAACTTCAGAACATCTTCCCAGTCATAACTTTGACCGTTTTCTTCAATTTGTCTTATTTCATTTTCCCATTCACTTGTCATTTTTGAGACCTCTTCTTAGACGTAATTCTGGCAAAGTTAAGTTCAAAGATATAATTCATACAACCGTGTATTTTAGCCCATTCATTGAGTTCTTCCATAGTTTCACAATGAGGATCTATATCATGGTCAATTCCTTCTGGAGTATAACCTTTATCGAAATAATCTTTTGCAATTTCCTTTAAATTAATTCTACTCATGTTATATAATATAGAAAAAAGAGAGCTATAAGTAAACAGCTCTCTTAATATAATTACCATTCAGATGACCTTATAGCATTAAGCCTTCATCTTTATGCATTCTGAAAAGTTTTACTAATGCATCTAGTTGTTCTCTTAAATATCTCTCATTAAAATCATCGTTAAAGATATGACTATAACCCATAAACTTTCGTTTACCATTTAATTGACCAATACCAACAGCGACACGAAGATTGTTATACCAATGTTCCATATCATGGTCAATTCCTTCTAAGATATAACCTCTATCGAAATCATTGTCGATATAGAGTTTTATATCTGCCTTTTTCCATTGACCATAACGGCCGTAATCTTCAGCCTTTATGATAAAGTCATAATCTTCTGCGATTTTCTTTAAATTAATTCTGGACATTTTTAATCCCAGGGTGCACAGAAACCACCATATTCTTCATTAAAATCTCGGATTGCCTGTTCTCGTTCATCGCTCGGACAGAAATTTTCAATTCTGTATAATTCTCGTTCTCGAGACGTCATACAAGCATTTGCAATTGGACCTAAGTCTTGATCTAGGTCACGTGTTTTCCAGTATTTATCTTCATATCGTTTAGCCATGTACTATATCCTCTATATTTTCATGTTCTTTTACTATTAGTGCTTTTTTTATAATATCTTTAAATTTTGGTTCTACCTGAGCAAGGTTACGGAACCATTCCTGTTTTTTTACTGCACCATCATAAAGAATTCCAGCAGCATCTATCATTTCAAGAGCATTTAATCCTTTAAATATTTTCAGAATATCATCAGCACTTGCTTTTGTGACTGTGCTATTGTTATTAGTAATGATGTAACTGATAGCATCTTCAAATTCTGATAATTTTGCAGTAGCTTCTTTAGCCTTAGGGTCAGTTAACAAGAAATTACACTTATTAATTTGATGTATAATTTTTGTTGCATCGTCATTGTGGCTATAGAACGTAACAAAACCGCACTGTCCTAATTCTTTATACAGAGCCTTTTTATATTCTTTGATTTCCTCTTTATTGGAATTCATGAGTTTTTCATTTGAAATAAAATCCATAGATTATCCTAAGGTTGTGGGTAATTTGAGAATTCCTTTTGGAACTTTAGGTAATTGTGATTCAAAAAATCCAGAAGTTTTAACATGATGAACTTCGCAATAGAATTTTTCTGTCCATTTCAAAAAATCTTCGGCAAGTTGTTTAGTAACAGGAACATCACCAGTACCTCCACCCCAAAAGATTTTCTGAAAATCTTTATATGACTCTATTCTACCAACAAATCCAGCATGCCAAAGATCCCAATCAACCTTTGCATTTGTTAGTAAACCATATGCAGGATGAGAGTTAATATAATCTAAAATATCTTTAGGAATATTATCGTAAGCTGGAATCATAATTTAATCTTAAAATAGTAAAGTTAAGCGGTTTTGTAAATGCTATGGTTGATTTAATAATACTTCAGTTGACCAATTACTATTATAGACCTTTTCGTCCATTTCTGTGTGTATATTATATAGTTCCTTCAATAGGTTAGGTAAAGCAGGCGAACTAAGAATATTCAGAAAATGCTGCAATGTAAGATAAGTTTTGAAAAATTCAGCAGGAACTATAATTCTAATACATTCATTGCCATCTTTGTCTTTATCATGATGAGTAAATCCAACCTTATTGATGTTCATGTGATTTAATATAAGTTTGTTATCCCATGACATGCTAATCCTAATTACAGTCCTCTCATTATATTGCAATTCTATAGTAGTTATCTCTTGGTCAAAGGGAATATTCAGAATATTGAAATAATAAGGTTTGCTGTTGATGAGGAATCTTGCATTATGTGGATAGAGCTTTTCGTTGATTTCTTTTAAATCCATGATATTAAATATAGAATTAAATGAGAGGTTTGTAAGCCCTAAAAGAGAGCTGAAAAAGAGAAAAATCTCTTAAACTGCTTACAAAGAGAGGTTTTTTAGCTATATTAGAGAGGTAATAAGAGAGGTATCTATGTCATTTGTTGATGAAGTAAGAAAAGCTCAGCAAGATGCTATCGCTAAGCAAGCAAAGAAAAATGTCGATGAGAATAATGTGAAAAAGATTTATGAAGCGATGAAGACAGTAATTCTCGATAAGATTAAAGAGCATAACTATAACAGCGAAGTAAAGCTGAATACGGTTCAATTCATATTTGAGTCATGTGTTTTCTATGATCATAGTAATCTCACTATAACAATCGAAAATAAAGACAAAAATGGCAAGGTCAAAAATACTAAGTATAAGGTAACGGCCATGGAGTTGAATAAACTCACTATTATGTTCAATAACGAAGGTTTCGATACTCAGAGATCATCATATTGTGCTGGTAAAGATGGCAAACCTGGAATTTTCGCATTCGATGCACTCATTGTTAAATGGTAAGGTAAAATTATGAAAACTATCCAACAAGAAATGCTAGAATCCTTCTTTAAGAAACAAGAGGGTAAGGTTATTCCTGGAACGGAATATATGGAGGCTTTGACAGAATTTTCAAAAGTCTGCCTTGACCAGCTTATCGGTAAAGAAAAACCAAAAGTTGCAGATGTTCATAGTTTTATTGCTGCAGCTTATCATTATGGTCGTGAACAGGGTGAAAAGTACGGTAAGTGGCTTCAATCAGAAATTAACAAATTAGATAAGAAAGGTTAATATGCATGCATTAACAATAGTAAACAAAATTAATCAGAAAATACAGAAGTGTAAAGAACCTAATGCGATTACAAAAGAAATCGAAGCAGTTAAATTTTATTTTTCACGTCCAGACAGTTCATGGAGAGTAAAGGTTGATTCTGGATTTAAGGTTGATGTTGTCGATCTGAGTGATAATACTATAGAAGTTCAGAATAATGAAGAATGTAATTTAATTGATGCAAATTACATTATGCTGGTCGATTTTCAGTTTAAAAGGTAGTTTATGAAAGAAATCCAGATTTATGCAGTTAAAGTCTGGGGACTTAAAACTGGTGCACGGTATTTGAAGCGGTTACATGCTGATTATGGGTCAGCACGAACTGAAGCAGATCGTCAGTTGAAAAAACCAGATATTACTAGGGTATATATCGAATGTGCAGCATTTAGTATAGATGGTTCAAAATTTACAACTGTTTTTAAGAAAGAATTGGATTTAGAGGCATATGAGAAATCCAACGATGAATCGTAAAATTACGATTGTGATTGTCGATACTAGTGCTTCTGAAAAGAAGAACTATGTTCGTAAGATTTGTAAAAAGACAATAGATTATCGTATAAAGTCTGGATATACAAGTAAAACCAAATGTTTCTGTGCACGTACTGGTGATATAAACAAAGCAATGAAATTTGAAACGTATGATGCGGCAAAGAGGGAACTGACTAAGTTTGGGTTAAATTCTGATAATTTTAAGCTGGTGCCTGTATTAGGTGAGATACCTGCATAAAAATATCTTCTTCGAATGACATTTACTGACGGGTCAAAAATTGCTATATTATATGGCAAGAAAATTGAAAATTGGAGAATAAATTATGAGTGAAGCAGTTGAAACTATTGAAACAGTAGAAAGACCAGAAACTGTTGATCCGCATGAACATTTCATATCCGTTTATAAGGATAATTGGATTTATCTGCCAGGTGGTTCCATTTGCTACGATTTTAATTCTGCCGTAGCAAGAATGTATTACGTCGGTTATTGTCTCGACGCAATGGAACTCTGGTTTGGTAAGTATGGTGCAAGATGTGCAGACATCATGGATGCACTCGTTAGTATGGGATTGAAGCCGAGAGATCTCAAATTCGGTAATTTTAGAATTCGTAGCAACGATATTAAGTGGCTCGAACAAAAGTTGTTTGGCACAACTATTGAAGATCCGAAAACCGTAGATCTCGGTATGGTAAGTGAAGTTGAAGAAACAGAACTCGCAGAAAAAGCGGGACTTATCGTTCCAAATGAACCAGAAGCACCAAAAGAAATCCGTCCACAGATTGAACAGCTCGTGGACGATCCGTTAGCAGTATTCAAGCAAATGAATACATACACATTGATGGTTGCACAGGGTCTGAGCACTGCACTGTTAATTACAGGTCAGGGTGGTGTCGGTAAATCCTACAATGTCACCCGAATTTTGAGTGCATACGGTAAGAAGGGTAAAGACTATGTTGTCATGAAGGGTAAGTCTACCATTGCGGCAATGTATAAGTTTTTATACGATAATTACGACAAGACCGTTGTATTCGATGACTGCGACAGTGTTCTGCAAGACAATGATGGTCTGAACATTCTCAAGGGTGTTCTGGACACAGGCGAAATTCGAGAAGTGAGCTGGAACAACAGTAGAACGGTTAACACGTTTGGTTGTGAAACTCACGAAGAAATCGAAGCTATTTTGGAAAAGTATGCAAAAGATCACAAGAAAATTAAGGCTGATCTAGTTCCAAGCTATTTCAGATTTATGGGATCCTGTATTTTCATTTCCAACCTGTCTGCTGCAGATTTGTTAAAGAATGCTGCAATGGCACCGTTGTTGACCAGATGTAATACAGTTGACATTCAGTTAACTCCAGATGAAGTTATCACAAAGATGGAAGTTGCATTACCAGGAATGCATATCTATGATGCACGTGGTAAGGATATTACTCGTGAAGATTTGAAACAAGAAGTTTTCGAATACATCAAGAGTCCAGAATTTCTGAATGATCCAAGGTTAGCTGGAAAGCAAATCTCGTTCAGAATTTTCCATCAAGCATATAAGTTCAGATATGCTGGATTCCCGAACTGGAAGGACCTGAGCTTCTGCGTCTAGTCGACTGAAACAATATATTCAAGACCTATGAGCTTACGCTTGTAGGTCTTTTTTCTATATTATGAACATAAGGAGTTCAGTTATGCTTGGTTTTATCATTCTTCTAGTCACAACTATTATTATTGCTCTTAAAGTATGGCTTAGCAAAGGGAATAAACATAAGAAACTCGAGAAACAAACGACAACCAGTGTTTTACGTTTAGTTCGAGAGTTCGATAATCTATTGAAACCACCCGATGCTAAAAAATATGCAGAATCAAAAATGACAGTCAATGAAGCATGGAATGGTTATGTAGAATCATTAAGAACAGAAGATCCTAGAGAAATAGATTATTGGCGAAATCTTTTTTACACTAAAGCTCAGCTTGAAAAGCAAAGGAAGGGTTATATTTAATGTGGGTTCCATATTATATTGCTAGTATAGTCATAGCAATCATTTTGATAATCAAAGACTGGAAAGACGTCAATGAATTTCTTGACGAAGGTGTATCTTCTGATGAAGACAAAGCATTCATGATTTTCATGATGATTGTATTCGCTCCTGTAGTAATTCTAATTTTTATTATTGTGGGTTGTATCAACTTATACTTCTACGTAAAAAATCATCATACGAATAAGAAAATAGACATTAATAAGCAATTAAATAAGTTACCAAAGTTAATGGCTGAATATGATAGGTTATTAAGAAAACCAGAAGTTTATAAACATTATGAATCTCGTATTGAACGTGTAAAACTGAGGAATTGGGATGAAAACTAAAGAACAACAGATGATCGAAAGAATTGACATGGTTCTTGAAGGCAAAGATGTTTATCAAGATACTATGGAAAAATTGCATAATATTTTTCTGGGTAAGTTATATGGCCAGCCTACTCCTAAAGATACTATGATTTATCTCAGTGAAAAAGAACAGAATATACTGTGGAACCGTGGTGGGGCATAATATACTGATGGCTGAAATAGAGTTTATGAGTATTTAAGCTTGACAAGTAGTCCTTAATTTTCTATATTATAGTCATAAAGCAAAGGAGTTTATAATGAGCATTTGTACAGTCTGTGGTGAAGAATATCATGGCAATGAAGAAAATTTTATTTGCATCCATTGTAAAGCAGCAAAAGGTATGCTTAAAGGTCAAGAACTCATTGACTATAATAATATGAAAAGAGAAAAGGATGCAAATGAACGTGGTGTTAACTTTAAACTTGAAACACGCGACTCAAAGTATTCGGAATTAAAAAAGAAATACGTTAAAGATTATCATTATAAGTTAGGTTATGAAGAATGTGCTCGTAGAGCAACATATTGTCGTGATCTCAACTGGAACATGCCGTATGATAGAGAAACTAGCATTGAACTCAAAATGCCAGATGGTACTGTAAAAAAACAAATGGGTTTCAAGAGAGAAACCTGGATTAAAAAGGCTGTTTATGATTTGGGATATGAATATTGGAATTTAATTGCTGGTATTCTTCTTCGCGAATACGAACTTGAACATCCGAAGACTATCCATTTTGAACATAAAGATATTATCATTACTGATCCATGCTATATTGTAGAAGATGATCATGATTGGTTAGCTAAGGCTTATTCTATCACGTCTGGGATGTGCACAGACACGCTTTATGGTGATTGGTCTTGTCATGTATTCGATTTGGACACAGAGAAGCCTATAGGTCAGTTCTGTGCAGATGCGGGCATGGTGTGTGTTTACCCGCTTGATGAACCGTTGCTCGATAAGAAGGCAGTTGAAGAATATAAGAAAAAAGATTGGTGTGCAACTATTATTAAGGATTTCACTGGTGATGTATCGTTTGTTCGTCATGCAGGAAAAGAAAACGAATATGGTAATAATGATTGGCTGACTGTGGAAGGTCGTGGATCTGTAAATTTCTCCGGTCGCCAAACAGGGCTTTAATATGGATATACAAAAAGTTGAAAATGCACTAGAAGAGTTAAAACAACTTGGTTATATTACCAAGTATGATGGTTCATATAAATTTACAGAAGCAGGGCATAATTATACCCGAAAAGCATCTCGTAATAGTTGGATTTTCATTACACAATATCGTAATTCTTCTTTGTGGGTAAGACGAGTTCCACGGCGTAACGATTCATGGGCATTTACGTCGATTGAACGTGTAACAGAAGAACAGTTCGAAGATTTTTGTAAGTATTTTAATATAAAAGCGGAAGGACCATTGAAATTAGTAATCTGCGATGAAGTAGAGTTCATGGACATTTAAAAGTCATCTGAAAAGAAAGTATATTGAGTTAAAGATTGACGTTAGTCAGTCTTTTTTCTATATTATGAACATAAGCAAAGGAGTTAAATATGTTCTGCGGCAAAATCATTTGTGATAAAATGAATGCATCGATTGAAAAGAAAGAAACCGCGGCTATGACATTTTTTATGAAAAATGGCCTAAAAGTTTACATTTTAATCGTTAAGCATAATAACAATAATGAATATGTAAAGGCTATCGAATTTGAAGATGGCGCTGGTTTTACGGCAAAGAACACATATATCTGTATTTGGCAAGGCGGTAAAGAAATCGCTGAACATGAACATTTCGATATGTATATCCCCTATGATGAAATTTCGTTTGTTGGAACATTTGCTGAAGAGGAGAATTAATTATGGCTGAAGAAAAAGAAGAAGTTAAAGAAATGAGTCTTGCCAAAAATTTACAACCGACATTTGGCAAGCTGATGGATGAATTGATCAAGACAATTCCAGAAGACAAATTGTATACTCCATTTACATGTTATACTATTAAGCATATGTTAATGGACCATATTGTTTTCGGAGGTACAACATTTAATTCTTATGCTTGGTATAATGAAGAAACGAAAAAGTTAGAAGTTTTAGTTGAAAATAGCATACCACCTATTTGTGAATATTATCATCAACATGGCATGGGTCATATTCTCGTAATAGAAAATGGTGAATGGCGAATATATCTTTGCACATTGCAGAATAACCCAAAGAAAGAATTTCTGGAATATCACTATATGAAAGAAATGGGTCAACCAGGAAGATTAGATACAGCTTATCATAACTGGCTCGAATGGTTTGAAGATGAACGTAAGAAAGAACGCGAAGCTGAAAAAGCCAAATGGGAAGCTGAACATCCCAAGGTAGAAGAACCAGAAAAAGTAGAAGAACCTGTCAAGGAAGGTTTCTTCAAAGGAATTTTTAACAAAATCTTTAAAAGGAGTAAATAACAATGTTCACAAATAAAGAAAAAACAATCTTAGGTTTCATCATAACAGCGATTGTCTGTTTCATTATCGGTTTAAATATCGGTATTGAAGGACAAAAGAAGTTTGAGAAAAATCTGGACGAGCGTTTTACTAAACCGTTGTTTGACCAAATGCAGGCAGATTACCAGAATGTTGTTTCGCAGTGGAAAGAATGTCGTGACGAATTGTTTGAGTATAGGAAAGTAACTGGGTTTATGAAACCTGCGGAATATGATTCGCTCAATAAACTCAAAACTCAGTTAATTCGTGAAAAAATGGATGCAGTTGAACAAGCATATATTGCGGCATCAAATGCGAAAGCAATAGAAGAAGCAATAAAGCAGATGAATAAGAAGACGTCTGAATAGGAATCTTATATCGCTTGTTGTTGACAATAAACAATATATTTTCTATATTGTATATGTAAAGAGGATAACATGACAGTTAGAAAGTTTCAAAATGCAACTAAAGAAGAAAAGCTCATCTTTCTGATTTGGCTTATTGTCAGGCAAAATTTCCTTGACATTAATTCCAAAGAAGGTTGGATGATTACTAAAAGTTCTGAAGGTGAATCTTATGAAGTTATGACAGGAACTGGTAAGTTTCGTTATAAGATTACTGATAAGAACATGTGTAAACAGTTGTTTGCTGCTCAATGTTATCGTTATGCGTTAGACAAAGTTTGGTTTAAAAGAACAGTGGGAGGCATCTAATGTTCGATTACTATAGAGAAACAATGAAACAGTATTACCAGAAGTTTAACCTTCCGGTACCAAGTATTGCAATTAAAGTCAGAGACACCTATGATTTTGGTGCAAGACGTCGAGCTGAAAATTTTAAGTTCAGTTCGTTAGACAGGAAGTTTATTTGCACAGATGATTATGCTATGCAATTTGACGGAATTCGTTTAGATTCTGGTCCGCATGCTGATGAGCTCATTCCGCTCACCGGGCTCATTCCACTCGTTAAATCGTTTACTAGTAAAAAACTCGCACATGAATTTGCAAAACTTTTAAAAGGACATAACTAATGGAAAATAGTCTTGGAACTTATATTATTTTTGGTATTCTTGCATTGTTTCTCTGTTTCTGTGTAGGAACATGTAACAATTCGTTAGCAGATAAAGAACTTGCAAAAGTATCATCTACAGCAAAGTCAGATTATATGGAATATAATTCTGAAACTTGGGTAAATGGCATCGTTGGCGGTAATGCAACGAAAAAGACAGTTTACGCAACATATCTGGGAATTGCTAAAGAAAATAACATTTCTGTATATGAAGCAGTAAAGAATACCAGAAGTAAGTTTGCTGGTCAGTTTAAAAATAAGTTCAGATCATTGAATGCATTGATTAGTTTGCCAAATGTAAGGAATGTAACAAGAACAGATATTAATGGTAAACCTGCAGTAATTGTGCATTATACTTGGCAAAATTGTGATAGCGATAATCATTGTTATACTGAACATGATGAAGTTACAATTCCAGAAATCAATGTAAAAACAACACATGATAACTGGGAACCAGTAAATTAACAGTCGACTGAAACAATATATTATATGGTTGGTTGTTGACAATGACCAACCATTTTTCTATATTATAAGTATAAAAAGGAGGGTAATATGACCCGATTAAGAGCAGAAAGAAAAAGCATCTCTGTAAGTGAAATGAAGAAGTTTATCATTGAACGTTGCCCGAATTTAGTTTTTGGCGAAGATGATATGCTTTACATTAAGAACTCTAAGATGGAAGACTTCTTAGATGATTGTTTCTACTCTGAAAAGACGCAGAGAATTTGTTTGGGTCATATTGTCAAACATTTCTGGAATGATAAGCTTGTTGATTCTTTCATGCCTGCAAATGCTACAAAGATGTCTGATGCAATCTCGTTATGGCATACTACAGAAAAACAGAAGAACATCAATCTGAACAAGATTATGCGAAAAATCAAGAGTGAAGTCAGAATTATCCATGAAAAGATTATGGATGAATCTGTCAGACTTGTCAGACGTTCTCAGCAAATTAAGGTTAAACTCTAATGACAAAAGAAATTAAAATGGAATTTGACAGAGACGACTTATGGCGTCTTCGTGAAGTTCTTCGTGGTTTTATTGGTACTCAAATCGTAGATGGTCATACATATATGCTTGATGAGGCGATAGAACTTAAAAAACGTATTGACAAGAAGTGTAAGTTTAAAACCTAAAAATATGGTCAGCTGAAATATTATTTTATTTAATTGGTTATTGACAATGACCAATTAATTTACTATATTATGAAAGTAAATAAAAGGAATTAAAATGAATATTTCTAAAATGACTATTGATGAAATTATTGCTCTTCTTGATGGTGAATTGAAAGCAAGTTGTGGTATGGGTTTTGAATTTCGTTCTCATCAGATTGAAGCAATTAAAAATTATCTCAAAGCACACTATGGTTTGTTTAATATTACTTGCGGTGTAGGAAAGACATTAATACAGGCATGTATTATTTATCTTGAAATTTTACGTTGTAAAGAATTGGGTATTCCATTTAAAGGGTTATTTGTATGTCATCGTCTCATGCTTGAAGACCAAATTAAAGCAGAATATACAAAGTTTTTTGGTGAATTTTTAAAAACAGCGAAGATTGCAATTCGTGTATTAAATACAACAGGCGACAATTCGCTTGAAAATATTGCTCGTAATGATATGGCTATGCCAATGGGTGAAGATGTTTTATATTTTACTACAACGGCAAGTTTAAATGATTATGTTAAAAATCATACAAATAAGCATAAAGATGGATATGTAGAAATTGCTACACATATTTTTAAAAATTTAAGTCTGTATATTCATGATGAAGCCCATAAAGAAAGTTCTAACCTTATGGTTAAAACTGTTAAAGATGCAATGTCAAATGAAAATCAGCGTCATTTTTGGTTTACTGCTACTCCAGGTGAATATCTGACATGTAATTTACCGACTATTTCTGTATGTTCTTTTGCAGATGCTGTTGAAGCATATTATATTGTAAAACCGGTTTTGCATATTATTAAAGCACCGGATTTTGAACATATGGATGTTAATGCTGAAGCAAATTCTGTAATTGCTGCATTTAAACATTTAAAACGAAATAAAAAAGGTGAAGTTCCATCTTTAATTACATTTCATGATTCTGTTGATTCTGTTAGAAAAGTAGGTGATATTATTAATCAATTTAAAACACAGCATCCGAGATTTACTCCTACTGTTTATGAAATTGTAAGTGATAAAACCATTATTGATGAAAATGGTGGTAAAGTTTGGCTTGCTGGTATTCGTTTAAATGGTTCTAGATATTCTGATGGTAAGTTGTATACTAAGCAAGATATTTTGACTATTCTTCGTAATGATCATAATCCAAAAATTATTATGAATGCATTTATGTTAACAGAAGGTATAGATTTACCAGAAATTAATGGAGTTCTTTTATTATGTCAAAAGTCTGATGCAAGTCTTTATCAGGCAATTTCTAGAGGTTGTAGAAAGACTGCAGGCAAAGTTAATTTTAATTTGTATGTTACATCTGAAGATGGTATTAGTGAACGAGTAGAATTATTTTTGGGCGAGCTTGTCAAATTTACTGATGGACAGTTTGATTTTGGCGGAACTATCGAAGACATTAATAATGGTTCTAATGATGATGACGAAGATGCAGATTATCAAAATTCTGGTATTGCATTGCCAACAACAGCATTATATGAAAATGTAAAAATTTCTATTGCTAAGAAAAGAACAGAATTTGATAAGATGAAAATTCGTATGGCACAAGTTGCAGATTTTAATAGTAAGATCAAAGTTGCATCAATTATGAAAACATTTCAGTTAATTCAAGAATATTCTATTATTTGGAAAGATGAACCAGAATTAAAAGAAACATATCTCAATCAAAAGAAAGTATTTAGTTTTTTACATGTATAAAAATAAAGGAAAATAATGAACGATATATATTATAAGGATATTATTAAATCAGATTTTAATATAACTAAATATTTAAAAGAACTTATATCTGAAATAATTGATGAAAAATTTGGAAGATTAAAAGAACAACAAGAAATTGAAAAGGAAAAAGAAGAAGCTATAAATGATTTAGAAGAAAAAGAACAACCTGATGAAGAGGTAAAAATACCAATTAAATATAATTATGCAGATATTGGTATAAATGCAGGAGATATTTTATATTTTTATTTTCAGCATGATTCATCTATTGCAGAAGAACATCAAAATGATCCGCCAATGACTGTAGTGGTATTAGATCCAGTTAAAAAATATGTAAAAATAATGGGTAATGAATATTCAACTGTAAATAAATTTTTAGTTGAAAATAGTTTACTTAAACCAAAAAATACAATTAATGCGCCATGGTCGTTATATACAGAGGAAGATCATTTTAATATTCAACGTGAATTAGTTGCTAATAAAGTAGATGTTTCTAATCGAAAAGAAGTTCGTAAAATTTTAAAACATTATGAAAGTATAAGTAGAAAAGGATATAATTGGTGTTTGACTAATTACAAGGCCGCTGAATAAATTTATTTTAATATATGAGTATACAAAACTCATATATTTTATTATATTTTATATGAATAAAAGGAAATAATAAATGAAATATCAGCCAGTTATACCACCAGATCTTTTTAATATGTTTATTGAAAAACTGGGATATATGCCAGAAGGTAAAGATATTTTAGTTATTCGTGATATTTATACTGCTTGTTTTTTAGCTATAAATAATGATGTTACATTTGTTAGTGATGATCAAGAAGCAATATCTGCATTTATTAATACTGTAATAATCAATGATGATTTTAAAGGTAAAAATAATTATATTCACATAGATACTAAAATAAACAACGCATGGTTAAATTGGATTGAGAAAAATATGGAATTTGATATAGTTTTGGAAAATCCTCCGTATGGTAAATCTTTACCATTTGTAATAACAAATGAGTTATTAAAACATATTAAACAAGATGGTAAAATTGTATATATTGGACCTATTGGTAAAATTCAATCATTAACTGAAGCATCTAAGTTAACTGATTCTATTAATGAACATTGTAATGAATATAATATAATTGATAATTTTAATTCTATATTTGATATTAGTTTAGCTGAAACGTGTGGAATGTTAGTTTTAGATAAAACAATTAAACCAAAAAAATATAGATTTAATAATTTAAAAACAATTTATAGTAAAATTGCTTCTTGTAAATCTATTAGAAGTATATGTATTCATGAAAAACGCCCATTTTCTTTGCCTATGCGTGGTGATAACGGATATGCAAAAGGATATCATTTAAAACCTATTGAAATACATACACAATCAAAGACTGCTACTGCACAAATTGATTTTAATTCATTAGAAGAACAAACTAATTATATACAGTCGTTAAATTGTTGGCCGTATAAAATTATGTATATATTAGATGATAATGCAGCAGTACCTGCTCATATGCCATGGATGTCTGATTATACACAGTCATGGTCAGATAAACGTTTTTGTGAATATTTTGAAATTACTGGTTATATAGATGATGAACATGCTGAACCTGGTTCTGAATGGGAAACTATTTTAAAAACTATAGAAGAATATAAGTAATCTGTAAAGGAATATTATTTTAAAAACAGTTGACATTAATCAACTGTTTTTCTATATTAAATAATATGAGTGATATTAAAAATCTTATTAAAGCAAAGTCACATGACCCCTATAGGGAATTTGAAATTGTAAACTATCTTTCTTGTATTGAAAATGCACATAAAGCTTTTTTTAAATTTATGGCTGAACAGGGTTATGAATTATATAAAAAGAAAGATTATTTACGTAAAGTAATTTCTGATTTTGCAAAAAAATTAAAACATGATATTAAAGAACAAGATTTATCGTTAGTCGATGGTCGTAATTATTTAGTTGCACCAAATCTTAGTGATGATGATATTCAACGTCTTATTTGGAAATGGCAAGGTAATATTATGGAAATTATTGCCGGTTGGATGTTCATGAATAATTTACATCCATACACTGCTGATTTTACATTTGATGAAATGTGTGGTGATGATAGAAAAGATATGGGTGTTGATGGTTGGGTAAGGTCAACTGTTTGTCGTAATTTTTTCTATGGTATTCAAGTAAAATATAGATTTGAAAAAGATGTAAATTGGAATGATCAAATTACAAAATGTGCATTTTTGACAGAGCAACGTATTAGACAATTATATCAAGATAACCAATTAACTGATGAAGAATGGATTAAATGGGGTAAACAAATTCAAAAGAGAGTTATTCTTGTAACAACTACTGGTTTATCTGATCTTGTTATTGATACAATTTCTAAAAACGTATTTTATGTAATTGACGAAAATATTTTATTACATTATTTAGGTATGGAAAATAATGTAAGTCCAAAGAAAGTAATTTGGGAAAATCTTTATAACTATTTAATTTCATAGTTGTCTGAATGGAAATAACATTGAAGTAACCGTTGACTAAACTCAACGGTTTTTCTATATTATAAATGTAAAACAAAGGAGCCAATCAATGTATTTGTTCAGAAGAATTTCATTTGAAAGAAACGTGACAAAGGGTGAAAAAGGTCGTGTAGATTTATATCAGTCTTTGAACCCAAATCTGAATTATCTCATTGGTTGTGCAAAATCAAATGTAAAAGCACTTGATGATAAATTACCGAATTGGCATGTAATTGAAAAGAATCCTGATCAAAAATATCATCCTGGTTGTGTTTTCCAGGCTGAAGGTATGACGGTATTTAACTGCGGACCATATGATGAAGAATTATATGAAGGCAGGACAAAAGTTTATATTTTCAATACTGATTATATTCCTGCTAATATGGTTAAAGAAATTGACGAATATAACATTTCATTTATGAAAGATCCGAATCAAGTTTATGCAGAAACAAATTAAGCGATAAGGAATATAACCATGGCAAAGAAAATGACAGCAGTTGAACGTGAAAATACAAAATTCAATGTAATTGAAGTTGTAACAGAATTCAATGTTCCTCAGTCTTCAAAAGTTGTATTAAGCAATGTTCGTTATCATGATTTACCGCAAAAACTCGCAAAGTATTTAGTTCCACATTTTAACAGTTATTATACTTATAAGTTTTCTGAAAAAGAATTGGCAAAGAAGCTTGAAAGTAAATGGTATGACCAATGGGAATCGGAACAAGAAGAGGGTTATAATGACTATTGGATGGGTTCTACTGCGGTTGATAGTTGGGCAACAGAAGGCGAACATGCTATGCAAGCATTCCATTATATTTTCTTTCAGAGGGTTTAATATATGTGGACACTGATTATTACTATTATTGTTGCTGGTATGTCTGGAGGTTATCAGAAATCAGCATATGAACATTACATTCCGTCCGGTCACAGTATTGTGGTAAATAATCTTCCTTCACAAGAAGTATGCAAGAAAACTGGAATGATTCACACTACAAAAATTAAGGCAAGTGATTATAAGGTTGGATATATCATTGCCGATTATACATGTGTTGAACAAAAGTAAGGATTAAAACAATGAAGAAATCTGGTAATACTGTTTGTATCAATAACGGTTTGGAAAATCCGGTTGAACTTTGGTATCTTGAACTTTTGCCTAACGGCGAAGAAAAAAGAACTAAGATTGGTCTTGTGACAAATATCACTGCATATTACCATATTCTTGTTCAAATCAAAAAGAAACAGCTCGAAGGTTATTATTTCAAAGAACCAAGCGGAAGATCTAAAGTTCAGGTCATGCCTAATGGTAAGACATCCGATAATCCTGAATGGTTGTTCGGAAAGTTTGACCAATATCTCGCAGAATTAGTAGGGTTTTAATAATGAAATTGTTTTTAGAAATCATTAAGACTCCATTCTATCTAATTGGTATTGCTGTATTAGGGTTTATTTGCTTAACAGAAATTTTAGAAGAAAAAGAAGAAGAAAAATATGAGCTTAATAGATTTATCTAAATATAATTTTGACAGTCCTGAAATATTAAGACTCAATGAACTCATTGACATGCCATACGAAACAAGGCGTAATGATGAGATTGGTCGTGTAGGGCTAAGTCTTCTTAATCATTATTACAAATTGCAAACAAATTTTGATTCTACAAAATTACCAGGTGAAAAAATTTATTATTATATAAAATGTACGGATCATGTAAGTAATACAACGTTTAAAATGAAAGCTTTGGTATATGAATTGCCAAACCATAGAGAATTTTCAGGTGAGTTTCGTAACAAATTTATATATTTGCCTGACCAATATTTGGATTTGTCAACCATAGCTGGTTGGCGATTTAAAGAAATAGACCAAGCAACATTTGAGCAATATAAGAACGGTTCATTTTTGTGGGAAGATTATATCGAACATGTTATGCATGAGCAACGTCAGATACATGAACGTGAATATGGATCAAGAGAATGGTAATTAAATTTTAACAAAAGGAAAAATAAAATGTCAGTAGCAAATCCAATCGCAGAAATCGCAGAAGCACTCAGAGCAAGAACTGCACAAGTAGTAGTATCAGAAGGAACTCACACGACACCTGTTTCTGTTGGTGGTCCTGCAAATATCCCAGCTGTTCAGTCTATGGGTTATGTAGAACGATTTATGACTCCGAAGCAGAAGGAATCGTATTACATCGTAACGTTTGATATTGACCAACGAGATGCAGACTGTATTACAGTTTCATCTACGCAACATGGTAAGCTTGATAGTGATGAACTTATCCGTTTGTCAATTATGAAGCATTATCGTGAAATTGACGACTGGGATGGTGAATGGTATAACCTCGGTCCGATGGAAGAATATATTTCTGATAATTATTTAAATGGATTCTTCTATGACTCCTGTAATCGTTTTGGTTTCGATGATATTTCGATTGAAGGTTATGACGCAGACAAGGATGAATTTTATACGATTGATATTCCTACTCCGTCTCAACTTGGTATTCAAAACATTACTAATGCTTATCATCAGTATTTCAACTGTGAAGATGAAGGTAGTGAAGACGAAGATTAATTAAGCTGTCTGAAAGAATATAATAATGGGTTAGTTGTTTACAATGACTGACCTATTTTCTATATTGTAATTATAAGGAGTATTTATGTTCAGTTTTTTCAAACAAAAGAAAGAAACACAAGAACCAAAGTATATGTACACTGTAGCCAAGATGAAGAAGAATGGTTCATTTGACGGTTGTCTTTATTTGAAAAACTGTCTTTGGAACAGAAAGACTTTATTTGGTATTAACAAGACTTTTGACCATTGGACTGAACGTAAAGATAAAGCTATGCTGTTTGCTGAATATACATCTGCTTGTGGTTTGTCCAACAAGATTGATGGAACTAAGGTCGTAATGATTAAGGTGTAGTATTTTGAAGTTCTCAGTAGCAATAACCAATCCTCCATACTCAAATTCCCTCCATTTACAGATAATGGAGGAAGTTGTTAAGCATTGTGATAAAGTCGTCAATGTAAGTCCAGTAAGATGGTTAGAAGATCCTATGGCTAGATATAAGAAGAATTCAGACTATAGCAAGTTTGAAGATTCTGTATCTAAGAAGTTGGAAGATCTAGAAGTATTGGATAATAAGACATCAAATGGACTGTTCAATATTGAACATTCTGATTTGGGAATTTATGTTCTCGGTAATGGTGGATATGATTATTCTAAACTTTCTCAGCTAGATTCTATTTGTCAAAAGATTTTTGCTAAATGTGAAAAAAATAAAACAATGATGGATATTTCTACTGAAGAAGGTTATAGAGGACCGCATGATGGAATCTTCGGAGTTATTAGTTCTCATAGGAGAGAATCAAGTAGACTGATTTCTGATAAGCATGAGCTGTTTATTACATATAGAGAAACTTTTGGAAATAAATTAATTTTCTTTAAGTCTGAAAAGGAACGTGATAATTGTTTTACATATCTTACATCTAAGACAATGAAGTATTATAGTAGTAAGATTAGAAAAAATCAGAGAGTTCCTTGGCAGTTTATACCTATTGTAGATTTTAACAAAAAATGTGATGATATTAGCTTAATAGATTTTTTTGGGTTTACAAAAGATGAATATAATGCTATACTTACATTTGGAGCTTAATAGATTTTATGACATCCAAAGAAAAATTTAAGTATATTCAAGATATATTTTTTGATAGCGGATTAACTGACAAAGATGGTCATATGACTATCTTTGGTTATTATTATGCAACTGAAACTTTTGGGCAAGATGTAGCAAATAAGCTTAAAAGAATTTTTTGGCCGCAAGGGGCATATGTTGTAAATGCATCTAAACAAGAAGATATTAAAGCATATGCTGATGGTAAAGAATTACCGAAAGATGTAAAGAAGTGGAGCCTGTTATGGTGGAATGAAATAACAGATGATATGTTTAATAACTTAATACAATTATTTGGTATTACTACTGGTCGTTGGTCAAGAGTTAATGGATATTATACTGTAATGCGACGTAAGTTTGATGAACTTACAAGAGGTCAAGTGCAATATAATATGGTCATTAAAGAATTTTTTACTGAAGATCCTGATTTTGAATTATCATGGGGTATGTCACAGTATGACTTTACTGCACCAGAATGGACGGAGTTAAAGTTATGAGTTACCCAGGACCATGTATTAGATTTTTGGAAATACCAACAGAACATAATGGTAGATTGTATGAACAAGAACTGCTTGTGAAGGCATGGTCAGAAGTTCCTGATTGGGACGGTGAATATCATAATGAACCACCTATTGATTTTAGCTCGCCAGAATGGACTGATGTAGAATTATAATGAAAGCAGAGTTAATAAAAAATTTCGTAAAGCGTGAACTATTGAATAAACACCTAACTAATGAGCTAGGTCAACTTAGTCAATATGGTAAAGAATTTATGATGAATCATTTTCATTTACCAGAAGACAGAGTTCCAACGGATTTATTTGATGAATCTGGAATAACTTGTATTGGCTCACCAAGAGAAATCAGAAGCAATGTTGATTTAATGCGAGAAGCTGCAAACCCAAATCATTGGGTTCGTTTTCTATATCAAGACATAACTCCTGATGTAATTTATAATTTCTGCAATTTATTTGATATTCTCGCAAAAGACAATGCATCAGGTTATGATGTAGTCTGGGAATTAGGTGGTCACTGGTCAACTAGAGATTGCCCAGCTGGTGTTCCTATTGGAACATATGTTCAGGAACAAGTTGCACGTTGTGCATTTAAACAACGGCTAATGGAAAATTTACGTAGACGAATTGAACAAGATAGAGCTAGAATGAGATTTGCTAGTCGCTATCAATATGAACCAAATAATGTGTGGGAATGGGGAGATAGAATGACTAGTATTCGACCTCGTAGAATGGATATTGGATATGATCTAGGATATGGAAGAGATTTTAATGCTTGGTCAACTTGGGATCCAACAGGTAGAATAATCAATCTTGAACGAGAAACACCGGTTGAATCTGGATTTCCAGATCCTGAACAAGAAACATCGAGATATTTCGATGCTGTGGAAATGGAAAAACGATATAAAGAATTTATTAAACGAATGGACACTCGCGATGATGATGAATGGGTTTATGATGATTTTAATCGAAGATGGATAGAATTAACTAAAAAGGAACCTGAAATTGATTTCAATTCACCTGAGTGGACTGAAGTTAAATTATAATTCATTGTCATTTTACAAATCATAAATAATTTGCTATATTTGTTATATGAGAGATTTAACTACAAAGAATGATGGTATTACTAGAAGCAAGGAACGTATAACCAAGAACGGTGAAGTTTTCACTCCTAAGGCTTTGGTTGAAAAGATGATGGATAAGATCCCTGTTGAAAAGTGGAAAGATCCAGAAGCTACGTTCTTGGAACCGACATTTGGTTCTGGTAATATGTTGATTTGTATGCTTGAACGTCGCATTGCATCTGGTGTTGAACCTATCCAAGCAGTCAAGACTTTGTATGGTGTTGAACTCATGCAAGATAATGTTGACCTCTGCAAGGATAGAATCAGAGAAGTTCTTAGGGCTAATAAGATTAAGATTGATAAGAAGGTTAACGATATTATTGATCATAACTTTGTTTGTTCTGATTTTTTCAAATGGGATTTTGAAAATTGGTGCTCAAAGGAAGAAGTAGTTGAATCTAATGGGTTGGCAGAATTTCTAGTTTAAATAAATTTACATAAAAAATTCAAATAAAAAGTTACATCGAAGTTCGGTGTAACTTTTTTTCTATATTTGAATAAAAATTATTACAAAAGGAAAACTAGATGAATTATAATATTGAATTAATAGAATTAGTTTCAAAGTTAGCTCCAATTCAGCAACAGCTTGGATTTGTTAAGGATGGAGATAGTGTCATTCTTAGGGCAAAGGAAGTAGCAACTAAGATTGCTTATAAGTTGGTTGCACCAGTTAGTTATTTTGATTATCCAGGACAGAATCTTAGATTTTATGAATATAAGAGATTTATGTCTTTCTTTAATATCTTTAATAACCCAAATAAGGATGCAAGTCTTTCTGACCAACCAATTCTTGATGCGAACTTAACAGAATCTGGAGAAGTCTATGATTTAATCATCAAGTCTTCTAAAGGTAAGCAGCAGTTCACTTATCGAGCTGCAATTCCCGGCTCGATTGAAGAACCTAATTTTAATGGTGTTAATCTTCCATCTATCGATGCAACATTGTCTTTGTCTGAAGCACAGGTTGAACATCTTCAGAAGATGATTAAACTTATTCAGAACGGTGATGATAAGTCTGGTATTAAGATTAATGCAGTTAACGATATTTTGAAGGTTTCGTTTATTAATATGGCAACATCTGATTCTTATGAAATCGAATATAAGCTTGATTCTCCTGTTTCTGAAGAATTTAAGTTCGTTGCAGATAAGGATAGTATTATGCTGTTACCTCCTGCAAATTATAGTTTGAGTATTTGTTCTCGTGGATTAATTGTTTTTCACATGGATAGAGAAGACGCTATTGATTTGAATTTGTATGTTTCTAAGCAGAAGGTTACAGCTTTAAGTAGAGGTTAATTATGATTAATGATGTAAATGCATGTCTTCCACAACAAGATTTAAAGAATATGGATCCTTGGACTGTTATTGTCGAAGCAGCAAGGGCAATGGGTATTCAGATTAATAAGCCTAAGGAAAATTGTAAGAAGTGTCATGGTCGTGGTTATCTCGGTCGTCATGCAGATTCTGGCGAACCTATTGCATGTCCATGTATTTTCCCGAAGCAGGAAAGTGATCGTGAAATTGGTCAGGTTCAGTATAGACCAAGAAACAGAGCAGAAAGAAGGGCACAGCGATAATGAGTGATATAACAAATACAAAAGATTATGTCTGGGAAGCACGCTTCAGACCTACTCAATTAAAAGATGTTATATTGCCGCAAGATTATAGAAACTTCTTTAACAAGATTGTAGAATCAGGAGCTTCTATGAATCTTATTCTTGCATCGTCTACACCAGGAACTGGTAAAAGTACTGTTGCAAGAGCATTGGCTCATGACCTTGATGCTGAGTTTTTATTCATTAATGCATCTGATGAGAATGGTATCGAAACTGTTAGAGATAAGATTACTGGATTTGCATCTGGTATGGCATTTAATGGAAAACCAAAACTCGTTATTCTTGATGAGGCTGATGGTTTAACTCCACAGGCACAGACATCTTTAAGGTCTTATATTGATAAGTTCCAAGATAACTGTAGGTTTATTTTAACATGTAACTATATTGCAAAGATTATCCCAGCTTTGAAAGAAGATGGCGGTAGAACAATGGTATTTCCTTTCGATATGAATAAGAAAGTATACCAGGAAGAACTCAAGGAGCAAATTCTGAAAAGAATGAAAGGCATCTTGAAGTTTGAAGGAATTCCATTCGAAGAAGATGCAATTAGAACATTAATAGAAAAACAGTTCCCATCTGTTCGTTCTATTATGACCATGTTACAGAAATATTCAATGATGAAAGGCAAGATTGATGATGGAGTCGTTGAATATGCAAAAATTGCAGATGAACTTGCAGACTTGGTTCTCAATAAAAAATTGGGCGAGGCTAGAAAATATATCAATGAACATGGTTTGTCTTATACCGACGTGTTTGCATTCTTTATGGATCATGTAGCACCAAAGGTTAAGAATCCAGGTGATTGTATATTAAATATTGCCCAATACGAATATCAAGCAAACTTGTCAAGTGACCCAACCATTCAGGTTGCAGCTTGTATAGTTTCTATCTTCGGCTGTTTATAATGGCATTTATTTATGATTATGAACGATTGACACCATTCCAAATAAAAACCGCTTATACCAATGAAATAAATGAGTATAAGCGTAAAGAAAAAGCATTAAAGCAAGTTATAGATTTATTCGAAGATAATTTATATATAGATAAAGCGAAGTTGAATGAGTTAAAAGAAAACTTGTGTCAAATTCGTTTACATATAAGTAACTTAGAATCCGAATTAAATATATTAACTTTATGATTGATTTAGTAACACTACATTCAGATGAAACAACAGACGGTAATCTTATACTTATGATTTTTCATAATGTCAAGATTACCGGTTATATCGTAAACCCTGATGGAAGTGAATTTACTATATACTATAGACATACTATGGATGAATCTAATTGTAAAGCTGGTGAACTTGACTTTGAAACTTATATGTGGATGGACGACGGTAAAACATTAATAGATGATTATGACCGTTATGAAGGAATCTGCATAAATCATAAATGGTACCCTAGAGGTGATATGAGTTTATCAGAATATTTAAATTTGATAAAAATTCCACTAGAAGATGAGATTGTAGAACAGAACCTTACTGATATAACTGAAGAAACCCCAGAATCAGAAGTTACTCAATAAGGTTGTCTGCAAAAATATTTTTTTGATAAATAAAGGTTTACAAACAACCTTTATTTTTTTATATTTTAGATATATGCAAGATTACGAATTATCCGTTGGCGAAAAATTCGCCAAGGCTCAAAGACTTGTAGCTGCGCTTTATCCAAGTTTGACATCTTTCTATCTAATGTGTAATATACATGAAGTTCCAGATGTTACATTTAGACTTAATACAAGAGTTGGTTTATCGCCTACATTAGAATACAGCAAAAAATTCATTGATTCATTAACAAGTAACACTTTATGTGTGCTTTTAACAATCGAATTATTTAGGTTGATTTTACATCATCCTACTTCAAGACTATTATATCCAGTCCATATTTGTTATAGGGCAAGTACAATTATTTGCACTGACCCTGATATTTTAACATTGCCTATGGATATGGCTGTTAAAGAGAAATTCCCATCATTTGATGAAGTTAAAAAGATTAATCCAGAATTGGATTATAAAACAGATTTTTATCTTGAAAAGATTTTCGCAGTTTTAAACTCTAAAGAACAAGAAGAAAAAGATGGTAAAGAAAAGTCTGAAACTCCTGATGGCGATAGTGGTGCTCCAATTACAATGGGTGGCGATAACGATGGTAGCTCTGGTATTGATGGCAATGGCGGAAATGGACCAGATGGTGACTCAGATGGTGAAGGAGGCGAACAACCTTCTCCCGAAGAAATTGAAAGAGAATCGTTAAAGAGACATTTTAGCCCAGAAAATACAGCAAAGTCTGTAGAACAATGGGGTGAAAATGAAATGCTCGATACTAAGGTTAGAAACCAAATTCTTAGAGAAATGCAAACTGGCGGTTGGGGTCGTATGCCAGGATATATGAAAGACAGAATTAAAAAGTATAATGAATTGCAGTATGACCCTAGAGCAATCTTTGCAAAGTTTACAAGAAGTGTTTTCTCTACAGTATGCACGTTTACAAGAATGAAACCGCCTAGAAGAGCGGGTCAGAGATATATTGGAATTATCCCAGGTAAACGTCATGAACAACAAGCAAAAGTTTTAATTGCATTCGATAGTTCAGGTTCTATGCATGATGATGACTTAGCTAAAGGTCTGAACTTTATGGAATGTTCGCTCAGACATGCAGAAGTTTGGTATGCATGGTGGGATTGTACATGTACAGATTTTGAAAAAGTAAGATTCCCGAAACCCGCATATGATTTATCTGGACGCGGTGGAACTAATCCTCAATGTGTTATTGATAAAATTAAAGAAACAAAAGAAGACTTCGATGGTGTTATTTTGTTTACGGATTGTGAGTTCCAGTGGGACCAACCAAAGACTAAGTTAAATATTTGTATTGTAAGAACTGACAGAAGTTGGGATCCACCTAAATGGGTTAAATGGGCTTTTAAACTGAAAGATTTAGTAAAACACTGTTAATTAAAGAGACAAACTATGAATTTAAGAAAACTAGATATTTTAATCACACATGCTAATCCTAAGCGTTCCATTATGCTTAAAGGTGTTCATGGCCTTGGCAAAACGCAATGGGTTAAACAACTTGCTAAAAGACTTGGATTGAAATTTGTTATTTGGCATGCATCACATGCGGCTGATGCTGGCGATATTACAGGATTACCAAAACAGATTAAGGAAACAGTTGTTTGGTATGATAAGGACGGTGTTGAGCATAAGGAAGTTTATGATGTTACAGCAATGTGTCCGCCTAAGTGGATGATTCATCATGAACCAGTTTTGTTATTGCTTGATGAATTTAATAGAGGTATGGGTGTTGCATTGAATGCTTTAATGCAGCTTACTTGTGAACAGGCATATGATGAAGTTCAGCTGCCTGAAGGTTCCAGAGTTATTGCTTGTGTTAACCCTGATTCTGATAATACTTATGATGTAGGTAAACTTGACCCTGCACAGCTTTCGAGATTCGATGTTTACGAATTCACTCCGACCCCAGAAGAATGGGTTGAATGGGCAAGAGGAAACGGAATTCATGAAATGGTTATTGACTTTATCATGGCTCATCCTAGATACCTTGACCCATATGCAAATGAAGATTTGGTTCACAGTGTATCAGGTAATGATATGGAAAAATTACCAGATAGAAGAGCTTGGGCTGAAGCAGTTTCTGTCTTTATGACAAATGGTGACAAGGACCATCTGTTCGATGATGCTGAAGGTATTGATTTGTTACATGAAGCAATCGCAGGTATGGTTGGCCTTGGTGCAGCAGACGAATTTATGGCTTTCTATGCAAATGCTAAGAATGCACTTAATCCTAGAGCAATTATTAAGCTTAAACATATTCCAGATGAAATTCATACAAGAATTGCACAAGCAATGCAAACAGATATTACAGTTGGACTTGGTTTTATCAAGAGTTGTGCAATGTTTATTGAAGATAACGTTAACGAAGTCTTTAAGAAAACTGAAGACGCAAAGATTTGGTGTAATAACCTGTATGACTTAATCGATAAGTTACCAACAGAATGTAGAGTTTCCGCAGGTATTGATATTCTTTATTCAGCAGTTGAACAAAAGAAACAATGGGCCAAGGCAATCTTTACGTTAAAACCAGAATTTAAGGAATTAGTAAGATCCGTAAAGATGGTTAATACATCGATTACACATTAAAATTAAGGGTTGACGAGAGTCAACCTTTTTATTATATTGTTTAAAGTTATTATTATATTAAGGACAAAATGAGCTATACAGTTAACATTTACGGTAGGAAAGATTCAAAATCCCCAGATATTATATACCAATTTAATATTGGAGAACACTTAACAGAAGGTAAGTGGCATCATTCAGTAATTCAAAAAGGTTATAAGTTCAATAACGAACTTATCGATGAACTTACTGAAGATTCTGTAATTTCTGAAATTACCAGTAAAATCGAAGAAATCCTTAATGGTCCTTATGGTCGAGAACTTTTAATTAGTCCAATATTGCATTTATACTACGATGATGAGCTGAAGAAGCCAGTTGCAGTTTTTAAATAAATAAAAAAGGTCTTTAATTAAACACAAGGAGATAAACACATGAAAACAATGAAATACATCATAATTCTCATTGCCTTCTGTATTATGAATGCTTTTGCAGTCGGTTTGGCTGAAAATGCGTCAAAATTCGTAGGTAATATCACAACACGAGGACAGATTCGTTCAGACTTCGGAACGTTGTGGAATCAGATTACAGCTGAAAACGAATGTAAGTGGGCTTCAATCGAAGGAACTCGCGGGCGATATAATTTCAGCGGTTGTAAAGCAGCATATAATTGGGCTAAACAGAACGGTGGCTATTTTAAGTTCCATGCTTTGCTTTGGGGTTCACAATATCCATCCTGGCTTGAAGGCCTAAGTGTAGATGATACTAAAACCGCAATTATGAACTGGTTTGATGCAGTTAAGAGAGAAATTCCAGATCCTGACATGATTGACGTTGTTAACGAAGCAATTAGAACCGGAAATAACCAGTATCACTCAAATTATCCTAAGACAAAGATTATTGAAGCAATGGGTGGTGACAATGGTAATTATACTTTCATTGTAAATGCGTTTAAAGAAGCAAGAAAGAGATGGCCAAATGCAGTATTGATTTATAATGACTATAATACTGTTCAATGGAATAAGGACCAGGGTATTGATTTAATTAATAAGATTAAGCAAGGCGGTGCTCCGGTTGATGGTTATGGTCTTCAAGCACATGACATGCAGAACCAGGGTGGTAATGCTAATGGAACTGGTGCAGGTGGTTCTTGTTTGAATATTAATACGTTGAAGTCTGTTATCGAAGAAATTTGGACTAAGACACAAACACCGATGTTTATTTCTGAATATGATATTTTCACATCAAACGATAATGAACAGAAAACATGTTATGAACAGCAGATTTCTTACTTCATGGAAAATGAACATATCGCTGGTATCACTATTTGGGGATATATCTATGGTGCAACCTGGAACGATGGAACATCCGGAATTATTCGTGATGAAAAAGATAGACCTGCAATGACTTGGCTTAAGGAATATTTGCCTTCTCATCCTGGTAATAATACAACTGGTCTTTTGAATTCTACTCCTGTTGACCCAGAACCACAGAAACCGTTTAAGGGTAAGGCATTTGATTTAACAGCGCCGATTGAAGCAGAAGATTTCGATATTCCTGGTAAGGGTAGAAATGAAGACGGAACAAATAATAATTCCTATTCTGCAAGTGGTTCTTGTGATGATACTTGGAATACAACATATCGTGAAGGAACAACAGCTAGTATCGGTGAAAAGAATGGTGGTTTAGTTCTTGGTTGTAATCCTACTGGAAACTATTATGAATATACAATTAAGGTTCCAGAAGCTGGTAATTACTATGTATATGCAACAGTAGCAGCAGAAGGTGAAGGTGCTATTCTATTCAAGGTTGGTGACAAGGCAGTATCTGATACATTGAAGTTCACAGGTGATTCATGGTCTAAGTTTGACAAGATTAAGGGTCAGGCAATATTCAGCACTGCTGGTGAACAGATTTTAACACTTGAAATTGCTAAGGGTTATATTGATGTCGATAAGTTTGAATTTATGGTAACAGATTGTGCTCCTGGTGATGCACTTTGTGGTGGTCCATCATTTAATTGCGAAGATTATCCAGATGATCCAGCATGTCTCGTATCGACTCCAAAAACGCGTTCTGGACAGACTTTACAACATTATAGTATATTTGATCTAAATGGACATTATATTGGTTCTATAAGCGCTTATAGCCCATCTATGGCTATCCAGATGATTAACGGAATTAATCAAGGTGCTTATGTCCTAAAGAACGAAAATACAACAGTTATTTTCAGAAAGTAATTATAGATTACACAAAATTAAAAAGACGGATTTTTTAATCCGTCTTTTTATTAATTATTTTTATATCCAATATATTTAATATATTTTGGTGGAATTGTCTCATAAACAAAATAACATTTTTCATCTTCATCAAATTCCGGATCTATATAATAAGTTGCCTTTTTTTCTGGAAATTCTATAAAATAAACATAACTATATTTAAAATCATCTATTTCTTTTGGCATTTTTGCATCTTTTGGTATGCCATGTTTTAAACCAATAAAACATATATTACTATCTAGTTTTTCTATATAAACACGACCATTATAAGATTTCGGACGTAATCCAGTTCTTAAAATAACTTCTGGTGGTGCACAACTAATGTGCATATAAATTCCTTCTGTATCTATCTCACGCTTTAATTCGTGTATATTTTCTAAAGCCATAATATTACGATAAGCATATCGTAAATGCCAGCCATATTTTTTAGTAAATTCTTCTAATTTATTTTCTAAAGGTTTTAAATTTTTACAATTTTTTGCAGTAAAAATACAAGCTAAATCGGCATCAAACATTGATTCTGCATATTCTCTTCCATATTCCTTAGGATCTTCTATTAATTGTAACTTAAATTCCTTTTCAATAAGTGTTTTTAATTTTTCTCTACTTACTGAATATTCCAAGAATTCGCAAATATAATTATTTGATTTTAATATGTCTAATGCTTCATTTAAATTCATATATTATTTATAGAATAAGTGATAGACCGCCAGATCTATCACTTTTTGTTACATTTTTGAAACGTGTTCGACAAAGAAACAATGTAACAAAATTTTATAACTTTACAAATTAAAATAATTTGCTATATTTTATTTATTATGATTTGTATTGATGAATTAAAGTCTACATTTAATAGAATTATTCTGTTACAGAATAATACTGATTCTGTCGAAGAAGAAATCATGTCAAACGTGATTACTCAGAATTTAGGTCCTATGCTTAAGCAGTTGGAAATGATGTCTGGTTCTCCGCAGTTCAAACAAGAAGTTGCACAAGAAATAGAGAGGAGGAAAAATGAATCCGAACAACCAACAGAAACACTTTAGGATTACATGCTGTAGTTTTCCAGCACTTATTGGTTTTACCGCTGGATTCTGCATGTCTTGGTATTTTAACCATTCAATATGGTGGGGAATATTCCACGGTTTTCTTAACTGGTTATATGTGGCATATAAATTAATGTGGTATTTTGTAACGAATGTATAAATAATATATGAAAAAGGGGAAGGGAAAGACAGATTTTGATCGTATTATATGGTCAGACGGATTACTTGATAAGATATTATCTGGTTTTGCAGGATTTATTCTTGCTGGTCTTTTTATTTTTATTATTATTACCTTCTGTAACCTTTAATTCATATATTGTTTCTTAATGGAAATGATATGAGCGGGTATGGTTGTTTTGACCGATATACTAGTCCAAATAATATAAAGATAATTGGAATTGAAGGTGATGATACCTTTAAATTAACATTGATTTGTGGTAGTTCTGAGTATTATTTAAAATATGTATTTCATGTTTGTGATTATATTATAACAGCTAATTCTACGTTTATAATGTATAGAGATACATGTTATTCAATGGAAACAGACGAACCAATGACAACTGTATGTTGTATAGAATTACCAAATTATTCTTTTGGTGATGATAAAAAGTATAGAGGTATTGAAGTTTCAGATGATACGGTATTGAATGATATTATTTTACCATCTGGTATTGTAATTAATTCAGAAAATAAAGCTTATTATGATTTATTGAGATTTTTAAATAAGCATAAAAGACCAACTAGACATGGTGATGAAACATATTATAGCTTACCAATGACTATTATATCACCAACATCAACTGAAATATTTAATATAACACGTATTACATTATATGAGAAAAATGACGAACCTGGTCATTACGAATGGCGAGATGGAATGCATTTATCTATAATTATCGGGTCTAAAACAATCGAACAATGTTTTGATTATAATTCTCCTTATAGAATTAAATTTCTCGATAAAGAATATGATACGACAAAAATTGCATGTAAAGTTTTAAAAGATACTTTTGAACTTGAACAGAAACTGAAACTTATGTAGTTATCTGAACAAAAATTTTACATAAATACTGGGTTGACATACCAGTATTTTTTATTATATTATAAATGTGAAGATATATAAAGGAGAAAGTTATGTACGATTACAGTGCAGTCTTTGAAAGAATCAAATCAACAGATTTCCCGCTGAAGTGTAGAGGAATGTATTATTTCTCTAAAGGTCGTCATGCTCATCAAGAACGTAAAGGATCTGGTAAGCCATATTTCGTTCACCCAAGAGGAGTAGCATATATCGTTATGGAACATGGTGGTTCTGTTGACCAAATCAATGCAGCATTGGCTCATGATTTGTTGGAAGATACAGAAACATCATTCCCAGAAATCAAGGCAGTAGCAAACGGTTCTGAACATGTTGCAGAACTCTGCTCTGAACTGAGAAATAACAAATTTGAAATCGCTGAGAAAGGTAAAGATGACTATATGTCTGAAAAATTGATGCATCTTTCCAACGAAGCATTACTCATTAAACTCGCTGATATGTTATATAACTCGTATGACAAACCAGCCGAAAAGGCATTGAACAGAATGTATAAGAATGCATGTGAAGTGCTGTTAAAACGAAAACTCTCAGATGAATGTCGAGAACTTGCACAATTGATTGCTCTCGCATAAGGAAAATATGACTGAAGAAGAATTAAAACAATTTATGGACTTAAATGATAAGTTTGTAAATAGATGCAAAGAAATTGCAAAAATCATGAACCGGTGTAATTATTCGTATAATTATATCAATGATTGGAGATTAGATGGTGATTCTGTCTATGGAACAGGCGATGAATATTGGAATTATGGTGGGCATGAATCACATTCTGTTTGGTTCGATACTGCATGGTTAACAAAAACAGATGAAGAACTTAACAAAATCGCTGATGAATGGCTCGATGAACAAAGAAGAGAAAAAGAAAATAAATTAAAAGAAGAAGAAGCTAAGAAACGAGAACAGGAATTAGCAGAATTAAAAAGATTACAAGAAAAATATAAAGTATGAAGCAAATAGGAATTACTGAAACATATGACCCATGTTTTGTTTCTGACTGGGAAACGAAACTTCAGGATGTAAACATTATTATTTCGAAAGAATTGTCTGACGAGATGATTGAGAAACTTTTGATTGTTCAAGATAAAGTTATCTTTCATCATACAGTAACAGGTCAAGGCGGAACTATTCTGGAACCTGGTGTAAAAACACCAGAATTCGAATTTGAACAATTTAAAAAACTTATGGATAGAGGTTTCGATCCTACCCATTATGTTTTGCGAATTGACCCGATGATTATGTTTAATCCTGAGAATATCAAGAATATCAAAAAGGTTCTTGATATGTGGAGTGATTATTGCAAAGAACATTCTTGTTGGCTTCGTTGTAGAGTTTCTATTGTCGATTTGTATGGACATGCAAAGAAAAGACTGACTGATGCAGGTGTAGTTATTCCTTGGGATAGCTTTACCGCTCCGCAGATGGTTTTTGATAAGGCAGAAGAAATTTTATATCCATATGATGCTCAGCTTGTATTTGAATGTTGTGCTGAACAGAATTTTAGTGGTAATTTCATTCATCGTTGCGGATGTGCAAGTATTGTTGATGTTAAAATTCTGGGTGTAGAAGATAAGGATTCTTATGGAATGCCTGAATCTAAGCAGCGAAAGGATTGCATGTGTCTGGCAAAGAAGCAGATCCTTTCTGTAAAGCCTGGAAGATGTCCACATCAATGCTTATATTGTTTTTGGAAATAAATTCACTTGTAGGGGTTTACAAGTGAGTGTTAATTTATTATATTTAAACCCGTCGATATTATTAAGTTGAACATTAACAAGGAGTTTATAAAATGAATACTGAAAATGTCGAAATCTATCAGGGCGAACCCGAACTCAAGCAGTTCGTTTTCGAAATCAAGTCAACGCTTTACGATATGGGTAAGACTACGGCGGATGTCAATATTCTTATTGAGAATAACGACAGTCTGATTCGCAAGCTCTTCAAGACCGCTAATCCGGACACGAAGATTATTGCGTATAATATCGCAAAGGCTGCAAAGAAATACGAATAGTGTTCTCCAGGCGATAAATCGCTAAGATACCTGCATAGAAATATGCGGGTATTTTTTATTTACAAATATAAAATAGTTTAGTATATTTTAGAAAGAGGTTTCTAAAATGAAAAAATTGATTTTTGATGTAACTTATCATGAAGATACAAATATAGCAAAAACAGCAGCATTAGAATTTAATGATTTTAATGATACTGTTGAAACTAAATCATATATTGATGAAAGTCCAATTGCTAGCGAATATATCCCAGGTGAATTCTATAAAAGAGAATTACCAGCAATTATGTCTTTAATTGAAAATAAAATCGGTTTAGAAACATTAAAAGCTGAATATGATACTATCATAGTAGATGGTTTGTATATGCTTGGTAAGGACCATTTAGGTTTAGGTGCAAGACTTAAAAATCATTTAATGAAACTAGGTATTGATATTGAAGTTATCGGCATTGCAAAAACATATTTCCATGATTGTGAACAAGTAGCTGGTTTGGTATATCGTGGAAAAGATGCGGTAAAACCATTATACGTAAATGGAAGTTCTGAAAAAGACTATGTAACAATCGTAAAGAATATGTCTGGTGATTTTAGAATTCCATATTTAATCAAACAAGTCGATAGATTATGCAGGGCTTAAAAAATATTTTAAATAGGGGTTTACAAACCTAAAATAATTTACTATATTATACACATAACAAAAAACGAAAACAGGAAAAAATTTTTTATATATAATTATAAAGAGAGAATGATTATGTTATTCATGAACACAACAACTAACCCAACCAATAATAACCCTGAAGTGCTACAGGATTAGTTTTGTTTCATAACTAAAAAATGAGCTTAAATTAATCCTGTAAGATACACACTTACAGGATTTTTTATTTTCTTATTGGGTTGTAGCTCAAATAGGTAGAGCGGACCCCTGTTAAGGGTATGGTTACTGGTTCGAGTCCAGTCTTCCCAGCTAAAATAGCAAGCACGTTGTCTGATACTCTTCAGGACGTAATTAAGCATTGAGCGTGTGATCGTGCCTCTACTATTTTGAATTTATTGGGTTGTCGGCAAGTTGGTATGCCACGGCACTGTTAATGCCCTAGAAATCGTAGGTTCGAGTCCTACCTTCCCAGCTAAGTCACTCACGGAGCGTGCGCATTTTCCGCCAGTTGTCCAAGTAGTGACTTTAACAGGGTGTAGGCTAGTTGGTTAGTCACATGATTTGGGGTCATGGTCACGCAGGTTCGAATCCTGTCACCCTGATAAAATAACAGGATGTAACTCAGTTGGTAGAGAGCTCGGTCTGGAGCCGAGGGGTCGCGGGTTCGAGCCCCGCTGTCCTGATAAAGTACACAGGAGACATACTAGCAGTAGGAGCTAGAGAAGTTACGGTTGGAGTGAGTCTGACCAGATGGTGGAATTGTGATAATCAGTGTGTAGGCTAGTTGGTTCAGTCACACGTTTCGGGAACGTGGTCACGCAGGTTCGAATCCTGTCACGCTGACTAAATATTTGGCATAGGTTGTTCCTATTGGCTCGTAGAGCGTCCGATTGGTAATCAGAAGTAATACAACCCGCCATTTGCCTGGTTAGCTCAGCTGGAAGAGCAGATGTTTAGTAATCATCAGGTCGGGGGTTCGGATCCCTCACCAGGCGCTAGATGCCTTTATAGTTCAATTGGTAAAACACCGGCTTTGTAACCCGGATTTCTTGGTTCGATCCCAGGTAGAGGCGCTAATAGGGTTGACAATAGTCAATCCTTTTTCTATATTAAAAAGAAAAAGGGAAAATAAATGTTTAAAAATATTGTCGATAAAATTGAACGTGCAACTATTAATTATACAGTAAAGCATGTCAAACCGAATTCAGTTGATTATTATAATGCAAATGGAGATCATTATCGAATTAAAGATTATCTATTTAAGAGTCAAAGTAGATTCAGTTATAATGACAAAGGTCAAGAAATTTTATCTCTCTATGCACGTAATGGTAAAATAATCGAAAGCACGACTTATGAATATAATGAAAACGGTGAAAGATGTAAAAGTCATACTCGACGTTTTGATTATATTAATAATGAACGTATCTTAGAAAAGGATGATTTGTGGGTAGCAAATGACGATGGTACGTATACATCTATTATTAATGGAATTACTAAGGTTTGTCCAAGACAAAAATCAGATACAGTCAAAGATGATCATGGTAATGTAATTGAAGAAACAATTACTACACCGTCAGAAAATTGTGTATATCATGCAGTAAATACTTATGATGGAAATAATAATCAAGTATTGCATGAAGCTACAGAAATGGTTGGTGATAAGGTAAAGGAGTTCTTTAGAGAAATCAATCAATATGATGATAAGAACAGGAGAGTAAAGCGTATATTCTATATGAACACAGAATATGGCACTGAAAAGTCTACTGATATTACATATTATTATTATGACGATAAGGACAGAGTAATTCGTATGCATAATGAAAGTAATTATAATAAGCCTGGTCCTTTACATACTGGTAATTTTAAGCATGACACATGGTATCGATATAATGAGGAAGAAAATTCTGAACTTAGCTATAGTGACCATGGCAGTTGGCAATATAACTCTTATCAAAAAACAACTATCTTATCTGACGGTAGAAAGATGGTTGCACATTGGACTCTTCCGAACTGGATTGAAAAGTTGCGTCGATTCTTCAATGCATTTTAATTAAAAATAGGGGTTTACAAGACTAAAACAATTTACTATATTTAAACCCGTTAAAGCAAAGAATGTTCCTATTAAAAAACATTATTTTTCGATCGGTTATACATTCCGCTTTAACACTTATGCGGTGAGTAGCTCAATTGGTAGAGCAAAAGTCTAAGATTTAGTATTCGCTATTTAGCACCAATGCTTCCTATTAATGGAAACACTTTGGGTTGCTGGTTCGAGTCCAGTCTCGCCGCTTAAACATGAGGCAAGTAGCTCAGTGGTAGAGCAACGGTATTTACGTTTCGTAGAAATGCATATAACGTTCCTATTCCATTCCAAGGCGTGTGTCGTAGGTTCGAATCCTACCTTGCCTCCGAAAAAAAAAATATTTTAAAGGGGTTTACAAAACAAAATCTTTTTACTATATTTTAAACATAAAAATTGATGCATCAAACAAACCCGGTGCAGTGCTGACGTAAAACTTTGGATGGAGTCCATTGGCTGGGTTTAAATTTTTGCAACAATAAATTAAAAAACAAAAACAGGAAAAAAATTTTTATATATAATATAAAAGGTAATAAAATGAACAAGAACTTTAATATTGAAATCGTCGCCTTCGCAGCAGAACGTATTGCAGTATTTGCAGAACGTGTCTTTGCGATTGACAATTCAGTGCACAGGTTCAAGTAAACGAATTACCTAAGGTATGAAGAATTTACGGTTCCTGTGCACAACAGGGACCTTTAATTTTATATGCTCCGTTCGGCCAGTGGTTCAAGCCAACCGACTTTCTATCGGTTAACCCCAGTTCGAATCTGGGACGGAGTACTAATGGGCTCGTGGCGCAATTTGGTAGCGCAGTAGCTTTGCAAGCTAAAGGTTACGGGATCGTTCCCCGTCGGGTCCACTAAAATATGCCTTTCAATCCAAACCTGGTGATTGGACCCGGTTGAAGCCCGGAGTAGCTCAGTCCGATTCTGAGGGGAGGCACTAAACATTATGGGCTTGTGGCGCAATTGGAAGCGCAACTGCTTTGCAAGCAGAAGGTTACGGGTTCGAATCCCGTCTCGTCCACTAAACATTATGGGCTCGCATGATCCAAGGAGGCGAGCTGGCCTTGCAAGCCGGCTGTGAAGAGTTCGATTCTCTCCGGGTCCACTAAAATATGGCTCTATCGTCTACGCTGGTTAGGACGCTAGGTTTTCAACCTGGAAAATTTGGTTCGACACCAAATAGGGCTACTATGGGGGCAAAGGTTACTTTCCGCAATCTTTGCAACGAATGTTCCTCACAAGATTGGTTCAATTCCAGTCGCCTCCACTAAAAAAATCTTGAGGGTCTAAAGTGAAGCCTGCTTAGACACGTATCAAAGAGATGATAAAAGACTGGTTGAATTCCAGTTGGATCCTTAAGAAAATATGGTTCTATCGTCTAGTGGCCTAGGACAGTCGGTTCTCAGCCGCCTTACTTCAGTTCGAATCTGAATAGAACTACTACATTTATGGGACTCTGGCAGAGTTGGTCAATGCACTGGACTGAAAATCCGGAGATCTCGGTTCGAATCCGAGGGGTCCCACTATGGCACTGTAGAATAACGGTTAGTTCGCTGGCCTTTCAAGTCGGAAATTCGGGTTCGATTCCCGACAGTGCTACTAAAAATTTGCTCGATTAACTCAGTTGGTTCAGAGTGACGCTTTGACTAAGCGTAAGTCATAGGTTCGAATCCTTTATCGAGTACTAAATACCCGGTTAACTCAGTTGGTGAGAGTGCCATCCTTACAAGTTGGAAGTCATAGGTTCAAATCCTATATCGGGTACTAAAAATATCGGTATCTATCTCCTCGCTCTGATAAGGCGTTGAAAGAGTAACTGGTTGCATGTAGGTTCAATCCCTATGATACCGACTAAAATTATCGGCAACTATCTCCTCGCTCTGATAAGGCGTTGAAAGAGTAAATGGTTACATGTAGGTTCGATGCCTATGTTGCCGACTAAAAATCCGCGTGGTGCGACTAGTGGAGCAGGTGAAGGAACAGGGCAACATAATCTTAAATGCGGTTTGAACCCCAAGACCTAAAATTCGCTGAGAACCTGCATTAGGGTTGACAAAAGTCAATCCTTTTTTTATATTTTAAATAATTATTTGGGAAAGGAATATTATGCAATTAATTAAACTTGGCGATGAATTATATGATTTAAACGATATTAAGAAGATCAGAAGAGAAACTGGTCACGGTGGGCCATATATTGTAGTTCTTTTGAAGAATGGACGATATATTCATTATAAAGAATCTGATGTTCGTCCATTAGGTGACAAAGATCTTATTATATCAGTATAAGGAATTTTTATGAATCCATCTTTTTATTTTATTAGTGGTATATTAGTTTATATTATGAGTCTTTTTACTCTTATAATAGCGATTTGCTTCTTTTTTGGAGTAGTACCTTCTTCATCAAGTTCAAATTTTAATTTTAAAGAACGATTAATTTGTTTTTTAACAGGTATATTTTTTACAATTCCTTCTATTATAGGTTATGATTGGGCAGGTAAACTAGTAAATCCAAACACAGAAACAATATATCAACGTGTTATTGAAGAAAAACCAAAATGTGATATTAAATCTGTTACATGTATGAGAGAAATGACAGAATGGTTAAAAGACTCAAGTGAAGCATACGTCATGTATCACTTAGATTCTGTAAGTGCTGCAAATGATTATAATAAGGCAGTAAGTAGAAAGTGATCTGAATAGAATTTCATATTATACTAAGGGTTGACGTAAGTCAACCTTTTTTCTATATTATTTAATATGATTTGTTTTAAAGTAAACAAAAATGCAAAAATTGAATTAGATGTTGATAAAACTAATTTCAATGAATTATTAGAATTTTCACCAATATTTAAACGATTTAACAAATATCTTATCAATACAGGAAATACCAGGGCAGATAATAATCGTTTTGCACTTGATGAAATTATTTATGGTAGTAATTTTACTATTGATCGTTTCATTATTCAAGATGATGATGCAATATTTTATATTGAAGCAATATAGGAATAAGTATAATGGGTAAATTAGTTCATTATAATAAAATTTTTCCTTTTACTGAGGAAGATAAAGAAACTATCAAAAAAGCATGTGAATTGGAAGATGCTTTTGATGAAAACGTTTTCTCTTATAGTGAAATTCCAGATAAGGAAGATATTTATACAAAAGATGATTGCAATACTGATCTTGCATTCGTAAGTTATATTGGTGACTTATATGGATGGGATTGGATGTTCTGGGATCGTTGCAATTTTAAAGTTAAAATGTCTGGTTACGGTTTTTCTGACAATGCATCTCAGGCAATCCATTATGCAGAAGAAAAAATGAAAGATACAAATGAAGAATATTGTATCGTATTAGTTCCATTCAAACCGACCAATGATATGGATGAAAAATTCTGCTATCGAAATGGACCATATCTTGGCGTCCTTGAAAAACCTCCACATGAAGATACATTATATGGTGTAGAAATTCCAGATGATATGGAATTTATGTTTCATTTCAACATTTTCACAAAACAGGAGATAAAGAATGTTTAATGGAAATACAGTATGGCCAATTATTTTATTGGTCTGTTCAATGTTTAATTTCTTCTATATATTACGTTTTCAAGCAAAGAAAACGAAGTTTGAAGAATTTTCAGACGCTTTCTTGTGTATGATATACATGATTCTTGGAACATTATTATCTATTCTCGGAACTATTTGTATTGCTGGTTTTTGCATATACTGTTATATCAAAGATGCACCAAGAAGAAATGCAGAACGTAGAGAAAAACTTTGTGGTCTTATTCAAGAATTTAACGTTATGACAGGGAAGGAAAAATATGAAAGATGAACTTTATAAACAAAACTGGGATCAGTGGATGAAATATAATGCTCAGCATAAGGCAATTATGGAATTTATTGCTGAGTATGGCCCGTTAGCATCGCTTTCTGAAGTTTTGCGAGCAGTTACTAAAAAAGAAGATGAAGCAAGTAATAACATTATTGAAATTGACGCAGAACGTGATAAGGTTTTAAAGGAAATTGACGAAAAGATGGGAACTAATTGGGTTATAAGTCAGTTTGCTTGGGGTGTATCTACATCTGAACTTATTGATGCATATAATGCAGGAAAGATTTAATATGTCAAACGAAGAATGGGAAGCAGTCCAAGAAGGTTGGCATAGAAAAAATCTTAATAATCTTTATCTTAAATTAAAGAAAAGCGGGTTACTTTATCTTAATGAAACAGAACGTCAACATCTTTGCAATGCATTAAAATGGGCAGGTGACGAAATTGAAAGCTTAAGATATGAAATCAGATTTATGGATCAGCATGATGGTTATCATTCATGTGATGGATTTGCATGTCAAATAACGGATTAATATGAAACAAAAATATAAAGTATGTGTTCATTATCAAACCTATGATGGTTATATGGGATTTGATGATTGGGATGATGAATATGCCAATGTAGAAATTGTATCAAGTAAGCTTGGTGATGAATTAACTCAAGAAATAGTTGATTTTGCAAAAAATAAATATAAGCGTTTTAGAGACATTAAATCTATAACTTGTCTTGGTCCAGTTAAAGAACAAGATGACGAAGTAGAAATTGTAAAACCTGCAATAAAGCGTAATTTTGTTTGCGCTAATTGCGGAACTGAATTTAATGTTTTACAGTATAAATGTGAACATAGACAAACTGGACTTAATGAATATCATTATACACATTCTTGCCCAGAATGTCATGATATTTGTTATTCATATAAGGAAGCTAAATAATGACAGACAAAGAAGCTCTACATTATTTTGAACATTCATACTTTGATCCTGATGGTCAAGGATTACATCAACTTGTCCATAAAATTTCAGAATATTGGATTTGTCTTAATTTTATGTTAGATAATCATCCTGAATGGAGAACGGCAGATCCTAAAGAACTTTTAAGAGAAATAATGAAAATGTTTCAAGGTCGTTTAACTCCACAACATGTTACTGGATGGATTGAACATATACAGGATAGGCTAGGTAAATAAATGTATCAGTATTTTAAAGAGGTTCTTGAAGAAAACCTCAGACATGCTAATAATGATGATGAAGAAGCAAAAAAGTGGTTTTTGTCCCATATTAAATTTTTGCTTCAAGATAAGTATGATGAAACCACCGAAGATATTATTAACGCAACATATGATGTAGCACGACATAAAGGTTGGCTTGAAGCTAACGATTAAGGAGAAATAACATGACATATGATGAACTCTGTGAAGATGAACGTTGGAAAACTTTAATGAGAAGATGTGAAAATCTTCCTATTTTTAAAGTATTTCCATGTAAGATTGAAGATATGTGGCCAGAAATGCCAGATTATCTTAGGGAAAGTTTTGATGCTTATTATGATCCAGATGAAATTCACTATTATATAAGCATTACTGACGTAATCGATGACTTTTTCTTATATGTGGAGGAGTCTATTACTAAGGAACAGCATGACGAAGTGCTTGATTGGGCTTCGAAATTAAAAGATACTGAAATTGTTTATTTTGAGGAGCAATAAGATGATTAAACCGTCTAAGTATAGAGAATTATGTAATCATATTCTTGGAAAATGCACGTTTAACGAACGACCTGCTAATCCTGTATCAACAGGTGAACGTCTTTTAACAGAAGATTATTACATTGACTGTTTGGTTAATGACGTAAAAGTTGCAACGTTACATGTTTCAAAAGATTTATCGTCATATGCTTCAATTTATACCAATGATAATGGAACAGGTGTAATTTTTGCTAGTTTTGGATTTACTCTGAAACGAGCATTGAAGAAAGCAAAAAGAAATATTGATTCAGAACGAGACAGACTGTTTGCTATGTATTCGAAGATTACTCATAAGATTGGTTCTAGCCGTAAGGATATTACTACTATGATTCAGTATCTTACAAATGTCGAATTCAGCACAGATAGTTATTTATTTACTAATCTGATGAAAGCTGTATTTGAAGCAGCATGTCAGAGTAATCCAGAATTATATGATAGTTCTGTGAAGATATTGACTGAATACTTTTCTTCAAAGGTTGTCCGATAAAAAAATTATTTTTTAGGGGTTTACAAGAACAAAACAATTTACTATATTTAACAACGTAAAAAACAAAACAAGAATAGCAAAAGCGGTTCCTATAACCAGAGGAATAGCTTAGTTGGTTAGAGCGTTCACCGCAAGGTGAAAGGTCGTCGGTTCGAGTCCGATTTCCCCTTCCATCAAGTTTACTGCTCGCTATTTTTTAACAAAAACAGGAAAAAATTTTTTATATATAATATAAAGGTTAAGAAAATGACTAAGTTTGTAGTTGATATGCATGATGTTGATACTCGCCGCGGTGGACGAGGTTTCGGCAAGCATGATAAGGATCGATATAGACACAGGGTCATTTAGTATTAACTATATAAAGAGTTTATAAAAATGATTCCTGTGTAAAAACAGGAATTTTTTTTATTTGGTCTTATCGTTTAATGGATGGACACCAGCCTGTCACGCTGGAGGTACGGGATCGTGACCCGTTGAGACCGCTAATAGCATATGAAGTTCCTATTCTATTTCGCCAAAATATTGAAGTAACATACTTCTCGCTATTAATTCGGGGCCGTAGCTCAATTTTGGTTAGAGCACCGGACTGTCACTTCGGAGGTTGAGGGTTCAAGTCCCTTCGGTCCCGCGAATTATACACCAGTAGCCGAGCCTGACTACGAATCAGGTACACGTAACTGGAGCTGAAAATGCAGGTTCGAACCCTGTCTGGTGTACTAAAGAAAATTTACATTTATGCCTCACTAACTCAATTTGGTTAGAGTACCTGCCTCTTAAGCAGGGAGTTCAAGGTTCAAGTCCTTGGTGGGGTACGAAATGCCCCAGTGGCGCAATTGGTAGCGCAGCGGACTCTTAATCCGTGGGTTGAAGGTTCGAGTCCTTCCTGGGGTACGAAACTAGCCTTCTGTTTTTGACAAGCGCAGATGGATTTTACGAAGGCCGGTAGATGTAACCGTTGGCGCAACATCATTTATGCGGTGGGAGTTTTGCTGGCTTCTCGTGTCCGACACCGGGCAGATAAAAAACCAGCATTTATGCGGTAGTAGCACAACTGGTAGTGCGATTCCTTGCCATGGAATAGGTTGTGGGTTCAAGTCCCATCTACCGCTCTAAAATATGCGTTTATGGTGTAGTGGTAACATATAACCTTGCCATGGTTGTGTCTCGGGTTCGAATCCCGATAGACGCTCTAAAATTTTTATCCCCTCAGTGGTGTAATTGGTAGCATAACTCCCTGTGACGGAGTTGGTTCGGGTTCAAATCTCGGCTGGCGGACTAAAATATGCGGCTATGGTGTAACTGGCAACACGATAGTCTTCCAAACTGTAGTTTCGGGATCGTACCCCGATAGCCGCTCTAATGAATTATATAGAATTAAATGATAAAGGTAAGCTCGGTAGTGACGAGCAAAAACTTGCCGACTATTTTGGAGTCGGCAATTATACTACATTCTATAAAAAACATTTTATACAAAATAGATTTAGTATTACAAAAGATGATTTTATTGCCGGGGTTATTCCAGTCATGTTTTCAGCAATGAAAAAACTGGGTATCGAATATAAACATGACGATTATCCAGAACAATTAAGAAAATATCTTTATCGTAAAATTTGGGAAACAAAACTTGGCTATATAAAAGATAAAGTATTTAATGAATATTTAATTAATCCAATTTTTATAAAACCAAAAGATAAATTAAAGAAATTTACTGGATTTTTATTAAATTCAAGAGATGACTGGTTTCTTACTGATGGTGCTGCAGATGGAACAAATATTATCTGTTCAGAACCAGTTAAATGGGTTACAGAATATCGTATTCCTGTAATTAACAAAATTCCTAGAGATTATTGTAATTATTTTGGAAATCCAGATATACAGGTAGATAAATCGGTTGTCCAAAATATGATTGACGAGTGGACAGATTCTCCTAAGGCATATTGCTTGGATGTAGGAGTTTTAGATACTGGCGAGACTGCTTTAATAGAAATAAATGATGCGTTTAGTTGCGGTAGTTACTCAATGAGTGCTGAAACCTATGGTGATTTACTGACAACAAGATGGAATGAGTTAAAAGGTTGACGAGAGTCAACTCTTTTATTATATTTAATATAAAGACTATAGGAACTACTATGAATACTTGTCCATTTAATACCGGTGATATCATCGAAGTAAGCAACGGTTATCTCAATGCCGTAACCTGCCGTCCAGTCAAATTCAACGAAGGCGATCGCTATAAGGTTATATATATCGATTCCAATCCCTATGCCTCACGGGATGCTTTTCGCGCTCAATGTATCAACGCAGTAAATCCTGCCCGTATCGGCTATACATGCGAAATTAATGAATTTATGCCAGTCTATAATTTTTTCCACAAAGTAAAGGAGTAAATCATGGGTGCATTAGTATCGAAAGAATACGCAAACGAATTGTTAGAAGAACTCAAAAAAGCAGCAGAAATTAATCCTGCTATGTTTAATCAAGAAAAGATTAAAACGTTCTATGAAGACCTTTATGGAACTGGTGATCAAGGAATTGGACAAGTCTTTGCTGCACTTGACCATGTTTATGAAGAAGAAATCCGTTTTACTGACGAAGAAATTAATGAAGTCAAAAACGTTGTTAGAAAACACGGTTTTGAAATTTTAGAAGAATACAAAAAAGAACCGAAAGAAGAAGCAAAGGCACGTTTAGGAGATGCTTACAATCCAGTTCGTGATGATTATAGCTTTATTGGTAAGCTTGGTGAAAAAGAATTTGCTTTTCATGTATGTAAGTTGAAAAAGAAAAACGGTGGTTTCATTGAAGACGCAAAAAACGGATTAGTTCCGATGTATAATATTAATCAGTTTTGTGCAAATGAAAAAACGACCAAACATTATTTTACTACACCTGCTGTTCAATTTATTATGTTTAATTATATTGACGCAGATTTTAAGGAAATGATCAAGTGTCTCGATGCTGGTTTGAATTTAAAGCAGTTTGAACAAAATAACGATGATGATTATTATCATGTAGTCAGTGCACTTGAAAATTTGGAACTTGAAAGAAGTAAAAGAGGTAAAGTTCGAAGCCGTTTGAATATTCTTAAGAAATATGAAGAAGAATTAGAAAAGAAGAAAGCTAAAAAGAAGAAAAAATAATGCGGTGTTGTAATTGTCGATACTGTTATGTAGATTCCTGGGATGAAAGTGATTGGACCTGTGGTATCTTTGGTAGTAATGCTGAAGACATGATAACTGAAGATAAAAATGGAGACTTTGGCTGCAGGTATAATTCACGGTTTCTTAAGAAAAAAGAACGAGAATTAGATAACTGGTGGAGTACTGAACAAATAAAACAAGCTGAAGCGATGGAATTAAGACAATCATTGAAATCAGTTCCTAAAGGAATTATAAAATTAGAAGGCGCTGATAAAACTGACCTTCTTGATTACTTTGTGGTAATTAAATAAAAATAGCGGGTTTTTAACCCGCTTTTCTTTTATTTACTTCCTATAAATTCTACTGCATATTCTTGTCTAAAAAATATATCACCACATTCTCTGATTACTCGTTCTTTCCATTCTTCATTTCTGTGCGGAACACAATCCCATCGAATTTTAGAAGGAATAAATGAATTTTCACCATTGATAGCACGTTTCCAGATTTCATAGAATCCATGATCAATACCATGTGGTGTAGAGATTAAAATCATTTGAGCATCTCGTCTGCTAGCTTGCGTAGGAAATACAGACATTAAGAAATTATCAAAATCAGACTTTCTCATAAATGCTGCTTCATCTAATATTAATAAATCTATAGTACGTCCTCTAACTGCACTACTAGAGCAAGAAACTGCAATTATATAAGAATGATTTTCAAATTGTAGTCTTTCGTTACAATTAGTTGTTGCAAATGGTCTCATAAATTCTGGGAGATTACAGTATATTTCCCTTATTTTATGTAAAATTTCTTTTGCAGCATCTAATTTATGACTCATTATTGCAACTGATTTGTCTGGATTAAAAATTATATACCAAAGAGCATAAATTGCAATAATTGTAGTTTTTCCACATTGTCTTGGTGCTAAAACAATTTGATTTCTTCGTCCCATACTTTCTGGTTTTAATCCGTCAAAAAATTTTTTAAGTAATTTTTTCTGAAAGGAATATGGTTCGAAATTATCTAAACCATGATCAGTTAATATTTTTACATAACGTGAAAATTGTAAAACACTTTTTGAACATTTCTTTAAAATGCTTATTTCTTTTTTATTCATTTTGTCTTCTTTAATTTTTAATGTTTACCTTCGGATAATCCATGTCTCATGACATCTCATGTTCCTCCGCTATGGGTTTTTGAAGGAAAACCCTTCCGCCCCTATGGCGTACTGCACTGTCGTCTGACAATACGTTTTTGGAAACCTGAACGGTTTATTTATAAAACCGTCTATTTACAAATATAGCTATTTTTACTATATTATATGTTAAGAATATTATCTTATCTGATTTTTTTAGGAATAATAATGTTTAAGAAATTTCAGGAATACACAATTCATTTCTTCTATGATGAAAGTTCTTCGGATAGTTTTACTTTTTTCGAAGCCATTTTCATGATTTTGCTGCTTGCTGAGCTTGCATCTCCTTTTCTTTGGATATATGCTATTTTTAAAATTGGATTTAATCCAGTTACTATTTCTTGGGGCGTTTCTACATTGACCTATTGGTTAACTTTTGGTTTGGGATATTATCTTTCAAATTCTAAACCACATCTTAACCGATTTAAGTATGATAAACTTGACCTCGAAGATAAACGATTTACACTTAAACTGTCAATAATTTTGTTCTTACACTTATTCTCGTGTGGTATCATGGCTGTAGCATTGCCGTTTATTATAATTATTGCTATTTTTAATGCAATCGTTAACGGTATTACAAAACAAGTTTTTCCAGATCCAGTAAAAAAGAAAACAAGTAATGAACTTTCAGAAGAGTATGATTCATTAATCAAGGACTAATATATGGTTGATAATAACAGTTGCTTAAAATATAAGTATCTTACAATCAAAGTTACAGCAGAACGAAATCCAGCAGGAGCAATGTATGATTGGACTTATACTGTAACCGGTATTGACGCATTTAAAGACGTCAATGTTCTTGGTTATTATGATGAAAAGAAAACAGCTCCTGTAGTCCTTATGAGCAATAAGACCATTTTTGAGTATGACTGGACTACAATTCCTTCTCGTATTCGTTCTGGTATCTGTAAGGGCTATATGGACATGTTCAAGGACGATAAGCACATTATTATCGTCAGTGATACAGTTTCATTTGAAAAAAGTGTTACTGGAGCAGCATTTGGTGTAGAAGACGCTGGATTCAAATTGTCTCATGCATTCGAAGGATATACTTTACAGTTTATTAATCCTGCAGTATATGAAACTGTAGAATCAGAAAATTTCCTGCATAATCCAATTAGTGAAGAAGAACGCAAGAAGAAACGTGAAGAAAAACTGGATGCTGAATGGAAAAAGCGTTTTGGAAGTATTCCTGAGGAGCAACGTCCTAAGATTGTTTTCGAAGACGAAATTAAGGTAGTAGAAAAGCAAATTAAGAAGCCGTTTTGGACAGATGCTAAAATTGGAATCATGGCATTACTTGTGTCTATCGCATTTGTTATTAGTTTGGGAATTATTGCTTCTAATTTGATGCATCGTTATCAAGCATGGTTAGACGAACGTTCTGCAGAGGCAATGGAAACAAATGTTACTAAGACCATTACAAAGAATCCATATTCTAGGGCACAAGCAATGGCTTTGGCTATTGACAGTATGTCGGTCTTTGAAGATGGAACAAAGGATTCACTTGATGTAAAGGCTTTGGCAGATTCTATTTATGCAACGGATTTGAATCATCGTGCTGATTCTATTGCACAAGTAACAATTAAGCGTGATAGTCTTATTGCTGAATTGCCAAAAGAAAAGAAAGTTCAGATTGAACTTGTAGCCGTTATCGAAGATGGTATTACTACAAGAAAAGTTCAGACTGCGGCAGTGTTAGATACGATCAAAGAATCAGACATGAAGCATTTGACTAAAACTATTACTGTAATGGCTACAAATATGGCTAAGGACAGACAGACTGAAATTGATACTTCTAAAACTTATTATAGAGTTTCTAAGATTAAGACTGACAACTTCATTTCTTTGGAGTAATCTATGGAAGAACTACTTAAAAAATATTTAACAGTGATTGTTTTCTTGGCAGGTTGTGCATCGTTTTATTTTATAGGTGAAATTTGGCATAAACCTACATTTCAGAAAGAAATTGTAGAAGACCGTAAGTTTTCTATGCCTGTAACTATTGAAATGTATACTGTTATCAATGACGGTGTTACAAGACGAATTGTTGCATCCAAAGTAGTAACCGATTCTATTACTCACAAAGATACAGAAATGGTTAATAGGTCTATCAGAGAAGCAACACATAAGATGATTGCTTTGAGACAGAAAGAAATTGACCATAATGAACGTTATTGGAGAAATGCTAAGTTTGTCGATGTAGGTAAGGAAGAAGATTTTACTCCAGTAAACATTTCTTTTATAGAGGATGATAACTAATGGATAATCAAGAGCATCACCCATACGTTGTCAGTATAGGCTCATCGTATGACGGTGATCATTATATTGGTGATACAGAATTGTCAAAAACTGCATATGCAATTCTTGGTGCTTCAGTTATTATATGCATGGCAATCTTTTTAGGTTTAATGTATTTTGGATTTACCCAAATAGATTTAGATAGAGACAAGTCATTTGGTAATGCATGTCTTTGTGCAGGTTGTCAACGTTGTAAGGATGCAAATGATAGAGTAAGAGCTGAAGAAGAAGCAAAACGAGCGGAAGCAAGACAGAAGTTTGTTGCCGACAGTATAGCACGTTATGAATTTCTATATGATAGCTTAATGAATGAATATCGAATTCAAGATAGCATCAACGCTGAACTTGCAAAAGAACATAAAATTAAAGTTGACTATATTGCATTTATCGATGATGGTGTTACTTCTCGACAAGTAGTAGTTAATACTATAACTGATTCTCTTTCTCCAGAAGATATGACATTACTTGGTAATTCTTTTGGTGAACTTGCTTATACAGCAGCAAGAGATAGACAAAACGAAATTGATAACAATAAGGAATATTACACAAAGAGGATTGTAAATGAACAAAACTAAGAAATATGATTATGCTGAAAATCTTTCAGATGGTTATCCTGTTGTAAATACGTATGTAAAGTCTGATGTTCCAGATGAACCAGAAGTAAAACCTTATATTCCACCAGAAAAACCTCATTATGGAAAACCGAACTTTGGTTATAAGTTCATTGTAAGATATGGTAAAGCTATGCAAATAAATACATTCATCGCTATGGTCGTCTTTGTTTGCCTTATGGGTGTAACTTTGTTTATGACCAATATTGATATTTCAGAACGTAAAGTTAATGCAACAACAACTGTTACTGTTGTTCAGCATGAACCAAAACAAGATATTCCTACCACGTTCTCTAAATTCTTGAATAAACATGTAGAAGGAAATCCAGAATTGATCGCAAAATTCGATTCTTTAATGGAAGCAAGACGTATTGCAACATTAGAAGAACAGGAAAGAAATAGACAACGTATTCGTGACAGTCTGGCTCAGTATATTCATGTTAGAGATTCTATCAGGGCTGAATTGTTAAGAGAAGATAGTCTTAAGGCAGAACTTGAACGTGCAAAGAAAGTCAAAATTGACTATATTGCTGTTATTGATGATGGTATTACTAAGAGAACTGTAAATGTCAATTCTGTTGCAGATACATTAACACCAGAAAATACAGAAATTTTAGGTAAAACCTTCTATACTGCCACATATCAAGCAGCTATTGATAGACAAAAAGAAATCAATAGAACTAAGGATTATTACAAGCATCTTAGGTTGAAGACTGAAAGCTTACTATAAATAATACATGGTAGCTGAGGTAAAAAATACAGATGCATATCCATGGTTATGTGGAACACTTAAAGGGTTAACAAATCCGCTAAGCGATGGAAATAATATAGTTTGTACTAACGAAACCGATACTGCGGATAGTATTGTTATTGACGCATATGACACATTTGGACTCAAGTGTGTCTATTATCGTGTAACGGAAGATTTACTTAGAGACAAGCTTTATGGCGAAGACCAGTTGAGAATGATTCTCAGAAGCTGGTATTTTAACGGATATGTCGAACAGTTACCTCCTAATGTAAGAAGCTATCAATTACAGGGAATTTGGGGCGAAGATACTGTAACTATGTTTGCAAGTATCGACGCATTCAATTATTATTCAACATATGGTGGTGTTGATAAGAATACTCCAGAAGTATATGAAGAACAACCACCTTCTATTGGCGATATAATTTATATTCCTGCAAATGATTATTTCTATAGAATCGTAGACGTAAAATATTATGAACAGGCATTCGGTTTAAAACCGCATACATATACTTTTACTTTAAAAGTTTACAAAGATAATAAGTATACAATTTCTGCGGATTCTCCGACATTATCGGATCCGAATGATCCAATTTATAAAGTTGCACCAGATTCATTACCAAGTCAATATCAAATTAAAGATATTTTGGCTACTAATGATATGGTCAATAATAGTGCAAAGGCGAATCCAGATCCATATAACAATATAAACGTCATGTATGACCCTTCTAAGGAAACAGGCGTATATATTGATGAGTTCTAACGGGTATTGACAAAAACCCGTTGTTTTGCTATATTTAAAAACAAGAAAACCATTTTAAAAGGAGAATAAATGGGTATTATTCTTGTTAAAGCATTTATTATTTCAGGTCTTGTTCTCATAATTTCATATTTTGGAATTAAGTTCATTATGAAACATATGAAGCAGTTTCTGATTATCCTTGGATCCTTAACTTTCTGTACTTGTGTCGGATTTGACATTTACTTCAGTAAGTTCTACCAGAAGAATGAAACCGCAATAAAGGTGTCTGAAGAAATCAAAGATGAATTGACAAAGGTTTCTGAGAAATTCAATATACATGACTATGTAATTAAGAATGTCAAGCAGAAAGAAGGTGTCAATATGACAGTTGTTTCTGAAATTGATACTGCATTATATGAAATCATTGAAGTTTACAGGAAGATTTTAAATGACCCAAAATATATGCCATTGATTACAAGTGCAAATGATTATATTGGTCATTCTAAAAATTCAGCACATTATCAAGGTAAAGCGATTGATATTCGAATTAAAGATTTAGATAAAGCTACTAAAAAGAATATCATTGATGCAATCAAGGTAACACTTGGCAATAGTTATACTGTATTACACGAAGATGCAGGAACAGCTAACGAGCATTTACATGTTCAACTCAAGAGGAGTTAATTATGAAAAATACATATGAAAAATGTGAATGCGGTAAAATCTGCTATAAGACAAAAATCGATGCACAGTTTGCATTATATAAGTGTGAAGCTGCTAGTCGATTGAAGAACGACCATAATAGACATGAGCAAAGAATTTACTTTTGTCCATTGTGTCAGACGTTCCATTTAACTAGTAAAGCTAAGTTACCGACTTGGCGAGAATATAAAGGAAAATAATTTTATTTTAGGGGTTTACAACTGAAATAGAATTTACTATATTTAACAACGTAAAAAACAAAAACAACTTTTAGGAAAAAAAATTTATATATAATTATAAAGGATTGAAACAAATGAAGTCTCTAAGTTTACAGTGTCAGTTACTCAGTAGCAGCTTACTCAGCTGGTGCTTGCTTAGTAGTGTACCTGTAGGGACTAAATAGTTTTAATCTGTATTAGATAGAATTTTTAAGGTTCCTACGAAAGTTAGGGACCTTAATTTTTTATATAGCTCTATGTGGTAATTGGTAACCGACGTGACTCCAAATCTCGGGTTCTCTGTTCGAATCGGAGTAGGGCTGTAAACGGCTTGTGGTGGAATTGGTAGACACAACTGACTTAAGATCAGTCGCCGGGGTGCCGGCGTGTGGGTTCGAGTCCCTCCAGGCCGATATATAACGTCAGATGGCGGAATTGGTAGACGCGCAAGGTTGAGAGCCTTGTGTCCGCAAGGACGTGAGGGTTCGAGTCCCTCTCTGACGATATAACCTTAGGTGGCGGAACTGGTAGACGCAGGGGCCTCAAAAACCCCCGCCGCAAGGCGTGAGAGTTCGAGTCTCTCCCTAAGGATATTGCCGGTTGGTGTAATGGTAGCACAAGTGCCTCTGAAGCATTTAGTATTCGTTCGAAACGAGTACCGGCAACTAAATTCAAGCTGTCTTGTAACCGAGTGGTCGAAGGTAGCGGTCTGCAAAACCGCTGTGGAGAAATCCCCGTCGCAGGTTCGAATCCTGCAGATAGCTCTAAATCTGGAGTTGTGCACGAGTGGCTTATGTGGGCACCCTGCTAAGGTGCTGGACGCGAATAGCGTCCCGAAGGTTCGAATCCTTCCAACTCCGCTAATCTAAAATATGGCCTGGTGCTGGAACTGGCGAGACAACGGTGCCTTAGAAGCATCGGTCCGAAAGGGCGTGTGGGTTCGAATCCCTCTCAGGCCACTAAAAGGGTTGACAAACATCAATCCTTTTTCTATATTATAAATGACGATAGCTTAGTAAAGGTGCTGAAATTCGGTTCGAGTCCGATTGAGTCATGGAATGATAGCCGTTCGACCCGGCGTTGGCGTGGATTGCCTGGCGGTTCGATACCGCAGTATCGTTATAACATTTAACTAATTGTGCTTATGGAATTTAGAGTAATTAAAGCTGATTATAAGTCTAAATATGACTATTATTTTAATGGTCGTAAAAAAGACATTCAGTATTATATTGTTCAATATAAAAAAGATCCGTCATTTTTTGGGCTTATTAAACATGATTGGCAAACTGCCGAATATAATGCTGAACAATTAGCTAAAAGTTCTTTATATAATGAAATTACTATTGGTTGTGCTCAGTCATGTTATAATGATAAAGATATTCTAGTTCCTGGTTTTGATAAAGCTATGGAATTACTTAGACTTATCAAGAAAAAACTTGGAGTTGACTGTGGTCCAAGAAATGGTATTGTCGTTTATGAAGAATTGCATAAAGACGAAAAATCCAGTATTGACCATAATGCTTTAGCTCGTAGTTATGATGAATTAATTGAAAAATAGGGGTTTACAAGATAGAAATAAATTACTATATTATAACACATGAATATCAACGTAATAAATGAATCGTCAAAAGGCTTACCACAAGAATTGTTAACTGCAATTTCTAGCTTTAAAGATTTTGATACTATCAATGATATTGCAGAAGCATGGAATTTGAAAGTAGTAAGAGTTAAATTCAATTATACGGGTGATGAAAAATTAGAGAGTCAAGAAATTACTATCAGAGATAGTTTTTAGCGAAAAACAAAAAATAATTTTTATATATAATATAAAATAAGGAATAACAATGCAAAACGTACATTATACATCATTTGTAATCTCATCGAACTCCATGTTCGGTTATTCCTATTATATGATGGGGTATAGCGGCAAGTAAAGTTTATTATCAAACTTAAGCTTTATTTGTCGCAGGAAACTGCGACATTTTTTATTTTATAAAGCTATTTACAAACGATAATAATTTTATTATATTACTCCGCACAATAGATTCCTTGGTCCCTTGAGACAAATGTTGTATAGGATTGACTAAGGAAACACCTGGTGAAAGTCCAGGAAAATTTTGGCAGTTTCGGATAGCGGCAATTCCTGGAGGCTGTAACCCTCCCGCCCTAACGGGCTTCCGTAGGTTCGAGTCCTACAGCTGTCACTAACATTTGGGTATGCTGAAGAGTTGGAGATCTTCTCGGGTCTGTAAAACCCGCGGCTACGCCTTTGGTGGTTCGAATCCACCCATACCCACTAAATTCGCTTCTGACGCTGTGCGAGAAAGAGGAATCTTAAACAGTGGTCGTGTTTGACGAGGTGAACAAGGTGGTAGGCCACTGAAGTTTAGCGGTATCTTCGGTAAAAACCGTTGTCGTGTTTTATCGCGGGGTGATGCAGTGGCTAGCAAGCAAGGCCCATAACCTTGAAGTCGTCGGTTCGAGTCCGACCCCCGCTACTAAATAGCATAAGAAGTTCCTATACGCCCAGTGGGCATCCGACTTGAAATCAGACTAATTACTTCTCGCTATTGCGCTTTTAGACTTAGTACGCGTCAAAAAGTCATTTTTCCGGTGTAGCTCAGTTGGTAGAGCAGCTCCTTCATACGGAGAAGGTCGTAGGTTCGAATCCTACCACCGGGACTAAAAAGGGAAACTATAGGAAGCAGAACGGACTGGCGGCTCCTATATACGGTGCGCAACGTCGAAGATAAGGTCTAGGGTTTGTAAGTTTCAGTATAGGGGAAACTTATACAGCACGGTTCACTGGTAACTATGAACCACTTTTCGAGGATTCGCCCAATTGGTGGGGCACCTGATTAGAAATCAGACGTGGGAAACTGTATGGGAGTTCGAGCCTCTCATCCTCGGCTAATATACTTCTCGATAAAGTATATAATTCATGGTTTGTACAGACTATGGTTAGATGCGGAGCCCGGTGGGGACTGACCGAAATCGAAAATGTATCTAGTGATCCTAATAAGTAGTTCTTAAAGGGTGAAACTCTAGTTGCCTTCGGCTTCGTAAAATGGAGTTCAAACGAAGTCATCCCGGTTTCTGGAATGGTCTACCAAGACAAGGGCCTAACTAGCTCAAGAAACCATTTTTGGCGGTGTGGCCGAGTGGATTATGGCGGTTGCCTTGAAAGCATCAGAGGGTTAATAGCCCTCCGTGGGTTCGAATCCTACCACCGCCTCTAAAATATTTAAGTAAGGAGAAGAAAACGGGTTAAATTCCTGGCAGCGTAAAGGAGTAGTCCGCAACGTGATAGTTCTGCGCTTAAGAATATCTCCCCCATTAAATATTTTTTACACAAACCTGTGATTTCAGTCACAGGTTTTTCTATTTACAAATCAAGACTATTTTACTATATTATAGATTATGGATAATGCAACTAGATTAAAAATATTAGCAGCGCAATATGCCGGAGATTCTCCGGATGCAATCGTTTCTGGTTTCTTAGCACCAGGAGCTTCTGCAGGTATATTCTTTATAGGTGTAATTATTGTTATCGGCATTATAGTCGGTATTCTTGATCATTTTACTGATGAAAAACCACCAGAAGTCTGGAAAGAATTTCAGTATGATGAAAGGGAAACAAAGAAGGAGAACAAAAAAGATGTTCGGTAGTTTTATTATTTTCTTGATTTTTTTGATTCTACTTTTTGGTGGAACATTTGCTTATATCTTTTTCTATGATATGGCATGGGATAGATCTATCGCAAAAGTAGGTAAATATAAGATTAAACATGAAGGCGGCTTTTTTGTCGCCTATGTATATAATTATTTTCATGATTATGATACATGTAAAACAGGTTTTCATTATGAACGTATAGGTGAAAACTATACATGGCGAGATGCAGAAGCAATGGCTCAAAGTGCATCAGAAACAATTAAAAAGTATTTCTTAGAGTGGAGCGAAACCCACAGGGTTGTTTAATTATGGTTGATATTCAAGGCAAATATAATACAGCAAAAGTTTTTACAGATAATATTGATAGTGCTGCATATTCACAGATTTTGAATATGATGTGTCAATGTTGGGCAAGAGATGTTCAAGTAAGAATCATGCCAGACGTTCATGCTGGTAAAGATTGCACCGTTGGAACTACAATGACCATTAAAGATAAGGTTGTTCCTAATCTTGTCGGTGTCGATATTGGTTGTGGAATGCTTGTTGCTAAGATTAAGGCAAAGTTTATTGAATTTGGTAAACTTGATAAAGTAATCAAAGAAAAAATCCCATCAGGTAAAGAACACAGAGCAAACCGTCACCGTTTTGGTAATGAATTTGATGAAAAATTCGAAGAACTCATTGCTGATGTTCGTAGAGAAGAACTTTTATCTATAGGGTCACTTGGCGGGGGCAATCATTTCATTGAATGCGATAAGGATGATGAAGGAAATTTTTATATTGTTATTCATTCTGGTTCTCGTCACTTAGGTGTTGCTACTTGTGAATATTGGCAAAATATTGCAATTAAGGATTGTGCTGACCTGACAGCTATTCGTGGTGCAGAAATTTCTAAGTATAAGAGTCAAGGTAAGACAGATGCAGAAATCAAGGAATTGATGAAAGATTATGACCATTTTTCTGTTCCTAAGAATTTGTCTTATTTGACAGGTGAACACATGCAAGGTTATTTGCATGATATGGAAATTGTCCAACAGTTTGCAGTTATGAATCGTGCTGCAATGCTTGATGTAATCGTTAAAGAAATGGGATTTAAGGTTTTGGAAAAGTTTGAAACTATCCATAATTATATTGACCTTAAGAATATGATTCTTCGTAAAGGTTCTATTTCTGCACAAGAAGGAGAACGTGTAATTATTCCTATGAATATGAGAGACGGTTCTTTGATTTGTGTAGGTAAGGGAAATCCGGATTGGAATTTCAGTGCTCCTCATGGTGCAGGTCGTTTAATGACCAGAAGCGATGCTAAGAACTCAATTTCTATGAAGGAGTATAAAGATGCTATGAAAGGAATTTTCACATCCTGCGTCAGTTCTGCAACGATTGATGAGTCTCCTATGGCATATAAGCCGATGGATGAAATTATAGCAAATATTGAACCTACTTGTTCTATTGAAAAGATTATTAAACCAGTTTATAATTTTAAGGCAGCTTTCTAATGAAACGTATTTTTCCAATGTATAAAGGTGTTAGCTTAGACAAAGCTGGCATGGGTTATTCTTCTATCCAATCAGCAAAGCATTATATGGATGAAAAGCCGATTAGGGAGGATTTTGATAAGGCATTACCAAAGAATTATTGGTATGAGTTTGAATATGTCCATAAGCATAATGGTCGAGAAATGAGTGATCATCATATCTCTGCTGTAGCAAATTACACCTTCCATGATACCGATTACGAAGAAGAATTCTATATTAAAGACTTGACTGGCAAAGACAAGGAACTATGGGATAAAGTCTATGCCATTGAAGACAAATATCGTGAACGCGGTTGGGGTTGGGCTAGTAAAAAGGTCCAAAACGAAATGTATGCATTGCAAATTGAACTGGACAAGCGTGGCTGGTACTATGTATTATTTGAAGATACAAAGGATTACTGGAAAAAGTATCGTGCATATAAGAAGGCAAACGTTGAATATGTTGAGAAAACCGTTAAAATAAAGGTAGAGTAAGAATAATGTCTTATGATTGTTGTTTTAGAGACTATAATCCATATAAAACACCTATTCGCACTCATACTAAAGAAGATGAATATGTTAGAGAAATGGAACGTAGCCAAGATGTTAATGGTCCAATGCCATATTTAATTATTCATCATAATCATGGTGGACAATGGCATACATATAGAGATTATAGTAATGAAAATACATTTGGTATTCCTTGGCATTTAAGTGATACTGAAGGCGGAGATCCTTCAGATTTTTCAATATATGCCAAATATTATCCAACGTTAGGTGTTTGTAGATATAGTACTAGAAATATTGAAATTAAAGAAGAAAAAATATCAGAGCTTAATGATTGGGTAGTAAATTCAGATTATTTTGAAGAATGGTATAAAGAATATAAAGGAATTATAATTCCTGCAATTTGTTTATATATTGATGAATATTGGTGTTGGACAACGCAGAAACCACGTATTGGTAGAATGCCACATCATATGACTGGTCATATAGTATTTCCAAATATCTGGAAATTTGATAATACTCGACATCAACGAGATGATACATGGTTTGGCGAATCTTTTATTGAATGGGATAACGAAAAATACATATTAGGTGATTTAAAAGAATTAGAAATTGCTTATGATGCATTAAAACGTGAATTTAATCTTATGAGATCTACTTACGGATAATTACAAATTTCATTTTCCAAAAATTATATATACTTTATAACATTGAACAAGACGCATGGCTTTTAGACCATGCGTATATTTATTTTTTATAAGTGAGGTATATATGATTAGACCAGTAGTACAAATCGTCAGATTTTACGTAATTAACCAGGGTATTACAAGCAGAAGTATTGAAAGCTTGATGGATAATCCAAATTATAACCCTTTGCTGAAGCATTGTGTTGATACAGTCAAACGTTATCCAGATTGGGCTATCGACCAGTGCAGATATTACAGGGACCAGATTGATAAGAGAAAATTCAGATTTGATTCAGGTTCTTGGGCAATGGATATTAGAGATGAAGACTTGCCAAAGGGAACATTGGTAGAACCTTTCACTTTAAAGCAGGCTTTCTTGGATATTATCAACTGGATTGATAAAAATCGTGCAGTATTTACGCAGCGATTAGAAAGAGAGCAAAAACTCAGATATGAATAGTAAATGACCAGCATGTTGAATGCTGGTTTTTTATTATAAATAATATAAAAATAAAACTTTAAAGGAAATATAATGAAAGGCACATTTAAATCATACTTGAATCAGCAAGCGGCTGAAAATAAGTATTCAAGATCTCCTTCTGAAGAAATACTTAGCGAAAAACTTTTTGGTGATAATAAGAAATATCAGTGTTATGGTGTAACTATCAATTTTGGTGACAAAGAAGTTGCCGACATTATGACAAAATCACTTATTAATGCACTTGAATCTGGTTCTACAACTGCTGCTGCTGCAGCTAAGACATTAGCTGATAAGGGTGCAGAAGGATTTAAGAAAGATTTACGTGGTAGAGTTGCTAAACTCATATTTGATATGATTTTTGCGTGTCGTAGAATTTCTAAAGATTTAATTTTCCAAGATGCTGGTTCTGCATTAGCAGCAATTAATCAAAGCGGAACTACAGAATTAGAGTTTGTTTTCTTTAAAGGACCTAAATCTAATCCTAAAGCTTATGCTGAACGTTTTATTGACTCTGTAAAACGTGATCCAGAAATTGCTCTTCTAAGCAAGAAGCTTGATATTGTGCCTGAAACATATTATAAGAACGATATTGTAGAAGACCGCAAAGGAAGTGTCCTTTATAAGTTGTTCATGACTAAAGAACCTAATTTTGATGATATGATAGCAGACATTGATAAATACAAAATTGTTGATTCTACTGTCGCTGAATTAAGTGGTAAGGTTGAAAAACAGTTGAAGGAAATTTACGAAAAGTCTGAACGTGGTAACTTAGTTTCTGTTTACATGGTTCCATTGAAGATTGATGATGAATTAATCAGAGAAATCGTAAATAGCGACAAGATTCATAATATTGATGAATGCTATACTGCTATTGCTAAGAAAATTAATAATGAATTGGGTGATGCACTAAAGCAAGTTGCTAAGATCAGTGATTATATTGGTTTTATTCCAACAAAGACTTATGGACTTAACCTTTATTTCAAGGATAAAGATACTGCTGAAGATCTTGCTGAAAAGATGAATCAGACTGGTCCAGAAGGTGCAAAGGAACGTAAGAAATATGACAAGAAGATGTCTCAACATTATCAGTTACTTGGTAAGGTTGATGGATTAGAGTTGAAATACCCAGGTGATGGTAGTGATGAAGCAATGACAGAATTCTTTAAGAATACCTTATTTGCTAGAGCACATGTTATTAAATTGATTAAAGAAAAGTATAAAGACATTCTTGAATTGTATAAATTTAGTGCTACAATAAAGACTGACTTTATTACTGCTATTTCTAAGGAAGATAATAGAGCAGCGGTTAGCTCATTTATTGACAGAGTTATAAATGCAGCTAAGACTAGTGATAATTTCGAAGGTATTTCTATTCCAGACAAGACTACAATTAATTTCTACTCTCGCAAAGAAGAATCTTGTAAGTTTATTAAGGAAAAGATTTCTAATATTGAAAATCTCACTAAATTCTTTGAATTTAATAATGGTGCTCCTGAAAGAGTTAAATTCACAAGTGGTGACGTTAGCAAGATTAAGGAATTATGTAATCCAAGTAATTTGATTGCTCTCTTCTCTGATAAGTATGAAGAAAAATTAGGCTTTATTACTAAGGAATTAGAATTAAAGCTTGTTCCAGAAAAGTTATTTACTAATTGCGGTTTAGGTTCATTATTAGCAGGTGCAAGATTTATTGGTTCATTTAGCGAAACTGAAATAAAAACATCTACAGAACCTGAAGCAACTGAAACAGAACCAGCTACAACAGAAGGTGAAACTACAACGGAATCGTTCAAAAATGTATTTAAATCTAGCTTATTACGTTCTATCAATATGTTGAATGAAGCAAGAGCTGGTGCAAGTTCTGCTAATCCGCTTGGCGAAGAAGTAATTAAGAATATCGTTGAAATTATAAATGAAAAAGGCGGTATTAAATTTACTGGAAAGAAGTTCGAAAAATTAAATAAGATTACAGTTGATAAATTTATTAATAGCTATATATCTGATGAAGATAAGAAACAACGTGCTAAAGCTGGTCTTGTACAAATATATTATAACGTTTGGGATAAAGTTATGAGTATTGCTGCAAAGAAAGCTAAAGAAAATGAATTTAAATGGGAACGTAATGAAAACACTCTTGTAATAAGAGCTTCAGACCGTGCTTCTCAAGAATTCATAAAATTTATGAGCACTTATTCTAATAATATAATTCAGAATACTACTTCATTTGAAGGTAAGCTAACAGATCATCTTATTTTCCAAGACATTAAAAAATAAAATTAAAAACCAGGTTAAAAGCCTGGTTTTTTAATATAAATAAAAATATGGCAGGAATTACAACACAAATTAATGATTTTACCAATAACAAGTTTATAATTCGTTTTTCAAATCTTGTTAATATGACGAATTATGATCTTGATACTCATATCTTGGACAACTATGTAAAGAATGTAAGTGTTCCAGATTTTTCTATTCCAATGCTTGATACTCGTTATCAGCATGAAAGACAGTTACACCCAAATCCAATAGGTGCAAGAGATTTGCAGACTATGAATATTGAGTTTATGCTCGATGAAAATATGCAAAACTATTATTTGTTCTATTGCTGGATTTATTGGATGCGTTTTGGTGAAGCATGTGGAAAAACTACAGCAAAAGGTGAAGAACTTTTACGTATGGACTGTATCGATGCAATCGAATTAATTTCTTTGAACAATAATAACAAGATTATTTCAAAGATGAAATTCAAACATGCTATTCCAAATAATTTGGCACAGTTATCATTGCAATATGGTTCTGCTGATAATGTTACTTATGTCGTTACTTTCGAATATGAACAAATTGAGTTACAGCTCGAAAATAAAGAAGATTTAACTGAGACAATAGATAGAACAATTCAGTAAAATATAGAATTAAATTTTTACGGGCTTTAAAACGGCCCGTTTTTTGTTATTTTATAAATATATAAATGTTAAAAGACCAATTACATATAGCAATAGATGATAATGAATGTGACCGTACTAATAATATAGTAAACGGATATTTTTATATCATATATTATGATGCAATGACAGAACAAGCACAAAAAGAAGGTTATGATAGAGCACCTGTAATTTACTGTTTTGCACCAGACCAAAATAATATAAATTGTTTTTGGGCAGTTAATTTCCATTATTTTAATAAACGTGTACAGGAGTATATTTTGCAAAGAATGATAAACTATTATGACATAACCAACGGTAATGACAAACGAATTATACTTGGAACTAAAGATTTATATAATCTTTATACAAATATAGTTCAAGGAGTCAGATGTTATAATAGAAAGGGAGTATTCGATGCGTACAGAATTAAAAATCAATACATACCGAAATACTTAGAAGTATCACCAGAATTTGTAATAACTAATGAAAATAAAGTTAATACAGATTTTATTCTTGCACCTGGAAACAAAGGTTTTTAATGGATTATCAAAAAATATATTGGGATATTATTTACAGAGCACAGAAACGAGATAACAATTTAATATTAGAAGTAGAAAAACATCATATCATTCCTCGAAGCGAGGGCGGTTCTTCTAAAAAATCAAATCTCGTTGAGCTAACTATAAAGGAACACTTTATAGTTCATAAACTATTGATTAAGATGGGAAAATGTCTCAAATATTGCTATAGACATTTAAAATCAAGTCGAGATTACGTTAAAGAAAAAAGAAAAGAACGTAAAAAGAAAGGACTATATTACGAACATAAAGACTCAGATTTATATTAAAGAAAAATTAAATTATTTTTACAAAGTATTGCATTTTGCAATACTTTTCTATATTTAAGTGTAAAAATAAGGAAACATATAATGAAAGTATTGATATTTGATATTTCAAATCTCATGATGAGATGTCTGTTTGCACAGATACCGAGTCCAACAGAGACGAAATTCAGAGAATTTAAAATGACTTTCTTATCATCGTTTATGAAAGTCATCAAGGACAATAATCCAGATAAGGTTATTGTCGTAGAAGATTCAGAAAGCTGGAGAAAAGAAATCTATCCAGAATATAAAGCTAACAGAGCTGCAAAGAGAGAAGCATCAGTTGTTAACTTCGATGTTTTCTTTCCCGTCTTTGCTGAATTTCTTGAAAAATTACAAAAGTGCTTTGGCAATATTCAGTTCATGAAAATTCCCAGAAGTGAAGCTGACGATATCATAGCAGTTATAGTGAAGAATAAACCAGAATGGGAAATTATCAATGTTTCTGGTGATAAAGATTTTTACCAGCTCTATCAATTCCGAAATTATCGTCAATTCGATGGCGTAAAGCATGAATTTATCGAATGCTTTAATCCTGAACAGGAATTGCTTGTAAAGATTATTCTCGGTGATAAAGGCGATAATATTCCAGGTCTTAAAAGAGGTGTTGGTCCTGTAAAAGCATTGAATATTATAAATGAAAATCTCGATAAATGGATCGATGAACAATGTCTTAGAGACCGTTATGAAATGAATACAAAGTTGATTTCGTTTAAGTGTATTCCTAAGGATATTGAACTTGCTATTATGGAAAATTTAAATAATTTTGTTCCTGGTAAATTCGATGGTAAACAATATTTTAAATTTGTTCAAATGGAAGGACTTCCAGGTCTTATGACAACTCTGGCAGAATACTCAGAAATTATTAAAAAGTTAAAATAAAGGAAAATGATGCAAAGTAATATTGTTAATTCAGTATTTGGTTCGTTTACAACTATCATAAAAGAAAAATGTAGAGAAACCCCGCCGAAAGTAATTGCGGATTCTAATGGTTCTTCTGAAGAAACTGGCGTTATTCAAATTATTAAGACTAATACAAATTTGAATGTATTGCATAAATCTCAGAATCCAAATTATATTCTTCTTTATGAAGCACATAAGAAAAATCCTAAGGATTGGAGATTTACAGACTTTGACCGTTCTGAAGGTGACTTCTATCTTTCTGGTTATAGAATTGATTTGAAGGTTGCGTCTAAGCCAATGGGCAAAGAAAAGGAAAAGGGACTTCCAAGCTTTGTCGCAGGAAGTATACCCGTAAGTAGTCTCGTAGATTTCCCTAAGGGTGATGGCAGATCCCTTTATTGGTGTGTCTCTAATGATTGGTCAAGACAATTCTTAGTAGATGCAGATGATGTTCTGGAATTTGTTTCTAAAAACGAAAGATACAAGACTGTGTTAGAAGCATTCCGTAATGATAAAGCAGCAGGTAAGCCAATGAATGCCAAGGCTTTTGATTATAAGGATATTTTTGTCACTATCAATCAATTACCTCAAACTGCATATGAAGAGTTATACTAATTACAAATAAGTAATAAACATTATATTTGATAAATAATGAAAATTAGGGTTTACAGACAACCCTAATTTTTTTATATTTTATAATATGGAATTAAAGTATAAACACCTTTACAAAACTGTATTATCAGAATATCAAAATCTTAGTAAATGTGCCAGGCTTAAAGTTGCAGCACTCCTTGTAGAAAAAGGACGTATTATTTCTTGTGGATATAATGGAACACCACCTGGTCATACAAACTGTAATGAATTGTTTAAAACTGAAGCTGGTAAATTTTATTACCGAGAAAAAACAGAAGATGTTTGGATTGAAACTGATGAAGAATCATGGAAAGCAAAACATCATGAATTTGCTAATGAAAACGAACTTCATGCAGAGCAATCTTGTCTTGGTTATTGTTTAAAATGGAAAATCGATATATCTGGTGCTTCCATGGTTGTTTCACACGAACCATGTGAAAGTTGTGCCAGACTTATTGTTGCATCTGGCATAAAAAATGTATTGTTTGTTAATAAATATGATCGTGGTTCCAGAGGAATCGAATTTCTCAAGAAATGTGGAGTTGAAGTAGAACAAATATGAGTAATATAAATTATAGTATGATTGTTGCCGCTTCTGATAATAACGTTATCGGTAAGAATGGAACAATGCCATGGCATCTAAAATCTGATTTACAAAGATTTAAAGAACTTACTACTAATCATTGCGTCATTATGGGTCGCAAGTGTTATGAATCTATTGGTAAGCCATTGCCTAATAGAACAAATATTGTAGTTTCATCAAATATGGATCTTGAAATTCCTGGTTGCATTGTAAAACCTTCTTTACAATATGCAGCAGATTATGCAAATTCAAGATATGATTCGACACCTTTTATTATTGGTGGCGGAACACTATATAGACAAGCAATTAATCTTGTCAATTTCTTATATTTGACAAGAGTTCATACTACTATTGAAGATGGTGATGTTTTCTTCCCTGAAATTGATATGAATCAATGGGAAGTAACTTCAAGCACTGATTTTAAGGCTGACGCCGATAATGATTTCGATACAACATTTATGATATTAAGGAGAAAAAGATGATAGGTGCTATTATTGGTGATGTTGTTGGTTCACCTTATGAATTTAATGCCAATAATATCAAAACAACTGATTTCCCGTTATTCAGTGAAAAGTCAGCTATTACTGATGATTCGGTTATGACTTGTGCCGTAGCTGAAGCATTATTTTATGCAGGAAATTCAGAATTATATTTTAAAGATACTTTGATTGAAACCATGAAGGCATATGGTCAGGTATATCAGAATGCTGGATATGGACCTAAATTCAGAGTTTGGTTATTTAATAGTTCTAAAGAACCGATTAACAGTTTTGGAAACGGTAGTGCAATGAGAGTTTCTCCAGTAGCTTGGAGATATAATGATTTAGCTAGTGTTTTGAAATATTCTAAATTATCTGCTGAAGTTACGCATAATCATCCTGAAGGAATTAAGGGAGCACAGGCCGTAGCTTCTGCTATTTTCTTAGCAAGGTCTGGTAAGAATAAGAAAGAAATTTATGAATATATCGTTTCTAATTTTGGTTATGATTTGAGTAAATCATGTGATGAAATAAGGCCAGATTATAAAATGGATGCTACTTGTCAAGGGTCTGTTCCACAAGCCATACGTGCATTCCTGGAAGGTAATACGTTTGAGGAGTGTATTCGACTAGCTGTCTCGTTAGGAGGCGATAGCGACACGATTGCATGCATTACAGGCTCGATTGCAGAAGCTTATTATACAATACCATTCTGGATTAAGAAAAAAGTCATAGATATGTTAAAACCTAAGGAACTTTTATATCCTTCATATATTATGTTTTCTAAAAGTTTTATAAATAATGTATGATAATAAATTTCCAAGAATTAGATAAGCGACTTGAGAAGGTTTTAAACGTTATAGTCTCTTTAGGCTTTTCCTATGAAATGTTCTCAAATCAAAAGATTAACATTATTGACAATAACGTAAGTTTTGCTGAAAAACGCAATATAGGCGTAGTAACCCTATTAAATTCTGGTAAACTTACAGTCCGTGTTTATGGATATAGAAAGAGGGTAACTCTGAAATATCGCATGAAATCCAATGAGATAGTTTTCACACCTAATGCAAAATTATCAGAAGTTGGGTCCAGAACACGTGCATTGCTCAAAAAATACGTAACTGTAAATAAAACATTATAAATAATATAAAAAGAAATTATAGGAGTTTAAAATGGACGCTAAAGAATTAAATTTCAAGGAATATCTCGAAAATAAGAGAAAGATGGATGAAGAACTTCAGATGCAGCAACAGAAGTCCGAAGCTGAACAGAGCTTACAGACTCAGGCTATGAATGGTTCTGCAGAAAGCTTGATTGCTCGTTATGTTGGTCGTGGTGACTTGAAGGCTGGTCTTGCTCAGCTTGGCCAGGATTTGGGTAATGCAATCGTCAACTATGCACTCAATACTTTCGTTACTGACGATATGTTTGATTCTCAGGATGCTAAGGCTAAGTATCAGAATATTGTCAATCAGAAGATTCAGTTGCAGGCTGTTGGTTCATTAGTCGACATCCTTAAGCACATGGGTATCGATCTTCAGAATACCAAGACTGCTTTGACTATCTAATTTTTAGTAAAATTCTTTTAAATGACTGGTTTTTATTAACCAGTCTTTTTTATTATAAATCATAAATATAATAATAAATAAATTTAATTCATATATAGCTCCTATAAATGGATGTTGGAAACAGCATCCATTTTTTTAATTATAAATATTGAGTAGATTTTAATAGTGAATAATGGTGAATCCTCTTTTTAATATGATGACAAAATTCTTAAACGACAACGGTTATATAAAGTTGAGCAAGTTTTTATGGGGAAAACACGTAAAAACCGACATTGTAACCGGTAATATGATTATAGTAAATTTGATTTATAATACAATTACTGTATTGAAATTAAAAGATCATTTTCTTTTTGTAAAGCATGCTCCAAACCTAGAGCTAGTTAATACAAAATACAATACTGTAACAGAATTTAAACGATTTGTTATACAAAACGAGAAAACCCAATTAGAATTCCTTAAAAAACAAAAAGAATGGAGTAAACGTAAATGAATGAGATTGACGAATATAATTACTGCTTATCTCAGATAGATATGCTTAAAGAAAAACTCAGGAATATGGGTTTTATGTATGACGAATACCATGGTTGGTATAATTATTATAACAGACCACTTTCTAAAAAACAACAAGATGAAGTAAATGATGCGAAAACGAAAATCCAGAAATATTCGGAATATTCTGGCAAAATCCGTAAAAAACTAGGTTTCTAATTGTTATAAATAATATAAAATTAGAAGGAATTTTATATGAATTTAGAATACGCAGCTTATTTACTAAATGAAAGTCATATTTTAAATGAAGATGCTAACAGTTCCGGTATTGATAAAGCAAAAAAGTGGGTTAAGAAGAATTATCACTTAACAGAACTCGGTCAAGAAGCTGAAGATGAGGTTGTTGATGATCAGGGTATGCCAATTCGAATGCAAGACCGTATTACCCATGAAGAACGTAACCAACGTAATATTGATAATATTGTTGAAACTGCTAGAACATTCTTCGGTCACTGGTTAGGAAACCAACTTAGAGTACCTCGTCAAGTTAGACGTGAAGACGGATCTATGGGTCCTAACAACGCTTCTGGTATTTACAAATACCTTCCAGGTGCTGTTCGTATAGCTATTTCTGATTGTGGTTGGTTCACAGCTCACCCAAATCATAGAATGCTTGAAAATTTAAGATATCTTTATGCTTATGCATGGGATGAATGGCAGACTGGTTTAGCAGAAGGTCGTCCAGGTCCACAACGTGGTCAGCCATATGCTGGTCAATTAACTGCTGATTTTAATGGTAAGACATATCAGCAATTAATGACTGAATTTGGTTCTAAAATTCCTGAAATTAAGGCAAAGATTCAAGAAAATGGTGGTCCAGGTACTGAATATGATGCAGAAGAAAGACAAGCTGCTGAAGCACCAGCACCAGTTGACCATAGCCCATATCATGTTGAATTAATTGAAAATTATAGACAAGCACATGAATGGTTTGATTATACAAACCCAACTGCAGACCAGGCAGGTAACCATTTTGCAGGTGCTAGATGGTGTATTGCTGAATATAATGAACACTGGGATCATTATATGAGTCACTTTGGTAGAAGAAGACCAACAGTTTATTTCTGTTGGAAAGCTGCATCTAAAGAAGCATTATTGGCAATGAATGAACATGTTGCTGATTATGATCTTCCAGGCTCTAATGACAGAGATGGCAATGGTTATAGAAAAGACGACCAACTTCCATTCAGTGAATATGGTTTGAGCCTTATTTGCGTTATGGTTGCTGAAGGTGACAGACCAAATGAAGTTAAGTTCTTACAAGCAACTTCTCGTTATAATCACTGTAATAGCCATGGTGAAAAACGTATGGACGGTGACCCGCATGCTGAGTATTATGGTGATAACCTTTGCCGCGACGGTGGTAAGAGAAAGATTTGTGAACTTCTTGGAATGTCTGCTGCAGAATTTGACAGACGTTTAAAACCAGTAAATGGTGGTGGCGCTGGTGCTATTTCTCACGATAATATTATGGCTGCAGTTGCTAACGAATCTGACGTTTTAAGTATCGCAGCTGATTATGATAAATTCGAAAATGTCGGTTTATATCGTATTAGACATAACCGTGAGTATAATTACTATGATATGTATACTCATAAGTTTATAAGCGATTCTTGGTTCAGAGAAGGTTATGGTTTTAGTAATAACGGTTTCTGTGTAGTTCAGCTCAGTAATGGTAAATGGAATATCATTAATGCAAATGGCGAATTTATGGTTGACGTTGATGCTGATAGCATTGAATATGACTATGATCGTAATGAAAACTATGCAAAGATAGGTATTAATAAGGGCGGTACTATGTTCTATAATATCGTCAGAGTTGATAACGGTCGTCCATTGTTACGTAAACTTTACAAAGATGTTAAGTTATTACAGACATTTGGTAAGACTATCTCTGTAATGGATTCTGATAATAGATGGAAACTTGTTGATATTAAGGGCAAGGTTGTTAGCACATTACCAGAAGACATGGAAATTAATAGAGAAACTTCTAAGTTAATGTTTGTAAGATCTCGTACTCGTTCTAATTACTTTAAGATTATTAGTAAGAAAAATAACCGAGAAATCGCTAAATTTACTACTTCTTTAAGTAGAGTCAATACTTATAGCGATGGTTGTATCATTATTAAGAAGGAAGATAACAAGTATAATTTATATACTGACAATGGTCCAGTATTTGATACTTGGGTAAATTATCTTTCTAGTCATAATTCTTATGACAACTTGGTTTATTCTTATACACAAGGAAGAACTCGCGGATTTGTTACTTCTAAGGGTAGAAAAGTTGAAACTGGCACTCGTGAAATTGATGAAATTTCTGGTGGTGTTATTAAGGTTGGTGATAAGTTCTATAATTTTGAAGGTGACGAACTTTCACTTCCTAGAAACAGTTACTTAGCTGATGCTACTTATAATATTACTGTTGTAAAAAATGGTGATTATTATAAGTTCTTAAATACGCTTACAGGTGAGTTCGTTGATTTAGGCGGAGCTAATATTACTAGTTATAATAACCGTGATAATGGCTACTTTATTAAGACTGCTGACAATAAGACTAATTTCATTAATGCCAAAACATGTGAAGTTATATCTGATACTTTCTTCGATAATTACCAAATTAACCCAATTGGACAAAACTGTTACTTATTGGATAAAGGTGGTAATAAGTTAAATATCTTCAATGCTGATTTTGGTGAAGAATTGTTTGATATGGACTTTACAGAATTAAGATCCAGATTCTCTCAAAACGGCCTCGCATTTATCAAGTGTAATCGTTCTGATTTTATCATCAATACTCATGGTGACGTTAGCCGTTCTGTTGAACTTATTGCAGAAAATATCAGAATGTATCGCGGTGCTGAGAATTTCTTGGTCGAAACTGTAAAATTAAGACCAATAAACAAATTCTTTATGAATGCGGCATACTTTTTAGACTAAATCTATAAAATTCCAAATAATGAACCAGTTAATTAAATAGTTAACTGGTTTTTATTATAAATAATATAAAATGAAAAAAGGATTTTATATGAACTTAGATTACGCAGCATATCTTTTAAATGAAAATTACATTTTGAATGAAGATGCAGGTTCCGAAGGTCAGAAAGGTGCTAGAAAATGGTTCGAGCAGAATATGATGAATATGGAACTTGGTGGTATGGGTGGAATGACTCCAAACCAGTTCCAGAGAGAAGCAGAAGCCGTTTTTGGTCACCCGCTTAATGATGCTTTAGGTATCAGAGATAAGAACGTTTATAAATATTTGCCTGGTGCAGTCCGTATTGCAGTTAATGAATGCGGTTGGTTATCCGAACATCAAGATAAGAAAATGATGGATAACCTCATTTTAATGTATGCTTATGCATATCTTGAATGGAAGGACGGTATTGCTGAAGGTCGTCCAGGTCCACAACGTGGTCAGCCATATGCTGGTAAATATAATAGAGATTTTAACGGTTTAACATATAGGGGTCTTTACAACGAAATCGGTCAAGCAAATATTAATGCTACAAAGACCAGGCTTGAAACCGCTAACCAGGCAGAGCTTACTCCTGAAGAACAGGCAGCAAGAGAAGCTGAAGCAGCAGCACGTGCAGCAGCAGAAGAAGAAGAACGTCGTAGAAGAGAAACCGCTGGTGCATATCATATTGAGTTTATTCCAAACTTTGAAGTATCACGACAGTGGTATGATTATACAAACCCTAAATCTGACGCTTGTGGTTGTCACTGGTGTATTACACAGACTGTAGGTAACTGGAATAGCTATATCACAAACGGTGGTAAATGTGCATATTATTGCTGGAAGGCTGAATCTAAAGAAGCTTTGATGGCAATGAACCGTGATGAACGTTGGTTTAGCCGTTGGCCAAGAGACCAATATCGTGATGCACCGTTAAATGAATATGGTAAGAGCCTTATTTGTATCATGGTTTATCCAGGTGATGATGGTAGACCAAAATTTGCTCATGCTTCTTCTCGTTATAACCACTATAACCCAGGTGGTAGCTGGGATTCTTCTGCCCGTTATGGTGACGGCATGGTTCCGAGTGGTGAACGTGGTTTCCAGGAAATTTTGGGCATTTTAGGCATTACCGCGGAAGAATTCTATGAAAAGTTCCCATTTAGAACAGCAGATGGTGGTCAGGCAGTTGACCATAGTGGATTATATACAAAACTTAATAACTTCAGAGAAAGAGCTGCAAGTTTAAGAGGTAAGAAGTTATATGACGTATTATCTAATTATGATCCAATTCGCCAAGGTGAAGATATTATCAAAATTAGTGATGGTGGTGAATATAACTATGTAAATTCTAATGGTAATTTACTTTCTCCAACAAGATGGTTTAGGGAAACTAAGAGCACTTTCTCTAAGGGAAATGCTGTTGGTGTTAGATTCAAAAATCCACAAGGTATTTGGGTTTGGAACCTCTTGGATAGAAGTGGTAACATGTTACTTGCAAAGAATGTTTATGAAGTTAGATTCTTTGAATATAATGATATTGCTGGTCCATATGTAAAAGTTGGTATGAAGATTGGTGATGACGAATATTATAACGTCATAAACATTAATAATGGTAACTTCTTATTAAGAAAACCAGTATTTGATGTAATGTTATGTAAGGCATACTCTTCTTCTATTCCTGTTAAAGAAACAAGAGAAGCTGATTGGACACTTGTTGACTTAAAGGGTAAGAAAATTAATATAAACGTTCCACTCAAGCGTGTTCGCACTGATATTAGTATAGATTATGGTAACGGTAAGACCTTTATCTATGCTGATATTAATCAGAATGGTAAACGTGGTATTATTAATAAGAAACTTAGCCGATTGGTATATACTTTGAAAAATGGTGAAGAAGTATATGCAATGAATATATATGGTTTCGTTGTTAGAGGAAATAACAAATATCAGTTATTCAATGAAAAAGGTGATTTGCTACATACATTGACCAATGGTAATAGAATTTATATTGGTGAAGATTGTAAATATGCATGGTTTAAAAATGGACGTGTTCGTTTTTATGATATGGTAGAAAATAGACAATTAACAGATATTGTTGATGCTAGTTCTGATGATTGTAGAGGATATAAGGGTCTTTTCTTAGCTAATAGAACATTATACTTTAATGGTCAAGCAATAGCAGATGACCTTTATTCAAGATCATTTGTTCCACTTAAGGGCGCATTTAAAGATTTTGTATTTATCGATACAAACTCTAAGAAGAGCTTGTTCAATGCAGTTACTGGTGAACGTTTAGACATTAGATGTGTAAAAGTTTATGAATCAAATAGTAACTATATTGCTATCAACACAGATGGAACAACTCTTGTAACTTATGATGAAAACTTCAATGAGTTAGATAGAATAACAGACTGTGCTGAAATCAGACCGTTGAATTTTGGTTGTGTTCTTGTTAGAGAACGTGAAACACAGAAGCCATATAATATTATTGGTCCAGATGGCTATCGTCTTTTCGAATTGAACTTCGATGATGTTCTTACTGCTGGTTTTGACCAAGAAGGTATTGCTACTATTAAGTGTGGTAATAATGACTACTTCGTTAATATTGAAGGTGACGTTAGTAGAGCAAGAGAACTCATGGCTGAAAGTATGCAAACTAAGCTTGGTCCAATGCTTATGGAATATTCTGCTCCAAAGGCAAACGCCAAATTTAACTGGCATAATATTGCAGCAAATTTCTTAGACTAGTTTAAATTCATATAAATCCAAAAACAGGTATTCTTAGGAATATCTGTTTTTTATAAATAATATATGAATTTAGATGAAGCAAAAAATATTCTTAAAGAAAATGGCTATATTTTAGATGAATTTTTTCCGTTTAAAGGAAAAAAGAAAAAAGAAGAAGAAATAGATCCTGCATTATATACATTGCCAGGAGGACAACGTAAAAAAGATGGAAGTTATCATTATCCTGGTTTAATATGGCAGATTTTAGGCGATATTAATATAAATCATAAAGGTTCTATTACAAAAGAACAAGCTATAGAATATGCGAATATGTTATTACCTGCTATAAAAGAAAATCCAGATGATGTAACATTTGGGAAGGTTTTAATTGATGTTATAAAAGCAATTAAATAATATAAATAATATAAAGTAGGAGAAATTATGAATATTAATGAAGCAAAACAAATTCTTAAAAATGCTGGATATACATTTATTAAGGAAACTGAAACTGCAAAATATACTTTAATAGATAAACAGTCTGAAAATGGTTGGGATGAAAATACTACTCCATATGAAAAAGTTTATGGTCCAGTTTCATTAGAACAACTAAAGAATTTTATCAATAAATATACTACATCAAATTTTGATGAAATTCCAATTAATCCAAAACCTGAAGAAGAACCTGAAGAAGGTTTCATAATTATAGGTGGTTAACTATGAATATTAATGAAGCAAAACGAATTCTTAAGGAAAATGGCTATCAGATTAATGAAATGATTGGTCCATTTATGTTACAGGATTATAAAGCTACATTTACAAATTCTGATTCTGGCAAAACTATAGAAAAGAAAGTTAAAGCATTTCATTTAGTTAATGCTGCTGAACTTGCTAGTAAGTATAGAAATAAAAATGAAGATTTACTTTATCATTATACATTAACTAAGGTTGAATTAATCCCTGGCACATATAGAACAATGACTAAAGACGATCTAGAAGACGATCCAGTAAGCGATTAATCCTAATATAAAAAATTCAAATTTAAAACGCTAAATAAAATTAGCGTTTATTTTTTTATTATATTTGTTTTTACATTTTCAAGACTATATCCTCGGAGCGAAGACCAACTCAATGGAATTGTCGGTAGAGGGATAGCCGTTTCATACTTAAAATCGGAGTATGACATTAATACGATCGGGTAGATCGCAGTTTTAGCGTGTAACCGATAACGAAAACGATTATCGAAGTATAATCTCGTAAATTATACATTTAGCCGCCATGGCTGGATATGATGTAGCTGGAGTACAGGATGACCGACCCATAAGCATATCCGTAAGTCCCGAAAGTCGAAGACAGATGTCTTTTACTATCCTCCTGGATAGGCTTATTGTCTCTACAGATATTTTGAACGTGTGTATAGATAGATAAAATAAATAAATATTTTATAAAGGGTTTACAAAAAGTATTAAAAATACTATCTTTATAGAAATTACTTATAAGGATTAAATATGTTTAAAGCATTATTTTCTAATCTTTTCAAGATCAAACTCGATAGAACTATCGGAGTATGTCGTGAAGTAACAAAAAAGAAAATGTATTTTCTCTATTTTACTCAGAAAAATAAAGAAAGATTAGAAGATTTCCTTGGTGATAGATATGATTATGACTTTACTGAAAATGGAGTCATTATCTGGGATGAGGAAAGTATGGATAAAATTGGTCTTGTCCGTTCGTTCTATTTTCCTTACAATTCGTATATAATAGATGATGAAGATCATTTCTATTGTATTTCTAAGCAAGAATTCGATACAAAATATGAGGTTATAAGATGGTAAAATTCTTATTTTTTCTTATTGGATCGATTTTCGGATATAAAATCTGCAAATATATAGATAATTGCTATATGGAAGATAAATTCACGTGTCATAAATAATATATGACACTAGAAGAAGCTATACAAATATTAGAAGAAAACGGTTACAATATTTTGAGTGAAGATTTAAAGTCTACTTTAGGAAAAGCGGTAGGTATTGGTGCCTTAGCCGCTTCTACTGTTTTTGGTAATAGTCATATTGACGCAAAACCAGTAAAAGATCCGAGCTTTGGTAAAAATTCTATTGTTCATGTACATGATAGATATAATTTAGACTCCGATAGGTTCGGTGTTCCAACCACTTATAAATTGAGCAATAATAAGTCTCCTTATAAAATCAGTAAGAAAGATGAAATTGAGTTGACTAAGAAAAAGATTTTAGCAACTCCATCATCAATGCTGAAAAAATATGCTAAGGATAATCTTGATATTATTGCTAAATATATGGTTGAAACTGCAAATAAGTATAATATTGATATTGATATTCTTCTTGCAATAGCTGGCACTGAAAGTAATTTCAGTAATGACAGTAAAAGTAATAAAGGTGCTGTAGGTATTATGCAAATTACAAGAAATACAGCATATGATTCACATTTTAGATTACAGAAGAAAGATAAAAATACATTTGACTTTGATAAGATTAAAGATTTAAAGACAAATATTGATAATGCTGGTCGTATAATTGCAAACTTATCTAAACGTCATCAAAATGTTATAGAAATGATTTTATCTGCTTATAATGGTGGTAGACGTGCAGCAACTGCATGGAGAGCATATAAATCAAATTCTAAATTAGATAGAGATGGTAATCCAGCACCAAAATTACCAGAAGAAACAAAAAATTACGTCGAAAAATGTATGAAACTTTATAAGATATATAAAGACGTTCAAAAGACTGAAAAAACTTAGTATAAAAGAGGTTGACAAACAACCTCTTTTTTATTATATTTAGAAATCATGAAGAATACTTATATTCCAAAATTAGATGATTTCTACAAGGCATTGCAAGAAAATCGTGTTTCGATGCATGAAACTGAACATTATGTAGGTTTCAAGTATAATATCAATACTACTTTTAACCAGCTGTGGGATGACGTCACCATTAATGCTCGTGGTATAACTTTTGATAAGGACACTGGTGAAATTGTTGCAAGACCTTTCAAGAAATTCTTTAACCATACCGAACTGATGACAGTTGATGGTGTTTTAACTACTTTGGGAGAAAAGTTAAAAGCTGAATATCGTCCTAACTTGACAGGAAAGTTCCGTGCAATGAACAAATTGGACGGTTCTTTAGGAATCGTTTTCTTCGACAGATATTCAGATAAGGAAAATAAGTGGCGTGTTAAGACTGGTGGTTCCTTTACTGCAGACCAGTCGGGTTGGGCACAAGAATGGTTTGAAACAAATGTTGACTATACCAAACTTGACCCTTATATCACATATCTATTCGAAATCATTTATAATGGTGATAGACACGTTGTAAAATATGATTTCGAAGGTATGGCTTTACTTGGAATGATTAACATCAAGACAGGTGAAGAATATTCTCTCGATACGTTAATTGCTACATCTAAAGAGTTGGGTGTAAAGATGTCTGAAGTTGTTGAATTCGATAACTTCAATGACATGATGAAAGTCGTTTCTGAATACCCGAAAGAACTCGAGGGTGTAGTAGTTACGTTCGATAACGGTTATAAGTGTAAATTGAAAGGCATTGAATATTGTGAATTGTTCAAAGTCATGAATAACTTGACCGAAAGAGAAATGTATATGAGATACAACCCAGTAACTGATATTTTCTATGCAAACGTAGATCCTACGAAGGGCTATAGAAATATCGACGACGAAGTTCTTGAAATTCCTGAAGAATTACCAGAAATTCGTACTTATGCAGACAATCTTAGAGAAAGAATGCATAATATTTTTAACATTGTATATGACTATGCAGTTGATTTCTTGAAAACAGGATTAACTGGTAAAGAAAGATACGACTATGTTAAAATCAAATTAGATGAATATCCACAATACCTTGGTTTAGTATTGTCTACAATGAAAGACATTGAAAAAGGTGATACTAAATATGCTTCAGTTAAGGTTGGTATCAAAAAGTTACTAAGATAACTGAAAGAATATATTATATAAGGCAGGGTTTACAAATAACCCTGTCTTTTTTATATTTTAATGTATGAAAATTGATATTAGCAAAATTAAAACAGTTGAATTCGAAAAAGGTCTTAAGCTCTGTGCAGATATTAAGTCCAGTTTCGGCGATAACGAAGCTTATGTCGTAGGTGGATGTGTTCGTGATATTCTCAGAGCTGCAGCTGGTCAGACTGAATATCCAGAAATTCATGATGTTGATATTGCTACTAACATGCCTATGGATATGTTAATCCGTAGATATAAAACAGCTAGTAACAATGGCGAAGCACATGGAACTATGCTCGTTTTCATGGGTGATATTCCATTTGAAGTAACTCAATTCAGAACTGATGGCACATATTCAGATGGTCGTCACCCAGATTCTGTTACTTTTGCAAAGACTTTCGATGAAGATGTAAAACGTCGTGACTTTACTATCAATGCTATTGGTATTGATGGTGATGGTACTATCATTGACCCAGTTAATGGCGTCGCTGATATTACTAACAAGCTTATCAGAGCAGTTGGTATTCCTCGTGACCGTTTTCGTGAAGATGCATTACGTATTATTCGTGGTATTCGTTTTGCTATTAACTTCGGTTATCAAATCGAAGTAGAAACACGTAAAGCTATGAGAGAAATGGCTCATGGTCTTACTTTGATTTCAGCAGAACGCATCAGAGCAGAAATTATTAAGCTCGATAAGTCAAACGGTAACTTTGCAAGATTTATGGAAATGCTTGATGACATCGATGCAATTCCATATCTTCGTCAGTTTAGTGCCATCGACATTAAGAAAATGGTTTGGGATTCTGCTATGGTTTATGATTTTACTAACGATAACATTTTCCCGTTCCTTCTTCTTTATTCTAGCGATTATACTATATCAATGCATCATTTTGCATGCACAAGCGATGATCGTAGAAAGTTCTTATGGTATAGGAAGTATTTGCCATATATGGCTAAGCGTTCTGAGGCAGTTTCTTGGTCAGATCTTGTTGACATCTATTCTGGTGACTATAAGTTTTTGTTTAAGCTTTACGGTCGTAAGCCGGATTGGAGTGACAGAACAATTATGACAAAGATGCTTATTGATGACCCGATTGATAAGAAGGCAATCAGTAAGAGTATTCAGGATTCTGGTATTCCACAAGGTCCAAAATTCGGCGAAGCATTGAAGAAAGCAATCGAAGATGCTTATAAAAGCAAAGTGTCAGAACTTTTAAAACTGTCAGTTTAAAAATAAATATAAAAAGCTATATTTAAAGAGGTAAATAAAAATGGATCAAGTACAATTTGCATTATGGCGTTTTAGAAATGCTGAAGGTGTAATGAAGTATGTCGTTTCATTTAATTTGACAGAATGTCAGCTTAACATCAATGGCACTAAGGTCAAATTGACCTATAAGCCTGCTGAAGACCATGTTGTTATTTCATATGTTGACGATCCTTTTAAGATGCCGATTACAGTGTCTTTCAAGGATTTCGTTGATACTATGAAAAAACTTGGTTTTTATGAGTTAAGACCAGATAATGAACGACATTCATCTAGCTGGGGACCAGCTAATTAAATATGACTAATTTAGAAATATATAGTGAATTAAAATCATATTTTATGGATAATTTACAGAGCAGTAACCTGCCCTGTGAATTTTTGTTTAAAGAAGATAAGGATAATTTAGCATTACACTTCGCTGTAAAAGATAAAGATAGAGTTTTAGACTATTATTATTGTTTTGGTGATTTCGCAATTCATAGATTTGAGAATGAAGAGAAAGAAGTATTAATTTCTAAGAATCCTAAGACATTTGTAAAAATCATCAACAGAAATATTGAAGAAATCATAAATAACACTGAGGTAATTTGATGAAGGTTGTAATCGCAAATATCGGAATCGCTATTTTAATTGGAAGTGCTATACTTAGCGGGGCAACGGATAATGATGCTATCGTTCTTATCCCTACTAGTATTGGTCTTGGTCTATTAGCATCAACAAGTTTTTAATTGAGGTGAAAAATGTTAGAATTATTGAGAAAAATTTTTGGATGTTATCATGATAACACATTGGATAGTGACTATGTAGCCAATCCTGAGCAAATGATGGAAATGATCGATTTGCTTAAAGATAATGACGAACATACTTTGAAAGTAGAAGATGAATCTGAACTTTTTCCTAAAGATGAAAAGAAAGAAATTATCGGAAATATCGTTTCTGCAGTAGTTTCTGAAAAGCAAAAAGGTTTTATTTCTTATACAGAAGAAGCACAGGATTCAGTAACTGGCGGTAAATTTAAGTTCATCAAATATCGTCCGTAAATTAGCGAAAATTCAAAACTATCTTGTATAAATACATAAAATTGTTTTAAAAAACAAAGGAGAATTTATATGAGATACTACGATTCTGAACGTTGCCTTTTTGATGATGAGAATGATCCTGATGAACTTTATGATTCAATTATTCGTGATGTAGAAGAAAACTTTACTGAAAAGATTAATTGGAGAAAAGCCAAGTCAGTCGTTGATTATATCAAGGAAGCGATTGATAATGACCAAGACCCAGGTGAAATTTTCGAATCTGCCTGTCATCAGCTAGAAGAACTTGGTTACTAAGTTTAAAAAAAACAGAAAATAAAAAGATATAATTAAAAATTATATCTTTTTCTATATTTAAATAGAAGGAGATTATATGGTTAAAGTAAAACTCAATAGAAAAACTGGAAAATGTGAAATTATTGACGATGCAGAAGGAACACCAGGAGCATCACGTCAAATTACTAAGTTTAGACAATATTGTTTACCAGTTTTAGAAGAAGAAGTTAAGAAAGATAAAACTTTAAAAACTACTAATGCTAATAATATTCGTTTTAATGAATATGGTTTTGATTTTTCACCAGAAAGTGGTGGAAATGAAAAATATTACATTTTAGCTTGGGATTTAATTGAAAATTTAGATAATGAGTAATTTTAAAATTATAATTTACAGCAATAAAGCAAATACTGAATTTAAGCTATGTCTTAGCAGACTAGCTTATTTTGGTTATACAGCAGAAAATCTTCAGATTTATGAAACTAGTTCAGTAAATTATACGTTCAATAGGTATATTCTTGATAAGTATAATATCCCGTATATTAATGAACCAGATGGAACCTATGCAGAAACGTTAAATAAAGCACTTCTGGAGGTCGATTCACCTTATGCCTTATTACTTGATAGTCAATGTATTTTAAAGGCTTCTATTGACTCTTATTTGCAAGATATGGAAGACCATAAGTTTCAGTTAATGGGTGAAATAACCAATTATGAAAACTATAAGAAGATTCATAAGAGAGTTCAACCATGGTGGTGTTTAGTCGATATTAATTTTATACAAGAACGTAAGATTAAATTCAGTGACTTGAGACGAATTCGTGCAACACATTCTGAATCTATCAATAATATGGAATATACACCAATTCCTGATGAAAAGATTGGAATTTATTATGCTCCTGGTTCTACGATGTATGAAGATATTATGCTAAATGGTGGATATGCGGCAGATATTGGTGAAGACGTGCCTTATATACATATCGATAGCAGTAATGAAAACTGGATAGACCAAATGTATAAAATGTTTAATTATGACGAGAAAAATTTAGCAAAATTAGGAAAAGAAAAAGACCAGTAAATCTGGTCTTTTTTATTATATTTCATAATCCATGTCGTCATTACCTGTTAGCTTAGGATTATATTGTGATATACTTAAATTACAAAAATAACGCATATTATCAATTTCATTTTCACTAATACTTCTAATTAAAAAATATGTCCAGCTCCATTGGTCATCATCATCTTCTTCTTCTTTATATGGCAACCAAATTTTTTTAGCATTTTCAAAAAAAACTTTATCTGATGCAACATCTAGTAATTCTTTTAATGATCCAACAGGAATAGGTATAAAGTTACGAAAACGACTTCCACATTTATCTTGTATTATATCTCTACCTTCATTAGTAAAATCTCCATAAGAATCAATTATTTTATTATCAAGCATTTCTTTTATTAAATCTCTTATTTTTGATTTTATATTAGCACTTTCTTTTAATAAGATATAACCTTTATCTTCAAGAAATTTCTTCGCTGAATCGAAATCTTCTTTCATGTGCTTAAATTTTCTCATATCTGTTAAATGACTTTCAGCCGCAGCTTTAGATTTATGTGAACTGAGAATTTTACCAGTCTCATGTGAAACAATACACCATTCTGCCTTTTCACCTTTACTGTTTTTATGTCCTTTTTTATGCACTACCATAATTATCCCTTTAATGGAACAGTCATTTTCTTTAATTCTTCAATAAGTCTTGTTGCTTTTAGATAATAGTCGTTCATTTTTATAGGATCATTTCTATGAACACCCATATTATAAACAGCTCCTTGAAGAGAATCGACAAATCTAGCAAATTCTTCTTTTTCCATCATGAGCATTTGGTATCTGTCCTGGAAATAACCGACTTCATCTGCATTACCAGTCCTAGCCCAATCATATGGCATTCCTTCTTCATCGTTCTCAGTTAAAAGCTGATTAGCTAAATCTAAAACTTTCTCATTTTTCATATATTATTTATACTGAGATTTCTAAATAAAATTTTTAATATATAATGTAACAAATAATTTACTATATTTGAATGAAAATTATGAAGAATACATTATTAGTCAATTTATACGCAGGCCCAGGTGCTGGTAAATCGACCGGTGCCGCTTATATATTTTCAAAACTCAAGATGGCAGGCATCGATTCTGAATATGTCTCAGAATATGCAAAAGACAGAGTTTGGCAAGGTGATCAGTTTGTCCTTCAACACTGTCAGCTTTATGTAACAGGTAAGCAATGCCTCAAGGTCGCAAGACTTTTAGGGAAAGTCGATGTTATCGTCACTGACAGTCCAATTGCAATCGGTGCAATGTATACTGATGAGAAACCATATCAGGACGTTTGCCTTTACGAAGCCAAGAAATATAAAAATACGTTCAATATTTTTATTAACAGAAAGAAAGATTACAATCCAAACGGCCGTAATCAGACTTTTGAAGAAGCCAAAGCTATTGACCAGAAAATTCTAGATTTTCTTGATACAAATAAGCTTGAATATATTACAGCTGATGGAACTATTGAAGGTTATGATTCAATCGTAAAGATGATTATTGAAAAAACACAAAATGAGTAGTTTACATTATACAATAATAGACTCAGAAAATAATGTCGTTGAAGCAGAATTCGACGATGAATATAAAGTTTTATTTAAAAAAGAAACTTATGATACTAATGATCCAAATAAACAAAAAATTTGGAAAACTTTAAAAGAAGATACTTCTGAATTTATGTTTGAACCACCAGGAATATATTTTGCATTGCGTTATTTGTATACAGATACACAACCAAAATATGTTACTGAAATTACTACAATGGGTTTATATAAAGCAAAGAAAGTTTTTGAAACAACAGTTATATTTGGTGGTTTTGATTCTTGCGAATATAAAATACATATTGGTGATATAGTAAAATGTAGTGATTGGGAAATGAAAATAAATTCATTTTCTGATATGAGAATTTTAATAGACCAATTACGAACAGAATATAAATTATTAGATGACTAAATTTAATATCATAGGAAATCCACCTTATATTGGTAAAGGTGAAAAATTCTATCTTAGAGTTATGTCTGAATGCGAGAAGTTCGCGGATTCAGCTGTCTGGATAGTTCCTACTGATTTTGTAGATAATCCTAGAATAAAAGAAAATATCAACAATAAACATATTGCAATTCTCAATGAACGTTTTGAATCATTTGATAGAATCGAAACAGTAATCGGCGATGCAAAGTTTGACGAAGCAGCATTCTTCTCGGATGTTGGTATTTTTGTATTTAATGACAAGAAACGTGATTTATATGACCTAAGATATAACCGTTTTTCTGATCCTGAAAAATATAAAGAAATTACAGAAATTGTCGATGCCTATTTAGTAGATAAAAAGACGATCGGAACTGAACAGGGTAAGAAGAATACATGGTATATTCAATTAAGTGAAATAAGAGGTCATAGACGTTGCTGGGACTGGCCAACTTTGTTAAGTAAAGAAAGATATACACCATTACAAAACGTCCCAGAACCTACGTTACGGTTCAAAAATCAGTATATAGGATTTGCTACTATTGAAGAGTGTAAAAACTTCATAGATTATTGTAATACAGATATTGCGATGTTCTTAAACTACCTTTATAAGTTTAATCAGCATACAAAATACGATTGTGTTCCAGTCTATGATTTTACGAAACCAGTCGATGAAGATTGGGTTATCAATGAAATTGGATTATATAAATATAAAGAATTTATAAAGGACGAGATGAAGTCCTTTGGGTATAAAACAAGAGGTGAAAAATGAGTGAAGATAATGTTGAAATAGAAAAAACCTGGCGTGATGAAATTGATGATAGAAATATACAGTTTAGAACTGAGATTCATAAATTGTTTTTTAGAAAATTTACACCGTTAATTGCAAACGAAATTGGTGGAATATTTAATAAAATATTTAAAGAAAGAGAATATGATCCATCTTTTAAGTTGCATATAGAGACATTAGATGATGGTTCGTTTAAAATAGATTGGGAAATTCCAACAACAGAACATCATGTTCATGAATGTAGCCGTTGGCATTTTACATTAACATTTAAGTATGAATTTAATGAATTATTCCAAGACGAAATTGAAAAGGCATTTAACTAATGAATCGTTTTCTTAACATTTTAATTCCTGGTATTTTGTTACCAGTCAGTTTAGGGTCAGTTTATAATTATTCACAATATGCCAAGAATATCATGGAGACTTTTGATATTACGAAATTCTCAGCTGATATTGGTTTTACACTTATTATCTTTTTCTTGGGTATGGGTGCAGCGGTTTTCGGCAGATTCGTTGAAATGTTCCCTAAACGAATGTCAGTAGTTTCAACTATCCTGTTTGCTATAGGTTTGTTGATGCTTTCAGTTGCAACTTATACTGGATTACTGCCGTTATACTATATTGGTTGTTCATTTATGGGTTGTGGAACTGGTATAGGCTACACGGCACCAATTAAACAACTGCTTGCAAACTTCAGTAATCATAAAGGACTAGCTTCAGGTCTTGCTATTACAGGATTTGGTCTTGGTAAGTTCGTTGCGGCACCTATGATTGAATACTTACTTGTAAACTTTACATTGCCTGTTGTATTCTTGCTTATGGGATTGATTTTCTTAGTCGTTATGAGTTTCTCTTCATGGCTTTATAAACCTAATCCTGCATATATTTCTACAAAATATACAGCAATTCCATATAAGACATTGGTTCATAACAAGTTCTTGACTAAGGAATATATTTCAATTTGGTTTATGTTCTTTATCAATATCACATGTGGTCTTGCATTGATTTCTCAAGAAAAAATGTTGTTCCAGAATGCAGGCTATACTGCAATTGCCACATTGATGGCAGCAACAGCTATTGCAAACGTTGGTGGTAGATTTGGAATGAGTACGGCTAGTGATTCGATTGGTAGAAAAGCAGCATATCACTGGGTTGCAAGTCTAGGTATTTTAGGAGCATTTTTGTGTTATACACAAAATCCTATCTTGCTTGTTGCTGGTATCTTGATGATTGAATGGAACTATGGTGGAGGATTCAGTTGTTTGCCAAGTTTATTAGCTAAGAGATTTGGAGATAGCTGTTTATCAACAGTTCACTCTATGACCCTCAGTGCTTGGGGTTTCGCTGGAATTGCAGGACCTATTCTAGGGAATATGTTTACTGACAATACCTTATATTTGGTACTTGCACTTCTGTATTTCTTAGGTTTTCTAGGATTTACAATATTCGTGAAACGAGATGATCACTAGATTATGAGTTTTAACCGACATTTTAGAATGTCGGTTATTTTTATAAATAATATATGAATTTTAAGGAATATTTAGAAAATTTAACTAATTTACCGTTATTGACTGAAACAGTCGACGAAGATCCATTAATAACAACCGTGGACGCATTTGATAAACTTAAAATGGAGTTTATCAAGGCTATTCTTGAAGATGGTAATACATATAGACCATCTGAACATTTCTTAAGTGCTGGTAGAGACAAGTTAAAAGATAGATCAAAAAGTCAACTACGTCACCAAATAGCAGTTGATTATTTATCAAAATTGAGAGAAAAATATTTCGCTAGTAATATTCTATATGATCTTAAAAGACAATTTATTAATGGTAGAATTAATAATCTTGATGATATGCTAAGAATATATAGAGGTGATAGGGGTGTTTTTAATTTGATAAAATCAAAATTATTTGATTTTATTCAAATTTATCCAGTAATAAAAAACAATGGTAGTGAAAACTATAATGCTATTATTTTCAATAAAGCTGGTCAAATGATTGAAGTTGTTGCAAAAAAAGTATGTAATATAGCTCGTACCAATAATGGTGGATATACACTCTATAATAAAGATATTGGTTGGGTTTTTGAGAAAGATCATTATTTCAAATTAGTTACTGCTTATGTAGTAGCAGATAAATCTGAACATATAGCATATGCAGTAAAATTTGCAGATAGTCCAGTTACTAAGCCGGTAAGTGACCTTATTGTAAAAAATTTCAATAAGAATTTTAAAAGTGGACGTTTAAACTTGGAACAATATCAATCGCCTGCAGCACGAGCAGCTATATGGGCTGAAGTCAAAGAATATAAAAAGAAGCTCATGGAATCTGATTATTATGATATGCTTGAAGTTTTATCTATAGCATTTGTTGAAAAGTTTAAAACTGAAAAAGAAAAATTAAAAAATTTAATTGTTTCTAAAAATGGTGTTCTTGGATTTAATCATGATTATATGTCAGGTAGTAAACAAATACAAGATGCATTCGATATGATTAATATAAATGCACGTAGTCTTACTAAACAAAGAGAAACATATAGCGTAATAAATACCAATATTCATGAATGGTTAAATAATCCAAATATTTCTATAGCAACTATTGCAGAAAAAAATGTAAAAAAGCTAAGAGATGCTAAACTACTTCCTACAGCAGATGTTACTGATGAAGAAGACCTAGATAATACTGAAGAACTAGATAATACTGAAGAAATAAATAATACTAAAGAAATCAATAATACTAAAGAACAGAAACCTAAAAAACCACTTCCACCACCAAAGATGACTCCAAATTTGAGAGCGGCTAGGAATGCTTTTAGAAGATAAGAAAGGGGTTTACAAAACCCCTTTTATTTTCTATATTGCATAACATGATTCAGTGTTATATTTATCCACATAAATGGTTTGATACAATTATGAAGGAAAATAACTGGAATGATGAAAATCGTCCAGAAAATTCTGCATTTATTTCTATTTGTTGTCTTCCTGAAATTAAGAAAGGATATTTAGAAGCAGTAAAGAAAGAAACTGATGAACATTGGTTCAAAGAAAACCATGAAAATGTCCTTAATGTTGAATTTGATGATATTTTGATGGAAAAAGCAGAAACTGAATATGGTACTGCATATGGCATGACAGATGAAGATGCCAAGAAAATTATAGAATTTATTGATAAGAACAAAGATAAACAGAATTGGTATTTGCATTGTCGTTCTGGTCGTAGTCGTTCAGTTGCAACTGGTATGTTTATCAAAAAGTATTTACATGAAAAATACAATATTAACGTTAGAGTTCGTGCACCAGTTCATGGTGTTATGGGAATGAACGGTTATATGTTCGATAAGTATTGTAAAGTTGCAAATCTTAAGGATAATAAGGTTTATTAATATGAGTAAATATTGGATTATTAAATGGCTGGTTATGCTTGCAGTTGGTGTCTGGACCATTGCATGGATTAAAACTGGTTTAAAGTATGAAGGAACTATGAATACAGTTTTTACCACAATTGGTGTATTTCCTTCAATCTGCTTTGTTGGCGAGTTTCTTGAAACGAATTTAAAAGATAAATTTAAAAAATAAGGAGTAAACAAATGATTATTTCACTTTGGGCAATCATCGCAGCAATTCTTTGCATTTGGTTAATTTGCAAGAAAAAGAATTTCCTTGGTCTTCCTTGGCTAGTTCTTGGTTGTATATTAATTTATACATTCTTGCCGTTGATTCTTTTCATTGCTTTAATTTATGGCTGTATCTGTCTATTGAGTAAGCTATAAATAATATATGATAAGCAATCAAGAATATCACGATTTTATAGAACGTTATAGACATATCGTCTTTTCACTCACTGCTGAATTGCTATATGAATATGTAGTATATCCGATTGGGTGGAAAGATAATCAACGAATTCATAGAGATGATTATCACGAATATAATTGGTATGATATTCAAAGATTTAACGACAACAATAAATTGGTAATACCTGACGGACCATTTGAGTTAATCGATTTACATGTATTTAGAATAAAAAATCCAAATCCTGTAATAGATAGACTTAGAAAAGGTATGACACAATATGAAAGTTTTGTGTATATAATTTCAAGAGTTACAGATACACATTTTTCAGATGTAATTGACCGATATGCAAAAAGAGATTGCGATTGCACATTAACTACGGATTGCGCTGAAACTTTAGCAAGAAAATTAAAATCTTTTTGGAAGTTGACTTAGAAAGTCAACTTTTTTCTATATTTATACATGTAGAGGTTAATATGTGTAAATATTGTGATAACATTAAAGAAGAAATTGATTCATTAGAAAGACAAGATGCTGATTTGTTAGGCCAGCAAGGTGTAGGAACTGACCTTATAATCGTTAAGAAAGGTGATAAATATTATTTCAATGTCATCGGTAGTTTTGACAGTGTAAAGGAATCTGTAGAAATTGAATTCTGTCCAGTCTGTGGTAGAAAACTTAATGGTGATTTAGGTAATTACGCTTATGATTATTGTTATGAGAATGTAAATTCACCATATAATCAAACAAGCGCAGTAATTGATGCGGCATGGCAAGCAGTTCCAGCATATACTGGTTATTGTGGTGCAACAGCACGTTATCAAGAATCTTATAGAAATGCTGATGAATATTATAATAACAAATACCATGGCGGTACATCAAATGATGCTTTACTAGATTTAATAGATACAATAGAAGAAAAACGCAAACCTAAAGTTACACCAAATTATCATTATCATGGTGGCGGAATAAGTGGTTAAAAATGTAAAACAGGTATTTACAAGATACCTGTTTTTTATTATATTTAAAACTAATGTATAAGGAGTAAATTATGTCTTTTCCATTTGAAAAATGTTATGACCCAAAAGAACTTGAAGGTTACGGTATCACAGTTAATTTGGATAGTCTTGGTAACACATCATTTCTATATAAAAAGGTAGAAATCGGTTATCTTCTGGATATTCCAGGTGAAGGATTTGAAATTGCAACGTCATTTAAGATCAATGACTGTGATTATTATCTTCTTACTGGCAAGTTTGAAGTTGAACCGATTTATAAGCGGATGAGAACATGGCGAAGAGACGAATCCGGAAAGACATATCTTGAAAAAGAAAAGTTACTTCGTTGGGAAGATACAACATTATCTGAAATAGATTTCCATGATCAGCTTCTTGCACGTCTTGTCAGAGCAATCGAAATCTATGAAGCAAAGTTACCTATTCTTATGGAGAAGTTCCCTTGGATTGTAAGTCATAAGAAACGTAATATGTCTGATGAAGAATGCATTGAGTATAATCTTAAGTTAGATGAAGGTAATGCAAAGTTATTGAATGGTAACGATATTACTGCACATAAGTTTAAGACAGAGTATAAGAAACTTAACGCTTCTACAAATATTGATATTACTTATTGGTTAGTAACAGTTAAGTCTCCTGTTGTAACAGGTATTATAAATGGACAAGAAATTTTTGAACCTGAATTAATTAGATATTTTGTAAGACATGACCGATTTGGTGGTAATAAGATTCTGATGAAACTTAATTCTGAAGATTTTATGTCATTACAAGGACTTATAATGTAAAGCTTATGGGATTGATTAATGTTGGTAAAATTAAAAAAGTAACACCACAAGAACATTATGATAGTCTTAAAACAAAAGCAGATAAACAACAATTTTTAAGAAAATGTTGGGTTACATTAAGTTCATATGGTTGTGATTATATATTCCCAGGTGATAATTTAATAAAACGTGGTGAAATTTATCTTAAAAGAAAATGAAATATTATATTCTCAGTGATTTACATATTGATTTCTATGAAGCATATGCGGTCAAGCCTGCCCGCTATAAGATGGCTGATCCTGCTGAAGATGTGACCATAGATACACTGGAATATATTTGGAATACTCATTTCTTGCCAGAAGCTGATGCAATAATTCTCGCTGGCGATTATTCAAATGATTACTTGCGGTTCTCTAGGATGATTCCTTGGATTGCTAAGAAATATCCAGAAGTATATTTGGTTTTGGGTAATCATGATTTAACATGTAGGGGTGCAACAGATTCAAAATCTAATTTGCAGTTTACGTCTAGTGAACAAAAAATTGCAAAGATGAAAGAAATCTGTGATGCAATTCCAAATGTCCATTTTCTTGACGGTAATATCGTTAATGGTATTGGCGGTTGTATGGGAATGTGTGATTTTAAGTGTGAAGCTCCTACTTATGGGTTAGATGCATTCACTGCTTGGAAACGGAACTGGTATGATGGGAAACATTGGCGATATTTTCGTCAAGTTCCAGCTGCAATATGGAATTATCAAGAACAGTTGATGATGAATATTGTAAAACAAAAACCGAAGATTATGGTTACTCATTTCGTTCCTTATGAACTTGGTGTTCCATTTGAATTTCGTAATGATCCATGGAATTATGCTTTCTATTTCAAAGGAGAACAATTCTTAGAGGAAATGGAAAATGATTCATATTGGATTTGTGGCCATGTTCATGGTCGGAGGATGGCTGAATATGTAAATTCTAAAGGAAACGTCATTCATATTCGTTGTAATCCTTTCGGTTATCCTCAGGATTACATGCCATATTGTGATATTGTGGATTATACCGGTGAAAAGATAGAACGAACACAAACAAGAATGACACATGAAGACTTTATTATCGAGGTGTAAATGCATCATTATTATATTGCAGTGTTAAATAAATTTAACGCATGGGCAACAATCTATTGTGGAACAAATCTTCCAAAGATGTCAAAAGCTTATGCTAAACTTGAAAACGCTTTGGGTCATGATTTTAAATTTAAGTTAGAACTTGATGAAAATTATGATTCAGATTGTGGAGCATTCAAAACATATGAACAAGTTTTTGGAGAACCTTCACAAGTAGGTTCAACATTAGCGTTTGATAATTGGTTAGCTGCAATCAGAAGAGAGTTCGGTAATGAAGCGAATTAAAACCAAATTATAAATAATAATGAGGTTTATAATGGAAAAAATAAGTTATTAGAAAATGCAATAGATTTATTAAAAGAATCGGGTTATAAAGTTGAAAAACAAAAATATAATTTTATACCAAAAGAAGATTCTGATTTATCATTTAAAGAAGCTGCAAAAATAGTAAATAAAAAATATCAAAATGCTTTTAAATATCTTAAGGAGCATTAATAATTTTAATTAATTTAATAAAAATAATAGAAATATAAGGGTTTACGATAACCCTTATTTTTATTATATTTAAACTGTTATGAGTAAGAAACAAAAAGTTGCAGTTTATCCAGGTTCATTTAACCCTATCCACCCAGGGCACATCGGTATCATCCAGCAAGCTACTGAGGTATTCGATAAGGTTGTAGTTCTTATCGCGGAAAATCCGGAAAAGACATATAAAGTTGGTGCATTGACCAGGGCTGTAATCATCAGGGAATTACTTTCTCAGTTTCCATGGGCAAATAAAGTCAAAGTAGATTGCACCAAGGATTATCTAGTTAAGTATTGCAAAGAAAAGGGAATCAAATTCGTAGTCAGAGGACTTCGTAATGGAGCTGACCTTGAATATGAAAAGATGCAATATGAATATAGTAAGGCTTTAGAAGCTGATAGTGCATTACCGCCTTTCAATTATGTTTATTTTGCAACGGATCCTGGTGATGAACACTTTTCATCTACTGGTGTAAGACAGTTCATCAAGTATGCTAATGTAGCACAGCTGAAGAAGCTATATTGGTGCGGTGGTGTTTTGCCATTTGATGATAAAGTATTTGATAATTTATTAACTCTCTATAAGGAATAAAAAATAATGGCTCGATTTGTTTTAATCACTGGAAAAATCGGTTCTGGTAAGTCTGCGGTTTCTGAGTTGCTTAGGAAGAAGCATTATATCGTTGTCGATACCGACAAGGAAGTTAAGAAACTGTATGCTGAAGATGCCGAAATGTTCCAAAGTGTTGTAGAACAATTCGGTCGTGCAAGTTTGAATGAAGATGGATCTCTCAATAAGGCATATCTTGCTGAAGCTATGCTTTCTAAGGATCCAGAAATGCAAGAAAAAGTAGAAACCATAACGAACAATGTTGTCTTGCGTTTGTTACAGAATCTCGAAAGTTTCTATGAAGACTGGGATGAAGTAATCTTTGTAGAAGCAGCATTGACTAAGGAAGTTGGTTGGTGCCGTAGCTATCTGAGTATGCATGATGTTCTCATGGTTAAGACTGATGAAACGTTACGTCAAGAACGTTTACAGAAACGTGAAAACTATGAAAAGACCAAACAGTTTGAACAACTCCAGAGTGAAGATAATTTGAATGTATATCGTAGCTATGGTCTTGAACAACCATTAGACCCGCCGGACAACTTAATTGTTGTCGAAAATAACGGTTCTGTTGAGGAACTCAATGATAGGCTCATGGTAGTTCTTGAAAAGGAACTTAAACTGACGCATAAGGAAAAGTTAGCAACATATCTCAGGTATTTAGCAGAATGCCCGACATATTGTCATGATAATGCATGGTGCTACAGTTTCTTTAATTGCGGCGGTTGCGTAAATTGCCCATTTCCGTGTGCAAATCAAGATAAATATTACAAGAAGCTACATGAGAAATTCATTGCTGAGCAAAAGAAAGCAAATTCCAAAGAAAAGAAATGGGATGAGTATATCGATGCTTGGGCTGATGAATATAATCAAGCACAAAAAGAAATCAAAGAATATTACGTAACAAGAACAGCGAGGTCATAATGGATCCAGAAACAGATAAAGAATTAAGTTGGTTATTCTCCATTATTTTAGTCATTGGTCTCATTATTGGTGCAGAATACATTAGTTATGATTCATGTCAGACTAAAGCAACAATCATGGGCGTCGATTATAGTTGGGGACCAATCGACGGTTGTGAGATTAAAAAGAAATGAAGATATTTTCTAAATTCCAAGACTATTATGATTCAACATTGGGTTCTTTCTTAGAATCCGATGTTGTTGTCTATAGGAAAACTTCTACAATCAATGTTCCTTATAAAGAGATTCCACATCTTGGAGATTATCATTTTTCTTATGAAGTAATTAGAGAGATTAATGGTAGAAAACAATATGGTAAATTACCAGTTCACATGATTGGTTTCTGTGGAACTTGGTATTTCTTTGTCTATGCAGAAGACAAGGAAGGTAACTTTACCAAGATTGAATATAAGACATTTGATGAAATAATCGAGAATAATAGACAGAATAATATTTTCTATAGTCGTAATTCTAACAAGGATGTTACTGACCCGAACAAAGAATCGGGATGGAAAGAAATTTTTGAAAAATACGGTCCTGTTTTGTATATTGAGAAATATGATCCTCCTGGAAGGTATTATCAGCATCTCAGTAATAGAAATATGGAAATGGTTATATGGCCTGAATTGAAGGCTTATAAATTTCAAGCAGTTAAGGACCCATATACAGCATTGTGGGAAGTCGAACATTGGTTTGATACTCATGCAAGGCCTGATGAAGCAATCGTTCCCGTAGGCGATGATATAACAAGATTACAGGCATACGGTTTTGACAAGAAAACAAGTTTTAGAAAAGGAAAAGAAAAATGAAAGACAATTTAAAAGACATTTGTTGGGCAGTAGCAACAATGCCAATTTTGCTACTTGGGTTTGTAATAGCAGTAATCTATGCAGGAGTGCATTGGATTGGTGATAGTTTCATGAAATTAATGGAGAAGATTTAATATGATAGGTGCAGTTATTTTATTTAGTGTTGGATTCTTTTTTCTCGGTATCTTCGGTGCAGTTGCACTTATGGAACGTAGAATGGCAAAGAAAACAATGACCAAGATTCTTGAAGAGTGTGAAGAACTCTATAAGAAGGATTATCCAGAAACACATAGCTGGAATCCAGCAATTAAGTATGAAACAGCTTGTGATATTATCATGAAGCTCTGTAATCCACATGACAGACCAGTTATGGACACAGGTAACGGTGAACAAGCTACAGCTCAGATTATTGGCTGGTTACTTGACGAAATTAAGAAAAATAAGATAAAATGGTATAAGAACTATACTGTTTTATAAATAGTTATATGATTGAAAGAATTGTCGGTTTAATAATAATGATTTTATTTGCCACTTTCTTCGGTATAAGCACTTATGCTTTATATACGTTTGAAGGTCCCGAATGTTATATAGGAATTCCCGGAGTTTTACTTCTTGGCTATATAATAGGCGATTGGGTGCAGATGAAACTTAAATAAAAGTTTACAATATCAATAGGGTTTACAACAAACCCTATTTTTATTATATTGTTTAAAAAAGGATGGTAGTTTTTATGCAATGTGCAATTTGTCATAAAGATTTGGATTTATTCGATCCAAATAAAGTTTCAATTACTATGGAACCAGATAATGACAATCGTTATCTTCATAGAGTTTTCAATGTATGCGAAAAGTGTGCATACGGTTTCCTAGAACAGTTCTATAAGGCGGATCCTACTTGTGCAAAGTGTGATGCTGATGAAAAACCAGAAGTGTTTGGACAACCTAAGAAAGAAATGAGCGTATTATTCAAAGGTGTAGAAGGAGCGGAGACGGACTAATGGTATTGACCAGTGAAATGATTAATTATATGCCTATCAAATTGAGGGCATTTAGAAAATATATCGAAAAATATGACTGTGTTTACTGGGTAAACGGTGTTTCAACCATTATGTTCTATCATAAGGACACAGGCATGCCTTATGTAATGCTCATAGATGACCCAGGAACTCATTTTGTTAAAATATATGTAAACTACCAAGCAGACAATTGGGCACGTCCAGGATGCACAATACGTGAGGAAAACAGCATCTCTAATGATATGAATGCGTTTATTCTTGCAATTAGAGAGTGTAAGGAATCAAATAATGGCTAGTAGAGTAGATTTCTTAACAAAAATTAAAGAAATTCAAAAAGAATATCCAGAATTAAATCAACATCAGATGGATGAATATCGCTGTAGGTATTATGGCGATGTTATTGATTTGTATCATGCATATACTCATGCACTAGAATGTGAACTTAGACAATTAAAGGCTAATGCACATGCAATTACGAATGTAAAAGGTCTAAAAGAAATGCTTGATAGACCTAAAGAAACTATTGAACTAAAAGAACCAAAACTCCCAGAATACCAGAGGTAAAAATGCAGACTAATTATAAAGTATGGTTTACAGAACCTGAAGGCCAAAAAACATGGCTTTTCGTAAATGAAGAATTAGCGAAGAAATTCTTAGAAAAGAAGAAAGAACAGTTTAATATTGGACCAAATACTCCATATAAAAGAGGTGCTTTTGGCGTTGCACCTGTAGAAATAATTGAAAACGAAGAAGAATTTTATAAATCCGTATTAAGGTAATATAATGTCGAAATATACATTAAAAGCAGGAAGAACTGCATTAAAATGGCCAAAGTTCGCTATTGACTATTTTATGGCAAGACCTGAATATGAAAGAACTTTATCACTTGAGAAACCAAATGATGCTGGCCAAATAGATGTAAATGATATTGCAGCATGGATTACTGATATTCGTCAAGAAGGTGATGAATTCGTAATGGACATTGATACTAAAGATACACAATCAGGACATGTTCTTAATAATATTCTTTCTACAGGTAAAGAATTATATTATTATTTGTATGGAACTGCAAGCAATTTCAATATAGAACAGTGCACAAATATTCAAAATGCAAACCATATTGAAATTAGAGATGATGGTAATCCAGTTATTACTGGTGCATTTGTAAAGGATGTATAATGTTAGAATTTCTTGTAGATATTTTTGAAGTAATTGCAGATTGTTTTCTTTGTGGTGTATTTAATAGGGATAAGAGACGATGAAGTTAAAATATAAAGAATGGTTAAAGACACAAGAAAAGTATAGTGGCAAAAATAAATGTTTTGTTGCTGGCTGTGATAAACCTGGTCTGTATGAAATGGGTGACGCTAGATATTGGTGTGGCGGTTGTGAAGAACATGCGTCTATGCAGATGAAATATCAAGATTATCTTCAGTCAAATACAAGAGAACCAGAAGTTTGGGGAACTTGGTAATGGCAGAGCGTCAGTTTTATTTTAGAGAAGATTTCTACAAGCTTGATGAAGTAGAAAAGGTATTGGGTTATGAAATTTGTAAAGGGGAAACTCATTATCTTAATGCACATCAATACTTTATGGAAACTGAATGCTGCCGTAACATGTATGAAAAATATCTTGTTCGTATAAGTGGTGAAGATTTCATTTTAAGAACGTATGCTGAAAAACTAATAACAGAAAAGACGAAATACGATATTGAAAAACTTAAATGTCATCGTTTACAAGACGGTATCGAGTTAGATAGAAGAACTCCAAAATATGTTATTGGACAACCAATGCATCCTGTCACAAAAGAAGTAAATTATAGACAGAAGCATAAGAAATCTCATAGGTAATATATGACTTTTACAGAATATGAAACTGCTGTTATTCAAAAGCTTAACGAATGTGAACAATTTAAAGTCTGGTCTTTTGATGATTTAAAAGAATCCATTTATGAAGACTTTGGATATGGTGATGATTTAAAGAATTTTTATAATCAAGGCAAAACTGTAGATGAAGCAGCAGATATTCTTGATGCTGGGACATGGATATTTATGTAGGGGTTGACAGATAATAAATTTTTGCTATATTTTGCGGGCAAATTTAAATAGGAAGGAAACAAAATATGAAGAAACTATTAATAATTGGTCTTATGGCCGTATCTGCATTTGCAGCAAATACAAAGCTTGATTTTACAATCTCGCTCAATAAGTATGATTGTGTTCTTAACACATGGAAGGAAGATACTTATGAAAGTGGTGTTGATTGGAAGTATTATGCAAAGATTGCATGTAAGGACAATGGTCGTAAGCCAGTAAATATTGCTGGTCTTAAGTTCCTTGACATCGCTGTAAATCTCAAAGGCGAATATATCTATACTTATGGATGGGCAAAGTAATGAAATATCTTTTATTGTCAATCGCATTGCTTTGTCTAGCATGCTCTGACAATATCTCTTCACCAGAAGAATATCAGGAAGTATGTGAAGACAAAGAACTTGGTTTTCATGAGGTTCAATATGAACCTTATTATGATCAATATTATGAAGAATGGTTAACTAAGGCTTGCACTTCAAAACGAATAGGCGAACCTTGTAAGGCTTATAACTTATCTTATAAAATAACAATTAACGAATGCCACATGGAGTTGGTAAAGTAATAAAATGAAATTCGGTTTAATCGGACATAATATTGAATATAGTAAATCTAAAGAAATATTTGAGTCACAGGGATTCGAATATAAGGTTTACGATGTTCCCAATGTTGAGTTAGGACTTCAAGCCGCAATCGATGATAGACTTGATGGTTTCAATGTTACAACTCCGTTTAAGAACGATGTTATTCAATACATGGACTGGTTAATGCCAAATGCTGACAAGACACAATCTGTAAATTGTGTCAAGATTCTTAACGATACGTTTATCGGTGAGAATTTCGATTCTCAGGCATTTATGACTTCTTTGGTTCATTATGTAGATAACCATGATGCATGGGAATTTGATTTCCCACATAATACTGCTATTCTAGGTAATGGCGGTGTTATGCCTTCAATCAAGATAGGAATCGAAGACTGGGTTAGAGGTGCAACATCAGTTCATAAGATTACTGTCTTTGCAAGAAATCCAAAAGAAGATCAGCTGTCTTTATCAGATTTCAATGCAAAGGATTTTGACCTTATTGTAAATACGATACCGTTTAAAGCTGGTATTGATATTAATTTTAACTGTAAAGGTAAATTTATTTACTATGACCTGAACTATGCCGATGATACCTTGATTAAGAAGGCAGAGCGAAATCATAATTGCTCTTGGGCAATCGATGGTTTTGATATGCTTGAACGTCAAGCGGATATGGCATTAAACTGGTGGAGAGAATAAAATGTGGGATGGTGAAAAACTTTCGGCAGAGCTTGATAGAAAAATCAAGGAAGAAAATTTTATTACTTATCGTGATATTATTAACCAGAGTGTAACTCAGTTTAAAAAAGGTATTCCATTTAATGAACAAGTCTTTAAATGGGTTTATCGTAAGGAAACTGGTGTGCAACAGTTAACCATTCATAATATGGTTAATTTCTGCCTTGCAAACAATATTAAGTATATAGACGATAGATTTTATTTCGCCACTACTTGCTATGATTGGAAGACAGGTGAAATTACCACATTTAAAGACTCTCCGAGAAAACCAGATGATGTTGAAGAGTTAGCAATTAAGGAACTTGAAAAATTCAAGTATGACTTTATTCCTTCTGATCAAAAAGGCGGATTAATTTGGCACCAAGACGGTTGTTGTGATTGTGGTTTCTATATTTCATGTAAGATCGAAAATGAATGGTTAATTTTCTATTATATGAAAGATAGTTTTGGTGGTTGGCATAGACCATATCATATGAAAGCAATTAACCGTTATCTTTATGAATCAAGTGATATATGGAGATTAACAGTAAAAATTGATTATTCTGCACCTGGATTTGGTTATCTTCAGTTAGAAAATACCCATAATAGACCTGCAGGGTTTGAACAAAAAGTTAGCGTAATATAATGGAACATATAGAATTAACAAATCAAGAAGTAGAAATTTTATTTGAAAATTGTGAATGTGTTAACATTGACATGTGGGCAATTAAATCTTTAGATTTAGAAACCGATGGTGATTCATATACTTGGGATAGGTCTCGTAAGAATTTTATGAAACGAACACGTCTTAAGTATTTTAAATTGGTTGTCGATTTAGAAGATACTAGATATTTTTATCATACAAATAGGTTAATTGACACAAAGACTATTGAAGAAGATGGTATTCAATGTATTAATCGTTTGATTCATAGTGATGATATAACTGATATTTATATTAACGGAATTTGTTTTAACGTTCCTTGGATTCATGAAAAGTATACTGGTCATATTGCCGGAACTCCTATTGATCTTTATAGAAATAGCGCACAAATAAATTCTGAAGTTACTGATACTTCTGGCGGTCATACATTGACAATCAAAGTCGATGTTAGGGATAAAGAAAAATTGAAAAAAATTCGTGAAGGGCAAGCTGCAAGGGATATAACTATAGCTGAAGCTGATGAGTAACTGAATTTGTATTCTCCTGAAAGTGTAGGTTGACAAAACCTGCACTTTTTTCTATATTATTCATCATGAAAAGAATTATTCAGCAAAATATGGCTATTGATGCTGTTAGAGATCTCTTAGAATCGTTTGATTTACCCTATAAAGATCTGGGTGAAGAAAACTATGACTATGAAAATAGCAAAGCTACAGATTATCCTAAATGTTATACGTTTAGATTTGAAACTGTTAATTATATCCATATTGTGCTAGATGAAGAAACATATATTTACGAAGACGGATTACATTTCGAAACTAAGTATATAACAGTAACTGATCAATTCGTTAATCTTAAATTCTGGATTGCAAGACAAGCAGCAGAATATAAACAAAGTAGGTATTAATTATGGGAAAGAAAGTTAAAAATGAATTTGATGGTCTTACAGTTGATGAACTTAAGACAAGACGTGATGAATGTCAGCGTTCGATTGATGACCTTATTGCACGTCGCCAAAAGCTTGATAATAAGATCCATATTGATGTTCTTAATGGTAAGCTTAAGAGAATTATGGGCAAGTGGGTTAAGGTCAAGAACTTTGCTTGGATTGATGAAAGCAATGAAGAAGTCGATGGTTATCGAGTATTCAAGGTAGTAGGTGTAGAAGACTGGATCCAGGATAACAGATTTAAGATTGTTATTGAAAATGGTGTTTTCTACGGTAAGTTTAAAGAATGGTCGTTACCAAATAAAATGCAAGAACTTGTTATCATTGGTAATCAGAAGAATTATGAAACTGGTGACATTACTAAGTGGCAAGTTTTAACTGAAAAACAGGCACAGAAGTTCATGATTGATAATTCTGCTAAAATTTTCAAAGCTATGGCTAAAATTACGCCTGATTTGAAGTAACATAAATAAAATATGAGGAAAGCCGAAGATAAAACAGTCAAATTAAAACCGGTCTATAAAAAAGATAAGGTTTCGATGAATTATGACATAACTATAGGCATATTGGGGTTAGGTATTATCATAATGCTTGGAGTTATGTTCTTTATAAGATAACTGAAACAACAAATACCAAAAGTACCCGTTTACAAACGGGTATTTTTTTATTATATTTTATAAAAAAGGAAAATACAATGGAAATTCTGAAAATTATTCTTGCTATTATCGGTATTAGTACAGCATCTCTGTTTATTCTTACTAAAATGACAGCAGGAGTTTTTACACCTAAAATTACTGCACAAAAGATCGCACTTGCTTTAGGTTCTATTTGTTTAGTTGATATTATTGTGTTTATATCAATATTTGGTGCATCACCAATGTTTATTATCGCAATAATTTGCTGGCCTTTTGGATTAATAGGTTTAATATCAGAGATTAAGGAGAATAAGTAATATGACTTGGTTTAAAAATAATTTCTGGATTTTTTGGGCAACGGCTTTTGGCGGTTTTGATTTGTTTGCAACAATTTTTTTGCTTGCAACAACTGATAACACAAAATTGACTCTTTTTTATTTCATCTGTTTTTTGATAACTGTTCCTACGTCATTGATGGCACATTATGTTGGGAAGAAGAATCGTAAACAAAAAAGAGAAGATGAAAACTTCATTATTAATAAAAAACTTGAATTTCTAAAGGAAAGATTTTCAGAATGACCTGGAAAGACATAGTAATTTTAAGTATTCCTATTTTAGGATTTATTGTTATAATTCTTTCTATAATTCTTAATGATAAGACACCAATGGATATATTCCAGAGTATTTATCTTATTGTATTATTGTCTATTATTCCAGCACAACGGGTATTTTATTGGTTAAAGAAAGTATCAAATAGGAAAAAATCGGTATAATTATGTTTTTAACAATTTTATTAATAATTTTATGCTGCTATGCAGTTATATCTATTATTTCATCTTTTATATTTATCGTATCTGACTGGGAAGGTTTTTGTGATCATTTTGATGAAGATGAAAGAAAAATGGCAATTTTTATACTGGTTATATTTGGCCCGCTTATTATAATTGCAGCTTTAACTATGACTTCAGCAAAACCATTTTTAAACAGAACAGTTTGGCGAGATAATACAAAAAAGGTTGTAGAAGAAACAGTATCTACTTCATTATCAAAAGTATTAAAAAATTATAACAAATATTTTGAAAAGAATTAATTATGAGACGTTTGTTTATTATTAGAAAAGATTTGCATTTGACTGCAGGTAAACTTGCAGCTATGGTTAGCCATTGTGCAGAAGCATATTGGCTTAATTTGCTTATGCATAGTTATGTTAAGGATAACGAATTCGATGTTCTTCCTGTAGAAACTCCAGGTTATCCAGATTATTGGACGTTATACCGACATCCGGCTGTTTATGAAGCTGCAAAAGCAGCGCATGAACGTGGTGAGAAGACATTTGTTTATAAATCAGAAAACTCAAGACCCACCATGGGTATTAAGTTTGAAATTCCAAAGGATATTTGGAAAGATTATGTTTGTGATATTTTCACAAAGACTATTTGTGAAGCAAAAAACCTTAATCAGTTGATGAAGGTTGTAGATGTTGCTAAGAAATTGGGTCTTCAGGAAAATGTCGATTACGGTTTTATTGATGACTGTTGTAAAACTGAGCTTACACCAGAATTTACAGATGAAAACGGTAACGGCCGTTGTCGAGTAGGTATTTGGTTTAGACCGCTTCCAGATGATATATCAAAGGAACTTAGTAAGAAATATCAGCTATATAAGGACTAATTATGGACGTTAAAACCCGAAAGGTAGTGAAAGAAGTTGAAGAAGTCTATTATGTAGCCAATGATGGACTTGAGTTTGATTCTGAATATAAATGTAGAGAACACGAAAAAGAACTTACCATTAGTCAAGCTAAGATTGATTTTGATTATAAAGAAACTGATGATTATGAATTTGAAGTAACATATCATCAAAACTTACATAATAAATTTGCACAACTTATGCATAAAATTTTATATTTTAATTATGGTGCAAATAGAACTGAAGATGCTAGTGATTATTTGTTATCAAATGTTATTAAAACTATAGAAAGAGAATTAGAAGATAAACTTACTGATAATCATAGATATAGTTTTGAAGCATATACCAATTATGGTGATGATGATCATGGAGATGAATTTGTTTTATATGTAGAAGATAAAACAAAACAAGAACAAATATGTATAACAGAATCAGAATTTTGTGAATGTGTTTTAGAATCTTCATACGGTAAAGAGTTTAAAGAAACGCTTGATGAATTCATTGAGCATAATTATAAAAACATAGATATACAAGTTATTAAAACTAGTCTTTGTAATCTTGTTGATAATATCTATAAAAAACATAAAGGTTAATCATGTGTGAATTTTGTGACGGATTAAAAGAACGATTAATGGACCCGAAGTTTAGGGTTATTTTGGAACGAGATAGAAATCCACAATTTAGAGATTTTATTTATCAGCGTTCTAGTGTAGAACCTGGTTTTTCCTTTGGTGAATTAGATATCATCAATGAAAACCTTTATTTATGTGGTGATGAATATGAACCAATATTCATTAAATTAAATTATTGTCCAGAATGTGGAGAACCACTTGAATGGGCAAAGAATAAGATTGCTGAGTCTATCGAAAAGAATATTCCGGTAGTATATAGAGGTGATGATTATTGTAGACTTGTAGCAAGAGATACATTTGAAGCTGACCTTAGAAAAGCTAATCTTCATTTTGATTCATATAAAGTTGAAGAAGGTATCGATAAATATTATTTCGATAACGACGAATATCGTGTAGAAATTTATCCAGACGGTAAAAGCAAGTTATTTAATAATAAGACTAATGTAGAAAGACGATGTGAATATAGTATATATCGTAGCGTCGTTTCACAATTAATTGATCTTCATAAGTATGAAAAACACTAATAAAGATAAATATGAACACAAGCTACACCAGTTTCTTAAGGAACTGGATTCATGGCGATGGAACAGTGCCGAAGATTTAATAGAATTTCGTTCTAAAATCTTCAAGAAATATGGTTTTACTGATAGAGACTGGCATAAGGCTATTCGCTTAACTATGTCTGTTCCAGAACGTAAACATTACTTTGATGGTATTGGTTACAAGAAAGATGTTCAGATGAAAAAAGAAAAATCTGCAAAGCGTGCAGAAAAGAACGGAATTAGAGCACAATATTCAGATGAAGAATTGGAGGCACAGTTAAAAGCCGAAGATGATTGGATTATGGATGTTTATGACTCTTATTATGATGTTGAGGATATGCATACATGAGAATGACCGAAAAAGAAATAGAAATGTATGATTACCTTATGGAAAATACTGTAGGGTTTGATAAGTTAAACAAGAAATGTCAGCTCTATATTATTGACCAGATTTTATCAGGCAATACAGATAAACTTTTTGAATTATTGGAGGAGGAAGAATGATTGTATTTATCTCGGGTAGTTCTAAATTAAAAAGTTTAGATAAAAGAATGACAGATTGCCTTGACGAATATATGGCAAAGAAAGTATCTTTTATTGTCGGTGATTGTTATGGTGCTGATGAACTTGCACAGGATTATCTTAAGAAACATAACTATGAAGATGTAACAGTTTATTGTTCGACTCAAGAACCAAGATGGAAAAGATGTCGATATAGCAATTATGTTTCTTTGTGGGAAAAAGCACAAGGTAAGCAGGGTGAAGATTTTTATCAAGTAAAAGATAAAGCTATGTGTGAAGCATGTGACGAAGCAGTTGCATTTTGGAATGGTAACAGCTACGGTGTTAAGTGTAATCTTGAAAGATGCTTATCATTAAATAAACCAGTTTCTTATTTTATTGCAGAAGGTTGTTACCAGACTGTTCAATTAGAAACTAATTATATTGCGCCACCGAGTTTACCTTATGACCCAATTTTGGGTATGCCGCATTTATTAGATTCTAATATACAAGTTAAATACTAACAGACAATTTAAATAACCGTTTACAAAACGGTTATTTTTTGCTATATTATGCTATTATGAGAACGGAAGTCATCGAAGAAACAAAAAATATGGATTTTTCTGTTAAAGGTGAGGAGTACGTCTATCATTATATTGAATATAGACTATTTAAACCACCTAAGGAAGTACGTATCACCAAGTATAATGGTGGTAGGTATCATGGAGATATTCAAAAAGTTGAGGTCATCCACAAGGGTGAGCGGTTTTCTCGACATGTAAAGCCAAAGATTCCGTTTAAGAAACAGCTTATTAAAATCCCTTTTAAGCCAGAGGATTTTGTTCAGTTATATAGTGGTAATGTTGAAACAATCAATATTGATCATGATGATGCAGTATTAGAGAAAAATGGTGTCTCTAAAGATACCATTGAAGAATTGTATTACATGAAGATTGCCGACCATTATAAAGAAATAAACGAATATTATGCAGAGTTAAATAAAACTATTGCACAAGAAAGAGCAGAAAGAGAACATCGTGAAATGGAAGATGGTCCAGCAGAAGCATATCATGAAGAACTTGATACGACCCATGAATGGGATAATGCTGATGCTGCAGTAGATGCAATTATAAGAGAAATAGAAGAAGAAGACGAAGATCTTGAAGATGAATCTGAAGAAGATGAAGATGAAGATGAAGCAGACGAGTTCTTTTAGAAATTTCAACTTTGATGATGATTAATGAGGTTTTATGTTATATACACAAGATATGTCAAGTGAAGATTGGGAAAAATATTGTAAAGAATGGATTGATGATACTGTTGCTTTAGCAAAACGTCCATGGACTGATGAAGAGTATGAAAAATGGGCAGACAATCAGTTAAAAGATGATTTTTTTCATGATTGGTCAGATAAAAAGAAAGCATTATTTAAAAAGTTAATGATTGAAGGTAAAAAAGCCGAACCTGAAATTTGGGATTCAACTTTGATGTTTCGAACAATGTGTGATATTGAAACCATCGAGAAGTGTAAAGAATTAATTGCACAAGGTGAAGGTGTTAAGTTTGAAAGAACAAATGTTGAACATGAAGAAAATGAATTCGAACGTATAAGAGGTGAGTATAATGTTCAAGAGAATTGATGAACTGATTAACATTCATAACCTTAAGCATGAAATAAAGGAAAAAGATGATTCGATTTGGTACATTATTAACGGTTTTAAAGAATGTCCTGACGATACCATTTCTATTGCTTATTGCCCTAAGTTTACCAGTGATCAAAAAATTGCTGCATTTGTAATTTACGATAATGAAGTAAAGGAAGGCAGAATGTTTGACAATATAACTGTTCTTAATGAATGGTTCGAAGCAATTTGCAATGGTGACGAAAATTATTGCTATCCAAACGAGGAAATAAATGGCTGATTATTTTTATATTTTAAGATATAGACAAATGCATTTTGTTGGTAAGGGTGATCCGGACCATTATGAATACAAAGAAGTCGCAAAGTCTACTAACCGACAGTTTATTAATTCTATTATTGAAAAATATAGATTAAAGATGGTTAACCCCAAGGAATATATCGATGACGGATATGAAATTGTCGAAGAAAAACTAGAAGATTGGGTTGATTACGATTATATTGTAAAGCATAGTGACAGGAAACATGTAAGGACAGATGATTACAATCCTGAAGTTTTAGAATCTATTGGAACAGAATATAAAAAAGCAGAATTACCAACATTTGTGAGACCATTTCCTAAATTATTCGGAGTATAATTATGGATATTAAATCAAAATTCACTTATTTTACTAATCCTAAAGCCGCATGTGATATTGTAAGTGATGCTTTTAATCAACGTGGGCTTAAGTTTGTCAATGATGGCAAATATGGTCTCTATTATTGGTTCAATTATTATTCTGACATTTGGGGTAGAATGTTACCTCATGTATTTGAAGTCATTTATACATTGGTAAAGAAAGAAGAAGGAAAGACGCATCCTAATAAATGGTTTGAAGGTATGAAAGAACTTCCTGCTATGAGAATTAGGATTGCACCAGCTTCTGAAGCTAGAAGTGTTTTTGGCGGTGGTATTGCCTGCACTGATACTATTCTGATTGATTTCTACAAGGGTGTAGATATGAGCGATTATGACCAGAAAGTAGAAGAATGGAAAAAGAAAAGCGATGAAGCACAAGACTTTATGTTTATCGATTCAAGACCCATCTTTGGTCAAAATCTTTATTCTGCAGTTTATACTGGTGATGGTATAGAAAAAACAGAAAGTGCCTTATATGAAAAGATAAATGATTTTTCGATTTTGGATAAATTGGTTCAAATTAATGAAAACTGGGATGTTTGTAGTTCAATTTTAAAAGATAAGGTTCTATAATGACACAATATCAAGAAGAAAATGACATGATGCCACTTGAAACAATGTGGTATATTGAAAGGCTTATGAGCCAAAAGAAGTATAAGGAAATCATTGATCTTTTTGAAGAGGATCCAGGTTATTCTTTATATGTAACTGAAGGTTCTTTATATCCTGATTATGTATTTAGTTATCTCCCAGACTATAATCGTTCTGAATTTGCTAGAAGGCTATTGTCTATTAAAACTAGATATGGTTCACCACTATTTAGCCTTAAGGTTACTTTAGAAAAAGGTCATGATAATCTTTGGCATAAAATCTGGTACGTTGAGGTTAACTGATGCTTACTGGTTACTTCGTTAGATTAAAGAATTATCAGAAAGCTGGACTAACTCCTATTTCTATTGCTGCAAAAGCACCTGTCTGGTATAAAGGTTCTGAATATAAGAAACTTGCTCCTAAATGGTCATTCTACAGTGAATGGAAGAACGGTTCTCATAAAGGAGATAATGATTATTATATCAAACACTTTAAAGAAGAAGTTTTGGATAAGTTAGATCCTGAACAAGTTATAAAAGAATTAGAAGGTTTTAGCGGAGTAACAGAAAGCAACATAATTCTTTTATGTTATGAAAAACCAACAGATTTCTGTCATAGACATCTAGTTGCAGACTGGTTTAATCAAAATATAAAACGAGACGATTATGTTTTTAATGTGCATGAGCTTGATTTGGATAGCGAAGTACAATTACCAAATCTAGGAATCTTTTATTAAAATTATTTTATAAAGAGCGGTTGACAAAACCACTCTTTTTTATTATTTTTATATTTAAAAGGAATTTAGTATGAATGATGGAATGGGTTGTTTTGCACTAATCTTAGTTTTCATTATTGGATTTTGTGCATTCATGGCAGGTCTTAATTTTGGAAATCCAGGCGAGCTTATTACGACTAAAACACAGTGTGAAATGGCAGTTAATCAAGAACGCTGTGTAGATACATTATATTATGTAACAAAACCGTATACAAAAAGGGAGACAAAATGAAAGGATTAATTGTTTTTAGAACCGACAACTATACCTGGGAAGGTGGTGTTGGTTCAGTTCTTAGAGATATTAGGAATATTCCTGATAAAGAAGCAGAACGTTTAAAGAATGAAATGTCTGCTGCAGGTTTTAAGGTTTTCGATTTTCAAGAAGGTGATAATGCTTAATCAATTATGGCAACTTTTCAGAGCAAGTGGTGCATCCAAACTCGTCGTAGCTATGATTACGATGTTTGTTATGCTTTTACCTTTACGTTTTAATGATTGGGATAATAAGAAGAAATAACGACAGTTTAAGGTATTATAATGGCTAAGCATAAGTATGAAGAATTAGAAGTCGATGAACACAATCTCGCTATCCATTGGAGAGAACGAGATGGTGACGAATATTGGGGAATTAACGAATATAAGCCCAATGGTCGAATCAAGGATGTTCATATTACACATATGTATTTTCCTCCTGGATATGTAAATTACTTTGACCATAAGTATGAAAAGGGTCGTCATGTCTTTTATGAATATGACGAGAAATTTAATGTTATAAATTCAAAAATTGTAGACGAGGAGTAACAATGACAAATTATGGTAGCGAAGATTGGGATGTATGTTATTCAGATGATGGAAAAACATGTTATATCTTTGAATGGTATAGCAATATAAAAGGGCTTGTTACAACTGAAGTTTTTGCACCTGATGTAAAAACGTTTATAACTATTACTATTGATGAAGATGTAAATGATAATAATATTATCTGGTCGATTGACTATGAGCATTTTGAAAATCCAGAATATCCAGAATCTTATTATGAAAGTCCATGGTCGAGACCATTTAAATGGAATATCAATTTTGATGAAAAATTTATTAAGGAATAAAAATGTTAGACATATTAAATTTTTGTAAAGAGAATCCAGGAATAACTTTTGTTATCTTGTTCTTTGGTTATTGCACAATCAATACCATTATGAGACACATCACTTATATGGTTACTGGTCAAAATAAAGACGAAAGGGATGATTAATGAGATACATGGAATTTTTTGGAATGCTTGACGATATATTTGCAATGTATCGTAAAGAAGAATTGGATGAAGGAAAGAATATGCTTCATTACCACTATTATCAGGGTTTGAATTCTGTTAAAGATGGTTATACTGTATATCTCGGTCAAGTAGTAGACGATGTTCGTGCTTTATTGAAACGACTTCAAGAAGAAGAAAAATTCCAGTTTACAGATGAAGATATGAAGGAAATCAATTTTCATCTTAATGATACAACAGTTCACCAGTCTGATTGGGATAATCCTACTGAATTGAATTTTAGAGCAAAGTATGATTTGATGTTTGCATTGCGTGATATTCTCGCAAAATATCCAGAAGTTTTAAAGTATTAAGGTAATAGTATGGAAGATGAAGAAGAACAAATGGTAGAAGAATCTTATCAGATTTATTTACTTAAGAAAGCCGAAAAAGAAAAAGAAAAAAGAAAAAAGTTTGACACTAGTCCAGAAGAACGCTCATGTAATATGGTCGAAATTATTGAGAGCGTTCTTAAAAATGAATATCCAGATATTCATGTAGAACATCTTAGGGATTGTGGAACTAGAATCTTCTATTTTGAATGTCCTATTAGTTCTAAAATGGTCAGTTTAATCCAGATTCCTGTTAGATATAAGCATTATACTGATGAACCAGGAGGACCTTTAAAATTAACCATTTATTTTGATACCGTTATTTTTAATGTAACAAATCAAAAATTCACTCTTGATGAATTTTATAAAATGTTACATGATAATCCGGATGTTCTTACAGATTATATTGCTAAATGTCGTAAGGATAACTTATCTTCTGTCATTTTCCCACAAGTAGATCCATTTTCAATGAATGATACTATTAAAAAGCTTTCTGATGAAATGATTGACGAAATGGATAAAGAAACATTAGCAAAAATGGTTAAACAGTTGAAAAAGGAAAATTATGACATTAAATGAAGCTATCCAACATTGTGAAGAAAAGGCACTCTGTGGCGATGCTTGTGGTTTAGAGCATAAACAGCTAGCCGAATGGTTAAAAGAGCTTAGAAGCTATCGTATGGACGAAGAATCGAAGCCTACGAAAGCAGACGTGAACAAAGTTCTTGAACATATGTTAAATACTCCTAAGTTTGACCTTGAAAAATTCAGAAGAGCTAATGACATGGGAGATTTTTATGTAGAATATTCTGGTATTGATAACGGTAAGAGATATAGTGGTAGAAGCTACTGTGATACAGAACAAGATGCAGAAAAAGAAATGGATCGTCTCATGGACGATGAAAAGAATGACATGATTTCTATTCATATGGGTAATCATACTATTAAATCCTTTACAAGGGGCTATAGATAATGAAATATAAAAATGTGGAATTAACAGAATTGCAACCTTCAGACTGGGATGGACATCCTAGATTAATGCTGGTATGGCGAAATAGTGATTATTATCCTTCTGCTTTACGGGTTGAAGGTTATGTTCATTTAGAAGATCGTGTATACTGGATAACTACTATAGAAAGCGTTAATAATAGTTGTAATTGTAATGCAGCATATGATAATACAATTAAGCTACAGAATACATATACACATTGTGCAGAAATTCCATCTATTGAAAGTATTTATCAAGAACGAATCAAAGATTTAGAAGAACAAGTTACTCGAATGCGTAATAATGCAAATGAACGAGAAGATGAATTTAGACGTCAATATCAACAGCAAGAACGTAGATTTAGGGAAGAAATTGAAAGAATAAGAAACGAAAATGCTAATGCATATCCGCCTTATAAGTTAAAAGAAGTCATGGAAATTAAATTACCAGACAGTCTTATTAAAGAATTACTTTCAAAAAAGTTTGGTAAATATAAACAAGATTTCATTTGGGAATGGTCAAATATAGAAATTCCAGATCAAACTTTATATAATACAAATGGTAATGCAATTAGGTTTATCCATGTTACAAAAAAATTTTATGACAATGTGCGAAAAGTTGACTACTGGTTAACTCCTGATCCTACAATGCAACAATATAGAGTAAAGTATGCATATGAAGATCAAGCACGTATTTCTAAAGTTTATTGTGGTGAAAATGCATAATGAAGATAAGAATAATCAGAAGATAAGAAAAGAAATCGAAAGCATTTGTAATATTACTGATGATTCTACAAAAGAATTAGAAGCTAGGCATTGGAATACATTGTGTTTAATCGAGAAAAAACTTGGTACTAGACGATTTTATGCTTGGATTGGAAATGAAGCAAAATTATCAGAAAGATTATCTAGTAAAGAAGAACTTTGGAAAATAACCTTAAAAGATATGAAAGAAGAACTATTACAAAATGCATTAAATCCGAAACGTATTAAAGGTATATTATGGAAAGAAGAAAAATAAAACTTATTGTCACGGTCGAATATACACCAGAAGTCTTGAAAGATACACGAGACGAAAACGGTAATCATATTGACCAAACTTATGAAGAAGTTACAGAACGTGATATTGCAGTTATGGATCAAGAAATCTGTGAATCTGTTGGTTGTGCATTAGACGGTTTATTCGACGATGCATTCGATGACCCTGACAGAGATGATTATCTTCTTAACCACGGCGATGCAAAATATAGTGTTATTAATTGGAGTGCTTATGGACAAAATCTCGGTAAAGGAAATAATTAAATGAAATATTTTATTAAGAAAAATGGAACATTCTTATCTGCTTCTTATGATACTACCAAAGATGTAGTTGAAAGAATAGTAGCAGATATGCAGCGTAAAGAACCATATGCAGACTTCAGAATGTATGAATGGGATGGTTGGATGAATATGAAAGTCGTTCAAACATTAGAAGAATGTGAATGTCTTGATGAAGTTAACTGGAATTGGGATAGGAAGTATATCCCTATACGTGATGATGCAGACGATGATTGGGATATAACGTAAGGAGTTAATATGTCTGATCAAGCAACTATGGATTTAATTAAGTTTGTAGCTGAAAATTCTTTAGTAAAGGAAGATGCTGATGATAGTCGGCTAACATCTCCTGTTTGTTTAGCTATATTAGCTAGAATGAGCATGAAAAATAGCAGAATTTCATTTTCAAAAGATAGAAGCAATAGTATTTGGAAAACATTTGAATTTGATATGCCGCTTGCAACAGATCCTAGACGTTTAACTGGTCAACAGTCAAGACAAAGAGATTTATTAAGTATATTAGTTGAAGAAATAACAGATAAATTAACCGCATACTTTCTTGATAAAGAACCGACAATTCAATCTTGTCATATGGCAATGAATCCAGAATCAAAAAAATGCACTGTTAAAATTAATTATTATATAAGGAATGAATAAAATGATACCACAACACATTTCTAGTATTATTCAAGAACTTCAAAAAGCAACAAACTATGAAATGAATAGTGAAATAGAAAAAACTATTTCTGGTTGGTATGCTAAATTCATTAAAAATAAATTTACTTGTCCAGTATGTAATGGTAATGGTTATAAAATAGAAACAATTACAAAGTATGATCCATTTTCTGGCTGGCCATATGATGCAGGAACAGAAAAAGTAACTTGCAAAGTTTGTGATGGAAAAGGTTGGACTGAAAAGAAACTCAAACCTGTAACAAAAATAGTTGATTGGGTTGAAGAAAAATAAAGGAATGAAATGACAGTAGAAAATAAGAACGATGTAGTTTATTTCTCGGTAGATAATTGGTTTTCAGGTCGTGATTATCCATATGATGAACAATTTATCAAATGGATGGGCGATGACTTGAATCAGGCTTTCAGAAATGAAGAATGGGTTAAGGAAAATAAGCTTTGTGTCAAATGGGGTTTCATTGACATGTCGATGAACTACTGTGTCACTGCTCCTAGAGAATGGGTTGAACAGAATTGTCCTAAGCTGTTAACCGATGAGGAATATGAGTATGACCTTATATCAAGTGATAAAGGCAGACAGACTTATAAAGGTAAATATTCTGAATTTGTTTATCAGCCTGATGAAGAAGGTAATCCTCCTGAAGATAAGTTCGGTTGGTCGTTCTTAGAATATTGCGATGAAAATATCGGTTGCGAATATTATGAAGAACCGTTTGAATCTGATTATGATGAAGACGAAGATGAAGAAAGTGCAGAGGAAGAATAATGTCAGAATATAGAGATAAAGATAATAAAGAATTTTTAGATCTTATTGATTTAGTTCAAGAAAAATTAAAAGGAACTAATTATAAGATGTTTATTAGCATTGATGAACCAGATGTTGAATGGGATGAAGAACATCCACATGAAGACTGGTTAGAATATGATAAGTATGACAAGAATCCGAAGTTTAAAAATCATGAAACCGATGCTGATGGTTGGGGCCAAAAAATTGCAATATTAGACCCAGATACTCAAGCACCTTATAAATTTTCTAAAACAAAGTGTAGATATAAGCATCCTCTTATTCAATTTTGGCAAAACTACGAACATTATTCTCAATATGATATAATCAGAAATGCAGCATATATGTATGATGTTATTCATTATGATCAAACTACTGCTAATGAACCATATTATGAAGAATATATTACATATAAAGATATTTTAAAATATGTTGAAAATGATTTGTTAAATGATTTAAAAGTATTATCAGAAGCTACTAAGAAACTGGCGGAAATCCATGCAGATGATAAAGCTTTAGCAAAATTAAAATATAAAAGATATAGATACGAAGACGATGAGTAGAAATAGATTATATTATGATGACAACATTGAGTTAGTAAAAGAAGGTGCAACATATGTCGTTATCAAAAGAAAGCCAAAAATGAATGTCATTCAACGTTCATTAAAAGAAGATATTAAACTATTACAAGGAAAAGAAACTATTAAATCTTTCTTACCAAGATTTAATATGGTATATAAGGTATTTGATTGTCCTTCTTTAGATGGCAAGTTGTTATTTTTTACAACAGATGGTGATCCGCTTAGACATTGTTGTGGAAAACATGAATTATATAAACGAGATTTAGAAGAACTCGTGAATATTGCAACGAAAGAATATGGTTGTAAGTCTTATTTGTATGGTATGGTCAGAGATGATTATGCACCAGAAACAGGTTATATTGTAATGTCTAAGAAAAAACAGTTTCCAGATATGGTAGAAGATAAGTTCGGATATAAATTAGATGTTGAAACAGATAATCCAGATATAGCATTTCATTATTATAGACCAAAAAAAGATTTTAATTATTCTACTGCCGAAACTACTATTGCAAAAGAATATAAGCTTGATGAAGATAATTTACTTAAGTTATATGTTTATAATTACAATGTAGCAGGTGATGTTGCATTTATTGAATTAAAAAATTGGAACGTAGTTCCAAACTGTGCATATTCTAAAAGGCATTAATATGAATGAAGACAGTTTACTTTGCGCACATGGTGAAATTCCTCCTAACAGATGTGAAAATTGTGATTTCTGTACAATGATTCTTCCAAAAGAAGGAACAGTTATATGTAATGTTATGGGTTTCGATTGCGATATGCCTTGGTCACCAAGCAAAATTAATAGATGTTCAGAATATCAGAATCTAAAAGAACAATGGGGAATTTAATATGTCAGAACCAATGGAAGCTTGGCATCATCCTATACATTCGGAGTTAGATTATATACCATGTATGGAAGTTACTACTGAATTAGAAATTACTACTAATCCTCTAAGTAATAGTCCTTTTAAACAAGGTATTCATAATACTAGAGAATCTACCGCTAGTTTCGATAGATTAATTTCTGTATTTAGAACTCTTGGCAATATAATGAATAATGATGAATTATATAGTAATGGTATTGCCAGAATAACATATCATGATAAAACATATAATATGAGAAATGAAGATGAAGCAAAAGAACTCAGAAGAGTTGCAATTCATTATGTAGGATTACCGGATTTATAATATGAATATAGAAGATAAAATTTACAAAAGACTTGTAGAAGATTATGGGTTAGATAACCTTAAGATGACTATTGGATTCGATGATAACGACTATGCTCCGATAGTGGTATTTAGTAGATATACCAGAGTAGTGAATCTACATGTTGAAATGATGGAACACTTGATAAGTGCCTATGATCTTGAAAAAGATATTTGTGACCTTGTAAATTTGGAATTAACAAGGAATTGTTATGAATGAACAAGAAATAAAAGTTTATAAAGACATCTATGCAGATGCAAGTTATGCAAAAGTTGGTTTTAAAGGAAAAATTATTAATGAAAAAGGAATAATCTATTGTCCGTATAAGAAACCATCAAAATTTCGTCAATTTATTAATTGGATTGTTAATAAATTTGCTATATTTAAATCGAAACGTCAAGTAGAAGAATTAATTGAGAAGACAAAGATATGACAGAAGAAGAAATACAAGTTTTAAAAGATAGATTAGAATATGTCAGAAATAAGATGATGATTTATTCTAACACTGGTCATCCAGATTATTTAGCATTAGCCAATGAAGAAAAAGAAATTATAGACAAGTTAGGTGATTTAATTTTGAATCATACTGATCCATTTCCTACTAAAGATATAATTTCGACGTTTATCGTTAACCAGCTTGGAATTAACCTTTGTGCTGTAAAGTCTATCAATATCGATAGACAGGAAGACGGTCAGATTAAAGAAATCAAGATTGAGTTTATCCCGTCAAAGGATTAATATGACAGTTGAAGAACTTATACAAGAATTAGAAAAATTTCCCAAGGATTTACCTGTTATAGATTTTGAACATGACTATATTACAGAAGTTAGTTTAGCTTCAAAATATGACGAGGACAATGATTCTATAGAAGTAGTAAAGGTTTGGTAATATGACTGTAAAAGAATTAAAAGAATTTATTAAAGATTTGCCTGATGATATGGAAATTGCTATAAATGACCCAGGCTATGTATCTGATGATCCATATTGTGGAGTTGAACTGACGAGTGTAGATGCGACACCAGTAGAAAATCAAAATGTATTTATACAACATGTTACTTGGTGTAGTGAAAAGAAAGATGTTCTTACGTTTGGTCTTTATAGATAAGGAAAATTATGACAGTAAATGAATTATATAAAAAATTAGAAAAATATATTGTTACAGGTTTTGGCGATAGCGAATTAAAAACGTCTGACCAAGGTGGAAATGATGGCGAAGTTTTAGCCGTTTATGACTATGACGATCCAAATGAAAATAATGGAAAAGTTATAGTTGTTGAGGTTGCATAATGAAAATATATAATGCATATTATTATGAATATATCCCAGGTCATGGGGATTCTCAGAGAAATCATATCGCTAGTTATTCATCATTTGAAGTCGCATGTGATAAAGTTCGTGAATGGATTAGAGATAATATCCTTTGCGATGAATTAAAACTTGATATAGATGATGGTGCATCTGACGAAGAAATCAATGCTGCATATGATAAAGCTTATGATGAAATCGAAAAATATCTTGCAGAAAATCGTAAAAAATATGATTTAGATAAGTGGACCCAGAACAGTGAATGGGGTGGCATTGAATCTGTTGAAATCATAGAGAAAGAAATTGACTAATAAAGGAAAATCATGTTTTACGAAGAGATACATAGCCCTGAAGAAATGGCAGAATTTATTGTCAAAACTGCAAACAAATATAATGTTAAACAGATAACATTGTGTGGTGGTTATAGACATACGATTATCTATAATTATGACGTTATGGAATGCAATTTTATAGTTGAACATGACATGACAGTAGTTAATGAAAAAGGTAATAAGTATGAACTAAATCCAAAAGAAAAGACACTTTATACGATTTCTACCATTGACCCACATAGCAGACCTATGAAAGATGCTATTCGTATCATGCATGGTTTTCAAGAAGATAAATGGATATTGGATCATGTTCTTGATTCTGAAGAATATAGAACAAAAGGCATTGTTCAATCTGGTTGGTTAAGAGGTAACGTTTATAAGGTAGTATCTCCAGATGATACTGATGAAATATTACTATTCTGTAAATGTGCTCTTAAAAGTATTTTTAGAGACGCAGCAGAACATTATGAAGTAGAAAAAAGATATAATCCGGATATTTAATATGACCGAACAGGAAGTTATTGATTTTGATTTCAGCTGGACTAAGAAGTTTGAAAAATATCTTGAAGAGTCTGAAAAAATCTTAAATGATATCCCAGTAGATCTGCGAGAAAAGTATAGAGAAGATTTAATGAATAAATTTTTTAATGGAGAATCATTATGGACCCAGAAATAGAAAAAATAAGACAAAGAATGGTTCCTGGAAGTCAGGTAGTTGGTCTGCCTCAATATCCAGTAGACGATATTAAGAAAGGTCAGAAGTATGCTACAGCATTACCAAGATGGATAAGCGGCGATACATATGAAGGCCAGATGTATACCATTGATATAGCAACAGAAGACATGAAAGGTAAGCATGAAGGCGTTGTCTTCAGACCTTATATAAGACCATCATTTTTAACAAATCCGCAAGAATGAAAGACGTTAACGAATATAGACGATTACATGAAAAAGTATTTGGTTTTGAACCAAATGTAATGCTTGTTTTTACCCACTTTGACGAAGTATGTCCATATTATTTTGATGTTACAAATGGTGTATTTTTAGATGAGGTTGTCAGTGTAACTAAAAAGCATGGATTGAAGGTAAGACCAATAATTGGTTACTGTTTATAGGTAATTTATGTCAGAAGAAACAGAAGAACATTGGTCAGAATGGTTTGACTGGACAATGGTCGATATTTATGAAACAATATATCATGAAGTTCCAGGACATAATTGGAGCGAGGTTGATATAGAATTCGAACATAATGACGGAAGTATCAGTAAAGCTTATATGTGTCCTTATGAAGAATGGCTAGATGACGATTATTGGAAAACGTATGAATTACAAGATGAACATTATAAATGGCCATGCGATACAAGTACTGTAGTTAGGTGGAGATTCTTATATGATTGGAAAGAAGACTAAAGAAGAACTTAGTAAAGAAATTGCAGAATTAAAACGAATAAAAGGTTGTCTTGAATTTGATTTAACTTGTATGGGTATTATGAATTATGGACCTATTATGAGAGAATTGGATGAAGTTAATGCTAAGCTTAAGAAATTAGAGAAAATCTATGAAAACGATTGATATATATGCAAATGGACCTACAATAAACTTCGAGACCATCGAAGACTTGAAGACTAATGAAAAGGTCAGGAAAACTTTGTTCGATGAACATGGTTTCTTAAAAACTTTCTATATTTTCGAAGATGCTGATAAACGAAATCCACTCAATAATAGATTTAGAGTTGGACTTTTTAATAATGGTAAATGGGCTTCAATCGAAACCGATACATTAGATGAAATGCTATCTGCATTAACAGATTTTAAAGTTCAAAGAGCAGAACAATTTAAGGATTAATATGGCAAATACATCAGAAAGTATAAAAGAAGTAGCAGCAATTAAAAAATCTTGTAATATTGATAATCCATTGGCTATGGTCATGGCAGCAAAATTACAAAAAACTGTTCCCGTAACCTATATTAAGGATATTATCCAAAAGAAGTCTTTTACATTCAAATTACCTTATGCAATTAATGAAAAAACTTCAGGTATCGCGGAGTTAACAAAAGTTCATGCAATGTGCGAACCAGAAGTTATAGAATATTTTAAAAAGTTAAATGAAAAATATCAGATTAATATTTGTAAGGTCGATTCTTCTGTAGACGATAATACACAGACCATAACTTATACTTTTGAATACAGTTTGGAGATGAAAAGTGAAAACTGATTTTTTGACTTATGATGAATGGTTAAAAGAAGATATGGAAAAATACAAAAAGGAATGTCCAGAAGATCCATATTGTAATTACTATGTTCCTGGTTGGGAAGATGGTTCTAATCAAATAGGTGACTGGATTTGGTCACATCATAGTTAAGGAAATAAAATGACCGAATATCAATTTAAGAAACGTGAAGCTGAGTTCGAAAAAGAACATGAACATGATTTTAAAGAAACCAGTGACGCAGATTATTTACATGAAAAAATTTATTTCTATTATCAAATTTGTAAAGAATTGCTTAAAGAAAATCAGAAATTAAGGAAATTTGAAAATAGATGTAAAGATTTAGAAGAACGTCTTGATTTTAAAGAGAGGGTTCTCGATAAAATTCCATGTGGTCTAGTATATGACGCTGAAGAAGATGTCGAAAGAGAAGACCAAGAACAAAATGACATTCGATGAAACAAATAAAGACTTAGAAGAAAAATTAAAACAATTTCAATGTAACCATTGTGGAAATTGCTTTAAAGGTTTGCCTTGTCCACAAGACGATAAACTATTTAAATTTTGGAAAGAATATTACGAATCTAAAGGTATAACAAGATGAATATCTTAATAATAAATGGACCAAATCTGAATTTTTTAGGTATCAGAGAACCAGAAATCTATGGTTCTATGACGTATGGTGATTTATGCGATGAAATACGGTGTTATGGATTTGAAAATTCTATTAATACTAAGTTTCTTCAAACAAACCATGAAGGTGTAATTATAGATGAATTACAACAAGCCTATAATATTAAATATGACGGTATTATTATAAATCCTGGTGCATTTGCCCATTATAGCTATGCAATTCGTGATGCTTTAAAATCCGTTAATAATATCATAAAGGTTGAAGTCCATTTATCAGATATTACTTCTCGTGAAGAATTCCGAAAAACTTCAGTAACTGCTCCAGCATGCGATAAAATGATTTGCGGCAAAGGAGTTCAAGGTTATCTTGAAGCAATTGACTTTATAAAGGAAAATGCAAAATGATTTCTAAAGAAGTAGAGGACAAACTGGAACACTGGGATCTTTTTGTCAAGGACGGATATAGATTATATACCGGTAAGAGTTGGCCACGATCATTAAAGGGTAATATTGCTACATTTTTCGATAATAAATGGATAGTAAGAACGGCTGACAGTTTCGAAGTCTGCAAAGATGAACTTGGAACATATATAGGCTGGCCTAATACCGATACAGAAATAGATGATGATAAGTTTATAGAATATATGGATTTGTTTCGTGATATGGTAACACACATGAATTATGTAGACCATCTTATAGAACTTATTAACAATTTAAAGGCATAACACGATGAAAAACGATTATTTTGATTTAAAAAAACTCATGGATGATTCTTCCGATAAGGTAGATGATGAACTTGATAATTTAAATAATGAAGTATGTAGTATTACAAAAGGTGTCGGACGTATAGTTCTTCATCCACTCCATACACTTGAAGCAGAACATTATTTCGGTGACAAAATGATGGATGAAAATTATTATCTAACCTTTTTATATAATAATACAAAGATAAATTCTCCAGTCCGTAATAAGTTTGCTGTTCTTTCTTATGCAGAAACTTATCCTGTATTAGTACAATCGCTTAAAACAGAAGATTCAGAAGTTGTTAAAATTAATAATCAAAAGGAATTTCATAAGATTCTTAAAGAACTAGTCAATGATGATTCTGTCCTACGTTCTGTAAGAAGTGCTATGAATCAAAAGGAAGCTAAGAAATGAAAGTATCAAGACTTATAAAGATTTTACAAGAGTATCAAGAAAAACACGGTGATATTGAAGTATTATCCTGCCCTAAAGAATATCATATAGCTACTGGTCAGAATTATTTTACCGATGACCTAAATATAGATTGCTATGACGATACTCTGGACTGGAAAGGTAATCGAGCAATAAAAATTTATGGATATGTTTAAGGATAATAAACAATGTTATTTTTAATTAATTTTTCTTTAATAATGACCTCGATATTACTTTTTATTTGGGGAATTTCTGGATTAGACGGACCAGCACAGAAAGATTGTGAACTTTGTATGAAGATAAGTCCAGTTTTTTGTGTAATTGCATTAATCATAACACTAATTTTTAAATAAAAGGAGTAAATAATGACTGCAGAAGAAGCAAGAAATAGCAGATATTCAGCAGAAGACGAAAAACCAGGACACCATAACACATTCAACCTACTTGTCTTTGACTATCTTAATGATATTGAACAAAAGATAAGACAAGTTATGCATTATACTGACGCAACAGTTTATTCATTAAAAGATTTGTGTAACCGAAAAGATATAGTTGACGAAATCATGCGTCTATTAGATGAAGCAGGATTTAAAGTAGTAGCAGAAGCAAATTGTAATATTGATCTAGATATGGAATGGTATGATTTGTTTATTACATGGAGAAAATAGAGCAATAAAAATTTATGGTTATATTTAAAAATAACCATTTTTATTTTTATAAATATATTGTTAATTAAAGCAGTGAACACATGAATAATATAACCATATATACTTGCTGTCATAAAGACTATAAAGACATTGGCGTAAATAATCCTGTTTATAAGTTAATTTCTGATAAAGATATTAAGAATGAATCATCATTGGAACTTGTTAAATCAGACGGATTTCTTGATAATAGAATGTGGTCAGAATTGACCCAAATTTATTATGTATGGAAACATCCTGAATTACAAACAGACTGGATTGGTTTATCACATTATAGACGTTATTTTGAATTCTTAAACGATATTCCTGAACTCACAAAACCTGTTATTGCAAAGCATTTGATGAATGCATATAATAACTATATGCAATATGATATTTGTCATAATTCAAATGATTTATTAAATACAATGAATATCATTAGAACGAAAAAACCAGAATATTATCCAGCATTTATCGAAATGCTAGATAGTCATGTTTATTTCCCATATAATATGTTTATTCTTCCTAAGACATTATTTAATGAATATTGCAAATTTATATTTGAAGTCTTAGAAGAATTTGACAATGTAATCGGTGTTAATAATGACTATACAAATATGATAAAGTATATAGGATTGCATAGAGAAAAGTTTATAGAAAAGTCTTTCTATCCAAATAATACTTATGAATATCAAGCTAGATTATTTGGTTTTATAGCTGAAAGATTAACTACTGCATTTTTCTTTAAGTATATGCATGAATATGGTATGGATTCTGTTCAAGAAATTGATGTGGTCGTTACTGAAGATACATATAATCAATTAAAGGTTAAACATTTAAGTGATTTGAAAAAGTGATATGAAAATATACGTAGTTGGAAGTAGTAAAAATAAATTTTTGCCTTTGGATAATATCCGTGAAAAATACCTTATAGATCAACCACATGAAGGTGATAATATTGAAGTATTATCCTGTTCTAAAGAATTCTATATAGCAACAGGTAGTAATTATTTTACTGATGACCTTAATATAGACTGTAATGACAATACTCTGGATTGGGAAAGGTAATCGAGCAATAAAAATTTATGGTTATGTTTAAAACATAATCATTTTTTATAAATAGTTTAGTATGAAAGATTATAAAATAATTGTAGCATTAACAACATATAAAGGTAGAATTTATAATCCAAAATTTCCTATATGTTTACATTCTATAATTAATCAAAAAACAAAGATTCCATTTAAAGTAGTTCTTGTATTATCAACAGAAGAATTTAAAAATAAAAATGAAGTTCCTGAAGATATACGTTTAATGGATGAAAAATTAGAAAATTTTGAAATTTTATATACAAAAAGAAATACAAAAGCTTTAAAGAAATATAATCCGGTAAATAGAAAGTATTATAAATTACCAATTATATCTATTGGTGATGATACTATTTATTCTGATACATTAGTTGATGTTTGTTATAAAGAATATATTAAAAAACCTTATGCATGTCATGCTGGAAGAGTAGGTAAAGTAGGAGCAATTAAAGTTCCTTGGAGAATCAGAGTATTTCCACCAAATTGTATGGCTTGGATTCATGAAGATTGGTTTGATAAAAGCTTTATTCAACATGATGATTTATTTTACGGTTTACGTTTATTATTAGCTGGAACACCAGTTATTAAACATCCTGAATGGGAAAGTTTAGTAGTTAAAGGTGGATATTATGGACAAAAGAAAACATTAGGTATTGAATATAAAAAAATTTCAGAATCAAATATTATAAAGAATTTCTTTAAAGAAATATTTAATGAAAAGAATGAATTTATGTAATTATAAATAAAATAAAACGTTTAATTATTAAGTGAAAATATGAAGATATATGTAGTTGGAAGTAGTAAGAATAAGTTTTTACCCTTGGATAATATCCGTGAAAAATTCCTTATAGATCAGCCACATGAAGGAGACAATATAGATTTTTTGAATCCCTGGTATTGCGAATTGACTGGTCTTTATTATTTGTGGAAACATGTTGACGATGAAATTGTTGGATTGGAACATTATCGAGCATATTTCTGGAAAGATGGGCATAAAATTACAGAAGATGAAATTAAAGAGAAACTCTCTACTGGTGATATAATTGCTGGTGGCTATGCTTACCCTACACCTTGGGGTTCTCGTTTTCTTAAAGATGAATTAAATAAATGTGTAAAAGGAACATTACCACATTTTCTTAAAGTTGTTGAAAATAAAGATAAAAATTTTGCTGATTATTTTAAAAAGTTTTTATGTGGGCAAAAATTATATGCATGTAATTTGTTTATTGGAACTAAAAAGATTTTTAATGAATGGATGGAATTTTTCTTTAATGTAATAACTGATTTTGAAAAAATTTGCCCTATTGGACCAGGTACAAATACACTACGTAGAGAAGGTTATTTTAGTGAATTTATGTTTGGCGCTTGGTTAGAATACAAACAATATAAAATCGTTAATTGCGATATTAAGAAATTCCAACATGATTTAGTAAGTCCTTGTCAGTATATGTTTGGACCGACAAAGAGAATGGGTAGATAATGAAAATTTATGTAATTGGAAGTACAAAAAATAGATTTTTACCCCTTAATAACATTAGAACAAAGTTTTTAATAAATGTTAAGCATAATGAAGATAACATAGATTTTTTGAATCCCTGGTATTGCGAATTAACTGGATTATATCATTTATGGAAAAACTGTAATGATGATATAGTCGGGCTTGAACATTATAGAAGATACTTTGTTAATGGCAAAAATAAAATTTTATCCGAACAAGAAGTTCTAAACATCCTTAAAGATAATGATGTTATTTGTAAGAAGTATTTTTTCAAAACCAAATATAATGGGACTGGTATTTATCGAGGACATGGCTGGCTTAAAATTCTTTATAAATTCATATCTAATATAGATGATGAAGAATTACAAAAATATACAAGAGTATATTTAATGAAGAAATATGAAGCACAGTGTAATATGTTTATATGTAAAAAAGAAATAATAAACAAATACTGTGACGAATTATTTAGTATTTTAACAAAATTTGAAGCAAGAGAATTTTATAATATACCTAGAATAATTGGTTATTTAGCCGAATCATTTTTTGGTGCTTGGCTAGAATATAATGGATATAAAATTTATTATAATAGGGTTCGTCAAATATGAATGGTGAAATTGATATAGTAATTCCGTGGGTAAATCCAAATGATGATGTTTGGTTTAATGATTATAAAGAAATTTGTAAGAAATACAATGGTGATAAAGATCCAAGTAGAATAAGAGATTTTGGTTTATTACCATATTTCTTTAGATGTATTTCAGAAAATGCTCAATGGGTTAGAAAAGTACATTTATTACTATATTCAAAAACGCAAATACCAAGTTGGTTAAATACGAATTGTCCTAAATTACAAATTCATTACCATAATGAATTTATTGAACCAGAATACTTGCCAACTTATAATAGTATGCACTATTTTAGAAATGTGTGGAAGCTAAATGATTTAGCTGAAAATTTCATTTGGTTAAATGACGATGTATTTATTGTAAATAAGACTGATTCAGACGATTTCTTTGTTGATAATATACCAGTAGATTCTTCTGAATTATCTAAACAAATAAATTCAAATCCTGTTCACGAAGAATGGTTAAATAAACATAATATAACTTGGAATAATGGAAGGCAAAAATTAGATTTCTTTCAAAATATAGTATTGAATTGTTTAAAGATTTCTCAAAAGTATACTGGTAAATTTAATTTATATAGAAATTTACATACCGGTATTTCTTGTAATAAAACAGAAGTAAAAACAATTTGTACAAATATATACGAAGATTTAATTAAAGCAAATAAACCACAAGATAAAATTAGAACATCTACTAATGTTTCGGAAGATTGGATTTATCGTTATATACGATTGAATAATAATAATTTCATAAATAAAAAAGAAACTGATATTAAGATTTATCTTGAACCACATAATGATAATTATAAGAAAATTATGGAATCAATGATGAATTATAAAGTTGTGTGTTTAAATGATTGTTTAATAAAAACTGATAATTTTAATTTGATTAAAGATAGATTAACAATGTTATTTGATGCTAAATTTCCAAATAAATGTGAGTTTGAGGTATAATTATGAATTATGGTTTAATTTTAGCTGGTGGTGTTGGTCAGCGTATGAGAAATACAGGTATGCCAAAACAATTTTTAAAAGTTTTTGGTAAACCTATTATAATTTATACATTGGAAAAATTTGAAAATTGTATAGATATAGATAAAATAATTATATCTTGTCATAGTTCTTGGAAAGAACATTTGGAAAAACTAATTAAACAATATGAACTAAAAAAGATTAAAGTAATTATTAATGGTGGAAAAGATAGACAAGAAAGTATTTTAAATGGTTTATCTTATTTAAAATCTAATGGTGCTAATGACAATGATATAATCGTAATTCACGATGGGGTTAGACCACTTATTACAGAAAATGTTATTAGTGAAAATGTAGAAACAGCATTAAAATATGATTGTGCTATAACAGTTCATCCTGTAATTGAAACTGTAGTTATAACACAAAATGAAGAAGCTAATTTTGAAGATTTTAAAAAAAGAGATGACACATATAGTTTAACATCACCTCAAACATTTAAACTATCATTGTTAAATAAAATTTATGACAAATACAATACTTTAAATTCTCCAATTCCTTTATTAGATTCAGCTTTAATTTATACTTATTTGGGAAATAAAATACATTTAATTAAAGATAACAATAAAAATATAAAAATTACTACACCAGATGATTATTATACATTAAAATCATTATTAGAATTAGATGAAAATAAAAATGTATTTGGATTGAATTGAGGCAATATGTATATTGTTAATAGTTGTGTAGGTGCGTATTTATATAAACTTTGTATGAAAAAAAAATTCGATAATCCTTTTATGTGGGGTTTGATAGATTTTAATTCAATGTATTATATGATACAAAATTTTGAAAATATAAATTTTAAGAATTTTGAATTATTAAAAGATAATAATTGGAATTTTAGTCTTAAAATTGATGATAAAATAATAATAAAATATATTCATTATAAATTTGACCCAAAAGCAACTAAAATTATTAAAAAAGATTTTGATGTATTTTATAATAAAATATGGGAATATATTATACAGAAATATGAAGAAAGATTAGAACGAATGTTAAATATAAAAGAAGAACCAATTTTTATTCTTGCTAATTGGTATAATGTTCCGGAAACCAATTTAACATATCAGCAATTAAAACTGTTAAATGATTTAAATAAAAATAGCATTATTGTTGGTGTTGATAAAATATATTCAGAACTAACAAATTTAAAACAAATAATTCGTGATAATGACAAACCATTATATAATCGTGGTTTAGCAGAAAAGATTTATATAGAATTTATTAAAAATAAATAGGTTTATATGGAAAAACGTGATTTTAATATAATTACAAATAGTTCAGTTAATTGGTTAATGTATAGGGATTCAACAGTTCTTATTACAGGTGCTACTGGAAGACTTGGTAGATATATTTTAGATACTTTAGTAGATATTGATTTGAAATATAATTTAAATATGAAAGTTATAGGTTTAGCAAGAAATAAAGAAAAAGTTGCTGAAGTATTTGGTAATATATTAGATTTTCCAAATGTAGAATTTTTGTTTCAAGATGTTAATACAGAAATTAACTATAATGATAAAATAGATTTTATTTTCCATACTGCAGGTCCAGCTGCACCTAAAGATTATGATACACCAGTTGATACAATGTGGTCACACATAAATGGAACACACAATGTTTTAGAATGTGCTAGAACACACAGTACAAAACGAGTATTTTATGTTTCTACAGTAGAAATCTATGGTGATTGGAAACAAGATGATTTGATTAAAGAAACTGATATGGGTATAATGCAGCATTTAAATTCTCGTGCATGTTATCCTGAAGCAAAAAGATTATGCGAAACAATGCTAACTACATATAAACAACAATATGGAATTTCATATTGTGGGGTTCGTTTATGTCATACAATAGGTCCAGGAATTTCTTTAAAAGATGGACGAGGCTTTGCTGAATTTATAGATTGTGCTTTAAATGATGATGATATAGTATTACATTCTAGTGGAAATGCTATGAGAACTTATACTTATGTGTCTGATGTAATAAATGCAGCATTTCTTATTATGGATAAAGGAAATGATGAAATGTATAATGTTGCAAATATAGATAATTTAATTAGTATTCGTGATTTATGTAATTTGATTGTATCATTAGTTCCTAATACAAAAACAAAAGTAGTATTTTCTAATGAAGCAGCTAAGTTACAGTATTTGCCATATAAACTTGCCATAATGAATGTTGATAAAATAAAAGAACTTGGTTGGAAACCTGTTGTGAATATAAATAATTTGTTTAAATGGACTATTGAAAGTTTCAAATAAACATAAATTTAATAACACTGTAAATAACAATAAATTTATTATATTTACCCTTATGAAACATCATTATAACATATTATTAATAGGTGCAGGACTATTCAATGCAGTCCTTGCTCATCATTTTATTAAACAAGGTAAATCAGTATTAGTTATTGAAAAAAGACCTCATATTGCAGGTAATTGCTATACAGAAAGAAGAGAAAACATTGATGTCCACGTTTTTGGAAGCCACATTTTTCATTGTTCTAATAAAAAAATTTGGGATTTTATAACATCTTTTGGTGAGTTTAATTCTTTTATAAATTCACCTATTGCTAACTACAAAGACGAAATCTATAATCTTCCTTTTAATATGAATACATTTAATCGTCTTTATGGTGTTATTACTCCAGAACAAGCTAAGAATAAGATTATTAAGGAAACAAGAGATTGTTATACAGATAATCCTAAGAACTTAGAAGAACAGGCTATCAACTTGGTCGGTAAGAAGATGTATGAAAAACTCATTAAAGGGTACACACAAAAACAATGGGGAAGGAAATGTACAGAATTACCTCCAGAAATCATCAAGAGACTTCCTTTAAGGTTTACATACGATAATAATTATTTCAATGATACTTATCAGGGAATTCCAGTAGAAGGTTACACGAAGATTATAGAGAGGATGTTCGAGGGTGCAGATATTCTTTTGAATACTGATTTCCTGAAGGATAAGGAAAAATGGGAATCAATGACTGATCATGTTTTCTATTCCGGCTGTATCGATGAGTATTACGACTATTGCTACGGACCGCTGGAATACCGTTCCGTGAGGTTCGAGACTGAGACGTTGGATAAGGAAAATTATCAGGGAAATGCTGTAGTCAACTATACTTCTAACGAGGAACCGTATACGAGAATCATCGAGCACAAGTGGTTCAACAATATGGGATCCGACAAGACGATTATCAGCAGGGAATACAGTTCCGAATGGAAGAAGGGAGATGTTCCTTATTATCCGGTCAATAATGAGAAGAACAATGCTCTATATGAAAAGTATAAGGCTATTCCTAATGAAAAGACCAGATTTGTTGGAAGATTAGGTAATTACAAATATTTCGATATGGACGATACGATAGAAGCAGCTTTTAAGTTAATCGAATCTCTATAAAGGTAACTGAAAGTATTTAATATTAAGATAAGGGTTTTCAAAAACCCTTATTTTTATTATATTTTAATATTATGACACGAATTAATGCAGGAATATTGCCATTAGAATTGTGCAATAAACACTTATTGGCTGAACATAGAGAAATTAAGAGAATTCCGAATATTATTAAATCTGGGAAAGCAGATCTAGACAATATTCCAAAAGAATTTACTTTAGGTAGAGGTCACGTTAAGTTTTTCTATAATAAATTACTATATCTAAAGAAACGTTATATAGAAATTTATAACGAACTTCAGCATAGGGATTTTAATGTTACATATTTTGGCGATTCATTTAAAGATTTGCCGGTTGAATTATATAATGACTGGCTAGTAAGTAGCGAGATGAGAGCAAGACCTATTGTTGCACAGAGAATTAACGAAAAACTAAAGTCGATGAAAATGTTAGACGAAGAACGTAAAAGATATATGATTTCGGTATAAGGTTCCAAAGAAATGACTGAGAAAAATAAAGAATTTCAAGAGCTAGTCAATTTATTCCATGAGATGCGAAAGAATTTTCCATTTCGTTATCTTGAATTTCCAAAACTTGTTTCTAAAAATCGTGTAGATGCAAGAATTGGAAATCTTATATATACCGGTCAACTTATTAGGGATGTCAAAAATTCTATTCTAAGATATTGGATGAAATATAATCCGATGGAAGACGGACCGAAAGAATATAATAAACTTTAATATGAGAAAGCAACCGAGGAAGTAATATGTCAAAATATTGGAATATACCAGGTAATGATCCAGTGCCAGATATAGCAGAACTTTATTATGGTCTTTTTGAAGAAATACATAATTCAATTCCTGATGAAATTTGGGATGCAGATAAATGTAAAGGTCTTGAAGGCGGAAGATATTGGTCTGGTGTTTCTGTATATCATATTGGACATTTAGGACCAAGAGATATTCATTTATATTTTAATAGGGATAAAGATGGTCAATGTACAATAAAATTGCGTACTATTGGTGGCAGTTATGAAAAAATTTTCTGGGAATGTCCATTTAAAAATCAATTTAGTTATACTATTTCTGATAAAACTTTAATGAATCGTGATTTCGCAAAAGAAGTATTAACTATATTTGCTTATGGTCAACGTGGATATAAAAATGCATTGAAAGAAGTTATAGAAAAATATGGTGGTCATTAAAATATATAAAATTTAGATGATACTGATTATATAAAAAGAGGAATTTAATTTTCCTCTTTTTGTTTTTTCCATTCATTATATTCTTTAACGGTCATTATCCTGGTTTTGACCATTCCATAACCTTTGAAATGTGGAATACCGTTTTCATCAAATTCTGTTTTACTTCCGATAACCCATTTCTCTTTTGACCAGAATTGTATCTTTCGTAAAATAGGATTAATAATACGTTTTAATGGACTTCTGTGCATCCAGCATCCACAATCTGGATCTTGAACATAATACTTGTCTTTATTCATTATTTAACCTATTTGCAAATTTATGTAATGATACACAGTAATCACCATTCTTTCTATTTTTACATTCCTTGACTTCTATAAGGTTTTCAATGTTTTGAACATTGGGAAAATCCTTAGAAAGAACTGTAATTAATGAATCCTTAATAATCTTTTTAATATCATTCATATTTTATCCAATCATATCCTTAACAATATTAGCGACGGTTTTCTTATAGTTATACATTCCAGGAAGAGTGAATCTTGTAGCCATACGTCTGACACCTGGATAGTGAATTGCTATATTTTTTTCCCAACCATTTGTTGTGCATGGTCCGACGCCTTCAAATTCAATTTTTCTAGGATTCTCGTTATTTACTAATATATATTTACCGGGTTCTTTTTCAACATCATGTGTAATATTAATTCCGGGAATTCTCTTAGATAATCCTGTAGCACAAGAACCAGTATAGGCAGTAGCATGATAGCCTTCGGGCAATGTTTCTTGTAATTCTTTTAACCAAATATCACGAGTCTGGGTAAGAGTTTCAAAGATTTGATCTAAAGAAGAATCAGAATCTGTTTCTTCATGCAACATTTCTCTCTGTTTTGCTATTTTCCGAATTTCTTCAGTAGTATAGTGTTCAGTAGAACCGAACGGTTTAAAACCTTCATCCAATAAACCTGCTGCTTGATTCAATGTCCATTCATTTAAATTCATATTTTTCACCTTTTCTTAAACGTTTCTTTATTTATATACAAAATTTCTATAAATAATATAAAATAACAAGGAGATTGAAAATGAATTTAACAGAAGCAAAACAATTACTTACAAAAAATGGTTACAAACTTATTAAAGAAGCTGCAACATTACCAGGAATGAGCATTGACTGCGAATTTGAAGGAACTTCGGATTATGATGTTGAAAATGGTGATTTGCCACATCCATACGTCATAGTTTCGACAGAAAATCCAAAATATATTAATTTAATTAAGACATATTTTATAGATGATACTTCTTTATGGCAAGATAGTGTTGTTACTGATGTTTTTGAAAATGATGCAACTTCATTTGAATTTGTTATGCCAGAAGCTGATTTCTGCGATGCAGATCAACGTGCAGAATATGAAGAAGTTGTCCGTAGCCTTATTTTTAAGGCAATTCATAAAGCTAATGCAACAAGAATTGCTGCAGCTAGAGCACGTATGCGTTAATTTTTAATAAGAAGAGGTTAAAATGAATTTAGCTGAAGCAAAACAATTACTCCAGAAACAAGGGTACAGGCTTATCAAGGAAACCAGACAACTGAATGAAAGATTATCATATACCCCTGAAGAGATTTTTGACGAACTCTGGGACCGCTCGTATAAATACTGGGGTGATGATGCCGATTATAATAACTTTAAGCGAGCATTTATCATAGGATATGCCGGAGAAGACTATAATGATGATCGTGCGGCAAAAGATGCATATGAAGATGGTGTCAAGTTTAACTCGTGTGAAACTGATACTTGTGTACAGAACTTGCTCGCTGACCTTACCTGCGATGAATGGTATGAAGACTAAAGCATAGAAGGTTAAAATGAATTTAGACGAAGCAAAACAATTACTTTCAAAAAATGGCTATGAAGTCATTAAAGAAAGCCATGTACAAGGTTATTGCGCAAGATGTGGTGATGAACTATGGTCAGATGAAGCATATTTAACATATAGAGGCAAAAGATACTGCGAAAGATGTTATGATGAATTGGATAAAAAATCCAAATATAAGTTGGCTGTAGTTCCTTATATAGATATTACTAACAATAAAGGTTATAGGATTAAACTTAATCTTTCTGATTGTTATCTTGACGACTATAAAGAAGTTGAGAACTATGCAATTAAGAAAGTTGAGGAAAAATTTAAAACCGGCGTTTATGGTGAAGAATGGAAAGATAAATTTGAACATAGACGTATTATTATTAACAAACATAGAATAGAAATATATTAATTTTTAAATTATCAAAATTATAAAAGGGTTGACGAAAGTCAGCTCTTTTTCTATATTTTAAAATATGAATTTAATTTCGGAATCATATAAAGTTACATGGCAATATAAAGTTTCATCATATACTTATCAAAAATCTTTTAAAAGTAAAGATGAAGCTATTGATTTCATTAATACTGATGAAGATATAGTTTCTGCAATCAATGTTAAATTATATCATGTAAAGACTATTGAAGAAGAAATTCCATTTAATACAGAATCTTCAGAAAAAACAGTAAATTATCCAGTTCATTATATGGATATAGAAGTTCATCCTAAAAGTGGAAATATCAGAAAATAAACTTATAGACAAAGAAAAGGAGTAAAAATGATCGTTGAAGTAATATCACATAATTCATATTCTACAATGACAAAACAATTTAATCTTGACAATCTAACGGGTGTAACTGCATTAGTTAATTTTGTCGAAGGTAGAGCTAAAGACCCAGGCTATATGCATGTCCGTGAAATTAAGGTAAAATAAAACGAGACTTTGAAATGCTTACAGATGAAGAAAAGAAACAGATTTTAGGTGATGCTATTCCTAGAATGAATGAGCTTAAAAGGAAGTCTTTAGAAGAAGATACAGAAGGTGCACACGTTGCTGCAGATGCTTTACTCTGTGAAGTTTTGGATAAGCTCGGTTTCAAAGAATTGACCAAGATATTCTGGGAAACAGAACGCTGGTATGCATAAGGAAGAATAATATGAGTATTGATGTAAATCTTTGGAAAAATTACTTTAAAGACAAGTTTGAACTTGACCGTATGCTTAACGCCATGATTTGGTGTGGTAATGTTTACGTTACCGGTAATAATGCCGAAATCGAATCTAACCGCGAGGATATGGAACAACTTGTAAAAGCAATGAACCAAGAGGAATATTCTCATGCAGATTTCAATGATGCTTATTACAATGATGCAGTAATCTTTTATAACGACAAGAATGGTAATAAGGTTTCATTCTTGATTCGTGGTTGGGGATATTTGACTAGTAGCGGAATTCCAGAAGATTTAGCGGTAAAAATCCAAGATTCTTTAGGTGCATATATCATTACTTGTATGCATGATGTTACAATGAAGGAAAAACAATGAACAAGGTTGATTGGAAACCAGTATTTGTAAATGGAGATTTACATCCTGACCTTCATGTAGGAGATAGAGTATTAATTTATGAAACACCAAACCAATATTTTGGTGAGGGTAATAAGAAAACTTTAATAGAAATCGGCACATTAAATATGTGGCCATCAGTTAAACAATATTATTGGGAAATAGACGGAGATTATGATACTACTTTCGGAGCACAATTCACAAAATATTGGGCAGAATTACCAGAAATCCCAGACGGTGAGTAAACAAGAAAATATAATTAATGAACATTATACTGTTCATTATGCAATGGAAGAACCATGGACTGGTGATCCATATCCATTTCCTAAAAGTCGAGATTTTTCATCAAAAGCAGAAGCAATTAAATTTGCTAATGATTTATACAATGATGATGATCCACTTTTAGATAAAAGTGAAGTAGATGTTACATATTCTTATTGCATTCCACGTGATCCAAAAATGTATAGAATTCCATATAAATGGGAAACTGAAAAAGTTAAATGGAGATAAAATATGACTGATGATTTTGGCGATAGAATGAAACTTTATGAAGGAATCGAGGCACGAAGAACCTTTATTCCTGGACTTCCTATCTGTGTAAGAATTGACGGTAGGGCATTCCATACGTTTACCAGAGGAATGAAACGACCATATGATGAAGATATGGCTAATGCAATGATTGAGACTATGAAATATCTTGTCGAACAGTCAAATGCTTGCATTGGTTATACTCAGTCGGATGAAATCTCCTTAGTTCTCAGAGATGACTGTGATGCATTATTCGGTGGTCGTATTTCTAAACTTACTTCTGTATTGGCTTCGATTGCGACTGCCAAGTTTAACGAAATTATCCACAAGACATATCCAGACAAACCATTAGCTTTCTTCGATTGCAGATGCTGGCAAGTTCCTAACAGGGTTGAAGCAACTAACGAAATTCTTTGGAGAGAATTTGATGCAACTAAGAACTCTATTTCTATGGCTGCAAGGGCTTATTATTCTGATAAGCAACTTCATGGTAAGAATGGTTCTGAAAAACAGGACATGCTTATGGAAAAGGGTATTAACTGGAATGATTATCCACCATTCTTCAAGAGAGGAACTTATGCACAACGTAAAGTTGTTGAACGTATTTTAACAGCAGAGGAATGGGAGAAGATTCCTGAAGAATTCAAGCAGAAAGTCGAACGTGATACATTGGTTAAACGTTCAGAAATTCAGGTTATTGATATGCCTATTTTCTCTAAAGTTGTAAACAGAGTTGATGTTATCTTTAACGGTGAAAAACCGGTTGTAGAAATTATAGAAACAAAGGAATAAAAAGGAAAAGACAAATGAAATGGGATTATGAAATTGAAGTAACCGTCGATACAAATGATGCTGACTATATTCATGAATCATACGGTTTAGGCACGTATGATGATGAAGTTGAAGAAGAACAGAAATCATTAGCTGCAGAAATTTTGCTTTATCAAAATTTTGAAGTATATGATGGCGAAAGTGATTTTGACCTGGATAACTATCTTGAAGATTTACATAAGTTCGGTTTGAAACCGTCTGATAGATGTGAAGACTGGCAAAAGTATGACTATTTGATGGATCATCTTTTTGGCGAATTTGATGATGATTCAAAAGATCCAGATGATGATATGGAAGAACTTAAAGAAGAAGTAGAAGAAGAAATCGGTGATTGTCTTCCTCATATGGATAACTGCTGGAATAACCATTCATTTAGTTATGAACTCACAAGAAGACCTGCTGGAACAAGGGAAGAAAGTTGTGAATATAATTATGATGCAAAATCTTATAAGGATATTTTGACTTTCGAAGATCTTAATTCAGATAACGATGATGATTTCGATTTTGATGATGATGAAGGGGAAGAAGACTAATGAATGCGGAAGAAGCACTCAAGTTTTGCCAAGAACTTGCTAAGACTGGAAAGTATGATGGTGATGGTCATGAATTTAAAGATTTAGCTTTTTTCTTTGAAGATTATATTCGTATGAATGAAAATTATGGTAAGTATGAATATATTTGCGATAGAATGTCAAGTGATGAATATTATGAACTCGAAGCCGAATACGAAGGTGAATGCGAAGCAGAGGAAGAGGAAGAATAATGGCTAAATATTTAGTTGAATATCATGATGAAATAGAAGTCGATGCAGATAGTGAAGAAGAAGCACTGTCTATTGCATGGGACGATTTGTTTGCCGATGGTGAAAAATACGAATGCATGTCTGCAACAAAAATTAAAGATTAAAAGGTAAATTATGTCATGGGGAATTAAGCTATTCGCTGAGAAAAGAAGAAGAGGATCCAGTAAATGGGAAATGATCGGTAAAACCTGTATCATGTCTGAAGTTAAACATTTTTTGCTTACAGACACAATGGACTATGCAGCTGGTACTCAAGATATTGAAGAAAATACATTTGATTCAGTAGATAATTCTGAACTTTCTCAAGGAGTACTTGATTTCTATGAAGGTAATATTGATGAATATCATTGGGTCAAGGTTTGTCCATTAGATAATATGCAACGTCTTTGCAATAGAATTATTGAACAGTATGACAATACTATGATGATGTGTTACAAGGCGTTAGGATTTAAGTGTGAAATAAATCCATATATCGATTATTCTCTTGACCTTCATTCTGATAGGTATCAGACTGGTTCTGCTGACCCTGTTCCCGATCGTAATCCGTTAACATATCCGATAAATAAAGAACTTCTGGAAGAATTGAATGACCAGTCTGCTGGTTATAAGAAAGCTCTTAGATGGAATGGTCTTTTATGGGCTATTGAAGATATGTCTAGGGAAGATTATGATCGGGATAGAGATGCAGAAATTAGACTTGTATTCGTAAGGAGTTGTTAATGACTGATTTTCAAGAAGTAAGTAAAGACGATAATCATGTAACTGTTAGATTTAAACAGGGAAAACATGAATATGATGTAATGATTGATTATGGTGTCATGTATGACCGAGGTGAAACTGAAGCAGCAGTTTCATTCAGTATTACATCTGATCCAAATCCAGATTGGCGAAAACAAGGACTTACACAAACATTTGGTGTAAATAAGTTTGCACAATTTTTAAATAAGTTAAAGGAGATTTCAACTTACGATGACAAAGAATGAATTAATCGAAGCCTTACAAAAAGTTGAAGGAAATCCACAAATATCAATAGCTATTGATGGGACGTGGGGTAAAGAAAGCTATTCTGCTGTCAGAGTTACTCCTTTATACAAACATGATGGTCATAAGGTAGATCCAAATGCATGTATTTTTGAAATTAATGCTGAAAATAAAATAGATGCTTCAGCAGAACGAATTGCAGAAATGCATACACTTTATATGCTCAAAAAATATGGTCCTTTAAGTTTGTGTAGTATCGATGAAAGATATTGGGCAGTTAATGGTCCATGGTTTGAAAAATGGTATCAAGAAAAAATTGAACGCCTTGAAAATGAAATAGTAAAACTTAAAAAGGAAAAATATGAAGCTGGGTGATTTATTAAGAGCTAGAACTATTGATGCATCTGAAAAGGCAGTTAAAGAAGAAGCATCCAAGCTTTTTAAACGTGCATATTCAGAAGCTCAAAGATGTGCTGATAATAGGCAACGAACTGCCAGTATATCTATCAATACGGCTGAATACGACGACGAACATCCTCTTTTTGACTATACCTATGATTCACCCTTACTGATAGAAAAAATCGTCCCAGAAGTCATTAAAATGTTCCTAAATGAGAGTATAGCAGCTAAGCTTGAAGATTCTCCACCAGGGATGATTAAACATTGGATATTAAAGCTATCTTGGTAATTAAAAATTCAAAATAAAAAATAAAACCGGTTGATTTCGACCGGTTTTTCTATATTTGTAAACATGGATAATGACGAGAAGTGGAAATACTTGATTGAACTTGCTAGAAATAACAAGGCAGATTTCGAGAAAGACGAAAAATGGTTAGTTAAAGGTTGTGGGATAAAGTTATATCTGAAACCTACATACAATTTTGGTAGAATTTTCTTTGACGTATGCACAGACGATAAAACTCCAGCTTTAATATCTTTAGGTTTAGGTGTTTATCTTTGTAATTTCTTTAGCGGTAAAACACCGTCTGAAATTTTAGCAATCGATCCAAACTGGTTCGTTCAAAATGGTTTTACTAATGGTCTGACACCGACCAGACAAAATGGTTTTGCAAGTATTTTAAATCAAATGAGAAAATATGCAGAAGCATATAGTATAATGGGTTAATATGGGACAGTTACCAGATTTTATTGAAGTTCAGCTTGACAATTATAAAAATAAGGATAAAGACGAAAAACCTTTTATTAGTAGATTAATGGATGCAGAATATGAAAGGAATCGTCCACAATTACCAGATTTTATAGAAGCGCAAAGGGATAATTGGGATAAATAATATGAATTTAATTGAATTTAATAATATTTGTTTATCACTTGGTTGGGATAAAGACTTAGGATATTGTTACGGTGATGAACGCCGAATGTCTACAATTTATTATAACGTTAACGACAGGAAAGACGATTATTTGGTTATGGTAAATGTAAAGACAGATTATATTACGAATCCAACAGAACCAATAGAAGAATTTACAATTTTTCTTGGTAATATTGTAGATGGTAAATCTGTAGTAGTTGATGAACGAAAATATGATTTACTTTATAAGGATTGGGATGTTTTATATATTAGAGAACTTATTAAAGGAATATCCGATTTCTTTATATACTTACATGTTGGTCCAAATATAAAGAATAAAGAACTTGATGAATTATTGAAAAAATTAGATTTTATAAAGCCAGCAGATTGGGATGAAGCTGAGAATTGGTATACTACAGATATAGTTCCATTTTGTCCACCGATTTTATATACGGAAGGTCTTGACAGGAATTATTTTAAACCAGAAGGCGTAAGAAGAGTAAAGGTATTAGATACAGTTGAATATGATATATACAACGTATATTCTAATAATCCAGAAATTGGTCATTATGGAACCAATAAATGGAAATGCACTTGGAAGGAATATAGAACTATAGACGATATAGAAAAGGCATTATTAGCAGCAAAAGAAAAATTAGAACAATATAATATAAAGGGATTAAAAGATGATGGGTGATAATTTATTTGGTGCATGTAGTAATTTGACTCCTACAGAAGGTCAACTTCTTTCAGAAGAAAAAAGTAAAAAGTTTAAAGAAGAAGTTAAATTAGTTTTAAAGAACGGTGGTGATCGTTATATTGTTGCAAATAATTGGATTCCAATCGCTAGACTGCCAAAAGATAAGGCAACAGAATTTATTAGAGAATCTGTTATTAATGCATTGTCGCCATTTAAGAAATCGGCAGTAGACGAATTAATAACAGAAGGTTATAAATTGATTCATACTATTGACTGGAACGCACCATGTGCAAATGCTACTGCGATAGCACAAGGTTTAAATCCAGTTTATGTTACATCGGAGATTACAGTCTAATTACCATGTATGTTCAAAAAAGGGTTGACGAAAGTCAATCCTTTTTCTATATTATGAAATATGTCGATATATGAGGATTTTCAAGTAATCAAAGATAATTCAAATATCAATGATTCAATGTCAATCGCTATTGCATCAGTATTAAAAGATGAATTTGGTATAAAATTCAGTAAAAATCGGTTCAATAATTGTAAAGTTACGTTAACTTTTAAACTTACTTTTTATGATTTTCCAGATTTTCGCGGAAGTATGGATGTAGATATCTGGATTATGCATAAATTTGGTGATGCTATTAAAGAATTTTTCAGGAATATTATATCAGACGATGTAGATTTATATTTAGTAGATTGTAGATATAGCAAAGGGCAATGTGATCTGATGTCATTTGCTACAGAATCTGTAAATTTTTATTTTGAATATTTTAAACAATTTAAAAATCATCTTCCAGCAGGACCAACAGTATACGGATAAAATTATGAAAAAATTATTTATTCTTTTAGCATTTGCTATGACCTTAATCGGTTGTGAAAAAGTATCACCTATGGAACCAGGTGTAACTATTAATAGTAGTTTAAAACCATCATTTTATTATATTGATTATGGTCATATTGTATCTAATATGTATTATATTTGCGACCGAAAAACAAATAATGCATATATTTATCATACCGCTGGAAATCGTGGGGCAATATCGGCATACTATGATACAGAGGGTAAAATCATGAAGTGTAATGATGTAAAATAAAAAGAGAGTTTTTAAACTCTCTTATTTTTATTCATTAATCTCTTTACCATAAAGGACCGCAAATTCATAAGTATCGCTAGGAATAAGCGATTCTGAATCTTCGAATTGTTCTCGTGCACGTTCACATACTGCGTCATATTCAGAATCTGGACCGTAAGAACGTTCATTATCAGCATCCCAGTTACTATACATGAAATCTAAAATTTCTTTCTGTTTTTCACTTGGTGTTGTCCATTCAATGACTGCTTCGGCACCTTGCTTAACTGACCAACCTTGCCTATAAGCATAATCCTGAAGTTCTCTTTCTTCATAATCTATAATCATATCAGCACGTTCTTGACCGAGACGATTTGAAAGCAACTGATAGACTTCATTTTTATATTCTTCAAATGTCGGTGCTGCAACAACTGTAGATTCACAAATATAACCAGAATTATTTAATAACTTTAATGCTTCTTGAAGTTTCATAGCAATATATCCTCGTTAATTATAAGTTATTAAGACCATCTACTGATAATGAATTTAAATATTCATAAACCATATCTACAATATTTTCATCAGACATAAATTCAAGCCATTCATCTTTATGGTCTAAAATTGCTTCAATAATTATTACATCTAAAGACTTTTCTAAATCTTCTTCATTAATTCTATGATCTTTATTAAAATTCTGCATAAGCCAGCGTGCTGCCTTTTTTTCATTAAAAGATAATTCTTTCCAACCTTCTTCCCATGCCGGTGCTTCATCTGAGTTCACATCTTCTTTTAATATTTTATATCCATTCTTTTTAAGAAATTCTTTTGCTTCATTTATAGTCATAATAAATCCCTTTTTATTATTTATAGTCGGGGTTGACAAATCGTTTAATTTTTTATATATTTGAATTATGGGAAAAGAAGTAGTTAAATTAAAAGAATATTCGTTTGAAATTGGTTCTATTGATGATAGCAGCGAAACTGTAGCAATTGTTGGTGAGGAATATTCTTCTGTGAATAGTGATGAAAAATTCTATCGTAAGGAAGATGTCGATAAATTGCTTACTGAAAAAGATAAAGAAATTAAACAACTAGAATATCTATTACATATTACATCAAAAGCTAGATAAAGGAGAAAAATCAGATGATGTCAGCTGTTAATTTTTTAACCTGGATTCTTGAAGCGGTAGGTATCTTTGTAGGAGCATTCGGTGTTCTTGCATTAGCAACGTTTATTTATAACAGGATTAAACGTAAATACTGGGAAAGTGAAGATACTGCCGAGCTTATTCTGGGTGTTGTATGCACTATTGCAGGTATTTTATTATTTAATATGGCACCAGACAAAGAAAAAAGATTTGAAATGTTCTATGCCATGAAACCAAAATGTCAAGAAGAAACTGTAAGTTGTCTTAAGAAAAAGGCAGAATGGTATAAAGATTCTATAGACTATAATGTTAATATTCAGGCAGTAGACGAAAAATATATAATTGATTCTCTTAAAAATGTAATTAACAATTACGAAAAAGGAAAATAAATAATGGTTAATAGCGATTATATTCACTACGATAAAAAATATAATAAAAGACATAAAATTATTATTGCAATTATTGCACTATTGTGTATTGCAATTCAATACTTGCCTTATAAGGTCCTTGCGGCAAATGATGAAGTTGACCATCTTGAATGTGTCGAAGTTTCAAGAATGCCGAACTGTGCAAGTGAAAAACAATATTATGCTTATGCGGTTACTCCAGACCGAGAAACAATTTATCAAATATCTAAATATAATACTTGTTATGATTATTACGTAAACAAGAATTATGACGTAGACTTGCCACTTCCATTGGGATTGCTTGGTGCTCTTATTATATTGGCTGATGCAGCAGTAATTGTTTGCGGATTAGTATATTTAATTTTCTTCTTGATTTCAAAAGTTTATGACTGGCTTAAAGAAGACAACGACGAAGAGGAGGACAACTAATATGAAGATGTTTAAACGAATTTTAAGATATTTCCTCAGTGCTGTTATTATCGGTGCTTTGCTATTCTGCAATTTTGTCGGTGGAAAGTATATTTACCATAAAGGTCATTACTTCCTTGAATCACCTGAATGTGTTTCTGAAGAAACATTTGTCTTTGATGACCAAGAAATGAATTATGCATTGGTAGCAGTCAAGAAAGGCGCAAGAGATAGATATGACCTTGTTCCTAATACAACCTGTGCAGATTTTTATAAATATCAAGAATCATTGTCACCTAAGACATGGTTTGATGGAATTACTACAGTTATTGGTTGTCTCATGGCAATGCTTGAAATTATTATAGTGATTCTTGCAGTATTTTTCTACTTAGTTTCGTTATGGCTTAAATACATTCAAAATCCGATTATTAACTGGATTAATAATGGTGATGATGCTAAGTGGCGTAAGAGAGAAATTGCAAAAATAGAAGCAATGGAAGAAGCTTATAGAAAACAACGTGAAGAATCCAAAGATGAAGAGGATTAAATTATGAAAGTAAGAATTAACGGATTCGATATAGAATGCACTCCTGATGAGTTCTTAGAGTTAACTCGTGAAATGGCCAAAGAGGGTCAGGCTGGTCAGTCAATTGGCGAAATCCAGAAGTTACCAGACGATTTCAAACCCAATCCATATAAACCCAATCCAAATTTTCCAAATGACGATACCTGGATTAGACACCCAGATGTAGTTGCATTGTATGGTTGTCAGGTTTATCCACAAAATCCATTTGAACCTACTACAATTACATATACAGGTGAGACAGCATTGGATGCTAGTTTTTGGGAAGAATTTAATAAACAAAAAGAAACAGATACGCAGGAACGCAGGAAAGCTCATTATGAAAAGCAAAAAGCTTTAAGAGAAAAGCCTAAGGATTTTCCTCCATATCTCGACAGTCCAAAACCAAGTAAGGAATAAATATGCAAAATAAAATTAAAGAAATTTTTGATGAAATTCAGAAGTCAAATCCGATGAACGTTTTTAAAACTTTGGGAAATTGGCCTAATTTAGCAAGGGGTTATTTGTTCCAAGTTGAATTTATTAATAGTCAAACTGGTTATAAGTATGATGATCTTATGCTTAAGGTTAGAAAAGTTGATTTTCATGAAGACGATAACGGATTTGATATTACATTTGATGAATTTGAAGATTTCAAGACTTGGCAACAGTTAAATGAATTCGTTAGAAATAGAACATGGCTTGACATTAATATCAAGTTCTATGATTCACAATTAAAGAAAGTTCTTTATACTCATTCTAAGAAAGAATGTGTTTGTAAACATGTATTTCCTTTGAATGTCGATGTTACTACTGATAAAAAATTAGAAATCAAGGCTAAGTTTTAATGAGTAAAGAATTTCCAATAACAACGGATAAACCAAAATGTTTATTCTGTCATTGTAAAAAAGATTTATCAGACGACGGTAATTCTTCTATCTTCATTCAATATGATAAGTCAGGCGGTTTTAGAATTCGCGTCAGTATCGATGATGAATGTAGCTATGATTGGGTTAGACGTTGTGTTTCAAAGCAAATTAAATTCTGTCCAATGTGTGGAAGGGAACTTATTGCATGAGAAGTATAGAAGATATTAAGCTAGATATAAAGAAACTACAAGTCGAATTAGAAGAAGCTAAAACTGCTACTATAAAAGAAGAGTATTCTAAACTTAATGGTAAGTGGATAAAGATCCTTCATGCAGCTTATGATTATAATCCTACTCCAGAAGAATTAGATAGGTATCAAGTCAGTTATGCATTAATCGATGCTATTGACTGCGTTAACGAAATAACTTCGGATTGTTATTCAGTTTGTGCTAAGGTTTTAGTAGAAATTAAAATATTTAATAATACTATTTTTAATCATAGGGTAAAAGATAAAGAATTTACTCCAACGGTTGAATTTTATAGTAATCATTATACAGAATTATCTAAAGAAGATGTAATTAATGAAATAGATGCTTATAATGCAAAATATACGGATTATATAGCTGGAATTAAAACTTTAGTAAATAAAGATTATGATGCTAGGGAAGTTCCAAATTTAGGAGTAACTTATGGTGACAGCTGAAGAAGTGCAAGAAACACTCGGTGCGTCAAGTTATAATGTCGAATTAGATGATGCATACAAATATCGGAATTTTCCAAGAGGTACTTCATTTCAATGCAAACATTGTAAGGCAGCATTTAGTGTAAATCCAAATGAAATGTGGGTTTACAGATTTATTGAAAAACCTTATGATTATGTAGTAGCTGGAATTCGATTACATTGTGAAGAAGAAACAGTAAGACATGCAGTTTGTACAGAATGTCCAAGTTGCAAACATCATATTGCAGCATGGTGGTATTAATTTAATAGGGTTTACAAAAAACCCTGTTTTTATTATATTTACTTTGTATTTTAGAAAGGTAGGTATAAATGTCACATTGGACATATGTGAATGGAACAATCTCGGTTGAAACCCCATTTAGTACTTCTGTAAGAAGTAGAATTGACGATTATATTCTTTGGTCAATTAAACAGATTAGAAAGCATGGTGTTGATATTACAGGTTCTGAATCTCCTGTAAGATTTTTTGTTCATTGCGGTTATCATCCTTCCTGCTATACATCTGAATCTGCAGATACATGGGATTATGGTTATATTACTGTAGTCGGTTCTTTACGTGATCGAGAAGATCAGGAAACAGTAACTGAAACAGATGCATTCCTTAAAAGACTTGAACATTTCTTAAAGGTTGAAGAAGTTAATATTACAGTTACTGGTGATGAAACTCATACTTTTAACGGTAATGCTTATTCTGAAATCAAGGAATTTAATGATGATTATGATAAGAATGAAAAGTTTAGAGATAAACTTTTTAACATTCAATTAGCAAATAGTCATCGTTTCTATGATGAACAGTTGACTCTGGAAAGGGCTTCTGATATTGCAGAATTTTTAACTCATGTCTCGCCTGATACGCTTGACGGTTTTCTTAGTAATTTCGGTATCGATAGAACAATCGACTGGGAATTTAACGAACGTCGTGTTGAATGGTTTAAGGAACATAAAGTTAATATCAGACCTATTGAAGATAATCATTATCGAACATGGTTCAATAAGCGTAAATATCCTCCTAAGGTAACTTTGGAAAAACTTAAGGAAGAACTTGACGATCTTGCTTATGGTGATAAACAGTATGATTTTACTGAACAGGAGCATAAGAAAATTACAACATTAAGAACTGTAATCAATGCTGTTCAAAGCAGTAAAGATGCACAGGAATATATAGATAAACGGAGTTAATTTTGTCAAAACCTTATAAAGTTATTGTAAAGAATTCTGAAAATCCTGAATATAAAGGACATTTTGATGTAATGCTTAAAGAAAAGGTTAAGCTTACTAAAATGCTTTCTAAGCTTAAAGAAATTGTAGCTAAGGAAAAGATTTTTGAAGAAGAATCTTTAATGTATCATTATAAAGGTAAAGACAAAGAAGAAATCTGGTCATGCATGGAATTTTTCTATCAAAATCTTTGGAATAAGGATTTCAGAGAATTTGTCTGGTTTGATGAAAAAGATGAATGGGAAAACTACCATATCTATTTGAAATATAATAATAAATGGTCAGAAGTACAAATTGTTTACGGTATTGGTGCGTTTTGTATTATCGGTCCAGGACTTTCAAAACCTTGGATAGAAGGAATGAAATATCTTGACCTTGATAAGATAAATATTGCAACAAATACCGATGTAATTTATATGGATTAATTATGTGTGAATATTGTGAACATGTAGAATTTGAAACCAAAGAAGGAGATCCAACTCCTAGAAAATGGTTTAAACGTTTTTCGGCAGATACCTTTGGATCTGGCAGTTGGCATTTATTTTATAGACATAGCGATGAACATCCATGGTATATCAGCCATAATGGAACAATTGCACCTATTAATTTCTGTCCGAATTGTGGAAAGGATTTAAGAGAGCGTCGTATCTTTAAGGTAGATACCGGTAAGATGGATAGAACTGAAGCTGAATCTTTTATGAAGAATGCAATTAGAGCATATAGCAAGAAAATCGATGATCGATTCAGAGATGAACGTGCAACAATTAATGCCTAAGGATAATAAATGATTATAACACTTAAAGCTTTTAGAGATTTAGGTAGATGTTCTTATGGAACATTAAAGGAAACATTCGATACAGAACGAGATGTCATTTATTATAATGACGAAAAGGTAGAAGTAACTTGTGTTGAAGATTTATTTCCATTTCTCTGGCAAGCTCCAGGTGTTGCATGTCATACTCCTGAAGGAACGACCGCTCATTTTCATGGGACCGGTGCTCATTGGGATTTTGACTTTAATCCGTCAATCGCTCGTTGTAAATGGGATGAAAGACATTTAGAAAAACGTATTTCAAAAGAAAAAAATCTTAAAAAACAAGAAAAATTATATGAAAAATTATTATCTATTCAAAATCATCGGGTAAAATTAGAAAATATAATTAAACGTAATGATGAAGAGATGGAGAAAATACAAAGGAAACTGATCAAAGAGAATAGTAAATAGGGTATTTACATTTTATCCTATTTTTTCTATATTTAGATTATGATTCATATATTTTTTGACATAGAAAATACAATTATCGATGATCTGTGGAATTGTTCCTTTCTTCCACGTAAGTGTGATAATATTGTTAGATGGTTAAAAGCCCATTTTATTATAACACACCCTGGAGTCAAATGTCATTTATTTACTTGGGGTTGGAAAGAACGTTCAGAAATTAACCAAGAAATTGTTAAAAATTTATTTGATAGATTAGAAATACCAGAAGATAATAGAGGTCTTGTCTGGACAAAAGATGATTCTATTCAATGTGCAGTTAAACATGAATGGGTTAATAGTTCAGATGAAATACTAATTGAAGATTTACATATACCTGGAGCAATGAAACGTTTTGGCCTTGAAAAACAAACCTGTTTTATTCAACAAGTGAAAGATTTAATTGATTTCAAAAATGCCCAATGTGATATAATAAATACTGATAGATTTATTCTTATTGATGATACTAATAATGAAGAAGAAATAGAATCCAGAATGTTTACAAATAAACATAATTTTAATATAGAAGTTAGATTTTTACACCCGGAGAATTTAGATGTTTAGTAGCTACTTTTGGAAATATTTTATTGCAGAAATAATTATTATGTTAGCTTGTTCTGTAGCATTTATTACTATAGAAAAGACAATGCCGTTATGGTTAACTGCTGTAATTACTGTGACATTTACAGTTCTTTATATTATTGAAGCAGTTAATGGATTAATTAAGGAATATAAAAATGACCGAGACATATAAGACATTATTTAATTATAAACGGTTAGATGAAAAAGATCCACAACAATTTTTTGTAACTTATCATAATGGTTATATAAAAGAATTCTTAGAATTCATTAGTGAATGTGTTTTAGAAGCAGATGATTGTTCTAAGTATGCAGATAATGTAAATGAATTTAAACCAGATTATATTGGTAAAAAAATTCAGGATGAAGTTGGTGATTTAATAGACGAGGAAGTTTATTTTATTAATTCTTGGTATAGCTATGATGATTCATGTTGTTATTCAGATATTTATTTCGACATGACAAATAGAACCAAGGCAATTCAAGAAACAATCGAAACTATTAAGTATAATATTAATTGTGTTAAAAATGTTTGGGGTGATGATACAGTCACCAAAATTCATGATGAAATACAAAAGCAAATTATAGAGGAATAATAATGGGTATATCCGCAGAAGCAATGAAAAAACTTGTTGATGATAAGATGTTTGAATTAAAAATCCGCATCGATAAAGATCCTAAGTTTAAGGAATTATTTAATAAAAATTTTGAATTGGCATATGATGATGATGGACTTAATATTAAAGTTCTTAGTAATTATAAATCAACAATTCCTGAAAAGTATAGAAACCTGATTTATGACCATTTTGATGGTCCATATACTAATAAAATTTCAAAAGGTTTTAAATTCTTTTCTTCTGATATTGAAGACAAAACTAGTGATTATCTATTTGAATATTTAAAAAGTACTTGCGAAAGATACTTAGAGAATTTTCAGAGTGTAGATAGTGAAATTAGTCAATATCTTAGTTTACTTGGTCAAGGCTATACATTATCTACCTGTTGGGGAAGATGTCAAAATGTTAGACTTGTTCCTGGTAAAATTGAAGAATATTTAAAATATGTTAATGACTATTATCCAGTTAAAGATTCTGAAAAGTATAGAGATAAAATTATTTCTACATTTGCAGAATATGCAAAGAAAAATAATATTGAAACGATAGAATATAATACTCCCGCATGCGAAGTTGAACTTCCACATATTTTTAATGAAGAATATGAAAAGAGAGAAGAACGAGCACGTAAGAATAAAGAATGTAGCCAAATAATTTCTGAAATTACCAGAAAGATGAGCGGCATGTATGACATATATAATAAGGTAGATGTTTTTACAAATGAAAATCAAGCAGAGATAAAGGTTTTTACAAATGAAAATCAAGCAGGTTAATTTTAAATTCTCAGATACTAAAAAGAAATGGTGGCAATTCTGGAAAGAAGATACTTATGGTAGATGGTCTCATGAAAGATTTGCCGAAATATTAAAGCTTTTTGACAGGTATGTAAACTGGGATAAACTGATGAATGTCGTTATGTCACCAGATGCACTTACTGTTTGTAGCACTATTGGATATGTAGGCAAAAATGATGAACTTTGTGCATTAATTACAAATGTTAATAAAGATGGATGTCCATCATTTGAAAAGTTTTTAAACTATCATGGAACATATCCATGTGTTACAGATTTATATGCACAAGAATTTGACGAAGACACCAAAGATGGTTGTACATATATTGCATTTAGATATATTGACGGTTCTATGTTAATTATCAATTTTACTGAAGCAATATTTAAAAGCATTCCAGATGGTCAATCGGTTGAATGGTGACTGAATAAATTAACTAGTCAATAACCTATTTACAATTCTTCTCCTTTTTGCTATATTATAGAGGTAAAAAGGAGTTTTTATTTTATGAAAGAAAGATATAAGTGTGTAGTAACAATTATGAATGAACCCATGATTTTTAAGCGTTATGGTGAAAATGAGGAAGAAGTCCAGAAGGAACTTGAATCATTCATCAGCGAAGCTTATGGTTCAATTCCGACAATTATCTCTATTGAAAAGGATAAAACTCACCCTTATAAAAAGAAAGAGGAGATTGCACATGCTTAGTGTTCTTGGTTATGGTTCAATTCTGTTCATAGTTGAACTTGTATTTCTTATTGTCACCACGACATCTATCGATATGAACAAACCAATGAGTGTCGGCGATGTTTTTGGTTCTCTTGCTAAATTTTATATTTTGAATATTGCTTTTGTAGCTCTTTTAACGTATTTACCTTCGTAAAACCATGAGACAAGATGAAAAACAAATATTTGACTATTTAAACCAGTCATCTTATCTATTACATGTTCTTCTTGACCGAATGAATATCGATATTCAGTCAATCCATATTATGAATGATAGGGTTTGGCATGTTCTTTATCGAGAAGCTGTCATTGGAACGATCACGTTCAGAACCGCTGAAGATGATTTTACATACTGTAATATTCGTCTTTATAAGTATGTAAAACAGAAAATTAAGGATATTCCAGACTTCATTATGTCTGAATATTATGAGTTCGATGGTGATACTAGAGTAAGGTTTAAGTTTGATAAGTTTGAAAAATATTTCAATGCTATCAAGGAAGTAATCGACAAAGATAAACCTTTGGAAACAGAAAAAACTGAAATTCATTGTAGTATTGAAGACAGCATTTCCAGGTTAACTGAATACTGCGACGAATATGACCAGAAGTTCTCTAAAAATATGATTATTCATGACATTATGAATGTCATAAAAGAAAACGAACGATTACATGCAGAATTACAGAAAAAATCAGAATCAATTTTAGATATGTTCCTAAGAGTGTGATATATTGTATCGCATAGTACCTTAAAGGTAGTCATTAATTTGACTACCTTTTTTGTTATAAATAATATAAAATAAAAAGGAACTTTATGAAGCTCAATGAACTGGAAATATATAAGGCATTAAAGGTTCTTACAGAGTCAGGTTATATCATTTCTGAAAATCGTTTAGTCACAGAAAATAGAACGTTTGACGTAGAGGAACTTGTTACAAAATATAAAGCACGTATCATGAAATTGTTAAGACAAAAGCTCACACAGATGCTTGACAAGGTTTATGATGGCGAAGATGTAGAAAAGACAATTACAATCGAAATCCCAGCATTGATGGTTCCTGTTACTTATCGTCCAGAACCAGTCAGAATGAAAGCATTGACTGTTAAACTCTATGGTGATAAAAAAGATATTCGTAGTGATTATGATGCACAGAAAGGTAGAGGAAAAGGTGCATTATATGCTAACGCCATGGGTGATACAAACCCAGATACAGATCCAGTCATTTTGATGATTAACTTACCAAACGTTATTTCTGCTGCTACAACTAAGACCGCTGGTTCTACTACAAAAGGAACTAAGAAAATTACAGAAGGTAAGTATACAAGTAGAAAAATCAATACAATTCCATTCCCAAAAGCTAGAGAAAAAGCTTCAGAAGGTCAAGAACAAGTTGATAGGATTTTAGCTAACCTTGAAAAGAACAAGGGTAAGAAAAAGACAGCAACTCCGACTACTGGTCGAACCGCAGAACGTGATGCATTATATGCTCGTTTCCGTGATAGATATGGTTCCAGCAGCAATGGTTATTATGGTAGTTATGGCTATGGCGGATATGGTTACGGTGGTAATTATGGTTATAGTAGCTATACTTATGTTGACGATTCATTCAAGTTCAAGGATGCTGTAGAAGAAGTTGAAGCTGATGCAGAAACACCAATGCAGGTTGTTGATAAGATTATGGAAGAATATTTTGGTGATTTCTTCCAGGAAGTTCTTCATCATGAATTAACTCACTATATTCAGGCTAATAATAAGCAATTAGATGGAACTGAAGATGCACATGACTATGATGCTCATCAAGTAATGGCTTCAGGTGCTTATGCTTCTGACGAACTTGAATATGAAGCAAAATTACACCAGAAACTTCCAGATTATATCGATGCTATCCAGCGTTCTAAGAACAGTGTATCTAAGATTGCTAAGAATCTTGTTACAAAGCTCTTTAGTAACCAATTTAATAAGTTGCCAAAGGCTAAGCAACAAAAATATTTCGACGAAATTCTTAAATTATGTCAAGTTATTAAGACACACCCTGAAATAACCAAACATAATTTCAATAAGGATAAAATCAATAAATTAATCAGAGACGCCTTATAAATAATAATATAATGGAGGAAAAAATGGCAAAATCAAAAGAAACAAAAGCGAATGTACCACCTTGGGCAAAGGGCGGAAAGGTCTAATCCTTTAGCTTAGAACTTGTGAATGCATTCAAAAAACCGGACATAAGTGTTCGGTTTTTTCTTATAAATAATATAAAATAACAAGGAGAAAAAATGAATTTACAAGAAGCTAAAGGCTTACTTAAAAATAAGGGATATACACTTCTTAAAGAAGATGCTAACTCTGATGGCATTAGAAAAGCAATACAATGGATAAAATCTTCAGATGCATTAACTCGTACTGGCTGTTCTTCTGTTGAAGAGCTTATTCAACAAGCACGTGCTACATTTTCTCATCTCTTTTGGAGAGAAAAAGGTCAAGACAGATTTTTACCTGGTATAATTAGAATTGCAATCGATGATTGCGGTTGGTTAACTGGAGACGAAGATCCTAATGATATTACAGAATTAAAAGCTATGTTTATCGCAGCAACTAGTGAATTTTTAGCATATAAGAAAAATAATCCAGGTCAGCCATTTGACTTAAATGCCGATTTTAATGGTTTGAATTTTGACGGATTATATAAAGCACTTGGTTCTCGTGCAATTAATGCTGCAAAGGCAAAGCTAACAGAAGCTAAAAAGTTACTCCAAAATAAGTGTTCTAAGCTCATTCGCGAAGATGCTTATATGGATGCTATGGACCAGGAACTTGACGATATTCAAAGTCAAAATAAACAAACACCTGCGCCAAAAAAACGTCTAGGTGATGGCTATACTGCAGGTAATGTAACTCTTACATATGCATGTAAAGATGAATCCATGCTTGATGCTTGCCTTAAAAAATTTATAGATGGTACTGCAAATGATCGTGCTAAAAGTGCATTAGGACGTTTATTTGATTTATGCGTTGGCGGTAAACATATTGATGAAATTGCAAATATGAAACTTGGTGATACTGTTACATTTACTGAAATTCCAGTTTGGTATGGTAAATATCCAGCAATTACAAGTCATGTTCGTGCATATGTTGACCATTACGGTGAAGAAACTGTTAAAAAGATGATTGGTTTGGCATGTACAAAGCGAAACGCATCTGAATTAAGAGCATAATAATAAATTTAAATTAAAAGAAAACCGGAATTTAGTTCCGGTTTTTCTATTTATAAATAATGTATGAATATCATAGAATGCACTAATACAGCCAATACAACAGAATCAAAAAATCGAAAGATTAAATATATCGTTATACACTATACTGCGGGCGTTACAAGCAAGCCAGGGACTGCGAAATCAAATGCTAAGTATTTTGCTAAGGAAACTACAAAAGCCTCTGCAGACTTCATTATTGACGACGAAAACATAGTCCAGTATAACCCTGATATAAAGAACAGATACTGCTGGCATTGTGGCGGTTCTAAATATAAGACCAAAGGCGGTTCGCTATATAAAGTATGCACAAGTGCTAATTCTATCGGTATCGAGATGTGTTCTACAAATTCTGCAAAGAAAGTTACAAATCCTAACGATACTAACTGGTATTTTACAGATGCGGTAATAAATAACTGCGTAGAACTTACAAAGAAATTAATGGAAGAATACAATATTAAACCAGACCATGTTATCAGACATTATGATATTAATGGGAAGTTGTGCCCTGGCATTATTGGTTGGAATGAAGATACAAATGATATTTCTAAGTGGCAAGATTTTATTATTAGAGTTTCTCCTATAGAAGAAATAGTAATAGAAGAAGCAAAAGAAGTTAAAGAAGAAATTGTCGAAGTAAAAGTTCCAGAAGTTAGAGAAGAATCGAAACCTGAAATTAAAGAAGAAAAATCAGAAAAAATTCAAGAAAAACCAGTAGAAAAGGGTCTTTTTGAAACATTACTTGATATTTTCTTAAAATTATTTAAAAAATAAGCGTTTACAATGTATTACACCTTTGCTATATTTACATAAAAGAGGTGTGTATGTTGGATAGAGAAATTATTGAAATCCGTAGGATTTGGGATGAGACCAAGGCAAGACACTTGGATTATTTCAAATTTAATGCAAAATCTGGTCGTCAATTTATTGTTAAACAACAAAACGACTCTTTTAACATATACACCAAGAACAATAAATTGATAGCCAATAGTATTTCTAACATCGAGGATCTGGCAAATTGCATGACAATGATTGCCAATACAAAGTAGGTAATACCATGAAGAAAATTATTCTTGCATTACTCTTCTGCATTATGACCGCTTATGCGACATGCGATGAAATGTATGAACAGTTCAAGTCAGGTCTTGATATTCAGATGACAGCTTTGTGTAAAACACAAGTAGAAGGAGTTTTAGGATATAAATTCTATATTCAGGATGAAAATACCGGATATATTGATGCAATGCTCGTCTTCGATGAAAAAAGTTTCTATCTTTACTTTGAAGGCGTTGATAATAATCCGTTCAAGTGCACGGATCAAGTCATTTATAGAACCGAAAAGCCGGAAGATATTTTAAAGGTTATTTTCGCACCTAGATTAAGCACTTGTGAAAGCGATTTTATTAAAAAGATTAACAGGACTTAAAAATGAAATTGTATTTTTTGAGACATGCACCGACTGCACCGAACTTGACTGGAGCTATGGTTCAGGATTACAGTCAGGAACCTATTGCTGGAACTATGCCAGAACATTGGCAGGAAGATATTGGTCAATACTTACCGAAGATTGATATTAATACTCCTATTATTTCTTCTCCAACAAAAAGATGTCAACAAACGGCAGAATTATTGTTTAAGATTCCGCCGATGATGATTCTTAATGAATTGAATGAATTTGATTGTAGCGAATTGAATAACTTGAAGTTCTGGGAAATTACAAAGGAAGAATTTGAAAATATCGTTCCTTTGAAACCAGAAGATATGGAAAAGCAAATTGATTTAGTCTTCAAGTTTTTTGATAGCATGCATGATGCATTCCCGAATGTTAACAATATCGTGTGCATTAGCCATGGTATGGTTACTAGATATATCTATCATTATTTAACTGGTAATAAGGGAATCAGTGCATACGATGTAATTAATAGTAATGGGTTTAAATTTTATAACCTTGACCTTCTCGTATATGATACCGAGACCAAGGAAATTAAAGATTATCACAATAGAGACCACATCACACACTTCTAATTATTATGTATATTATAGAAAGATTAAAGAAGGATTATCCAGCACATATGAAAGATCTGGATGCCTACGATAAGTTTCTTCGTAGGTATTATTCTGACGATCTGTTATTTAAGATTTATGACGATCAGAAACCTTCGTTCTATTGGGTAAATGAGGCATTTAAGTGTGGACCAGGAAAGCCTGGATATAATAAAAATATGGCATATTATAGTAATGCCATAAACTTTGATATAGATTTCCTCCGAAGTCTAGTCAAAGATTCAGACAATATGTCAGTCGATGAATTGAGAAAATCATTGCTCGGTGAACATTATGATCCTGCCCGCGAGAATGAATTAAAGAATAAATTAAAGGAAAGGAATGATAAAAGCAGGACATGTATTTAAGAAGAATAAATTAGGATTAACATCGTTAAATATTGTATTCCCTACGGGTTGTGCATATGAAAAACCAGGTCGTAGGGGAATATCACACTTGATGGAACATTTGATCACGAAGAGTGTTGATAAATATATGGACAGATTCACAAATGATTGTATTGATTTTAATGCATCCACTTCACAAAATTATGTTGTAGTTTATTTTAGAGGACTCGAAGATAAATTACCATCCGACTTTAAAAAAGAACTTGTCAGAGCACTTTTAAACGATTATGTAAATATTACAGAGAAGGATTTTGAAAATGAAAAGAAAATCGTTATGCAAGAACTTCTCGATTCTTATGAAGACCCAAATGATGGTCACTACACAAACTTAATTTATAACTATTTCGATGTTCACGACCCGACTGGTATTCCAGCAGATATTGAAGCCTTTACTTATGCAGACATGCTTCAGGTCGCAAAAGAACAATATACGAAACCTCTTAGAATTGTTGAAGTTGGCAAGGATAAAACAGACTTTAGCAATATTGAATATTTAGACACCTTACCGGAACCTGTAACCCTTAAGTTTAGAGATAGGAAACAAGAAATTCTCCCAGTTACAGATTCTGAAAAAGTTAATGTATTTGTTTTCAGTAAGCATCCCGTTATTAAGACCGAATATCTCCCAGCTTTAGTTGGTATGCAGATGTTATGTGAAGGTTTAAATTCTCCATTCTGCCAGGAAATCAGAGAGAAGCGTGGACTGAGCTATTATGTTATCGGTGACATTCATCTCATTACCAAAAATGGTATTTTATACATGAATGCTTGTACTGATAAGGAACACCAAAAAGAACTTGAAGACTTGTTTAAAGATATGTGTGGAAATATCACAAAGTATCTTACCAAGGAAAGATATGAAATTATTATTAACCAGCTTAAGACTATGTTCAGAATGAAGAAGTGTCTGAGATGGAAGAATGTTGGTGATTTAATTAACATGGAAATGCCAAATCTCGAAGAATGGATTAATGATGGTAAAATCTGGTATGAAAAACTGGTTGGTATCATGCAAAAGTATTTCTATGAAATTGAAATAATTTCTAAATAGGGGTTTACAAGAGTAAAATAATTTACTATATTTAATCCCGCTATCGCAAAGAAAGTTCCTATAAGATGAATAATTTTTAGGCAAATATCTACTTTTCGCGATAGCGATTTTTTAACAACACAACAAATAAGGAAATTTTATGATTAATCTCAAGTTGATTACAATGTTTAATGTCGCGCCTACGGCAGTTGAAGATAAGCTTTCATTCTTAGAAGTTAACGCAGAATCTGCTAAGTATGGTTGGATTGTTCACCCTGATTGTTGCTCCAAGACTACTTTGGCTTGGGTCAAGGCTGAAGCAAAAACCAATTACAACAAGACCTTCTATAAGAAGTGGGAAGACATTACATCCAAGACTCGTATCGAACTCTTGGCTGATCAGCTTGTTCATTACGCAACCACATACGGTACTGGCTTCACTGCCGGAAATGGTTATGTCCCTAACCAGTCGCCAGATATAGAAATCCCGTATCAGTCGTTCAAGGTTATCATGCCTGCAACTGAAGAGGAAATCTATAACCGTTGTATTAAGATGCTTCAGTCAGGTATCGCTCTTGAATCTGAAACTCTTAATATCCTTATCGATTATATCGTCAAGGAAGATCGTTACGTCAAGTACGGTCTTGACATTGACACAATCAAGAACAAGGAAGCGGTCATTATGTTGATGGATATTACCAATGTATATGGTAAGGATCCGTTTAACATGCTCAGATACTTTGTCTTCAAGGCAACTGGTAAGGCAATGCTTATCAAGGACCGTCGTACCATTCAGACTATTAAAGAAAACGCTAGTAAGGTTGACTTTACTCGTCTTTCTGAAACTGAATGTAACATTTTGGCTTCTGTATTTTACAGATTTAAGCCATTGTTCCTTGCTTTCAAGCATACAGCAGGTGTTGAATCTGCAAAGGTTTTCCAGAACGAAGCATTCCGCAAGGCTGCTTCAAAGCTTAAGGCTGCAGTAGCTGGTAAGGCAACTAATGCGTCTGTTATTAACCATATCAGACGTTTGGCAGTTTCTGCTCATAAGCCGTTTAAGCCGGGATTCTGGGAAACTATTATCACAGAAGAAAAGCCATTGACTGAAGTTGCTGATCGTCTTGCAAAGGATAGCATCACCAACTTTAAGAAGATTACACTTATGCAAGCTATTCTTGCTAAGCTTCAGAATGCATCTGGAAAGATGTATGTAATCAGAAATGGTAAGATGTGGGTTCGTGAAGACACACCTAAGGTTTCTCAGAACATGAACACTTATCTTATGAGGGTTTATGGCATGCTCGAAGATTCTATTGTTAACTCAATCAAGGACAAGGCATGCACTGTTCGTTATCCGAAGAATGTGAACTTAACCGTTCCGACTTCTGAAAAGAACTTTATCGGAAACTATCCGTTCGGTACTTCTGTTGATATGGGTGATGACCATAACGTTATCGGTATTTATTGGCGTAACGAATGGGGAACTCGAGATTTCGACCTCCATTTGGCTGATATTAACGGTAATTCTTATGGTTGGAATGCTGCTTATAATGATAAGAACAACAAGGTTATCTTCTCTGGTGACATGACAAATGCCGAACCGGAAGCTACTGAATTGTTCTATATTAGCAAGGCATGCCCAGATGGTAAGGTATCTGTTTCTCAATTCTCTGGATCTCCGAAGTCTCAATTTAAGTTCTTCGTAGCACGTGAAAATCGTTCTAACATGAAGGACCGTGGCTATAGTTCATATAATGGTCGTGAATGTCCGATGTGTGATCCGAACAACATCAAGGCAGAATTCATTATTCCAGTTGATGGTGAACGTGATAAGCAGTGTGCATTGATCATCGATAATAAGGTTTATCTTATGGACCTTACTCAAGGCGGTGGTCGTGTTCCTAACCAGAAGTATGCTCAGGTATACATCGAAAATCTCAAGAATAAGTGCCGTTCCTTCGTGGACTTGAAGCCTATTCTTGAAAAGGCAGGTTTCACTTTCGTTGAAGATGGTGACGAAAAGACTGAAGTTGCACTTGATTTAACTCAGTTAAGCAAGGACACTTTAATCGATTTGTTCTCTACAGCAACAAAGTAAAATATAATAAAAGTTTCAAAACTTTTTAAGGGACCGGCTTCTGGCTTATCCCTTTTTTCTATATTTGAACAAAAAACTAAAGGAGTAATATGAAAATAACAATAGATGACAATAAGATTGTCTTTACAAGCGATTTACATTTAAACCATCGTAAGTTATGTACTAGCTACGAAGACCATTTCGATAGAACAAGAAAGTATGCAACAATTGATGAAATGAACGCAGATATTGAGAAGCAATGGAATGATGTTGTTGACGACGAGACTACTGTTTTCTTCCTTGGTGATTTCACCCTTGGAACTCCAGGTAGCAAGTTAGTAGACTTGTTTAGAGAGTATTACAGCAAGTTGCATTTCAAGCATATGTACTGGTTATTGGGAAATCATGACTATGAAATCTTCAAGAAGTTATCGAAGGTAATCGAGGAATTTCCAAAGGTTACTTTAGTTCGTGATAACCATATTTTGTTAACTCATAATGGTGTAAATTATCTTTTGCAGCATTATACCTATAATGATATAGATGATAAGGGTTATAAGGATTCTGATAATTCTGCATTAAATTATTATGATTCTGAAGGAACATTCATTACGTATCTTGTTCATGGTCATACACATGAATTCGCACAGACAACAAAGTGCAATCATAAAGGAGTAGAATTAGTGCAAAATAACGTTAACTGGGAATCTTATTACAGACCAGTAAGAATCCATGAGTTACAACCAAAAGACGATGGTAAGACATTGGTCATTGTTCGTGGTATTCCAGGTTCCGGCAAGTCTACTTTTGCAAAGAAGTTACTTGCTAGCTTGCAGTCCCAAGGACATAAGGCTAGCCATTTCGAATCTGATAATTTCTGGATTAATGAAGCTGGAGAATATAAGTTCAATCCTGCATTGTTAGGTGTTGCACATAACAAGTGCTTCAATGATGTATTCAATGCATTAAAGGGTGAAGATTCTTTTGTAATTGTTTCTAATACCTTCGTAAAGCATAAGGAATTAAAGCCTTATTTGAACGAAGCAGCAGCACATGGATATAACGTTTCAGTTTACCGTATGGCAAATGATTTCGGTTCTATCCATAATGTTCCAATGGAAACAATTAACAACATGAAGGAACATTTCGCTGACTTTGATGGCGAGACGATTGTTAGGGCTGACAACTAACAATTGTTTTGCTATATTTAACAAAAAAGGAATAACTTATGCATTATATATTCGGAAGCTGGTTTGACCCATTCACACATGCACATGAAGCAATTATCAAAGCTGTCAAGAAAAGAATGAGAGCTGGCGATAAACTTCACATTCTTGTTACAGATAATGACGAAAAGACCAATCGCACACCCGCAGGTGCACGTAAGCAGATGGTCAAAGTCGCATTAGCATCTAAGAATGTTGATTACGATATTGATATTCAAACTAACAGAATGTATGAATATCTTTGGGTTAATTATCGTCAAGTTGACCCGAATGAAATTACTATCGTTATTGGCGATGATGAATGGAAGAGTCTCGTTGCTGGTAAGTGGTTATATAGTAACCGTTTACTGAATACTTATAAGTTCCTCGTCTTCGCAAGAGACGCAGCTGTTGCTTATAAGCAAGCAAATTGCACTATTGTTGACAATCTCAAGACTGAAGGTATTTCTAGCAGTGCTGTTAGAGAAATCTTTAGAGTTAATCCAGAATGTCACTATAAGGATGTTCAGAAGTATATTAGTAAGGTTGTATTCAATTTTATTCGTCATGAAGGTGAAATTGATGCAAAGAATAATATTATTTCTACATGTCTTTATAACCAGAATCCGACAAATTATGCGGATTTGGAAAAGAAGTGGGTTGAAAACTACAAGAAACAGGGCTGGGGAGCATTCGCAAACACTGTTGATGTTTGTGCAATTTCTGGCGATGAAGTTATGTTGATTCGTAGAAAGAAACCTCCTTTCATGGGTCATTGGTGCACTCCTGGTGGATTCTTTAATCATTCTGCATTTAAGAATAAGGAAACTGGTGAAATGGAAAAGCCAGATGCAAGTCTTGAACATGCAGCTCAGAGAGAATTTAGGGAAGAAGCTGGACTTGACATTCCAGTTGAAAAGTTTACTCAGATTAAAACATATAGTCATATGTTTGACCCGAGACTCCGCATTATTGATACAGCATTTGTTGTTCATGTTCCTGGTAAGGACAAGAAGAAGGCAGTTGCTGGTGATGATGCTGCAGATGTAGGCTGGTTTAAGCTTGATAATTTACCAAAACTTGGTTTCCACCATGGCATGATTATCGAAGATGCTTTAAAACAGTAATAAATAATTAATATGGAAAATGAAAAACCAAAGCCTCAATTAGGTGAAATGATTTCTATGTTTCCTGCTGAAGAATTAAAACGTGCAATGCTACATCTTGACCGTTTTGATACTGAAGTAGTTACAGATGAAAAAATTCATGCAGCTGAGGCAGAAAGACAACTAGAAGAAAAATCAGAAGAAATTATAGCCGATAATCTCTAAACTCTGTATTTTTTGTAAAGAATGAGAGATTAATTCTCTCATTTTTTATTATAAATAATATAAAGTAAATTTTAAGGAGATTATATGAGCTTGCTCACTATCAGAAAAAAGAGATATATTACTGAAATGGCTAAGAACGCACAACGTCGTGTTTTTGATAAACTTACACCAGAAAAGCAGCAGATGTTCCTTACTGCAAAGGCAATCAATGAAGTTATCACAGATCGTGATTCAACTGCCACCGCAATGGCTAAGTTAAAGAGATTCATTGAAGTTAACCGCTTTGATTGGGATGCTTATGTTGCATTAATTAGAAGTAAGCTCAATATTGATCTTACATCAACAAGCTGGTATGATTTTAAGCGTAAGTTTACAGAAAGTGCATATTATAAGCTTTATACTAGAATTGGTAGAGCTATCGAACATAACAAAGACGATATTGATAGAAACTACTATGACCGTGGCATTAAGTTCCACAACCAGATTTCCAGAAATAATGTTCAGTTAGCTGACGCTTATAACGAACTTGATATGGCTGATTTCGTCGAATGGTTTAAGAACAACGAAGAAGAAGCTAAGGACAGATTCGGTGCTAACTCTTATAGACAGCTTAGCCGTGACTTGGCTCGTTGGATTATGCCGGATTACTCTGGTTCTGCTACAGAACTTAGTGATGCTTGGAATGACTGGGTTCGTGCTTATAAGAGAGACGAACTTAACCGTGTTCCAGAAGAAGATCGTGCTAAGATGGACGAAACCGTTGCTTACAAGTTGGCATTGTTCATTAACGACTTCCCAGAAGACGCAATGAGATTGTTAGCAAACAACGATGCAGAATATATGGAACAGAGCGTTAAGAAGACTATTAAGGATAGCTTAGGTGCTGCTAACTTCCCGACTGCTGCTGAATGCCGTTCATTCTTGAACTCTGATGCTCAGACTTATGCTGCTCAGATTAATGAAATCATTGACGGTGAAATTCCGAATACAATCGAAATTCCAAGACGTGATAATGATCCATTTAAGTTGAAGGCTAAGCAAATTGTTAAGAAGTACTTCACTGATAATCCAAGACTTATCCGTAACGGTGGTGTCGTTGGTGACGCAATCGGTGCTGCAAGTGTTGAAATTGTCCGTGCTATTTGTCAGCATGCCTTAACTCGTTTGAACACTCGCTATAAGACTGATACAGATAAGCCGTTCGTAGCACATAACCTTCAGGAATTCTACGATACTTATAAGCCAGTCTTCAAGCTCGGTTTGACTAAGGAATGTCTCGAACAGGTATTTGAAGAATTCGCTAAGAACTTCAAAGAAAACGCTTAATAAATTTCAGCAATTAACAATAACGGGTTTACAAAACCCGTTATTTTTTTATATTTGATTTATATGAGTATAATAAATCAAACAAACTTAATCACAGATTATATTAATTTTATTTCAACCGCGAAGACTGAACGTCTTTGTGTCGATGAAGCTGAACGTCTTGCTATTCTTGCTGGTTTTAGGCAATATAAACATACTTCTGGTATTTTGTTGCCAGGTGAAAAGGTTTATTTCAAGAATAAAAATAAGAATTTTGCAGCATTTATTGTTGGTAAGGCAAACATAGCAGTAAACATTCTCGGTGCTCATATTGATGCTCCTAGAATCGACGTCAAGCAAAAGCCACTTTATGAATCAGATGGAATTGCTTACTTTGATACACAATATTATGGTGGTATCAAGAAGTATCAATGGACAACTACTCCGCTTGCTATTCATGGTGTTATTTGCACTATTGACGGTAACACTGTAAAGGTTTCTATTGGTGAAGATCCGAATGATCCGATTTTCTGTATTTGTGACCTTCTTCCTCACCTTGATAAGAAACTTGCAGAAAAGAAAGCAAGTGATTTCATTAATGGTGAAAAGCTCGATATTCTCGTAGCAACGACTGAAATCGAAACTGAAGATAAGGATAAGAAAAAGGTTAAGGAATGGGTTTTACAGTTCCTTAAGGAAAAATATGGAGTTGAAGAAGAAGATTTAGTTTCTGCAGAACTTGAAATTGTTCCTGCAGGTAAAGCAAGATATTCTGGCTTTGATAAGTCCTTGATTGCTGGTTATGGTCAAGATGATAGAGTTTGCGCATTTACCTCATTAATGGCTGTTCTGTCGCTCCAGGAGCTTCCAGAAGTCACATCTGGTGTTGTATTAGTAGATAAGGAAGAAATTGGTTCTTGCTGTGCTACAGGAGCAAAATCGAGATGGTTTGAAGACGTATTACGTTGTGTCTTGAGACCGAAGGATGAAGTTGAATTTGCTACATACTTAGCACGTTCTCGTATGCTTTCTTCTGACGTTACTGCAGCTTATGACCCACTTTATGCAGACGCTTATGATAAGAAATCTTCTGCTAAGTTAAATGGTGGTATTATGTTCTCTAAGTATAATGGAGGTCGTGGTAAGTCTGGTGGTGCTGACGCAAATCCTGAATTTATTGCTTATATCCGAAAGGTTATGAAGGATGCAGGAGTTAAGTATCAGTTTGATTCTCTTGGCAAGGTCGATGTTGGTGGCGGTGGAACAATCGCAAGTATGGTTTGTGAATTGAATATCAATGTTCTTGATGCAGGTGTTCCAATTCTGAATATGCACTCTCCATTAGAACTTGCCCATGTAAATGACATTTATAACGCTTACTTAGGTTATACCGCATTTATTAAGACATTCTAAAATAAAAAGACGGCAATTACTTGCCGCCTTTCTTTTATTAATTGAGATTATTAGACTCTATCAACACCTGTTACAGCGAATACACCAGTTGCGTATGCATTATCGATGTCTTCTGGGTTTTCAACCTTGTTCTTAGCATCTTCAGCAGTTGCTGCAGGAACAATAACAGTTCTCTGAATTCTACTATCACGACCGTTTTCATCAGCTAATGTATAGTGAACTCTCCAACGAGGTGTTCTGCTAACACGACGTGCTCCAGTAGTCTGTGGACGTCTACGACCTCTCTGAACAACTGGTTCATCATATTCGTAAGTTTCGTCTTCGATTTCATCACGGTTTCCAGTATTATCGAATTCATAAACAGAATCTTCTGGATGTTCAGAATTAACGAACGGGAATGTATCTTCAAGTTCGACCTGAGCGAACTGAGCAATTTCTTCCTTGATTTCTGCAGGCATCTTGATAACGATATGATATTCTTGCTTTGTAGCACCATCTTCTTCGACATCAACAACTGCTGCATCAACATTACACATTGCATACTTACCTTCATCATCTTCGTAAGCAAGACGTAACTTATCCTTGATTGCAGAAATAATTTCATCAACTTCTGCCTTGGATTCATCGTCGCCAGTAACATCGATATTAATCTTGATTGTTGCAGCTGGGAATGCATAGTGGTCAGTATAATTACGGTTAACTGTTCTCATACGGTGACGAGTGACACGACGGGTAGTAACAGTTTCCGGAGTTTCTTCGAATTCACGATGAGTAATCATGTCTTCTGGTTCTGGGTTTTCACGACGTTGACGTTCGCGTTCTGCTGCAGCTTCACGTTCACGACGTTCACGTTCTGCTTCTGCTGCACGACGTTCAGCTTCAGCACGTTCTGCACGACGCTGCTCAGCTTCTTCTGGTGTCAAGTCAGCAGTTTCACCGATTGCTGCATGACCGAAGATTTCAACAATTGTATCTTGGTCAAGGTCTGGGTTCTTTTCATGAATGAACTGATACCAGTTATCATCCTGAAGAAGTTCCATTTCCTTTCTAACAGTTCTCATATTTCTGGTAGCATTCGGACGATCTGCAATCAATTCCAAAATATGTTCGAACTTGCCATAGTAATCAGCACGTTTTGCAGGTGTCATGTAACCACCCTTAATACGTTGACCACCGAGTGTTCTTGGCTTAGACTTAGCAGAAGCATAAGTTTCCATGGTTCTCTGGATAAACAACTTATCAGTATCGTCTAATCCGATATTATCATACCATGCTTCCAAAAGTAACTGTGCATCTTCATTAAGTGCATAGCCATGTTTCTTTAAATATCTGACAGCTTCACCAAAATTCAATTCTTCCTCCGGTTCGAGATCATCTGCGACATAATTTTCATCGTCTTCGAAGTTATCTAAATCAGATTCATCATAAGCGATGTTATCATCGCCATCTAATGCATCAATATTTTCTTCATCATCGATATATTCAGCATCTTCACCTTCATCATCGACAACTTCTTCGAAATCTTCTGTATTTTCCGGAACACTTGCTAAAGTATCGTGTAATTCCTCAACAGCTTCTGTCGGGTCAAGTTCACGTTCGTAATAACTCTTGACCAATTCTTCAGCGTCTTCATCCATGGCGAGAATTTCGTCAAAAGATGCTTCATCTGGATCATCAGTTGTATAGTTATCTGCCCACAAGTCGCTCAATTTGGCCTTATACTCTTCGAGAGAGCCAAATGCAGCATTTTCCTTGATAAAATACATATTCTTTGATTTTAATAGCTTTTTTGCTTCGTTAAAAGTCATAATTCCTCTCAATTAATTTTCTTTATATTATTTATAATAAAAAACCAGCCGTTACTGACTGGTTTTTCAAAATCTGTATATTATATATTAGATAAGGTCTCTAATATTGCCGCCGTTTCTTAAAAAGTCAGAAACACTGCTAATACCGTGACGTCTCATCATATCTGTAACACGTTTTGGACCTGTTCTTCTTGTTCCCATAGCGGAAGAAGTGCGAGCAGCTTGAGTAATTCCTTCACGTCTGTCTCTTGCAGCACCATTTGATGCTTCATACTTATCATAATTATCAGTTAACCATTCGATAAGTTCAGAAACACCAGCATCATTTGTCTTCTTTGTTCTATAGAATTCATGAGCATTTAACAAGATAAACTTCTTGGTTCCGTCATCAAGTGTCTTGATAAAGCCCTTTGCTTGGCTATTATCAGTAACACTAATAGTTCCATCACTATTAATTCTTAATTCGAACTGATAAGCACCACCCTTACCTCTACGAATAAGCTGAATTTTATTTGCAGAACGAGAACCTGTCGGAGTTGCTATATAAATATCTCCCATAATATCACGAATTTCTGCACAAATTCTATTGGTAATTCTATTATTATATGCTTCATCAGCCTTTTCGGTCATAATAAAGCTACGGAATGTTGATGATCCCTTAGCCTTATTGCGATCGTCGTAATTCTCGACATCACCCAAATCTAATGCTTCGTTTAAAAAATCTATCATAAAATCCTCAAATTTTTTATCATTTTATATTATTTATAGTTTACAGAACTAATTATTTTTGCTATATTTAAATCGAAAAAATAAGGTATTTTTATGAGTAATATTATAACTAGTTATATAAATGGCAATCATCGTACTACTATTTATACTGACGGTACGAAGGTCAAAGAGACTGGTTACTACGTAAACGAACCAGGATCTAAAGGAACTCGTGTCAACCGTTGGGTTGAGACAGATTCTGAAAATTTCATTTATGAAGCGCCAGAAAATATAACTATAAAAATTACAGACTTTTGTAATGCAGGTTGTCAGTTCTGTTCTGAAGGAAGTAATAGTGCAACAAAGCATGCTGATTTGTCAAAGCTGTTGCCTATGATTAATTCTTTCTATCCTGGACTTGAAGTTAATATTACTGGTGGAAATCCTTTGGCACATCCAGAACTTATAACTATTCTGGGAATTCTCAAGGCAAGACAAATCATCGTTAACCTTAATATTAATCAGATTCATATCAAAGAAAATAAAGACCTTATTAAGAAATTAATCGATGAAGAACTCATTTATGGCCTTGGAATTACATTGCATGACGCACATTGTAAGGAAGATTTTAAATTCATAGACAAACTTGGTGATAGGGTCGTTATTCATGTAATCGCTGGTATTCTTAATAGGCATGATCTTCCTGCTTTACAGGGAAGAAGGGTTCTGATTCAAGGATTTAAGAATACTGGTCGAGGAAAGATTCTTTTTGAAAAGTATAAGAAAGAAATCGAAAAGAATATTTCCTGGTTACAGAAGAAAATTCCGGCATTGCATAGCATGTGCAAGATTATAAACTTTGATATTCTTGGTTTTAAACAGATTAATCCTGCAAGAGTATTACATTTGTTTGATGTTCCATCAGATTCAATTTATAATATTGACGGAATTAAGAAACGAGATACAGTAGGCAATATTATCGTTCCTGACCTTTATATAGACATGCCTAATATGGAAGTAAGTATTTCGGTCGATATGCCTAAAGAAAATTTCCATAAAATAACTGGACACGAAACAATTTCTGAACTTTTAAACATTTCTACTCTATGATAGATGAAGTATATTTAGATATGGACGGTGTATTAACCAACTGGGATTACCAGATTGATTTTTACAACGCTCGAAAACCTACGGGAAAAGCGAATTGGGATAAAGTATGTAAGATTGGTGCTAAATTCTGGATTGATATGCCTTGGCTTCTTGAAGGTCATGATCTTTATCTAGGCATTCTTGAATTACAGAAGAAGTATAATTTTAAACTTGGTGTTCTATCCGCTATTTTCTCTAAGTCTGGTAAACGAGGAAAACGATATTGGCTTGAATGTAACTGTCCTGAAATAGATCAGGCAAATATTATTATTTGCGATAAGTCTTTTAATAAGGTTGAACATGCGAAACCAAATCGTTTATTAATCGATGACAAACCAGAAAATTGTGCTGATTTTGTTGGGGCTGGGAGTAACGCTATCCTTTTCACGACATATAAGGAAGTATTACATAAACTAGAAGAAAAACTAAAGGCATAAATATAATATGAGTAAATTAATTTTTATTATGTTATTTTTGGTTAGTTTTGCTTTTGCAAAACCATTGGTATTAGAAATTTGTAATCCGAATTTTTGTTATGAACAAATAATTCCAGATGCAAAGAAATGGGAATATAAACACGACTTTACTGGTAAGAAATTTGTCAGAGTCTATTTTTATGATTCCAGGAAACTCTTAGATATTAAAGCAGATGGATTAACTGTCAAGCAAAAGAAAATCTAATACGAAAAAGTAAAAATAAAAATTATATATAAGACAGAGGAAACAAATGTTTATTAATAATACTTACAACTATTCATCATACAGCAAATCGTCACCGCGGTTTGTGGTTGTTAGTATATTGTAAATAATTTTTTACCACATTTAACAATTAAGGACCGCTTACAAAAGTGGTCTGTTTTTTTATATTTGAAGGAGATTTTACCATGTTTACAGACGAAGAATTAGTAACCCTCACATGGGAAGAAATTTTTAAATTTTTAACATTAGTATTTTAATGGAGAATAACAAATGAGAACTATAACTCAAACACACACTGGCATGATTGTCTCGGACACAGACCTCAACTTGGAGTATCTTTACGTAGGCGATTATGGTAAAGAAAATAACATTAAGGCAGATTTCTTAGGCTATACCAAAAGAATCGAAAAGGTCGTTCACAAACCCGTCGATGTAGCGGATAAGCTTGTCGTTACGGTTTCTACCCAGAAGGGTTGTCTTGAATCCTGTAAGTTCTGTGACTGTCCTAAGTTCGGCTTCAAGGGAAATGTCCCCTACTTTGAATTGATGTCCGAAATTGTTAATGGTATCGCATTCTCTAAGATCACTCAAGGTGAAAGACTCAATGTCCACTTTGCAAGAATGGGCGAACCTACTTGGAATCCAAACGTAATTAAGGTCGCTCGTGATATTGGTAATATTTCCAATAACTGGTTCAAGGAATATCATCCTGTCGTTTCTACCATGCTTCCGAATAACAATAAGAAGCTTGAAGCATTCCTCCAAGACTGGTGTGCTCTTGGTTACGATGCAAAGTGGAATGGTGGTATTGGTCTTCAGTTCTCTATCAATACCCTTGATGAAGCTGATAGAAACGACATGTTTAATAACCAGTCGTTAAGCTTGCAGGAAATCTCGGATTTGGCAAAGCGTCTTCCGCCTCCTGCTGGTAGAAAGTATACTCTGAACTTTGCAGCAACTGGCAAGTGCAATCTTGACCCTGCTCTCATGGACAAGTATTTCGACAAGGATCGTTTCATTGTCAAGATTACTCCTATCCATGCAACAGAAGCTGCAGCAGTAAATAACTTCACTACTGAATTTGATTTTGACGTTTACGAAAAGTTCGAAAAGCCGCTCGTTGATGCAGGTTGGCAGGTTATCGTTTTCATTCCGTCGCATGAAGAAGACGCAGACCGTATTACTTGTGGTAACTCGTTGATTGCACTTGAGGCAGAAAAGTAATGAATATTTTGATGGTAAATGGTAGTCCACACCGAGATGGTTGTACTGCCAGGGCATTGCATGAAGTCGAAGAAGAATTTAAAATTCTCGGCGATAATGTAATCGATAATATGTGGTTAGGTCCACAGATGAATGGTTGCATTTGTTGCAATGTCTGTAAAGATAAAAAGCTTGGTCATTGCGTTTTTGATAACGATTTAGTTAATCGCTTTATTGAAAAAGCACAGAATGCCGATGGTTTTATCTTTGCATCGCCAGTTTATTATGCTGGAATTACTGGTCAACTTGCCAATTTTATGTCTCGTGTATTTTATTCTGCCGCAAATGTTATGCGTAATAAGTATGCAGCAGGAATAACAGTTTCGAGACGTGCAGGTAATGAACTAGCATTTGCTCATCTTAATTCTTATTTTCTTATGCATTCCATGACTGTCGTAGGAAGTCAGTATTGGAATGAAGTGCATGGAGATTTCCCGGAAGAACTCGAACATGACAAAGAAGGTTTACAATGTATGCGAAGATTGGCATATAACATGCATGTCGCAGTTCATGGACCTGACAAACCTTTTGAAGAAAAACGAATTCATACGAATTTTATTTCAAGAGAATTTTTAAAGCTTTATAAGGAAGCTGAAAATAAATAAACATATTTACAAACACAAAAAAATTTACTAAATTTAAAAATAAAAAGAGAGGATATAACAATGGCAAAACTCGGCTTATTAGTTGATGCACAGGTAGACTTTATTACTGGTGCTCTCGCAAACCCATTCGCACAGGCGAAGGTTCCTAATATTGTTAACAAGATTAAGCACTGGGATGGTGCTATCATTGCAACACATGATACTCACTTTAACAAGATGCAGGTTACTACTGGTTGGCCTCCAATGGAAGGCAAGCCGTATGAGGAAACATTGGAAGGTCAGAAGCTTCCAGTTCCGCACTGCATTAAGCTGACCGATGGTTGGGAAATTGAAAAGACTATTCTTGATGAACTTCAGAAGAAGAACCAAGATGGTAAGCACAATTTCTATTCTGTCGATAAGTATACATTCGGTAAGCTCGATCTTCCTGAATATATCAGAAATCTCGGTATTGAATTCGACGAAATTGAAATTTGGGGTTTCGTAAGCACGATTTGTGTTCTTGCGAACGCAGTTATTCTCAGAGCTGCATTCCCGAATATGAAGATTACGGTCGATGCAAGCTGCATTGCTGATTTGGATGAAGAAGGTCAGAAGGCTGCAATTCTCTGTCTCCAGCGTCAACAGATTGATGTAATCAATGCCTAATATTCCAGACAGATATAATATAGAAGGTCTTAATGACCTTGCAGATGTATGGCAAGATCTGCTTGCTGTTGCCGATGGCGCGACAGAAAAGCAGATTTATGCACTGGCTGAAGATGTAGTGAGAAAATTACATAAACCTGTTACAAAAGAAAACGTAGATATTGTGATCAGAACATTAGGTTCTCAAATCAAAATCAATATTAAGGAATAACCATTTTTTGGAGATTAAAATGAAATTCTTTCTAAAACTTTTCCCACCTGATTTAAAAGTTATGGCAGATATTAGCAAGTTTCTTGCTTCTGGCCGTTATGATGAATGCATTACTTATATTAAAGCAGTAGACCAAAATAATTTAAAAAAGTCACTTAATTATTATATTGTTACATCAGAAAAACTTGTTAATGAATTCATGATGCACCGTTACAAAATGATGAACGATATGCACGAAATGATTTTCAAGGAAAGATCAAAATACTTCAATCAAACTCGTTATAACAAATGTGTTAATGCAGCAAATGAAGATGACAAACCACTGAACTATTATGTTCAAAAACTTAAATATGGTTTTTAATAATATTTAAAAAGGATTGGTTTTATCCAATCCTTTTTTATTTTCATGTTAATAAATTACCATTCAGGTTCACGAGGATCTTCTGGTTCAGGAATTCGTTTTGTACCATAAGACATTTCAACAACTTCAAAATATTCAGCGTTTTCTATGCCTTCTGGATTTTTATTATAAGTATCAGATATATCTTGTTTCTTTCCATTGACAACAGCATATATTAAAGTTTCGCCATCATCCCATGGACATCCACAATCATCTACATCATTTGCAATGTCATAAGAAATATCTTCACAGTCAGTTACTTCATCAAATGTTGGAAGATGATCAAATATAAAAGCAACAGCGCATTCATATTTAATATATTCTCCATCGTCAGAAATATCATAATTAACTTCGACCTTTTTATCAGGATAATTTGTTTTTAAATATTTTTCAACCTCGGTAGCATAATTTGAACAATCACTTTCTTCACTACTAGCATCATAACCATCTTCTGCATAGTAATCCGGGTCATAAAATTCAGGTCTTGTTGACGGATCAACGAAATCACCCTTTCTTTCTACGATAAAGCCATGTCTTTTAAGAAATTGCTTTGCTTCATTAAGATTCATACCTAATCCTCTATTAAATTCTGTATTTTCTTTGGTTTCTCGGAACTCTAAGAAACCGTAATTTATATTATTTATATTAAAAGCATTTACAAATACATTTTATTTTGCTATATTTTAGTCAAATTTAAAAAAGGATATTAAAATGGAACTTTCTCAAAAAGAAATTGACGAAATTAAGAATTATAAACCGATTGATGAAGAAAAGTATATCATCAATTATTTGAGTGATACTGACATTTATAAGGTCAGTATGACACAATGTTTACTTCATAAGCGTCCAAATGAATGGGCTAAGTGGAAGTGGAAGCTTCGCTCTAAGGATGTTCATTTGGGTTATTTGGTTGATGCAGTTAACCGTGAAGTTGATCATCTTTGTACTCTTAGATGGCAACCGTTTGAACTTGATGCATTGTCCAAGATTTATTACATTAAGCCTGACTATGTTGACTGGCTAGAAGACTTCCGTTTAAAGAGAAAGTATATCAAGATTACTCGTCGTGGTGACGATCTTGAAATTGAAGCAGAAGGTCCTCAGCTCAAGGTTACTTGGTTTGAAATCTATGTGATGGAAATCATCCAGGAACTTTATCTCCGTCAGTTTGAATTTGATTTTGAAAAGGCAAAGCAAAATCTTAAGGAAGCAGTTGATAAGTTTAATGCTGCAATCGATTCTGGCTTGAAGTTCGGTTTTGCTGACTTTGGTGCTCGCCGTAGACATTCTTTCGCTTGGCAGGACTATGCAGTTGGTTATATGGCTAAGAACTGTAAGTGCTTTGTCGGAACTTCTAACCTTTATTTCGCCATTAAATATGGTGTAAAGGCAATTGGAACGTTTGCACATGAAATGTATGCATTGTTCCAGGGTCTTGATGATGTTCCTATTCGTCAGTCTCAGAAGGCTGTATTTGATGCATGGACCCAGGAATATCGTGGCGATCTTGGTATTGCATTGTCTGATAACTTTGGTTTCATCCCGTTCCTTCGTGACTTTGATAAGTTCTATGCAAAGTTGTTCGACGGATGTCGTCATGACTCTGGTGACCCGATTGTCTGGGGTGAAATGTTGATTGCCCATTATAAGGCACTCGGTATTGACCCGACTACTAAGACTGGTTGCTGGTCTGACTCTCTCGATGTTGATAAGGCTATCAAGATTGCACAGCATTTCAATGGTCGTATCAAGATCAGCTTCGGTATCGGTACTTATTTCATGGCAAATCTTGTAACTGAGACTGCTGGTATTAAGCCGCTTTCCATGGTCATGAAGGTTGTTAAGGTTAATGGTAGAGATGTCGTTAAGCTTAGCGATTGCCCTGAAAAGAATATGTGCGAATCTCCGGCATACGTTGAATACGTTAAGAGCGTATTTGAGTATATTCCGCTTGACCAGTGGAAGGGTGGAATGGTCGTGATTAAAACACCGTAGTCTGCAAAAATATTCATCAGATAAAAATTAAAAAGAACCATTTACAAAAGTGGTTCTTTTTTCTATATTATATTCAGTAAAACATAAAAAAGGATAAAAAATGCTCAAATTACTTCTAATCTACATTGCCTCATACATCGGCTGTCGTTTACTCATTCGGTTCTTAAAAAGCCAGAAAATGATTGATGTTAAGGATGACCCTAAGGTTGCCTGCGTTCTTATCGCTCCGCTGATGTTTGTCGGTTTAATTGTCAATACAATCTTTGCTTATATTTGTAAATGGTCTACCAGAAAGAAAAGGGAAGACGAATTTGTAAACAAGTATAACAAGAAATTGCCAGAAGTATGGTATAAGCTCAATCGGTTCCTTGGAACTGGTAAGCCATCTATTCTTGATAATGCTTCTACATTTGATAAAGAATATGATAAGTATATCGATGAACAGGATTTATTTAGTGATTTCAGACCTGCTTATGATAAGGTAAAGGTTGTTAAAACTGTAGCTACTGATAATGGTCCTAAAGATGTTCTGACAAGCTATCATGAAGCTATGGATCTTGTTAGTCAGATTGCTAGACAGACACAGCAACCTATTATTACTGCTACTCAAAGACCAACAGGTTCTCGATATCGTTTAACTCCAAGAAGAACTGATACTATCAGAAAAACAAATGATCCTATTAATGAAGTATTCATTTCTCTCATGAAAGAAAAGTGCAGAGGTTACTAATGCGAGATCCAAATCGTCTTTACGATTTTTATCAAAAACTTCAAACTGTCCATATAACCCATTTCCCTGATTGGCGTTTTGGACAGTTTATGTTCAATTTCTTCGGTTGGTATGGGCAAGATCCATTCTTTTTAGAAGAAGATAAATTCTTAGAACTTCTTGACAAATTTGTCAAAGGAGAAAATCCATAATGTTTAAATTACTCAAAGATACTGGTAAATCAATTATTGACGCTAGTTATAATGAATTTTCATATGCTTTAACAGTTTTATCTGTCCTGTGTATTGTTATTTTTAGCGTTATTACTGGCGTTGGTTATTTTGCTACAACTCCAGAAGAAATGGGTAATCTTTCACTTGTTGCTCCACCAGGTGCTAAAGTTTGGTTAATCGGACTTATCATGGTAATAATTTCTATTATTTTCGGCGTTTTCACATTATTTGCTGATTCACAGTATACAAGTAATGACGACCGAAGATTCTTAGTTGCTGGATATTTTTGGGTATTTGCTACTTGCAGTGGTGCATTGCTTATGGTAGCACCGTTTATTCTTCTTTATGATTTCACTAGGTATTTATTCTATGCAGTTAATTTCTGTCTTGAACATTTTTTTATGTTATTCGCACCAAGAAAAACAAAAGAAAAAATGATTGTTTGGGAAAAAACAGAAAAAGAAATGATAAGTACTTATAACAACTTTCTTAAAAACTAAACCATAGGAGCATATCAATGCTTATAAAAGTCATCTCTGAACTAGTGATAGTATTCTGTATTGTATTAGCAATCATGGGAATACCATCACAAACTATAACAAAAACAGTAAAAGAACCAGTAAAAGAAACACATTGTTGGTGTGGAGGAATTCCAGAAACACACAAGTATCTTAATGCTAAATATCATTTGAGTACATATGATATTGAACAGATTGATACTAAATACTATGCACCAAAAATGATTGAATATCAAGATACTAATCCAACTATTTTACAGTGGATTAATAGACTTTTAATCGTTGCTGCTTATCTGTTTTTGGTCGGAATTATAAGTGCTATTGTATCGTCAAATTCTAGTAGTTATTGGTATTATATTTTACCGATAATAGATACATTAACTTTTATTTTCATGTTCCCAAAAAACCATAAAGAGAAAAAGATTGAAGCAATGACTAACATTAATGATAGAGTTAGTAGAATACTTCCTAACGTTATCAGTAATCTTAACGACCATTTAAGGAGAAACTAAACCATGAGAACAAAAAATCATAGATTAAATTATGATGATTGCTATGCAGTAACATCGATTGTCGGAGCAGTTCTTTTCGTTGCATTATTAATAACTTACTTTGCTATGGATGTCAAATTTAATAAAGCAAATCATAATATCATGGTTGAAAAACGTGCTAAGTTATATGAACAAAGTATTCTGGAATACAAAGGTCATTTAGCTGCAGAAAACACTCGTTCATCATATACGCCACGATCAAAGCAATGTTGTAAAGCAATTCCTAATAAACCGCTTCCAATGTCTGCCGTTCCAATGGTATTTAAATAAGGAGAATATATGAAGAAGTTTTTATCTGATTACTTTTTTAAAGGTCAAGAATGGTGGGTTGGAGTTATTTCGATTGAAGTAATTTTCCAAGTCGTTGCAGCAATTTACCTCCTTGTTAATGGTTTTGGTAATTTACAACGAAATGCATGGCAAAGCACTATCGTTATGCACAATTTTTTGCATGAACATTGGTGGGCTATTGTATTACCTATTATTCTGTTTATTGTTGGTGATATCTGTTTAATGTTTGCAATAGACAAACATAGAGATTATTATTATAATCACGATGAAAAATCATATTTTGAAAGTATTTTCTATCTTGGTTGTAATATCTTGTTTGGTGGAAGTATTTTATTTGCACCTATTGCAATTATATTAGTTATTGTTACGAATTCTGCAAGATTCTTCGCTTTCTTGTGTGAATGTGCTATAGCATTCCATAATAAACTATCTGTTAGTAATATGCTTAACAGTTATAGGAAGAAATCTCCAGAAAAATACAAGAAAACTATTATTGACGAATATAATAAACTAGTGGGGACAGAACCATGGTAAGAAAAATTAATAAGGCACTTTTAAATGGAGATGCTTGGGGCGAATGGTATATGTGTTTGCTTCAAAGCGTTGCAATAATATTTTGTTGTTTCATGGTAGTCATGTCAATCGCCGGTATTTTGGAATCAAATACAAATATTATTCAAAATAATTTTTGGTTTTATTTCAAAAGAAACGGAATGATATGGCCATATGTAACAATATTATGTTCTTGTGCATTTTCTTTTCTTATGATGGCTATTACTGCTGATAATTATAATGATTGGAGTTGGGAATATAAAGAAAAACAGAAATTATTAAGAGATGATACAGATTATAGACCAGTCGATGATTGGCAAACTATTAAAGATGGAACTGCAGCATCTATTAAACTTAGAATTTGTTACTGGAGTTTTTTAATTTTATCATTTGCCATTATTCCGGGCTTAATCGTTTTGGGAGTAGTTTCTTCTATTATTGGTATATTCCATCTTTGTGGTCATTTTATTGATTACCTTGCAAGTAAGACAATTTATAAACCAAAAACTCCTGAACGAGGAATGATTAATGAATTTAATAAATTACTAGATGATTGATAGAGAAATATTAGGAGTTAGTATGGGTTATCCACCTTGTCCAGTTCCACCTCCGCCACAACCTAAAAAACCAAAATATAAAGGTTATCCGCAGGTGGAATGTATTAATGGCGAAAAATATTATACTTATAAAGGTTTAGTTCATACTGGAAAAGGTTATTTCAAAGTAACCAGACGTGATGAAGGTGAAAGTATTTTTAAGAATCTTTTGCCTTTATTGCTTAATGAGTATAATGAACTATTGAAACCACATGATTATCCAATTATCGGTTATGCTAATTTTTTTGATGTTAAAATTCCAGTAACAACTGAAATAGAAAAATCATTTATTAAAACCGCAGCTGAAAGTCTTATGTGGCATATCAATCGACTTCCAGAATATAAAGTTGGAACGTATATAAGCTCAGTTGTTAATACTATTCATAAATTAAAAGCATCAGAAATCGAATGGTTAAATAAACATATTGTCTATAAGTTAGATAATGAAAATACATGTCTTAATATAGACGGTTATTTTTATTCGTAATTTGGAGAATATATGGGTCCAGGAACAGCATTACCACCAATACCTAGAGAAGATCATCCAGTAAGGGCTGCTTGCTTGTGCAATATTATTAAATATAGTACAAAAGAAAAGCCGGTAGATGAAACTCTTTTTAGTACAGTATTAGAAAATACTATTGAAGACTTTAATGATTATTTAAAGGAACGTGAACATCCGGTTATTGGAACCATAGATTTCTACGGTAATACAATTCAATATTCATCTGAAGAAGAACTAGAATATATTAAAGAGTTTTCGGAACGATTTGATGCTCGAACCGCACCGATAGTTGAATATTGCCATAGTACTCGCGGATGTTGCATTCCAGAAGTATATAATGCATTAACTGATATAAAAAATGATGAGATTAAGCGTCTCAACAAGCACCTTAAATATAAAGTAGATCCCACTAAGGTTGCCTGCATAAAATTTTTATAATCAGGGGGTTTACAAGTGCGATAATAATTACTATATTATGCACATAAACAAAAAACAATAAAACAATTCAACAATTAACATAAGGAAACAAAACTATGTCTTTCAATATCTTCAAAATCTTCGCTCACAAGGCTCAGCGTGGTCTCGAAGGCCTCATCTCCACCAAGGATAAGATTGAGGAAATCCGTTATCAGTATAATAAGAATGCCGCTCAGTATATCAAGTCGGCTGAAGATATGCTGGTCAACGCTAAGGAACTCAAGGCCAAGTTCGAGGAACTCGACGAAAAGACCGCTACTAGCAAGCGTGTCTACGAATCTCTCATCGCTGCTGACAAGCTCGATGAAGCTAAGATTAAGTATATTGTTTACAAGGGCATGAAGACTGCTCGTGACACTATCGAAACTGCTTGGCAGAACACAGAAAAGCAGTGTGTCCAGGTTCGCGACACTCTCAAGAACATCGACACCAACAAGGCTCTCATCGAAGCTAAGCTCACTGCTCTCCAGGTCCAGATCGATACACTCAAGATGTGCGATCGCAACAAGATTGGCGATTTCGGTATCGATTGCAACGCTATGATTGCTGAAATCGAAAGCGAAGTCAAGACCACTCAGTTCCACATCGAAGCTAAGCAGGAAATTGCCGAAATCACCGGTAAGGGTGGTAAGGGCACTCAGACTATCGAAACTGTCGCTCTCGACACTGAATTCGAAGAAGTCGTCAAAGCTTACAAGGGTGTCTAATAAAAAGGATTTCTCCTAAATAAAATCACTAAGCAGGGTTGACAACAGCCCTGCTTTTTGTTATATTTTATAAAAAACTATAACCAAAGGAAAAATAAACATGACTACAATCACTACTATCATTCTCACTGTCATTGCAATGTATGCAGCTGGCATTATCGCACTCTATGTTGGCCATAAAATGGACCATGTACCATTTCATCCAAGTGTGCTTGATATTTTTATGTCACCACTTGCAAATGTCTTCTGGTTCCTTATTATCGGTAGACTCTGCCACTGGACCAAGAATGACATCGTTGGCGATGATCCATATAACCAAAAGATGATCCAGCCCAAGATTGATCGTTTGCTCTTGAAGTGTGATGATATGTTTAAGGCTTAATCATGGCTAGTAAAGAAGAAAATATTAAAATTTTTAATCATACTCAAGAATTAATCAGTAAGGATAAAACCTTACAGAATTCTATTAAGTATTCGATTGAAAATTCGGAGTTTCTTGCCGATGATATGACGATTGACTTTTTCTGTGAGAACAAAACTCCAGGAACTGTCAAGGTTACTAAGAGTAGTTCTTTTGATGCGGCAAGAAAATATACTGGTAAGGTAGCAGTTCTCAATTTTGCTTCTGCTACAAATCCTGGTGGCGGTGTAACAAAGGGTTCTAATGCACAAGAAGAATGTCTTTGTCGTTGTTCTACACTTTATAATGTTTTGTCTGACCCGAAGTTTGACGAAATCTTTTATAAACCACATAAAGAATATGGGAATGCACTTCATAACAATGATGCAATTTACACACCCAATATTCAAATTATCAAATCGGACAATTATAACTTATTGTATCGTCCATTCTCTGTAGATGTAATTACTTGTGCAGCACCTAATCTTCGTGAAACACCTGCAAACGCTTACAACCATGAACGTGGTGAAAAACCAAACGTTACTGATGAAGAATTGTTTAATATTCATTTCCGCAGAGCAGTTCATATTTTTAACTTAGCTGCATCTCATGGTGATGAAACAATTATTCTTGGCGCATTCGGTTGTGGAGCATTCAAAAACCCACCTGAAATCGTAGCTAAGGCTTATAAAAAAGCTTTGGAACTCGGAAAATACTTCTTCAAGAATATTGAATTTGCTGTCTATTGTGGAAAGGATGATACTAATTACAAAGTATTTAAAGAAATACTAGAATGAGGTATCTATACATGAATTTAGATGATGTAAAAGGTATGATGGAAGGCATGGGCTGGCGTGTTCTTGGTCCTGAACCACAAGATCAAAAATTTGGTAAGTGGATTAAGACTATTCCAAGAGTTGAAGATTCAGTAGATGCAACTATTAAATCTATAGAAGCTGGTATCGAACAGGTTGAAAAAAATCTTGATGATATTGATAAAAGATTCAATAGCTTTATGTCTGCACGTGACTCATCATATCCAAGACAAAAAATTAAAGGTAATTTTCCACAACATTATCCTAAAGCAAAATCAACTCCTCCTAAAAAGAAAGTTGATCCGATGTTTCAGGAAAGAGAAAAATCAGATGCTGGCAAATTAGCCGATAAATTTACTGAATTATTAAAAAAGAAGTAAGGTTTACAATTTAAGTAAAATTTACTATATTTGTGCCAGACATTTTAAAAAGGATATATTATGAATAAATTTTTTAAAGCCGTTTTGGCACTTTTGGGGATTACACTGGTTGGAGGTGTAATTATCAAGGAAAGAAATACATTTAATGACATTAGAAAGCAACTTCGAGAACTTCGTTGGTTCGAAAAGGGAGAGGGAAAGTAAAAAATAAATTTACATTTCAGCTTTGTTTTCTTTGCTATCTTTGATAACATAAAAGTTTAAAATTAATCAAGGACAAAATTATGAAGACATTAACTAAAAACGTGATAGATTGGACAGCAGATTTTTTTAATCGTGTAGGTAAAACCGACGCGGTTCTTGGTATTTCTGGTGGCAAAGATTCTAGTGTAGTAGCAGCAATTTGTGCAGCAGCATTAGGTAAAGAGCATGTACATGGCATATTGCTTCCATGTGGTATTCAAAAAGACATTTCTTGTTCTTATCAATTAGTTGATCATCTTGGCATTAGTTATGATGTTCAAGATATTGAAACACTTGTCAAGGAATCTTTGGCGCTTGTTCCTGGTGCAGACAAGTCTTATGATGCTAAGACAAATGTTGGTGCAAGGCTTCGTACTAATCAGATTATGGTAACAGCACAAACTAATGGTTGGTTAATGGCTAACACATGCAATCGCAGCGAAAATATAGTTTCCTATGCTACGCTTTGGGGAGATACTTGTGGTTCCTTTGCACCGATTGATATGCTAACCACGGAAGAAGTTATCGAAATTGGTGATGACCTTGGACTTCCATATGAACTTACGCATAAAACACCGATTGATGGGCTTCAACCACTTTCTGACGAAGAAAAGTTAGGCTTTACATATCATGAAGTTAATGAACTTATTAGAAAAGGTATTCAAGGTCCAAATTACGATAAGATTATTCGTGCGTATAATGCAGGAAAATTTAAACTGGAAACGATACGTATTCAACATTTCAATCCAAAGCTTCCTGATTATTTCTTAGAAAATTTTGGCATTTAATTATTTTAAAAGAATAAAATTATAAATATATTATAAAAGAATAATATGTGGTAGTTTTATTCTTATTAAAATATCTAAGTTTTAAAAACGGTTAGATTTCGTAACTACCACAATAACGATTTCTAACCGTTTTTCTTTTAGGTAATTTATGACAAAAATTTGTGGAATTTATAAAATAACAAATAAAATTAATGGTAAATGTTATATTGGTCAATCTAATGACATTAATAGACGATGGCGACAAGAATTATCACCAAATGCGAAATTAAATCCACATTTAGCAAGAGCATTTGAAAAATATGGAACAAATAATTTTGAATTTGAAATTATCGAAGAATGTCAACGTGAATTATTAAATGAAAGAGAACAGTTTTGGATAAATTTATATAATTCAGCAGATAAAAATTTTGGTTATAATAAAACTTTAGGCGGTGATGGTAATTTAGGAAGACATTTTATAATGTCTGAAGAACAAAAAGAAAAAATTAGAAAAGCCAATACTGGTCGTAAATTAACAGAAGAACAATTAATTAATATTAGAGAAATTAATAAGTATAAAATAGATCCTAATCAAATAGTTATATTTTGTTATGAAACGAACAAATATTATCCATCAATAGGTAAAGCGGCAAAAGAATTAGGTATTTGTAAAGATTCAATTAGACATGTTATAATTAATCAAGACAAATATGCGATAAATTATAGATTTTGTAAAATATCTGATAATATAAATGAATTTATTGAATCATGTCAGCAGGTAGATGAATATTTAAAAGAACATAATATAACATTAAAACAATATTATTGTAGACAAACAAAACCAAATAAAAAACAAGTTCTTTGCATTGAGACCCAACAAGTTTTTGAATCTGCCTCTGAAGCAGCAAGACAAATGAATTTAAATAAACATTGTATTATTTGGTGTTGTAATGGCAAATATAAGCAGACAAATAATTATCATTTCAGATACCTTGAAAATTAGGGGTTGACAGCAGACAACTATTTTGCTATATTTTATTTTAAATATAAAGGTAAAGTATGCTTAATTGGCGAAGTGCTCCTAAAACTAAAGTTGAAATAGAAACACAATCATTAAATAGTGATTCTATGAAAATGCCTAAATTTATGAAGCTTCTTGATAAGATAGAAGAGACATATCATGACTTCAGCACAGAATTATATAGGAAACAAGCTAGAATTGTATTATCAAATTTATTAGAACATTTAAATAAGGATTAATATGGACGAGAAGAAACTTAATTCACTCATTACGACACTGCTTAAAATGTCAGTAGAACAGGAAAAACCTGGAAAGTATAATACTGTTATCGCAGAACTTTTGAAAGCTGAAGGTGTTAATAATGTTGTTATTATGGATCATCGTGGTGGTACTGTAGTAAGCTATAATAATGCTCAAGGCGGTATTACACTTTTAGGCGAATAATATGAGTTTAGAAATTGATAACTGGACAGAACCACTCAAAACTCAAATGCATAATTTGATTGATGAGTTGTTTGAAGCCGGAATAACATTTGAACTCAGACATTCATTTGGTTATAATTCTTATGTCGATGAAGACAGTAAGGATGACCGACTTGAAATGGTTATGTTTAGACGTCGTTTCGTTATTGGTCTATCAAAACCAATGCTTTATATGATTCATGACCATTTAGGTGACGGTTGTAAACGTGTAATTGATCGAACTGATTTTAAATCATTTGACGAATTACGTGAAAAAATTATAGAATTAGCTAATGACTAAAAAGTAGGGTTGACAACAACCCTATTTTTTATTATATTTTGTAAAATTTTGGAGAATTTTATGTCAGTTAAAACACCTGTTTATATCTATAATAATGAAAAGAAAAAGAATCATTCTGTTGTTACAGCAATGATTGGTTCTGAAATCAGAGCAGCAATTCAGAATTGGAGAAAGGAAAATAAACTTCCCATCGATTTTAGAATTCCTACGCTTTACATGTATTTTACAAAGCCGATTATCAAGACTGCTGTTGTAGAAGGTATTACTGATATTGGAACAAGAAATCATCTTTTTGAAACTTGTCTAATCGACAAGGTAGAATTTATGGAACCTGATGAAGGTATTTCCAGAGAACATGATGTTATTTTCTGGTCACCGCTCGGAGGTTCTGTTGGATTTGCAAATCCTACAAAGGATAATGTAAAGATTATTCAAAAAGAAGTTGACCTTACTATCGAAAAAGAATATTATAACCATTATGTCTAAATACGAATTATACATTTCTCGTGCAAAGATGGCACGTTATATTGCCAATATTTTTGACCATAATGCTGATTGCTATTATGAAAATTGGTCATATAATTGTGAAATGCGTGATAAATGGGAAAATATTGCAGAAAAATGTGAAAAGTATGCAAGGAAACTTAAATAATGTCTTTTCTTTTTAGCAAGAAAGTGAAAATTTTGAAAAAAATTACTAGGGTCATCAACGCCCATGTAATAAATTTCTATATTATAGACAAACGTTATAAAATATTAGGTTTTATGGAGTTCTGTAGTAGGGGAGTAGTTTCAGACTATGATCCTTCTAAGGTGGACATAGATGAAAAATATGAAACTGATATGTTTGTCCATGCAGCTGAGTATACTATTCTTGCTAATAATCATGAACTCCTAACCAATAACATAAAGGAAATAAATGATTGCAGTTGAAAATACAGTAAAAGAAAAGTTTAACAAAATTCAAGAATTAGTCGACAGTATTGCATATGAACTCGACGATGCACCAGAACTTCATGATCCTGAAGAATTCGATGCGACAATTAATGTTTGGAAAAAGTCAGTAATTGATACTATTCCACTTGGTTGTTCTGTAAAATTCAGAATGGATGTTGAAGAAATGCTTGAAAAATTCAAAGCTATATATTAAAGATTATCCTTTAATCATGTGTAGGGGGTTGACGAAAGTCACCCCTTTTTCTATATTGTAATCAACAAAGAGGTAATAATAAAATGTTTGGAAAACCATTAGCATATATTGTAAGAATTAAGGATATCCGAGAGATTCCTGGGGCGGACAGAATTGAACTTGCTACAGTTATGGATTATACCGTAGTCGTTAAGAAAGGTGAATATCAGCCTGGTGATTTGGCAATGTATGTCGAAATTGACTCGTTGCTTCCAGATGGTTTGTCTGATGAACTTCGTGCTAAATATACTGCTATCAAGGAAGGTCGAGAATTAGCAGATGCTACAAAGGAAGAAATTGAAGCTGCTTTGAAGGCAATTCAAGAATCTTCTAAGTACCCATATTTTGAATTTCTCAGAGATAAGAAGTTCAAAATCAAGAGTATGAAGCTCGGAAAGTTTGGAGTTATTTCTCAAGGTATTCTTTTCAAGCCATCTGACCTTGGCATTACTGATGCAAAGGTTGGTAAGGATTATACTCTTCAATTTGGTATCACTGAAATTGTTCAAGATGAAGAAGAAGCTGGTCTTAATACTGGTAAAAAGGATAACTGGTTTGTTCGCAAACTTATGAGATATACTTGGTATCGTAATTGGAGAAAGCGTCATAACGTTTCTGAAACTTGGGATCCAACTAACCCTGGAAAGTCTGATGAAGAAAACGTCCAAAAGGTTTACACCAAGATGTTTGAACAATACAAGGGTAAGAAATGGGTTAAGACTGAAAAACTCGAAGGTCAAAACATTACTGTTTTCTCTGAAAAGGTTGAACCAAGTTGGTTCGATAAGATTTTCCATCGCAATGTGGAATCTAAGAGAATCGGTGTATGCTCTAGGACTAGGGAACTTAATAAGAACGGTTCTGGAAAGGCTTTCTGGGACACTGTTCTTAGACTTGGACTTGATGAAAAAATCAAGAAGATTCCAGGTGAATGGTTCTGCCGTGGTGAACATGTCGGTCCAGGTATTCAAAAGAATATCTATAACCTTCCAAGAACTGATATTATCTTCTTCGACTTTTACAAGAAAGTCTATTTTGAAGATACTATAAATAGAAAGGTATTGTTCAAGTGGGAAAAGTTGAATTTCGAAGATTCTGTTCTTTTCGCTGAACAATGGGGATTGAAGTTCGTTCCAGTTCTTGATGACAATTACGAATTACCAGAAGGTCATGTAAATGACAAGGGTGTATTCGTTTCTGGTGCTGACATCATGCTTCAAGAATCTGATGCAAATACCGTTTTCGGTAACAACCTCAGTCATAAGAGAGAAGGTTTCGTTCTTAGACTTCGTGACGACTATAACGTTTCGTTCAAGGTCAAGAATCCTAACTACAGTATTTAAGGAAATTCTATGGCAGAAACATTAAACGAAAGTGTAGCTCGTCAAGAGGCTACTAATGAGACTTTAACTAACCGTATGCATACCCTGGAGGAGTTTTATACTGAGAAGTATAATCTTTTAAAGGGTATTAGCGAAACGCATCCAGATTGCTTTAAAACGCCGTTTAAACTTGTTTCTTTTGCAGAGGCGAAAGAATCTATACCTACTGTAAAAGACAAGTCTAAAACGCTTAATATGCAAATTGACAAGCTTTCTGAATTTTATGTTAGTCTCATGAACCAATATGAGCATATTAAAGATACTCATCCGGAATATATTTAAAATAAATCTTTAACCGTTTACAAAACCAACCGTTTTTACTATATTTGTGATAAAGGAATTATATGAAGGCTATTAGTTGTGGTGTAATTATTATTGATAAAGCATCTCGTAAGCTTTTGGCATGTCATCCGTCTTGTCACTCATATAGAGACGGTAATTGGGATATTCCCAAGGGACATGTAGAAGGTAACGAGACTCATGTAGAAACAGCTTTACGTGAATTAAAAGAAGAAGCTAATATTATACTTACCGAATCTGATCTTTATGACTGTGGTATGTTCTTATATACCAAGTATAAAGATTTACATCTTTATGTCGCAGAAACTGACATCAATCTTAAAGACTTAAGCTGTTCTACTACTTTCAATTTCGAAGGAAGAACTCCTTTGGAAGTAGATGATTACAAACTGATTGATGACACCGCTACCCAAACATATTACAGAAGTTTGGGACCGCTCGTAGCCGATTGCATTAAACGCTACAAAGAGCGTGACATAAATAAGGTATGAATTTAGAGACGTTTAAACAAGTTGAGGAAAAAGCAAAAACAGATTTATCTATGCCTGATACTTTGGAGGCAATTATTAAAAAGAATAATATTTTGCCAGCTGTTATTCAAGAATGGATTAAATTGTATCAAGACCAAAAATATGTCTGTGCAAGCTTAAATGTAGAATTGTTGGAATTATACGGTGATTTGACAAAGTGTTTCAAAAGACCTAGAAATACAGTGGAATTACAAAAGAAATACAATATCTCAATCAATGAATTTTGGGAAACAGCAAAAGAAATTGATTCTCAGATTAATTGTTGTACTCCTTATGTAGCAAAACTAAAACAGGTCAACCAACAGAAATACTTTTTGGAATTCATCGAAAACACACTGAATAACATAAAGAATTTATCTTTCGCTATCAAGAATTACCTTGATTACAAGAAACTCATGATGGCGACATCGTAAAAATTTTCGTTATAAATATAACGAAAATGAGTTTAACAAGAGTTTAATTGGTTAGTTTCGCCAATTAAAACATGAATACACAAATGTGATTTATGTCTTAACAATGAAACGAAAAGAGACACGTAAGGTCTCGAAAGGATAGAATACTATGAATAATATTTTTGAAAATCTTCTCAAGGAACTCAATGCATTCGATGCATCTTTTAATGACACTGCTGAAAAGGTCAATGTCCCGCTCAACATCATTCACGAAGAAGATGGTTCGAGCACTATTGAAGTTGCAGTCGTTGGTAAGACCCGTGAAGACATCAAGCTCAAGGGCACCATTGAAGACGGTAAGGCATATCTTACTATCGAAACTGTTGAGAAGGAAGTCACCGACGCTGAAAAGGATGCTGAAGCAAAGCGTGTTTACACAGTTCGTAAGATCAAGGGTAGCGGTAAGCTCTCTATCAAGATCTTTGTTCCGGCTAACCTCAGCATGAAGGAACTCACCGCTAAGGTTGAAAATGGTCTCTTGACCATCAACATTCCGGTCTGTCCTGAAGCCCGTCCGGTTGAATTTAACGTTGGCTAATAACCGATTTTAAATCAAAAATATAAAGGTAAGTCTTAATTGACTTACCTTTTTTATTTTATGTATTTTTAATTATGGTGTGCAATCTACTGGATATACTTCATAAGTTTTATCATCATGTATAATAATTACTGCGCCGTCAAGATAATTCACTTCTGAACAAACATTTGCCGGATTTGTACATGATTCATCGGTATAAACTGCAGCACCAAGATAAACATATAAGAAATAATCATGTGTAATCATTACATTTAAACGTTTATCAGCTAATGCAATTAAGCTCTGGTTAATAGATTCAAAATCGTTCTGTCTCTTAGTTATTGCTTCTTCTACTGTAGAAACGCCCAAAGATTCAAGTTGAGATTCAGTTAAATCTTCAGGATGATAAGCATATGTCTTCAATGCAGAAGTATGCGCATCCCAGAATTTATCACCAGCAATTAAATTATCAATTAATGTAATATTTTCATAGTCAGAACTAGCATAATCAGTATCGCCTCTAGTTTCTGCAATAATTTGAGCAGTATGCTTTGTTCTTGCAAAATCAGTAGAGAAATAATGTGCATTATTTGGTTCACAATTAACGGCACCACTAGAAGTTTCATAACCATGTGTTATCAACTTACCAAAATTCTGAGCTAATGTAATACCATTATCTGTTAAATCGCCATTCTGAGATGTATCGCTTCCTCTTTCAGAGTGTCTAATCAAGTAAATAATCTTATCAGTTTCGGAAAGTTGTGGAAGAATATATTTTACAGTTCTTTTCTTTTCCGAAGTAAACATTCCATAAATTCTTTGATATGTTTCTTCAAGTTGTTCTTCTGTAATGTCAGCGGCTGTATAAAAGTAATCTTCAGCTGTTGCGTAAGTTATTGCGTCAGCGGCATCAAGCATGTCTTCATACTTCTTCAAACGTTCAGCTGTCAAGAATGCATCAGGCTCTACTGTCTTCAAAACTATCTTTGCTTCTCGGAATGAACCTGTCTGAACAAGCGAGATGACTGTTAGAAGTTTCTGAGCGATGTCAAGCGGTGTGACCGTCTGGAAGTCAGTGAAGATACATTCTTCACGGAACAACGAAATGAATTCGTTACCAACTGTGATGTTATAGTCAACTTCGCCCGCTACACCATCAATGTTTGAAATTCTTGATGAATTAGAATTATATTCAGTTTCAAATCTAAATTTATCAACTGGTTTATCCATAAAATCAAGAACTTCGTGTTCTTCAAAATTCTCTAAAATTTCAGGAGCTGAATTTACCCAAAATTCTTTATTGTTATAAACACATTCACCATCCACATAAACAATTCGTGATATGTACTTCATATCTACATCCTCTGTTATAATACAATCGCTCTCGGTTAGTCCTTTAAATTTAATCATATCTTTTAGCAAATATAAACTTGCTGACTGATATAATAATTTTTTTGTAAATTTTTCAATAGCATAAAACTGATGCATTTTAAACCTCTCTACCATCAATTTGTAGATAAAATTTCTTTGTTGTTTCTAATGACGCTTGTCTAAAATTATTTGAATAATAGTTTCCATCAAAAGTATTTGAAATAAATGAAGTTATTGTTCCTACTTCTGTTACAGCATTAAGAGCATCTACTTCAGTTATATAGTCAATGATTCTATCATATTGACCTTCTTGATGTGCACCATTATATTCATTCATTAATATTAAATTACCATTTAGATAAAGGTATAGCCCTGCAGTATTATTATGATTCATATAATAAAATCTTTTTTCTACATAAGTACCAGGGTCATTTTCCAAAACAAGTGTTTTTGCATCTGCATCTGCCCAGTCAAAATCAACAGTATATCCATCATTTAATGTGTAAATTATGTTGTCAAAGTATGGAGCATATCCCCAAATGTTACCTGTAAATTTAGCACCGGCCGTATTTTCATCATCATTCTTTTTACTTGCTCCAAGAATAACAGCCGTTATTTTTTGCATATTATTTGAATAGTTGTTTAAATTAACTTCTGTTGTATACAGTTTCATAGGATAGTCTAATCTTCTATAAAAATAATTTGAATGTAATCTATCATCACCGGCACCATTATAACCAGTCCATTTAAAAATTTCACCAACTTGCATAAAATAAATTTGTTGTGCTTCTGCACCACCATACGAACCACTACCTAAATTACCATAATACTTTGTGCAAGTTTGACTGCCTCTAACATAGACATTTCCTTGTGTAAGGTTTTCTCCATTAACATCCCAAACCATAAAATCATTATTAGATGCTTCCATAAAATCGCCTAAATCATCTACATAACCAAGATAATCACCTAATGAAGATATATTTGCTACATTTTTATTTTCATTATTTCTAAATACTTTATAGTTTCCAGTCATACCTTGGAAATAAGTTGGTTTAATTTGAACACCATTATTATAAGTATATTGGAAATAGTATTTTTCTCCAGCACGTAATGTTAGTTTTGGATTTAATGTTACAATTCTTTTTTGACCTTGTAATTCATATAATTCTGTAACCTGGGAGTCAATACTATCACTTCCTACCTGTGCTACAACTAGACCAGATTCGTGGAAAATCTTAAAAAAGATTTGTGTGCTATTATCATCCGTTGGGTTAAAGAAACAAGATATATGTTCTATTTCTTCATTTGCAGAAGGTTCATATTCAATTACCACATTATCGTTTTGTGTTAAAAGTATTTTTTGTAATTTTTGCCAGATTAATTTATCACCAAAATAGACCTGTAAAACGGCTTTGTTGCCGAAATACAAGTCTTGTATTGCTTTATTTCCAAATTTAAAATCATTAGCCATATTAACTCTCTACAATAATATGTAGAATACCATCATTTGTTAGTCCAGCAGTTGTTGTTGAAGTTACGGCAGGAATTAAATAACCAATAGTAGAATCATTTGTTTGTACTGAAATTAATTCATTATTATTTGAATTTGTTTTTACATTTACTTGAACTCTATTATTACTACCATCTACTGCTTTAATTACAGCCCCACCATAACTACCGACACCAAATCTGGCATAACCATTATTACCATCATTGACACATTTAAGATAACTACCATCAAATGTTCCTGTTGCGGCACTTAGTATTGTTTCACCAGATACTGTTCCACCTGAAGTTGGTAAGAAACTACTATTTACATAATCTGTAGTAGCAATAACATCTGTCTTTACACCTAGTTTTGTACTTACAGATTTACCATCACCTGATAATGTTGTAGTGTCTATGTTAGCTGTAGCAACAAATGTTCCTAATGCTTCTGATTTTGAATAACATTGATCATTGAAGTCACACCAACCACTTACATTACCAGCATTATCTGTTCTTAATACTAAATAATTATTTACTAATGAAGAATCTGGTTTGGTAACATACTTTGCAAATTCAGTAGATAACTCACTTGCACCACTTGTTTCTGTCTTCTTATAGTAATATGTTAAATCGTTAGCATCTTTCGTTATAAATCCTTGCTGTCCAACCCATGTCTGAGTAGCCATTCCAACAATATCTGATGCAGAAGCATAATTTCCTTTTGGCTGATATGTAGTAGAAGCGTCGCTTGTTGTCAAGTAATTAGCCATATCAGATTTAGTTTGATATGTTTGAGCAGCAGCAGTTGAATCAAGTTTTGTACTCAAAGCATTGGTAATTTCAGTTGCGCCACTTGTTTCTGCCTTTTTATAATAATTTCCACTATCTGTTAATTGAGCAACTGCTGTAGGAATATCAGATGTCAAGGCATATTCAGGAGGAACTGATGTCAAATAACCTTGATTTCTAACCCAAGTTTCTGCTTCATTATAAGCATTAGCACTTGCGGCTTCAACATAAGCTTTAGTTGCATAATCAGCAGAAACAGAAATAGTATAATTTGAGGCAACTTTAGTGACTTCAATACCTTCTCCACCAAGAAGATTAACTGTTGCACCTTGCCCATCCAGGCCGTTTGAAATATTAAATATATGCTGACCATCACTATCTGTAATAGTAACCTCGGTACCACCTGCCGGGAATTGTTCTGATACTGGAATGGCAGCAGTAACAACTGTCGGAGAAAAACCGTCAGAACCGTTAGCACCAGAAACACCGCTCATAACATCGATTGATTCTGTTGCAGTAGTTCCGCCATTGTCGTAAGTAAATATAACTCTGTTACCACCAGGAATTGCAGAAGTAGAAACTGTCGGAGAAACACCGTTAGTTCCATTTGTACCATCTTCACCTGCAGGACCGGTTGCAGAAACATTAGTGGATGTCCATGTTTTACCATCATCTTCAGAAATTTCCCAAAAATTAGTTGAATTATTAATTCTGACTTTTGGCGAAATACCATCATCACCAGAAAGACCTTGTGGACCAACAGCACCAGAAGCTACTACTCCGAGATCTGTCCAACCCTCATCTCCTGAATATTTCCATTCCCAATGAGCATTTTCTGAGTTAATCTGGAATAGTGGATTTTTACCAGGATTACCAGAAACACCTTGTGGACCAGCGGGACCTTGTGCACCAGAAATGTAGGCTGCGTCTGGTGTCGTAGCAGAAGATGCGAGTGTCCAGCGAACATAGCCATCACTTCCAACATTAGGTTTCCACATTAAGTCACTTTTTTCAATTGTGCCACCACCTCCACCAGCAAGAGGATGTTCAGCAATAGCAGAAACACGCCCTGCTTCATCATATTCAAAGGCGTCTGTTGTTATACTTGGATTTTGAATTATCAATTCTGCCATAAATTATTCCTCTGTATCGTCTGCTTCAATCAAAGTCTTAAGTAACCAAGCTTTAATTTCTGTTAATGTTGCGCTTGATGAAACATCAAGCTGTTGAACCAATAAACTTGCTGTATAAAAATATCCGCTTCTAATTAAAGAAAGAATCATTGTAACAGTAGTAATGATTGGTGCCATTTCTTTTTGTGTGACAGCCAACAATTTTTCATGTAAGTCTCTGTCAATAAACGGTGCAACACAATAATTCCAGTCAAGACCAGAAAGATTATGAGCGCCATTCCATAATTCAGGAATGCCAAGTGTAAAACCGGCTTTTCCTTCACTAATTGTCTTTTTATTATAACTTGTAATCATTTACTTACCTACGTATTCTTAAAGCCGATATATGGTTTAAAGCTAGCATTTCCAACAACACCAAGATTATTAACTGTTCTACCCTCCAAGTTAAATGGATTAGTGTCTGGATGGTCGTTGACATATACAAGGTCATAAGGTCCTATATCTTCAGTTACTGTATTATTTATACCTAATAACTGTTGTATCTGTTGTCCAGTACAAATAATTCTAGCATAATACAATCTATCTGGATAAATTGTTTTTGTTTGAGTACAACCATTGTTTGCATTTAATACCTGTTCGCCCTTAGATGTAGTTAATGTCTTAGTTTCACTCCACCACATAAGATTTATTGTGTAATTAGATTCATTTAATTCATAAACGTCAATCATGACAGTAGAATTACCTGCACTGGCATTACCTGCAATAAATCTGGCAGTTGTCTGAGGTGTCATATCGAATTCAATCATTGGTCTGAATAGATATGCAATGGAATAATTATTATTAAGAGCAGTTGCATAATTAATAACACCGATAGGGATTGTTTCAACAATACGACCATTAATGCTATTAAGTAACTTATTAAATGCAACAGGATCAACTGGAGTATCACCACCACCAGTACCATTTGCATTAAGTGTTAATTCTTGATTACTATTTAATGTGAAAATACCAGTATCAAAACCAAGGCTAATATGTCTTGTATCATTATTGACATTAATTGGCTTATCACCTACATAAACGTCGCTTTCACCACGATTAATCATACCAAGTGTTGAAACTTCTTCAACAACGCTGATAGTTGCATTCAAATATGCAGAAAGTGGAATTGTACTTCCTTCATAAACAACCGCATATTTTCTTGTAGGATCTACAGAATGGTCAATAGTAATTGCCAATGTTGCATTACTTGCACCAACTTCGGTTGGATAATATGTCATTGTAGAAGCAAGATTATCACCTTTATCAGAACTTAATGTTAATTTATTTAATAAGTAACTATGTGTTCCAGGGTTATTATTATCAATATATTCATTTATACAGAAAGTAAACTTATTACCGGTCTCTGGTAATATAATATAACCGTCTTGATCAACTGTAATATTATTATGATTAGTTCCACTAAAATTAAGAATTGTATTTGCACTAACATCACCAACATAGCCGTTTGTATAAGAATCATACATATATGCAAAATTATTTGCACTTAAACCAATATCCCAAACATTATTTTCATCATCATAAGCAGCAGAAATACCATTATTACCTCTTGCACTCATTGTAACAAGATATTCGTTATTTACATCATCATATTCTGCTTCAAGACCACTACCAACAATATCAGGAATTTCTGGAATTTCTGGATAATCAGCAGCACTTAAAATATATGTTGTTTGGTTATCTTCTGTCTTAGCAGAAACAGTAAGCAAGTTTTCAGTTACAGAAGAAACATTATATGTTTTTCCTAATGTAGATAAATCTACACCATTCCATTTAGAACTATTACCGTCCCTGACCAAAACATAAGCAAGAGCAGGGTCACTGATTGTATCAATACCAGAAGTAACCCAATTTCCAGAAGTATTCTGAATTGCACTTACAGAGCTAATTGCTTCGATTTGTTCTTCTGTGAGTTTATCTTGTTTTTCATCGAGCTCAGTAGTCCAATCTTTTGCGCTTAATGTATATGTTACATCACCATTATCAACTGCTGTTGTAACATGTAATAAAGTATCATCTTCAGAAGTAACATCGTAAGAACTACCCAATGTAGAGAGATTAACACCTTCCCACTTAGAACTATCTCCGTCCTTGACTAAGAAATATGCTAAACCCTCAGCACTGATAATATCAGAAGCAGAAGTAACCCAATTGCCAGAAACAACTTGAACAGAACTTACAGAACTAATTGCAGAAAGTTGTTCGATTGTTAAAACATCTTGCTTTGTATTAATTTTATCTGTCCAGTCATAACCAGAAACACCATAATCATTAGTAATCTTAATATATTCATTAGCTGCAGTATAAACTGGAACTTCTGGAATATCTGTCTTCTTAGCATATTCGCTAGAAACAGTAGCAGATAAATCTTCAAACTGATTATTAACTTCAGACTTAGTATAATAATTGTCTAAGTCTGTTGCACTGACATATTTACCAATAGGCTGGAATGTTTCATTAGCCCAACTAGAAGTTTCTCTAAATTCTGCATCAACTTCTGTTTTTGTATAATACTCATTTAACTTTGATGCACTAACATATTCACCAATAGGCTGGAATGTTTCATTAGCCCAAGCAGAAGTTACTCGGAACATCTCATCAACATCTGATTTTTTATAATACTTTAATAATTCTGCCGCTAATTCTTCATCAGTTACATAGCCTTGTAAATCGATAGTTGCAATACCAATGCAATCAAAGATGGATCCACCTTTCCAAATCCATTCTTTATAATTATCTTCTAACAATGTACTTACTTTTGTCAAGTAAATAGTTTTTTCATTTGGCTTTGTATGGTCAGATAATTCACCGTGTTCATCTAAAGATGGTGCATAATTTTGTTGTGCATCACCAGATACTACTTTAAAACCACCAAAATTTGCAAGTAATGTATCAATTTCTTCTTTATTATAAACTTTATCTTTTGTATAATAATTATTTAAATCTGCACTTGTAAGATAATCACCTTTAACTTGGAATTTATCATTTGCCCAAGCAGAAGTAGCATTAAATTGTGCATTAACATCTGAAGTTTTTGCATATGGGTCTAATGCGTTAGCTTTTAAATAACCCTGATCATTTACCCAACTTTGAGTAGTAGAAACAGCTGCAGCTGAAGCTTGACGTGCATATTCTTTTGTTGCAAAATCACTTAAATCTGCATCTGTTAAATAGCCGTGTCCTTCAACCCATTCCTGAGTTGCATATGGATTTAATGCTTCTGTTAATTCATTATGAGAAACAACATCAGCAGTAAGGTCAATCTTGTGTCCATCTACATTAATTCCATTGCCACCATAATAAGCTTCAGCACCAGGGATATGTTCAAAACGGTCATTGACCCATGCTGCAGAGGCATCAAATTCACGTCTTACATCAGCTGATAAAGCATATGGTTCAAGGGCTACTTGTTTTAAAAATCCTTGTTCATTAACCCAAGTTTTAGAAGCATACGGGTCAAAAACAGACGGATGAATCTGTTGAGCAGAAATACCAGATGTATTAACCTTAATTTTGTCATTAGAAATAGCAATAGTATTATCGGCTGGAGATAATTTATTTTGCTTACTTTCTATTACCTGTTTTACAGTTTCACTTAGTCCTAATGGCGTTCCGCTAAGACCATTACCCTTAAGAGTATCATCATGTTTTACTGAATTTATAGCAAGTACTTTACCGTTTTTTATAATCATATGCAGCTTTCCTTTTTCTATTATTATTTATAACTCAAAATAATCGGATATAATCTGTTTTTATCTTATAAATAATAGTAAGGAGATTAAATTATGAAAAAAATGGCAGAAGCTATTAAAGTTATTAAAGAACACGGTTATAAAATCATAAAGGAAGATGTTTATACATCAAATTTCCAGCTTAATCAGCGAATTAAGGAATATTTGGAAAATGATAAGTTCGTTATTGTTCTTCTCATTGGTATGTATGGACGTCAGGTAGATTTCGAAAAGCAAGGTAGACGTACCGTTTTACGTAATTATAGGGGTTTTAACCAAACTGATGCTGCTTATCTTTCTCCATTAGCAGAAAAAGTTCAGAATGGTGAAGTTTTGACTCCACGTGAAATTGCTTTTGTAAAGTCTCGCCTAAGAACATACAAAAATACACAATGGTCTGAAGTTCTTAAGGAACTTGGTTATGTCAGAGAAGAAAAGAAACCTGGCCGTAAGATTGAACTTTTCTTTGATGAAATGGAATTTGCACCGATTGACGATGATGAAATCGAAACTATGGTTCCAAATGCTGAAGAAGACTATATTGCTAAGGCTCTATCTTTAGCTCAGGAAGATGGTGGTATGCTCGATGATGAAGATTTACCAAGGGCAAAGCAAATTGCTGCTGACCTTTATAATCAAGGTCTTATTGCTCCACAAGATGCTGCTGATAGAATTAACGAAGAACTCTAATATTTAAAGAATACTCTTATGAACTTAAAAGAAGCTATATCTATATTAAAAGAAAATCATTACAAGGTTATAGATAAACCTGTAATGAATGAATCTGAAATACGTTTTAATAGTGCCGATGATTATCTAGCATATCGTTCTAAACTTATAAATTCTTCTTGGGCACAGAATACCGTCCAAATAGGCTATCAAAATACCATTCTCTCTGAAAAAGAATTGAACGATACCGGTAAAGATATTGGTGAAATTGTTTTAAAACGTTATTGCAAAGACTATGATACCCCTAAAAAAGACCTACAGGAAGCATGGGAATTAGGTTGGAAATCTGAAGATCCTAATCCATTAACTGAAGAAGACTTTAAGAAACTAAAAAGCAAAAAAGCAGTTTATGAAGAATGTAATGCTATTTACCAAAAAGGTGCAATAATGCATGCATTTTTAAATAATTTTTAATAAAGGATTTAAAATGAACTTACAAGAAGCAACAGAATTACTTAAAGATAATGGCTATGCTATTATTAAAGAAGAACTTGAAGAAGCCCCAATAAAATTAGATTCTGACAAACAAAAATTACTGTTTGATGAATTTACTGCAATAAAAAATGAACTTACTGCAGAAGAATCAAAACTTGTTGGCCTTGATGCTATATTATCAAATGTTAAATATGGTCATGCTAAATATGAAGAAGGTAGTACAGGTATTATAGTACATGATAAAGAATACGAAGATAATCCTACAATATTTAAAAAATACTTTAAACTTGCAAAAGAACGAGGCTTTGATGTAACTATTAGATATTGTAAATGGGGAGTAATGATAGAATTAGACTGGTTGTTCTAATGTAAGGGGCATTTATGAATTTATTAGAAGCAAGAGAATTACTTAAAAATAAAGGCTACACTGTTCGTAGGCTTAATGAATGCGGTAGTTATAGTGGTGGTTGTAGCGGAAGCAGCAGTTATAGTTCTGGGTGCGGCAGCAGTGGTTGCGGTTCCAGCTATAGTTCTGGATGTGGTAGTAGCAGTAGTTATGGTGGTGGATGTGGTACAATATCCAGAAGTGTCAGAGTAGGTTGCGGATATGTTTCTAGTTGTCATAGTAGCGGTTGTGGCAGTTATTATTATGACGATGATGAAGATGAAACACCAGCAACTATTATTGTCAAAAATAAAAGATATGAATTTACTGGATATAATTCATATTATGGTTGTGCAGAATATAAAAATCCTAAAACTGGCAAAATTATAATTAATATAAATGAAAGTAATGACTATTCTAAATTCACTAAAATTTATAAACTTGCACGTAAAATAAAAACTAGCGAGATAAGAACAGTTGAAATAATTGAAACTTTATATGAATCTGGTATTAGTCGTGAAGTCGCATATACATTACTTTCAAAATTAAATATACTTCCAGATAAATTACTTAGACTGCCTATAACACATGTTAAACCATCAATTTAAATAATATAAAAAGAGTCAAGGTTTTCTTGACTCTTTCTTTTTAACCACATGTAGTAGGACCACCACATCTCATATAAAATCCGCAACTATACGATACCCATTGTGGAGGATTTCCAAAATGTGCATTGGCATAGTCATAATAACCACCAGTTCCACATCCTACATATCCACCACAACCAGTAATTTTAAGTTGTTTCATACCTGCGGTTTTAAGTTTTTGTCGTAATTCAGTTAATGTCATAATATACCTTCTTCACCATTCTTTTTCAATAACCAATCAATATATACTGGATCATTTTCATATTCAGATATATCATCTGTCAATAAATATTCGCCAAATACCCATCTTTCAAATTCTGTATTTGTTACTAAATCCCAGTCATCATAAACTTGTCCATCAATAGTAATCAAAATATCATTTACAAATATCTTATTACCATAAACTACTTTAGAATGTTCCATTCCACGATGATAACTGATTAATAAATTATTATTCCAAAATCTATCGTCATTACAAACCATACATCCGCCAGAACTTTCATATTCATATTCTAAAATTAACTTTTCAAATACATCGTCACGATTCTTTAAGTTATCTTTAGTAATATTCCGATAATCTGCTCTAATACAGATAGATAGATTTTCTAATTCTTTATAAGGTTCTATAAACGCTTTAAATTCGTTTATATTAAACTCCTTAGAAAGAACTACATTTAATTTAATATGTTTCTTAATTAAATGTGCAAACATATCTACTGGCAAAACTGGTTCATAAAACTGTTGATGCATATGTCTGGAAATATTCAAACCACCAATCTTTTCATTATTATTAATGAAATCGATTAACGTCTTGACTTTAGACATTTCTACTGTTCCAGGCAAATCTGTAAATGTTGGGAATGTAGTATTGATATAAACAGGTTTCTCCATAGCGTCAATAAGAATCTGACATTTCTCAATATCTGCTAATGGTTCTCCACCTGTTAATACAAATTCTTCAATTAACGGATTTTCATTAAGTTTTTTGATTTGTGCAAGAATTGCATTAATATCACAAGTTCTTTGTTTATACATCTGCTTAGATGTACAGAACTTGCAATGATTATTACAATCCCATGGCACAAAAATTGTGCAACTTAAATTACTTCTCCCTTTAATATATCTCATATTCTATACAAGTTTAATTAATCTATAATACTTATCACTATCGTAGAATCGGTCAGCAATCGCATACTTATTATTTTCTTCGTCTTCTGCTAAAACGATTCCACCATCAAACCTACTAGTTCCAGAATATCCGATTAATGCCATTGGTGTATCTTCATCAAATGTTGCAACACTCATTTTAATAACACCATTAACAAGATATTCAGTGTTATCAGTTGAAACATTAATAAATGGAGTTGAAAATGCACCAAGTTCTTCTAATTCTTTCTTAAATGCATTATTGATAAGAATATAATTACCTGCACAACGGCGAGTACTTGTTCTAATAGAATTACATTCCTTCATTAAATTAGTCAACAATACACCACAACGTTCTTCTTTAGAAGCAGTAGACTCTGGATCTTTGTGAATTTCAATAACATTAGCAACATCCATACATGCATGAATTACATCTAATTCTTTCTTACTTTCATCACTTGCATCTTTCCAATCTTTTTCATGGATAAGTTGTCTTTCAAGACCCAATGTTAATTCTGGACGGTCAGCTTCTCTACCATCGAATAATAGTTCTCTTGGAATATATCTTAAAACGGATGCACAGTTTTTAAATAATCCGTCTTTCTTCTGGACTTTAATTAAGTCTTTAATTGTCATTTTGTAACCTTTGTCTTTCATCTCTTGTTAATAGCCTTTGATTCGTGCTTCCCCTAAACTTTAAATTCAAATCTCTCTGTTCAAGAATAAATGGTCCGTCAACCAGAATATCAACCATTTCTAATAAAGAAGAAGTTAACCCATTTATATTTTGACGCTGACCTTCTAATAAATCTTTTTCATAAATATAACCAGTAAATAACCAAACATTTTTACCAGGATATGCACGTTTGAAATTAGTAATGAGTTTATAAATTTCTGCTTGGTTTTCTTTTTCCATTGGTTCTCCACCAAGAACAGTTAACCCAGCAATATATGATTTCTTACAGGCTTCAATAATTTCATTTTCTGTAATTTCTGTATATGGTTGACCATAGTCAAAATTCCATGTTTCTGGATTAAAACACCCTTTACAATGATTTCTACAACCTGAAACAAAAAGTGTTACTCGACAACCGTCACCATCGACAATACTCATTGGATCAATTTTACTGTAATTCATCTTTTACCCTTAAAAGTCTATAATAATTCTCTGTTCCTTCCATATCAGTATTAATTGAAAAATAAGTCTCGGTAGGACTAAGTGCTGCAATAGCACCACATACACACGAATTATTAGAATGATATGTCATAATAGCTTCTGGATAATTTGAATAATCGTCAAAATCCATTTTAAAAGCATCTCTTCCAACAATCTTTAATACGCCTGGAGCAGATTCAGAAATAAATGGGCAATCCATAAAACCAAATGTTAACTCACGTAATAAATCATACATCTTAGTATTTAATACAATAACATTGCCTTGACCTTGTCGAGTAGCAATAGCAATATCATTACAAAGCTGTATTATCTTAGAAACAATCGTTCCTGCACGTTCAGGTCCACTACGATGCCAAAAAGGATCATTACCTATTGGATTTTTCATTTCTGTAACTTTTGCAACCTGCTTACATGCTAAAACGATTTCTTTATATAAGTCTGAAGAATTACTACATAAAGGTTGCCAATTTGGCGTATGACCATATTTAGGTTCAAAACTGCCATATTCATAACCTTCTCTTATATCAGGTTTATATCGCATTACAGTTGGTAAACTATGTTCAAAATCAATTCCTCTTTGAACACCGATAAGATCCATTATACTCATTTTTTATTTTCCTTATCATATTTTAGTTTTAACCCGAGAAGGATAAATATAAGTATAGTTGCCAAAGTATAATTTACATATTGCGGATATTGCCACATTCCACTTATATAATTAGTATAGAATATATAAGCAGCACTACATAAATTACCGATAATTGACAAGATAATAAAGAAAATACTTATATCACCTGTCGACTTAGTTTTATAAGCTTTAATAACTTGTGGTAATGAACAAACTGCAAAAGCACCAGCTCCACAAAAACCACAGATTAACATTAAAGTATCTAACATTCGCTTCCTTTTGCTTAAAGATAGAAAAACCATACGGTTTTTCAACCCGTATGATTTTTTTCTAGTTGTTTTTATTAAATATTATGACGGTCTCTCAATTCTGCTAATTTTCCATCATTCCAAGACTTAAAAATAGTCTTCTTAGGAGAACCAGTCAAATATCCGGTAATTCTTCTAACACGAATAATCTCGTCTTCATTCTTGTTACCACAACATGGACATTCATTATTGATGATTCCATGGAAATGGCACTTAGTACAAGTATCACTGTCAAATGTGCAAGTGAAATAACCAAGGTCACCTTCATACATGGCATCAATAGTTGCCTTGACCGCTTCAAGATTCTTAGACAAGTCACCATTCAACTTGTAATAGAAGATATGACCAGCATTTGTAATCTTGTGATATGGAGCTTCCATCTTAATCTTGTTTTCAAGAGTAGTTTCCAAAGAATAATCAAGCATGTGGCTATTTGTGTAATAACCCTTACCGAAGACTCTCTGTAAATCTACATCAGCAAGCTTCTTTTCATTCTGGAAAAGATTTTTATCGATGTTAGCAAAACGACCTGCAACTGCTTCAGCTGGAGTAGCGAAACAAGACCAGTTCAAATGAGTTTCCTTCTGTGTCTTATCAACAAATTCACGAATAGTCTTTACAATAGAGAAAGCATAATCATCAATTTCATGGTCAACACCATAAGTCTTACCTGTCAAGAGTAACATGGTTTCAGCAAGACCGACGTAACCGATTGACAACGAAGCCTGTTTAAGAACTTCACCAATCTTATCAGTAACTTCATGCGGTTGGTCATCAGATGTGAGATAAAGACCCTGTTGCATAGTAAATGGGAAATTCTCATATGTCTTGTTAGAAATCAATGCGAATCTGTCAAGCAAACTTCCCTTTGCATCTTCAAGCATTTCAGCAAGCTTTTCGAAGAAAATAGTCTTACGTTCTTCTTCATCCTTTGCTGCGATATGAGCTTCAATAGCAAGTCTAGGAAGGTTAATTGTATGGAATGCAAAGTTACCTCTACCAGTTGTCTGTTCAGCACCATTGATATTACCAATAACTCTGGTTCTACAACCCATAGTAGAAATAGTTGTATTTTCAATGAGTTTCTTCAACTTCAACTTATTTCCAGAAATTTCTTCAATTTCCCAATAGTCACCTTGACCTACATCATACTGATAGACAAACTTATCAAACTTCTGGTCTTGCATTGGGATAATTGTTGCTTCATCTTTACCACGAACCTTAACACCAATAACATTTTCAAGAATTTCAACTTCCTTAGTTTCATACTTGATGTATGGCTTATTGAAGGAACTATCGACCTTTACAAAGTTCGGGTAGAATCTACGAGCAAGACACTTAATAGAGTCGAGATACAAATCATAGTTAGGATCTTCTGGATTCTTTGTGTAACCTTCCATCAACTTGAAAATCAAGATTGGGAAAATTGCTGTCAATCCGTCACCGAGACCTTCCATCTGAGACTTAATAAGATTCTTGCTAATCATACGACCACAATTAGAAGTATTAAGACCGAAGTTCAAAGAACTAAATGGAACTTGGTTTCCAGAACGAGACTGTAAAGAATTCAAATTACCAATAAGACCTTCCATAGCCTGATGTGTATCATCATCTGTCTTCTGAATTGCCTTAATAACACAAATCTTAGGGAACTTAGTATAAAGAAGTGCAGAAGGCCAGTTCATAGAAGCTGTTGCAACTTCATCAAGATTGGTCATTTCTTCATGATCTGGATTATATTCTATATATCTTTCTAATTCTTCCTTAAGATTCTTTCTAAATGAAATATCGACAAACGGTGCTAAATCAAAATCGAGATTATCATCAGCGATACCACCATATTGCTGGTTGGACTGGAGCTGAAGAATAACTGCTGTCAATGCTGCTGCAGTCTGGATTGACTTCGGGGAACGTAAGAAACCAGTTCCAGAGTCAAAACCGTTCTTCAATAACTTTCCAACTGGAGCAAACAAGCAGTTGAATGTCAAATTATACTGGTTAAGGTCATGGATATGTAAATGTCCGTCCTTATGTTCCTGTGCATACTTTCTGTTGATGTTATTCAACAGGTTATACATCTTATTCGTTTCAGATGCAATCTTACCGTATGTTCCAGCAGGAGTAGCACCAGATTCGTTTGCATTGTCTCTTAAAATATTCGAACTTTTAATATCAGACTCTGTAATTTCCTTAATGGTCTTTACAATTTCTGATTTTGTTTCACGTGCACGGTTACGTTCGTCTCTATATAAAATAAATGCCTTAGCAACTGTTCCGAATCCGCTATTCATCAATGTCTTTTCAATAACATTCTGAATATCTTCAACTCTTGCTGACTTGGCATCATTTGCGGAAATCTTCTCGACTACTTCATCAACTAATTGGTCTATACCTTCTTCTGTATATTTTTCATTTATTGATTTAAATGCATTTTCTATGGCTGTATATACTTTTGCAATGTTGAATTTTCGTCTGCGATTATCTCGCTTAATTACGTTTTTAATCATCTATTTCCTCTTTATAAACGCTCAATAAACATTTAATTCACAACACTAATAACTTTCATTTTCTTTATCGGTTTTATATTTATAGCACAATGAAAAATGTAGCCTTTACTATTTTAAAGCTACATTTTTGAGAAATTTTTTCACTAAGATTTAACATAAACTTCAACCGACAAATATAATTATTTATTATTTTTTACGTTACAAATTTCATATCAAATATAAAAAAAACTATGCAAAATTTTGCATAGTTTAAATTAATTTGTAAATTTTTATTTAGAAACGAATCGTGAAATTAAACGCTTGATAACCGTTAATCCAGAGTAGCCAGTTAGGAGAAATTTCAAAATATTTGTAATGATAACTAGAATACTGAGTATTCCAGAAATCTATCTCCTTACAAAATTCAGAAGTGAAGAAGGGTGAACATGCAAATGACATGCCACATAGTAACAGTAAGATTCCAATTATTCTTTGCATTTCTTTTTTCCTTTTTTAGTTTCTATTTTTTCAGTTTTTTCAGTAACTGCTGGTGCTTTAGATTTGACCATATTAGGCTGTTGTTTTACCGGAATATGTTTATCTAGGTCTACATCACCAATTGCGTCCAGAAGCACTCTTAAACGCGTTACAATCTCTTTTTTATTCTTACTATATTCTATCATACCTGCTAAGTCTTTTAACCTCATAGACCATCTATAATAGTCATAATACTTAATACAGACTTTCTTCAGGTTAAATCCAGACTGCAATAATTCGACGTCTGGATAAGCTCTGGCAAGCAAATGATGTGCAATCATATGTTCCCTAGGGGTTAAATAAATCCAGTTCGTAGGCACGTCTGGACCACCCAATGACTGAGGAATTATATGATGCTTATCATATAATATCGATGGCTCTCTCCCTGCCGCTTTGGCAATAATTGCGAAATATGTTTTTAAATAATTCATTTATATATTGTAAATTCTTGGTCACATGCATCTGGATTTTCTTCGTTAACAGTAATACACTTCTGATACATATCTTCAGGAGAAGTAGAACTTTCAGAACTACATCCAAATATCATTAAACTAAATACGAAAATAAAAATAACTACAAATACTACGATATCAATTTTTGTTTTTTGCATAATATTATAATATAGCAAATATTTTTTAGTTGTAAACCCTAAAATAAAAAACCAGGATTTACTCCTGGTTTATTTATTACTTGTTGTTTGGTCGCTTATAACCAAATGTTTTCATTGTTTCATCCTTCTTTACAGTTCTATCACCCTTAACTTGATCCTTATAATCACAACGGTGTTTTGCAACAGAAGTGCTGAACAACTTGGTTATATATGCGCCTGTTCCTAAAGCATGATGGTTCTTAGCCTTGACGTTTCCATCCTTATCAGACAACCAGTCGATAACCATCTGGACAGTTCCTGCTGTAGTAGTCTTAGCTTCATCATTCAATGTAAATTCAATATTAAAATCATTTACATAGTTTGCAGTAGTTGTATATACCCAAAGATGAAGTTTATAAGTAACGTCATAAAGCGGAATATTCAAACCATACTTATCGTAATCCTTCTGGAATTCTTCAGTACAATGTTCTTCAACATACTTATCTACTGGAATTCCCTTTGTAGAAGCACCAACGATATTTCCCTTATCATCAACTGGAATCTGACCATTCTTTACAATGTCATCCAATGTTGCAAGAGAACCAGTAGGAGAAACAGACGGAAGTACAATATCAACCTTGAAACCAACACCAATTACATCTGGAATTGTATCGTTCTTCGGGTCAACAAACTTGACGTCAAACGGTTTCTTATCATTATACTTATGACCTTCAGAATAATATTCATCAACTTTATCCTGGTCAACCTTGGTTACTGGATTGATAATTTCAATATCAATATCCTTGGCTTCATTCATAAGAACTGTGACTGTATCAGCAGCGACGTTACCAGCCTTATCTACATATCTTCTGATAATATAGTTAACACCTTTTTCAAGTCTCTGTAATGTCAAAGTATCTTGTGTTTCGCCATTAACTGTCCACTTAACTGGAATTGCATTTGTATTGAAATGTTCCATTGGACCAGGTCCAAGAATTTCAACCTTAGGCGGAATATCGTCGAAGATAATTTCAACTGATGCAGATGCTTTGTTACCAAAATCATCTACATAATCATAAGTGATATTATATGCAATATTTCCTTCCTTATTCTTAACAATTTCCTTCTTATCATTTACAGTATATGTAACCTTAGTGCAAGAATCAGCCATGTAAGAAATTTCATAATCAGAAACTCTCTGACCAGTAAGATTATCAGTCTTATAAGAAACAACTACGTCCTTACCACCAACCTTCTTATGATAAGTAACAGTTTGAACTGTATCGATTGGTTCCATTGTCTTCTTATCAACAATCTTAGAAATTGTTATCTTATTACCGTCAACAGAAATAACTTCAGAAACTTCAATAAGATTGTTACCTATTGCTGTATGAGTTGCAAGAGATTCATCAATCAAGTAGTTATATTCCTTAATCTTAATATCCTTAGTAGGAATTGTATCAAGCTTAACTTTAATATCAAATTTCTTTTCTGTCTTATGAACAGTATCTCTAACAGTTACAGTAATTGGATTTTCTTTCTTGTTGACATAAATCTTATCGTCCTTCTGTTCTTCGATTGTAATATAGTCAATCAATGCATCAGTAGACTTTGCATTTGTCAAAGTAACAACTGGAGGTGCATCATTGAATAAAACTACAACTGAATCACAAACAGTCTTCTTATCATTACATACCTTGATAGTTGTATCTTTCTTGATATGCGGAAATTCTTCATGCTTAATACAGCTATCACCTTCACAAAGTTCCCATTCGAACTTATGATCTGGGTCATTTGTCTTTACTGTATCTTTAGGCTTTTCATCATCCCATGTGGTAATTTCAACCTTTTCAGGTTCATCGAGAACTCTGATAATTACCTGTGCGGTATCAGAAAATTCGTCATCAGTTACAATAACAGTTACTGTGTCCTTAGTCTTCTTTTCATAATCAATCGGGTTCTTAATAGTAATTACACCAGTAGAATCGATAGAATAATTTGTAGTATCGGTAATTATATATTTAGGAGTTGTTTTATCTTCATCAGTTGCTGTAATCTTGCAAACCTTACCAGTATAATTTTCCTTTACAGAACAAGTTGTATCTTGAACATGGACTGGTTCATTAATATCAGTTATCTTAATTATATAGGTGGCAGTATCAGCTGCGCCACTAGAATCCTTTGCAATAACTGTAATCTTAACTTCTGGAGTTTTCTCATAATCAAGAGGATCAGTGAGCTTTAATACTCCATTTGTATCGATTGTGAAACCAGGTTCCTTAACTTCGTAAATTACCTTATCACTGTCAGGGTCAACTGCTGTAATAATACCAACAATACAATTCTTACAATTTTCTGGAACTGTAAGAGAATCATTTGGCTGTAATACAGGAGGTTCATTTACATTATTAACATTAATAATAACTATGGCAGTATCTGTAAATAGACTATCAGTAACAAATACCTTTATGGTATCAGATTTTGTAATCTCATAGTCAAATGGGTCTACCAGTCTAAGAATACCAGTATTAGTATCGATGCTGTAATGCACACTATCATCGCAAGAAAATTTAACAGGCTTTCCATCTTCATCTTCTCCTTTGACTTTACCGATTTCACCAGTTTTACCTTCATCTACAACAAAAGTTGTATCTTTGGTATGAACAGGCTCATTTACATTGTCTACTATAATATTTACAGTCATTGTATCTTTTGCTTTACCATCATCAGCAATGACCTTGAATGTAAATTCTTTTTCTTTTTCATAGTCAAATGTTCTAGTAGAAGTAATTACGCCAGTAGAATCAATTTTGAATGGAACACTTCCAATGATAGAATAAGTAATCTTATCACCATCCTGGTCAGTTGCCTTTACACTATCCTTAAATGGTTCATTTTCATTTACATGGAATGTAGTATCATTTCTGTCAAACTTAGGACCATCATTGCTGTTTGTGATATTAACAGTAACAATAGCACTATCCTTCAATGCTGGATTAGTCTTATCATGAACCAAAACCTTCAAAGTATAGGTTTTCTGATCAGTTTCATAGTCAAATGTCTTCTTTGCCCAAATTTCACCATCAGAATCTACTCTAAATAAGCTTGTATCACCTTCAAGCATACTGAAAACATTTTGAGTAAATGTTGTCTTAGTATCTGGATCTTTTGCAACTAACTTTTCAACCATGAATGGATGAATAAGATTTTCCGGAAGATTAGCAGTTACATCATCGATAGTAGGTGCTTCATTAACGTCAATTACTGTAATAGGAATATTACGAGTTACACTTACATTGCCAGTATCAGTCAATGTAACCTTAATAACATCGATTGCAGCCTTTTCATAATCTAATGGTTCACCAATAAGTGTCAACTTACCAGTCAAGCTATCCAATTCATATCTATCAGTATATGCACTATCAAGATGGAAACGAGTATTTTCAGTTCCATTTAAAATCTTGATTACATCTACTTCACCAAGTTTATTTTCCTCAAACTCATATGTCTTTGTAGTATCAAATTCAACATGTCCAATAGGAGCGTCAATAATCTTAATCTTTAATTCTCCTTCAGTCTTACCATCAGGAAGAATAGCACCAGAAATGCTATCAATCTTAATTACAAGATATTCATTTTCTGTCAATGTATCGACTTTAACATTTACCTTAATTGGATCACTTGGAATCTTTGAACCGATAGGAATAGATACTTCTTTCGGTTGATCGATGTTACAAATAGGGAATGTAGGCGGAATATTAAAATCTTCAACAGTTACACCATCTTTCAAATCAAAACAATATCTAAAATATACAGCGATAGTAGCAGTATCACTTAGTTCAATAGGAATAATAACAGTAGAATCATTTTCTCTCAAACCACCATACTTATCAAGCTTAACATCGATTGTATCAGGGTCGAATTTAACAAATCTGAAGTTTTTACCATCAATATCATTTCCAATTTCAAGCTTATTAGTCAATAACTGACCAGAAATATTAACGTTTCTTCCCAAGAAAATTGAATCAGTAGAAATAAATGAACCTTGAATAGGAGCATAGTCCATATTATCAAAACTGATAACATTATTAGAATAGAACATCAAGTTACCACGATATTGGTCCTGATTCAATACTACGCTTCCACTGTCAGTATCATAAACAACCTGAATTGTAGCATGATTTCCATAAATAAAATTCTTTACGAAAATCTGGGTCAATCTACCGCCATCTTGCATCTTAACATACAAATGGCTTGCATTAGTTCCGCCAAGGCCAAACTGAATCTTATCAATTAAAATCTTATATGCGCCTTCACCTTTAGGAACAAAAATAGTATCTGTAGCATCATTGCCACTTAAAACAATATCATCCAACTTAACATCAGCACCAAGATTATCCCAATCAACAATCGGCATATAAAGATTTGTAGGTGCAGCAGGAACGCTGTCCTTACAAATGTTTGCATCGAAAGAATAAGTCTTATGATCTTCAATCGCAGACAATGCATTAGCATTTGCGGTTCCGCTTAAGCAAACAGGGCTTGCGATTTTGGAATTATTTACATTTCCAAGATCAAAATCGACTGAGCGAACTGGTCCAGTAATATTATTTGGACCATCACCCATAGAAATACTACCATTTGCAAGAATCGGACCGCCCAAGGTCAATCTTGCATTAGAAGTAATATTACCTACAGTACCATTCCAACCTGACTTGTCTGGAATACGAACATCATTTCCCATTTTGATAAAATCATGACCATATAACTTATATTGAAGCATATAATCAAATTGATCCTGTTGACTTGCAGAATCTTGTGGGATAGTTTCAAAGTTAAACGGCTTATAGTCTGCAGAAAAAACAAATGCAGCTAAAACTAATAATATTCCGATTATCTTTTTCATTTTTATTACCTTCTTATTAAAAATTCTATATATTTATAGTTTTCTAATTAATTTAAATAAATATAGAAAAAGAGCTGACTTTTGTCAACCCTTTTTATTGTAATATTATTGTTTTAAATTATTGCATATGTGATAGTGTCCATACTGTACTATATCCTTCACCAGTTTTTCCAACATTACATGTAATAACATCATGGGAAATACTAGTTACTGCATTAGTATGGATAAATGTAAAAACATACATGTTTGACTGCATTTCAATATGCCAACCACTAATATCTTGTAAATAATACCATTTTTCATTTTTTATGCCTTCACCGACATCTTCTATAGCTCTTAATATTGCTAAACTACCAGCTCCAGTATCACCAACCAATAAAGATATTAATTCTTCTGCAGATGGCGTACCATCAAAACGATAGCCTGTTGATTCTTGCCGGTCTGCTATAATTTTTATATCATAAATTTTGATTTTTTCATTAGTAACAGATGGACCATCACTAATACATCCTACTGTTACAGATGTATCATCTTTTGTCAATGTAATATTAGTTCCAGCTTTTAATTTAAGTGTTTTTGCTCTTGCCATAAATCCTCTCTTTATCTATATATATATTCACCGTCTTCTGTGGTAATATATGCAGAATCATCATTATCATCTTCTGAATATGTTAATAATCCATCTGGATATTCAGTATCATCTTCTTCAGACATATCTTCACCAACCAATACATCATTATGCTGAGAAGCAAGATGAACACCACTAGCATAGCTCGATGCTTCTGGAATTAATCCACAGTATTCGTCTAATAAGAAGTTAATTTCTGCATTCTGCGACCAATCATAAATATCCTTATCTTGGAATAAGTAATTAGTTCCTAAGACAATAATAAAATTAGTCGCAATGAATAAATCATAATTACCAAGTTGTCCTTTTTTCCCAGCTGGTGTTGGTAATGGACGTAAATCAGAAAATAACTCATCTAAATTTAATGCAGTTTGTAAACCAGCATTTAATAAATTTATATAAATACCGTTACGATCTAAACTGATACTAATATCAGTTCCGAGATTTCCTTCTATAACAGGTGTAGAACGAATATCAAAAATCCTATCTCTACGTCTTATAAAAATCTTAAATCTAAATTTTTCTACTTGCGATTTTCTTAACTTTACATTTAACTTATTTAGATTAAAATAAGTATTAATCATTGTATAAGTGCTATCAGTTGTATAATCATCACCATTTGGAGTAAATCTAGCACCTAATGCATCATAAGGTAAATATATTTTTGATAATTGTTTTAATCTAAAATCATATTCACATTTATTAAATGGTTCATCTCTATAACAATACCACAAATAGTCAAATCTTCTAAAATCTAAATTATATGGATTTTCACCAACTACACCTGGATTACCATATTCCAAATTAGGAGATTTTTGATTTTCAAAATAATAATCAAAATGAATATTTGAATTAACAAGCAATAAGTAATATAATTTTCTTAAACATCTTGTAACTGGACGAACTTCATTAATAACGGTAATTATTGTCTTAGCCATACCGTTAAATTCTTTAAATGTAATGCCAGCTTGAGAAGTCAAATCAACATCAAATGTAGAAGTTAAATAATAATCTTTAACTCCTGCATGCATTGCGACATCTTCAGTAAATCTACGAACTGCATGGATTTCATCTTCTCTATAATATTCTGCATTTTCAGAAAAGTTCGTAATATTATTAGGTGCTGCCCAAAGCTCGACAATCGATGCACATAAACCCATGGTATTTAAAATAAATTGTATACCAAGATACGTTCCTTTAATCTGGTTATAATAAGGAATAAACTTATAGATAGAACGAAGAAGTCTGTATGCTTCGTCTTTATATTGTTGTGGTAAATCGTTAATTTCCATCAGTTTCCTTGTCCTTTATAGTTCTTGCTGCATCCAAGAAATATACATATTCATTTAAATTTGGATTTACTTCAATATTAAACTGCTTTACATATTCACTAAGCAAAGGAGTTTCTGTTCTGAATGGGTCATTAAAATTATTTATTCTAGCAATTTTTTCAAGTGTACTTACAGCATTTCCAGTAGACAAACTTTCCTGCGAAGTATTCAAGAAATCTTCTGTAAATTTTACAAATGCCTTATATATTTCGTCAGTAAGATATTCTGGAGTATAAGAATTAAATTTATACTTACGTCCTTCATCAGCAAATATAAATGGTCCTAATGTAGCATCAGCATAAGTTGCATTTCTTACAAATTCTTTAATTTCATTATTATCAACATCAATCCATGCTTCAACATTGATATTTCCTTTCTTATTAATATGTGTAATATAAAAGGTTAATACTCCCTGATCTGCATAATATGTTAATGTTGATTCATCAATAACACCAATACTATCATTAAATAAATTTACTGTCGGTTGATAAGCCCATAAAAACTTATTTGGATTAGTAACCCTAACTAATACTTTTCCTTCAATGTTTTTTGAAACAATCATATTTTTTGGATAAATATCAATAAAATCAATAATAAGATGTTGGATTTTCTCATCATCATCAAGTGTTATATAATCCCATTTTCCATCTGTTGTATATTCAGCTTTATTTGCTGCAATATCCCAGACTTCAATCTTAAGCTGATCTTCATTAAGTTTATCAACTGAATAGCTTTTATCTAATGTAAAAGACAAAACATAAGTATTTCCTGTCTTATTATAAGATAGTTTAGAAATACTTTCAGAAATTGTATGTTCTGTTTCTTTTCTAAGACATTCATAAAGAACGTCATCACCACATTTTATTCTTAATTGGCAAACATCAATTAACGTATCAGAATTAATTGTAAAGCTACACTTTCTGTTAGAATCAATAACTACATACTGAACATCTTCAGAAACAAATTCAGGACCTTTCGTATCGATGATAATATCACCAATAAGACTGGTCATGTAAATGATACCAGGAGAAGAATCTAAGAAGATCGTTCCAGTTACTTCTCCAAGCGGAGGTGGATAATCATTCTTATTTTTATTTGGTAAATGTCCTGGAGTCCACTCTTCAGTAGTTCCATCATTATAAGTAATGTATTTAAAAAACCAGTTAGTAGCTGATTGCATTTCCTCGACGGAATCAAACTTTCTATATCCGCCTTCCTTTGTAATAGTTTCTGATTTTTTAAATGACATAATTAAACTTCCCAAATACCAATAGTGTCAAATGATTTCTTATCCAATGTAGTAAATTTAATTCTTGGCCAGTCTTTCTTGCAACGAGATGCAGCAGAAGACTGTAAGAATATCTTTGTAATAATTGGATTCTTCAAAATTATATTTGTCTGTCTTTTATTATCAATCGCAATATGATTATTCAGTTCAACCTTATATTTTTGTAAAACTTCACAACCTTTCTTTATGATATATTTTATAGCGTTAGCAACATCTTCTGTTTTACAAGAATCAATAAAGGTTTCATAGTCATCTGTTAATAAAACTCTTTCCTTAAATGTCTGGAAATCAGTAACCAACATATTCTTATCATCGTCAATCAAACCGATATTCTTAGACGTAAACCATTCATCAATATTATGATAATTCCACAAAAACTTCTTATAAGCAAGTATTTTGACTTTCTTGATTTCATCCTTGAATAATTCAGAATAAGTCATAAAATCGGTCCAATAACCATCTTCGCTATCTCTTATAACATTATTAATGAATTCACCATAGGATTGTAAACCTTCAACCCTAATCAAAACGTCATTTCTAATTAACGGATTATTAGATGAAGTAAAAATTTCATTCGGATTTAATACAACTGGATATTCCTTAGAACGGGAAATATCTTCCAAAGTTTGTATTAAATTATCATATGTAGTAGAAATATACCCATTTACTACATTCTGATTGATTACCGATTCTAATTCTTTCTTAGAGAATGGTATTGCTACACGATTAACATTAAATACAGTTTTATTAGTTATCATCTTACATTATTTATAATAAAAAACCGCTTGTTAAAAGCGGTTTCTTTTTAAATGTTATTTTAAATTAATAGCCGAGAAGACCAATAATATATGGCTTCGTATTATTCGGGAATTCTGACAATTCCAACTGAGTAGCCATAAAACTTACATTTTTCATATAAATTTCACGGTTTACTTCGGGTTTCTTGTCAATCTTTTCGAATAATTCCTTATACTTTTCTCTCAAAGCCTGATATTCTTTGACATATTCTTCTCTATGCTGAGTAAACTGAGCATTACCAGCCTTATCGTTAATTTCCTTACCTTCAGCATCGCGATCACGATACTTTTCGATAAGAAGCTGACCTTCAGAGAACATAGCCGGAAAATCTGGTTCCTTACGTTCATCATAAAGTTCATTCATCAACTGACTATACAATGGAGCCATTGCTTCGCTATTCTTATACATGAACCAAGAATACTTAGCATTAATACCATCTACAGTCAAACGGGAATTAAATTCCTCAAAAAGTTGCTGGAGCTGGAAATTTGTAATCTGTACTTCTGATACTTTCATTTTTTCACCTTTATATTGTTTTTTATATATAATTTATTTTTTGTGTAAACTGTCTAAATACGGAACTAAAACTTTTTGCCAATCCTTACATTGATGTGTTTCGATTAATTCCTTTTCTTTATTTGGAATTTGAACCAATAACATTTCACCAACTTTAATATCCGTATGTTTCTCTAAAATTGCCTTATAGGTATTTAACTGTAACTCATAATGGTTAATATTACAATCGTCCATCATATCGAACGGAGCTCTAAGTTTCTGATACCTATTGTTAAAATCCCATTTCTTGTTTGTCTTCCAGTCAAGGATTGCAATACAATTCTTTACTTTATTATAACATAAGAAGTCAATAGTTCCACACAACTGCCAGTCACGGTCATAAACAATTGTTTCATTCTTGATGGGAATATAACGTTCTTTCAAAATAGACAAAGCTTTCTTACATCTTTGTTTTCTATATTCAAAATCTTCCTTCATTCCAGGATATTTTGCAAGAACATTCTCATCAGGATAAAATTCCTTATTTTGCCAACCAAGTTCCATAACACTATGGACATAAGTTCCTAACTGACAAGCATAGTCGCCTGAAGCTTTCCAGGCTGCTCTGACTTGTTCCACAGTCATTCCCTTATATTGACTGTCTTTCTTTTTAATTGCTTTTTCTGCAATTAAGTCCCAGTCTTTTTCTACTTCAAGTTGACCGACAAATGTAGTAACTGATGTATATTTCGTTCCGTAACTATCTGTATATTTGTGCGGAACTTCTTCGAAATATATATCACTGAATGCTTCCCATAATTGTTGATATACGTCTTTCATACTTACCTAAATCTATCCCATTCATGTCTAATATGTTCCATCTGTTTATGGAAACCTTTATCAGCCCATGATGGCATTATTTCCTCAAATTCTTTAAACGTTCCGCCAATCTTCTTAAACCAACATGCCAGACCTAAAATCTGCATATGTCTACCACCAGCTTCACATGTTTCAATCTTTTCATTTATATATTGTTTTGCATTCGTTAAATCGATTGAACCATGCATCTTGCGATACCATTTTGCTCGTTTTTCAAGTTGCTTAAGATGTTCTTCTTGTTTCTCTACACAATATTCATAAGCCATTCTAAATTCAAACCCGATTGCACTAGCAGGGTCAAATAACTTACCGTTATGACAACTGTAATAATAAGGTGCACCTTTATATTTTACACAAGGAACCTTAAAGAACTGTGCTCTAACGAATGATGCCTTATCTGCATGTGGAAAATAATTTACAAGAAAATGATATGGACTAAATGCTTGATTAAAACATTTATAAAACATTCTATTTATATCATATTCTTTATCAAGAAACAAAAATACTCTGAACTTCTGGTTTGTTCCATCATAAGAATGTGAAGTATGTAATACATAGAAATATTCTCTAAAACTATCTTCAAATTCCTTTATGCTATAATTCGGATCATCATAATCTAAAATTAAAACATCAGTAGAACCAATACTTTCAGTTCGTCTTTTAGTGTCGCTAACAGTACAAATCTTCCATTGCGGTATCATGTCTTTCTTTTCTACTACAATTGGATTTTTTATACAATTCAAAAAATTCTTTGCAACTTTATCCGACCATACTAATGGCTTCATGATATTATCATATTGATTTTGTATTGTCTGGATTGTTCTCATAATCAATAACAAATATAGTATTTTTCTATTTTCTTATTTATTAAATGTAAAAATATTTTAATTTTTTAAAAATACAACAAAAAGACCAGACATAAGTCTGATCTTTTTATTTAATCTATTTCTTATTAGTGCTTACGCTTTCTAAGAAATGCTGCTGCTGCCTGTTCAATATCAGATTCAGACATTTGAACCGGAGATTCTACTGGAGTAGCCTGAGCTGGGGTAGCTGGAACTGCTGGATCGTTCTTTGCAACTTCAACAGGGACCTGCGACGGTTTCTTTTCGAGTCCAGCAAGATGTGCACCGAACATAGAACCGAGAACAGTCTTAAGATCAATACCAAGAGAATCAGTTAAACCACTAGAAACTTGTGTAAGTGTCTTGGTAATATCGCCAGTGAGCTTAGCTGTACCGCTTTCACCATACATATTGATATTGCCAATCTTTTCCATCGGTTTTGCAACGGCACTTGCAATAGCTGGTAACTGTTCGAAATACTTTTCAATAGTTCTGAGCTGCATTTCCTGTCTTGCTGCATCACCATACTTCTTCATAGCTTCAGCCTTCTGGTCAAGTGCTGCTGCTTCTGCAAGACCCTTAGCCTTTACAGCATCAGCTTCTGCTTCACCCTTAGCCTTAGTTGCTGCAGCTTCAGCGAATGCTTTTTGCTTATCAGCTTCAGCCTTAGCCTTAATAGCTTCAGCCTGTTGCTTCTGTGTGAAGAGTGCTGCTTCAGCTTCCTTCTGTTGTCTATAAAGGTCAGCATCAGACTTCTGAATTTGTGCTTGCTTTTCTGCTTCTGCCTTCTTCTGGATTTCAGCTTCGAGTTCCTTCTGTCTAACAGCTACCATTCTTTCACGAATTTCAATCTGTTTTTCCTGCTTTGCAACTTCAGCTGCTGCAGCTGCAATGTTAATGGTCTTTTGCTGTTCTTGCTTCTGAATTTCGTAAGCGGCATCAGCTTCAGCCTTCTTGCTATCGGAAATTCTCTTAAGGTCAGCCTTCTTAACTTCTAAGTCGTTTTGCTTCTGTGCGATTTCGAGGTTAGATGCAACCTGTGCATCGTTTGCTTCCTTAGCTGCTTCTGCCTGAGCAATCTTAACGTCTCTTTCTGCATTGGCCCTAGAAATTGCTGCTGCTTTCTGAATTGCAACTGCCTTGTCAACACCGAGGTTTTCAATAACCTTTGCTGAATCAGAGAAGTTCTGAATATTAAATGTTTGAATAACAATACCGAGTTTCTTTAAGTCTGGAGAAGCATTTTCGAGAACCTTCTTAGAAACCTGTTGTCTGTCATTAACAAGCTTGACAAGTTCCATTTGACCAACAATCTCTCTCATGTTTGCTTCAAGAACTTCACTAATCATCTTCTTAATTTCATCTGGATTCTTATTTAAGAAGTTCTGTGCAGCAACCTTAATATCAGCAGTTTCATCAGAAATTTTGACCTGAACGACTGCATCAACTGCGATATTAATATAATCTGACGTTGGAATACCGGAGGTCTTAACATCGATTGGAATAAGCTTTAAGCTTAAAGTATCGACTTGCTCAAGGAACGGAATTCTAAATCCTGAATGTCCGATAATTGTCCTTAGTTGTCGGAAACCAGAGATGATTTTAACTTCATCTGGTGCGGCTTTGATATAAGACGCAAAAAAGAGAATACTTAAAGCAATTACTGCAATTCCGATAAGTATTGGGTAGATCATATTAGATGTCATGTTTTTCCTTTATTTCATTGTTTTCTATTAATTTGTTAAGCTCATCGATACAAATATCCTTAGTTGACTTTGGCGGAACATAAGAGTTTAAGTCAATCGGATCAAATTCCCATGTCAAATAATTATTTTGTTTTGTCATGGAAACAAAAAAATCTGTAATTCCTGGATGTTCTTGTTTGAGTTCATCATACTTCTGTGCAATCTTATTCTTTACATCAGCAACACTAAAACTCTGCTTTTCAAAGTAATCCTTTGAATCCTTATAATACCAGAATGTTATACCTTTATATTTGAAAAACTTTTCAGCGTCATCATCAAATAATGACTGAATAATCTTATTCTTATCTGCAATTAAGGTAGGTGTCTGAATGGGAACGTTTTTAAAGCGTTCCATTGTTGCCATTCTGACGCAACTCTTTATGCAGCTGCAGATAATGAAAAGTGCAGTTAAACCAACAATCGTCCAAGCGATTACTATCATTTTATATCTCCTTGTAAGTTTTTCCTAAATATAGCAAAAAGGGTGACTGCCGTCAACCCTTTTTATTTAATGTTGTCTGAAACGATATATTAGAGGCTCAAATCACCATTCAAAGAATCGTAATCGAAGTCTGCATCTCTCTGACCAAGCTGTCTACCAACAATGTTACTAATTGTTCTAAGAACAGTATAGTAAGAACCGTTACCGCCGAAAATTTCATCCTTAGCATTCGGGGTTTCAAGCAAGTCTGCAATCTTTTCTGCCTTTTCTGGATCGAAGTCAATGTCACGACCAGCCTTCTTAGCATAATACCAATCCCAGAATTCGCCAATCAAAGCAGCTGCGGAATCAGGATTAATAAATCTCTGTAACTTGCTATTAGCCTTGTCATAGTTTCTACCAAAGACTTCCTGTGCAGTTTCTGGTTCTTCAGCAAACAATCTAATGAGTGCCTGGAAATTTTCAGAATCAACAAGTGCAGAAACATCTTCACCATCACGGTTCTTTTCATAATAATCCCAGAAGGTGTCGATTAATCTATCGTAATCATCCTTACCTAAATCAACACGGTTACGAACATCGCTAACATCTTGTCCAAGCTGACCTTGTAAAGAAGCAATAATAGCTTCCAAATCAATTCTCCTAGATGAACGTGTAGGAGGTTCTGTTCTTGGTAATCCTGGTAAGCTGAGACCACTAATTAAGTCCCAACTAATGCCATTATCTTGAACAAATTTGGCAAATTGACCTAATGTAGCATTCTTACCAGTTCTGTCATACTGTTTCTTCCAGTCAGCAAGCATATAAAGCAAGTTTTCTGCAGAATCATGACCAAGAACACGGTCAGATGCACGAGACATTTCATCAATTCTTGTATTTTTACTAATTGTATAACCGCATTCAGCAAGGAACTGTAATGCTTTTTTAAGTTTTAATGACTCGTTTTGATCCATGTTGTTAGCCCATTCTTCCTTATCTTTTTCAATATCTTCGACACTTGTTTTGTATTGATTATTGTTGTCTTCTTTATATTTTTCCATATATTTCAATGTAGAATCAATATATGAACGTAAATCTTCTAAGGTTTCAACTTTCTTTGCTGGCATTCCAGATAAAGAACTCTTGAATTCCCTTACATAAACTTCATTTTCATAACCTTTATATGATGCAACTTTAATCTTATCATTATTATAATAAATGATTATATCAAAATCACCATCTTCTGGGTTTTTTCCCTTGATAATACCAATTTTATCATTTTGCTGTGCTAATTGCTTAGCATATTTAAGCATAATATCTCTGGTTAATTCTGTAGATTCTTTCAAAAATGAATATCCACATTTACCGAGAATATCTCTTGCTTCACTTAAATTCATGTTTTCTCCTTAATAATTTTATATTATTTATAAAAAATTAGAACTGTAATCCCAACTTTTCCTGTCTCAAATGAATTCGTTTTATCATGTTTATGTGTAAATTCTGTGCTTTTTCTGACATCGGGTCATCTCTAGTAGAAGTAATATGTCCAGACAGTGTTACCTTTGTAGTATAAAAAATCGGAATTTTATAAAAACCTAAAACATCACCAATCCAACGGTCTTCATCACCCCAAGTTCCATCAAAACAAGGATGAAATATCCTACCGCCGTTTATTTTCCTCATTAAGTCTACTGCTTTCTGAGAAAGATAAATACCACAACTATATACAAAATTTAACGGATTTTTACAATCGAAACCTTCATCCCAATTATATTCTTTCGTTATATTTTCTTGCTGCATAAATTGACGATGATCATTTTTACCAACACCGAGTAAAACACAGGCAGCACCGATTTCAGGAATAATATTCAAATCGCCTTCTGGAACTTTATCGCCATCAAGAAATAAGAAATCTCCTTTATAGTCAAAATATGCTGCACCGATGTCTCTACATTTACCTGCCAAGAATCCAGTTCCTTCTGTATTATAAACAGCTGGAACTGTTGTATCTGGTTTATATCTATCAAAACAAAATACATGATTAAACTCATGTATCTTGTCTTCAATTAAATTAATTTTATCTTCTTGATTTTTATTAATTACTACTATATTCATTAGTTTCTCATATCAACTAAATAAACAGTATCATAATCTTTACCATTTACTGTTGTTACGCCATATCCATTAACCATAAATTTAAAACTAGAAAAATATTCATCATATGAGATTGGACATACTTCATTAAAATTTCTATGAACTTCACCTTCATGTAAAATTGTTGAATATTTACCATAATTTGCATTATCAGGAGATAGGGTCATTATTGTTGCAACATCTGTATTATAACAATATTTTGTTCTAATTTTATTTGCTGTTTGCCAATAATTATAACGAGGATCTGCTGTTTTATAAAAATTAGAATATTGTGTTATAGTTTTTGGCGCGCTATATGATACACCTGTTCCTGGTACTATTTGAGGCCGCCAACCAACAGTTTGACTATATGACCATGTATAGTCAAATTCTGTCCATGTATCATTCATTACTGTACATGGTATATTATTTGAATCATAATATTTATCAAGCTGCCATATCCCTCCAGTAATAAAAGCATGTCCACCGCCATCATTTTCTATTGGAACAGAAACTGCATTATAACCATAATCTCTTAACTTATATGAAGAATCTATTGGTCTTAATATATAATTAAAACTATTTCCATTTTGGCCATTAGACCAATTCCAATAACAAATATCTTGTAAACAAATTTCTGGATTGCTTGAAGTTGAATAACCTTCACAAATATAACCGCATGAATAAATTATAACTCTAAGTCTACGAGTACTTCCAGAATTTTCTGTTATATAAAATTTACAACCATAATTTGATCCTTGATTAGCATCAAATTGAGTATATGTTCTTGAAATATATAATTCACGATTAAAATGATTTGTTAAAAAAGCATAATCTACATATATACCACCAACACGTGCCATATGTATTGCATATTGATTAAATTTATATAATCCATCTGATGAAGTATCACCATTTATATAATATGTTTTTTCTTGTATTTGACTATTATAACAATGAATTCTGCCACCAGAAATTCTAGCAATTGTTGTATATGAATTTGGTGATGATTCTGACCACCATGGGTCTCCAATAACACCATATAAATTGGCAAAACCAGCAAATTCTGTTTTACTATTTTTTCTGTAAGTAGGTTGATGTTTTTGATAGGTTTGGATATTACCCATCAATTTATCTTCTGAGGATTTAAGCGTTGAAAATGTTGCTTTATTAGTGGTAGTATTAGTAGTTTCAGTTACTTGGATTGCTGTTCCTGCAACATATTTTTTACCACCAAAACCATCACAACTAATAATATTTTCATTACCAACAGTATTAACTTTTATAACATCATCACCTGACTGATATGTTGTGTCTGTTTTAGAAATAACACCATCTTCGATTTTAAGACAATTATTTTCATCATCTTTATATACAGGAGCTAAATCAGTAACTTTAAATCTTGCATTTTTACCTGCATCTGGAATAACAACAGGTATCTCGGCATCCGTAGTATCAGTTTTACTATAACTATTTAATTTTACTAATTCATTTTTATTATTTTGTTTCCATCCTGCCATAATTTAATACTCCATTGATACCATTGATATAGTTGTTTTTGAATTTGTTGTATCTAGTGAAACAGCTGGAATAAATCTAAGTGTAGAAAATAAGCCAGTATATGTACTACCATTTACCATTGATAAAACATTTCCACAAAATGGCGGTAATGCAACACGTGTCGTTCCATCAGTCTTAATATAATAATTAGGAGTAAATGACGATACCCATTTATTTTGTGAGTTTTCAAATTTTGCAATAGTTGCATAATTTGCAGATGATGTATTTAAACTTATATTAGTAGCACCTGATAATAAACCTTGTTCATATATAAATGCATCAGCCTTATATGACGTATCATTTACAAGTATTAAATCAGGTTCTTTATCACTTGTTCTATTTAACATATTAATAATTGTTTCTCTATTATTATGACTTTGTAAAAATAAAGCAGACATTGATAATAGACCAATATTTCCTACATCAATAGCAAAATGAGTATAATCAGATGTTCTTATTTTTGTATATCCTGACGGTTGTTGTGCGGATTTATACCAAGCACGAGTAGTACCATTTGTGCAATAATATTTTTTAGTATCAGTAGCAGTTAAAGAAGTTCTTAATGTAATTCCATCATTATCTAAACATATTACTTTATAACCGTCGGTTCTATCACTATCTGCAACTTGAACAAAAAGTGAATCCATTGCATTTCCAGCTAATTCTAATGTGTAATTATTTTTAAATGTAACAGGCGATAATTTTGAACCATATTGCGATGTAAACGTTGACCCACCATCTGTTTCTAGGTTTAATGCTAAAATATTAGTATTATTTGTTAATCTTAATCCTCTTCCTGTTGCATATGTTTGTGGAGCATCACCTACATAAGACACTTTTCCATCAGAACTAATTTCAATATTATCGCCAGCAACATAACGGGTGTCAGTAGCGTTTACTCTCCCTTCGTTAGTTATCTGAATATTTTCACCAGCAGTTAATTTTTCTGCACATTCTGAAATTTCATGCTTATAGTTATTGTCAATAGGTTGAATATATGGGATATAAACGCTATTACCTCTATCATCCATTTCTTTTAATTCAGATAGTGTTTTAGTTTCAAATGATGACAATTTCTTTCTTTTAATTTTTCCCATAAATCCTCATTAATACATAGATTCAATAAAATAATAATTATGTTTATTATTAACTGTTTCATGTATACAATAAAATCTTTGAACTGTGCAAATCAGCCATTCATCCTGACCATCACCTCTAGTGTTTGTTGTAAAAGGTAATGAATTAACTAGTCTTGAGTTGCCTGCACCATTTTCAATTCCATACCCAGATAAATCAGTATATAATTTCCAGTTAACTATATTAGCAATATTAACAAAAGTTCCTTTACTTACATTTTCTTTTTTATATACTAATCCATTATGATAGAAATAAAAATTTGCACCTTCATTATCATCGCCAATACCATTAAAAATATATAATGCATGCATTCTTTCACCCATATTAACTTGAACAAAAATATTCTCTCTATGAGTTACATGTTGAAGCCACCATGTATGTAAAGTTAATGCAGCAATATTTGGCATATTAAAAATAAGCTGAGAATAATAATCACCACGAACACGACTTGCATAAGGTGGATATGTTCCATTTACTTTTTTAAATGATAATACATCATCTGGAGTAGCTAAAATCCATCTATCTGTTGAACCACCATTCCAATATTGCACAGAAATATCTTCACTAATAACAAGATTAAGGTTACTATTTGGAACATTACCTTCATTTGGGTCTCTACCAAATGTTATGGCATTATTTACAAATCCTGCAAAATTACCTTTTATTGATTTACCGCCATCTGAAGAAGTAAAAAATGTAGAAGTACAATTATAAGTTGTTGCACCGCTATGAACTTGTGCTACTTCTGAACCATAGCCAAGATTAAGATTTACTTTATATTTACCATCTGATTGTCTTCCAATTGATAAATTTGTACTATCTTCTTCAAGATCTGTTCCTTCTCCTTGAGGACCAGTATATACTAATTTATTATCTGATGTAACAGAAATATTATCACTACTTTTTAATTTTGTATCTGTAGCACGAATTACGTTATTATTATCAATAGTTACATTAGTTCCAGCCTGTAAAACTTGTCCATTTAATTCTTTAGAATCAAATTTATAGTTTTCTGTTTCAGTAAATGCTGGAACATATGCTGTATTGCTAGACTGTTGAAGCTCTCTCAAAGTCTTTAGTTCATAATCTGATAATTTTTTATCTTCATTAACTGCCATACATTATTTATAATAAAAAGAGAAGATATGAAATCTTCTCTTCTTATAAAAATGTCAGAATTTAATTACTTTTCGTATCTTCCACCGACCTTCTGTCTTTCGACATTTTCGATGTTCTTGTTATAATAGAACTGATAAATCTGATCAGGTGTAAGGTTAATTGCTACAAAAATCTTAAAGAACTTAATCAACATTGTATCGCCAAGTTCCTTAATCTTAAGAGGATCTTCCTTCCATTCCTTATAAGTCTTCCAATCCTTATAACTCGAATTCTGATAAAGTTCACCAACTGCTTCAATGAATTCACCGACGAGATAATGAAGGTCAGAAGTACCGATTGTACCAGTCTTCAAATCAGCGACAGCAAAATCGTAAAGCTGTGGAAGTGTAAATGTTGGCTTATACTTGAGATAAAGAAGCTGATTCATAACGAAGTGCCAAGCATCAATAATTTCATACTTAACAAGGTCAGTAATTTCATAATTATCCTTCTTGAGTTGGTCAAAGAATTCCCAAATCTCAGTAACAGTGGACATCATAAAATAACCAGAACGAACTGCATTCTTGAAATTATCTTCCTTATTTGTCGGAGCCAAAGTTCCACGCTTTGCAGCAAGAATATTTTGAAGTGCTTCCTGCATATTGAACATAGTCTGAAGTGCAGTTTCTGGATTATATTCCTTTGGGAAATCTGGAAGTTGAATTTCTTCTGCTGTTAACTTTTGACCTTCAACCTTCTGCTTAAGTTGCTTCTGAAGTTGAACGAATGAATCCTGTTCTTCTTGAACATTACCATACATGCTATTTGTATCAATCATTTTAATTTACCTTTGTTGTTGGTTTTTTAGTTTTTGTTTTTGTTACAACTTCAGGAGTTTCCTGATTTGCTGGACTTCTCATATATTCTAATGATTTAAGAATTGCATTAGATTCATCATTAATGAGAATGTCATTTTCTTCTAATTCTTCTTCTGTAAATCCAAGTAAATTCTTGAGAAGAAATCTTCTTGAAAAGAGCGGAATATTTTCAGTATCGAATCTTGGTGTAAACTGTGAAAGTGTTCCAATTACTTCTGCAATATCCTTAGCTCTCTGTAAATCAACTTTCTTTGTTTTTGTTTCTGTCTTTTTTGTCATAATAAAATCCTAAAATAAAACATAAGACTTTTACATCTTATGTTTTACATTTTTTATTTCGGAGAACTAAAATTTAACCATTTGCAAGTCTTGCAAAGAAGTCTTCTTCATCTTCCGCTGCTTCGACACTAGAAGTTGTTGGCTTTGTTGCTTCAAATTCTGGTTCGAAAAGCGGTTCAGTAGGAACTTCCTTTTCCATTGGAACTTCTGCAGTCTTCTTCGGAGTTGATTCAAACATATCGTCATCATCAGCTTCTACAGTCTTACCTGTATTGACAGTTGCAGTATAATCAGTTCCATCTTCAAATTCTGCAAACAAATCTTCACCACTCTTGGTCTTGTAGAACTTAAGAATGTCTTCGTAAGAACGGAGCTGATCCTTCTGCTTTTCAATATCCTTCAATGTGAAGAGCTGAGATTCAACGACATCAAGTTCTGCATCAGTCATTTCGACGAGCTTACCATCCTGACCAAGCTTGCACATTCTACGAGGATTGCTAAAGTGAGAGCTAGAGTAGTTAGGACCGTTAGAACCCTTAACGCCTTCCCAAACAAAGTTTGCACCAGCCTTATCATCACCAGCAAGAACTGCCTTATCGTTCGGACCCCACCAGGAGAACGGATTAATACCTGGAATTACACCAAGTTCGGCATCATCCTTATCAGCCATTGCATCTTGAATCATCTTCATGATTGCACGACCATATTCAAGACGATAAACACGACCTTCTGTTTCTGGAGCATTCGGATTCTTAACGATATAAACGTTAGAATAGAACTTTGGCTTCCACTTATCCTTTACACGGGAACGAGCTTCATCGGTTCTACCATACTTATTCCAAATCTTTGCGTTATAATCACAAATCGGACATGGTTCATTCCACTTCTTAGCACAGTCACAACCGAACCATGCACCATTAGAAAGCTGGAACATGTGAGAACGGTTTTCTACCCAAGGAATTTCCTCGTCTGGGTGTGCTGGAAGGAATCTAAGAACAACAGTAAACTTACCGTCAGCACCCATCTTTGGCTTAAATAAGCCTTCGATTTCGTATGACTTCTGCTTGTTGTCTTTCTTACCGATGTTAAGGTTATCCATTGCACTATAAAGTGCGTTCAAGTTATTTCTCTTTATTGGCATAATTTATTTTATCCTTTTGTTTTTATCCCAATTGACCATTCAATTGACGCTCTAAATATAGAAACATAATTTTACGTTTCTATCAGTTTACATTTTTATCTGATATTTCTTGATTTAATTTTAATATCATCTTTGTAAACATTATAAATCTTTTGTAATCAATACTCTTAATCTTGTCCATATCTATTTTAAACTTCCCTGCCTTAAAACCCTGGATGTAAAACTCAGGATCCAACTGGCTTATACTATACATTTTGTAGGCTTGATTTTCTTGATTCGCGTCCAGATCATACAAAGAGAATCTTGTGTCCATAAATTCATTCAAACCAGAACCTTTCTCAGCAATTAAACTCTGAATAAGCTTGATTTGAGAATCTATAATAGGACGTTTTTTGAAAATCATGTTGTCCTTTAATTTATTTATAGAATTTATTTCGGGCATTTCGGGACATTTTTTGTCACAAAGACACTTCATCATGACATACATTAACCAATGTTCAACATCAATTAAACCGCAATTAATCTCATTTACGAGCTTAATTCCGTAATTTGCCATATATTCTACTCTAGGACTTTCATGTATATACTGAGAAATTAGATAGTTCTCTAAAGTATCATCAAAAAAATCGTTAAAAACTGCTGTATTAAACCGTTTTGCATTCCACATTTTCTTAACGGTTTTATACAGCATATAAATTTGATATTTATCAACCATATTAGACAAAGAAATTTTCTAAATCAGATGAACTTCTATCTACTAAATACTTCTTTTTTAACCCGTTCATAAGGGAATAATAGTTCATTTCGTCTAAACACTTAATCAAGATATTGGGTTCAAACCAATCCTCGACCAAATAGGCCATAGAATCGACAATAGTAACAATCTTATCCTTATTAAGCTTATAAAGAACATTATTGAACTTATTATATTCCTTGGGTTCATTCTTGATTACCTTAATCATATATTTAGGTAATCTGGAATCAGAATCGATGTCGTCAAAGTCTATACCAGCGGCTTTAAGTCGCTTGTAAAAAGAATCTTTGCTCTCAGATTCTGTTACTTCCTCATTTACTGATAAGTCTGATACGTTTATCATAAGTTACCTTCATTAAAATTCAAAAGTGTTTAAATTATTCTGTGTTACTTCAATATTAGAAGCAGAAACAGATTGTTGCTCTTGTGGTTGATTAAATATATTGGCACCTTGTGTTGGAACTGCAGCATTATTAAATGTCTTCAAGTCAAAAATACGCTGTTTACCAATATCGACACCAATCGTAGCTAATGGACACTTTGGTTGACCATATCTGGTCTTCAGAAGCTTAACCAGATACATACTTCCTTCCTTAAGTTCTGGAGACTGAGTAACACCAAAGATAACGTCTGCCTTCATTGTCTGACCGAAAGAGTCAGCTGCATCATCAAGTCCAATTTCACCCTTACCATAACCACCTCTGTTAGACTGTGCTGCAGAAAGAACTGGAATATCCATTTCCATACCAATACTTCTAACCTGAGCACAAATTTCTCTTAACTTGGAGTTATCGTTTTCATTTGCATTTGGTCGTCCATTAGGAATCATACATCCGATATAGTCAACAATCAATACATCAGGAACGAAACCACGCTTGTCTCTAAGTTCTCTAATCAATGCCTTCAATGCAAGTGCATTAATACAACCTTCTGAATATTCCTTAATAACAAGCTTATTATGACCAATCTGTTGTGTATTCTTCATCCAAAGCTTCTTATATGCATCCTTAGACAAAGCTCTAAGTTCTGTTTGGTTAATATCAAACAAATTCTGCATGATTCTTTGACCAATCTTAACTTCAGAGTCTTCGAATGAAACATAAAGAACTCTCAAACCTGCAAGTAATAATGCAGATGCGATAGAACACATAAACAAAGTTTTACCAACGTTGGTAGGAGCCATAATCAAAGAAATAGACTTAGGATGTAAACCACCACCAATCATTTCATCGATTGCTCTACAACCAGTAGGATATAATCTTTCATTAGTAATAATGTCATTAAAGATTACTTCTGGTTCTTCGAAGAATGAGAAACCAACCTTGGTATCAAACGTAAATGTTTCAGCATAAGCCATTTCATCAGCAAAACTACCTTTAGACTTACCTGTAGAACAATATTCGTTATAATCCATACATACTTGTCTACCTAAACGTTTTCTAATGAAATTCTGAATTTCATCAAGAATATATGGTGTATTAACATCTGCATCGTTAATAGACATGCACTTTTCGAATTCATCTACTGTTCTCTGATCAGACAAAAGTCTTTTAACTTCAATCGCATTAGGAACTGCAGAAAACTTAGAATTATATTCCAAAATGGCATTAACGATGTATTTGTGGTCAACATTTGTGAACCAACCAGTATCAAGTTCTGGAATTATCTTACCAGAAACTTCAGGATTTGCATAAATTGTCTTAATAATTATTTGTTCAAATTCAATATCAGTCATTTTTTACCTTTATCCTTATATATACCAGGATAATCGTAATCATTTTTATGCAAATATAGAAAAAAGGTAACTGGCGACAGTTACCTTTAATTTTTATTTAGATTTTTTCTTATTCTTCGTCTTCATACTCTTCAGAATCAATAATTTCTGGAGCATCATCAACGATTTCCTGTTCACCATTGAGCATTTTCATGACGTCCTGGTTAGAAGAAATAAGAACCTGATCTTCGAATGCGAACTTATTTTCTACATAATGTCTGAACTTTTCATCCTTGTATAATGGAATCCAGAATTGTGCGCAATAAAGTTCTGTTTCTCTCCACTGCTTAGTGACTTCGCCAGTTTCCTTATCGACGTCATAATCAGTTCTAGCATAATATCCCGGCTTCGGCTTGAAGACACAACCAGATTCCATGGCTTCATCAAGCAAACCGTAATATGGAGAAATACCACCAGCATGCAAGATAAGATATTGTGTCTTAACGAATTCCTTAGCAGAACGACCCTTTGCAACACCTGCAGTAATAATCTTACCGAGAATGTTCTTTTCCTTATCCTTTTCCTTCTTAGCACTAGAACCAAGCATAATGGAATCAGCATTAAAGATAAGTCTCATACCACCTGGAATCTTATACGGATCACCATACATTTCGAGAGAAGCATAGACGTGGTTCATAACGAGAGTAGTAAAACCAGCACCGAGCAAATGGTTAGCAAGTTCGTTCTTGAATCTTGGAGTGCTACCCATATCAGCAGCGGAACTACCTTCTGCACCCTTATCAACAGACTGTTGGGTAACAAGTGGGCCCCAAGAGTCAAACAAAATAAAGGTATTACGTCTTTCTTCCAAAGTCTGACCATCAGCCAGCTTAATAATAAATTGCTTAATTGCTGGAATAAGGTTTGTCGGACCGAAAACACCGACTTCCTTCATATCAATACCAAGTTTTGTAAGCAATTCATAGTTGACACTGTTTTCTGTGTCGATAATAAAGCAGTTCATACCAGAATCCTGAGCAGACTTGAGAACCGCATAACCAATCATAGATTTACCCCAGCCAGAACCTGCTGCAATCATACTGATTGAACCTTTCTTAATACCACCTCTGATTTTACCAGAAAGCAATAAGTTTACTGAGATACAGTTGGTACTTAACCATTCAATCGGCTTCTTTTCTGTAGTTAACAAATCTACAAAAGCCTTATCCTTCTTCATCTTCGCAAGTAATTTATTTGCCATATTTATCTTCCTTATTATTCATCGTCATGCGCTTTCCATTGATAATTGATGAAAATCCACGCCCCAATCTTCATCATTTTATTATTATCAACTAGTTTATTTATATAAGTAAATATAGAAAAATGTTTCCAAATTTTTGCGTTTGGAAACATTTATTTGTATTTTTTATTTAATTTTTAAAGCCATTCATTAAGAACCTGACCACCATCATTATATAAATCCTTATATGGATTTCTGACAGTCTGAACAAAATCTGTGTCCTTACGTTCAGCTTCCTTCATAAGTTCTCTGTCAATAATTGCTGCTGGTGCTTCATTGACAAATTCCTTAGCTTCGGTAATCTGAGTCGGCTGGAACAATGCTTCTGCAGGCTTTACTGTCTTAGCTTCTTGAATAACCTGTGGTTGCTGGACTGCAACATCTGGCTTATTCATTTCGTCAATAACATTGTTAATTGCAGAATTCTGATTTACATATTCAGAATATTTAATCTTGTGCTTATTCCAATAATGTGAACCTCTATGACGGGTAGATGTAAATGGTTCACCACAAATATCACATACCATATCACTCATTATTTAGTTACCTTTGCTTTCTTAGTGTATTTACGTTTTGGCTTGACTGGTTCTTCAACAACTGTAACACCAATATCCTTAGCCTTTACTGGTTTAACTGCCTTCTTAGGAGTTGCTTTCTTAGCTGGTTTCTTGGCAGGCTTCTTTGTAGCCTTCTTAGTTGTCTTCTTTCTAGTCTTCTTAGGTTCAAGTGCTGCAACTGCTTCACCGATTGTCTTTAAGGATTCTTCATCGATAACACCTTCAACCGGAATTGGCTTAGATGCAATGATTCCAAGTTTATCGGTTGCAGCTGTAATAACATTACCATGAGTATCGACTTCATCAAGCTTTTCAGAAAGTTCAGTAAGTTCATCCTTTTCTGCAATAACCAACGGTTCTGAATTTTCAGAAGTATACTGGTTATCATAGTCTGGTTCCTTAATCGGATCTGGACCATTTGCAGGCGGGAACTTTTCAAGAATCTTAGCTGTGTCTTCCATGATTTCATGGTCACGCTTTGCAAGAAGTTCCTTACGTTTTGCTGCAAGTTCCTTCTTCTTCTTGATGTTTGCTTTTGTGATTGCAAGCTTGATACCCAAGCCAATTATTATGATTGCGGCAATTGATAGAATGCCAATATATAGATAGTTCATTTTTTATTCCTCACTTTTGTTTATACGTTTGTGTGTATGATATTTATATTTAAATGTTGCGATTTATCGTAATTACTGGGAAATTCTGTTCTTTATAGAACTCCAATCTTTCATCGTAATGTTGCATACAATAATTTTTCTTGGTTTTTCCAGTTCTTGTTTTATAACTTAAATCGTCAATAATATCGTAAATAATGACCTTATTTTTAGTCTTGTGAAGTCTCAATCCTCTACCAATAGACTGTAAAACTTGGATTCTGGATTTACTATTAGAATAAAGAACGACACTGTGTAATTTAGGAATATTGACACCTGCTGCCATTGTTTTATAAGTAGCAACAATTATCGAACCTTCTTCATTTTCAATTCCTGTTCTAATATTTTCTCTAGTCTTAGTCTTAATATCACCACTAATTTCGCTTACATTTCTATCAGGATATAACTTCTTTAAATATTCAATAGTAGACTGTAAATGTGCCTTATGAGTCAATAAAACGAGCATATTATCAGTAGGTTTCGAATGGTCAATAATAAACTTGAGGACGTCATTTCTATTCTCATATTCCTCGACCATCTTTACTTCTTCTTGATACGTTCTATTCTTATTTTCTGCAATAAATTCATCTGGATATTTCAAGAAAATACCAGCAACAGACATTTTAGCCAAATATCCTTCATCGATAAGTTGAGAGGATTTCAATTCAAAAATAACGTTACCAATGACCGAATTAATAACTAACTGGTCAGATAATTCCTTAGGTAAAGTACCAGTAGTTCCTATCTTATATTCTGCATTGAATGAAGCTTTCAAAATTTTTGAAAGAACGTTTGCTTTACTCTGTTGGCACTCGTCAACAAGAACACAATTATACTTATCAAAGAAACTCTTATCTTGAGTTTGTAAACTTTGCCAAGTGGAAATCAAAACTGGTAATCTATAAGTTGGTTTCTTACCAGAATACAATAATTCAACAGAATCTTCGATATTATCCCAACCATAATCAATAAAGTCTGTATACATCTGTTCTACGAGCGATGTATTAGGAACAATAAGCAATAAATGTTTCAATTTCTTCTTTTCAAGCAAATATCTGAAAATGCAATAAATCATCAAAGATTTACCAGAACCAGTACAAGAAAGCAAAATACCTTTCTTATTAGTTAATGCTTCATAAACTGCCTTAAACTGATAATCTCTTACATCGAATTTTTTTACATATCCATTGATAGTTTCTCTTAATTCATCCTTATCAATTTCATCAGTAAAATCATCGAAAAAATCCATTTTATACGTATATTTCTTAGTATCACACCACTTCATAAGGTTAGAAACTAACCCTATTGGAAGTAACTGTGTAATAGGAGAATAGACTCTGGTTTTTCCATCCCAGAGGTGATTTACATATCTTGGATTGAATCTATAACCTGGAGCAAAAGCCGAAAAAAGGTTATTTATTTCATGATTTATTTCTTCGTCACAATGTAGCTGAGCAAAAGATTCGTTAGATTTTTCAATTACAATATCAACCATATTTTTTATTCTATTTATATTATATCATATAAAATATAGAAATTTTCTGGTTATTGTAAATAAAATTTTACATTTATCCGTATTTTTTATAAATATAATAAAAATTAAGGAAAATACTATGGGATATGATTCATTAATGCTTGGCTTGAGAAAAGCACTTGCAAAAACTAAAGAACTTGTAGAAGAAAATAAAAATAGCCAATACAAAAAAAGTTATTTCGTAGCATGTCATAATACAATTACTAACTTAATCAAATTCTTAAAAAGTGGCAATGTTGGTAATAACAGGGAAGAAAAAAGTGAGTTCTTAAAAAGAGCAGATAATTTTGCAAAACGAGCTTTAATGTTTGGTTATTTAACCATGGGTGAAAATTATCGTGTTCCTTGGTTCGTTTCTGAAATTTTAACTGATGAAGTAATCGAACAGTATAAGAACAAATATATCGACATTCCTGAATATACCGGAACTATCAACCGTTTCCCTAAGGAAGACGATGAAGATACTTCTCAAGATTATGTTGCAATGCCGAATAATGACTTAGACATTGATATTAAACCTGATGCAGAAGTTCAAAAGGCTGTTCGTCAACATATATTAAAAGCAACTATTGAAGGTTGGAAAGATGAAAGCGATATTGCTGATTTCTATTCTGGAAACCATAGTAAATTAATTAGAAAAGGTTATACTATCGGTCAGTTGCAATCAAGAGCAAATAAAGATAGTTATAAGTTCAATTTCAACCAACCAATTATGAAACCAAAGATTTGGAATAGATTGGAAATTAGAACTCAACCTGAAGTTGTAGATATTCTTCGCACTGGAACAGAAGATGAAATTATGGACCTTGTTATTACTAAACGTTTTAGACCAAACGTCCTTTGTAAAAAAGCTGAAGAACTTGGTGTTTACGATAGATTACCTGCAGAGATAAAAGATCCAGATGCTCTTAAGAAATTTACTCAAAAATTCCAACAAGAAATCATGCAAAGAAGATCAAGTAGGCAAGTACAAGAAGCGGTTGAATTCTTAAAGCAAAAAGGTTATAAAATTCTTTAATTTAAAAATTTAAAATATAAAAAAGGATATATGTAAATATATCCTTTTCTTTTTAATCATCAATCATATTCATGTAATAATCATCGATAAAGTATTCAATTTTTCTTACCCATTCTGCAACATTATCTGTCTTAGTAAGAGGAACTCCACCCGCATGTGCATGACCACCTCCGCGACCAAGTTTCTTGAAAATTTCAGTTAAATCAATATCATCACAACGAACAGAAATATTACCTTTATTCTTGATTGCAAACCACTTATAACCGTCTTTCTTGAGTGCTTCGATACATTCATAATGGAATCGGTCTGTTTCAAAGAATACACCGTTTCTAGCTAAATCTGTAATTTCAAGTGTTTCATACATTTTATCAAATTCTTTCTTGGCATCGATAAAATATCGCTTTTCTTCAGGGTACATTACTGTATTTCCAGTAATGAAACGTCTGGTAAACCACTTATGACCCATTTCCCAGAAAAGGTTATTGAAATATACACTTGCTGGAATCTTCAGTCTAAACATGTCATAATCGTCAATAATATCAACTAGCTTTTCAAGATATGAAACGTCTTTGAACTTACTGACAAACTTATAGGCAAGCTTAGTTCCAGAATATAACGTATTGATAATAATATCAGTATCGTTATTCTTATCGACAACCGATTCATGATGGTCAAGAACTAATGTAGTTGACAACTTTCTTAAATCATTGATTGTCTGTGCTGGATAGAAGTCTGTGCAAATAATTGCATCATACTTTCCTTCATATTGACGAATGTCATCAAGAAGTTTCCATTCCGTGTTATAAGTTACAGGAACTACAATAACATCTTCATAGAAATTCTTTAAGACAATAGAAGCACCGCAACCGTCCATGTCATAGTGTGTACAATTAAGGACTCTTAATTTAGGATTATTATAATTTATCATATTTACAAATATAGAAAAACGTATTGCTATGTAAACAATACGTTACTTTTTTCTAATTATTCTAATTATCGAGACATTGATTTCTTTCTATCGAATTCATTTGCTTTACGCATGAAATAAGCTTCTGCTTCATCTTCTGGTTCGTCAGAAAATTCAGTTTCATCTTCGATTTCATCGTCTGCAACTGGGGTATGGCGACGTTCAGACATGATGTTACGAACACCTACCAATTCATCCTGTGTCTCTTCATCAAGACAATCGAATGCTTCAAGCCAATCGGTCTTTTCGTCAAGAGTCATCTGTGCAGGAATTGCGTTAAGCATCTCTGTAACGTCGATTTCGTTATTCTTTGTAAAATACTTGTTTTTATACATTTTTTATCTCCTAGTTATTTCTTATAATTCCTTTTTCATATAAAAAGTGCAGAAATGCATATAAATGTTTGCAAACACCTACATTTTTATCCGGGTTTCTTACTGTGTTAGCTATACTTGCATATCCTGGAATAGGCTCTGCTTGAGAAGAATTCTTGGAATTTGGATGGCTTAAATTATATCTATAAGCATTACAATTACAAGAAACTTTACACATATTTTGTAAAGAAAATGGCAATTCATTATTTTCTCTATGAAATTTTGCCATACAAACATATGAATTACCTGGTTCAGATTCTGAAGAAACTGTACCAGTAGCTTCTAATGTATCAGTATCTTCACCTTTTATATTAAAATGCTTTACTGTAAGATTACTTTCCTTAGAAAATGGGAATACTTTTTTAAAATTATTGATTAAATCAATACCTTTGACCTCATTTAATAAATCTAAGTGTTTATCTACATAATCTTTAAAATTCATATATTATTTATATTAAACTTATCTACACACACGTTCAAAATATCTGTTCTGAGACAATAAGCCTATTTAGGAAAATAGGCAAAAGATCATCTGTCTTCGACTAAGTGGATTTATTTGAAAGCTTATGGGTCGGTCATCCTGTACTCCAGCTACATCTTTCAATACCAATGGCGGCTTAAAGTATTACATGCTATAGTAATACGTCGATGGTGAATTAGTTTTTACCTGGAACCACACCTATGATTCCAACTAGCCTAAACTTATCCGACAATTCATTGAGTTGAACTCCGAGCCAGTAATAGGACTTTAATGTAAAAAATATGAAACAAATATAAAAGGTTTATAGAATTTTGTAAACTTATTTTAAATAAATTCTGAAATTTCTTTAAAATAATATTTTATAATGTCCAGAAAATATTATAAATAAGATAAGATTAAAAAAGGACTTAATATGGCAACTAATATACCTACCGTAGAAGAATTTAATGAGGAATTGCCAGTTTCAAGCTGGGATAGAAATACCGTTGCTGATGGTAACTGGTTACAAGCAAATACAATTGGACCGTTAAAGAATCGTGATGATAAAATTATAGAATTATTGCAAGATCTTGAAGGTGCCAGCAATAGCTGGAAAAACTGGTCTGAAGATCATGATACTGATATAGAAGGCGATAATAATTACTATATTGGTTCTGGTAACTCCGCACATGGTAATTCTATCATTATTGGTAATGGTAATGAATCTAAAAGCACTGATAAATTAATTAAAGACAATAATACAAAAGTTTATAATACGCAGAATTTTATTGTTGGTAACGATAACTCTGCCAACACTACAAGAAACGCTTTCATTTTCGGTTCTAAAAACTATTCCGAAACCACACAAAGTGATTTGGAATTAGATAGTACTAGCCAGAATAACGATGGTTTTACATTAGCATTTGGTCTTGAAAACTCTGCTATTCGTAACTATGATATTGCAATTGGTAAAGGAGTATTAGCATCTGGTGGTGAAAATATCGTAATAGGTGTTACTAACTTAAATGCAAATAATTATTATTTGCCAGATTATAGTAATACGGTAAAATTTGACACTAGAAGTATCGGTTATCAAAATTTCAATATTCGTTCGCGTATTGATGGCCATAATAATATTGCATTTTTATCACTTTTTTCTGGCTATGACTTTTCACTTGGTCATTCTGATGCTGGTGTAGGTCTTAATAAAATATATTTTTCTACTATTGTTGGTGTTAATAAACCAGATGATTGGTATAAGTATGGTTTTGAACACAATGAATTTACTAATGCTACAGTAAAAATAGATTACGGCAATATTCGTAGCACTTATTATGGTAATCAATTTGTTGAAATGCCATTTCAAGATAATGATTTTACTCATGCTCGTGGAGTAAAATATATAAGAAACTACAATGAAGGATCGCCAGGAATTATTGGAAACGAATTTTACGATGTCTCTAATGTAACTATTTCAGGTGGTGGTGAGTTTAATCGTAATACCGTTAAACATGTTGCCGGTGGTGGCGGTAGGTTTGAATTAAGTGGTTCATTATATAATAATTACTTTGAAAATGTTGGTAGTCCTGGTAATTTTAAACTTATTTCAACTTATGGAACAAATAATATTATAAATCATGCAAATGGTTCTGTAAATATATTTTCACATTCATTTGATGATAACAAACTTTATGATTTACAATATATCAGATCAACATCTATATATGCAACCACAATACACGGAAACTATGCTCATGGTGTAGATTTTCCTGATACATTCTCTGCAGAAGAAGGTAATATTGAGTATAACTTCCTATATAATCTGGAAAGTCTTGGTAATGATGGTGAGATAATATTACATAAACATATTGGTTGGCCTTATTTTAATGGTTCATTTAGTAAAAACATAATGTTTAATTCCAGAAAAGTTGAAATTGATCATTTTTGTATAGCTAATGCTAATATTCTTCATAATACTGACTTGAAAGCATATGCACCAACATTTGCACAGGGATATTTCACCGAAAATATCTTCTTAAATTCTCAAGGTTCTGAAAACTGTGATACTTTAAGTTTCTCTGGTGTTGAATATCTAGCTGATAATATTATAATTAATTCACAAGTTACTGCTACATTTGATACTGAAAAACAAGTTAATTCAGTATTTACACAAAATGTATTATTCGGTTCTGTCCTTTCAGCAAATAACAGATATACCACAGAAAACTTCTTATTCAAAGGATATTATAGAGCAGATAAACCGAATAATTTTTGTTCTAGCTTAAATGGCGCTACTCAATGCTTAAAAAATAATATAATATTTAAAGGAGCTGCATATAATACCAATGAAACTTATATTTTTGGTAATATGCATGAAACCGATACTTATAATGACCTTAGCGATTCTGTTGCTATGTATACAAACCGTTCATTTATCTATGGAGACTTTATTGCTAAATATCTTTGTGAATGCTTACTCTGTGGTATTGGTAATACTCTTCAAAATTCAATTGGAACCTATGTTATAGGTGAAATGAATAGTGTTGGTTATTTAGGCTCAGAAACTGCGCACTTAACTACAGACAGTAATAATGCAAGTAGAAACTTCGTTTATGGTGTAGGTAATAGATTAGAAATTACTGTCCCACCAACTAATAACAGATTAGACCGTAACTTCGTATATGGTGCTAATAACTATATTAAAACATCTGCTGGTACTACTACTGATAATGCTATTATTGGTACTGATAACTATTTTGGTGCAACTAAATCAGGTACATTATTTGGTATTACAGATCATGGAAATATACTAGGACATACTAGTGATCATAATGATAGAAACTATATGTTTGGTGTTCTCAATGGTGTTTCTAAAAAATATAATTCTAATGTATTAATTGGTGATAGAAATACATTATTTAGTGATAGTGACCTTTATTATAGTAATAATATTTTAATTGGTACTTATAATAATGGTTTAAGCGGTTCTTGTCAGATTGGTATGGGTATAGGTAACGTTAATAGAGGACATCATTCCACAACTATTGGCGCATACTTAAAAGCAAATCAGCATCAAACTATTATGGGTCAGTATAACCAAAAAGTAGATGGTTGTGTAAGAACTACATCTGCTTGGATTAATGATGAGATGGTAGCAATACCAAATAGTGGTATAATATTTGCTATTGGTAATGGTCGCCTTAAAGCATATGAATATGACGGTTATTTCTTTAGTGGTGCAAATCATGATGTATCTGACCCAAATTGTAATAAGGTAAATTATGCAGATATTGAAAATCCAAATGTTGTAGAATTATCAAATGCAATGATTGTTTCTGCTGATGGTACAGTTTCCGCAAAAACATATAAAGCTGATCCTAATAGCATGCTTGGTAAGCTATTTGATTTCCTTACTACTGCGATGGGTCAAGGTGATTTACATTGGGATGCTTCAACAAGTACATGGTCATTTCAATAATTTAAATTAGAATATTATAAACCGTCTTGAATAAAGACGGTTTTCTTTTTATAAATATGTCATGGATATAACAATAGCAATAACAAATCATAATCAAGAAGAATCTTTAAGTAAAGCCATTTTTTCAATATATAATCAAACTGAAATACCTACAATGATATATGTATTATCAGATGGTAAAATGCCAGTTAATTTTTATAAAAATGTTTATATAATTGATAATAGTAAAAATCCTGGAAGATGCACTAATAGAAATTCTGTAATATCATATTTTCTTAATAATAAAACAGATGCATTAATTTTTATAGATGGTGATTCTTGGCTAGCAAATAAAAAAGTAATTGTAAATTATAAAAAATTATTAGAAAAATATGATTTAGTCTTTGGAACTAGAAGACATACACCAATCGATAACATAAAAGTTCCAGCATCTGATTTATTGACCGCTAATATGGATGAACTTTGGCAAAAAAGACCATTAAATTATGACGATCTTAGGATAACTTCTGGTGCAATAAAAGCATGGAATAATGCAAAAACATTTGATGAAAAAATGGATTTAATGCTTACTGGAATGATTGGCTGGTCATGTAATTTCGGTATAACTAAAACAGGATTACTAAAACACATAGAATTTATGAAAAAAGAATATGGTATAGATAATGCCTTATTTGACAGTAAAACATTTGCTAAAGGCTGGGGTTATGAAGATGTAGCTATGGGTATAGATGCTATGTATGCTGGTTTAAATGTTGGAATTTCAAAAGATATTGAAATTATGCATCAAGCACATGAAAGAACTGACGGATTATTTGACCATATTAAAGGAAAACATTTAATAATGGAAAGATACCGTAATTTATATAATAATTATCAGATATAAATAATAATATGGATAATATAACTAGTAGAACAAACTTTTTAAATAAAGAATTGGTTGATAATATTGCCCAATATGACTTAGGTTCTTTCTTCCAAGACGGATATGACTTTGGTAAAGAATCTTATCTGTTTGTAAGAAAAATGGATGAATGTCGTCCAGATATTATTTCATATCGTGCGTATGGGACACAAAACTATTGGTGGTTTATCTGCTGGTATAACGGTTATATGGACATTTGGAATGATATTACAGAAAACCAAGTCGTTAAATATCCAGATTTACAAAAAGTAAGAGACTTTCTAAAGTGGCGATTAAGTAAGACAAAAAATAATAGAAATAATAATAAAAAATAAAAAAATACCAGTATAAAATACTGGTATTTTTGATTTGACCCTAAATATGGAGATTTTTAGGTGTTTTTAAAGTCCATTAACCATTGGGATAATCTTGTTATCACCAGGCATCATATTCGGCAACTGACCATTCCACTTTTCAATCCACTTGAGCATCAAGTATTCCTTGCCAGACTGGGACTTCAATGTTGCCATCTTAATTGCCATTTCGGTAGAATCAGCTCTTGCCTTTGCGACCTTCTGTTCATTCTGATATTCAATCTGCTTAAGAACGTTCTTTTCCTTCAATGCCTTCTGTTCTGCAACCTGCTTTTCTTCAATAGCAGAATTAAATGCAGGAGTAAATTGGAAACCAGTTACAGTAAAACCATCGATAACAATATGTGCATCTGCAGAATCAAGCTTTGCCTTCAATGCATTTTTCATTCTAATATTAATTTCTTCTCGCTTCTGCAACATTTCTTCAGGGACATACTGTGGTGTAATAGACGTAACCGTTTCCTTAATTTTAGGCTGAAGAATAGTCTGAACATAATTTACACCATAATTCGAATATACCTTACCAACTGCTTGCGGATCTACGTGATAGTTAACGTTTGACGATACAACAACTTGCTGAAGGTCCTTAGAACCTGCTTCGAATGTGCTTGCTTCAAGCTGTGTTTTGACGGGAATCGTAACAATGCTCTTCATGAACACATTATAGAAGTGCAATCCTGGTCCGAAAGTTTCGCTGTACTTACCGAATTCAAGAACAACTGCTCTTTCGGTTTCGTCGACTGTCGTACAACCCGTAAAGAGTGCAAACGCCAACATAATAAAGATTGAATAGATTTTTTTCATAGATGTTTTTCCTTTTTGTTAAGTGTTTGACCTAAATATAACATTTTTCAAAATAATTGTAAACCCCTAAACTATAAATAATAAAAGACTAGTATTGGGACACGAAACTTATGGAATTTTTAGATTATAAACAAGAAGTCGAAAAAATTATGGAAAGAAAGGCTAAGCATCTCAATAAAGATGTTAAGCTTAATATGGAAAAAATGTTTGAAGCTTATATTAATGACGTTAACCCCATTGATTTTATTCGTTCTTCTATCTCACTTAATGAGAATTCTCAAAATAATGAATTTTCAAAATATTATGATAAAATAGTAAGAAATGTCAGAACTTTTGGTTATAATATAATTAAGATGCCAAGAGAACTTATGGAATCTGTTGTTAATTTTTACAATGAAGGCTATAATGCGATGGTCCCAACAAATTATTGCCTTGAACAGCTTAAAAAGAATACTATAAAAGTCGATAAGAAAAAGGCTGATAATATATTGTTAAAAAATCAACTTTTATTATTAGTTCACAATATTGATAATTGTGCCTTAAAAGGTGTCGAAGTTACTAAGACTGAAGCTTTTGCTGTTTTAAAAATTAAAATCTTTGAAATGCGTAATGAAATAAATACAGATGTCAAGAGTTATATTAAGCAGTTAAATAAATATTTCGCTCCATATGTGCGCCAGAACGTCGATAATGGTTCCAGAATAGATATACTAGGGTATTCAGTAAATCAGCGTTCTGTATATGCTACAGTCAAATTAAAGATAGATTTTATTGACTCTGATGGATTTAAGAATAATCAGTTCAGTGCAAAAGAAACAGTTAATATAATTAAGATGTATATTGAAATTTTCAGAACTTTTGCTGAACAATATCAAAGTGTAATTTAATAGGTGAAAAATGTTTAGAACTAGTGAATTGAAAAATCCATATAAAACAAAACCAATTTCTTCTGAAGTTATATTAATAACAAAATTATATAAAGAATGCGATATAGATTCATGGGTTGACCACTATTTAAATTGGTGTGGATTTGACCATATTATTATTGTAGATAATGAAAGTAATTGTTGTAATATAAAAGAAAAATTTAAAGATAATGAAAAAGTAGATGTTGTTTTATTATATGATAAATCTAAATTTTTAAATGTTCAACAATATTATTATACTAGATATGTTAATACAAATAATAAATACACATATCAATTTTTCTGTGATGATGACGAATATCTATGGTTTGATAAAACAAAATATAAAACAATAAATGATTATTTAAAAAAATTAAATGAAAATGATATTTATCAATTTGGTGTTCCTAGAACAAATATTTCTTATAAATCATCTAAAACACCAAAAACAAGACAAAAACCAATGATTGATGATTGTAAGTATGTCAGTGAAAAATATAATCAAGAAACATTTGTTGATGTAAAACCATTTATTCATAGATTTTTAAAAAATACTATGGACCATATAAAATTTGTATATCCACATTTTATTAATAATTATCCTGTAACACTACCAAATAATACAACATTTGAACCAAAAGTTGTAGGACCAAAAGCAAAAATAAATGTATCAAATTGTGATATTAGATTGTTCCATTATTATCATCGTTCATTAGATGAATGGGAAGAAAAATTAAATAGAACAAGAATAGATAGTGTAGAAAATTTAAAATATAAGGATCAACCTACTGATAAATCAATAGATTATCCTGAAAATGAATATACAAAATTATTAAATCCGTTTAAACGAAAATAAAAAATCACCTTCAAAAAGGTGATTTTATTTTTATCTTAAGAAACCGTCCATCCAAAGTTCATATAGTTTTGAAATCGGTTCCGTTAGTTCGATTCCTTCTTCGGATCGAACTGTTATTTTATGTTCTCCAGTTAAACAAGCATATTCCTGTTGGAACATCTGAATACCGAAGTCTCGAATCATTCTCTTCTTCCAAGCTTCATCTCTTCCAGGAATTTCATACCATTGAATCTTTGCAGGAACATAAGAACTTGCACCAGAAATAGCTTTCATCCAGATGTTATAAAATTCATTCATACCATGCGGAGTAGAAATAAGAATCATCATAGCATCCTTTCTACCAGATTGTGTAGGGAAAACTGACTTAATAAAGTCCTTAGCTTCTTCTTCAGGCAAGAATGCAAATTCGTCGACAAGCATCAAGTCAACAGATTTACCTCTAATAGCAGAAGAACCAGAAGCAGCACAGAATATCTTAGTTCCATTATCAAAACCGATACTTTCTTTTGACCAACCGCCTCTATCAGGATTAATTCCCTGTTGTAACCAAAGTGGAAGTTTCAAAATAGCTGAGCGAATTCTCAACATAATTTCTTTTGCTTGGTCTTCCTTGTTAGCCAGAACAGCGATAGTTTTGTCTCCATTAAAAAGTGCATACCATAAAATATATAATGTGGCCAGAGTAGTCTTGCCTGTCTGTCGCCCTTGCATTATTATTCTATTATTTCTAATAGAACCTTCTTTATCATAATATTTTCCAACAAGACAGCGAACTATACGTTCTTGGTATTCTCTTAAATGTATTGGCGCTTCACCTTCATCACTTAAAATATAAAAGTATTTGGAAAAATAAAAAATATCTGTAGAACATTTTACATATTCATCCATTTGTTCTTTAGTTAATTCTACGACCTCATTATGACCACGAAGTTCTGCAGTTTTCTGAAACATTCTGATTTTTCTCCCTAAATTTATTTAAAAAGTTTTTTCCATATTTTTCTTTTATATATAAAATAATAGGTTTTATTTCTATTTTAGAAATAATTTTTACATTATTATTTTTCATGCATTCAAATTTTTTAATTAATTTTTCATTATTAGTATTTTTATAGGGTGAAATTAAATTTCCAGTTTCCGATAAAAACTGATCGCCTTTAATTTCTATCAAATCATTTTCTACCAAAAAATCAGGAAAATAATAATATAAATTATTATTAAATTCATATTCTAATTTTATTGTATGATATTCAAAATTAATATTATGATCTTTTAACCAAATATAATATGCAAGTTCCCAACTAGAATCAAATGTTATATTATTATAAATATATTTACTTCTTGTTTTTTTCGCAATTATACCTGACTGTGCCGGATGTCTAACCCCGTTGTTTTTTAAACAAGTTTCTTCTGCTTTTAATGAATTTCTATAATTTTCATTACCATATCTTAAAAACGTTGTTTCTTTTGCTTTATTCTTAAAAAATTCACACTCTAACGGGTACTCAACATTATATTTTTCTTTTAATGTCCGTTTTATTTTTTCTTTTATTTCTGATACTTGAAATATATTATCACAATTGTATTTTTCTTTTATTGTATTTTTAACTTTTTCTTGTATTTCTTTTAACTCAAATGGTGTTTTAACCCCAAATTTATCTAAATTACTATCTTGTATTCTTTTATTATTCCATTTTCTACTACATTCTTTTGAACAGCAATTAGCAAATCCCACTTTGAATGATAAAAATTTTGTTGGTTTCCCGCAAACTTTACAAGTATCTTCATCAATACATTTTAAATATTTTTTATAATATGTTTCTTTAGAAATATCAGAATGTTTAAATTGTAAATGTGTACCTAAACCACGCTTATTTAAGTCATTTAATCCACAAATTTCACATTTATATACTAGTTTTAATTTCATAATATATTTATAAAAAGACTTTAAATTCTATAAATATCATATAATTAAAGGTTATTTATGGCAAATTACACACAAGAAGGGTATGACCCAAGTTTACATGGATATTGGAAAGGAACTGCTGATGGAGCTCCTAATTTCGGTTATCCTCAAAATTATTTCTATGCAGACACAATGCGTAGTCTGTTTATCGGGTTCGAGAATTTCTTTAACGAATTGAAAGTTATTCGTTATAATAAGTTCGGTGAACCAGTCAAAACAATCAATGTTCCGATTAAATTCGGTCCAAGAAACAAGTCCCATGACTTCAGAACTGAACAAGAATCTGGTAACAAATATTATATAAGTTTACCAAATCTTACTTATAGATTGGATAGTATGCAATTTGCAACTGAAAGAGCAAAAGGCATTTACGAAACTCGTGCATTCTATAACAAGGATTTGGAAAATGCTGGATTGGTATGTGACCAACAAGATAAGTTCTGGTCTGATGTTCAACCGGTTCCATATAATATTTCTGTTTCAATGGAAGCAAACTGCGAAAAAATGACAGATGCTGAACAGATTGTCGAACAAATCGCTGTAAGATTCCAGCCTGCTGCATTCTTTGATGTTAAGGAATTCTGGTTCTTCAATAAACGTAGAAGTATCAAGATGAAACTTGAAACTATGACATGGGACATTCAAAGTGAATCCATGGGTGAAGAAGACTGGAGACAGATTAAGGTTTCGTTTAACTTTACTATGGAAGCATTCCTTTATAAGCCGATTAAAGATGCACAGATTATTGAAAAGATTAATACCTATATTACTTTAAATAAAGGAGATTATCTTTATCATGCTGCAACATTTGGTAATAAAGACGGTTCTTTAACTACTCCTTATGAATTCAGCAAGATTTATCAGACAAAGGTTGGTCATACTTATGTATTGAACGGTAATCCAAAGACTGAACTTGTCCCGTATGAATATAAAGGAATAAAAACTTCTGCATACATAACGACATATGATTATAGGGAAACTGATGAATTGACTACTTATGAAGAAGATGCAAAGCTTCTTACAAAGGTAACAAATATTTGGATTCCTGCTACAGAAACAGTTAGTGGAGATAAACCAATCTTGCACACACGACCAATTTATGCATCTGCTGACTGTATCATAAATGAACAGCATGTCAAGAAAGGTGATGTTATTGGTTATAAACCAATGTATTTAGACCCAGAAGATATAACATCTGGTTTTAATCCAGAAGTTTGGGGTGTTGAATACACCAATGAATGGCTTGTTGAAAAAGAATATATGTCATTATCTGGTTTCGGTCATAATGTCGACCAAACAATCTCTTTTGGTAATAAAACCTTACGTGACCAGTATAATGTTCCATATTCTGCCTATTATTCGCAGTTCAATGAAGAAGGAAACTATACTTCTAATCCTGAAGAATATAAAGAAGGCGATTATGACTACTATTATAGAGTCTCTAAACAAGGTCTAAAACCAAAAACTGATTTCGATGGTGGCAAATACTTCTAAAAATTTCAGAATTTAATATAAATCACTCCTATTTGGGAGTGATTTTTTATTATAAAAATCAGAAACTATAAATAGTATATATGGCAGAGTTAAATAAGGCATTGGTGCAAAAAAATATTAAAGATGAGGACGAAAAGATAGCAATATTACGTTCTCTTAAAGGTAATGGTTATGGAAGCTTAACCTCCATTGATTATATTTTATCCGCATGTCAACATGGAATAGGAAGCACTAATATTAACCTTGATAGTATAAGAGTAACTCTTGTTGATATTAATACTGGTATTAATCAGCTTGTTGGAATAATGCGAGATTTTTTTGAAAAACCAGTTTCAACTGAAGCTGCTGCACAAGATGCACAATTAACTGAAACATTAACTCCGCCATCAGAAAATGTAGAATCTTTCGTAGGTGAAGGAACAACTGGCGTCGCTAGTGCAATGGACCCAATTTTAGCTTCTGCATTCAACGGTTTACAAACAGCTGTTGAAAAAGGATTTATTGATAATCAGGAAACAATTAGACAAACAAGTGGTGATCAAGTAAAAGCGCAAACAGAACAAACAAAAGCATTTGTTGAAAATGAAAAGAAACGTCAAGAAGCAGATGCAAGACAACGTTTGCTCAATCCAAAGGGAAATCAGAGTCAGCTTATCTTTGATATGAAGAAATTCCCTAAAATACCAGCGCCAAAATTCCCAGTTAATGGAAAACAGTTCATGGCTGGTTTAGGAAAGATTTTAAAAGGTATTTTAAATCCTGTTGCTTTAATTGCAGGTGTATTTATGCACTTGCTACCTTATATAATTTTAGGTATTGCATTCTTTAAAGGATTCTGGAATAAACTTGCAAAACCGATAAAAGAAAAAATTGAAGAAGTTACAAAGACAATAATATTCTATGCTGGAATTGCATTCTTGCTATTCAAAGGTCCTGCAATATTAATATCAACACTCACTACTGTATTCCATGTAATGAAGGTCATGTTCTTAATTGCTAAGTGGGGCTTAGAAGTTGCATTCCATATTTTAAGAATTACATTTACCAGTTCTGAACACTCAATGGCTGTTTCTATCGGTATATTCAAGAGAATTTGTACTACCATCGAGCATATCGCTGAAATGGCATTGAACAAATTAAAGTTTGTATTCGAAGGTATTAAACTTGCTGTTTCTATCGGTGGTTGGCTTATAATTATCGCTGCAGTCTTGTTATTACTCGGATTTATTATCCTTGTATTCGTCCTCTTTGGTGACAAGATTGTAGAAGCAGTTAAGAAGATTGTAGAAGTATTTGCTATGATTGGTGGTATGATTTATGATGCTATCATAGGAATTGTCAAATTCTTAGCTGATATTGTTGTAACACTCGTAGTTGGTCTTCTTGGCGGTTTAATCAAAGCCGTTATTAAAGGTATTAAGTGGTTATTTGGCGGAGCATCAGAAGAAAAGAAAGAAACAGCTTCTGAAACTTCTAAAGCAAAAACATCTCCAACAGTCAATGCATTTGAACAAGCACTTTCTCCAATAACTAATATATTAACTGATATTAAAACTGCTGTTGGTGAAATTAAAGATAAAGTCACGTCAGATGTAATGAATCCTACAACTGATGCCTTCAGTAATGCTGTTGCAAAGTCTGTTATGACTATCTTAAAAGAAAATAATACTGTTGCAAGTATTAATAATGCGGATAATACTCAGTCCAATATTTCTGCACAGTATGTTTCTCAGATGCAGAAGGATGAACAGAGTGCAGCAATTAAAACAACACTTGATACTATAAATACTACATTATCTAAGTGGTTCAAGTATGTTAAGGACCAAGAACCAATCGTTCCAGCAGGTAAAGCAGAAGATTAATATATGGCATTAATTAGTTATTATAATCAGCCGACTGGCTCAAATATTATAGATTTGAACGACTCTCCTTACACAAGAGCACATACTGTTACTCTTACTGTTACTACATGTCAAGAAGATGTGGAAAGCATGAATAATTTTCTTGCTGGTAAAACCGCTGTTACTGGAATAATTGATGAAATTCCTGAAATTTCATATTCTACTACTTGGGGTGATTCACCTGCTGCAGTTCTTAATGAAAAGATTAAGAAGTTTACTCAGCACAAGTGGATGAAAATGTTTGCTCAGCAAAGAAATACTTACAAACCGCCATTAGTAACTGACGGTTGGACACAACAATTTCCTAAATCTGCCGAACCATTAAGTATATCTTTTAAATTTAGAGCATATCCAATAGATGGTTATTATAATACCTCTGCATTTAATGATATTATTCGTTTATTAATTTTTGTAACAACACCACAATATTTTAGACTTTCTGATACTATAACATCACAAGCACAATCTGTTTATCAAGCTTATGATAAAGGTGAAGAATTAGCTGGAATCATGAATAGTTTAAAAAATAATCTTGGCAATGAAAAGATTTCATTTAGAGATATTGGTAATTCTATAAAAAATAATAAACTTGAAGGAAGTCTAGCATCTAAAGAAGTTAAACAGGACATAGACCACTTAAAAGAATTTATTGAAGGTCTTGGCAATATGGAAGATAATGATACAGGTGGTTGTCCATTAATAAAGCTTGATATTAATGGTTTAATTAAATCATCGCCTAAAGTAAAATGGTTATTAAAATCATGGTCATTTAAACCATCATTAAATACAACATATAATAATAATCCAATATATGTAGATTTTAATGTATCATTACAAACACAGTATGTATTAACCGATGCTGATTTAACAGAAATATTATGTTAAACATCATTTATTAGCGGTTTCAAAAACCACCAATTGGCAGCTTTATTTCTGTTGCTGGTCTTGCTAAAATTTTATTCCATGTATCACGAGAATAAACTTGGTCTAATGCACAAGTAATTTCAAAATCATAATAAACAGGATCATTACCATCACGTTCTTCTGATGCTTTATAACTCCATTCAGAAATATAAACGACTAATGGTTTTGCCATGTTAAAGATGACATTATCGTAAATATTTAGATGCCATAACTTTTCACCTAGGCTATTTTCAATATTCATAGTTTCATAAACACGGTTTTCATCATATTTAGAAACCATAATATCACCAATAGCATTGGCATTATCTTTAATAAATTTTCCTAATTTACGAATATCATTATTTTTTGCTTCATGTGGTGCTTTTGCTTCAAATGCATCTTTTATTTTCTTTTTTGAAGAATCACCTAAGGTATCTTTAATTTTTGATGCTGCTTCATTGCTTAATGATGAACATTTACCAACAAAATCATCAATAGCACCTTCTAAATCTTCATAAGAAATATAAATTTCATCAGGGTCTTCATTACCAGTCATAGTAACTGCATTAAGTCTACCAATTTCAACAGGAGCTAATGTTACATTAGAATTTGCTGCTCTAGTATCTGTAAAACTTGCAGTAAAAGTAATAGGAGTATATGCACCGCCCCAACCTAAATATTCTGTTACAGTTTCATTGTTTTTTTCAATCTTCATGTCAATTTTAAAAACATCATTCGCAGATGCAAGTGCAGAAATATCTGCTAATGCTGTTTTAATTGCATCTATTTGTGCTTCAACAGTCATAGATTTAGAAACGAAATCATTACCTTCGCTTTTTGAATTTGACTGACCTGCTGTAACATCTGTGGTATTCTTTAAAGCGGTTACAGAACTATTTGCAAGTTCTGCAACATCTTCACCAGTATTATATGCTGTTGCTATAGCATTAAATATATTATCTGTAGCTGCACCTATACTAAATTTATTACCGTCATTAATTGATGCAAATTTAACGAGATACTTTTTCCACATTTCAACATTAGACTGTCCAAAGGTATCTCTAGTATAAATTCTAAACTTTAATGGTATTGTTGAAGGAGCATAACCAGCATAGACCTGCTTTGTCCAAGAACCAGCCTTAACTATATTTTTGAATCCTGCACCCTTTGCACCAATAGCATTAAATATTGACATTAAGTCATTAGTCATGAAATTAGATAAAATATCCTGCCATTCATTACCAGGACCATCTTCATAATTAACTGTAAAACTAATTTCTGGCAAATCTGAAAGTAATCCATGTAGCTGGATAATTTCAGGACCTGCAGGAGTATCATAAGTGGTTGATAGGATAAAATGTGACAAGCCTGTTTTGCTGTCATGCTCTATCTTTGGTCCTGCAAAATTTCTTATTTCGTTATCAACCATTTATTATACCTTACTTACTGATTTTTCTTGCAAATATTCCTTTAATCATGCCATTATTTGAAACATATGGAATCTTAAATAATAATGCATGATTATCTTCATCAGCTTCAACATCTGCATTTGCTCTATCGATTGTAACTGGAACCCAATATTCAATAGTATCAAATACAGTATTTACTATTCTATCTAATTGATTAAAATTATCAAATAATACTTGATATAATGGAGAACCAAAGGATAAATTAAATAAACGTTCATGTGGTTCTGTAACAATGACCATCTCAATCATCTGATCTAATGCATCTTTGTTCCATACTTCGACACCACGTAAATCAGCGTTTAAATCATAATATTCGCTGTCAATCTTACTGGTTTCTAACCAAGTATAATCTGGATTTTTATTTAGTTCTAACATATAATATTTATATACCTAAAATTAACAGATAACATTAGTATTACCAGTGCAATGTGGCATTCCAGTAATAGGACAAATAGGTAAGTTATTAACCAACTGTTTTGCCTGATTTTTACCAAGCATAACGAATCCCAACTTAGAATCTACAGTTACATTACCAAATTCAGAAGTAACAGAAGTATCACCATTTGTCTTTATTTCTGTATCACCATGACATTCAATTTTGATATTTCCTTGTTGAGAATATCTAGCACCAGTATTGATAGTTAAAGAACCATCTGCACCGATTGTTATATCAAAACCACTTCTATGATGGAATTTTGTTTCACCATCAAAACGATTCAAAGTCAGATAATCACCTTGGTCAGTTTCCATAAGAACCATCTTATGAGGATAATTCTCCAACTTATTAATCATCATATTTTTGGTTTTATTCTTAGCAGTCATTTCACTGAATGCAATAGAGTCATAAATTGGTTTCTGAATGTCACCTTGGTCAAAATATCCTCTGACAAAAGTTCCAACTTCAGGAACAACGAAACTACCATTCGAACCACCGATATAACCAATATCAGGTACTGCCCATGGCAATGCGAATTCTGCCAATTCGTCATAATAACCAAAAACAAGAATCTTTACACGACCAAGCATTTCTGGATCTACGTTATCAATAACTTTACCAGTCCATCTGTCATGCGGATCTTGTGAAAATTTTTCGTAAGTGTCTGCCTGTTGTTCCTTAAAACCAGAATCAACCTTACTCATTATTTCATTAAGCATTTCATCTGTATTCATTGCCATAAATAAACCTACTTCTTATTAATATCACTTTCTTTTTTCAACTGGCCTACACCATTGATACCATCGTTTGCTGCGATTATATTTATTGTGTAATTAGACCTTGGATAAAAATTATGAACTAATCCAGTTACGATATAATCGCCAGACTGGATAGTTCCTGGATTATAAGTTGAATCTACACGAACACTTATCTTATCACCAAGATAAACCATCTGTAATGGGTCAAAATCATAATCTGGTTGGTTAACTGCGTCAACAGTCAAAGAAACAAATTGCTGGAAGAATGCACGTTTGATACTTTCATTATGTTGTGGAGCATAATCATAATTTTCATGTGTCTGTTTAAAGTGCATCTTAGAGAAAGAATATCTAAAATTCTGTACTTGTCCAGGTGATTTATTACTCATCTGTGCAACTCTTATTTTATTATCATGGAATTCTTTATAACGCAAACATGCATCATTAAGAGTTACATTCTTAATATTCTTCGGAACTTTTGGTTTGATACTAAGCGGATTTATGCTCTTAATATGATATGGATTGTAAATATATGTTTTTACACCATAAGCACCTTGGTTCTGAATATAACCAACGTTATTAAACGTCATATCTGTAAATGTTCTATATCCGCTTGGCTTTCTATTCGGATTATTTCCTGTCGGCTTATACTTCATATCATATAAAGTTTTATGAATATAAGTATATTTTGTAGCACCATTACACATTGTATTTAATGTATTATAAATTGCTGTGCCTTCCTTGTTTACATAAAGAATCGGCATATCATCATCGCCAACCCATGCATGTTTTATTACCTTCTCTGCAAACTCGCTATAAGTTAAGCTACAATTAAGCCATGCCATGCTATCACTTGGTTCCGTAGTTAAATTAGAATAAAATCCTAAACCACCGCGTGTGCAAATTAAACGTAACAATTCTTCACTAGTATATTGCTTTTCAATATTAAGTGCATCGATTTCAGTTACTGGCCAAACACAAATATCATTCAAATATTTTTCTGCTGGATATATACAATTCAATTCATATACGTAATCTTTCTTATCCAAATCAAAAACATAGTTAATTGATTGAATTGTAAAATTTGAATTTACATAAGGTCTTGGAATAACATCTTTATTCTTAACAATTGGAGTAATCTTAACATTGATTGTATAACCAATCTGAAAGCCAACGGTATTGAAAAGAGTACCAACGTCAGACAAGATAAGTTTCAAAGTTGGAAGTTTTGAAAAGAAACTTTCTTTAATCTGAATCTTATCTATCTTGTTTGTCGGAATCGGATATGCTTTTTGAATATCATCACTACCATACAAAACTTCTATTACGTTATTAACAGAAGCTGTTGGACCAGACTGCGATGCAGATGATGGGTCTAATATGTTCTTATCATTTCCGTCTGCCATTACATACCTATAGTCATACCATAATCACTAGTTTGCCAACTTGATAATTTAAGTTCATTAACGATATAATATGCATCTTCTGCACTCTTTGGTTGTTCAAAACATCTAAATCCTTCATCATTTGTAAACAAAATATATTGTGAATTTTGTGTCTTCAAATAAATGCAAAGTTGCATTGCACCAACAACCATAAAAATATCTTTCTTAATTTCATATAATTCAGCAAATGGCTTTATAAAACTCAGATCTGGTTCTGTTAAATTTTGTAAACGTTTTAATACTTCATTTATTAAACTTGGTTTTGACTTTAATAATTCATCAATATCTCTTGCACATTTACGATTAAAATGGTCATGAGAAGAACCAGTGCCAAATAGAGAAAATATAGAATAAATGATTGATTTATTCATTTGTCTATATGCTTTACTGTCGCCTGATAATGTAGAACGAATACCTTTAAATTCACAACGTTTACCTGTTTTAAAATCTACAATATCTCCTTTACCATTTGCAAATCCAAGATTAGAGAAACAGCTTACAAAAAGAAATTCTCCTTTTCCTATAGCTGGTCTTGTAGTTGTTACATCTAATGCAAGCTTTATATAATCAGATCTTAAATATTCTGCTAAATTTGCACGTCTTAAAAAATCTGACCATTCAATCATATCAAACTTCTGAAAATTGAATGTATTTTCTTCTAATTGTTCTAATAAATCAGCCGGGTCAGCCATTAAAGTCCTACCCAGAATCATATCATGTTGTTCAATAAAATCTTCAGGTTCTCCGGATTTTCCGCATTTTTTCGGTGTCCAGAACTTAGTTAAGCAATCTTTTAAGTTATTTGGATTCATATACTATTTATAAATAATGTATGAGTTTATGCAATATTTATGGCTATTTAACGACCAAAACTATAAAATTATCAGATTCTTATCAGGTTCGTTTAAAACTTGATGATGCTGATTTTTGGAATGATAATAGTCCAAAAGAGAACAGATATGCTTTAAAAACCACAAAGCCAGAAAATGGTGAAATTGAGCTTTGTGAATGCACTTCTGTTACTTTACCGTCATATAAACCAAAAGAAGAAATCTTTGAATATGGTAATAATAGCAAAACCATTATTTATATGGACCCAACATCTTTGGGTGATTTAGAAATAGAACTAATTGAACATTATACTAAAGATGGAACGCTTGCTATTACTAATCTGGTAAATTTATTTTTATCAAAATTATTTGATGAAGATACATTCGAATATAAATTGACTGATTATATTCCAGAATTAACTGTATATGTTTTTAATAATATTTTTTCAACCGTTTATTTAAAATATGTATTCAAAGAATTAAAGCTTGTAGACTATACTAAATTTGATCTTGATTATAGCTCTGCTGATATTGCAAAATGGACTTTAAAATTTTCATATCGTTCCTTCTATGTTCTTTCAGGTGAAGAAGACGCTTATGCAAAAGAAACCAAGGAAGAAGAACCATCAACAGCACAAGAATCTCCTGCACCGACAGAAGAAGTTACTGCTCCAGTTATTGAAGAATCTAATCCAGATAGTCCATTACAAGAATCAACTAATAGCGGAGAAAAGCCAGTAGAAAATGTTACTGATATTACTGTTGACCCGACAAGTCCAGACGTTGCTCTTCCTGATTCAAATAATACTGCATTACAAAATGAATTTAATAATGCCGGTGAAGTTCCAACTGGTCAAAATACTGTTACTGATTCTGTTACAGAACAAGAACGTCCAGAAACTAATACTGATAGTGAAATGGTATTAAATGATGTTCTTATTCAGTCAAATAGAAATAATAATCCTGTTGACTTAAATTCGTTATCTCCTGAAGATAGAACTGATGAACTCGCATATAGAATGATGCGAGGTGAACTCGATAATGGTAAACCGAGATATGATAAAACTTATGATGCTGGTTATACCGAAGAAGAACGTGCAAAAGCTCAAAGCATTGTCAATGAAAAAGACTGGGAAGGTCTTAAAGAAAGACATGATGCTAGAGTTTTAAATATGATAAATTCTGAAACTGAATATGCTAATAATGAAAATACTGATTTACCGAATGATACTATAGTAACAATAGGAAATTCAGACAATAAACCTATTGATACTGCAAAAGTTAAAACTTCTGTAGCAGAAGATCCAATGAAACCGGTAAAATTAGACACCCCAGTAACATTATATCCAGAACAGCAAGAAAATAATACAAACGATAAACCAAAAATCAGTGAAGAAAAATTAGCAAAGGCTGGCATTTCTAAAGCTGACCCTAACGAAAGAAAATATCAAGGTTTAACTTCTACACAATGGGGTGAAATCGCGGCAAAACAAGATATACAAGATGGTTTAGGTGAAGATAATAAAGGCTTAAACTATAACATGCTCTATGGTAATGGTGAAATAGAAAAAGATAAGTTTAAATCAGCTTATGAAAACTATATGTCTAAAAATAATAAACCTGCTACACAGGAACAAACTGCATCGACAGAACAACCAAAATCTGAACCTAAACCTGTAGTAGATCAGTCAAAATCAGAACCAGAACCAGAACCTGTAAAAGAACAACCAAAACCAAAGGTTCAACAAAATCCAGACCTTATCACTTTAACAGAAGCTGATATTGACAAGTATGTTCCAACCCTTTATAAACCAATGGCTAAAGGATATTTCAACAAGTTTAAAAATGATGAAGGAACATTAACTATTGTCGCAAATGAGCAGATGATTAATGATAATGTTCCAGCATTGTTCCGTTCAACTGCTAAGAATGCACTTAAAGAATATAGGGCAGATCATCCAATAGAAAATTAACCGAAAATTCAGAGTTTAATAATTATAAATAATAAAAGGAATTTTTATGGAAGAAACAGAAACTTTTATATCATATCTTGCTGGAACTAATGAGGCAGAATATCAGAATTTGTATACTTTCGCAGTAGATTCTCTTACATTTGCCAATAAGGTCCACATTTTCCACTGGTCATGTGATTCTGGTTTCCACCACACACATTTCCAGACAGTATACGAAACAATTAGAGATTTTGCAGACCAACTCGTTGAAATCGTCTTGGCTACTGGAACACCATTCAAAGTTGCATCCAAGAACTACATGATTTCTGACGAAATCTACAATAAAGAAAATGCACTTAGAAAACTTCGCTTCTATATTGATGAAGTTGAAAAACTTTCTGAACAATTCAAGAGCAAAGTTGCATTGAATAACCTAATGTCTGACACAGTTCAGAAATTAGAAAATGAATACGGATTACTTTTAAAATTTACCTAAGGAGAATTTAAAATGAAATTTGAAGACGCAGTTAAGATTGTTCAGAAGAATGGCTATCATCTTGTTAGAAAGACTGACAAGAAGCAAGTTTCTGAATCAAAAGAAAAAGAAATGACCCCAGAAGAAAAGCTTGCTGAAGCAAAGCGAATCGTTAATGCAAACGGTTTACGTTTTGTTAAGGAATCTAAGAAGTATTCTGGCAAGCATCCGGTTTTTGATTCCAAGAAATTCCAAGATTATCTTTTGAAGGAATGCGGACTCAACTGTGATGGTGATGACTGTTGCTCAGCTGATCATAGAGAATGTTGTGATGACCAAGAAGTAAATATCTGTCCTGATTGCGGTGGTGAAGGTTGCGAACGTTGCAATTTCCAGGGTTATATTGAATGGGAAACTGATCCGAACAATATTCCAGATAATGAAGTCTATAATGATATTGATGATTTCGATATTGAAAATGACGACGAATCTTACGAATATGGTCCTGAAGAAGCTGATGAATTCCTCGACGATATGGCAATGCAAAGTTTCAACAACATGCAACGCGGCCGCGGTCCATTATATTAATAAAAGTCAAATAAAATTTACATAAGACTGTCACTTGACAGTCTTTTTCTATATTTGTATTACGAATTATTAGAGGATAATATGAATATAATAAAAGTTAATACTGACATGGATCCAGAAGAACAATTATCTGGTGATATGAATAATTCTATCTTCCTAGCTGGTCCTTGCCCTAGAGAAAACTATGAAGATGACTGGAGAAAAGAAGCATTTGAAATTCTCGAAAAGTTAAGTTTTACTGGTAAAGTTATTACCCCTACAAATCCGGATTTTATGAAGCTTCGTGAAAAGTATGGTGATAAAGCATTGCTCAAGCAAACCACTTGGGAATATATCGCAATGAAGAAAGCTTCTGCTATTGTCTTCTGGGTTGCAAGAGATATTCAAAAGAAACATCCTGCATTTACAACCAATATTGAATTTGGTGACTGGTTCGACAAGCCTGGTATTTACTCTGGTTTTCCTGATTGGGCAGAAAAGAATGATTATCTCAAGTGCAGACTTGATATGAAGAAAATCAAGTATTGGAATAATCTTGAAGAACTCTTGAAACATGTTGTCAAGAAACTTGAAAAGTCTCCTACAGATATGTTCTTCACTTCTGATACACATTTCTCTCAAGAAAGAACTCTGAATTATTCCAGAAGACCATTTGTTAATCTTTTTGAAATGGATTTGGAAATGATTAGCAACTGGAATAAGACTGTTACGATGAACGATATTGTTTATCATGCTGGTGACTTCGGTGATGTCTCTACGATGAAAAATATACTATCTGATTTGAATTATAAGCAGCTTATTTTGGTCATGGGTAATTATGATAGGAAGATAGAAACAGACGTTAATAAGGCTGTTTCTGAGCTAAAGAATAGGCATATAGACGTTGTATCTAAGGCTACGTTTGAACATAATAAAAAGACTTATCATGTAATTCACGAACCGGATGAAGGTAAGGTTCATCCTCGTTATCCAGATAGTATTGTTCTTTATGGTCACATTCATGGAAGAGCATTTGCTAAGAAAAACGGTTTTGACTTAGCAACAGATTATCATAGATATACACCTATTTCTATGGAACAAGTTGAATGGTTTACGAACGCAATTCAATATTGGGACCATAACGTATTCTGTGAAAAAGCATCCATATAAAAAATAGAGGTTTTAAAACCTCTATTTTTATTTTATGTAAATTTATTTTAGATTGCCTTTAACCAATCCTTAAAGGCTTCAACGATAATCTTAGAACCAATATCGTCAACCTTCTTATTGAATGCCTTAGTAGCTTCGTCAACCTTTTCTCTCTTTTCAATATAGAGACCAGTTGCTTCATTAAGAACCCACTTAGATGCATATTGGACAGATTCATACATTGCATCAGCATAAGCAACCTGAGCAGATGGCATATAAACCGCATCGATTGTTGCAAGAGAATAGTCATCTGCAACCATGTTACCTTCAGTCAAGTTACCAGTTCCACGAGAGGAAACACCCATACGAACGCCATCATTCAAAAGAGATTCGAGAATCTTTCCACATGGGGTAGTAAGAACCTTAGCCTTACCGATTGCAAGATTACCATCCATCTTTAATTCAGTAATCAAGATTGCTGCACGGTCTGGGTTAATTTCGATTGATTCTGGGTGAGAAAGTTCACCAACAGCTTCACGAGATTCAATAAGACCCTGGAACTTATTAACTTCTCTTTCAATAATTTCCCTAGAATAGATACGCCCGTTTCTGTTAGTATCTACAGCCTGAAGGAAAGGACCAGAAATATACATGTGCTTTACGCCGTTAGTTTCTTCATTAAGAATCTTTGATTCGGCAATAGCAGCTTCATTTAATAACTTTTTAGCTTCCATATTTAAATTCCTTATATTCTATTAATATATTTATAGTTTAATATTTAAATTTTTCGGAATTATGAAGTTATAAATAATATAAATAACAATTAAAGGACTTTAATATGACATTTTTAGAAGCTAAAAAAATTGTAGAAGGTAAAGGTTATCACGTCGTCAAGAATTCAGAAGGCGAATCTTTCCGTCAACGTGTTGCTCGTGAAGAGCTCGAAGAGGCAAAGCGTATTGCCGAAGAAGCAGGTTATCAATTAATTCGTGAAGACGAAGAAATTGAAGACGATGATGAACTTGATGAAGGTTGCTGCGGTTGTGGTGGCAAGAAAAAGAAAGGTAAGAAGAAAGGTAAGAAATCCGATTTTGTTCCTTTCTGGGCAAAGAAGAAAGACAAAGTTGACGAAGCTTTAGAAGATGACCTCGACTTAGAAGGCATGACTTTAGACGAAACTATGACATTAGATGAAGGTTTCGGAACTGCTGAAGGAACTCCGCTTTCTCAACTTTGTGCAGATTATATTAAAGACGGTTACTTTACAAAGCTTGCTGATGAAGTCGGTCTTGATGTTGCAAAGGCAGAATTTCTTGAAAAGGCTCGCGAAGTAACTGGTGATAAGTATTACAAGACATTAAGTGCCAGAATTCAAGCTGCAAAAAATTCAACTGCAGTTCTTTTTGTATTACAAGGCGCTATGTTCGGTGGTTCTAACATGGACTTAGCAGCAGGTACTAGACAGTCTGCTTATCATAGAAATAGACGATAATAAAATATTACATTAAAATAAAACCGGAATTAACGTTCCGGTTTTTTAATATATAAAATATGCAGAGAATATATGTTGAACAAGATATTATTGACATAATAAAGAAATATAAGCTTTATTCTTGTCGTATTTCTCAATATATGTATCTTATTGGCTTTAATCGTCATTACCTATTTGGTAACATTTCTATAATATCTAACGAGCTAATATGTTATATTCACTTTAATGCTGGTTATACACGCTTGTTCAAAAAATATGTATTTAATGAAGAAGAATTTAAAAAAGATATTTCCTGGGCAATGGACGGTATGATGGAAAAAGAAAATTATAAAGTTGATAAAAAAATTGAAGAATTATTAAAATAAAAAACCTTAGATTTTACTCTAAGGCTTTTTAAATTGTTTATAATCTGTTAATGATTACTTGTCAGTCTTGCCACCTGGGGTCTTAGACCAGTCGCTCTTAGCAGTGTCGCCGCCGTTGAGGTCAACAACAATACCAGTTGCATAATCCTTGCTGAAGACAGCAGAAGCATCATTGATAGCGCTGAATGTATCAGCACCTTCGAAGTCAACTGGTGTCCAATCCTTCTGTGGAAGAACGTTGAAGATTCTCTTGTTGAGAGCACTAGTGCCACCAGAGAGTTCGTAAACCGGTTCCTGAGTATAGTGATAGATACCATCAGAATAAACTGGGCTCTTACCGCTAACTGCTTCAACTTCTGCGGAAGTTGTACGGAAGTAAACTTCAGCCTTCTGGAAGTAATCATTACCCAAATTGTAAATGTCTTCTCTACGTTTCATGGTTATTTCTCCTAAATTTTCCTATGCACGGGACCATTCCCATACACCTATTTTATTTATAAAAAATTTTTGGTAATTCTTGTATAAAAGTTTACAAATTTATTTTTGTAATGTATTTAGGTGGAATTGCATTAGTTACATATACTGCTTCACGCTTAGTTGGGTCTTGATAGACTTCATATCCTTTAGGTAAAGTTACTTTATAAACATAAACTTCAGATTTATCGCAATTATGTTCTGATGCAACCATGTCTATTATTTCATTTGGATCGCCAGCTAATGCAACAGGAACTAGATAAATTCTATCATCATATACATCATAATCATTATCAACCTTTCTTGATTTTAAACGTAAACCAGATTTATCTAAATTTGCAGCTAACGAACAATGATAATATTCTTGTGCGCCAATGTTTAGCGGTTCTTTTTGGTTCTTTGGTGTAATATAGATAGGGTCAAAAGGAAGAGGTTTTCCTTTATCATTGTGATGAATACTACAATAGAAACCAGCAGAATCACAAATCTTTATAACTTCTTCTTCTGTTATTTCATCTAAAATCATAGGTGAAATAAGTATTAATTCTTCTGGTGCATATCTATCAACCCTAAGATAATCATCTAAGTTTCCGCCATCTAATGCAAGATTAAATAGTTTTTTAAGCTTAGAAACATTTGCATAAATGCTTTCGTTTAAATTGTAAAAATCCTTAAATCTCATATGTATTATTTATTATTAAATAAAAATACAGGCCATAAAGACCTGTATTTTTAAATCTGTTTGTTCAATATCGATTACCAAACGAGAGACTCTGGAGCGTCTGCGAAGAGTCCGTTGAACTTGAGCAAGCGATAATAGTTTTCAGCACCAAGCATGTTGTGTGCGAAACCATAACGGCTCATGATACCGACTCTTGGAGAGAAGTCGTTAGGATCGATAGCCTGATTGACAACACCGGTAACGTATGGGCAGAAGATAACACCTGCATCATAGAGGCTAGAGCCCTTGAATGCTAAGAGAACTTCACCGTTGTCGTTTGCACCGAATTCGTCAACAGCATACTGGTCACAGAAGACCTTAACAACACCGTTAAGAGTACCCATTTCCGGAGTAACTGCAGAACCGTTAACTTCATGAGCAACCTTGGTGAACCATGGGTTAGCAACCTGAAGAACAGTAGCAACGTCTGGGGAGACGACTGCAATGTTAGCAGCACCACGACGAGTAGCGGTACGAATGTCGTTAACACCCTTCATGATGTGAGTGATGATGAGACCGAAACGTTCCTGAGAGTTTGTACCAATGAAGGAATCGTTGTTAGCGAGGGTCTGATCAGCCTTGTTGTAAACACGTGGAGTACAGAGGCTCTTGCAGCGGCCGATTGTTTCACGGTCCATTTCTGCAGTCATTTCCTGCTGGAGAACGTTGATCATTTCAGTCATCATTTCGATACCCTGCATAGCCTTGATATCAGCTGCAGATTCGAGAGAGAAGCTAGCAGCGAGCTTACGGGTCTTAGCAACGATAGACTGACGGCTGAGCATAAGACCAAGTTCTGGCATCTTACGGCTTACAGACGGGTCATCAGAACCGAAGGTCGGACCAGTGATCTTCCAGCCTTCAGCAGACTGAGTATCAACACCAGTACCAGCATCCCATTCGCCATCTGTGTTAGCGGTAGAACCGGTATAACCAGAGAAGCGAGGAACTGCCTTCCATGCGGCTTCAACGAGTTCGTTCGGGTTATTGGTCTTATAAATGTAACGGAGTGCGAAAGCAAGACCGACAGGACCAGTCAATGGCTGAACACCAACGAGGACGTTAGCGAAAAGCTGTGGGAAAACACGACGGACAAGTGCCAAAGAAATCGGTGCGAAAACACCCTTTGCGTCACCACCGTGTGGAATACCCTGGTCAAGACCAAGTGGAGCACCTACGCCCTGAGTAAAATCTTCAGTCAAGAGTTCAGAACCGAGGTTCTTAGTCTGCTGGTTTTCCAAAAGACGTGCAGTATTATAACGGACAAGATTGTCCTTAATGCCAGCGACTGAAAGTCCGCCTGGAGCCTTGCCCCAGCGTTCCATCATACCGGCTTGTGTCTTTGTAATCTTCATTTGTTTTTTCTCCTATTAAAAAATTACTTTATTTCTGAATTTCTATATTTTATTTATAAACGAAAAATTAGATTTTTCGCATTTCAGTTAATTTTCATCAATTAGGTTAGCGGAACCAAGCATCATGCGTTCGCGAGCGCTCAATTCACGGCGTTTTGGTTTAAACTTTTCAGTGATAGTTTCGTTCGTGCGGTCTTCGACATAGCGAGACTTGCGAACCGGCTTTTCATGACTTTCAAACAATTGTTCTCTTTCATAACGCATAGCGTTGATAGAGTCAGCTTGTTCTTGGATCATTTCGATATAAGCATCAATATCCTTCTTAGTTTCATTCAAGCTCTTTTCCTTGAAGAACTTACGAACCTTGAGACGTTGATCTGCAGAGAGGTCAGCAACCTTTTCAGAAATCAAAGACTTCTTACCAGTGCTTTCGACCAATTCAGCGAGACGCATGTTTTCATCGAGCTGCTTCTGGAGAGATGCACGGACTTCAGCATTTTCTGCCTTCAATTCGCGGATTCTCTTAGAACCAGTGGTGTTAGGTGCAACATATCTGTCTTCAAGAATGTGAATGAACTCTTCAACAATCGGCTGACAGGTTTCTTGCAATGCAGTCTTCTGAATCATTTCCGGACCAATCTTTTCATTGATGTTATATTCAAGATACTTATCCAAGCCTGTAATAACTTTTTCTTCGATAGCTTCGAGTTCTTGCCCGTACTTTTCTGTGAACTTCTCATCGAAATATTCAAGGATATACTGTTCTGAAGCTTCTTCGAGTTTCTTCTTATAAGATTCAACCTTTGCATCGGCTTCCTTGCTCAACTTTTCACAACGTTCTTCGCAGAACTTGTTAGCAATTTCTTCGATTTCGGCAGTCTTCTTTTCAACAGCTTCCTTAATCTTCTTCTGACAAAATTCATCAGCTTTCTTGGCAATCATCTTGGCTTCTTGTTCAGACTTTGCCTTTACCTTTTCATCAACAGTGAATTCAATAGCCTTTTTGACCTCATTCAATTCTTCTGCTGAGAATTTTTGGGAAAGGGTTTCAAGAATTTTATCCATTTTGATTCCTCCAATTTAACATAGAATTTTATTCTTTATATTTTATTTATAGGTTAAAAATTGATTTTTTTGTTAAAATTTAAACAGAAAAAGCCAACTATATCTTATAGTTGGTCTATTATTGATATATTTTTATATTATTTCTTGTATGGCTTTACCCTATACCCATGTTCACGCATAATTCGCATTGCTTCTGCAACCATTGCTTTCTCTTTTGCAAGTCTATTTTCTGCAATAGATGTAGCACAATCGTCAGCAGACATGTTATCTGCAAAAAAATCTCTACAATATGCGTCTAAATAATGTCCTAATGCCAAAGCATTAATACCACGAGACTTTAAAATACTAATAACTGCTGCTTTATATCTCTGATATTTATCTTTAAAAAAACCTTCATTAATATCTTTCATGGCTTTCTCCTTATATTTATTTATAAATAATATAACGATTAAAAGGAATTACTATGAAAAAATATGCAGATTATGTAAATGAACAATGTGCATTGGCTTTAAATGAAAATACTTCACAAATCGGTGTGACTGACGTTTTTGAAGGTTCTTCAGCTATGGGTCCACATCATCACGAATACTGGATTTTTGATGAAACTGGCTATGGTAGAACTAGCGATGCATTAAACGAACCATCAAATATTAATAAAGAAACTCCGATTACTATGGTCGGTGGTCACGTTCACTTTATTAAAGACGGTGTTTGCCAACCAGTAGGTGACGGTCATACTCATAAGTTGCTTCCACCATCTAAGGTCGGTCCAGATACTGAAATTTTCAGCTGTAAATGTTGCAAACACGATGATGTTCCAGCACCTGCAGCTGTTTAATAATTAAAAATTTTAAATTAAAAAACCGGTTTTAAAACCGGTTTTCTTTTTTTTAATTTCCATAAGAATGAACTTCACAGTTACCTTGTAGATCAACTTTTTGTGCCCATAATGCACCAGTCCAAATAACAGAGTTATGGAATCTTATTTCACCAGTTCCAGCCATTGGTTTTCCAGTATCTGGATCTGGTTTTCCTGGTGCAACTGCAATACCATAGTTGAAATTATTTGAAGTTTTTGCTGCAAAATCAATATTACCTTCATGAGAATAAATCATAAATGATTTCAAATTTACATTAGGATTATTAATATCGATTGTATTTGCTGCATTGAAATCACCCCTTACAAATATTCTTACGAATTCATTATCACCAAGATTATTTTCAATATTAATTTGTGTTCCAACACCAAGTGTAACAGAATTAAAGTAATAAGTTCCTTTCTTTAAATTAATTATACCTCTATCACCGCATTGTAATACATCATAATGATTATTAACACTCGCATCTAAATTAATTGTTGCGTCAGTATCTCTGATAATAGATTCTTCACCAATAAATTCCATATTATCTAATTGAACTAATTCTGGTGGTTCTTCTATAGGCATAATTAAATCTTCAAGATAACCATCGTTATCTACGATATTTCCAATATAAGACGGATTTGTATTAGTAAACTCTGGATAATCCGCATCATCCGCAATATGAACTTTATAATCACTTAATGCATTAACAGAACCACGTAATTGACCCCCATATATTGTAGTTTCTCTTGCTTCCGTAGCACTAGTATAATCTATATGTCTTCCATCAGCCAATGTTTTTGTTGTATTAGCATTAATAAAAGCAAGACATGCGCTAGTAGTATCTTGTACTTTCTTTTTACCAGTAATGAATAATTCAGATTCAACTATAGAACCATTATTAACCTTAACACATGGTGCAGTAATTGATTTAACACCAATATAAGAATTATCAATATCCAATTCAGACTGTGTAAAGATAACATACTTATCAAATTCAGTCCATGGGTCTGGAATAAATGGATCTGTATATCTTCTAGTCCAATTCAAAGTAACTGCTGGAATCTTATTCCAATCTGGAAGCATTGATAAGTCAACATGATATCTATCTTTTATTTCTTGTTCTCTTGTTCCGTTTGGATCATATAATACAAGTTCAGCTGCAATAGTAATTGTTGCATCTTCATCTAACTCACCAGATAAATTAATATTTGCAGTTAATGGTTCACTTGTATCAGCAGGGACACTAAGTGTATATGTTTCAGGAACTGGTTCAGTACCAAATGTAGTTGTTAATGTTGCATCCTCACCTCTATGAGAACCTGGATAATTAATATAATATGTTACATCTAATCTATCAGATGCACTAGTAATAAAATTATTCAAATTACTTGGATTAATAGAAATTGTAAGCAATTCTCTACCAAATTCAATATCGTCTGGAGTATTAGCATTTACATTTAAAATACGATTTGGAGATGTCTGCCAAGATGGATTATTAACCGATGCATATTGCGGAAGAATATTCATATTAATTTGTGCAGGAGCACGATATTCTACTACTGGTGCTGGATGTTCATACTTATTCCAAATTGTTTGAACAGAATCAATATATCTCCAACCTGTTGTAAGTGCATAATCTCTACTTATCCAATATGGTGCTTCTTCGATTGGTACTTTATGTGTTTCTGAATCTTCATCAACTAAATCACTATCTAATTCAACTTCAATATGAGCAGATACAACAGCATGATCAATATTATCATAATGTAATAATACGTTTTCTATAGCACTAATAGAAACATCAATTATAGAATTTGTTGCTGTAATATCAGGTAAATTATAACCATTTGACCCATATAATGAGTCCCAAGGTAATGCACCATGAGGAATCATATTATTATTAACATCAAAATAACGAACATTTAAATTACAAGCTACGATATTTTTATATTGTGGATCACTAAATAAGAATGCATTATGTCCATTACCATTTGGATCCAAATTTATTTCAAAATGTTCAACACCATCTTGTTCAATAGGTGGTAAACTATAATCATTAATTTCCAATACTCTTGTTGGACATGGATATTCTGTATGAGTATCATCACCAACAAATACATATGTTGGATTTACAGGTGTAATTATAAGAGTATCTGGCATATAAAGTTCATGAACTGGCTCAAGTGGTGGATAAATATCGATATGTTCTGCACTCAATCCAAAGAACAATTTATTTTCATATCTATTTGGTGGTAAATTTTTAGCAAAAACATATTGATTAATCTGATATGCAGAAATAGTTAACCAATAATTTTCTTGAATTTCAACATCATCTGAATTACCTACAACATATGTATTATAGACGGTTGGTTCTTCATCTAAACATTCCCAATCAACATCAACATGAGATTTATTTCTATCATTATATAACCAAGAAACAGCATTCTTCCAGTCTGGAATAAAACCGTCAGCTTCTTCTGCTGTAAAATATGCACTTAACTTACTAACATAAGATGGAACTTCTTCAGGTGGGGTATTTGCAGAAGTTGTTGAATTAGCATAAAATTCAGAATCTGTATTGTAAACAACATTATGCGTAATTTTCTTTGTACTATCCTGATAAATATCCGGATATGTATAACAACATCTATCTACATCAGATGGTAATACTGGATCTGGCTCAGGTGCATATTTATCTAAAGTATCAGATCTTACTAATCTTGGATATAATTTTGCAGTAGTATTTACATCTACTGTTACAGCATTATATTCTGCATGAATATTTATCATAGAATCATAAAAACCAATAATCTTATTGGTGTTTATTTCCATGCAACGAGGAATCATTGTAAAAGATAAGGTATTATCATTAGGAATTGTTATAACAATACCTTTATTATTAATTAAAGAATTATCTAACTGATCTTGAATGGAAGTTCTATAAGGAACTGTCAAACCATATTGATTAAGTAAAACATCTAAACTATCAATGTTTATTGTAGTCATCATTAACATATCTTTAATTGATATATTAAATGTTCCATTAGTTAAAAATGGCAAAATTGGCTGAGTAAATTCAACAGTTAAAAAATAACGTGTGTCTGTGCTGTTTTCAGATATGTTAAAATCCATGATTTCCTCTTTTGTTATTTATAGTTTTAAAAGGGTATAATAAAAAAAGACACCAGAAACTGGTGTCTTTAATTCTATATTTTATTAACTTATTCTTCAGTAACAGTGACTGTAGAGCGGTTAATAATGATCTTAACATCGATGAATTCGATAGCGCTTGTCGGGTAGACAATGATATTGACATTCATGATTGTCGGATCTTCTGGGTCTTGAGTAACGCTAACCTGATAACGGTCAATACCTTCTGCAGACTTAACTCTCTGTAAGAAGGAGTCAATGTCGTTTCTTGCAGAAGCACGAGTGTTAACACTGTTCTGCATGAAGAGGTACGGAGTCATCATGTTTTCAAGACGCTTTTCGATAAAGTTCAAGCAACGACGGACGTTGATTCTGTTGAGCAAGCTGTTCTTCTTGAGAGCAGTCTTCTGTCCCCAAAGAACAACACCATAGTTACCACAGTCACGTGTTGTGTTAACGTTGTTGTCATAGAGCTGACCGATTTCGTCGTCTGTCAACTTGAGCAACTGACCGTTGGTATAGTTGATTGTTCCACGAGCAACACCAGCAGGTGCCATCCAAGAATAAGAGAATGTGTCACAGTAAGCCATAGCACAAGCACCAGCAACAGACTTAGGTAAGTAAATCCAAGAAGCAAGTGTACCATTGTAATACTTATCGTAACCACCGTATTCAGCTACATAATCACCCTTGTTGAAGTTGAACATCTTAGATTCAGATAACATAGCCTTAGCAGTCTTTGCAGACTTAGATGTAACCTGAACAACACCAATATCCATAGTTCTTGCTGCAGCAATCTGAGCAATCTTTCTCTGGTGAGCGTTGTAACGCTGACGACCATTGAAGGTATCGATTGCATCGACGTTAAAGAGAATATCGAATGGTGCACGACGTCTATCAGAATAGAGCGATAATGCTGCGGTCTTTTCAGCGATATTATTCTTTTCAGAATTCTTACCACCAGTTAAACCGTAAATTGCGAATGTCTGGGTTGGTTGAGTATACTTACCAACACCGTTAACAGCATCAGTAACAGAAGCACGAGAAACGTAGATATAATCAGAATGACCGTTAATTACAGTTGGAGCGTAAAGACTGTTGCCTTCACCGTCCTTTGCATACGGGTCAGTAGAAACATACCAAGATTCTGCAGGATCCTTGAGGAGAGCATCCATACCAAAGCCCCAAGCAGCTTCTGCGGTCTGTGTCTTAGACTTGATGTAAACGTTAATTCTGAAAACCTTCTTCCAAGTCAAATCCATTTCATTTTCATTATATGGAGTTGTATCATTGTTAACACGGTCTTCGTCATCATATCTGTACTTCCAGTTAAATGCATTCTGATGATTTAATGCTGGAATTTCAGAACATTCAGTTGTGATGATGGAAATACCAATATCATCACCATACTTACCAGGACCAATAGAAGCAATAACGAGCTGATCATCGAAGACAGACTTGTACTGTTCAATGTCACCATTACCTGGTTCATCGTCAGCTTCAGTTCTAACAGTATAACCATCTGCATAAGTCTTATCAACAGAGTTGAAGATATAAGAAGATGGGTTAGCAACAATATTATTTCTGATAATCTTTTCACCAGTTTCACCATCGGTGTAAACATAGGTGTTATCGATTGGCAAGCTTACCAATTCTGGTTCATCAGCAATATAGACTGGAGCCTTTGTGAGCTTGTTTTCGCCCTTACCAGCATAGAGCCAGAACAAATACTTTTCAACATGCTTGTCGAAATACTTACCCTTAGGATCGAAGCAATCCTTTGCATCTTCCTTAATAATCTTTTCAACGATGGACTTGGTTGTTGCATCGTAATACTTGAGGTAGAAGTATTCGTTAATATCAGAAATGTCGTTACAGCTATAAGCATCGAGCATATCGATGATAACGTCTCTTGGAGAACGCTTATCAATATCATCATTACCGAGATATGCAACCTTAGTCTTATCTGTATTCAAATACATTTCAGAAACTGCAGAGCAGAATAATGCATCAGCACCAGCCTTACCATCGAAATCCATTGTCGGATGATTACCGATAATTGCATAGCTTGGGTCAACACTGAAGAATTCTGTATATTTGATACCAGAAACACCAGATGTGCCACTTGCGAAATTATCGCTATCAACATAGTAAGTCTTCTTAATATCTGGATCGTCCCAGTCCATGATTTCCATACGCTGTGCGTCTACATAACCATAACCAGAAGTTCCGTCTTTCCATGGGCCTGGGAAATCACCAAAGAAGTTATCATCTGTGAAAATATCCTGATAAGCAACACCGCTTGTTGGCCAGCCACTAACTGCAGATTCTTCACCGTAGAAAGTAATATTGACTTGCTTTCTGTTAAGAGTTGCAGAAGCAGGAACAGAAACTGTTGTCTTGAACAAAGTTCCGACTTTTCTAACATCACACTGAGTTGCATTAGCAGATTCATTATACCATGCAGAAGCGGTAAACAAAAGTTTATTTTCGATTAACGGATTTTTACCCTGAGAATCGACAGAATATGGGTACATGACGTGAATACCTTTTTCAACGATATTTCCTTCCCAGGATTCAGCACCGTGTTCGTCATTCTTACCCTTATAAATGATTAAATCTTCTGTTTCTGACAAAATATCAGAGAATGTGCCATAATATGCACGCTGCTTGAGTGTGTAACCGAATTGACCATCTGGATTATCTAACCAGTCACCACCTGCGGTCATAGCGTCAACTTGAGTGACAGCAGACAATGGAGACAAAAGCTTAAGCGTATTGTCGCTCTGGTTATCGACATAAACGAACTTACATGTGTCCTTGGACTTGTTCGTTGCGGTTACTGGTGCACCGTCATAAGTGAACTGGATTTGAGAGTATTGCTCATCACCCATAGTTGCACGAACGGCATACATTTGAGTCGAATTTGCAAAATAATTTTCTGCAGCAAAGTGACCATAGTCGGTCAAAGTCTCTGGTTCACCGAAAATTTCTGTAAATTCGTTATAATTTCTGGTAACGACACGCTGATTAACAGGTCCTTTATTGGACTTCATGACAATCGCACCGATACCTAATCCTGGTTCAGCTTCTGAACGGATGGTATTATCGATTTCTGTAAATCTTATACCTGGCGTACTATATTTTGCCATACGTTTCTCCTAATAAATATTATAAACCTTTTTTCTTTTCCACAAAGTTTTAAACTATATAATTATTTATAACGGTTTTATGTGATTTTTCAGAATTTTTAAGTTCTAATTATTTTTCCTAAATTTTTCTATAAATAATAAAGAATAAAAAAATTCAAGGAGATTAGCTATTATGGCAACACAAAAGTTTGATACAAGTATGAGCGTCTGGGGTAAGTTGGCTAACTTACCTGACCTTGCTAAGGCATATCTTTTCCAGGTTAGATTTCTTTACGAATCCGATTCGCCATTATCACAATTATTAGATGCCGACGATTTAATGATTAAGGCAAGAACAGCAACATTACCACAAAAGGAATTTGGTGAACTTGATACACAATATATGGGAACTAAACTTCTCTATCCTGGTAAGGCTACTGTTAGTGGTACTTTTGATATTCAGTGGGATGAATTCCAAGATACTACCATTTCTCAAGCATTACATCGTTGGGCAAACCTTCTCATGAACCAAGGTTTCCAGGACGATATTGGTGGTTCTACTAATAATATTACTGGTGGTGCTTTTTCTAACTTCGCTTCTCGTTACTGTGCAACTGTTGAAGTTCTCCTTTATGATTCTACTCTTAAAGAACTTCTTCCGTTGAAGTGGAGACTTTATCGTGTATGGCCAAAGACTGTCCAGAGTGTTTCTCTTGACCAGAATGGTGATTCTAAGATTACCAGAACCTGCACATTCAGCTACTCTACATTCGAAGTTATCTACACCTAATAGATAAAAAAATTAAATTTAAAAAACCGGTTATTAAAACCGGTTTTCTTTTTATATTCTAAATTTTCTATTAGAAACCTAAGTCGCTTCCGCCGCCTTCAGCATCTGGAGATTCTCCGCCTTCAGCCTGTGCAGCTTCTGATTCTTCTCTCATCTGTTTAATTTCAGATTCAAGCATCTTATTATTCAAGAGAATATCTTGAGTAGACATACCGAGAATCTTCTCCATGAAGAATTGCTTAGAGAAAATTGGAGCAAGTTCTTCAGCACCTGGCTTAATATTAGAAGATGTTGGTAAGAACTGAGAAAGAGTACCAATAACAGAACCACGTTTTTCAGCAAGGTTCAAGTCACGCATTCTTTCAAAGTCTGTTGCTGGATGTAAATCGATATTATACAAAGCCTTATCAAGGAATTTTTCCTTATAACCACGAACTCTCAAGTGAACGAGGTAAACTTGCTTGATAATATCTGCAAATCTTCTTCTTAATCTTCTATTAACTCTCTGGAAAGAAACTTCTTCGTGGTTAGCCTGATCAATACCTGGATTATAAGAAGCACCACCAACTTCATCAGATTTCCATCTTGCCTGAGGAATGAACATACCGTCCATAACCTGCTTCTGGAACATCCAAACATCCTGAAGCTGACCATCAAAAGTAGAACCAGATGCGAAAGTTTCAACTGTAGAACCGTTACCAGAGTCATCCTTCTGGAAGAAGAAATCTTCAGTCATTGCTTGAGTATTCTTAACGGCATTGACCATACCAGTAGTATTATCAATAGTCAAATTCTTACGATACTTATTTCTAATTTCCTGGACATAAGCAGCAGCATCAGTTCTCGGCATTCTACCAGTATAAATGTTAAATACACGGTGTTCAGTTGCACGAGTGATACGATAAACAGTCAAAGCATCTTCAATATTTCTTAATTGGTTCAATGGTCTGATAGAACGTTCCAAATGACCACGAATATCATTTCTATTTGTCCAAATTAACGGATATCTGACATAAGCAACTTGGTTAGGAAGGAACTTCTTAATTTCAGAAGTCTTATCCTGTGCCTGATTGAGATAATTAATGTTTTCAATATAACCATTAATATTATCAGAATCTTTGTCATAAATTACGAGCATTGCATAAGGTGCTAAAGTATTAATACCAACAACTTTATCACCTGCATCATTTAAACAAATTTCCCAGAAGAGTTCGGCATCAACAAGCCATTTATAATAATAATCCCAAATATTTTCTTTACCAATAACACAGTCAACAATATAGTCAAATTCCATCTTCAATGCTGCAAATTCTGTTGCAGTAAATTTAGATTTGAACGGTTCCTCAATATCGAACATTGCAACATTTCCAAGTGCGTCTGGACAAACTGCTTCGTCCGCCATAATATTCAGACCTTTACCAACCAATGGGTACATGGCCATAGAACGATACCAAGAAATTTTTTGCCATTTATTTGTAAATAATGTTTCAAAAACAATATTATTTTGGTCATAAGGTGTTGCTGGATCTACATAACCATTGTTATTGTAACTTCCTGCTATTGCATTCCAGTCAATTGTATCTTCACCTTTACCATAAGAATTACGTGCAGCTTCGATTGCACGTTGTTCACTATGTTCCGGGGAAGTTTTTAAGAATTCAGAGCTAAATGGGTTTAAAAAATTAAGATTCATTGTTTTTCCTTCTAAGATTATTTGTTATTTGTATTATTTATAATGTGACTACCTAAAAATTTCTCCGAAGGCTTCTAAAGATTATAAATAATATAAAAGTTTAGAAAGGTTTAGAATCACATGAATTATTTAAATGTAACTTACGAACAGCTCCTACAAGATTTCAGAGCTAGATTAAATTCTGACCCGCGATTTAAGAATATCGGTTCTGCTACAATTTATGGCATGTTCCAGGAAATGCTTTGTGCATGTATGGATATGACAAACTTTTATTTACAGAGAACTGCAGAAGAATCGTTTATTTCCACTGCTCGATTAGATTCTAGTGTTATCAAGCATGCTAAAGGTCTTGGTTATAACCCTAGAAGAGCAATTCCAGCAAGATGTGAACTTATAATCAGATTAAAAGGACCACTCCCAGAAGGAATTAAAGCTGGAACAGAAATCTTCTTTAGCCAAGAAAATATGGATTTATCTTTCAATGGTAATAAATATATTCTTGACAGTGGATATAGCTATAAATTAACTCAAGACGACGTTATTAACGGTCAATCTAATGACTGGGTTAAGGAACTTTATTTCTCTGTTCCTAATGAAAAAGCAGTCTATATTCCATTAGCTGGTATTTCTTATTACGATACAAAGTATACTACTCCTATTAAGTGCTTCCAAGGTGAAAGAAAAACTATAGAAATCCTTGGAACTGCAAATATGGATAAAATTGGCGAGACTAACCAGTTCTATGATATTAATGACCTTGACTTTTCTGACTGGTATGGTAAGCGTGACCCGTATGGTTACAAAAATAATACTTTCTATAAAGATTTAAGCTGGTGTAAAGTCGGTATCGGGCCTGATCTTGATACCGCAATGGAAAAGGATAACCTCTTTACTATTGAAACACAAGCAATTCACTTAAATGAAGAAGTTGTAAACTGGCCAGCAGATAAACCAAGAGATAATAAATTCAAAATCTGTCTTATTGATACTAATTCCGATAAAACTGTTAGATTAAGCTTTAGCACAGAACCAAAAATCTGTGATATTGGTTTGAAATCTTATAATGATAATATCTATGTTAAGTATATTGCCACTAAGGGTAAAGAATGTAATGTAACTGGTGTTAAAGGTTCTGTTATGTCCCACAATAATCAAATCAATGTTTCTGTTGATGGTAATGTTATTGACGTAACTAACAACGTTCAGTTCATTATTAATTCTGATATTTACGGTGGTGAATTCTTTGAAACACAGGATAGTATCAAGATTAATGCTCCTGCATACTTCTCTTCTTGCGGAAAGCTTGTTACTAAAGATGACTATACTTCTTACTTTAGAGGCTTGACTAGCCCAATAACTGTTCAAAATGCACTTGTTTATGGTCAGCAAGAAGTTCAACAGAAATTACCACAAAATATTGTTCACAAACTTATTCAGAATAATATTTTCTACTCAATTCTTGGACATCTCTATAAGAAAAATAACGGAAACTGGGCACCAGTTAACTTATTAACTGGTCATGATGAAAATAATGATGCTGTTACAATTTATGGTGATAAGTATTTGGACCATATTTGTGACTTTATTAAAATGCTTTACTCTTATGAAGGATATTATAATAAGATATTCAAATCTGAAGCGGATGAACAATGGCTTAAGAATGTAAGACTAATCTATGATAACTGTAAGCATAAAATTGAAGTTAATAGTATCTTACTTCCAATGGTTCCATTTGTTCAATATTTTGATGCTGTTGGAACAGTCTACGTTGATCCATTAACTGATATTGAAGCTTATACTAAAGAAATGCAAAATAAGGTTTACGAATATCTTGATCAAAAACTTGCATCTGATAGACGTATTTATAAATCTGAAATTATTGACTTATATAATAAGAATGATAGAACTAAAGCTGTAGATATTGACTTTAAGATTTCTAGCATGATTAAATCTCCAACAATGAGATTTAAATGGAATGACTTGTATAATAGTGATTTCCGTATTATACAAGATTACGATTTAAATTCTTATGCTGCTGCACGTTCTGCTGTTAAATATGATTATCAAGTTAATGAAAGATACGGAAGTGGTTGGTGGAATGCTATTCAAATTTCTAAAGTTGACCAAAATGGTAATAGCATAAATGAAGCAATCTTTAGAGAACGAAATGTAACATTTAAAATTAAATTTGTAGATAGTAATCATAATCCTTCAAGTCCTAGTTATAATGTAAATCAACAAACATATGATATTGTTTGTGAAACATCATCTGATGATAAATATATTTACTTATATCCATTAACACTTCAACGTGAAGGAACTATGGATTTCTATCGTAATGCTGGTACAACTGCTGTAGATTTAAGTGCTAGTTCTGATGCTGAAATAAGAAATGCTACAGAAGATGGTGTTATTGAATTAGAAATTATCACTAAAACTGATGAAGATTATGAATCTACATCTAATCTTTCTGAAAATAATATTGGTGACTATAAACTTTCGCTTAATGATTTTGAACTTGTAGTATTCTTACTTAAATATTGGTTATCTGATCAAACACATCAATTGCAAGAAATTACAAGTGTTCAAAGAGCAATAGAATTACCATATAAAATAGATATATTAATTAATGCGCTTGGAAATGCAGAATTTACTATCAGGGATGAAACTATTTTACGTAGGGGTAACTTAAATAGCCCACAAAGTAGATCGATTTCTGAAGATAGCTTCTGGAATTACGTAGTTCCTAATATGATATTAAGTCCATATAAAAATACAGATGCTGGTAGAGAAGCAATTAATGAATCTACTGATTATGATTCTCAAGAATGGGAAGCTGCTACAAAATTAATTATGGATATTTATCCATTAATTAAGCCAGGTATTTGTGATTCTATCTTGGACGACAATAATAATATTGTAAATTTCAGTACTGATATGGAATTACCAGTTCTCTTCAATAAAATTAATGTAAAATATAAAATGAACTAAAATCTTAAAAAATATAAAATAAAAAACCTTATACGTAATGTATAAGGTTTTAATTTTTTGTTTATTTATTAATAACCATAATATCTATACCAACCCCACATTTTATTAGCTGGACCAATATTTGTTGTAGGTGTTCCAACAGAAGTATATAATGGTCTTGATACTAAAGTTAATGGCTTATCATATGTTAAGCTTATTCTTTCATAATCCATTTCAGTTGGACTATCTGATGAACTTTTAGAAGTTGCATTAAAACATTTCCAATAATAGAAATCTTCGCCTTCGCCATTACCAAATAAACCATTTGACAAAATAACATTTAATTTAACCATTGGTCCATAAGAATCTGCCCAAGAATTATATGGCTGCAAATTCCATAATAAACCAATATTCATACCTACTATATCATCAATATATAAATTAATTTCGATTTCATCTACTGTTCTTGTAATTTCTGGTAATGTGCTTATCATATAGAAGAATTTGCTATTATCATTATTCCATTTATATGGATGACTATAATTATTAGTATTATTTGCTACTAAAGTTTCAAAAACAGACCATGCTATTTTATTTGTATAACTACCTGTATCATTTTCGTCAAGTCTATATGCTTTCCAATCACCATTATATTTACAACAATAAATAGCTTCATTAGGTCTTGGTTTTTTATCATCGTCATCATCACACCATGCAATAGGCGGTGCAGACTCCCAAAGAGTACGGAACCAGGCTCCTAACTCAGCTGGACCTTTATAATATGTAACTTTTGCATTTATTATGTTACTTACACCATATAATATACCACATAAAATATCTACTCTTGCTTTTTGATAATAAGTGTCATTATTAATTGTAACTACTGGCTTATTACTTTTACTAATAACAAGTCCTGTATCTGTTATTGACATTCTATTAGGTGTAGTATTAACCTGAGAGTCAATTCTAAATTCACTAGGATCAATCTGTGCTGTATAAGAATTCCATTTAAAATTTAAATAACTATTAGAGTAATTACCTTCATATCCATGACCATTAAGAGTCAATATATTATTACTAGATTTATATTTAAGTGTGTTTTGACTATCACCATCCGATACGACAATATTTTCTGTATCAACAGTTGATAATGTTATTGACTTATTACCCTTTGAAAGTAAAAGTTTATCTGTTAAATTCAAAGACTTCATGTCCATATTAAAGTTAGTAGTATTATCAACCTTAATACCAACATCGCCACCAATAGTTACAGTAGAATTACCAGACTTATCATAAAGTTTTAACAATCCTTCATCTGGGAAGAATTCTAATGCATTTCTTTCATTACTACCATTTTCATTACCATTACCATAGATAATACCTGGTCTGGACTTCCAATTGCGCATAGTTGACCAATTCCAGTCACTATTTTGACCTAATATTAATGTTCTCTTATTAATTCCATCTTCAAAATCAGTATTATCCATGAATACACGATGATAAGAACCTAATATGTATAAATTATTACAATTATATACAGAATTATATTCACCACCAATTATACTAATATTTTCTGATGGTTCACATCCTTCACCGATACAACCTACACCTGCATTAATTAAGTTATTATTAGCATTCAATAATACTGCTTTTTTTACTTTGTGAATATTATTCTCAGAAGAATTTATAACTGTAGTAAGTCTTATATTATCATACCACCAATCAAATTCATAATCTGGTAAAAGTGCATTTATATTAAATGTATTATAATTTGAATTTAAAACAACGCAAGTATCAGTAAATTTTTGAAGTATATTAGAATCTGAATTTATTATAGTATTGTCTTCACATTCATTACGAGTAACATTATACCATGAATTAATTAATGCATTTGAATGTCTTGCCTCAACAAGATTGTTATTACCACCAATAATAATATTTTCATCTAATTTAGCATTAATGTCATTTACATGAGAAACATTATTTTTCGTAAATAAAAATTTATCTGGATTACCATCATCAAGTATATTATTATTTAAACCAAATATGTCTACTGCAATATTATCATATTCTGGTTTTGTTGACATTACAAATTTTGGGCATTCAGTGCCATTAATTTTAAAATATTGTTCTTGATATGCAACACCAGTTGTTTCTTGACCCATTGCTTCATTAGCTTCTGCAACAATGTCTTCATATTTAGATTCGAGATTTATTGTTGGAACGTCTTTGCCTTTACCTTGCAATAACATCATGACGTTATAACTTACGACTGGTTCAGTCTCCAAGTTTTCATAATGTTCTATTGTAGATAAAACAACTTGCGGAGTATATGGATTTTCATCATCATCTTCCTGATTTTCACGGTTAATAAGATGAATCAAACCAACACCATTCCATTCATTTTCAAGTTCATCAGCATTATATGTTTCAGCAACCATTAAAGTCTTATCTGTTGCTAATGCACCTTCCTTATTGAGGTTGAAATTTTCAATAATACTCTTATCAGCTGCGACTTTGACACCTTCCTTTGCCTTGGTCTTAAGACCATTATTAACTAAAGAAAGTTTATCAGAAATAGCTAAAACTGCCCTAGTATCTGGATCTTCAGTATTAATAGCAAGAGCAATATCACGATCACGCTCGTCTAATGTAAAACGAAGCTTTAATTTGATATTGACATACTGATTTTGTTCGGCAAGAAGTTGAATACCACCTTCATAAACATTTGTTTCTTCGTCATAATCACCATCTAACTGAGCAATACCAACTAATATTGGTTTTTGCGTGTGATCAACATTATATGTTGCATCATCAGTCTGTGTATATTGCTTACCAATAAGACCAATATGTGCAAAAGAAACATCAGAATCATCACCGACAAAATTACAAGATAATAATGTTTGGTCAACATCTAATTCATAGATACCATAAACATTTCCAATCGTATCTTCTACTTCCTGTGCTGGAACATAATGCAAAGGAATTAAATTCTGTGTAATATTATTAACTGCACTCTGATAACTATCAAGTGCTACTGGATAAATCTTTTGATTACCTAATGCACTATAATCAACATTTTTTAAACCTAATACAACACCATTATCAAGTGAAAGACTTTCTAATGTCAAATTTTTGAAAGCATCTTCAAAAGTAGTATCTTTTTTATCTTCTGGTACTTCAACTGGTTTAAGACCCTGAATTAAAACTGCACCTAAAACTGAAAATCGTATACCACCTAGCTGGGCAACTAATGAAGTACGACCTTCTGTAGTAAAAATAAACTTATTTCCAATTTCAGCCATATTTTTAAACCTTATTATTGATTTTATATTATTTATAAATATTTAACGATGAGTTACGAATGTAAAATATGTGGAAGAACCTATGAAGACGCTATGTCTTTTGCTCTTCATATCAAAAATGACCATAAATTGGGCATGCAAGAGTATTATGACAAGTTTCTTAAGAAAGAAGGTGAAGGAATCTGTAAAATCTGTGGAAAACCGACCACTTATAATGGTTTAAATAAAGGTTATGCAGAATATTGTTCTACAACTTGTAGTAATAAAGCGCCAAAACAACAAGAATATACAGAATTAAAGTGTGAAATCTGTGATATGATGATTTCTGCCGATTCTGCTAATGCGGCATCAAAAAAGTTTAATAATCACTTGAAAAAAGAGCATAATATCTATAATCCAAAACTCTATTATGATACTTATGTCAGAAAAGAAGATGAAGGATATTGTCCAACATGTCATAAAGAAACGACGTTCATAAGTGTTATTAGAGGTTATGAAAAATACTGTAGTGATTCTACATGTATGATTGCTCATCAAAGAACTTTAAAAGATGACCCAAATACAAAACTTCATAATATGTTAAATATTAGAAGTATGATGAAGAAGATTGCAGATTCTATTTCTGAGAAATATAACAATTTTTTGAAATCAGAATCTAAGAAAAGTTTTGGTGACGTCAGAACTGACCCGATTACTCATAAAACTGTAAAAAGTACTAAACAAGGTGCAGATATTGACGGAACACCGATGGAAGTTAAAACAGAAATTTCATCTTCTACACAACAAGATCCATATTTAGGAACACAAAGAATGTATAGACCTAAACAAGAATCTTGTTCATATCATTATAATTGTGATGAAATAATCGATGATGGAAATTCTATCAATGAGACTGAATGGTGTCATTAAAGCTATAAATATTGTATGGAAAAACTCTGGGAAAGATTTTTTTACGCCTTAGAAGATAAAAATAGTGTTTCTGGTTTACAGCGTTTAGTAAACAATGCCGAAACCATGTCTGCTTATTTTGAAGCAAATGGAATATTAACAGAAGCACGTGAAACACTATATTCTTTAAAAACTCATAATAAGAAAATAAACCTAAGTACACATAATAGGGACATTGATAATGTTCTTGTTTTTGTTTTTCTTAAATCTATTACAACTATTCCAACGACAACAAAGGCTTATAAATTAGGTCTTATTGACCGTAATGGAAAATTGATAAGAAATCCGAAAACCCAGGAAGAACATAACGCAATTTCTAATCTTGATTTATTAATGTTCAAGCTTAGAGAATGGTTACGTCCAAAAATGTATTGTTTATCTTCTGTCAACTGGATTAAAGGTTTATATAAAGATAAGAGAATTCAAAACTATCTTTTAAATTCCGAGATAATCTCTAAACAATATGTTGTCAGACAGTTAAACAGTGAGTTAGACACTATATTAAGGAAGCATTAATATGTTTTTTCCACCTCCGCCAAAACCACGTTGTCCAGAATGTGAACGATTATATCAGAGCGAAAAAGAAAAGTATGGGTTTAATATAGTAGATGGTTACTATTATTGGACAAAAATTCCTGAAGTAAAAGCATGTTGTCCAGTAAAAGTTCAAGTTGTAGAATCTACTTCGAGAACTGTAACTGTAACCGTTAATGGCAAAACATTTACAAAGGATAGAACAGATTTCCTTAAATCATCATGGCGAGATTATGAATCTTTTTAGTAAACATTTTGAATTGACTGAAAAATATTTAAGCAAAATTTTTGATGCATGTAATAACATGTATTTTGATAATTCTTTGATTAAAATTCCAGTCAATATCATCGATAGTTCTGAAGTCAATGGTTATTTCAAATTTGATATTGACTTTGAAAATAAAATTTTAAAGAATCCAAGGATTGAAATCTCCAAAACTCATAAAAGACCTTATGAAGCTTTAGAAAGAACAATGCTTCATGAAATGTTACATTATAAGATATTCCTTGAACTTACTGGTGGCGAAATCGCTGCAGCTTTTGATGCATATAATAAAGAAAATACAGATTTATTCAATAAAATTCTGTATTTAGAGAACTATGCGCATGGAAATAAATGGAATTCTTACGTAACTGATATAAATAATAAGTATAATTTAAAGATTAGCTAGGTTTTTATGACTTTAGAAGAAGCTGTAGAAGTTCTTAAGAAAAACGGATATAAGGTTTTAGACGAGGATTTTGGAATCGGTGTTGGTGCTCCGCTTGGTGCTGATCAAGGTATTCCACATGGCGGTGACTGCAAAGGTTGCTGTCCTCAACGTATGGGATTATTATATCAACGCTCTCCATTTAGTGTTAATCCACTTTATAAAGGCGTTCCTGATGCTCATCACCCTGGATATTGGTTAAATCAGATTCCAAAGAAAAAGAAGAAAAAGAAGAAAAAACGTAAATTACGTGAAGGCGTCGAACTTGCTAATACTATCGAAAGTTTCGAAAATGCATGTTGGACACTTTATGCAAAAATTTTTAAGAAAGAACTTCCTGATTTATCAAAACCAAGTGCAGATTTCATGAAGGGCTTTGAATCATATAACTATCCGCCAACCAGAGCTGCTAGTGCGGGCCGTGTCGCAAGACAAATTAGTACTCATCTTAATGACTTTGACAAAACAATATCTGACTGTTTACAGAAGTTTAAAAAGGAGCTTCATATTCTAAAGATATTATTTAAAGATGAAGACAATTTGAGTAGTGACTAATGGAAGATATACGTAAAGAACAACTAAATATTTTATTAAATGGAATTAAAAAAGTAGTAAGTAGTAAGAACTGTCCTGAATGGATTGCACGTGATCTTACTGTTGCCGTTAAGAATGCAAAAACTATAAATTCCGAAAATATTGAAAAATCTACTAATGGGGTAGAAATTGAAGAAACATATCGTCCATTTGAAGTAAATGATAAAGTTACAAGTAATGTAAATGGCGATGAATGTATTTATCAAATAATTGGTCAGTCAGATCCAATAAATAGTATAAATTTATTTACACTAAAAATTATTAAGGGAAATAAAACTAATCCACCAGGATATATAGTCTATAATGTCCCTGAAACAATGTTATTACATATTAAGGAATAATAAAATGGGAAGAAAAATCAATACAAGAAATAAGAACTTTTTAGCCGATTTACAGGCACGTATGAAAGACCGTTATAATTCAATTCATAATGGTACTCAATACTCTGAAATGGACAAGCAACGTGCTGAATTAATTGGCGTAGATTTACCAGAACCTGTAGCACCTGCTATTCCAGAACGTCACGGTCGTGGTGGTTATAGTTCTCGTAGAACTCCAGCATTAGATACTTTCGAAGCTGAATATGAAGCATTTATTGCCAATTTGAAGGCACAAAAACAAGCACAAGAAAATAAAGTAGAGGTTACAAATGTTCCTGAAACAAATGTTGAAACAACACAAGCAACTGAAGAAACTCCGGTTGTTGAAAATAAGCCTAAGAAAACAAGAAAGAAGAAAGAGGTGGTTGAGACAGTTCAGGAAAAACCAGTAGTTGAAGAACAGACAGAATCACCTGTTATGGAAGACGATGGTCAAACAGAAGGTGAAAAGTCTGAGCTTCCAGAATTTGACTTGAACTAAAAAATATTTAATAAAATAAAAAACCGGTTTTTAAACCGGTTTTCTTTTTATATCTTAGTATCAAGTTTTGTAAGAATGTCTCGAGTCGTATTAAGTTCACCCTTCTTAGTGGCAATATCTTGCTTAATACTATCACGCTTCTTAATCAAAGGTTCTTTCATCTTTCGGATTAAATAAGACTTTGGCTTAATATCTAACTTTTCAGCAATCTTTTCAATTAAGAATATTGCATTTTCTACATTATCGAATTCAAGATCTTCTTCATTGAGCAAGAAGCCATTAAATATTAACTCAACATCATTCTTTACCTTTTCAATTTCAACAAGTTGGTCTTCACTCAATGTCTGAATAACTGTCGAGACAGTCTTCATAATATCTGTGATATTGAACTTATTGCTAATTGAAGCATTCTTAGACAATGTTATGTCATTTGGATCGGTTTCACCCTGATTGAATTCTGGGTCAGGATCATGAGAACCGTCAGTTAAAGCCGGATTTTCATCTGGGTCTTTTTCTTCATCGTCCTCACCTTCGGCACCACCTTCGGCACCGCCACCATTACCACCATTATCAGAGCCACCACCAGCTCCACCGCCCATATCGTTACCAAATGGGTCAGCACCGCCACCTGCTCCGCCGGCGTCTCCGCCACCGCCAAATGGATCACCGCCAGCATCTCCGCCACCAGCATCACCACCACCCATATCTCCACCTGCACCACCAAATGGATCATCTTCTTCGGTTATGATTCTAGTTCCTTCAAAATCTGATTCTTCAGTTAAAAAATTAGAAAAACCGGAATCACTACCGAGCTTGATCGGTTCAATTACGGCATCTAACATTTCTTTAATATTTTTCATAATCGCGTTCCTTAAATCTTAAAGACTTCGTTAATTCTGTCTTTAATCATTTCTTTATTTATACTACGAATATTTGAACAAGTCAAATAATTGAAGAAAACTCTTGCAGATTTTGTATTTTTCTTTGTTAAAAGGTCATAAAGTCCACATTTATCACCTGTTAACAGCATATTTACCATTAATTCCATTAAATCTGTAAGACGATCAATAGAAATTTCTTTTTCTTCTTCAGTATAAGTTTTGAAAACTTTATCAAAGTGTTTTTTAAGAAATTCTTCCCTATGTTCTATCTTGTAATATACAGAAAACAACAATTTTACCTCTACGACAAATCAAAATCCGGATGTTCTACTTGAACTGCCGGTATATCTAATTTTTTCATTACTTCGTATTGTTCTTTTGGATTAAAAATATACGTATTATTTTGAGTAATCTGTCCAGGGGCATTGTTTCCATTACTCTTACCAGCAAGTCTCTTTTCTGCAAGTCTTTCTTTACTTGCCAAAGCTTTTTCTTTGAATTCTTCGTTAGATTCAATAACTTGATAATTTGTAATGTCTTTGCAAAGTTCTTTTAATTGTTGAACATTCTCTCTGACAGATTTAGAAACCGTTGCATAAACGGCATATAAATTTGGAGTTCCACCGCCATTTACAATCATGTCTTTTAAAGATTCCATGACTTCACGGTCAGATGCAATCAAATCTTGAAGTTCGGCTTTAATATATTCCTTATCTTCAATGGTATACTTTTGTGTCTTTATACCTTCTTTGACTTCTTCAATCTTTTCATTAGCAGTTGAAATCACAGACTTAACCTGTGATTCTGCTTCTTCAATATTGAATTCTTCTTTTAAATTATCAAAAACTCCCATAAATTCAAATATAGTAAATTTATTTAAATATATTTATATTAGTAATTTATTCCGATTTCTTCTTCTGTCAATACCTTGAAAACAAAACCATGTTCTCTACACCATCTACGAGCTGCTTGCCATTTAGAATTATTAACTCTTAGAACATTGCAACGTTCTTGCCAAGCATTCAATGCTCTTTGACTTCTGACTTTCGGCGGATCAGGATAAAGAATCTGACCACATTCATCAAGTCTCGGCATTTGAGATTTAGGTTTTACTTCAAGAATATATTTTACTATCTTGCCTGTCTTTTCCTTACAAACAAAATAGAAGTCGGTAATGTAAGTATGTTGCTTACCATCGACTTCTGAAATATATGGAATTTTTAAAACTTCTGAACCCCATTCAAGTATTGAATCATACTTGTCACAGAATTTCATGAATTTTAATTCCCAACTGCTACGATACGTAATCGTATTGCATTTACTTCCCATTGCACCATTTATGTTTATACATTTCTCTGGTTTTGTCGGGTTGTATATACCTTGTGTATAACTTTTACCGTATATAGACATAAAATATAATAAAATATTTTTATTTTTTATAGAAAAGGAATTTTTTCTATAAATTTCGCATATTTTATTTATATTCTATTTTAGAGAAAATAAGCCATTTTCTGACCATTCTATATTTAATAGAACATTATTCAAATTATATGACTGTGGTAAATCCATATAACATACTGGAATACAACTAGCACTATTAGCTGGAAAATTTCTAAACACTAATGGATTTTTCTTTTTAGTAGCTGGATCAATTTCTTCTGTTACTAAATTACCATTATTGTTATATAATGTCTGTCTTTCTCCATTATACCAGGTTATGAATAATGATCCACCTACCATATTTACTGGAGGAATATCAAATTGTCTTACTGGAGATTTAACATTTATTTGATTTTCAACCAATGGCAATTCTTTAATATTATATGCAGCATATTCAGTTGAGTTATATCCACTTGTAAAACCATATTCTGATTCAAAATACGGTTTTAAACCAGATGTCCATGTACTTTCTACGTCGCTATGAAAACCATTTCTTGCTTCCAAATTACTACGTACTTTTTCTATATTATAATCATTTGTTGGATTCATGATTGGATCATAATACTTATGAACAGTATCTAATGTTGTATCATCAACATAATAATCATAAGAACGATAATTATAGTCTCTATCAACTATACAACCTTGCGGATATTGTCTTTTTGAAAAAATATAGGCAGAAGCAGGAATATTTAAAAAATTTTCAGACTGATAACAATCCTCAGATGGTAATCCATCTTCGCTGAAAACATTTTCTCTTTGTAATAAACCTAAATTAGCTACATAGCTAATCATTTTACTACTATCATTTCCATTTGGATCTGGAAAATAAGTACGAAGATTAGCATCTATTCTTTTAATTCCGGAAAAATTCCTACCTTTTGGACATAACCATGCATCAAAATATATGCTATTATATAAATCAGCATTTTTACCAGAGCCGGTTTTAAACAAAAGATGTTTAAATGAATTAAATACATATGGTTTGCTCATTAGTCTATCTCCAAAAGTAATCCACTAGTTTGATTTATTAATGTATTATATCTTTCTTTATTTTCAGTTTCAAAATTAACTGATGGATATGCACTTAATGTCCATGATGTTCCTTCAGTACATTCACCTAAACCAACATCAATATACATTACTGGTTTTTCTTTACTATCTCTAATATATATACCTTCAAAGTCGTCTGCAGAAAAACCACTAGTAATCCACTTATATTCATTTCTTATTTTTTGTGCCGAAACAAAACAGCCATTTAATAAAGAATCTTGACTTAATGTTTTACCAATATTGAAAACATTACTACCATAATGAATCTTATCATTATATTCTATATGACCACTTGTATTTGGCATTTTAAACCAGAATCCAGTTTTATCATTTTTATAATCAAACTTAATATCTAAAGGTATACCATCTTTACAATCAGTATACGGATATGGTGCTGATTTTTCATAAGTATACTTATAGTAATTTAATAATTGGTCATCTTGAGTTGATACATTTTTATTAGCTTCATTGACATTGTTTCTAATAGATGTTGATCTATTATATAACCATGTTGAATATGATGCTGGATCATAACCAATATAATTTTCTCCAGCAGCAACTAATCCTGGATTATCAACATGAGTTGACATAGCTAAATTATTATAAAATTTACCTTTTATACCTAATCTATACCATGGTTCTGGATATGTAATATTATCTGGGTTATTATCTTTTGTAGTATATAATGCATAATTTAATGATACATAATTATAAGCATATGGTGCTGTTACTGGCCAATCATTAATAAAATGTACAGTGAAGCCTGGCTCAATAGCAGCAATTTTTTCAAATTGTGTTTGCCAGTTAAGTTCTTCTATTGTTACATTAGTTAAATTTATTGCAGTTTCATTCATACCTTTAGAATTATCTGCTATAATTACTAAATCTGGATTTGCTGGTAATGTAGATGGAGATTGGCTACCAGCCGGATAAAATGTTAATTGTTCTCCTTCTACTGGACCATAACATTGATATTTTTTACCATCATCAGCCGATACTACTCTATTCACATCCATAAAGAAATGAGCTTTCTTATATGCAATAGTTTCTGCAGTATCTGAACTATCTGTAATAGTAGTTATATCATTAGCGAAATAACCTGTTGCTGCCAAACTAAAATCAGTTGTTGTTTGAGCCGGATCAGCTGCTGCAATAAATTCATATCTATTATTTTCTGCAACCCATCTATATTTTGCAACAACTTTTTTACGTGAAATTGATGGAACAGGCGGAATTTGAGTCCAATTTTGAACTGTTCTTTCTGCGTCAGCAAATCCTGTAAAATATTCAGTAATTGGAATTACTTCTGATTTAGTAATATTTAAATAATTATGTATACTACCAATGCCACGACCTGGTTCTCTCCACTGATAATCATGTCCATCATCATTTAAATCACCATATCTACCATTATCAACATAAGAAATTATATAGAATCCTTCAAATGTACTATCAGGTGGCCATGGCCTTGGAGTATCTACGGCTGCTGCATCTTGTTCAGTAAATACATCGAATGGAATAACAAAAGTATTATAACGTTCATCATCTGATGTATAATCACTGTATATTGAAAAACCATAATTTATTTTAATTTGAGGAACATATAAACGTTCATTATAATGTCCTCTCCAACCAAACTTATGAGAAAGCTGAACTAATCTACCTTCTTTTACACCAGTTCTATTAGAATTACAACCATTTTCTTGTGATAGAAGTGCAGAAACTTTATAAAGTTGATTAATTTTAGCAACTTGAGCATCTCTATTACCACCTGGAATAGGAACATCTGTGAATGGCTTATATTGGAATGCCTCTTCTTCTATGGTCATATATACTTCTTTAACGTTATTTGCTAACTGGTGGTCATTAACAACGCCATCATAAACATAGAAGTCAGATTGTGCTTGATTAAATGCTGGATTTTGTGCCGTAAATGCTACTTTTTTAAATCCATGACCTAATTGATCTCGTAAATAAGTCAAATCATGGTTTGGAACGAGCTCTAAATCTGAACCAAAATATGGATATGTAGTTAGAACTTTATTTGCTGCATAATCTAAGACATTATGAGAGTTAAAACCAACTGCCGTAGCTGCTTGAGTTATTGCACCGTTACATTGTAAAATATCACCAACAGCATTCATATTTGCATCTACTGCTGTTGCACAATAAGCAGGTTGAATTTGTGCTGCAGCTGGATATTTAACTGTTGTAAAAACTTGTGCTGCTTGATTGTAATTATTATTAATCTGGCAATTTTCCCAATAAACAAGTTTTGATGCCATTAAACTAAGGTCAATTGAGAAGTTTTCAGAATATGGTGTATTTAATCTATCAATAATACTATTTGGAATACCACCAGCAGCAGTAAATACATCAAAGTTGCCAGTAGTATGATTAACAGTATCTTCTATTTGAGTGCCACCAACACCAGGTAAATCTAATTCTGTATTAATTGACCAGAAATTAGGATTAGAGAATGGTGCAGCAAAATTTTGGTCAACACCAAAAATACCAACATGAGAATATGTATTATTATTTTCTAATGGAGTACCAACATTTTCAAATAATGTTGAAATAATAGATGGTGTTGCCAAATAAGTAGGTTTCAATTCAGCAAATAATGGTGAAGCAACACCATACATCCAATATTGGTAATTACTAACTCCTTCTGATTCAATACAATATGGAGAACATTTTAATACACCATCTTCAGCAGCAAAATATTCAGCATAACCAAAAATGCCATTTGTTACTTTAATACATCTATTTTGCGGATTATTTAATTCATGAGTATAATTCCAAAAATCACTAATGTTAGAAGTATTAAGCTCCATCATTGCAGCAAATGTTCCAAATCTATTATTAAAATAATAGTCATCATACATTGGGGTTTCAAGGCTATCTCTAAAAATAATATTATTTTTATTATTTAAATGAGCAACAACATTAGTTATTGTAAGTCCAGGAACTCCATAATTGCCTTGAACAACACAAGCACCAAATAAACCGCCAATATTTTTAATACTCTTCTTTGGGAATACATATTCAACGCCGTTTAAAGTATTATATTCCCAATCACGCTTATAATATGTTTTTTGTTTTAAATCTGTAGAAGTTTCTGGAACATCATATGCACTAATACAACTACATATATTTGAAAGATTACCATAATTTTGCATACCAGCAATACCACCCATGAAACCAACAAAAGTTCCAGACGTATATGCAGAACATGATATACAAACATTATTAACAATATTATTATTGTTACCAATTAATGGTGAAACATAATATGCTGCTCTATTTTGTTGAGATAATTTTATAGACTTATTAAAATATTGTGCATATTTTAATCTATTGTATATTTGTGGACTTAAACCGTATTGATTTCTAAGATATGTACCATTAGGATCATATCCTAATAAATCTGATGGTTCTACTAAATATAAACCATTAGAACAGATTTGTCCAGCTTTTTTACCTGCCATTTGAGCAGCTTTATCAATAATAGTTCCATCATACCACAATACATTAAGACGATTCTTAACATAAGTATTATACATGTAAAAATACGAATGTGTCTCATCGCTAATATTTGGACGAGAATCAAAATAATACCATTCCAATGGTGATTGAATAGCATTTGTATCTTGAGTTATACCTTCATAAAGAACTGGAGATTCAGTATTCCAATAGAATTGAATATTACCTTGTGCATTATATCCAGAAAATGTTGCGAAAACACCTTCATTGAAATAACCAATGTAAGGAATAATATTACCTGGATTATCATAACAATAATAATTTGGATAATATTCAAAAGTTGTAGTTGATTGTGCTTGGTCCTTATTATCAGTCTTCATTTTAGAATGATACATTTTAGGAACAAACTTTGTAAAAATAACATTACCATTAACAGTTACATTTTCTATAGCGCCATTATTTTTACCGCATAATATACCTGCATAAATGTTAGAACCATCAGTTGTTAAATGTGTTAATGAAATTGCTTTTTTACATCTTAAAATATTAACACCATCAATTCTAACAGTAGAAACTATACCTTCTGTTCCAATATAACCAAAAATACCATTAACATCTTCTTGACAATCAAGAACTATATTAACGAATTTAAAACCATTACCATAGAAAATACCTTCAAATGGCTGTGCTGGATTTGAACCGATTGAAAAATTGATTATTTTAAAATCAGAATTATTATCAATAGATGTATTTCCTATTGAATCAATTGTAAAATTTTCTTTATTAACACCAATATTATCACCTAATACAATATTGATTTTATTATCATAAATTGTTCCATTAACTTTATCTGCACACCACTTTAATTCTTCAGCAGTATTTACATAATAAAAACCACGGAATACATCTTTTTCTACAATATTATCACCAACTGCTTCTTTAACTTTATGGTCAGGTCTTGAAAAATTATAAAAAACAGTACGGTCCTCATTAGCACTAAAGAACAATTCTCTTAAATGTTCTTGTCCTGGAAATATAGTTAAGAAATATTCAAAATTGTCTTCAGTAACAAAAAATGGTTTTGACTTTAAATCAGTAGTTTCAAGCTTTTCATAAATATAATTTTCCAAAAACATATTTGTTTTAAAATTGTCAAAATCATAAATTTCATCTTTATGATTTGCTTGATAAAACAATTTAAGATCATTACTACTTTTAATATACTCAAGTTTACCATCAAATTCCGCAGTAAATGACTTATTTACTGGGAACAGTGTCCAAGTATCTGATAGAGGCACTTCGCCTTCAATTATTCTTCTCTTAAAATCATTAAAAATAAAAGATTCCATTTATTTACCACTTTTTAGCGTAATCAGGTGTCTGAGCTTCTTCTGTTGTAACATTCGGTCTATGAACCGTAAAAGTACACTTCATAGAATTTTCTTTATTTATATTATGTTGTTCAAACGTTTTAGTTGTATCAAGCATATTAGTATAATCAATAGAATAATCTGTTTCATCATTAGTTGCTGGTGGTTTTTCTCTTAACCAATCATTTTCTATTGTCTTATTATTACCAGAACCAAAATAACTAGCACATAATGAATTAATCCATGATGCAGCAGTAAAGTCATTATCACCCATCATCTTAAATTCCGGTGTATCACCAGTTTTATAAAATCTTTTTCTAAATAATCCACCTTCATCTTTTGCAAAATAATATGCATTGCCATTATCAGCATTCCAATAAAATGTTGTAGCTAAAAATATATCACCAGATGGCAATCGCCAAACAGTAGGAATACCAGTTGATACCGGGTATCTTACATTTGCTTGTGCATATGCACCTAAATAAGTTCCAATTACTTTTTCTGCGGTAACTGGATTATATAAAGTATTCCAACGTATTGTCTGGAAATTGTTTTGGTCATTTATTGTATATTTTGTATTTTTCTGTAATCTAATACCCATAATATGTTGTAATCTAAATGGCAATAAAGATACAACTTGATCTTGATATACATTTTGAACTAAACCACGTATTTGCGTAATATCATTTTTACCAGAATAAAGCTTTTCATATACATGCTTATCTGTTCCAGGAATAAATGTATTATTAGATAAATAATATCCTCTCGCATCTAATAAAAATGGTTCTTGGAATTTACGAATGCAAAATAAATCTTGTGAAATTGAATAAGGATCACCAGCCATTGTTCTATTTGCAATACTAATCCAACCATTCTTACCATTCCAAACGCTCAATGTAAAAATATTAAGTGCTTCATGGCCATTTGTTGAAACCATATAAGTACACCAGTTCTTTAATTCTTCTAACCAGAACCACTTTATTTCAATATTGGAGTTTGTTCCATTTTCATTATAATAACCCTGCTTATCTTTTTCAACACTACCATGTGTTCCGTCAGAAATCTTATTATAATATTCCACTGGAGTAATAAAACTATCAGATGCTATTTTTTCATCAATATTATCATTGGTGTCTGTTGTTTCTGGATCTATTGGTATTTTTGACTTATCAATAGGCGAATTAACATCAAATATTTTTCCAGTCGCAAATGGTATTGCTGGAATTTCACCGTTTTTCAAATCAACATATATATTAGCCATACATAAATATTTATAAATAGAAAAGTGTTTATTTTAAAGGTGAAATTATGAAAATTGCAGGACTTGATCTTTCCATTACCAGCTCGGGTGTCGTTATCGAAGAAGTTGACGATAAATTTAATATTCAGAATTTAGAAAGACATGGATTTACAACTGTCAAGAAAAATGCTATATTACCAGGGTTGGTCTTTTACAGTTATAAAGATTACAATAACATATATCAACGTTATAGTTTCTTGGAAGATACTATTTTAGAATGGTGTAAAGATTGTGATTATATAGCAGTTGAAGCCTTTGCATTATCTCGTGGTAAAAGTGGTAAAGTCTTTGATTTGGCAGAATTTGAAGGATATATCAAACAAATGCTATTTAGAGAAGGTAAAAAACTCAGATTTTATCCGCCTAACCAGAATAAAAAACTTTTCTCTGATTATGGTAATGCTGATAAAATCAGAATGAAAAATACTCTTCTTGAAATGAATGAGAAAAAGAGTTATGGTAATATTTTGTTAGATATTTCTGACTTACCTCCAGTAAAAGACGGTAAGAAAGGTGCAGCTCCAACTTCTGATATTATTGACGCATTTTCGCTTTGTGAGTCTTTACGACTTGAATTGAAACTTAAATTTGGTATAGAAAACCTAAATAATCAACCAAAATATATTCAGGAAGTTTTTATAACCAAGACTGATGAACATCCGCTTGGACTAATAGCTTCTGATTTTATCTATAAATAATATAGGATAAATTATGATTGATAAAATTTTTCTTGACATGGACGGTGTTATTGTTAATTTTCGCGGACAATGCGAAAAGTATGAATGTATTAACGGTAACAAGGTCAACTGGGAAATAGTTCACCAGGGAGGTCCAGAATTCTGGGAAGAAATGGAGTGGCTTCCTGAAGGTAAAGAACTTTACGAATGGATTTTAAAACTCTGTGAACAAGAAAATATAGATTTATTTATCTTAACTTCTGTAAATTTCACAGACGGTAAGATTGGTAAACTAAATTGGTTAAAGAATAATACCAAAATTGATAAACATCACATTATTATTACGAATCTTGGTAAAGAAAAAGAATATTATGCTGACCAAAATTCAGTATTGATTGATGACTTCAGAAAAAATTGTGAAGCATTTGCAAATGGTGGTGGTCAATTTGTTAAATATGAAACACCAAGACAAACAAAAGATGATTTAATTACATTACTTGGTAAGAATTAAAAATTTAAGGTTACTCGTTTGAGTAACCTTTTTAATTTAACCATTCTTTAAAACATATCGTTGTATGTTAGGAGCAATTCTAATACTTTGTGTTAGTGCTTTATCTAAACGACGAGAAAACATATTACCTAAACTTTCATCAGCCTTTACAAGTTGCTTATAGAATTCAACTGCATCTTTCCATTCTGGAAGTTCAAGTAATTCATCTTCTTCATATTTATTTTCTTTAACCATTCTATTTGCAATCTTCTTAGCGACATTATCAACAATATTTTGAACCATCGTGTCAGTCAACTGAACGTCAGATTCCATATTAAAATTCTTCTGTAAATTTTTATTAAATATAGAAGTAGATGCTTTCTGACTTGTATATCCAGATGAAGCTTGAGCATTAAAATCTCTTGCCATGGCATTAGTAATAAGTCCTAATGACAATGCAACACCAGCAATCCATTGTGCCATTTTACCTTCGTTTAAAATAGCATATCGATGTTCATGCATAATTCTAACTGCTTCATTATATCTTTCTTCGTCATTTATTTCTCTTTTTTTAGTAGAAAAATAATCGCTAAAAGATTGTTTTGGAACAGTTTTAAAGATTTTTCCGTATTTTTTATCCATTTAAAATTCTCCAATATTCTTTATTATTTATAAATAATGTATGGCAGTTCAATCATATGCATCTGAATTTTCTAAACTATTTAAACAGGGTAACTGTTCAGTCCAAGGTAAGGACTGGACTGCTCCTCGTTATTTCGATAGTATGGAAAATGACTGTTATAAAGCAGAAGCAGCATTACTTTCTGAACTTTCTTCTGAAGCATATAATATGTTTGGATTTGAAGTTCAATATTATTTAAAAAACATTGATACTAAAAAAGACAGATTATATGGTGAAGACCCATTGGCAAATGTAGAACGTAGATTCTTATTAAAGATGTATACTGAATCTATCCCAACAATGCAGAGACAATATGAACTTCAGGGTATGATTTTTCCAGAAATTATAACTTGTCAATGCACAGTTCAACATTTCTATGAAGCATCTCAACTTTCATATCCAGATATGAAGGATATTTACGAAGCTGAGGTTCCAAAGATTGGTGATATTGTTTATATCGAATATTCTGACACTTATTATGAAGTTGTTAATGTAAAGGAATTTGCTGAACAGACGACATTCTTGTCTACTCCAATTACTTATACATTCAAGTTACGTGTCTGGCACAACAATCATGAAAACGTTGATGAACTCAATGTTAATAGTGACCCAATGGATGAATTTAGAAAGTATGCAGAACTTGCAGAAACATTTAAACTTGATACTTCTACTTCTACAACAGACAAGACAAGTGAAGTTGCACCTGAATCTGATATGTTATCTACAAATACAGATGCAATGACTGATACTGATATTAACAATGAACCAAAAGATAATGTTCCGACTAATGTCATATATAAGTCTGAAGAAATTAAAGAAGAGAATCCACAATACTATGATCCTTTTGAGGGTTGGTAATCTATGGGACTTGTAAATATTTTTAATATACAAAGGCTTAGACCACATATCAATTACAGATTCAGTGCTGAAATCTGGCCTAATGCTGCTGAAGGTGATAGAATTGAAGAGTATACTAAATTCAAGTATACTATTAAGAAGATTACTCAACCAGTATATAAATTAGATACCGAAAATAAAAAGGTTTTCGGTAATACTGCATATGTCGTTCCTATCTTTAAGTATGGTGAAACTTCATTAGAAATTACTTTTGAAGAAACAGACAAGATGGAAGTCTTTAAACAATTATGTACATGGATGGGACCGAATCTCTATAAAGGATATTTACCTCCTCTTATCAATATACGCGTTACACAATTTAATGAATCAATGGTAGACGTTGCTGATAGAAAAGTTTATGTATGTCGTTTAAAAGAACATGGAATGCCATCTTTCAATAATAACGGATTTGGTAGTCCAATCGAAATTACTGCTACATTTAATGTTGTTTATGTAATGGACGAACCATTAACATTAGAACATTATGGTGATAATGATGAAATAAGCAGATATACTACAGAATATACATTGCCAGATAATAAAGCGCTTAATGATGCTCTTAAAGAAACTCTCAAAAATCATAAAAATACTGAGTATGCTGATAAGATATTGAAAGCTGAACGTAAATTGGCTGATAAGAGAATTGATGAATTGGCTAATGAAAACTTAGATTTAAATCAATATATGATGGAACGCCTTGCTGTTGCTTATGCAAAAAGTATGGAAAATGCTTCTCCTGAACAACTAGCACTTATGCAACAAATTGCTGAAAGTAAAGGTGGCAGCACAATGGCAAATCAAACTGAAACTCTATTGAATTTCTTGAATGCTAATATTCGTGCTGAACATGGTGAGAATACAAAAGAATCTGTTGCTGGTGGTGATTATGAATTAGTCGGATTTAATGCTGCAAATGGTGCAGATATTTATGAAACTGAAGCTGTAGCAAGATTCTTAAAATTTACTAATGCTGATGAAGAAACAGTTGCAGAAATTAGTGATATTTTATATAAGATGAATGAAAATGTTGCTAGAATTGATGAATTGAATAAACCAGTAACTGATGCTGATTCTCTTGCTAAAGAATTACAGAAAGATTATGCAACTGAAGATGATTTGAATAGAGCAATTAAAGAAGCTGTTGGTATGGAAGTTGATACTCCTAAGAAAGAAACCACACCTATACGTAGTAGTTATAATGGTAATGACCCATTAATAGGTGCTATTGTTTATTCTTATGAAAAAGAAGTTACTGCTAGGGAAGGTGAACGTGGACACGTATTCTTTGATATGCTTGATACTGGTGGTGCAAGAGGTACAATTAACTTAGGTTCTGGTTCTTCTGAAGGTGCTAGAGGTTATAGTGACCTTGGTGAAATTACTGTTAACATCAATGGTGTTACAATGCAGTTCAAAGATTCTGCTTCACTTAACAAGGCTGTTCAAGAAGCATTTGGTGGTAAAGAAGCAATTGTTGACGTATTTTTAGCAAATGGTGGTGGTATAGGTTATACTACTAAAGAAGAACGTAAGAAAGCAAACTTGAAAGGTGCTAAAGAAGGTCTTAATCAATTACTTGAAACAACAGGTGGTGTTATTACAGATGACTATGGTAATACATCTGTAGTTAAGCTTGATAAGGGTAAGGGTATTTATCTAAATATTCAGCTTGATGAAGATGCTTCTCAGAGAGTTAGCGATAAGAATATGTTAGTAGATACCGAGGGTTGGTCTGAAAGCACTAGACAAACAGTTATTGATAGCAATAAAGGCACTGCTAATAAGACAGTTCAGGGTATGTTACATATGGAACATGCTTATAGTGGATTTAAGACTGTTTGGAACCAGTTCAATAAGGATGAAAGTAATGTTCAGATGCTTAATGAAGATATTAAACGTGGAACATTTAGTCAGGCTACATTGGATGAATTATCCAGAAGTGTTGATAAGTTAAAAGTTAAAGATAAAACTAAAGCAAGCTTTAAACGTGTTATTAGGGAATATGGTTATCTAAGCTAAAAAATCAGACTTTTTGGTATTCTTTAGTTTACAAAATTTTACAATCAATCTATATTTGATTCCATAAATTCCAAAGTCTAATTCCTCGGAGCGAAGACCAATCCAATGGAACTGTCGGTAGAGGGTTAGCCATTAAAGATACTAGAACTGTGTCTTTCATTTATATGATCCGGTATTAACGGATAATGGAATGTTCATCGAAATACTGTCTAGCAAGCAGTATATTTAGCCGCCATTGGTAGGACGAGATATAGCCGGAGTACAGGATGACCGACCCGTAAGCTCGTTTGTAAATCCACTAGTCGAAGACAGATGTATTAGTCTTTTGCCTATTTCCTTAAATAGGCTTATTGTCTCTACAGATATTTTGAACGTGTGTATAGATAGATATTTAAAATTTATAAATATATAAAATTGTTTAAATATTAAAGGTGAAAATATGAAATCAGAAAAGTTAGATTTGAATAATATTACTCAAAGTAATGTTGGAGAAGTTTCTAATCAGTTAAGTAATCAACCACCTAAAGGTGCAGTAATGTTGGATAAGAGTTTATTACCGTCAAGAGGTAAATTCTATCCAGAAACAATCTATGTAAAGAAATTAAATACTTTAAATATTAAGAATCTTGCAACAATTAATGAAAATAATATTAATAATGTTATTAATAATGTTCTTTCTAATTGTTTATGGGGTATTGAAACAGGTAAGATTCTTACAGGTGATAAGATTTGGTTAATTTATTACCTCCGTGCTTTCACTTATGATGATATTCCGTTCCTTCTTCGTGGAACTTGTGATAATTGTGGTAATATCAGAAATTATAAGTTCTTCCTCAAGAATCTTGACGTTACATATCTTGACAAAGACGTTCCAGAATATATTGAATTACCAAATAAGGATAAGATTACAATTACTTATCCGACAATCGCTACTGAAGGTGCAATCAATCGTTTAAAGAATGACCAAAACATCATGATTGAAATCAATCCTGAACTTCTTGAACTTTCTAGCTATATTCTTAAGGTAAATGATACTAAGATGTCTTTGTATAAGGCTTACGAATATATTTGTGATATGGATGCAAAGAGCTTCAGTCATTTTACAAATGAAATGGCAGAATTGCTTTTCAGTGCAAAGCCAGTAGCAAAGTTTAAGTGCGATTCTTGTGGTGAAGATATTTTACTTCCGATGCCATTCGTTCCGTCGTTCTTCTTACCAAAAATTAAGTAATTTTAACAAAAAATAAAGAAAAAGGAGTACTTTAATACTCCTTTTTTACTTATAAATAATTATATGATTAATTTTAAGCAATATCTAGTAGAAGAAGAAAATAAAGCGACTGATGAACAGATAAAAGATACAGTTGTTCGTAAAGCTGATAAAGAATTAACGCTTGAAGAAGTAGTTAAAACTGCAAAACCTACTATTTGGACAGCTAGAGAAGTTAAAAATAATAAGTATTTAATTTACAATAGTAAATACCTTAATATTACTAAACTTAAAAAAGAAATGGATTTAATTTATAGTAATAATGGTTATGCTGATTATGGCTTCTCGAAATTATCTGAATCTGAACTTGTTAGATATACAAGCGTTAAAGATATTTTAATGACATTCTTTACTAGTTCAATAACTGATGAAATTGAACCAGAAGCTGTTGCTAATAAATTATTCTTAAGTGAAATGAAAGAATTTGATTGGAAACCAGAGGAATATTAAATGTACCAGACAAACAGATTATTGGAAGTGAAGCTACTGGTAGATCCAAATGTTATTAAAGAAACATTGTCAAGAATGGGAATTGTTGATAAGAAAAATAAGATAATTTATCAATCTTGTCACCTTTTAAAACAGTTTGATACGTATTATTTAGTTCATTTTAAACAATTATTTACATTAGCTCCTAATAAGAATGGATATCATGGCTTTGGTAATGTATCTTTAGAAGATATAGAAAGACGCAATTCTATTGCATTATGGCTAACAAAATGGCATATGATTTCTATTAATGATATGAACGAAATCATCCCGCATAGAACAAAATTCGATATTGTTTCACATAACGAAGCGGTTAATTATAAAAAAGTCAGAAAATTCAATATTAATAATATTTCTGAATAATTCTTTATAAATAATATAAAGTAATTAAATTAGGAGAATTTAAAATGAAATTAAATGAAGCAAAGAAAATTTTAGGTTCTGTTGGTTACTCTGTCAATGATAATCTTGATGGCTATATTAAGAATACTGTTAAGAGCTTGATGGAATCCTTAGAATCACGTCGTGCTACAAAAACAAAGTCATATCAGATTCTTTCCGAAATGGCTCGTTTTAATGGTCGTTATACTGGTTCTTTCGCAGGTCTTGAAGATGCAGGAACTGTTGATTTGACAGTTAGAGGTCAAGCTAAGACATTCGGTGTTGCTGAAGCTCTTTCTAAGGTTGAAAATGACTTTAAGAGTGCTAACAGTAAGGGTATGTCTCAGAATACTGCTGAAACTCTTTTAGCAAACTTCGATGCAGCACTTGCAGTATTCCCAGAAACAGGTAATCAAGAATATCTCGAAGAATTACAGAAAGAAAGAGAATATATTAATCAGTGTGTTGAAGGCGGTGAAGGTATTCCGCAAGGCGGTTGGACTGAACAAGGTCTTGCAAGAACTACTCATTCTCGTGACGATAGCGCACTTGATGCTAAAACACTCATTAGAAATATTCAAAATTCTATTACTTCTTTCAGCCGTGGTGGTTCCAATGCTGACCTTATCAAGGACCGTATTGACCAATTAATGGCTCGTGCAGATGAACTTACTGCAGAAGAAAGAGAAAAGGTTGAAGGTTTATATACTAAGCTCGAAATCGCTGTCGGTAGAAACAGAGTTAATACTGTTGCTTCTGGTAAGGTATCTATCTTTAAGCCAGCAACTCCAGGTGCATTAACTCGTGTAAGAATCAGACTTAATAATGGTAACATTAAGTTTACTGAAAATGAAGATGGTTCTCTTACAATTAAGAAGAAACAAGAAGAATTGGAAGATCTTATTGGTGAATATGGTGAATTCATTACACCTGAAGCACCAGCTGCTACAGCATCTTCTAATGATCTCTGGATTGAATTTGTTAATGCAGAAGAAGCACAGATTGCTGCTGAAGAAATCTTCCCGAATGTTAACGTAACTTCTGAAATTGATGGTTCTATTGTTCATATTACTGGTACTCCTGCTGCATTAAGACGTGCAACAACTGCTCTCCAGACAAATGGTTTAGAAGTTCAAGTTAATAACACTCCAGTTGCTGAAACAGAACCAGTTGAAGAATCTACTAAAGTTGAAGAAAATAAAGAATTAATCAACGAATCTTACGAAAATTACTTAGATGTTGCTGCAAGATTAACTGACTACGGTGCTATCTAATAGATTTAGGAGAAAATAAAAATATGTGAACTTTTGTTCACATATTTTTTTATATTAAAAAAGCTTGGAATTTATCCAAGCTTTATTTTTTTTAAATATCAAGTTGTGTTGCAAGTTCAGTAATCTTAGTCATCTGCTCATCAGACAAGAAACGTTCACTATACATGAGACGGTCATATTTGTCTGATAAGACGTCTCTGGACGTGACATTTGTTCCAGCTAGGGTTTCTTCAGCCATCTTAACAAACTCGTTATATTCAGTCGTTAAATCGCGTCTTTGCGGTCTATTTCTCATCTCTAAAGCAGCACGTTCTCTAGCACCCATACCGCCACGTTTAATAGCTTCCATTCTCTGCTTGATATATGCTACAACTTTATTACGTGTATTATTTACAGATGCGTCTGGATCATGTGTATCAGTTCTGAATTCCTGACTATTACCGAAACCACCAGTACTATCAGTAACTCTGAAATCCATACCGCCATTGAAAACATCAAACCAACCGCCATTAAAGGTAATTCTGAACTTCTTATAATACTTATGATCACCCATGACATCCATTTCTCTAACAGAAGTAATGCCTGGAATTGCAGTAAGTGTATCTTTAAGAATTTCAGTTCTGGATTTGAATGGTCCACGAGCACGAACTGATGCCCTGATTACTTCAGCTTCTCTCTTTGCTCTTGTTGCTCTATTAGAACCAGAAGAGTGAGTAGACTGATAACCACTAACCTTATTAATTAATTGTTCCTTACCAAGTAACGCAACAATCTTAGCAGTTAAAGTCTTATTCTTATTAAACTTCTTTTCTACTGCAGCAGACTTGAAATCCATTTCAAATGGCCATTCGATAGTTTCCTTGAACATTAATTCTGGAAGATTATCAGACAAATTGGTAATAGACTTAAATGCAATTTCTGTATTTTCGCCTTGTGGTGTTGCCTTATAATCCTTGGCTGGAATAGAATCAATATCTAAATCAGTAGGAATTTCAGAAGGTGTATATGTTAAGACAATGTGTTGCAAATCGTCAATATAAGGAAGCTTAAAACCAATATCAACGGTAATCGGTTGAAAGTCAACAACCTTTAAATTTTCATCAACTGTTACCTTTGCATCAAGTTCAACTTCGCAATCTTTTAATTGCTTCTTAATTGTATTGATACATTCATCAACTTCAATCAAGCTTGTTGCATCATTACCATCTTCAGTAACAGATTCTGATAAGAATGAAGCTTTCATATATCCCTTAAAGGATTCATTCTTGAGTTTTTCAGCACCCATTTGCTTTACTGCTTGATAAATCATATCAAGCTTATTTGCATATGTAATATTATCATCATCATATGCTTTTTCAATTTCAGCTGCACATTCATTAAGCCATGACTTGATTTCGTCAGAACTCATTTCAGCAGGAGTTACATCTAAATTTAACATATTTTAAGCCCTTCTAATTGTTTTATAATATTTATAGTTTTAGTTGTTATAAATATATAAAATATTCTGTTTATTTCAGTGAGTTTTTATGTTTATTAAGATTGGTGATACATTCAAGAAATTCGATGGATTTCAGAAGAAATCAGCTGAGTCTGTTCATATTATATTTGATAATTCTGAAATTACATGCTCTTTAGACCATAGGTTTAAAACACCTGATAATCAAGACATTTATGCAAAAGATCTTAAACGTGGTTCTCAAGTAAAGAATAGCACGTTTGATATAAGTCAAGTTGTTCAAATAGAAGAAGTAGGAGTTAAAACAGTTTATACTCCTCTTAATATTGATGGTGCATTGTATGAAACAACGAATGGAGTTATTCATCATAACTGCTCATTCATTGGTTCTTCTAATACATTGATTAGTGGTAATGTTCTTGAAAAACTTGTAGAAATGGAACCAATCGATGTTCTCTATGAAGATTTGTCATTATCGATTTATAAAAAGCCTGAAGCTGGACATTTCTATTTAATGGGATGTGACCCTTGTGCTGGTGTTGGTGGTGACTATGCTTGTATTCAGGTTATTGAAATTAAAGACAAGTATCACATGGAACAAGTTGCAACATATCGTTCCAATACTGTAAAACCTGGTCAGTTTGCCAGAATTATTGACAATGTTTCCAAGATGTATAACAATGCTTATTTCATTATTGAAAACAATGACCCAGGTAAACAGGTTGTAGAAGAAATTTGGTATACACTTGAAAATCCAAATCTTTTAAATACTGAAAAAGCAGGTAAAGGTTTAGGAACTAAATCAGATAAACGTTCCAAGCTCGATGCATGCCTCGAATTACAAAGAGTCGTTGATGCTGAAATTCTTACCATTCATGATGGTGTAACTATTGCAGAACTTTCAAGATTTGAAGAACAACAGTCTAACGTTTTCAAAGCTGCAAAAGGAAATCATGATGATACTGTTTCAGCTTTATATTGGGCTGTATATGCCACATTACAACCAGAAATCGATATGGATAATATCAGAATCAAAGAAGAAATTAAACAAGAAGATAATATGACCATTGACATGATGGCTGATGCAATGGAATATAATGACGATTTCTGGAGTGATTTTAAATAATGGCATTTAGAAGTTTTAGAAGTATCATTCAACCTAAATTAAAAGAAATTGAAGCATCAACGCCTTTCGGTTTATACTATGTAAAATTAGCCGAAGCACTTAATGAATGGTTTAATGAAAGGTTGGTAATTCAGACAGGTTCTGTAAAAGGTACAGTAACAGCACCAAATGGTGCAACTGTTCCATTTGCTGCAGAATGTCTTAAACCATTAGTGGAAACTTTAAGCTTTCAACCAATGATATTACAATCTTATGCTTTAACTGAGCAACAATTATTTCCAAACATCTTTAATTATATTGGTTTAACAATTAACCAAAAATTAAGAGTTTGGGTTTCTGTACCACCGATAAGTATTATTTCGAATTTATCGGTTGGTTTTGTTACTGGGCACTTTATTCTTTATGGTGAAAAATTTATAGCCCGTATACAAGCAGAAGATCCAGCTGACCCAGAGATATTTAATATTTTCTGGGATGAATTTGAAAAACATTTAAAAGATGCAATTAATGCTACAGCAATAGCAGTTGATTATGCAACAGGCGTAGTTCCTGGTGGTATGTTCAATGGTACTGCATCAATGCGTTTATTATCAGATCTGGGAGAATAATATGAATATTAGAAAAGACCCTAATATAAATCATAATTATGATAATTTTAATTTTTGGCAAATTGATTTAAAAGAATTGCCATCACGAGGAAGACTATATCCAAAGAATGCTAAGATAAAAGCACGTTCTATGTCTGTTCTCGAAGTAAAGTTTTTAGCTACACTTGTTCCTGGTAATGCTACAAACATTTGTAATGAATTACTCGAAAAGTGCACGATTCTTGAAAATTTTTCTTATGATGATTTGCTTTTAGCAGATAGAGAATTTTTGATTTTCTGGATTAGATTAAACAGTTTTATTAATGCTAATGGTTTCGTAATAACCATTCCAGAATGTTCTGGATGTAAGAAACAGATTGAACATACAATTAAATTATTGGATTTAGAATTTAAATATTTGGATCATCCTTTTATTAATTCTGTTTATCTTAGTGACTTAGATATTACATTACCTGTTAGAATTCCTCGATATAGAGATTCTTCATTTATTGTAGAAGATGATATTGATGAAGTTTGTTTATGGATTGATACTGATAATTCTATGGAAGAAAAGTATACATTCGTAAGTAATCTGACAGCAAATGACTTTATGGCTTTAAAATCGCATATTGATGATAATTATTGTGGTGTTATTAAAGAAGTCACGATTGATTGTCCTCATTGTGGTAAACCACATAAGGTAAAAATTGAAATCAATGACCAGAATTTATTTAATAATGTTGATTTATCTCAGATTCTTGAAACAATAACAAGAATTGCTAAGTATTCAAATTTACAAATAACAAATGATTGGTCATGGGTTGAAGTAGAAGTTGAACAGCAGATTATCAATAAGATGATTAATGAAGAAAATGAGGCTAATCAGAAGGAAATTGCTAAGGCAAAATCTCAAATGCCTTCAATGGGTGCACATAGAACATCAGCTCCGTCGATGCCTTCTATGCCTAGTGTTCCTCATTTCTAAAAAAATCAGAAAAAAGTTTTGTAAATTTTTATTTACAAAAAAATTCTATATTTACAACATAGATATAGAATTTAATATAGGTATAATATGAAACAAGAAAAAGGTGAAGGTTACATTTCAAATAAATACTTACGAGAGTTAGTCGTTAAGTTCAACAAGATGAATATCAATGATACTGGTGAATGGTGCGACGCATACGAACGTAAGCTTGAAAATAAGAATAATAAAAAGAGTATTACAGAAGATAAGTATGAAGTTTCTAAGGACTTTATTCAGCGAAAGCGTGAAGAAATTAGAGCTTTGCATGAACGCTATAATACTATGACACCAGAAGAACGTCATAAGTTCAATATGGAATTTGAACAGGTCAAGAAAGATATTTGTGATGCATTCATTAAGGTTATTAATGGTCGTATTATTTCTTTCAAACTCGTTCAGTCTCCCGCCTATGAAGAAATCGATGATATTCGTCAAGAAGCTTTAATGACTTTATTTACCTATATTAACAGATATGACGAAACTCGAAATTCTAGTGCGTTCGCTTTTGTTACACAACTTATCACAAACGCATTGAATTTATATCTTTCTGAAATGAACGAAAGAAATGAAAAGGAAATTGCTGGTTTGGATTTCTATGAAAATCTTAATACCATCGATGATCCTTATGGAGATGATAATTAAAGGAATTTATGTTAAACGCACATACTGAAAATACAGATGGTAAAAACATTGCAATAATTTATTGCCGTGATACTTCTGGATGTTCACATGTAAGATTACGTTATAATGCAGAATACATCAATGGCCATGACATTGGTGTTATTCCTGTTTTAATGCCGTATTATACTTTTGAACCACAATATTTGGCTCATGCTAAATCTATTGTTTTCCAGAGACCAATTACCAGTGTCGATGTTGATTTACTTACTCGTTATAAGGAATTACAGCCTAAGTTTGGATTCAAGCTCGTTGGTGAATTTGATGATTTGGTCTTTTTGACTGGCGATACTGATGAAGCTCATGACTCTGTTCCGATTTATAACCCAAGTTATGAAGGAGTTCATAACAATCTTAAAAATCTTATGGAAGTTGCATCAAAAACTTTACCATTGTTGGATTTGATTGTAGTTTCTACACCTTACCTCAAGAAAGTTATTGAACGTAAATTTAATGTTAATAATGTAATGGTTATCAAAAATGTTGTTCCAAGATATTTGTGGAATTTCGAAAGAAAGACTAATATCAAGGAAGACTTAGTTAAACCTCGTGTTATCTATTCTGGTAGTCCTACACATTATAAACAGCCTATTCCTAAAATGCAACCTGGTCAGAATCCGAATTTCCCTAAAGGACATCCTGGTCAGCCAGGAGATAGAGGTGACTGGAATACAGCACTCTGTGATTGGGTTATTAAGAATGTCAAGGAAGATAAGATTGATTTTTATGTAATGGGTTCTTTACCATTCTTCTGGGAAGAAATCAAGGATAAGATTCAATACATTCCATGGGCAGATTCTCATACGTTCCCAAGAAAATTCATGGAAGTTCATGCAGACTTTAGTATTGCATCCATTGTTGATAATCCATTTAACCGTGCAAAGTCTTCGTTAAGATTTACAGAAGCTTGTGCATGTGGATGTGTTTTCATGGGTAATACTTTCGTAGCAAATGACGACAGTCCATATAGAGAAATTCATCCAGATTGCAAGTTTACTGACCAGTCAACTGTTGCACAAATAGATGAAAAATTCTGGAAACTCTGTAAAAAAGATAAGTATAACGAAGTCCTGAATTGGCAATATAATTTTATTAATAATTCTGGATGTTGGCTTGAATCATCACAGCACATAAATCAAATGCTGACAATGTTTGATTCAAAAGAACAAGATATTATCTAAATAAAGCGGAGTTGAAAAACTCCGTTTTTTATTAAAAATACAAATTTTATTTTTATTAAAGTTTAGTTAACAAATTTTAACTATATTTGAATTGTTAAATCTTTTAAACAAAGGAAAATGAAAATGAGAGTTATTCTTTCAAATGGTAGACAGTTTATTGTCAAGGTTAGATATAGTACAGAATATAAGCAGACACATGTCAAGGATGAATTCCAGCGTGATGTTTATACTGAATGGGAAGAACATAATACTTCTTTGACCATTACAGAATGGTTCAAGGAACAGAATATGTCTAAGGTAACTGTTTCTGGTTTTGCTCATTGCAATTATCAGGACCAGTTCAATAAGGAAGTTGGTAAGAGCCTTGCATATTTCCGTGCACTCGAACAACTTGAAGCATTACAGATTGTTAACGCTTATGAAGCAGAAGAACTTGCTAGCTTTAAGCTCGATCATGCAGTTTATCAGTGCAAGAAGATTGAAAAATCTGTAAAGGCAGGTAAGTAATGAATACAGCAAGATTTGACAGTTCATTAGCTAACTTCAAGCTTGTTAAGAAGGGTGAAGACATGTTCTGGATTCTTCAGATGAAAGTCGTTGAAGATACAAGCATTCGTTCTTTCCCTCGTCAGTTTCAGCAGGATATTGATTTTAACGGTGCATTTGACCAGTCCGCTGCTCAAGATGCATGGGATAAGGTTAATATTCCGCTTGATGCTTATACATTAGAATATAAGGTAACTTTTAGTGATCTTATTTTCCCAGCAAAATTAATTGGTATTTCTGCTACACGTAAGGAATCTAATGATGGTGTCTGGTCAACTGAGTATATTCTTAGTTTTGTTTGCGATCCTGAAAAGGATATGATTAAGAACATTGCTTGGTATGTTAAGCATAAGGAACCTGATCCTGAAACTGGCAAGAAAGTATTAATGACTTACAATACGGTTCTTGAAGATCTGGAAGAAAATCCAATCGCATAACCTGAAGTTTAAACTTTAAAATATACCACCTAATAAGTGGTATATTTTTTCTGTATAAATAAGACGTATGTTTGATTCTCAAAAATTAAGTTTTGAAAAATTTTTATTATCTTATCGACATGGCATTTATATTTTTACTGATGATGCATGTCATATTTGTCAGGATTATAAGCAATCCATAGAATATATTAATAATGCTTATCTTTATTTCGTTGAAGTATCTTTGGATTCTGAACGTAAGATTTTAGCAGAAATGTTAGAACGAACAGTCTTTCCTTTGACTGCTTGTTTTAAAGATAATAAACTTAAATATGTAAAACCGGGACAATTATTTAGTACCCAATTAGAGCCAATATTTGAAGATTTAAAAGAATTTGGTGATAATCCATTGTCTCCGGAAGAAATTGCCGAAAGAATTAAAAAAGAACAAACAAAATGTCATTTAACTTACTATATTTTTGCACCTAGCATTAATGAAGAAGATAAAGCTGCAGTAATGGCTAAAGCAATCGATTATAATGAGTTACCATTAGACGTTGATACTGTAGCACCATCTCTTACACTTCAACAACGTGAACATATGCTTGAAGGTCAAATGCCTTTCTCACGTCTTGTTATAATTAAAGATAATAAGAGTAATATATTTTCTCCATTAGGTCAAAAAATTCTTATCGATTATGCTGCAATTAAAGGAAATGAAGCAAAATTTGAAGTTAGACAACTTGATAGCATTTTAAAAGGAACTAGTAATGATAGAGATAATTCCAGTAGCGGAACGTAAACCTGAACAAGTAGATACTAAAACAGTTTTTTATATTGATAATACATTAGGTGATTCAATGACTAAGAAATACAATTATGCTATTGAAAATATTGTATTAAAAAATAATGACCCTATCATTTGTTTTAGACATGATGATACACAGATTATTACACCGCTTGATGTTTGTAATTATAAGTTAACAAAACTTTATGAAAATGGTGATGTAGGTATTGCTGGTGTAATTGGAACTATCGCTCTTGATACAAATTGTACTTGGTGGAATGGCGTTCCTAGAGCTGGTGGTAGATGGACATATGGTTCTGGATATATTATTCAAGGTGGAAAAGATAAAGATGGAAAACCTATCGAATATCCTATGAAGGAACATCCAGGTGTTCATGATTATTTAGCTACTGTTGACGGTTGTTGTATGTTCTTCCCGAAATGGATATTTGAAGAAGGATTACGTTTTGATGAAAATCTTGCAGGATTCCATTTTTACGATACCGATATTTCCCTTCAAGTTCTTGAACGTGGCTACAAAGTTTCTACAATCGATATTACCATTAAGCATTTTAGTGAAGGAAAACCGCCTGAGATTTTTGAACAACTTAAAAAAGTTTTCTTTGACAAATGGAATAAAAAAGTTAATGGAGTTTGGCCAATTTCACGTTTAAGCAAATTTAATAAGGACTAATATGAATAAGATTATTAAGAGTTTTACAGAAGATCCTTCTTTTGTTATGTTAAAAGATGCAGGAAATTACTATATTTTTAAGGATAACAAAACATTAATTGAAGTAAAACTATCAGTGATTAATGACGATAAAGTCACTATGGAATTTAAGGACCATTTTGAATGAGTGAAAAAAAGAAAAATCCAATCTTTGAAATATTAGGTTCAATCTGTACAAAGAAATATGACTGGGCAAATTTGCCAGATGATTATAAATCGGCATATAACCAGTTTATTTTAAATAGATTTTTGTCAAGTTATGAATATTTGTTACCATTAATTAATGAGTTGACAGTTCAGAAATTGACAAATCAACAACATTATACAATTTTATATACTTGGGTTAAAAAGACAAAACATTATTTTAATTACGATGCATATAAAACAGAAGCAACAGACCAAGATTTAATAGTCGCATTGAAAAAAGAATATGATATAGGCAATAAAGAAGCCAAAAGATACAATGAACTATTAAATGATGCCCAAAGAAATATATTGAAAACAAAATGGGCAGATTATATAAAATTTGTATATAATAAAAAGCAGTGATTTTTCACTGCTTTTCTTTTTATTTTTAATTAAATTAGCTCAAAGAATTATAGAAAACCATAATTGCTGCAGCAAGTTCAAGAACACCATAGTCTCTACTGGTATAATTCTTGATATACTTGTTGAATGCCTTTGGAGAACATTTAGAACTGTCATTAACAATAGATTCTGGTCTATCTACAGAACCATCCTTTGCTTCGACAGTCTTAAGGATTTGTTCACAAGCACCATGAATTGTCTTTTCCCAAGACTGAATCTGGTCCATAGCATCATTCATTCGCTTTGTTTGATCCATGTTATCAGCAAAACCATCCTTAATTGTAGTAATCAAGGATGATGCAATATCAACCTGTGGCTTGATAGCATCACGAATTTCCTGACGGGAATTCTTTTCCTTAGGTTCATCATCATAGCTATCCAAATCAACATCTTCGACTACGATTTTATAGTCGTTATTAATTCCAGCTATATGTTCTACTAGTTTTTCGTAATCTTCTTGTATCATTTTTAATTTCCTCTTATATATTTATAAATTTCATTCATCAAAGTGTTTGGTGAAACTTCCGGAATATAGCTTTCTTGTGATTTTTCACCTTGAACAATACGTTCGTTATTATCTTTGATTGCACCCTTTAAACTGGTTAAACATGCAGTTATTGCTCGAATTAAGCCGTAGAAATAGAAGATATTTCTATTACCATTTGGTCTTTCTTTATCATTATTACGAGGTGCTGAAGTGAATTGTTCAATACACTTTAAGCAAGGAAGTTTTTTCTCCTTAACAGCTTTCATAACATCATTATCACCATCATCAGTTCTGACCAATGTAGTTAATATGCTACAAACTTTATTTTTTGTTTCTGCAGCTTTTACGCTCAAACCAATAATATTGCCAAGTTTTTGTTCTGCTTCATTATATTTAGACGCATCTGCAATATTATAAATTTCGTTATTAAAATCTGTTGGCAATAATGTATTAAAGTCAATAGAATTATCTACTTCTTTGAACTTTGCTTCTAAGTTATTAATAGTATGTAAATATGGTTCATTACCTTCATCTAACTGTGGTAAGCTAGTATCTGGAACATAAGATGCATTTTCTGCTGGCTTATTTTCTGACTTTTCCTCAACTTCCTTAACATGAGCAGTTGCTGCAGAAATAAGGTTCTTTACCATTGAAACTGTAAGGTAAATCTTCAATAATGCATTCTTATCACCTAAATTATTCTTTACCTTTGCAACAAATTCTTTACCTTTATCACTTTCTTTAACTACATCTTCTACTTCCTTAAAGATTTCTTCAAGTTTAGAATTTGTTTCATCATTAAACTTCTTATAAGTATCAATCCAAGTATCGTCTTTTGCAGTTTTTACAATATCGTTCATCTTACCAACAAGACCAGCCATTAATGGGCTAGACTCATCTACACATTTGGTAAGACGTTCAATCATTACCTTTTCTGCTTCAGCTGGAGATTTTTCTTCCTTATTTTCTTCTTTATTTTCTTCCTTTGGTTTTTCCTCTTCTTCAGAATCTTTACCAAAGTTAATAACTTCGAAACATCCAGCAATATCAGAACGTTTTTCAATCTTATTACATGCAACAATACCATCAACGATTGGCTCAACAGTCTTAACTCTGTCTAATGTATGCTGTAAAGAACTACATGCTTCAATAACATGCTTAAATGCTTCTTTTGCAGTTTTTGCCTTTGCTAATTCGTTGAATGTAGAAACTTCAATACGAACATCATGCTTACCTTCTGCAAATATACGATAGATTTCCTTTAAACCTTCAGCTCTATCACGTTCAACCCAATCAAGATTTCCCTTATTGTTACTCTTTACTTCTGGTTCATCACTATGAGTTTCGGTATTTGCTGGTTTATCATCTTTCTTCTTTGCGTCAGTATTTCCAGATTCAGAACTACCTTCTGACTTACCTTCTGAACTACCAGAATTTAAATCATCAAGTTCTTCACTAGCTGCAGTTTCACCTTCATCAGCTTCATCCAAACGGTATTTCTTCATTATCTTATCAAGACGTTGAGTTAAAGATTCTGTTTTGGCATTATCTTCTTTCTCATTTTCATCACTAGTTTCACCAGTACCATTAACAACTTCCTGATACTGTTCTTCTGCAGAATCTGGATCAAACAAGATATTGATTGTATCATATCCTTCTTTGATATATTTTTCAAGACCAAGAACTTTCTTATATTCTTCAAGAATTGCGATATAATTCTTAACATTTAATAGATATAATTCATTTCTTTTCTTCTTACCTTTTTCAAGCTCAGCTTCTTTCTTCTTCAATTCGTCTTGAGCTTGATCGGCAAGTTTCATACTCTTGGACTTTTCTTCGTCTTCCTTTAAGATATTCTTAACACTAGAATAAACAGATTCTTTCTTTACAGAAATTCCGTCCTTCTTAGGTTCTTCAGTATTTCCACCTTCTTTAGAACCTTCGCCTTCTGACTGATTCTTAAGACCCTTGATTTCTTCTTCAAGTTTCTTGTTACGTTCGTCAATCTTTTTCTGTTCTTCGACTAACCACTTTTCATAAGCATCTTTTTCTTTCATTGCTTTTGCAAGTGCATTCTTTAATTCATCAATACGAAGCTGAATAACAGTATTGTTTCCATTATTTTCACTGTTAAATGTCTTTGTCTTCATATTAATCTGACCAATTTTACCATTAGCCAAAATACCATACAATCTAGTCAAAGATAACATAACACCACTAATAGCAATTTCCATTGCCTTATTGTGTTGTTTCTTTTCTGCATATTGCTTAATAAGCTTATCAAATTCTTCAGGTCTGGTCTTATTAAGAGAACGTGCAATCAACTTAGATCCTTCTGCTAAATCATCACAGAGTTTCTGATAAATTTCACCGCCTTTTTCCAAAGCATCAAACATTGTAAGAATAAGTTTTGGCCCGCAGTTGAAAATATCCCAACCATTTACACCTTCGCATCCAGGTGTTCCTTGTTTAATCTTTTTAACAATAGCGTCTAAGTCTGGATTATTTCTAATGAATGCATTAGGACCACCAGCACCCCAAGCCTTACCATTTCTATATTCAATTTCATGAGTAATTGGGTTTTCAATGCCGTTCTTCATCAAATCTTTAGAACGTTCCTTCTCTTGATAATCCTTAACACCCTTATCAAAAGCACCACGTAACTTTTCATACCAAAGCTTATACTGTTTTGGATATTTTATAGAAACTGCCTTTGCCTGTTTTAATGCAGTAGCAGCATCAGCACTAAAGTCATCAATAACCTTAGGACATTCAACTTCACCAGATGATTCTTCACCAGATGATTCTTGACCTTCTTCTGCTTCAAACAATCTATTCTTAACAAGGAAGCTCATACCAGTATAGTATGATTCTGCTTCTATATCATTTGGATTCTTTATACCCTGAATATCTTTAGTACCAGCGGCATGAATAGAGTTAATAACATTCTTAGCAGCGTCAATCTTTAATTTTGCTTCAAGATTTTTAAACTGTGTTAAGAAATCATCATCTTCACGGTTTTGGTCTGGTGCAGCACCAAAGCAACCTTGCATAATAAGTTTGAATTTTTCAGGACCAATCTTTACATCAGCATCTGTTAATTTACTTACGCACTTACCGCAATAGAAAACAAGTGCTTTACCAAATTGTTCATACTGTTCAACACCAGGAACACGATAGTCTTTCTGGTTTGCTGTGGTATTTAATCTAATACCTGGGTCTTCCAACTTAGGAATAAAATAACCCTTAATATACTGCTGTTGTTGAGAATTTTCAACACGGTCAATACATGATGTTATCTTGTCTTTCCAGTCACTCTGACTCTTAATAACATCCATGATTTTTCTAAATTCTTCAGAAGGCTGTTTAGATAATCTATCAGCGGTATAACTAATAGACTTACCACCTGTTCCTCTACCAGAACCATCACCACCATAAGTAAATGCACGGTCACTTTGCTGTCCTGGTTTGTGAATCTTATTTAAAAATGCGACTCGTTTATCTACATTAGTATGAAAGCCCTCGAGGTCTTTCATAATAGTGTCCATAGTAATAGTTTCAGCAGGTGCTTCCTGTTTCTTCTGATTATCATCCGTCTTTTCTGCAGAAGCATTCTGCTTAGGCTTGTCACTTTCGTATAAATCTAAGAATCTCATTTATCTAACTCCAATAACAGGTGAATAGTTGTCATAGTAATATCTATATTTAGAATGTGTGCCAAATCCATTAAACATATCTGAAGCGGCATCAAGTATAAGTTCCTTACATTGCAAGAAAACATGTGGAATATAAAGATGTTCTTTTTGTTTTTCTTCTGGTAAATTCTTTACGTATTCCTCTAAATCTTCTCGATATGTTCCGCCATATTTTTTGGTAATCTCATCTAACTCTTCTTCGGTAAAATCTTCCTCATCAAGCCAACCAATAAACGTATTTACTTTATACAATCCATAAATTCGTTTACATCTGATACCATCATATGACAATTCTTCACGAAGTTCATCATTAATGTCTCCACAATAGTCTCTTTTCATTGGATAACTGGTCTTAAAATTCCTAATTTTATTACCAATATACAATGCAAGCTGCTTATTGTCCTCACCATTAACGATAATATTATTCATGTATTATTTATAGTTTTAAATTGATGTTAATATCATAAAAAATAAAAAAATAACCAGAATTACTCTGGTTATTTCTTAAAATTTCGATTAGAATTAGTCTTCGTCTTCGTCTTCTGCTTCGTCGTCGAGCGAAACATATTCGCTGTCGTCATAGCCTAAACCGTCAACATCGTCAAGACTGTCATCCATTGTGGAAATATCTTCACCTTCGCCTTCAACGTCTTCTTCAGGAGTTTCGCCAGCGAGAAGTGCAGAAATATCTTCATCTTCTGTATTTTCTTCGTCTTCGTCACCACCTTCAGCTGCGATTTCTTCAGTATCAGCGATAGTGTTCAATATATTTAAACGAGCACCACAGCATGGACAAACTGGATTAGCAAGGTCAAGGTCAAATGTTTCATCTTCATCAGGTTCATTCTTGTCAGCAATATCGTCGAGCTTATCTTCGATTGCATCAAGACGACCAGCGATGTCAGTCGGATCAAGGTCAGAATCTTCCTCTTCCTCTTCAACTTCAGTATCATTATCAAGGTCTAAATCTTCGTCACCTGCATCGGTGTCGTCATCAAGATCTAAATCTTCATCTTCAGTATCGAGATCTTCTTCCTCTTCTTCGGCAACAGTTTCTTCGTCTTCTTCTGCTTCAGTCATATAATTCATAGGGTCATATGACTCATCGAGCAACCAACCTGCGGTTTTAAATGTGTCAAATCTGTTTTTCATAGTAAAATCCTTTAGTTATTTTATATTATTTATAATTAAAATTTGAATTTTTTAGCGTTCTCCAGTATAACCATAGCATTTTAGCATCTGAAAAAGCTCATTTTCAACATAAAATGGAGAAACTTCAATTCCTTGATGTTTTACCATGTTAGAAATTGCGTTTGCCTTCATTTTAACTATTTTTTTCAAGTCTTTATTAACGTATAAAAATCTTTCACCATATTCACCGACAATATTTCCCATTTCATCGGTTTCTGGTTCGTTTGTTTCTAGTTCGTCCTCATAAATTGCTCTAGCTTCATCTTCAATAATTCCAAGAAGATAGTCAGAAAGCTTATTTTCGGTCAAAACAGATTCGTTAACCTTGATCAAATCGTCACCTTCATATTCCTTTTTCATAGAATCAATAAGATGTAACTTCTTACCGCAACATGGACATACTAGTTTATCAAGGCCAATGTTATATGCACCTTGGTCAACAGAATCTTCTGTTCCATAATTATTAAAATAGTTATTAATATTGTAATAATCCATATATTATTTATTATACTCCATTTATACCTTTTCTCTTGTGCCACATATCATAATGGAATGTTAATTTGCCAGTTAACTTAGATTCACTGTTATAACTAAGTTCTTCATTAAAACCAAAGTCTGTTATAATACAATTATTATACTCATATTCAGACTGAATTGCGTTTTCTGCCTTTGAACTAGCAGTTTTATTTATCAATCTTACAATAATCTTTTCAAATGATACAGAATTATTTACAATTTGCAATTCTGGGTGATATAATAAGTAATCTTGGCCAGTAACATGATATAAAGAATCTATTTGTGCTACTTTTTCAATACCAACCATATCACTAACCTCAGTTCTTACATCAAATTGCATTGTGCATTCACCGCCATAAGTTCTAACTACTGGATATGATTTTTCAGAACCGAAATATTTTTTGGTAACTATTTCAGTACGATATGATGGTAATCCAATATTTGTAATTATAATATTCTTATTACACCAATCAATAAAATATGCATTACTTGAATTATTTTTTACACTATAAAAAGCTACATCATAAAGCCATGTTGATTGTGGGTCAGATAAATTATAAAAATTACTATTTTGAAATATGCTTTCCATTATCTATGTCCTCCACGATAACCGCCACGACTTGCCTGCATATTAGTATATGCTTTTTGATTTTGAATATCTCTATCTAATTCTTCATCAGCTAATGCTGTAGCATTATTCCAATTTTGTTCATTTGCAGCAATCATACCCAAAACACCCATTTCTTTAACTCTATCCTGACGTGTTGCTGCTAATTCTGCCTTCTTCTCCGCAGATTTCTTAGCTTGCTCTTCTGCTTCTTTCTTTCTTTGTTCTTTAGCAGCTTCAGCTCTGAAATCTCTATATTTCATATAGTCATATACAAATGTTACAGATCTTGTTATAGTATCACTGCTTTCATATGATAAACTTGCATCGTCAATACTCATAATATGACAATTATAAAATTCATAAGAAACTACAGGATTTGGATCTACATGCATTGTATTTGGGTCATACATCTTAACTACAATTTTTCTTGTTCCTATAGTAGGCCAATTATATACATGCGTTCCTGCATCAAAATAGTTTTGATTTAAATTATCATTATTGTAAATATTTTCAAGAATACCAGTAATTGTATAAAATTTATCTTCGTTAAATTTTATTGTAAAAGTTCCAGTATTTTGCGCACGAGTTAATTTCTTAAATTCAACACCGCCATAATAAACGCTAACATATTCACTTTCACGTTTACCTACAGATATATCAACTGCTGCTTGGGCAAATCTGTTTAATCCTGCAGCATTTTCATTATTATCGCCTTCATAATATTCATCAAATGAAAGTTCAAATGTCCAAGCAAGAGCTGGTTGGGTATTATAAAAGGTATTATTCCAAATGGATTTCATACATTATTTATAGTTTTTCATAATAATGTTCAAAATTTTTTACAATTTACATAAATAAGACGTTATTTTTTACTATATTTGTAGAAAACGGTTAAAAATTATGGAATATTCAGCAAATAGTATTGATTTTTTAAAAGGTTTGGAAACAGTTAGAAAGCGTCCGACCATGTATATTGGTGCAGTTTCTGGAAATCCTTCTCAAGGTTTATACAGATTATTAAGAGAAGCTGCAGATAATGCAATCGACGAATATCTGGCTGGATTCAACAACGTTTTGTATATTTTTTATAATACAAAAACTAAAGAAACCACAGTTTTGGATAATGGTAGAGGAATTCCAGTAGGTTGGAACGAAAAAGCCCAACAAGACTCTTTGACCCTCGTTTTTACTCAATTACATGCTGGTGGTAAGTTTGACAAGCAAAACTATGCTACATCTTCTGGTCTTAACGGTATTGGTCAGAAAGCAATCGCAGCATTGAGCACAAAACTTCAAGTCTGGTCAAATAATGCAAAAGATAAGAAATGGCATACACAGACTTTTGAAAAAGGTAAGATTACTTCAGAAGTTGAAAAGACAAAACTTCCTGAAAAGTATACTGGATTAATCAAGAAAACTGGAACAATTGTTTCCTGGATTCCTGATGGAACAATATTTACAGATGGCACTGACCTTGATATTCATAGACTTAAGCATGAACTTAGCGATATTCAATATCTCTGTCCAAATCTTGAAATCCATTTGATTATTGATGATGTAGAAACTACTTATTTCTCTCAGAATGGCCTTGTAGAACTTGTTTCCAAGGACCTCGAACATGATACAATATTTAGTTTCCAAGACGATTATACAGATGTTGTTCTTAACTTCACAAAACGGGATGGTTATAGCTTTAAATCGTTCGTAAACGTTTGCTATACTGATCAAGGTGGTACGCATCTTAATGGTTTGAAGAAAGCACTCTGTAATTTCGTCAAGGCTAATTCTAAGAAAAAGATTCTTCCTGATGACATTATGGAAGGAATTGTCGGAGCTATTCACCACAAAATGGCAGAACCTCAGTATCAAGGTCAAACCAAGAATGAATTGACTAATACTTCTGTTGAAGGTGAAATTATCGATAAGTTAACTCCTGCTTTTGAAAAATTCTTTAAAAAGAATAAGGAACTTCTTAAGACTATCGTAGATTACGCAGAAACACGCCTTGCACAGCGAGAAAGAGCAAAGGCTGATAAAGATATGGCTAAAGGATTAAATGCCTTAAACAAAGCCGCACACAAGATTTCTGACAAGTTCCTTGATGCTGATAGAAGAAAGTTCAAGAATCCTTTAGACTGTGAATTGTTCATCGTTGAAGGTGATTCAGCAGGTGGTCACTTCCCTAAAGCACGTTTAAGTAACCAAGCATGTCTTAAGATTAGAGGTAAAATTATTAATGCAGAAAAAGCTTCTAATGAAGATTTGTTTGGTAAGAAAGTTAAGAAAGGTGAAAAAGAACAGACTGGTAACAGAGAAATTAAGGACCTTGTTGCTGCATTAGGTTGTGGTGTTCAAGAGAATTATAATGAATATAACCTTAGATTTGGTAAAGTAATTATTCTTGCTGACTCTGATGTTGACGGATCTCATATTCAGTGCCTTGTTCTTTCATTCTTTGTTAACTATATGCCAGATTTGATTAAGAATGGTCACTTGTATATTATTGATGCACCATTGTTCATTGCATCTTCTGCAAAAAATAAAGTTTACGGAATGACAAGAGCAGAAGTTGATTCTAAGATGAAGAAACTTGGTACTAAAGATTATACATTATTACGTATGAAGGGATGGGGAGAAACAAATCCAGAACAGTTAAATGAACTTTGTCTCAATCCAGAATCCAGACATCTTATGCAGTTAAAATGGACTGATAATCTTCCAGAAGTTATCAATAAGATTATGGGTGCAGAATCTACGTTTAGAAAGGAATTATTAGGTATTAATTAATATGAAGACTATTGAAGCAAAAGAATTAAATGCTACAGAATTAACTTCTAAAAACATGTATGAATACGGTATTTCTGTTATTGAAGATAGAGCAATTCCAGATTACCGTGATGGTTTGAAACCAGTTCAAAGAAGACTTCTCAGAACTGCTGATGACCTTCATGCATACGCAAATACCAAGACAATTAAGTCTGCCAGAATTACTGGTGACTGTATGGGTAGATATTCACCACATGCTGATTCCTATGGTGCATTGGTTACAATGGTTAATACAGAATATGCTCCTATTTTTGGCCAAGGAAACTGGGGTGACTTAAGAAACGATGCAGCTAGTTCAAGATATACAGAAGCAAAGATTTCCAATGTTGGTATGAAAATGCTTGAATGTATGGACGTTGCTGATTTTGTTCCGAACTATACTGGTGAATTTAAAGAACCAGTTATTATTCCAACAAGATTCCCATATTTCTTTGTAAACTCTTGTTCTGGTATTGCTGTTGGTATTAGCTGTAATATCCCGTCACATAATCTTGAAGAAGTAGTTGGTGCACTTAAAGCATTAATTAAGAAAGGAAAAGATGCAACAATTAAAGATGTTGTAAAATATATTAAAGGACCTGATTATTGCTATGGTGGTAAGATTATTTCTACTCCTGAAGAAATTAAAGCACTTTATGAAAATGGTGAAGGTTCTATCAGATATGAATGTGAGTATACGATTCAGAAAGATAAACGTAACTGGTTATTAACAATTACAGGTTATTGCCCTGGATTTAGTCCTGATACATTCATTAAGAAAATGATGGAACTGATTGATGATGGCGTTGTTCTTTATGTCAATGACTCTGCAACAAAAGACCAGACTTGTAAACTTGAAGTAATGTTTAAGAATGAAGAAGATTTTGAATCTAAGATTCATAAGCATTTAATCAAGTCTCAGTCTTACAGATATTATGCAGTTGAAAGAACAAAGTCTACTTCTGAAGAAAAAGACATTGATACAAAGATTATTTCTACGAATGTCCTTGAACTCATGCAAAAATGGTTAGACTGGCGAAGAGAAGTCGAAACAAAGATGTGTATTGCAGAAAAAACAGTATATGAAAATAAATGCTGGAATGCATATCTCAGACTGCTTGCCTCTAAACATATCAATATTATCATGGAAGCATTGAAATCAAAGAGTCCAGTAGATTATATTGCAGAAAATATGCCGCAAATTAAAGGAACAAAGCGAGCTATTGAAGCAGCAAAATATATCTGTGACTTAAAAATTATAGCAATTCAGCAAATTGATCAAGATAAAATGAATAAAGATATTAACGATTATCGTAAGCATATTGCTGACCTTGATGCAGACATTAACGATATTGACAAGGTTGTATTAAGAGAACTAGATAAATTAAAAGTTTTCTACAAACCAAGAATGTTGAAGTTCGAATAAAAAGAAAACCAGGATTAATTCCTGGTTTTTTAATTTTACGACATCCAGAATTCTCCGGGAGGAGATTCGAGTCTGATATTTTCAAGACAATAATCATATTCTTCTTTATAGCTGGAATACAAAGAATCAGCATTCAATGTACCACCACCAGCAATGGTCAAAGAGTATTTTCTCAAAGAATTTGTCCAAACCATGCCTGCTCTTGCTACGACCATTTTTCTGAACATAATATCATTAAATATCTTTCTTGAAGTCTGTTTCTTGTAAACTTCCATGATACCACGAACTGGTTTTCTTGGCGTTGGCCAAATTGCAAGTTCTTTTTCAGCTTCATTGAATCTAATCTGATAAGATTCACCGAAATCTAACTTAGCCTGTTCGAGCCACATTAAAGAAGCATTCCAGTTTCCAAGCATATCGCCATAACCTGCACTGTTACCATAACAAGAACCACGGAAAATAGAAGAACTGTTCATACTCATAACAGAATCATATAAAGCATTATGAGGCAAAGTAAACAATTCATTAATATCACCTAACCAGTTACTTGTCTGGAAATCAACGATTGTATCAAGTTCTTGGCAAATCTTGTAATGCGTCTTTCCTGGTTGTAATTCCATGATTAAATAATCACGATAATTACCACGTCTGAAATAATATCTCTGAATATATCTGATAGTATCACCAATAATATAGTTCAACTGTTCATCAGAAATTTCGATACAAATAACAGGACTTCCTAACATCAACTTGATATAGTTTCTCAACTGTGCAACGTTTTGAATCATTGTGCCTTCGAGAACAGGGTCACAATTATTCTGCGGATGTTGCGGATAATGCGGAGTCGGATGTGTCCAAGGTCCTGGTCCTACTGGAGGGTCAGGAAATGGATGTGGATGAGGACGTGGTCCCGGCTCAGGTCCTGGTCCAGGTTCTGGTCCTGGAGGTATAGGTCCTGGTGGAATAGGTTTCAAGCGAGATCTTCCACCTGGATGCGGAACAAACGGTTGCATCGGGTCATGATCAAGCATTGGATTATCTTCTATTTGAATGTTATCAGCCATATATTATTTATACCCCGAAAATCTCTCTTAATCTTGTAAACTCTGAATATTCTATAATTGTAGAAATCTGCTCTACGGTTCCAACAAATGTCAAATAGCTTGGAGGAACATTTTGTGTGATATATCTTGCTGGTAAGAATTCTCCATATTCATTATCAAAATGGGTTTTTAATCCTCCTGGTAATTGTACAAGATATACATAATTACCATAGTGTCTTGCATCGATTTCATCAAATAATGTTTTAATACTTTTTGCAAGAATTTTACCTATATCTTCAGAACCTTTCTTTGCACTACAAATATCTTCAAGTTTCCAAAGATATACTCTCTTATTTGGATAAATAATTCCACGTTTCATTGTATTGGTTTTATCCAATTCATCATCTGTAGAAGCAAGAGCTTTTAGTCCCTGATTCAAAATTATAGACGGTTTTACAGAAGTTATATGTAAATACAAACCATTAAGTGCTTTATCTTCATCGTCATAATAACCATTGTCCATATTATTCAATTTCAAAATATGGATATAATCATCTTTGACCTTTGACATATACCAGCCATATTTGTTTAGAATCTTATCAAATTCTGACATTTTTATGTTCTTTGCTTTTAGTGCTTTGACGACTGTTTCCTTGTCAAGAATTAAATCAGAAGGAGCATTATTTTTAGGTAGATCTTCTGCATCTACATCGTAATAATCAACAATAATATCGTCATTGTTGTATAGCACATCGAGCAATTTATAGCCAGGAATATTATTTTCCAAAAATTCATTAAGATTCATATACATTATTTATAAATAGCATGTGAAATTATATATTTGTCATTATCCTGGTTGTCAATATACAACGACCAGTCGAAATAAAATCGAATTCCATCATATTATTCCAAGAGAACTTTGGCCAAGGCTTAATCAGAATGTAACTTTGACGTTCTGTCCTACTCATCATAGGTTAATTTATCACCCAGAATGTAAGTCTGGACCACATAGCATAAAAGCGGACGATAGTTTAATAATTGACGGAATTTATAGAACTACTAAGGGTTATTCTGTAATTTTTCATGATATTTACGGACATGAAATTTCCAATGATTTCGATAAATAGAATTTACAAATAAAAATTCAGTCACCCGGGTTTACAAGCAGGTGACTTTTTTCTATATTGTAAACAAACATTTAACGATAAATGGAGATAAACATGAAAAAGAATCAAATTACAGAAAATTCGTATGTCATGAATACCAAGACTGGTAAGGCATACAAGGTCACAACAAGCACAGTTCAGTCCCGTAACCGTAGGGAACTGGTTGGAACTGGTATCAGAAATCCGGAAATTACCCGTGTTGCTGAATCCCATCTTCATCCGCTTTCTTTCCCTGCAGCAGTTATCTGTAGCGAAGCTGAACGTATTATCCGTTGGAAGGAAAAGCAGACACCATTCGAAAAGCAAGTAATGGTCATGTACCGTGCACTCCGTAATTCTATTGTAGATTAATATGGAGTGTTTTTTCATTAATAATATCGATGTTCCGTATAACGATAGAAAACGTAAAGCTGAGTTATACGACAGATTTATTGATGAATATTTCTTACCAGCTGATATGGTATGTATTGCTGGCGGTATATCGGAATTTTTGGATATTGAAATTACATTTTTAATTAGATTAGCTCAACGATATCCAAATGTTTATTATGTATATGGTGGTAGTGATTTAAAATCCGATATACCGCTAGATTTTAAATTCGAAAGAATTTCCAAAGGTTTTGGTGCTTTACAAAAAAATAAATGCATCCCCAAGAGATTAGATGGTCACGTCTTTAATGTAGAAGATATTACTCTTGCAGGATTTATGGGTTTTGACATGCGGGAAGATATTTCCCAATGGAACTGGTGGACAGACTCTAAAGACGAATATATGTCCTTTGAAAAAGAGCGTTACGAAAAGATTATAAATAAATCACCAGTTGTCGATGTTATGATTTCTTATTACAACCCAACTAGTATGGATATTATAAATAATTCAAAAATATGGCACTATGGTTGCGGTAATACTCAAGAAATTCAAGAATCCGACGGTAGGCTATTGATTACGAATAGCTGTCATGTTAAAAATTCAAAATATTCAAAACACGACTTTTTGTTTAAACTATAATTAGAGGTAATAATGAAGGTTACAGACTTCAATATTCTTATTGAAAATGAAGAATCTATCGATAAACTTGCTATTGGTGGACTTACTCTTGCAAAAAATTTCACAATTCCTATGGCTTATGGACGTGTAGTTCAAGTTGGCCCCGGTCGTTTTAATAAATTTCATTCCAAGCAGATACCCCCAGAGATTGCAGTTGGCGACTTAGTTGTTTACAATCCTGGTATCGCAAAGACTATCCAACTCAATGTTAAGGGTGCAGATGGTAAAATTTCTAAGCGAACAGTATTTAAAGTTGAAGCAAAAGAATGTATATTAGTTCTTAACGAAGTCGATGGTAAGATTTGTGGTATTAAGTCTGTCAAGGAAAACTACGTATTAATTAAGCGTGATAAGACAGATAAGGTTACTCTCGGCGGAATTCACATTGTTGAATTAAATAGAACAATCAATAACATTACTGGTACTGTTGTTATGACTGGTCCGGGAAAATATGATTCCCAGAAGGATCAGCGTCAGGGTTGTTTTGCTCAACCAGGTGATAAGGTTGCATTTATTGAAATGCAAGCCATTAAGCTTACAATTCCAATGACAAATGAAAAGGGTGATATTGTTAAGGAAACATTCTATGATGTTCCCGATTCTGCACTCGACGTTTTAATTAGCACTGATAAAGAAGGAAATATGACTGCATTAAAGAAAATTAAGGAAAAGCATATCTTAGTCCAACGTGATACTGGAATTAAGCAGACCGCAACTGGTATTTATCTTCCAGATGAAGATAAGGAAGGTCATTTGGTCGAAGCAAAGGTTATTTATCTTGGCGATAACTTGACCTCTGGTGTTAAAGTTGGTGACAGAATCATCTATGTCGACGCAAAGGACAATAACAAGAAGTTTAAATTACCTATTGCAGGTGTAGATGGAAAGATTACAAATGAAGAATGTTTCATTCTTCCAGAATCTGAAATCGAGGTAATTTTAGATGAAAATGAATCGTTCTAATATCATTATTATTGCAATCAGCGTTTTGGTCTACAGTGTCATTCTCGCCACAGTCGGCGTTTTTGGCCAGACAGTCCAAAACGGATTGTTCTATTTTTTCAAAAACATTTTACCTATAATTGGAATTGTAGTTGGTTATGGTTTAACAATATTTGTTCCAATCCGTGTTTTCCAAGCAATTGAAAGAAATAAGCAGATTAAGGCAGATATTGAAAACGATAAGAAATTACAAGACCATGCATTAAAAAGCAAAGAACTAGAAAATAACATCTTAAACGTATTAAATAAAGAGGACACACTATATGATTAATGGACAAACTCTTGAACAAGAAGTAAACGAACCTAAGCATTACAGATCTCATGAATCAGGTATTGAAGCAATCGAAGTAACTCGTTGGTTGCAATTTGACCTCGGAAACTGTTGGAAATATTGCATGCGTTATCGTGATAAAGGAACTCCTAAGAAGGACCTTAAGAAAGCTCTCTGGTATATTAACGATTTCCATAAGTATTTTATTGATTATAATAACGACTCAACTTTTATTCATAAAGTCCCTGAAGATGTTATTGAAAAGATGTGCAAAATTATCGAAGCAGAACCTAATAAGGTTATTAAGCAAATGCTCGATATGGTTTTGCAGATTGTCACACAGAATGGTATTCTGAAGCCAACCGATTATGAATTTGCTGTTCATGAATTAGAACAGTTTGCTGAAACACTTGAAGGTTAAGGAATACAATTATGATGAAGATAACTAAAGTTAAGGTTTATCCTTACAAAAACAAAAGTAGAACAGGAGCAGTCGGTGTTGGACTTGTTGTTCTTGAACATCAGCTTCTCTTGTCAGGTCTTGAATTATATGAACGCAATGACAAGCGTTTTATTAAGTTCCCTAAGAATGAATTTAATAAGCATGATTTATGTTATTGTCAACCTACTTCCCAAGCGTTCAATATATTCATTACAAATGCATTATTTAAAGCATACGATGAAGTTGTAAAGACATCTGAAGCAACAGATCCAAATGATCCATTAAATAATTTTGATACTTATCTTAAAGAATCTGTTACTGAAATGTATCATAATTTTCAAAATCATGCATTAAGAATGGCAGCTAATAATATGGATATTTGTGCTCAAGCTGTAGGTGAAAGTGCAGAAGTTTCTGATAAAGTTACTTCTCAAGATCTTAATCCAGAACTTAGCAAAAAATTCTATGCTGAACAAATGAAAAAAGATGGATTAGCAGAAGTTAACAGCGTATATAAGGAAACTTAATAATGGCACATGGCAAAAGTAATTTTAAAATGCCGCCATTATTTAAAAAAGAAAAGGATTTTTACGGAATTGTAAATGATCCTAAAAAACTTAAAGCATTAAAAGACGTAGTTGACCAAGCTGCAAAAGTTAATAACAACTTGAAGAATCCAAAGACTCTTCATGAATGGTTAGCTTACGTCACAACTATAATCCCAAACTTTGAAAAGAAAAACGAATTCACTGAAAAATTAGAGGCATTAGTATATGAATATAATGATGAACAAGAAGGAAGTCTCCCCACTGACATTGGTTAAAACTGTTTACGCATCTGTTCTTGAAGATGTTTACGAACATTTTGAAGATTATGCAAAAGTATATGTAACTGATTATAATGACTATAACGAAGAAGAAATGAAAGTCATTACGTCCAAGAATGAAGATCTTAATAAGAAAATCAATGCATTTTTAGGCAAGAATAAGTTGGTATAATTATGAATTTCGAAATTGGACAAGTCTTTAAGGATAAACGAGGCAATACTTATACTTTGTTATCTCGTGATAAGGAATTTGGAATCTTTAAGTTTAATGCAGTTCCAAGAAAATTTAAAATCATACAATATTGTGGTGCAGAGGCGGTTGTTCAATATGGTGAAATCTTATTCCAAACAGAAAAGAAGTTACCATATGATGAAGAATTTGATGCACCTAAAGTTGCTAAAGTTGTTAAAATAAATAATAATAATCAAAGGTATATAGATGTATTCAAAAGACACAAAATCTCCGCTCTTTCCGCAAAATGAAAATCCAAATGTAGAACCACTTGATCCAGAAGAGGATTTACCTCCTGAAGAAGGTGAAGGTCAACAAGTTAATCTTGGCGAGCTTGGGAATTACTTTGATATTGTTAGAAATAATTATTTCGAAGCAAACCGCGTTCTGTTTATTGTCGGTCCTATTACATGGGAAATTGGCATTAGAGTAATTCAGAAGCTTGCGTTCTATGATGATGGAACAAAGAAACCTGTAACGATTTATATTTCTTCTCCTGGTGGCGAATGCGATGCTGGTTTTGCAATTATCGACTGCATTAATGAATTGAAGCGTAAAGAAATTGAAGTTCATACAATTTGTATTGGTTCTTGCTCTTCTATGGCATCTGTTATTCTTGCAAGTGGAACAATCGGTCACAGATATGCATTCCCTTCTTCGAGAATTATGATTCATCAAGCAGGTATCGAAGCAACAGGTGGTAAATTAAATGATATTAATATTATTCAGCATGAACTTCAAGTTTGGACTGATAATATGAATAAGATCTTTAAGAAACAGACTGGTAAGGATCTCGATGAATTAAAGACATTGACTTCTTATGATAATTACATGTCTGCATCTGAAGCTAAGAAATTAGGTTTAATTGACAAAGTAAAAACTAAGTTAATCTAAAATGGAAGATTTATTCAATAAAATTTATACAACTGAATTTTTATTTGAAGTATTCACAGGATTAGATGAAGGGGCGATAAAAGATTATTACGCCCTTTTCATTTCATCTATGGCTTATTATAAATTTATCAAAATAGATAAAGAATTAGCTAATGCATTATATGTAAATATTATGAATACTTCTCTTAATAATACAGACCAAATGCTTGAAAAGATAGATGAATTTTTAATAAGCAAGTCTATCGATAATGTGGAAAATGAACTAAATACTGTTCTTGACTAATATGAAAAAACTTACTCCTACACAAAGTTTATTACGTTTCTTAGAATCTTACGGAACTGTTCAAGAAGATAAATCTACAGAGATGTTTGATTCAATCGTAAACTTTTTACATCAAGATGAAATTACAGATGTTATCGAATTAGTCAAAGAAAAGATAACCTGTAAATATCCAGATTTTCTCGATTATTTTGATACAACCGAGAATATTATGGCTTTAATTGATTTAAAAGAAGAAGATCCAGAAAAATATTATACTGTCATTCATTATGCAAATATAATGCTAAATTTGTTATGTTCTTTGTTAGAAATGAGCCAAACTATTGTATTAGATCCGGAAGATTTGCGGAAATCATACTTTTTGGTAATAAAATTAAAAAAATGATTATAAATAAAGTATAAATAAAACAACTGGTTATAAAATTATGAGTGATTTTTTAGACTATTATAAAAAGACAGAACAGGCTAAAGCCATGACAGAAGAAGAACAGCTTGCACTTCATAAGAAGCACAAGCTTATTGCTGCACAAAGACATAAACTTGACGAAGAAGATGATTTTTATAAAGATGACGACGATATTTCTCTCCAGGAAGGTCATAGAATTTATAAGAAACCTGTTCGTATGCCACAGCCGGCTCCAAGACCTGCTCCGCAACCTGTCCCGAGACCAGCACCAGCTCCTCGTCCAGCACCAAGACCGCTTCCTGAAGAACCAGATGATTTTGGTGTACCTGCTCCAGCCCCAAGACCAAAGGCTCCAGTAAGAGATCCATTTGATGATGTTCCAGCTGCTCCGAGCATTCCTGCTCCAAGAAAAAGAAGAATCCAAACTATTGAAGAATCATCAAATCCAGCTTTAAAAGAAGCATTCTCCATGATGGAAGAAATGCAAAAGAAGATAGAAACAATGTTCTATCGTTATGGTATGGCAGGTCTCGAAAAGATTAATGAATGCATGGAAGATGTTTTTGAAGACATCGTAAATCCACGACCAGTTCCAGAAATTAAATATATAGAAAAGCCTGCAGCTCCTGCAAGGCCTAAGAAAAAGATTGTAAAAAAACCAACTACAATAACAGAAACAACAACTACAAAGAAAACAACAACAGCACCAATGAGTCGCGAAAAGCTACAGCAAGCGTTTGAAAACATTAATAATAATCTTGATATTGCGCAAGTTGCAGCTGTCGCATCTAATACAGAAAACACCCAAACTGAAAGCATTGGTGAATCAACTATGAAAAAAGTTCAAGCTAACGCAATGATGCTTGAAAAATCTATGAATAAAAAGAATGAAAAACCGGCTGAAGAAGTCGATGAAAATTATGTTCAACCAGAAGAATTTGATATTGTCGATGACGACGTAATTGATGATCCAGTAGCGGAAGCAAAAAATTATGACGACGTAACCCCAACAAATCTCGATGAACATACTGCAAATACAACTGATATAAACGATATTCCATCTAATGAAGAAGAATAAAGAAAATAAAAAATCTCAGAAAGGTGAAAAACAGAATTTGTCCGAAGTAGTAGTTGAAGGGACAGTTATAGAAGCCCGTGCAAATGCTATGTTCGATGTGAAACTGGACAATGAACAAATAGTTCTATGTACAATTTGTGGTAAGATAAGAATGAACAGAATTCGAATTTTACCAGGTGATCGAGTTCAATTAGGATTGTCCATTTATGATATGACAAAAGGGAGAATTCTCTACAGAATATGATACCAGAGTATAAAAGAGATAGAAAACACGGTTTTAATGTTCAGGATGCACTGGAAAACATGCCTGAAATGGCCGAATTAATCGCAAGACAAAGTACTTGGGATGAGTTTGAACAAAAACCGGATTTTAGTGACATTCCAGCTGAGTATCAAGGAATGATTCCCGAGAATATTCGTAATCAAAAAGAAGATGAACGAATATATAACATGTGGTTAACAAAACAATAATTTATTTAATGAGGTAAAATACTATGATGACTAACGGTAATAACTTTAACGATGCAGTAGACTCTGAGGACGTCCTCGTAAATTCTATTCGTGCAATTAAGCAGTTTATTCCTGCTCGCTTGGATGAAGTTAAGAAGACTAACGTTCCTTCCGGTAAGGAAGAATTCAAGGCTGGCTATGTCCAGGCCTTCAGTGATCTCGCCGCATTTGTTAAGGCATTAAACATTTAATATTTTTAAAAATATTAAATAAAAATCCCACGAGGAAGTTCCTCTGGGATTATTTTATTATATTTGTAAAACAAAATAAATAATATAAATTACCGTATAATACAGCGAGTTGAAGGTAAAATTAAATGACAGGATTTAAGAATTGCTATTTCGATAGCTTTAAGAAAAATATATACCTGAAAGAACAAGGCGTTCCAGGTTGGCAAAAATTTAAATATTCACCATGGTGTTATATTACAGACCCAGAAAATAAGGGTGAATATAAAGATATGTATAAGAGGTCGTTAAAACGATATGATTATACAAATAAAGACGAAATCGCAGCTTTAAAAGCATCAGGTGCAATCATTGCAGAATCAGACTTAAAACCAGAAGTCAAATTCATGCATGAACGTTATGATAAAGCTGAATTATCAGTAGACATTAGTGATTGGAATACTTGCTTCTTCGATATTGAAGTTGCAGGTTCTTCTCCATTCTATGACGATCATATAATCGAAATCAGAAGTATCGATAGAAAGAAATTCGGTCAATGTGAATTATATGCTTTTGATACAAAGTGTAAAGATAAATCTAAATACGAAGTTTTCGATGAACAACAACACATGTGGGTCAAGTATGAAGACTCATGTTATGTTACTTATGAATTCCCAGCTCCAGAAAAAGCAGAATGGCCAATTAACTTAATTACGTGTTATTCGACCAAAACAAAACAATCTTATACTTGGGGCTTAAAACCATATTTTGGTGATGTTCAAGAATTACCAAACTATATTCCTTGTAAAAATGAAATTGATTTGATTGATAAGTGGACTAAGTGGTTCCAGAAACAGGATTTCGATATTATCTCTGGTTGGAACTCTGTCTCTTATGACGTTCCTTATATTGTAAACAGATGTAATAAGTTAAGATTAAAGAATAAAGATGTTAGGACTGAATGGGAAAGAAAGTTATCTCCATTCAATAAAATGCCTGAAACAAAACAGATTACTGACCGTAAGCTCGAAGATGTTGATTTAGGCATGTCTTATGATATTCCTGGCTTGTATTCTATCGACTATATGGAATTGTATAAGGTCTTTGGAAACCATCCTCCAATGCCTTCTTATTCTCTTAACTATGTTGCTAATTTTGAACTTGAAGATAGTAAGCTCGAATATGATGGTTCCATTAACGAAACCTATAAGTATAATTGGGATAGGTTCGCACAGTATAACCGAAAAGACGTTATGCTTATCGTTAGAATGGAAGAAAAGAACAAGCTCATTCCGTTACTTATTGAATATGCTTTCGACTGTCTTGTTACTCTTGATAAAGTTCAAAATAAAGTTCCTACAACGACTGGTTATATTCTTAGATTCTTACATGAACACGGTAAAGTTCTTCTCGATAAACAGAAAGAACATGAAGACTGGTGGGCTGAAGAAGAATGTTATAAGATTAAGCAAAAAGATGGTTCCATCTACTATCAGAACACTGAATGGGAAGATGATAATCCAGAATTTATAAAGTATCAAATCAAGGATAAGATCAACAAGGGCGAAAGCATTGAAATTTATCGTGGTGATATTGCAAAGTTCTGGAAACCGAAAAAGGTTAAAGGCGTATTTAGGTCAACTGCACAACTTTTCTCTGAAGACATGGAAAAGTTTAAAGCATGGCCTCATCCATTTGAAAAGTTTGCAACTAAGGCAGGTTACTGTTATGACTATCCTGGTAGATTTGACGATTGTATGTCATTCGATATTACGTCGTCTTATCCTCACCACATTATGATGTTCAATATTTCTCCAGAAACTGTCGTTAGACATCCGACTAAGGAACAGATTGAATCTGGTGAAGTTATATTGTCAGACGTTGCAGAAGTTGGTTTCTTAAGAACTGACGATGCAATTCTTCCGAATATTGTTAAGAAAGTTTTTGCTGAAAGAAAGATTTGGAAACAGAAAGAAGAAGAAGCAAAGATTGCAGGTGATAAGGACATGGAAAATCTTTGTCACAATAGACAGATGACGAAAAAGCTTATCATTAACTCTGTTTATGGTGTTTCCCTTGCTGGTTCCTTCCATCTTTATAACCCAGACTGTGCTAGAGCAATTTGTAGATGTGCAAGAGTTACTTTAAGAGACTGGTTGTCTAAGTGCTGTAATAATTATTATACAACACCAGAATGTATCAGAGATATTGAAAAGTATTTCGGTATTACATTAAAGAACAAGGCGTCGTTAAAGATTACTAATAGAGAAGCTTGCATTATCCATAACGATACTGACTCTTGTTATATGTGTATTCATGAAATCAAACAAAGACTTATCGAAGAAGGTTATTTCTCTGGTAGACAAATCAAGGAATTGTTACATCCAGAAGATAGAATGACTGATGCTCAGCTTGCAGAAATGCATAAGAAGAATAGAGCAATCATGGATTACAACAAGTCTGTTGCAGATGAATATAGAGCATTCTTCGAAAAGGCAGAAAAGATGTTCCAGGATTTCTATAACGGAGTTCTTGCTTATAAGGCTAAGCTAAAGAAGACTGAACAGTTGATTAAGTTCAACAGAGAAAATATCTTTACCAACATGTTCTGTTTCGCAAAGAAACTCTATATTGGTAACGTAATCGATAACGAAGGTTCTATCTTCCCAATGGGTGAAATCGATAAGTTTGCAATGACTGAAGAAGAATGGAAAGCATTGCCGAAATCTATGCAGAAACATCCAGAAGGACCGAAACACAAGATCATGGGTGTTCCTATTAAGAAATCTACAATGCCTGACTTCTGTAAAGTTGCAGCTGAAAAGTTAGCATTCGATATTTGTAATGGTATGTCTAAGGACCATGCAGATAGATTCATCAAGGACACGTATACAAAATATTGTAATTCCAGTGTCAATGAAATTTCTGCAGTTATCGGTATTTCTAATTATAAGAAATACATTCCAGAACCAATCGATTACTATGTAAAGAATGGTCTTGAATTCGATAAGGGTGATAATGCTTCAGTTATTTTCGGTGCAAAAGCAGCATTAACTTATAACTATGTTGTCGCAAAGAAGAGATTGAAACTTAACCCGATTAACAACAATACAAAGATGAAATACATTTATGTATTGCCAAATAATGAGTTCAAGTATAAGGAAGTCGGTAAGTCAGGTTTGAATCCAGTTAACTTTGTCGCATTCTTGGATAGCTGGCCAAAGGAGTTCGATTCATTGTTTACAATCGACTATGAAACAATGTTTAGAAAATCTTTCTGTGCCCTATTTGAATCCATGTATATTATTTCAAAATGGATGAGAAAAGGCGACGAATTAATATTGGAAGATTCAGCATTAGACGAATTCTTTTATTAATTAAAAAAACCTAGGATTAATTCCTAGGTTTTATTTTTTACATTTCTTCGATTGCTAAATTATTTTTGATTGAGAATCGTCGAGGTTTTTTACCAGGTTGTTCCAGACAAGTCATTATCAATTTATCTGAGTCGCAATCAATCTTAGTAAACGTATATGGGGCACGTCTGAATACACAATGACCAGTATTGTTGAAAATTGTAACTGTGTTATCCATTAATGTTACTAAATAAAATTCAACAGTATGCCAAATATTTTTCTGCCCGTACCATGTAACTCCTGGTAAGCGTGAAATTTTCTTTGCATATCCCTTGAATTTCGATTCACATGTTTCCATATCCAATAATGTATACTTGTTATCACCATTATATGCGATTATCAATTTATCATCGCTATCAGCACCATAGAATAATATACCTTCATATGACTTGCTCTTAGTTTCATTATTAAAGTTATACAATATATTATGTTCAGTAGGATCATCCATAGGAGTAATAACAAATATTCCGTCTTTTATATAATGTATTTCTCTACTACGAGGAACAACAATCTTATTATCCTTGACAATAACCTCACCACATAATGTTCCACATTTATAAATTGTTCCGCTAAAAACCTTAAGTTTCTTTACATACTTAAATACAGATTCCATAGATTCGCCAGAATCCAATCTTTTCTGTAATTCTTCTTCTGTATCTGTATATTTAACAAATCGTGCACATTCAGCATCAATATCTTTAATAATTCTTAAATTCTTTAAATCCTTAAGGTTATTGATATTCAATTCCAATTCTTCAGGACTTCCATGTCTTCCCAACAAATAAGCAGTAAATGCGAAAGCAATATCATTCGGTTCTACATCTGCGGCAATGACAATGGCTTTATTACCACCACCTTCTGCAAAATCCTTACTTATAAATGGAGAAACACTAAAAGAATTAAATTTCTTACCCCTATTATTCAATATTTTCAAGAACTGATGTTCAAATGTAATATTATTCTTGTGCTTCATCCTACGATACTCATCAGAGCTAAATCCGAAGCCTCTGTAGACCGTTGTATGTCCATGCATATATTTACTTAGGAAATTTAAAATCGAGTCCACAACAGCCTTATTGGCTTCGTATGAGGCCATTAAATCATCCTCGTTCTTAATATCTTTATATAACTTTCCCTTATAATGATATTGAACATCAGACATACCGTCAAGGATAGCTGCAATAAGAGTTTTCTTATCCTTACTTCTTACATCCAGCCATTTCTCACCCTGATAATCATTATATCGCTTATCGTCCTGATATACAATCCCTCGATTAGCACGACCGTCATTCTGTCTAACCTGTCTAGCCAATCGATTTATATCAAGGTCATTAAACTTCTCACTTTCTGATAATTTCGTCATACATTATTTATAGGGTAAAATAAAAAGACCTGTTAATCAGGTCTTTTTCTTTATAACTTTGCTGGAATTTTCAATAATCCTTTTCGAACTTTACCATACACAAAATCCGAAAAAGTGGTATTAACTCCGGTTTTTCCTCTAAATAATGTTTCACCATCATCTAAGTTCTTAACCGTTATATTATTTCGCTTAACATCAATCATGCAATAATATTGTTTAGGCAATGCATAATCCCTATAAAGAACAGAATATAAATCCATTTTATTACGAGGCTTCTTATAACACTTAACTACACATGTAATAACCGATCCATGAGGTAAAATTACACCAAGGTTATATGTTTCAAGATCTAACTTATCCTTAATCGAATCAATACATAACCTGAAATAACTATTTACCCTGGTTAATTCAAAATCTGTATATTGTTGCATATTATACTCCTAAATTTTTCGGAATCTTCAATATTCCCTTCGGAACACTTACAAATCCTTGTTCGTTATTACTTGCAAAATCAATATAATTAGGTATTCCCTTTATTATACTATGATGAATATACCGACGACATCGTGGTTCAAACGCATTATAATAACATGTATGTAAATTAATATAACACATTATCCTAAGAGTTCCAGAATTCTGCGTCATATAATAAAAATATAAATTTCCTGTTTTTGTCAGCTTTTCTAAAGTCAAATTATATAACTTCCCGACTCTGGCTTTCTCAAGACAGAATTGGACATATTTATATAATGTTTCCACATCATCAGTTTCTTTACTTATAATTTCTGCCATTCTATACCGCTGTCATCATATGTGCAGGAATCTTCAACAATCCCTTAGGTTTCTCTTTAAGTCCACGTTCTTCCAAATTTTCCACATATTGGTCAAAAGTCCGAATACTATCAGGAATCCCGCTGTAAAACCACCGACCATTAAATGTATCTATTAACTGAATATATCCAGTCTTCATAGATATATTTCCTTTTACAACAACATGGTTTAAACCAGCATTATAAAATCCATAAGGATTTAATGCTCTTTCATAAAATGAATTTTGATTCGCGGCAAACATTACCCCATATTCGTCAACCAAATCAAAATTAATGTAGTTAATTCCATTAGAATTCTGTTCTATATTTACATTAGCCAACTTAAATATCGCAAGCGGCATCTCACCTCGTGCTGTATGAACACGAGGAACATAACAAATACAATACGATACATATCCTTTAACAATTTCAGAATTTGTCATTATGCAACCCTCTCTGGAAGTTTCAAAATACCAACTGGAACCTTAGGTAATTGACTGTTCAAAAACTCTTCAAAACCAACAGATGTATCAGGATGTCCATAATATAAACAATTTGAAGCATAATAATGTTCATAATCTTCATTTTTTGTTATAATGTATATTGTTCCATAATCATACCAAACACAGCCCGACATAACTACATTTTCTGCATTACACATATCAAACAATATACCAGACTCTACTTTAAATTCCCCATTATTATTCGCTTCCCCAGTTATTTCAATCCGGTCAAATGACGACAATACGCTCTTATATGGCAACTTATCCAAAGAACTCTTAATGTATTCCATCAATTCTTCTTTATAATTCTCGATATACATTATAACTTCTCCGGTATCTTCAATATTCCTTTCGGAACCTTAGGCAACGTTATACTGTCAATATATTCTGAAATATTCATTACAGTAGCAGGCCTTCCATCATATAATGTCGTATAACCTATCATATCCACTGCATAAATATGAACTTCACCCAAACTTAATGCGACAGTCGTTTTAAGACTTCCACCCATAGAAAATATATCTGCCATAACAGTATTATCTGGATATATAATAATACTATCACTACAAAAATCATGTCTCAGTTTTATATGATCATGTCTCATTTTTATATGATCACCTTCCTGAAAATATAAAACCTTATCCAGACAATACCTTACATACATTAATATTTCCCAATCACTATATCTCATATTCTCTCCGGTATCTTCAATATCCCAGCAGGAACCTTAGGTAACGTTATCCTCGCCTTAAACTCCTCAAAAGTTTCAATCCCATCAGGCGTCTTATCATATAATAAACTAGTCTCAAGCCAATCAATCAAATAAATACGCCCGTTGTTCAACCATATCCTAGCCGCCATAACCTGCCTACGACTAGAATCATATATGTCTATAATAAAACTCTTATCCTCAGGGCTTGCATCTATTATAGCAGATTCAACTCCATGATATCGGTCACACCGTACCTCGTTACTTATTCCCCGCATCTCGCCAGGAAATCGAGAACGCTCCTCTATAGGTATCTTACCCATACAGTAATCGGCATATTCTGTCAATTCTTTCATAGTTATTCCGCTAATATCTATCATATCATACCTTAAAATCAGTAGGAATCTTCAAAATTCCAGAAGGAACCACAGGTAACATCACTTTCTTCTCAAATACACTATATAAATCGACATCTTCAGGCCAACCAATATATAACAGCGAACGCTCAACCTCATTTTTAACAAGCACTATATGGTTACAATTAAACCATATACGACCAATAATCTTATTATTCCCTAAATAATCCAATATATCGAATAACGCACTACCATCATTCAATATAGTCGTTATCTTAATACTTTCCTTATTTAAATTTACCAATGACAGTAATAGCCACTGCTCAACCTTAAAACCTGTATTTTTCACAATATACGCAATATATGATTTTAAACTATCAAAATCTGTCATACTAACCTCGTAGGAATCTTCAATATACCCTTAGGAATATTATTATTCTTTTCACAAAATTCATTAAATTCCATCATTTCCTGTATATGTCTTCTATATAATACGATATTACATACCGTCTCTATTATATAAAGATTCCTTCCCGATAACCACAAACTACCTATAATAATACGCTGTTCACCATTATATAACTCAAAGGTTATAGCATATGTATTTTCTTCAATTATATTACCCTTAGAATTAACCAATATCTTAATACGGTCATATTTACCATTATTAGTAGCATATGCCATCCGCTCCTTAGGCACAAATCCCATCGCATACCTAATATACGACTTCAATAAAGGTTCCATATCCATATTATCCATAATATACCAAATATATCAAAAAATAGCCCTTTTTTCAACCCGGATATAAAAAAATTTTTCAAAAAATTTTTTGGCAGACAGCCTTTTCAAAAACAAGCCCGGGCGGGGGTAAAATAAAAGGTTATCCTGAAATCCAGAATAACCAGAGAACCAGAAATAACCTGATAACCAGAAAATAACCAAAAATTTTTAAAATTTTTTATTTTTTGGGAGAGAGAGACACACACGAAAAACAAAACCTATAAGGCCCCGGGCCCCCCTCCCCCAGGGGGTTTAAAGCCCTATATGGACTCGACACATTTTTTTCAAGCCCGTTCCCGTTTTGCGCCGGGGTGTCAGTACGGGGGGCGCCCCCCCCGGGGCCCCCGGGGCGTCGTAGGCTACGTCGTAAACCTTGACGTTATGCCCATATGGCGTCAGATCTCTTGACGTCAGGCAGGTCATATAAGGGCGTCAGACAATCTGACACCCCCCAGGTCAGCCCTAGTGGACCAGACCACTCAGAGCACCGAGTCCGAGACCATTGAGCTGAGCGAGCATCTTGTTCTTCAGACCAGTCTCGAGTTCATTGATGATAGCATCGATCTTGTTGTTGATGGCCCAGAGTTGAGCGTCAGTCGGCTTGAGACCGATAACAGATTCCATATTCATCAGACTGTCCAACTGGTTCACAGTTTCAATCTGGAAATCTTCAACAAACTGATGTGCTGCCGGAATGGAATCGAGCTGTTTGATGAGATTGATTTTTGCCTGGATGGTTTCCACAGTGGTCGGCTGTGCTGTCTGGTTCTGAACATTCAAACCGAATGCCTGGAGATTGATGTTGGACTGACCGAGAATCATGTTGATAATCTGTTCCATGATGATTTTTCCTTTTGATGATTGGTTGTTTTCGATGATTTAAATATAGTTAATTTTGATTGATTTGTAAACCCTAAATTCTAGATTTTCTTTTTTGCAGTTAACTCTTGATAACGTGCAGATAATGGATTTTACAGATGCGGCAAACAATGTTAATGATGCCGAGACCAATGAAATGTTTGATGTTGTCAATTCGTTCGTTCATGTTCATAATATAGAAAAATTTGGAATAAATGTAAATACTAATTCTGTATATTTTATTATTCAGATAACTTGGGTATTGACAGATGGTAAAAGATTTGTTATATTTAGGGATATGAAATTACTGGAGATGTATGCATAGTGTTTTAGTACGGAATTACAGGTATAAGTACAGTAGGGAAGGAATCATTCCAGGATCGTGGTATCACGAGTTCCTGTTGGATCCTTGTTCCGTTTCTCTGGGATATTTCGCTATGGATCCTAGTATTATGAAGGTTAACGCTATTGTTACAGAACTACATGATCAGGACGGAAAGGTTGTGGATGATAGTTGGGTATTAAGGAGAAAGGGAGAATCCTGGCTATTCACACTGGATGAGGACAGGGCGATAACAGATGTGGAACGCGCTAGATATGCAAAACAATTCCGGATAAGTCCAACGGTTAAGTATATAAACATCACGCGCTACAGTACATTGATTATAGATGGTACGGAATATAATAACCAGTATGTACGAGATCATTTGAATGACTTACGCATTCTCCTGGACCAAGTCCGTACTGATATGTTACTGGAGGACATGGATGTATAACGTTACAGTAGAAATGTACTCCTATCAGTGTAAATGGGATGGAATAAAACCGGAGCTGGATTTCTCCTCTCATACCCTGGATCCTAAATCTGTTACGATAGAACTGGAAACCTATAATCTTAAGGACTATCGGGTACAGATGTCGAACCAATCGATTGTTATTCGGGGTCGAGTCCAGTCATGGAAGGGGCATGATCCGCTTCGTAAGGTAGGAGATAGGGTGAAGATAGACATTGGTCGGTACTTGGAACCGCCTCCAAGTATGTACAGGGAGGAGATACAGAATCTCCGTGTTGGAAAAACCAGATTCGCGCATGGGATCAACACCATCCTGTACCCCTGTAAGTCCATACTGTACATCAACTGGAAAGAATACCCGTTCGAGTACTTGAAGGAACATATGATGGACATGAAGGTGTTATTCGACCAGATCCGTACTGATACATTACTGGAGGAGATAGATGGTTAAGGTGTTACTCCATATTCCGGACCTGAACGAGGATCCTCATCCCAGTGAGGTGTATCACCTGGTACAGCTACGTCTCATGGACGTGGATCCGCATAAGATGGAACGGCAAATAGACGCGATCGACACCAAGTACTTGGAGATACAGTATTACGATACTCCTCATTGGTACTCCCTTACCGATACGGAGAAGGTACATCAGATGCATAAGGTCAGGCTGGGTCGATTCACCAATCACGACTCATGGTTGGAGATAGACGGTAAGGAATGGCGTTACTCAGAGATTGTAACCCATATCGCAGAGGTACGGTCGTTACTGGACATAAACGAGACGGAACACCTGTTGGAGGATATAGATGATTCGGATCAGGTATGAGAACGTGGATCCGGTAATCGTGGATCCGGTATTTGGAGAATACCAGTACCAGATCTATAATGGTGAATTCGAATTCTTCTATAGGGAATGGATGGGTCCAGATGAACCCCCAGAACCGATGCATGTCGGTAAGGGGTGGAATCTCCATTATGACAGGATCTACCTAGAACTGGAAACCCCACGCTGGACCAGGAAGTACTCCTTCGCTGAATCCCCCACTGTACTTATGGCCGCGATGTCAGACTATGAAACGGAAAAGCTTTTAGAGGAGATAGATGATTAAGGTTCATTACACAGTACAGAATCCGCGTGACGATCGTTCCGTAGCGCCAGAACCAGTAGTTGATGAGCTGGTCAATGGGTACAGGTATTATCTCCTTGATGGAGTGTTTCAACTGGAGTATTGGATCCAGGAGGACATGGGACAACCCCCAATCTGTATGCGAATCAATCGGAACTGGATCGAATCCGACAGTATCTTCCTGGAGCTAATTACCTCGCAATGGGTACGCTCCTATTCACTTCTGGAAGAACCAGCAAAGCTTATGACAGCAATGTCAGACTATGAAGCAGAGATAAACATCGAAACCATAACGCAGGAGATAGAATGGTAAAGATACGGTACATGAACTGTTACCCCAGAGTTAAGGTACGAGAAGCAGAAATATGGAATGTCGTACTATCAGAAGATAAGTGTGGTCTCGCTGTACATTATGACCGCAGTTCTGAGTACCCAGGATCACACTATTCCGTTTTAGGTACATACATGAATAGCGAAGGTTTTGTCGATTTTATCGCGTCATTGGTCATAAATGGTACGGAATACAGGGCAGAGAAGATTCGCAAGCATTACGCTGAGGTGAAGGTGTTACTGGACCAGGAGCGTATGGAAAAGCTTTTAGAGGAGATAGATGATTAAGCTACGTACAATAACCGACCTTGGAACACCAGAGGAGAAGGTAGAAGACAAAACCATCCTTGATGTACACCTCGATGATAGGAGTTCCGTACCAGCTATTAGCTATCGTTGGGATGGGATTCCCAGTGAGTGGAATACATGGGACAGGATAGGTGATACATGGAAGTTGGATAAGGACGGGTACAGAACAATCCGTACCATTCTGGTGATAGATGATAAGGAGTACGATGAAGCACAGGTGAAGGAGCATTACGCTGAACTTAAGGTGTTATTCGATCGTATATATACGGAAAAGCTATTACAGGAGATAGATGATGATCAAAGTAGTTTCGAAAGCATTTAACGAGAAAGCTCAAAACAGTACGAATATTCCGGATTTATCGTATCCGATTATTCTCCTCAAGACCAAACCTACTCCATTAACCCGACACTACCATCCTGGAGTAGGTGAGTACAGACTGGAAATCAATTTCTATGATCCACGCGAGGATGGTGGTTTTCCTAAGACTCCTCATTGTCAGTTCGAAATCGGTACGTTCCTGAACTATGAAACCTATCTGGAGATAGATGGTAAGGAGTACAGGTACAGTGACATTTACTCCCATGAAACGGAAATGAGAGCGATTATAAGCGATGCTGTTGCCAGACAGTTAATCGAGGAAATTACAGATGATTAAATTGAGAAAATATTTCAAGGGTCATAACAGGATGTACATTCACGGAACGGTAAAGGGTAAGGATGTTACTCTTCGAGGTACGCTTGGGGATCCAGAATGGGTCAGCGAGGACATAGATCTCCCAAAACCACTGGTGTTACATCGACAGGAATGGTGTGACATCCATACTGGTGAGGTTCTCGCTGTTACATTCAACCTATCAGAGATTGAGGAGGATGGTACAGTACGGTATAGCGATTGGTTTAACGGTTGTACCATTAATTCCAGTGACTGTATGAATGTGCCTCCACCAGGAGTAGAAACGAATCCAGGACCTTTCTTCTGTCTGGTCGTAGACGATACGGAATACTGGCATGACGAGGTTAAGGAGAACTTCGCGTGGTTACAGTCCCAGATCAGCGATTACAATACGGAATTATATCTGAAGGGGATGGATGAGTAGGGTACAGTTTAAAGTTACAAGCTATTATTCACACGGAACAGAAACGCATCTGGAAAATACGATAGATCCAGTAATAGAAAAGGTCGTATCACCTATTTCCAACCTCAACCAGCTAGACTTACAGGATGATACTTATATATCGGTGTACGACCGGAAGAAGAACACCTCATTCGCGTACATCGGGCATTTCGCGCATGACTGGATTGGCGAATACGCGGAAATCGATTACACCAAGCGTACCCATGATATTGACTTGCTGATTGATGGTAAGGTATATGATTACACATACCTCCTGGATCATTTCAGTGAGGTTAAGGCGCTGATCGAGGACATACACACGGAAAAGGTAATACAGGAGATCGATGATTAAGTTACAGGAGATAAGGAGTTATGGATCATACCATGATCCTGTATGGGAATGGGATTGTACCTTTAACCTGTCCAAACCCCGATTGCACCAGCATGACGGAATATGGTACATCGTGGGCGAGGGTGATGCTAGAATTCGCCAGCGCGATTATCCTGTTCCTGCTTCATCCCTGTACAGGAAATGCGAAAGCTGGGTTCCACTCCTACACTATCGTTTTCCGACTAGAATCTTACATGAGGATCATCGCGGACATGAGAAAGGTCAGGTATATTATATCAGGTACATAATCGACATAAATGGTATTATTTATCCGGAATGGTGGATCTTAAACCATATCGCAGAGGTTAAGATAGAGCTGGATCAGGTCAGAACGGAAGATCTGTTACAGGAGATATAAGAAAACCGGTCATAACAACCGGTTCTTTTTTATACCTTAACAATGTCTTTCATCAGCTTGTCTTTAAGATTCTGGAGTTTCTGTTTTAACAAGCCTTTCTGGTCAGATTTAAGAGTTTCTCCTTGTTCGCGCCTGGTGTTAAGCTCTGGAACATCCTTATTGTAATCCAGACCAGCGCGTGCACGCTTAAGGAAAGACTTTTTACGCAATGCCTGTTCTCGCGCCTTATTGTGCTTTAACTTACCGACCTTTGCGCCCATACGACGATGCATCTCTTCCGCCTTAGTAATCTTCACCTCATGTGGTTGGTGATTATCGTCGTATTCCACTCTGTAACCAGGCTTATCGGAGACTACCTTTACCTTCTTTAAACCATTCTCGACATGGTATTTCCGTACCAGTTTCTCGTCAAGTTGGTTCTGTTCAAGAATCTCCTCAGCTTCTGTGATGTAATCCTTCCAATTCATATATTATTTATATGAACGGGGAGGTATCAATTTATTTTGTAAAGTAGATAAGGAACGGAAATGCAATCAAACCAATAATAATAAGTGCAGTAGCAATGGTTTCATAATTCAGTTCAAAACCAATAGGATTCGTTCCGCCGCAATGATGATATGCCATAATTAACCTCTCTGTTATATTCATAATATAGAAAAAATCCGGAGTTTTGTAACCCCGGACTTTAATTTTACTTCTAATCAGACGCTATACTAGACAGCGAGCAGGAATATCGAATCCGTTTTTCTTCGCGACATTGGCAATAGCGGACGGACGGATTTTCTGGACATCAATCAGCTCGTCAACGTCTCCGTTCTTAATCATCTCCAACCAGTCGGGGTGACAACCAATCACGAGTCGGTTAAACACCTTCGGCTTATTAACCGGGCTGTTGTAACGGAAAACATAACCGAGTTCGCGAGTTTTTCCACCGAGCTGGTCATACGTCAGACCGACCTTTTCGCGGAGATAGTCATGGTCACCATGCAACAAATGACCAATTTCTTCGGGAGTCCAGTCATGTTTCGATGCCTTTTCTTTCCGGTTCGGAGCTTCGATAGATTCGACCTGATGTTCATCTTCGACTTCAACCACATGGTCATTTCCAGGACCGATTGCAGCAGAGTGGAACTGGTCTTCGCGACTCAAATACTCTTCTGGATATTTTTGAATCATCCTGTTCAATTTCGGTTCAAATTGAATCAGATTGTTGATGAATACTGGGCAACAGAACATGTCGCCATAAACCTTCTTACCGTATTCGACCGCAGTTTTAGCCAATGCGATAGCTTTCTGCATATTAACACGCCACATGACCGTGTTCTTATGTTTTTCGCGCTGTTCGTCGGCTTCCAGATACGCATCAATAGCGTTTGCGCTCGTGACCTTGTAATCGATTGTCTTTTGGAGTTGTTCCACATCGGCCTTCAATCGTGCCGACATGCTAATCTTGTTTGCGATGAAATCAGAATGAGTCATAAATCCTCTTGTTTATGCGCATAATATAATAAAAACCTAGGGCTTTGTCAACCCTAGATTTCTGTATATTCTTTGTTTCTGGCAACTAATGAGGAGTTAGTCCTTTATGGTGAAGAAAGCATATTCTGGAGCGCTGGAGTTATAAGCTTCCGGATGCAACTGGATGTTACCCTCTGCAATAGCTTGATAGAGGTAATAAGCTTTTCCGCCGAATGCTTCCTTAGTGTTAATCTTAAATGCCTTAGCGCCGACCTTCTGCATAAGCTCGAAGAATTCCGGGTATAAAGCATCAGCGTGGGCCAAGTAACCAGTCATGTCTACAGGCTTTCCGTTCTTAAGATTATCATATTCATCGACAGCTAAATCAATAAGGTCATTACCATAAGCATCAGCCATTTCATCCCATAAGTCATCACCTTCCGGGGTATTACGCAATTCATTCCATTCGTCATACTTGGACTTGATGGTATCAATTAAATCCTGCTGTTCTGATTCATTCATTGGCTTTACCGTATAACCAATGTTTTCCAATAGATATAAAGCTTTCTTAACCTCTGGTTTCATTTTAATCTCCTTATACTTATTTATAGCTATCCGCGTCTTCTAAGCCAAACTGTATCGGTGTCCTCACCTATTTTAATCCTTAAATGACCACAGACCGATTCTGTTTCATAATCGATTCCGTTTTCGATACAATCGATAAGCGTGTCCCAATCGATGAACTTTGTTACTCTCTTGCTCGGTTCCTGCTGGATTCCTGGTTTCACCTGGTAAATACCAATGATATTCATCCCCTGGAGTTCCACAATCTGTTCTGGAGTTAAATCCTTCAACGGAACCAAATCACCTGATGTGAGCTTAACCAAATACGCATTGACCAGAGACTTAGTTGTTCTGATTCCGTAATAATGGTTATACTTCTTCATCTCATCTTTGGTCGCGAATTGTTCTATATTACCGAGGTCTTCACCGTACAACGACTGGGCATACTTCGCTGTCTGGGTCCAAAGCTTTCCATGTCCTTGACGGTAACGTCTGGATCCGTTGTTACCCACAGCGTTGACATACAGGTGAATCATCTCATGGAGAATGGTGTTGACCAGGAGTTTCTTGCTGTTGAGGAGTAACGGGTTGATCCAGATGTAGTTATGTCCTAACAGAGTTATGGAAAGGCCGAATGGATCATCCTCCTTATCCCCGTTTAAGCTTGATGGAAAGATCTTCTTCGCATCACCTTTCTTGTTGGTGAAGATCGTACACTTTCCAAGCTTGACTCCAAGTTCTTTCTGGAAGAAATCCTTATTGAAGTAATCATAGACATATTGGCAATAGTCGTTCGTAAACATCGATGCCTCCTTATCGATTCATGAATGCCTTTATGTCTGGTTTGACGGATTCGTAATACTTTTGCCAAATATCGATAATCTGGTTAATGGTATCATCATCTACCTTATCCATCTTAATCTTCTTATTATGCTTCGGAGAGGCATCGAACACAGCATCGTTACCAAGAATAGCTTTTGCTTCGTAGATTGGGGATTTGGAAGAACGTGCTGTCCAGTCAGAGAAGATATATTCTGCCCAACCAAGTAATGTCTTGTTACCCTTTTCCGTATTTGGTGTGTCCATACCAGTATTAAAGTTGAGGAGCTTAAGATTCTTGTTCCCCTGCTTAAACTGACCTGCAATTACTATGTCTGCCGGACAATTTGCCCACATACCACCATCGCAGTATGATTCACCATTGCGTTCCAATACATCGAAGTATGTCGGCGCTGCTGTACTGGAAAGGACCGCAAACCATTTGTCGGTTTCTTTATCTCCTAAGTCCCAAACCTTCTCCACAGAATCACCATTCATGAACGTAGAGGTGATGTAGATAGGCTTTTTCCAATCGCTGCACTTACCCTTAAGATTAGCTTGAAGGAGCTTCTTAAGGTTCGTATTGTCGTATGTAGGGCATTTTGGTTGGAGACGCTTATACCAGGAATACTTGGTAAAAATCTTCTTTAAATTGTTCCTGTATAGGTCAAACACCTCATGTGCACTCATTCCCTCTGCCAAACATGCAGCGATAATAGCTCCAGTAGACGTACCAGTGAATGCGGAAGTTAAATCTGATATTTTCTTCCCTAAATCCTGCTCCATCCTACACATAAATGCTAAAGGACCGATTCCTAAAGCACCACCACCTTCAACGCTTATACATAATTGTTTTTTACCCATAAATGACCTTTAAATACCGTTTTTAATATTTATAGGTCAAATATATAGGGTAATTAGAACATGGTCTTATAACGCGAATGTGGTTCCGACCACGTTACTACATGAAGTACGCTACTATTTCACGAGCAACCCAGTCGGCACCATCTTCGGTAGGATCATCGGCGAATTCATCGCTGATCATATCGCTATGTGCTTCAATGATCTGGTCCACTTTTTCATCACTCACGTGGGGATATCGCATGTCATAGACACGAGATACAACCATTTTCCGGAATTCTTCAAAATTCATGTTTGACTCCTTTGATTTAAACCATAGGTATCACATCGATGACGCCAACGCATTCCTGCAATGCCAATACCACACCAAATAGAATAGCAGCGAAACCAGAACCCACCGCATAGCCGCCACAGAGTTGGCAAATCCCAAAACAGATGCATACGATTGCGATGATTGCGAAAACGAGTGTCATTTTAATTTCCTTTTATTTGTTGGTTACATCTATAATATAGAAAAAATCCAGAGTTTTGTAACCCTGAATTCTTGTTTTTAAATTAATCACTTACCTCTTGCTGTGGCAGTTTTTGCTCGGTAATATTCTTCATCCCAGCATTTAGCCCAATCTTCCGCATGGTCACGGAAATAGTTACGATTCTTTTCCCCAATGAAACGTTCATGCTTCTGAATCAAATTCCATTGAAATGGAGTAAAATTCTTTGGGTCGAGTTTGATGGCAGTCGGTTTAAACGTGAATGCTGCTTTGATTCTTTCTATGAACTTCTTAAACATGATAACCTCCGTGTTACATCTATAATATAGAAAAATTTGGATATTTTGTAAATAAGAAACACCTGGGATATTTCACCCAGGTGCCTCTATCATCATCAGGAGGTTATGGAAAAACTTTCGTTAAATCAGATACATAAACAGGCTAATTACCGTGACACCGACGATTACGTAGCCAAACATTCCGACGACAAACACGATAGAGCCCATCGGATCCTTCATTTTATAGGTCTTTTCGAGCAGCCATTCCGTGACCTTTATGCCACCCCAGAGGAGCAGAATGAATCCAACAATCATAATCACCACATCCATACCAGTGAGAGTGCACACCGTTCCCGGTGTATTGTGGTTGTGCATTATATGCATCATGTTCATTTGATTAATCATGTTGGTGGTGTTCATTTGATTCATGATGACAAAATGTGTTGTATTCATATTCATAACCTCATCGTTATGTCTATAATATAGTTAAATTCTGTATTTTTGTAAATGATTAATCTTCGGTTAATTTTCTTCCGCATTCAATGCAGAATTTAGCTCTCGTACCAATATCAGTTGGCGTACCTGTTTTGCTATTGACAGAACGGAAAACTAACCTACCCTTTTCAATCTTAATGTAGGAATATTCATGTTTATTTTTTGTAATTTCACCGAGTTCAATAAGAGCTAAAGTCATTGGACCTTCACAATATGCACACATAATAGCCTCTATTAAAACGTTACAGTCGGTTGGTATGCCCATAGTTTAATATCGAGAATATGACAATCTCTCGTAACATTATTCCATTCACGGTCAACATAGCAGAAATGTGGAATATCACATGCGATGTAGAAATAACCACAATGAGTCTTTCCGTTCTTCATAACGAACATAACGTTGCTCTTA